GATCATCAGGAAATCCAAGAATCACTATTGGTGATGGGGGTCAAACTGCTGCCTGGATTGAAACTTCAACTTCATTGAATTTACAAGTTGGTGATGATGAAGCTGTACTAATTAAAGATCAGAATGGAGAGATTGCACGTTTTGATGGGATTGGTGGTACTGGATCATCAGGAAATAGTCGTTTATTATTTCCAAATAGTGATGGTGGTGCTATTGCTGCCTGGATTGAAGTTAATTCAGAAAGTGGGGCTAATGGGTTAGATCTAAATATTTTTGCAGGTGGAGGTGATGGTGAATCAAATACTAGTGGAACTCTTAAATTACATGGTGGTTTAGGAAGTAATGGGGCTGATGATGGTGTTGTTGAAATTTATAACGGTTCTACTTTAATTGCTACATTCGATGGTTTAGGAAGTCGACGTTTGTTGTTTAATTATACTTATCAAGATGAAAATGCAATAATTAAAGTAGAGGATTCTACTGCAGCAGCTGCTACTCACATTGGCGGGAATTTAACTCTTAGTGCTGGTGCTGGTGGACTTAGAACTGCTAGTCCTAGTAGTGCTGGTGGTGATATCATATGTTTAGGTGGAACTGGTGGAGAATGTTCGGCTACTTCTGGTTTAGGTGGAATTGGTGGTGATGCCATATTACAGGCAGGTGCTGGTGGAGAAGGCTCTGGCTCAGGTGCTAATGGTGGTGATGGTGGTAATATTATTATCAAGAGTGGAAATCGTGGTAGTGGGGATGATGAAGATGGGGATGATGGTACTATTCAACTTTATATTGGTTCAAGTCAAAATGTAGCTAATTTCCGTAATGATGGTTCATTTGAATTAATTGGGAGTTCACCTAATACAGCTCCTGCGGCTAATTCTTGTATTATGTGGAGTAATTCAGGTTTACCTTATGCTAGGATTGAAAGTTCAACTCAAGATTACAAAATCACACTAGAGTTACAAGAGATTCTTGCTGAATGGAATCCTTCTTCAATTTCTGCTCATACTCGGGCAACAACTACTCAATCAGTGTCTGGGGCAACTACAAGTGATCGGGTTTTAGTAACTCCGGATGGAGGTTTAGAAGACGGTTTGATTGTGTGGGGATATGTAAGTGCTGCCGATACTGTTACAATAGTGTTACAAAATGTTACTGATGGAGCTATTGATCCATCCGATCGTGATTATTATATTTCAGTGTTCCAAGCGTAATTATATAGATTCCATATTTTCCTATCTTGAGTAATAATCCAGATATCATTAGTATATTGGCGACATTCAACGCTTCGTTCGGATCCGTTCTGGGAATTCTTCCATAGAACTTTAAATGATAATGTTCTTACTGTAGGCGTTCGGAATTTTGGTGGTACTTAATTATAATCCGAGTTTTTTTCCGTTCTTTTTCTCTTCGAGTTTGGTTTTTAGTCCTTGTCCCAGTCCATATTTTTTTCTACCTTGAAGCCATAGAATTAGTCCTTCTGGTTCATCAAAATCTTCAGTCCAATCATCAATAGTGCATAAATTTCTGAGTTCAGTTGGGTCTGAGGTAATATAACGATGGCAGTCCATGGAAATTAATGCCATTTTAATACAAATCATTTTTTCTTTTATGTATCCTGCGTGAGCCGCCCATTTTATATATTGACAATGGCTAAGAAATTTAAACTGGTTGTGAATTCCAAATTTCATTCCATAAATTTCCCAACCTTTTTTACCGGTGAATTCACTATTTTTAAATCGGCCGTAAAAAATTGGATCATGCTTGTTAATTTGAAATATTTTTGTCAAAGCTTCATCAGTAAAATAAGTATCTCCAAATAATATAGTAGTGTAATGTTTAGTCCATAAATTAGTACTACATAATACTTTATCAATAGCATTTACGTGTTCTTGAATACCAGCAGTTACATTTACGTTTAGTTTATTTGCTAGTTCTTCAATTTGTTGATCTTGAGCAATAATCCAGATATCATTAGTATATTGGCGACATTGTTTAATGGTACGCTCAAGAAGTATTTCTCCTTCAATAAATGTTAATTGCTTAGGTACTCCTGTATAATTTCCCCAACGTTGTCCATCTCCCCCACATGGAATGATGACTCTCATATAGATAACTTATATTTTTTTCTTCCTCTTTGCCAATTAATTAAATCTATAGGCTTATCAAAATCTTCAGTCCAATCATCAATAGTATGAAAGTATTTAGATGTTTCACATCCTGTATAATCAAAGCTTTGATTATGAATAGAAGATAGAACAGATTTGATATAGTCAATTTTGCGCTTTGGTTGACCATTGATAATAGCTTGCCTTACTTTTTCGCAGTGATCATTAAGTAGAGAATGATCGGATGGATTGAATTTCAATGCATAGATTTCGGGACAGTCTTTTCTAGTTAATTTACTTGTATGAAAGCGTCCATAAAAAGTAATGATTTCTTTTTCCTTACAAATTATGGTTTGTATGGCTTCTTCAGTGAAGTAAGTGTCACCAAATAAAATAACTGTTGGTGAAATAATAGTCCATAATTTTCTACTGCACATTATTTTGTCAATATAAACTGGATACGAATACTTAATTCCTTGACTTAATCTGACATATGATGGACAGATATTTTTGATTTTTGGATCTTCAGTTATGACCCAGATATCATTTGTTCCGAATTGTTTACATAGTCTTATAGTTCGTTGTAAAATGAATTCTTCATTAACAGTAACTAGTTGCTTTGGTACTCCTGTATGATTACCCCATCGTTTTCCATTTCCACCGCATGGAATGATGACTCTCATACGGTACGGTACTTATATGTTTGATTGGAAAAATACCGAAGCCATCATCCCGGCAGTGGTGTCTATCGCTGAACGAGCTGATTCTCTGCGCCAATTATTAGTGGACTTATCTATTCAATGTCCAGGGATTAGTGCTACAGTAATACCACAATGGAAACAGAGCCCTAGATCAAATCCTAGATTGGCATTTGAATCGATTACCAAAGGCCTTCAAGGAATGTCTAGTCCTTGGATATTTTATATGGAGGAAGATATTCAATTATCTTCCAAGTTTGGAGAATTGGTACCGGAAGTATTAAATAAAATACCTGATGAATGTGGTGCGGTTTCTTTCTTTTCCCCAAATAAAACAGAACAAAAACTGGTACGATTAAATGGATCATCATTAAATGAAGCTGGAGAACCTTTTACTTACGCGCAATGTGTGGCTATGAAATTAAAAGTAGCTTTAGCTTGGAAAAACATGATTTTACCTTGGTGGGATGCTGCTCCCTCTGGTAAAAAACGAGCTCCGGATATGGCACTAGGAGATTGCTGTAAGGATTTAGGATTGAAAATTCTTATTTATTTGCCTAATTTAGTTCAACACCGATGTATAGAATCCGGATTTGGCCATTCTAATCGTCCTAAGTCGTATACATTTATTGATGATTTGAATAATGTTTGATTGGAAAAATACTGAAGCCATTATTCCAGCGGTAGTATCTATTGCTGAACGAGCCAAATCTTTACAACAATTATTGATAGATTTATCTATTCAATGTCCAGGAATTAGTGCTACGGTAATTCCACAATGGAAAAGCAATCCTAAGGCTGATCTTAGATTAGCATTTGAATCGATTGCTAAGGGTCTTCACAAAATATCTAGCCCTTGGGTATTTTATATAGAAGAAGATATTCAATTATCTTCGAGATTTGGGGAATTAGTCCCTGATATTCTAAATAATATGGGTGATGATTGGGGTGCAGTATCTTTATTTTCTTTTAATTCAGATGATGTTCGGATGCTTAGATCCGGAATGCATTACTACAGAATAGATTTGATTTATTCACAATGTCTAGTAATGAAATTGGAAGTGGCGAAAGCTTGGGAAAAATCAATTTTACCTTGGTGGGATAATGCTCCGAAAACTAAAAAAGAGGCTATTGATGCCTCTTTTAGAGAGTGCTGTAAGAATCTTGGATTGAAGGTTTTTGTTTATCTTCCTAATTTAGTTCAACATCGGCTTCTAGCCTCTGGATTTGGTCTTTCTCATCGTCCGAAATCATATGTATTTATCGATGATCTTGACTAGAACTTTCATTTAGTAAGGTTATATCAAATTGGAGACAAACATGGCCGAACTACGTAAAATCACCATTCCCGATCTCATCAAAGTTAATGCCTTGGTTGAAGATGAAAAGGGCAATCAGAAGCGAGAAGTTCAAGATTATACTTTTTACGATTATGTTGGATATTTGATTAATACTCAAGAAGGTTTCAATAAAACTGGACCTGGGATCAGGGCTGGTGTTCGAATAATGAAAAAATTAAGTGAAGCTAAAGAGTCTGAAGATATGGTAAAATCTATTGTTATAGATGAGCCAGATTGGACTTTATTACAGGAAACTTCTGAAGAACCTCCACAGGGGTATCCATTTGGACCGACCAGACTTTTATTGTCGTTTTTGGATGCAATTAACGACGCAGAAAAGGTCTGATGAGTAACGGTGGTGGTTCCTGGGGTACTTCCTGGGGATATATCTGGGGTAGTGGAGGTGCTGTCGGTGCTTCCACTCCTTGTGGTTTTGCATTCCCAATTTATCAAATTCCATTTGGTACTGTATTAGGTCGTGCGGATCTTGATAGATTTACTGGAACCCCGGATACTGGATTTTTAACTCTCGGCACGCAAAGTCCTGGTTTAGTATATTTTTCACCGGCTTTACTTGAAGCTCGCCCGAATAATCAAATAGATATTGATAGTTTTGAAATAACTACTCGGGCTTTTGAGATCTATGCCCAACCAAATCAAGAAAATAATAGACTGTTTAGATTTGGGCCCAATAGTTTATCTCGCACAAATAATTATTTATATAGATCACAGCCCTCTGAATATACTGCTGTTGGAATATTAACTCAGACTTTACCTCCTGGACCAACTGTCGTATACGGAATATTTTAACTTTTGATTCAGAGGAATTAGAGAAATGTTTAGAAAACCTGCGAAAATAGAACGCTTCAATCCAATGAGATCAGCAGTCGTGGGTTTTGCGATGACTGCTTCAGACACGTTCCCTACTTATAAAGGTGAGATTTTCTGGGAATTAAGACATAAAGACGGTCAGATTGAGAAGGGACACTATCAGAATTTAGTTACTTTAGATGCTGGAGTTCTTCTGGCTCGTTTGATGAAGAGTCCTACTACTCCTAATGTGTCTGAGCCTGCTCATGGAGTTTTTGCATTGGCGGTCGGGACCGGGGATGTAGGTTGGGACCCTCTAAATCCTCCCCCAGCTACTAATACTCAGCGGTCTCTTTATAATGAGCTAGCTCGAAAACAAATTGCTAGTACAGATTTCATTACATCGACTGGAACCATTAGTGGTGTTCCAACCAATAAAGTAGATTTCACGACCATATTTTCTGAGTCCGAAGCGGTCGGAGCTTTGACAGAAATGGGATTGCTCTGTGGGGATGTAAATTCAAATATGGCAGTACGGAATCCTATTTTGCCTGCCAATGGAACTTACGATACTACCGTAGATGTAACTGGTAAGGATATTTTAGTTAATTATATAACGTTCCCAGTAATCAATAAGCCGGCCACGAGCACCTTACAATGGACATGGCGCTTAACTTTTTAATTAAATGTAATTTTATGAATGCATATTGATGAATTAAAGCAATATTTAAATTTAGAAAAGACTAAACAAGAATTTGGTGAACCTAAAAATAATAAATCAATAGTATACGTGATTTGTGAGGATTGCCAATTAGACAGACAAATTACAATCCAGTCACTTAAGAATAAACTTAGGTTAGATCGGGGGACTCGTTGTAATGCTTGTGGTACAAGATTTTCTTGGACAAATCCTGAAAGAAAAATTAGACAACAGCGAGTTTGGAAAGATCCGGAGTATAGAAAGAAACAATCTAAAATTAGGAAGAAACAATGGGAAAATCCTGAGTATCAGCGCAAACAAGCTACTAAGACTGAGGCACGCAAAAATGACTCTTCATATCAAGAAAGGATGTCTCGTCAGTCTAAAAAGCAATGGGAAAGGCCTGAATATCGAGAAAATCAGATAGAAATCCAAAAACAATTATGGAAAACTGAAGAGTATCGAAAAAATCAAAAAGCATTTAAGACTGAGGAATTTAAAAGAGGTCAATCTGTAAAACAGCAACAAGTATGGCAAGATCCTGAATATCGAGAAAATCAATCTGTAAAACAGCAACAAGTATGGAAAAGACCTGGATATAGGAAGCATCAATCAGCAATTCAAAGTCGAATTTGGAATAATCTAGGATATCAGGAGCGGCAGTCAAAATTACAAAAACAGGTATGGCAGAATTTTGAATATCGGAAGCATTTTGAAGAAATTTGGGGAAGTGAAGAATATCGAGAAAAATTATCTAAATCTTTAACAGAAAAATGGAAAAATCCGGAATTTAGAAAAAGAGCTTCTGAAGCTGCAAAAGAAAGGTGGAAAGATCCGGAATTAAGAGAAAAACTTTCTATTGCAATTAAAAAGATGTGGGAAAGGTCTGAATATCGGGAAAAACAATCACGGGCTCAAAAAAGAAAATGGGAAGATCCTGAGTATCTAGAAAAAATGGTACAAGCCAGGTCTTCCCAACTCGGAAGAAGATCTTCTATTGAAAAAATTACTGAACAAATTCTTGGTTTAATTGGAGTTAATTATGAAATAGAAGTTCCGATCGGTAAATATAGATTCGATTTTTACGTACCCGAACATGATTTATTCATAGAATGTCAGGGAGAATATTGGCATTCTATAGAAGGAAGACCTGCTCGAGATGCGGCCAAGTTCACTTATTTTGAAAAGGCTCAACCTGATTCTCAGATTTTATATCTTCATGAACGTGAGTTCTTAAATCCTGATTTAATAAGACGAAAATTGTTACTCTCCATGTTTGGGGACGGATTCAACTTTATTCAAAAAGAATTCAAATTTTCCGATCTGGCTATCCGTAAATTTGAACGGAAATCTAAAGAACCTCGTTTGTTCTTAAATTCATTTCATTATGCCCAATTCGGCAGGTCAGCTAAAGTAATTTACGGGGCTTATTTGGAGGATGAATTAGTTGCAGTCTGTAAATTTACTACTCCGGTTAGGAAAGAAGTTGCAACCTCGATGGACTATGCCTATTCAGAAGTCCTGGAATTAGATAGATTCTGTATTCATCCGGAATATCAAAAGAAGAATCTTGCTTCTTGGTTTATCTCTCGATGTTCCAAATTAATATTTCAAGAATATCAAATTAAATGTCTGGTGTCATTTGCTGATTCAACTTATGGACATTTCGGGACGATTTATAAGGCTGCTAATTGGGAAGAGATAGGAAAGATTCGACCTGATTATCATTATGTTAATGATGATGGGTTCATCCTACATAAGAAAACCTTATATAATCATGCAGTGAAAATGGGTAAGAAAGAGAAAGAATACGCCGAAGAATTTGGATATCGAAAGGTGTTTGGTAAAGAAAAGATTAAATTTGTGAAAAAGATTCAATTGTAATGAATGTATTTTTCTTCATGATAACGGCTGAAGAATACCTTAAGCATTATTGTAAAGAAAATAATATTAATTGGAATAAGCTTACTCGAGCTGAACAATTTATGTTAACTAGAAAAATTCCTTGTACTATTCGTTGTTTTAGAGTGGGTGGACCTGTCGATCTAGATGAAGATGGGACTTGTCCTGAATGTGGTGCAATTTGGTTAGCTGATGTTATGGAATCATGATTGTTGACATCCACAGGTGTCATCGGATTCCATGTAAAAATAAAGTAACTTATTATGTTAAAGTCACCTGGCCTTATCGATTTATGGATAATCAACGTATCATTGGAGTATGTAGCCAGCATAGATACACTGGAATATTTGGTGCATCTAAACATGATATTGAAGAAATTGGTAAGGAAGAAGCTTTTGTTTATGAAATCATGGAATCTTAAATGAGACGATTTCTTTTACGACGTGATAAGGATGTAACCGGAATTTCCGGTACCGGAGTGATAGCCGAAGGTGTTATATTTGATGAAAAAGGAAAACCTGGGGAAGGAAAAGTTGTGCTTCATTGGCGCACATCAACATCTTCAATAGTTATTTATGAAAGTTTGGATGGAATAAAGAAAGTTCATTGTCATAACGAAAATACTAAAATTGTTTGGATAGATTGTTGTAAAACTTGTATTCATCTACAATGGTATGACGATAAAGGTGGTCAATGTTGGGGAACTTCATGTCCTGTGTATTATGAAGACTCATGTCCTGTGTATCAATCTTCAATTCATCCTGAAATAATTGTGAAAACAGTGATGGAATCATAATTTTAGGAAAGCTGTCTTTTTGTTTTTTGTCTGCAATTAACGTGGACGGATAGGGTAAAAGCTCTCGCCCCCAAGAGCTTACCCAACACAGCCCTATCCGTCCCTTGTATTATTTTTATTGATATCTATGTCGCACTATTTTAATTCATTTGAGGAAATGTGGGATGCCATAATTGATTTTATTTCCCATAATCCAGATGCTGTAATTTTATGTAATGATGATCCGTCTTCAAGAAAAATTGGATATTGTGCATACGCTTACAATAAAATTAATACATATTGGACGATGGATGTTAAACCATATAATGCTTATATCTGTAAACATTTTAAATCGGATCAAGATGTCAATCCGACTGTATTTAATATTCGTTTGATATCAGCGGCAGCACTAAATCAAGGGATAAAACTTGAAAATTTTGATCCTGAGAATTGGCACCTGTTGTCTGATATTCATTTAACTTGACATAATTTCATTAACTTGACATAATTTGCATTTAGGATGATGCCCTACAAATAAGTCGGCTACAATTTCTTTGCATTCTGGACATGGATATGAAGTGATTACAAAACCTCCACCACTGACTATGACTTCCAATTCATTCTTATTTTTAATTACCACTACTTTAGATACATCCATTTCATAGTTGATTGATAAATCAAGAGTTCTAATTATACGATCATGGATTGTTGGAAATTCCCAGCTTTTGGGTACTATAATATCATTGTTAGGTATGGTGGAAGCTAAATTTTCTTGAAATTCAACTTGGATTTCCCCGTGTTCATACCAAATTTGCCCTTTTTGGTCTAATCTGTAACCAAATTCATCTAGCATCTTGTAAATTCTATTTATTTCTTGATGTGATTGGGTCCAGAGATACTGCATTAGTTTATTCATATTACATTTTAATGTGATTTGTATCAGATGTGGGACCCATCTTTGGATATCTGAAAATCCGGTCAAATGTCCGTATTGCAAAACCTTAAATTATCCTGCTCCAAAGCCTGAATTCAAATCTCAGACTAGACCTGAATATTACCAAGCTAAACGCGAAAAATATAGCCCACAGAATCAAATTAGACGATCTCTTCCTCAACCCCCAACGGTTGGGCTCGGAGACGCTGTGGAGATGGTTACCCGAGCTATAGGGATTAAACCTTGCGGGGGATGCAAAAAACGCAAGGAGACGTTTAACAGGGCCGTCCCTAATATACGTCGTCCTTGGAGACGTTAGTATGGTTTATTGCAGCCTCTTATAGGGTCGGTCATTTGAATAATGGCATATAAAGATCTAGGTTCCGGAGTAAGTCAAAAACCTCAGCTCCTCAGCACCGGAGATCAATTTTCGGCTGAGCAAAAATCCTATGAATCAGTTGTAGTTCAAGAAGATGCTCCCATGATTGATTGGGAGATGAATCTACGGAGCGAAATCAAATCAGATTATGGATTAAGATTAGTTACCCAAAAGTCATACCCTTCCTGTTTTCTAACCAGTGATTTTCTCGAGAATACAGAACCATCAAATTCTTTTGAATTTTTGACTGCTAGTGTTGGTAACGAAAATAAATTTATTCTTAAAGCTTGTGACGCTATTGTGAACGGATGGCCTGTTCACATTGAATATTCTGACACTAACACTGATGGTGAAAATGAAATTACTTTATCTGTTCCTCCGGGTGCTGGTGTTAGAACTGATTTAGTTATCCTTGAAGTATGGAGGGCCCTGGTTAAAGCAGCTCCTGATACGGCTAATAAGAGCCCGACTAGCTTAATACTAAGAAATGGAAATGTTAAAGCTCCTGATACAGTCAATTTAACCGATGATTTAATTGATCCAACATATGCAGCAGAATCTCAAGCTCGAGTGCAAATTCAATATCGACTTAGAGTTATTGATGGTGTTGATGCTTTTACTTATCCTGATATTTTGGATGATCCCGCTATCGTAGCTCATACTGTAAGTGATTTTTCGGGGCCTGGAGCTGACGGAAGCGCTACAGCATTTCAATTTGCAGTTGCCGATCATGATAAATCATTGTGGATAGCAGGTACGGGCACTGTTGGTGATGCTAATGCATTGGGCACAGTGGATGGTTTTATGTATGCCATTCCGGTATGCGTAATTGCTCGTCGTAATGACGGCGCTTTTGATCAAACACTGAATCTTAATGGTGGAAGCTTAATAGTATCGGCAAGTTCAACTCGTCCTGATGGACTATTTTCTGATCAAATTGTTGCCAGTGATGTCAAGGACTTGAGAAAAGGTTGTTCTAACAATCCTCGAGAAATTTTAGAACAAGCAACTGCTCAGCTATTCAATAATAGTTTGTCTACCGAGTTAGAAGTCGGATTAAAAGGGACAGCTGGAACTTCTTTCTTAGAAGTTAGCAGTATTGGATTTGGTGAGAGAATCGGCAATACTGACACGGCTCGTCGTCGTTTCAGTGATCGTCCTTATTCTGAAGTTGTGGTTGGAAAGATTGTTGTAGGTGGTACACCTCAGAGTGCCTTTTACATTGATTTGAATAATTTTACTATTTCATGGGGGGCTGGAGCGACGGGAATTGATACTTTAACCCCGAATGCCACCTTAGGTCGAATTAATCAAGTTAGAGTAGTTGATACTGGAGTGCCAAGTGATGTTGATTTAATAATTACTGGTGGAATTAGAGATATCACATATACCTCTCCTACATTAGCTGTAATTAACACTATTTCTTCCTATTCTAATGTTACTATTTACGTGGAATGTGTGATTGACTATCCGGCTGGTATCGGTGTCGATCGCAACATGTTGTCTGTCCATGATATCTGGGTTCCATCAGCTGCGACTTTAGGTGCTTGGGTTGACAGTTCGCTTTTTGTAGTTACTCCGGATGTAACTCGATATAGCTTAATTCCAAATTCAGCTGTTCCTCCAGTCCCAATGTGGGAAGAAGATCCAGCTCATCGAGAAGTTAAGATCCAGCTTCAGTCAGTTGATCAGGTAGCTACATTTTATTCTTATAGTACTAATCAAGTATGGGTGCCTGATCGAATAAACTATGAGGATGTAACTATTGATGATGGAATTAATCCTCCATATTCTACCGGGAATTACACTAAAGATACTGCTTATACTCAAATCTTTTTATCGATTGCAGTGCCATCTGGAACCCCGGTTCAAGTCACTTACAAAGCTTTACGGGCTTTACCTTATGTAAACAGCGCAAATCGAGTTCAGGTATTTTATCAAACTCGTGCTATTCAATCTTTACTTCCACCGGCCGGATCTCAGACTCTTGAATTAGTTCCTCGAGCTATAGGGAATCTACATACAATTTCACATGGTTCGGGAAGTCCTGATTATCCAACCCCATTTATTCAGCCTGGAGCTCAGGTGCCTGTTGGATTATTACCTACTATTATTGAAGCTAAAATAGATGCACCGGCCGGGGATCTTAATTCTGGTTTGACTTTAAGTTTCTCTGGTATTCAAACTCATATTCCGTATTACCCAGAACCGCAATCGGTTACATTGCATCGGGAACCTGGAGATACGGTTATAGATGGTGATCAAAGAAATTTCTGGCCTCAATCCGATACTGCTGATGTGGTAGTTAAAGGTACTCCCTATATAGGGGAGAATAAACATAAGACTGTTTTACCTACTTTAATGGAAGTGAAGTCTGATTTTCAAAGTGTGGGTAAATCTGGCACTTTCGTATTAGTGGTGTTTACTGGATACAATGAATTTGAGAAGGGAACTGAAATTAATTTAACTAATTTAATAGGGGATTCGGCAGCAGCGGTTTATAGGGTTCGTGGGAATTTCATGAATGTGCGCAGGTCTGACTAATGAATAGTTATATCGTAAGGCAGCTTGATCATAAGGTAATTGGATTTAGTTCCAAGCCGCTGAACTATTCGGTGTCTGGATTGTATATCGTAGATATAGATTCAGCAATCCATCCTCTTCCTGATTTAACCGGAAATTCAGTATCCGACTTATTGACTGCTAAGGAGGATGCTTATAAAGCATTAACTGGTCTTACTTCTACTTATTTGTCGGAAGAGCATACTTCTACAAAAGTTGAACAAAGTCTATCATCTAAATATATATCTGGATTTCCAAAAAAGACGGAATTGCTTGGATTAGGTTCGATTGTTACCAGTAGTTTTGCTTTAGGCGGGATAGCTACTAAATTATACTGTCATTGGAAACCGGCCACATATGATATTGCTCAGGGTTCAGCTTTTGATCCGTCCTGGACTCGATATAATTGGGATGCAGGGTCATCATCGTATATAAATTATGATCCTAGTTTATTTACGGTCGAGCTTAGGGATTTAGCCAACAGTGTTACTATTTTCACTTTTACTGCAGATACTCTTCATTCAGGATTGAGTGTTCCGAATGCATCATATAGATTAAGATTTACCAATACTGCTGCTGCTAGGTATACTTTATCGGATTGGTATTTACTCTGGGACGTCTAATTTATTGGTATTATTTATTATATTGCAATGCTATTCAGACGGCACAAAGATCTGAACACCATAGGCTACTTATATAGTGGGAAACTGGGTTTTCAAGCATTCATTGAACAGGATCCAGTAAACATCGTGACGGAGTCTGCCTAACATGGCTAATCCCCTCGGATCTGGCGTAACTAGATATATTAATGGTAGGGACAAACAGTTAGGGTCTGTTATTATTCAAAGTAACAAACCTATTCTGGATTCCGAATTAAATCTTGCTCAGTTTGTTGATTTAGAAGCTCGAGCTGAAGAAGTAAGGTCAAGAGTACCTTCGGGTTGGCTAATCAATGAAGCTAATCCGATGAATGACTTTGTTACTCATCCAAATTATTCGAACTTATTTTTCTTTGGAAATCAGCATGTTAATGAGCTTCGAGATCTTCAGTGGGCAATTGTAAATGGGTGGCCCATACCTGTTACTGCTACTCGGACTGGAGCTCCACCTCTTAGTCCGAATAATTTTGATACTTGGAATCGAATTGAATTAAATCCTCCCGGTGGAGCAACCGGTGGAAATAAAGTTGAATTCATATTTCTTGAAGCCTGGTTACAACGTATAGATGTTGATCCAGCGCCACCAACTATTGCTCCTGGAAAACCTCAACGAGGATTTCTCTATCGATTTGGAAATGTTGAGAGTGGATATTCATATTTACCAGACGACTTAATTGATCCGGACATGAATTTTGAGACTTCTAAGAGAATTCAGATTCAATACCGAATTCGAGTTATTCAGAATATCAATCTTTCTCAATATCCTGAAGGGTTTGATCCTACTTTAGTTTTTGCTCAGGGTCCTCTCAGTACTCCGAGTGCTCTTTATTTCACAAATATGCGTAAAGAACTCGGTGATCCTGGTCTATGGCGTGCCGGCACTGGTGATTCTGATTTAGTCGGAACAGTAGATGGTTATATTTATGCTATCCCGATTTCAGCAGTATTCCGGCGCAATAGTGCAGGGTTCTCTGATACTGGAAATTTAGCAGGTGCATTTAATCGAAATAGTACTGCTACAACCAGAGAAGATGCTATTGTTTATTCGAGTGGCCTCACTCTTCCCACCGACATTGCTGATACTGACACTCAATTCACTCTAACTACCATCTCCGGCACTGTGCTAGAGAATATGAGTTCGTTTGGGGAAGCATACTTTAGAGTCGATGATGAAATAATTCGAATTAGTAATATTAATCAAACGAGCCCGACTTCATTTGTAATTACTTTTGATCGAGGTCAATTACTAACTACTATCAGGGCCCATAGTGCTGGCAAGGCGCTCAATCTCTATACTGTTCGACCCGATGGGCTGTTTGCTGATCAGGTTGCGAGAACTGACATTCTTGATCTTCGTCATTCAGTTGCTGATAAATTCGATTATGATTCCATCCTTAAAACTAATTTAGTTGAGCTTCTTAAGGGTAATTTACGTACTGCTTGGAAGAGATTTGGTTCTACTAATACTGCGGGTCCGGTAGTTCTTTATGGTGATCGGATCACTGATGATTCGATCTTTGTTGGTGGTTTATCCAGGCTTGATGGCCCTAATGGTAACCGGCGAACTTGGTCTGATGCTATCACGACTGAACGGTTAGTAGTTTCTTGTCGTAATCCATCTGATAGTAACGCAATTGGTGATGATTTAGAAGTTTCAGTCGCTCCTTATAATATTATTGTGGAGTGGTCTAATGCTGATGCCACTAGATTGCCTGGTTCGCGTATTGATAGTGGTGTGTCTAAATGGTTTAATGGTGATAAGATTAAGATTAATTTAGCTGAATTTCAAGATGGTTTACCAGTAACGGATGCTGATCAAGTCAGGTTCATTACTCCGGATGAAGATGAAGATGCTGTTTTAATTCATTTTGAGGGAATGATTTCAGATCCTAATGGAGCAAATCCTTCAGTCGCCCCTTATTCAACTTGTCCATCTGTCACACTTCCGGTATTTTCTTCTGCTCCGACAGGGAATCGAATTCTGAAACATGGGCAAGGTATTACTGTTACTGTTGATGGATCTGGTAATCTCGAAATTGAACTTGATAGTGGTACTTCTGGCACAGTTTTCCAAGAATTCCAGGACTGTCTTGATAATTTAGATACGATCACTTCTGATACTGCTGCAGCGTCATTAATGCACATTCAAGTTGGTGTTGTTTATGGTTCTGGACGTGGCTTATCGCATAAGCCAGATTATGTCCATAATGTGCATTATCGAGGAGATGCTTCTAATTCGTCCAAGGTCATGTTACGGCCTGGGCTTAATAATGGGAATCGAATGATTCCTAGTTATGTTAGTTTTTCTCCTTATGTTCAAACTGGCAAGCATCGTGACTTAGCTGTTACTTCTGAGGTAATGGTTGATACTGGATCAAAAACTATTAAAGTTCAGCCTTATCGGAATGTTTTATTACCGCCTTTGATTGTTCGAAATGGAAATGTTTTGAATTGGGGTAATCTGGCTCAGCCTCAAGGGGCAATGCCGATGTATGATGAGCCTCGAACTACTCTTGTTCATACTTATGTTGATCCACTTGATTTATTCTATATCGGGAACACTAATACTCGATACGTAGAAATTCCGTGGGAATATCTTCCTCGGCCTGGACTGCATCACGTTCCAATTATTCCAGTAACGGGGACAGTGTTCCCATCCGGAATCAATTTCTTGCTGATGTCTAAGACTGGATCAGTTGGAAGTACATCGGACTGGAATAGGAATTTAGTTGCATATCCGTCGGCTTCTCCCGGTTACTATGTTGTAACCCCTGTAATTGGGGAAACTTACGGCGATTCATCTTCTTCTACTTCATGTTTCGGACAGAAATATGAAAATGAGGTATTGCCTACTTTAAGTGGACCATTTAGGGGCATCCAATTCCCGCCGTTTTATGGTCCTGCTCGAATCACTGGTGTTTATCTTCGTGATACGACTGGAGCTCTTCCATACCCAACTACTCCAACATCTTCTCCATTCAACAATAATCGACAATTTGTTGGTGGTGTAGGAACTGATATTAACTTACTTAAGGACGATTTTGATGGACCTACATTCTTGCTGGACGTAGACGCCAACGGTGATATCACATTTGTTTTGAATGCTGATGTTATTGATCTGACTAAAGCTCCGTCTGGAACTACCTGGGATAATTCAGAATTTATTGTTGAGTGCACTTTGTTTGCATTCGATCGTGGATTTCTTCAGACTAATGGTCGCTTGCTAATTACGCAAGCTAAAGGTCAAAGTCTGTCAGTTGATCTGAATACTTTCATTGATAATTCGGATGAACGGACTGGAATTATTGCACCAGCACCATTAACTTTAGGTGCTACTAACAACGAACTTACCATTTTTTATAGTCGTCAACCTTATCAAGGTGACGTATTTGGTACTCGAGATGCTTATTCTGACGATGTTCAACGTCTTGGTCCATTAACAGTATCTGAAGCTACTAGCATTTTTTCAAATCACCAGGGGCCAATTAATACGCTCACATTGTCAAATAAGACAGGGTTCGAAGTCCTGGCTGCAACCAATTTTGTGACTTCATTAGGTACAGGGCGGCTTTCTGGATCTAATCCGATTCCGTTACTAACTGAAGAACAAAAGCCGGACGAAGTTATTGATTACGCGGGAACTTTAGTTGATTTTGATCGACGGTTTTCTCTTAATCGAGTTGGATATGAAGACTGGGAAACACCTCTGTTTCCAGTGGTAGAGGCTTCTGTTGCAGCCCGTCCAGATATTGAATTAGGTGCAATTTCGGAAGTATATGATCGAGATGTAAATACCGAATTTGCTGGATGTATTAGTCAGCTTCCTCTCGGAATTTATTTCCGTGACAAAGATTTCATTGGAAAGACTTTATATCAGATTCGGAGTGCTAATAATATTGGTGCGATTCCACTAGGTACTCTTTACTTCCCGCCCTTCGAATCTCCCGTATCAGCACTTTCTCCGGGTCAATCCACTTGGGAAGGTGTGGAATTTGTTTGTGGGCAATCTAGTAGTGCATCTGGAGTCGGTGGAGAAGCACTGATTAAGGTAGATGGCACTGCTAATTACGGTAGTGTTACTCAATTTAAGGCTGCTCGAGGTGGTGCTGGTTGGTCCGTGACTAATCCATGGCCAGGTGCTGCCATTTCGGCGAAATTACCTAAAGCTCGGCCTAATTCCAATGCCGGCGCAGTTCTTTCTGGAATTGCATACTTGGTGAGGTCACAACCTGAAACTGTGAATTCAATTGAAGTTCATCCTGGAAATGAACTTCAGTTATTGATAGTTACCCAAGCAGCTCCTACTTATTTCCGGGATTCTGATATCCTTCATTCTGCTTCTGGTACGAATGAAGGTTATACTGCGGTAGACAGGTATCGAATTTGGGGGCGTCCATTAGTTAAGCGTCGAGGTGAGATTGATGTTTCGTCATCAGTAATGCCATCGCCTCCGCCTATCTTTGTCAATAATATTTATGATGATCCAGTTTTCTATGGATCTAGTGATGTGAGCTTGAATTCAGTTGCGCACGGTCAATTGGTGGTTACATCTGATGGTCAAACTGGATTCAGTCTACCTTCTCAGCCAATTAATCAAGACGCTCCAATGATTTGGGTGCGTGGTGTGAAGTTAGATAAGGATACAGACTATACAATTAGTGGAGCAACGAACCAAACGCTTACTTACATCCCTAGTTTCCCGGATAACACGGAACTAGAGGTAGACGATGTGCTTGAATACTACTATCTAAGGATCTGATAAAACCATGGTCCGCCCTCGTAAAGCACAGATTAAGAATAGTCAAACTCGTCATAGTTTGTTTAAATATGACGTTCCAATTACCAATCATCCAACTAGTCCGACTGGTATAACATCAACTAATATAACAGCAGCAGTTATGAATGCTGCTATTGTTACTGATACTCCTGAAGGTGCACAAGAAGATGTACCAGCCCGACTTGTTTCTACTTTATCTGAGCCCTACTCTGTTATTGGAGGTGAAGCTTTTACTATTAGAGCAGATGAAAGTTTTGCTCTTACTACTGTTACTTTATCTAATTCTGATACCACAGCTTCTCGAATTGCTAATACGATTAATACGGCAGTCGGTCAGACTATTGCATCTAACTATAAAGGAAAATTAGTCATTGAATCCTTTGCCGCTGGAAGTGATGGTTTGCTTGAAATCGCAGATTCTATAGCTGGTACTCTTGCCACTCTAGGATTAACTGCTGGTACCTATTTAGGATTAGATGCCGGAACTCGAGGTGTAGTTACTAGATCAATAGATGGAAAAGGAGGCTGGGTTCCATTAGAGACCCCTAGTGGTAAGGATTTACTTACTGATTGTCCTTCTATTATTTATTATAGTCGACGAACAACAACTGGAGGATCATATATACCATATGTTCCATCAGGGCTGCCTGTTCATGGTCGGCTTACCTGGGATGGTTCTCAGTATGTTTTAACATATCATACTCAAATTAACTCATTTCCTGAAGTTATTACCTTCAATAGTGACTTTAATGCACTCAATTCTTTAGATAATTTTGATCTCGATTTTAATTTCTTAGAACTCAATGATAAAGATGATGTTAGTGTAAATATTAATTTTACTGGTTCCCATACTCGAGATGAAGTTATAGATATTATTAATTCTGCAGTTGCAACAGCTCTTTCATTTACTACTCCTGTTTGTGGTCCTGCTACTATTCGTAGCACTATGAGTCAGCCTTTTTCGTTTTATGGTGATGATGTATTATGTTTTGAAATTGATGGGGGTTCAGTTCAAACTACTACTCTAACTCTTTCACATGTTACAGCTCAAAATGTAGTTGATAAAATTAATTCTGATATTACAGGAGTAACTGCTTCTGTAATATCTATTGGTAATAAGAAATTAGTTCAAATAATCAGTGATAACATTAATGGTTACAGTTCTTCTATTAATATTTATGATGCTGCATCTACTGGTTCTTCTAGAAACAAAGCTACCGAAAGGCTTGGGATATCACAAGGTGTGTATCGTGGTACCTTTGTGGCTGAACCTTATGGAACTAATGAAATTAGAATTCGTGGTTTAGTTCGTGGATCTGCTGGTTATATTACTATTGGAGGAAATGCTGGTACACTTGTTAAATTAGGGCTTATTGCTGGTACTTATACTGGATCTGATGAATTAATTGAAGAAGAGGTTGATTTACCGCAACAGACATCTAATTCTGTAAATACTGATGCCGAAATTAGAGCATTGATTCCTGAAGTAATGGAATTTGGTGAGGTTTATCCTGCTGTTCATTCAGTTAATGAACAGTTTGATTCTCGAGTTGCTGGTTCTTCTGAGCTTCATTATAATTATAGTGAATTTGCCCCTCATCGAGATATCGTAGAAAAAGGAACACGAGGAGCAGGACGACCAGTAATTACAAATGGGTTAGGGCTCATTGATCGTTCATTTCTTACTCTAATTTTAAGTGAATTTTATAATTTAATCGGTCAATTTGTTAGTGGAACTAAGGATCCAGATTATACTTTAGTTGAAGCGTTGGTTGCCAATACAATTCAAACTCCTGGCTCCGAGGGAAATCCACTACCATCTAGTAGTAATTTTCATTTTGAAATTGATCCGGATGGAATTTATTCAACTCCATCATTTTTTATCAGATTTTCTGGTTCTTCTGAACCATTTGAAGTACGAAAAGATACTGCGTATCCTTCGGAAAACACTTGGAAAGTTCGCATTGGAGAGAATGGGGAACCAGGAGTTTTATACGATCAATACGATGCCTTAAAATTTAGAGATATCAATACTATTGCTTCTGGAGATAATACAGGAGGATATCATTATCTTCCATTAACTGGGCCCGATGCTCATTATGTGCGTTTGCTCGAGCAAGAAGTACAAAATACTGGTGACGAATCTATAATTAAGTCAATCAATTCTAAATGGACTGTTACTGTCGGTGATGGCACTAAGACTTTTGGTGATTTTAATGGTGATACTGCTATTCAAGATGCAATTGATTATTTTGTAGCTAATGTAACTGGAGTAGGTGATTTAACTATTCAAGTTAAAACAGGAATATATGAAGCTGCTGTGGATATGAGTTCTCTCCCCGGTAGTTTTGTTTTGACTATTCAAGGTTCGTCTGGTCAGGCTACTGCTATATCATTTAATACTATAGCAATTAAAGTAGGGGTGAGTGCTGATACTTTTGCTTTCCAAAAATTAATACTTAAAGATATTGCTGTTAGTTCCAATACCTCTGCTGCTACTGTAATTCAAGTTAATAATGGGTGTACACTTGAATGTTATAGATGCAAATTTGATACGTCAGTTGTTTTTAGAAATGCTGACGCAGCTGTTTTTGAGAATTGTATTTTAAATTATAGTAACGTAGCTCCTCAGCCTAGAATTAGTTTCTTATATAAGGGAGGTGCTTCTACCTATGAAGATTTCATTTTTAGACATTGTGAATTAAGTGCAGATCATGAAAATCCACTGATTTTTGTTCAAGCACAAAATACTAGCACTGCTTCTTTAATTAGAAGAATCGTACTACAAGATTGCAAGGTTACTTTAGGTGGAACTACTGTTAATTCAGCTATTCTTGACAGCAATTCCGGGATCATAGATTTAGACCCTAATGGTGCCGATGCTGCATCAAATCAGGGAATACGAATCAGTAATTTTGATTTAATTGATTGTGATGTTTCGTTTAGAAGTGTTAGTTCCTTTAATAGTCATCTGGTGATATTTTGTGTTCCTGATGGAATTACTGGTTCAGGTTCTTTAGCCATTGATAATATGAATATAGTTCGGAATGAATGGCATTTACCTGAACCAGACACATATATTAATCCAATTACAATTTATGGAATTGGGGACTATTTTCTACAAAATGGACCGAAGGGATTAAGTATTGATGGATTGAAAGTTACTTGTCCCAATAGTGCTGTAAGGACTGTCGGGGGTCTTGGTGTATCACAACATGAAACTTGGTTTGGAGACGATATTCAAGGATCTGGTAAAGGTGGATTAGTATCTTTAGGTTGTGGTAGAACAACTGTCAAATCTTACATGAAGATTAAAGATCTTGAGATGATAAATTTGACCAATTCTCTTGGGATTGGTGATGTATTTATTAAATGGCAAAATAATCTAATCATTGATGGGATTGTTCTCAATTACTTATACGCTGGATCTGGTTCAAGCGCAACCAATAGAATAAGATTCAGATCACCGCTGGGAGGAACAGCTAGAATAAATAAAATTATAGTTAATGGTAATAATGTTGCGAGTGGAACAAGCGCAATAATTGGATTTGAACCATGGGCTCCTTCGAGTTCAGAGGATGATCATTCAATTATTTTTTCTAATTGTGAAATTTCAAATACAATATCATCATCAACTGGAGTGCAATTATTAATATCCCCGGGTTATACCGGTGCTCCGTCACATGTTGTTGGTTTTAGGATGACCAACTGTTCGATAAGGAATACTGGTGGAGGTGGATGCACTTGTAGTACAATTACTCCTGGTGTCATACTTCAATCCATTTCAATAGATAATAACACGATAATAAATTGTGGTTCTGCAGGAATAGATTTTGGAGGACTTGACTATGAGTCCATTTTGATATCGAATAATATCATTAGAGATTGTACTAGCTATGGCATTATCTTTACAGATTTAAATGTAGGTGTCGTTTCTGGTAGCCCTTCTATTATTGGAAATCATTGTTCTTATAATAATGGTTCCGTTACAGCAGTTCAAATTCGTTTTCTTTTAGGGGATGGGGCGTCTGTTATCCCTAAGGGAATAATCCAAGGAAATAACTGTGGCGGCCTAAGCACCAGTATTGGAGACATTCAGGTTAATCAAAGAAGTGGATCCTCCAATATTGCATTATCTGGAACAGCTCTTATTGGAGCCTATACTGCTGGTATTGAGACAGGAATTGACACTCTTCCTAGAACACTTGAATATACTACTAATAATTATATGTTACAAAATCGAGCTAATTTGGTTACTCCGTAATTTCTGGAAGTTTATTGGGGTAGATCCAGGTAGGATAAGACTATGGTTCGTCCCCGTAAAGAACAAGTAAGAAGCCGTCGGACTCATTATTCTACAATGCCGCTTGCTGTAGTTGAGGGTACGGCATCACAGAATATATCTTCAGCTTCTCTTTACACTTATACTGTTTCCGACTCTTGGGATGGGGCTGAAGAAGATATTGGTGCGACTTTACGAGGGAGTATTGCTGAACCTTTTTCAATCATTTTAGGTGATGCCCTTATTTTAACTATTGATGGAACTGCTCATATCATCACTTTTGCAACTGGTGATACTACTATATCTAAAGTTACGAATAAAATTAATACGGTTGTTGGGGCTACCGTAGCTTTCAATGATGAAGGATACTTATTTATTAGGAGCACGACGGTTGGATCTAGTAGTACTATTTCATATTCTGGGTCAGCAGCCGCTAAAGTCGGGTTTACATCTACGTCTTTGATCAAAAATGGAATTGATGGTCCAGCTCGAGGAATACTAGGTAGATCATCTGATCAATTTAACCGAGGTGGCATAGTACCAATTAAGACTAAAGATGGGAAGAATGTAGTTACTGATTGTTCAGGAGTGAGAGTCATTCATGAATTGAGTACTGATGGGCAATATCAACCTCTTATTCCTGGTGGGATTCCGATCTATGGGCGACTTCAATCTCCTGTCGATGGAACTAATTTTACTATAAAATGGTATGCCAAATTACCTGAATATGCTGAAGTTATAACTTCAAATAGTGACTTTGGATTATTAGATGGAACTAACTATTTGACTATGTACGTAAGTTATATTGATACTGATGGAAATGATCAAGCTCTTCTAGTTTCCTCTTCTTTTTCGGGTGGTCCTGGATATACTCGTGATCAAGTAATTGGAATAATCAATAATAATTATGCCACTGCTGCTTCAGTCTCTAGTAAGGCATATATTGAGTCTAATACCGCTAATCAACCCTATGCTGTTTCTGGTGAGCAGATTTATATTGAACATTCAGGTGGATCTGCCACTATAACATTTGCGCCGACAGATATAACTGCTGATTTAGTACGAGATAAAATTAATGCAAGTCTAGCAGGTGTTGCCACCAGCTTCACTTCTGGAAATAAAAAATTACTTCAATTAAGTGATCCAAGTGGTGGATTTAATGGATACTTAATAATTAAAAATGTCAGCAACAAAGTCAATACTTTAGGTAAATTAGGGTTTAGCCCAGGTACATACTATCCACCAAAACTTGCTGAACCATATGGCGATTCGGAAATCAAAATCCGAAGTTTTATTCGTGGATCTGCAGGGTTCCTAACTATCAGTGGTGATCCAACTTCCCTTGGTAGGTTAGGACTCACTTCAGGAACTTTCTACGGTGATAATAATGCTGAAACGTCTGTTAATTTCCCTAGTTTAGAAGAAGTAACTAATTCTAATGATATTAATATTTTGATTCCTGAAGTATTGGAATTTGGTGACGTTCCGGCTGATACTCATTCTAAAACAAGAGAATATGCAATTAAGTCCGCTGGTTCTAATTATACTCCTCAGTATAGATATGATTTAAGTAATCGTCAATTTATGGTTCCTAACGACGGAACATTTAATAAATCCGAATTATTGAAAGATATTGGTAAGCCAGTTGTTCTTAATGGGTTCGGTTTTATTGATAGAAAATATCTTCGTGAAGCTATAGATGAATCATACTTATACTTTAAGCAATTCATTCGAGGAGATTTTGATCCGGATGATCCTCAAGTTGATGCATTAGTTGCTGGTATAATTGAAACCACTGGGACTAATGGTAATCCGCTTTCGCTTGGTACAAATCTTTATATTGATATTGACCCAACAGCTGCTTCTTCTAGTTCAGGATTTAGAGTTAGATTTAATCGAGATGCTGTTTCTAAAAGAATTTTTGAAGTCTTTAAAGACAGTACTTTCCCAACTGAACGTGACTATGTTATTGATATAGGAGACGCTAGTGCTCCCACAGTCATACGAAATCAATATCAAGATCTAAGATTAGAAGATAATTATACTAATATTGCTGGTACCGCTACAGGTGGTATTCATTATGTTGCATTAGCTGGTATAAGTGATACTTATCTAAAAGTAATGGAGCAAAGAGCGAATCCGGGTGGTTCGCAAGCTATATCTGATATTAATTTAATTAAACAAATTAATGGACGATGGGTGACGACTATTGGTGATGGTACTAATAGTCGTGGTGATTTTAATGGAGCTGATGCAATCAAAGATGCAATAGATTATTATATAGCTAATATCAATGATGATAATTTACTTCTTCAAGTTAAGGCGGGTACTTACAATACAACTGCTTCTATTGATTTTAGTCAAACTTCAGGTGCCGATGTTAGTTTATGTGTAACAATTGAAGGGATTGAGAATGGCATAAGCATCATTTCTGGTATTACACACTTGTTTGAATTCGGTGGCACTACCAGTAGTTATTCTGCCAGAAAATTAGTTTTAAGAAATCTCAAGATTTCTTCTACTACAGGCGGTGATCTTCTTTATTCATATGGTTCTTCTTTAGAAGCTTATAGAGTGGAATTTGTTGGAGTTAAATTTACAGCTAATGAAGGACGGGTTACGCTATTTGATAATTGTGAAATTACTGCTTACACAGCAGACGGGATTTACGAAAGCTTCATGAGATCATTAGGGGGCAGTGGAAATAATACAGAAGCTATCATATTTCGAAATTCAAAAATTTATGGTTCAAATGAACATCCAATTATTAAGATTCGTAATCATGTTTCATCAACTTCTGCTCCTATGTCTGAAGTTGAATTGATTGAATTTGATAACTGTGAAATCAGACTTGGCGGTACTTCCATTACTGCAAGTTCACTTGATGCTAATTCTGGAATTTTAGAAGTGGATCCAAATTCAGTAAATGGAGCATCTACCTTAGGTACTAGAATTTCAAATGTTAGAATAATTGACTGCAATGTGTCTATATATACAGGTGGCTATAGTCCCAGCGGCTCGCTTGGGATGCTGTTTATGTTTCATATTCCATCTGGTCGCACTGGAACAGCAGGTTCCCATTATCTGCCTGTTGATAGTATGCTGATCAAAGGAGGCAGATGGATAATCCCTGACGCAGATAATGCTATTAATCCACTTACTATTTTTGGAATCGGAGATACAGTTTCTACGCAAATCTCAAATAAACCAGGATTAGTGATAGATAGTGTTACCATGGGGTGGGAGCCATCTACTTCGACATCACGAGATAGTGTTGGTGATGTAGTAACTCAACAATATCCTTGGTTTGGAGCCACACCGAATATTTATCAAGCTATATGGGGCGCTTTTGCAATTGGGTCTAATAATAATATCAAAATCAAAGATTGGACCTTAATTAGTTTGCTTGATTCACAAGAATGTGGAGATGTTTTCATATACTGGAGATATAAATTACTTATCGATGGTATCCATCTTCAGTATCAAGATGGAGCCGCTACAGCTAATTACCCGGTCCAAAGAATACGACTGAGATCTCCTCAAGCAGGAACTACAGAAATTAATAGAATAGTAGTAGACGGTGGTGGTTATGCTAGAGCAACCACTGCAATTGTTCTTTTAGAACCCTATAGTACTGGTGATGTTGCAGCTAATGCTAGTTCTGTAAATTTTAGAAATTGTCAGATTTGTAATACTCTTGATGGAACTGGTATTTATTTATTACAGTCAAGTGGAACTAATAATTTATATACTGATTCTGGTGGTGATGGAACCGGATCTCAACAAGATTTTGAAAATTTAACTGTTGAGAATTGTGTATTTAAGAGTTTAACAAGTGGATATGGAATTTATTTTTCAACAATCTATGATGATCAATATCTTAGAAATTGTGTGTTTAACGGAAATAGGATGATATCTTGTGAAGATGGTGGAATCTATATAGAAGGTCACCAATTCCCTCAACTTCAAATCATCAACAATTATATTAATAGATGTGGACTAACTGCGGTAAGAGCTGGGATTTACATACAAGATAACTTAGATGCCGGGGCTTCAAATTGGTTCATGGTTTCTAATAATACAGTATTTGATAATAAGAATGTTGGTGCAGCATCGGATCAAATCCACGTTTATCTTACTCAAGCTACACCTGGAGCGGGAAAATTCCCAAAGGGCATTATAATGGGCAATACATGTCAGGGCTTAAGTTTAGTTGGTTATATTAGAATTAATAGAAGAGACGTGGCGGGTGCTTCAGTTGCTTTAGATGCAGCCGGCGGATCTCCAATAGCTAGTGGTACATATACATTTGGTATATATACTGGTGTTGATAATAACACCGCCAACAGCCCTCTTTATTATCAATATGCAACTATGGCTCAAATGGATATGAATGTAGCGTATCTAGCAAGTCCATAAAGTTCGTAAAGTAAAATAATGAAATTTCTAAAATTCATCTGGAAATATATCAAAGCGGTTGGTAAAACAATCGGGAAATGGATGCTTCGGTATCCATTAGCGGCGGCAGCGGCTGTTTTTCTTATTGTTTTTGCGTTGTTTGTAGCCCTCTCCGGTAATCAGCTTCAAATGGGCGGGCTGATTGGAAAACTTTTTGGAAAGAAGAAACAGCCTAATACTCGAGATGTTCCGCCTGAAAAACGGACTGACGAAAATGGAAAACCAATTACGCCTGGTGAATCTGATGACAAAGGATTTGTTCAAACATCTACTAATTTAGAAATTGTAGAACCAACCATTTTCTCTGATCCTGATACGATTATAGTGAAACATCCTGAAAAAGGGAAAATTAAAATCGATTTACCCCAAGGAGTAAAAAATAAAGATGTGAAAGAAGTAGTGTTAGTTAAGCCTAATGTGATAGAAATTAAGAATAATGATAAAGGTGTGGACACTAAGAAAATCCTGGAGTTCTTACAATGATTCCTTTAATTTTAGCTCAAATGTGTGAATGCCCGCCAGATGGTGTGTGCTTAAATAAAGAACAAAAAGAACAAGTTACCGCTGCAGTGAAAGAGTTTGATGACATCAAGAGCTCCAAAGCAGAAATTGAAGTTGTAGAACCTATTGTTATTATTCGTGATTGGGAAAATCGAATTTATATTAATGGTGGTGAGAAAAAACCGATCAAACTCAAATTAAAAATTGGTAAAACAATTGATCGGGATATGGAGATGACTTTGCCGATCGAGGTCGGGTATCGGGAAGAGCCGCCGGACCCGATGTTTAGATTACGAATTCGAGCTCAGGCCGGGTTTTTAATACCTGAAGTTATTCAGACTATTCAAGGACAACATGAAAATTTCTGGGATGCATCTATTGGTTTTGATTTCTTCCATTTAAGCTGGTTTAATTTCTCTATTTATGCTGGAGTTAGAAGTGTTGGGGTTGGACCGGGGATCGATGTGACTAAGAATTTCGGATTATATTCATCATTTGCATTTGTATACGAAACTATTCGAATTTCGAATAGTACAGGTGTTTATTTTAGTTTTAATTAATTTTATATTCCATTCCAGTTCCATCTATGTATGGTTTAATTAAATTAATGAATTTTTTCCCTTCTGTTGAGGAAAACATGAGATAATAATATTTCTTTTTGTTTTTAACGCGATTTTTAACTCTAGGACAACATCCGAATTTGCACAACACAGACTGTAATAACTTATTTTCATTTAATGAAAAGCCTTCGGTATGAAGGGTTATTCTCTGACGCCCATTTTTTAATTTAGGATTGGATCCATCATCCATAAACCAATATGCTAATGCAATTTCATTTAATTGATTAATCCAGTTCAAATTTACTTGTTTTTTTCCATTTATTTTACATAATTTTGCAATTTGTGGTAATTCTCTAGCATTCCATAGTCTGTTCACATAAAATTCAGATTGTGGATTAAAACATGACTTACTTTGTTCAATTGAGAAATTAGCATTTAGCAAATCTCTAATATGTTCAGAGTATAGAGAATGGATTTTACCTTGTGTATGCTTATAAAAATAAGACCTCCTGTGCTTGATTTTAATAAGTGATGCGTCTCCTAACAAAGTTCCTAATATCGCTTGCTTTTGGAAATTGGTTATTTTAGGTGCATTTCTTTGATATTTTAAAGATATTGAGTCATACTGATTTCTTGTTTTTCCTTTCAAAATCTTTCTTATTTTATACCTAGTTAATCTGGTTTCATCCCAAATTTCTTTTATAGTAAACCCAGATGTATATAAATTTTCAACTAACTCTTTTTCACTAGATAATATGTTTATACGGGGCCTGATATTTCTGCATTGCACTCCTTTGTTTTTTAAAATTACTGATATTCTACTTTTAGAAATATTGTATTTCTGTGTTAATTCAATTATTGTGTTTCCGTGATTGTAATCCTTAACTATTGAGATATCTCTGTCCATATATAAATTATTGATAAATAATTTATTGGTATAGGATGAGATTTTTTCCACTTGTAAATTCATCCGCTAGCCCCGTACAGGTTCATATGACGAACCTAAAACAGGAGCTGAAGATGACTCGAGCCGCTTTCTTGGCTTTTTCCCTGATTTTGGCAGGCTGCGGGAGTAGCCACAGTACTAGATCTATTACTTTAGGGGATGCAGGTTCACAAGAAATTGCTGGTTCCAGTGGAGAGAATTCTGGTGACGGATCTGGTGGGAATGAAGCTGGATCTGGATCCGGAGCCACTCCGGGATATTCTGGCGCTGATAATAGTAGCGGTGGTTCTGGCGCTCTTGACACGGGCGGTAGTGGGGGAACTCCCGAAACTGGTGGATCAGCCGCAGTGGAAAATCAAGCCGGACGGGCCGGTTCTCCCGTGGTGAATACTGGTGGTTCTGGAACCGGTGGTGAATTGGTGACTGGTGGTACTGGGACTGGAGGGGATGAGACTGGTGGTATGGCCGGTTTTGGAACCGGAGGTACTGGAACCGGAGGAGATGCCACAGGTGGAGATCCTGGAACCGGCGGTGACCTCGGAACAGGTGGAGATCCTGGGATGGGTGGAATTGTGGGAACCGGCGGAGGATGCGTTCCACTAGAGTGTCCCGCCTTAGACAAGGATCCCTGTTTCTACACCACTATCGATGATGGATGTGGGAATCCGATCCAATGCCCCACTGCTTGCTCTGACATGAACTATTGCAACTTTGGGGTATGCACAGCGTGCACTTCTCAGCAAACTGATGAAGAAGTCTGTGCCACCATGACAGATACTCAATGCGGATATGTTCATCGTCCGTATGTGTCTGACGAGTGTAACGCCCCGGTGGATTGTGTTACCAATTTCGATTATGCAACTTGTTATCCTTGGTACGCTCAGTGCGAACAGAATTGTAGTGGTATCGAGTCTTGTGATGTGGCTGTTGGTCAGACTGTGGGGCAATGTACAGGTTGCAGATTGGCAAATCCAGTAGCCGGAGCTTCTCCTTGTCAGAATAGTTTTCATCCTGAATCTGGGAATCAGCTATTTTACCGATATGATTGTGATCCTATTGATGGTGGCTATGATGGAACTAGTCCGTTGCCTGAAGATCAATGCCTATGGATTAACGGACCATCTTGGTGTTGCGAAACCGATGATCTAGGCTAGGTCGTTTACTCCAAATAAATTGATTGTAAAATAAGGACGTTGGAGGCTGAATGTCTGACGTCCTTGAAAAACTTCGAAAAATACGTCAAAGTCAAGATCTGAAGTTAAAGCCATCACCTTATCTCAAAAAAACTTATATTGATGAATATGGAATAGAACAACCAGTTCATATTCGTAATTATCAAGCTTCTGGAATTATGAACCTTTGTCAGGTTCAACGGATGTGTCTTGGGGATGACACGGGACTTGGTAAAACGCTCGAAGCTCTGAGTGCAGTCGGATATGTGTGGCTAAAAGAACCGGAATATGTTCCGATTATTGTCACTAAAAAGTCTTCTTTATTTCAATGGGCGGATGAAGTAGACAAATTCATGAAGAATATGGAGACCATTACTATCAATGGTCCTCCATTTAAGCGGCACCAACTTTATGAGGATTTTTTCTTAGGTCATGATCCGAAAAAGAAGCGTTTATTAATTTTGACTTATGAAATGCTACTTCGAGATATCGAAGAAACAGTAATTCGAGATCGGGAAACTAAACCAACTAAAGAATTGAAAGCTCAGCTCAGAGCTACTCGAAAAGCATTAAAAGAAGCTGAAGTTCAATTAGAAAAAGCCAAAATAGGATTTAATGCATATTTTAAAGATCGTGGACCTGAAACTTATGAGTTTATTAAATCTCGTTTGCAGCCATTGGAAGATGGGGACGAGCCTAAACCGCCAATAGACTGGACTCCAAAAGATGAAACTGTACTAGTAAGAATTATTGGAATCAGGGAACAAGCTCGGGAATTAAAAATCAAGCTACAAGAACTTAAAGATGAAGAAGCACCACCTAAAAGAGTGCCTGGATTAATTGATTATGTAAGAGAGCTTCTGAGTTTGAATGAAGATGCTAAAATAATGTTTATTCTGGATGAAATTCATGTTCTGAAGAATCATAAAGGCAAGATGCACGGTTCAGCAGCTAAAATTGCTGCTGTTAGTGACCGTGTAATAGGAATGACGGCTACGCCAATTAAGAATCGTCTTATGGAATTCTTCGGATTATTCCGAATTGTCTATCCAAAACTTTTCCCGAAAGTTACACATTTTCAAAATGCGTTTTGTGTAGTTAAATTACAAAGAATTAAGGGCGGGAGACACGTCCCGATCATTGTAGGATATCGTAACTTAAGTCAATTCACTCAAACAATTGAACCGTATTATTTATCTAGAAAGAAGCATGAAGTGGCTAAAGAACTTCCTGAATTAGTCACTCGAGAATTGACCTGTATTTTGAGCGATGAACAAGAAGAACTTTACGCAATTGCGGAGTTGGGATTGCTAAATACTGGGGAGGATCCCGATTCTGATGCTATGAATATTTTAAGTAGTTTGGTCATGGTTCAGCAAGCTGCTAATGCCCCTGAATTATTATCAAATGAAGAAGGAGTTCCATTCGAGGGCACTTCAACCAAGATGGAAGTTTTGATTGAACAACTCAAAGATGAACTCGACGGTGTAAAGGTTATGATCTTTTCTCGATTTGAGAAGATGATTAGTTTAATTGAAAAACGTCTGAAAAAAGAAAAAATAGAATGCGTTCGTATCACTGGTAAGGAAAACGCTAAAGAAAGAGAAGAATCTAAAAAAACATATCAAAATATGAAATCCGGCATTAACGTTATTTTAATTACTACTGCTGGTTCAGAATCACTTAATCTTCAATCTACTGAACATATTATTATGGTTGATTCCCCTTGGAGTACCGGGGATTATTATCAATTAATCGGTAGAGCAGTTAGAATTGGAAGTCAGCATAAAGTAGTTATTGTAACTCACTTGTTAGCTCGTCGGAAGGAAGGGGAAAAAACAATTGACCAACATGTCTTAAAGAAACTTAGAGAAAAGAAAAAACTGATGGATAAAGTAACTGGTGAAGCCTTGCCGGGAGGATTAGAATTCGTTGATAAAGACATGGCTATGGATTTATTCAATGCAATAAAATTTGATCATAATACTATTCAGTCTGTTAAGAAAGTAAGAATTCAGTCTACATCTTCTACATCTAAAAGAAAAAGTTGTAAGTCAAAGTCAAAGTCAAAGTCAATTAACCCAATAGTAGATCCAAAGTTAATTGTAGATCTTTCCGGTATCTGAATTCTTCATGGTAATGAACTTATTATATTTAATTTTAAATATGAGGAGGCTTTCGAAAGTCGAAATAGCTAAAATGACAGACCTATACCGTAATGGACAATCAATTAATAAAATATCAAATTCTTTTTCTATCGACAGATCTACGATTAGATATTGGTTGTCTAAGTACAGTTTATTAAGACCAAAGACTAAATTGAAATTAGATGCTTCTTATTTTGAAAATTTAAATAATAAAAATAAATGTTATTGGATCGGTTTTTTATTAGCTGATGGCACAATTGGGTATAGGTATCTTGATACTAAAAATGGGAAAGTACGAAGACCAAAGCGGGTGAATCTCACTCTTCAATCTAAAGATGAATCACACTTAAAATTATTTAAAGATGAAATTAACTTTGATGGTTCAATCAAACAATTGACAAGATTTGATAAGAGATACGGTAAAACACGGCATCACTCTAGTCTTACCATTGTTTCAGTTCCATTTTGTAATTGTTTATTAGCTAAAGGATGGGATGAATTCAAGAAAGATGGTGATATATCTATTTTAGAACGAATTCCTAGTCATTTGTTGCTTTTTACTATGAGAGGGCTGTTCGATGGAGATGGTGGTTCCATTGTAGATAAACGAAATCAAATCATGGTTTATTTTACAAATAAACACCTTTCAGTAGTTCGGTTTTTCCAGAATTGGTTGACTCAAAAGTGTGGCCTTAATAAGACAAATATTTTCCAGAATTCCAAGTCTAAATTGTGTCGTCTTCAATATAGAGGTAATACTCAAGGAACTTCAATTTTGACATATTTGTATTCGGGGGGAGGACCAATGTTAAGAAGAAAAGATGCTCGACTTGTCTTGGATGTAGATTTTTCTGACATCTAATGCCGGAATGTACTAAATGTTCCGATTTAGGAGTGATTGATCGGGACGGAAAACTATACGAATGTGATTGTGCATTTGTACGTAGATTATCTAATACTCTTCCTCTCTATATTAAGCAAGCCCATTATCAAAAAGAACATTTACAGCTCGGTATGCTAAAACATACTGATAAATCGATTTATATTAAATCTACTTGGCAGGATATGAAAGCAATTGTGAAAGCTTTGTTTTTCATGTATCCACGGAAGTTTATTCGGATTACTTCAGATGCTGAAATTCGTGATGTTTACGTAGGATCAAAATCGCGGGCTGCTCGATCTGAAGACTTTGACGGGGAAGTATATAATAATTTGGCTGATTTAGTTACTGGACCTGAGTTGTTAATTGTTCGACTTGGGGAGATCAAAAATAAAAATAAAGCTGCTCCTGGAGCATTGCTTGAATCACTTAAATATCGGATTGATTATGGACGTCCAGTATGGATTTGGACTGATTTGGAATGCCCTTTTAACTTAGGTAGTTTTGCTTATTCCGAACCTGTGGCCGAGATTTTAGCTACAGGTTGTACTTCCATTGAGGTCCCTCGAATCGCCCCTGATTCTAATTATGAATCTTACTTTGATATCGAGACTACTTCTTCCGGGTCCTCTTCCGGGTCCTCTCGTCCTCTAATTGATTCTAACGGGGAGGAGGACCCTGCTGCTGCCCAAACTCAGAAGAAGATAAAGAAAAAGGCAAAGAAGACCTATGTAGAACCAGTTGAAAATAATGAAATTGAGCTAGATTCTAGTCCATCCAATTCGTTGTCCGGATATGGTGGTGGAGTTGGAAAATCCAAAAAATTTGGGCAACGATGAATCGAATTTTAAGATCTGTAATTCAAGTTGCCAATCAGCCCCCGGCTGAAGAAGCACTTAATAATTGGAATAGATTATTAGAATATAATCTTGATTTTCCCAGTGAAGAACTTCATAAAATTTACAAATATCTTAAAGATTTCTATTCTCAAATGAGTGCACCACCAGATTTGAGTTTGGTGGTTGAATATTTCGAAAAATTAGATGATGTCGAGACTGTTGATCAACTTAATGAAATCAAATCAGCTCAGTGGTATATCCAAACTAATTATATTTCGATTGTTCGAGGAGTTCAAGAACAACAACAAATTAAAAATTTTGCTTTATTATGTCATGATGCCCAAATTATTGCTGAACATGGACGTAATTTTGAAAAGCCAATTAATGGAAAGAAGATCCTGCGTGGAGTAAGTGACGCGGTTACTTTCGTTTTTGATCATCTTCATGAATTCACTCGAGTAGAAGGTGGGGAAAAGCTTGAGGGTGTAGTCAGTGATGATGCAGAAGAATTTATTGAAGAATATGAAACAACTGAAAAAACAAATAAATATACAGACCGAAATTTAGTAGGACTCGAGCCAGTCGATTCAGTGTGTCGTGGCCATCGACGTGGCGAATATTGGGTTCATTGTGGATTTTCAGGCGAATTGAAGACTTCTTTTGCATTAAATTATGCTTATAACAATGTCGTGGTTTATAAGAAAAACATCTTTTATTCTATTTTAGAAATGCCATATAAGCAGCTTCGTCGACAATTTTATGCAATTCATTCTTCTCATGGCAAATTTGTTACTCGATGGCATCATGAAGATGGTTATACTGGTTTAGACCATCGACAAATTCGAGATGGTGAGCTCTCGAAGAGAGACAAAGAACGACTTAAAATCATAGCTCAAGATTTTAAGAAATCGACTGAAGGACGACTTTTTATTTGGCGGCCGAATGATGAAGTCACTATTAACGAAATTCGCCGTAAAGCTGAGATCTTCCATAATAAATGTGGCTGCGACGGAATTATTATCGACCATCTTGGTCTCGTTCTTCCTAATCGTCGCATTTCTGATTACGTTGTATCGCTTAATTCAGTAGTACGTGAGGGGCGACTCATGGCTCTCAATTTTGCTCGAGGACGAGGTGTTCCAGTTTTCGCTTTATTTCAGCTTAATCGTCAAGGTAAACTTCGAGCTGATAAAAATGATGGTCGGTACGACTTTGCAGCAATTTCATATGCTAATGAAATTGAGAAATCAGCTGATGTGATTACTTATACTTATCTCAATGATGTTTTAAGAGACGAGGGTAAATTCTATTTAGGTAATCTCAAAAATCGAGATAATCCACTTTTTGATCGAATGGTTGGCAAGATTATTTGGCAATCTAAGCGCATGCGAGCGATTGAATCTAGTTTACTAGACGAGGGTGATTATCTGACTCCCGGTAAATTGCTTGAACTTCAAAATCGCATGGCAAATGATGACACTCGTTTAACAACTGAAGAACTTTTGGCTATATGAATTGTTAGTAATATGCGTTTTGCACATATGAAAACTAAAGATGGTACTCTGGTAGTCGTATCCGTATCTAAAGACAAACTTTATATTACTATTTCACCTGAATTAGGAATGCATACTGGGATCACCTTAGATCCAAATGCAATTAAATGGAATACAATGTGGTTTATTAAAATTATCCGTGGTTTTATTGAAGTTGGAAATATTAAATGTGATATTTTCGATGTAGCTAAAACAGTTTTGACTTTAGCGAAGAAACAGCATTACGATGTGTTGTTACCAGTGATGTGTAGTTAAGTCTCCATAACGTCTGAAACTAAGGCAGTTTTAAGAGTGTCGATTATTTTAAGTGAATTTTTAGATATGGTTTCCATTAGTGCTTCCTGTATATCATAATCGTTTTTTATTATTTCAGACAATTGCCAATGAATATTATAATCTTTTTCAAATAAAATAAGGAATAGACTAAGGAATTTTTCCATATTAACAGGTTTTAATTCATAGCCTTTTCCTTTACACTCTCTGCATTTCACATCATCTAATGAGACTGTCTGATCTAATGTTCTATAACTTTCGTTGTGTCCTTTTCCATAACAAAAATTGCAGGGGATTGTTATCATCAGTCCAATTTTATCGAAATCTTCGCCAGAACCATAACCTAATAGAATATCTTTAATTTCTCTGCGAAGATTTTCATCCATCATGTTGTAAAATACATTGGTGGCAGATCAAAAAACCGCACATCAAGAATGGGTAGCTAAAAGAATCAAAGAGGTTCTTAGTCGGTATACTGCATTTGAGGCTTTACATGAATATGGATATGGGGATAATGTTGTAGACCAATTCACTGCTATTCAGATTTCTTTTGACTTATTATGTTGTAAAATACATTCTTTCACTTATTATTTTACAAATTAATATAAATTTTTTGAATGGAATATTATTTTTCATTTTGTTGATTCCCCAACAACAAAATACCACATTTGAAATTGTGTATCCTTTTTCGGAGTCTAATCTATCTAAACTAATTAAGTTAAATCGTCTTGGATTATTATACTCATATGAATGTTCTAATTTTTCGCCAGTGTAGAAACATTTTCCATCTTGTTTTTGGTATAAATTATGAAGTTGTTTTAATGTTAGATTAGAAATCTTGGAAATTGTTCTTCCTCTGAATTTGTCTTTCCTTCTAGTGGCCTTTAGTATGATTTTTAATTTTGTTTCAAGATCTCTAGAATTCTTTTTCATAATTCTTTTACTATCACATTTTTTACAAATTCCACTTTTCCAATTTTGTCTTGTTTTATTTCTTTCAAATCTGAATTCTTCAAATTTACCAATATATCCACAATAGACACATCTTTTAGTAGATTCTATATAATTTTTAATTTCTTCATAATTTTTATTAAAATCACTATAATTTTTTATCCATCTTCGAATTGTTTCGTAAGCTATTTTAGTTTCTCTCAATGCTTTTCTTTCTACTCTCAATCTTTTAAAATTAGATAAGAACAATTGTTGCTTTTGATTAATTTCATGTTGGTTTTTGATTTTATAAGTTTCTGAATATTTTAAAGTTTTTAGCCCAAGTTTTTTTGCTCTTTCGTAAATAGATACATGAGAGCGTCTAATTAATGATTGTAATTTTTTCATATCCGGAGGGAGACTCCAATTTTCTTTCAAATATGTTATTTCTTCTTCTGACCACGGTTTCATGTAAACTGTTTATAATTAATGGCTTATAAACATTATGCCACAAACTGCCCATCAAGAATGGATCAATAATCGTATAAAGGCCGTCAGTTCTAGGTTTAGTGTATATGATGTTTTAGTTGAGAATGGAATAGAACTGGCAGACCAGTTTACTGATCTACAAATCAGTTGTCCATTTCATAAAGATCAAAAACCTTCAGCTAGATATTATGGCTCCGGTGGAGGTCATTTTCATTGTTATTCATGTAAAACTCATGCTAATAACAGTATCGCTTTATATGGAAAATTCCGATCTATCGATTTTATGCCCGCGCTTAAGGAACTCGAGCGTAGATTTGGGATCAAAATTCCGAGGCAACCAGATATCCCGGGATATGAAGAACCGACTGATAAAATTTCAGCTGAATACAAATCAGATGCTTGGGCTGACATTCCTAGAATTCTAGCTTTGCTAGAAAAGAAATTATTGAGATTACGTGATAAGGCTCCATTGGTTGATTATATTAAATTTTGTCGAGTGCTGGATGTAGTTCAGTGGGATTTTGATAAAAATCAAAGTAAGGCTACTCCTGCGATGATTCAAATTTTAGAAAAATTAAGAAATAAAATGGATGAAATGGCTAATTTGGAAACATTCGATGATTGAATTTATAGAATATTCTCTTAGCCTTAATACTGGAGAAACAATTGAAGTATCAGAAATATCAGATAAATTGTATCCACCATTATCCGATCCAGAGGTCCAGGAAATTTGTAAACCAATCTTGGATAAATGTGTTCATGTTTCTCGTTTTATTTTAGAAGAAGCCAAACTTGGATTTTCCAAACAACTTGACGAGAAGCTAAGTACACCTCCGTTAGGTGCTTTGATTAAATTAGCTCTAATTTGTTCAGAAATTGACATTTGCGCGATTGCTGATAAAATTAAATGCAATACAAATTACCGTAAGAAAATGGGAAAAGACACTATTTATTGTCCATCTTGTTGGGATTTTAAAATTACAGGAGATTATGCGCCTACTTCCATGGCTTCAGCTAAGTTATTGGTGACTAGTATTATATCAGCTTGGAAATTTGATCATTATGTTATCGTTGTAGACGAAAATGGAAATTAGCGATTAGAAATTTCATTTATTAATTCTTCAAATAATTTTTTAGCTCGGTTAGTTTTCAGTTCTGGTAATTGAACTTGTAGAGTCACGAACAAATGACCTGATTGACCATTATTAACATCCTTAATTCCAGCGCCAATTACTCTCACTGTGGTTTGACCAGGTTCAATTCTTTCAGGAATATCGACTTTAAGTCTTTTTCCATTTAAAGAAGGAACAGTAACTGTACCTCCTGTCATTGCAATGTCGATAGGTATAACTTGATTTATATAGAGATCTTGGCCGACTCGCTTGAAAATTGGATGTTCATTAATTCTAATAGTGATAAAAAGATCTCCTGGTGGTTGACCAGGATTCCCCATACCGGTTAGTCTTAATTTGTGATTATCGGAGATCCCAGCCGGAATTTTGACTGTGAATTTTTTCTTAGCTATTATAAATCCTTGACCATTACATTTTTCACAGGGATATTTAGGGATATCTCCTGATCCTCCACAATTATCACATGGTTCATTATCACTGAAGTATAGCTTTCTTCCTGATCCCATGCACCTGGAACAAACTATTCGTGCTCCTTTAGTGGCTCGCTTACCTAAACAAACTGGACAAGTGATCCTTTCTCTTGATGGAGCTCCGATTTGTTTTGTGCAACCTTGGGCCGCTTCTTCTAATGATATAGATAAATTAATATCTATATCATTTCCAGGGCGTGTTGATGGTCGATGTGTTTCTCTATGTCTAGTTCGAGCTCCACTAGTAGCTCTTAATACTTCTTCAAAATCATCGAACATACTATTACTAAAATTATCGACATTTACTCTCCAACTTCGAGTATATGGAGATTGAGATTGAGATTGAGATTGAGATCTAGGGATACCGAACTGTAATTCAATGTCATATTGTTTTCTCTTACTGGAATCACTTAATGTTGCATAAGCTGCTTGAGCTTCTTTAAATTTAGTTTCTGCTTCTTTATTACCTGGATTTCGATCAGGATGGTGTTTAGCAGCTGCTTTTTTCCAAGCTTTTTTAATTTCATCTTGGTTGGCGTTCCTGTTGACGCCAAGTGTATCGTAATGATTCATGACACATTCTTAAAGTACATTACGGGTGTAAAATAAGATGATGCATCTTCAACAGATGGATGATCGTGTCTCGGTTCATAGAGATTGGTTTAAGGACTATGGATTTCATCTGGTTTCAGAAACCGAAAAGGTTAAGAAATTAGTTGATATCTGCGTCCAACGTGGAGTTTGTTCTCTCGACTGTGAATGTACAGGGGTAGATAATAGAATTTATCCCGATTCCCATTTTGATGATGGTATTAAAAGTCGGCATGGCATTCGAACTATAGATAGAATAGTTGGATTGTGCATGTCGTTTGATGGAAGAAATGGTTATTATCTCCCTTTAACTCATGAACCAGATGATTCTCCTAATTTACCTTGGGATTCCACTTGGGATGAAATTACTCGACTAATTGAAAATTGCATCATTATCTTCCATAATTCTAAATTTGATTGCGAGTTTTTATATCCGCCTACTGGTATTAATCAATATGACTTCAATCGATATGAAGATACATTATTTATTTCGAAGATCATAAATCCGCTGAAGACTAACCCGAATGGTCTTAAACCTCTAACTAAGATTCATTTTGGGGTTGATATGGTGGAGCTCGATGAGCTTTTTACAGATGAACGAAAAGAACAACTGAAAAAAGAAGGTCGTAGGTATAATTTTGCTTTGCTTCATCCTAAGGAGGGTCTCGAGTATGGATGCTCTGATGGGATTTTTACTTATGGGTTGTTATACAAATTAATTGAACGCTTGAGTGAACAAGACAAGAAAATTTATAATTTAGAGAAATCTTTTTGCAACGTAGTTCGCAGGATGGAACAAAATCGTATCCATCTTGATATTAAACAAGTTAATTCATTATATGAAGAATGCAAAATAGCTATGCGTGAGACCGGTGATGCGGTCAGAACGCTAATTGAAAAGAAAACTGGTAAGACTGGAAGATGGCTAGCCCTGAATGTAGGCTCCCCCTCTCAATTATCTACTGCATTTTTCAATGATCAGGAGGGACTCAAACTCAAGCCTACTCCTGAAATGATTAGTGATGCTGATAAAGTAGGAGATGAGAATAAACAATATTCTACTAATGAAGAAGCTCTAAAATCTCTCAATAAAGCATATGGGGATAAATTTCCGATTATTAGAGCTAAAGCTGATGGATCAAAAATCACGAACAGCATGTTTGAAGTAATTTTGGAATATCGTCATTACGAAAAGATGAAAGGCTCTTATATTGAGCCATTGTTCAAGTCTCATGACAAATATGGAGACGTTCGACCTTCGTTTAATCAAATAGGAACTGATACAACTCGCTTATCTGGTAAAGCAGATAAGATCGAAAATGGTTATTCAGGAGTCAATTTTCACGGAATTCCTCGAGATTCTGATGATGATAAACCAGAATTATTTAAACAAATTCGTACCTGCATTGCTCCACGCCCGGGATACGTCATGGTTAAAATTGACTATTCCGGTGAGGAACTCCGAGTTGTCACCAATTTGTCCGGAGATCGAATTTGGATTAAGTCGTTCCTCTACGAAGATGGAGACGTACATTCTATCACCACGCGCATTCTTTACGGTAAGCAAGACATCTCTAAAGATGAGCGAAACCGTGGGAAAAGAAGTAACTTCGCGTTTATTTATGGCGGTGGAGCAGGAGCTATACAGAGTAATGTCGGATGTTCTATTGAGGACGCTCAACGTCATATGAATAATCTTCGGGCAGGCGTGCCTGAATTGATGGGATACGTTGACCACCAGAAGCAATTCGCCCGTAAGTATAAATGTATTTATACAGCGTTCGGCCGGCGCATTCCGATTCAACTGGTGGATTCTCCCATCAAAGGATTGAGACGGAAGGCAGAACGTCAGGCTATTAATTACACGATTCAAGCTACTTCAGCGGATATTTTGAAATATGCATTTTGTTTTGTCGACAAGAACATTCGTAAACTTGGCTGGGAAGATCGAGTTAAATATGTACTTACGGTGCATGACGAAATTGTGTTTGAGGTGAAACCTGAATATTTAATGGAAATTGTTCCTAAATTAGATGAATGGATGACCTATCCGTGGAAACTTCCTAAAGCTCATGGTCGTGAATGGATCGTCCCGCTTGAAACCGAACCTGGTGTTGATATTCATTGGAGAGCTCGCTATGACTTTTTTGCTATGACTCGAGGCACGGAAGTCAAACCTGATCAAATTAACGAGGGTAAGTATACCGGCAAATTGAAGAAGGGTCACTATTTTGCTAACGGTCGAATTTATCAAGAAATTCCTGACTTCTTGAAGTCATATATTAAAGTAGAAGGTGGCCTACCGGAGACTAAACAAATACCCGAAGTTAAACCGGATGAGTCAAAGCCTGAATCTAAATCTGAGGTTAAAATAGCGGAGAACGTACCTGAGCCTCCGCCAATAACACCTGAACTTAAAGAGGCGTTTAAACAGGAAGCTCAAAAATGGGGTGAAGAAGTATCTGAAAAAGTAGCTGATATAGAAAATCTTAGTGAGCCACCTAAAGTAGAATCTAAGCCCACAGAATCGGAGGCCATTTCCACAGAAGTAGATTTAGACGTATCCCAAGAAGAAGGCTTAGGTATTGAAGTTGAAGATGCTGGAGATGAAGATGAAGAAGCAACTAAACCTACGAATGGTCGAAAACCAATTGGTGAAGATGAACAAATTTTTCGTTTTACTTTTCAGGCCGTGATGTCAGAATTTAATGCTAAAAAATTAAAGGCAATTTTTGCTTTAGCTGAGGGCGATACTCCGCTTAGGATAGTCGATCCGAAGGGGGTTATTCTTCTTCCGGAGCAAGATGCTCCTCGAGTGGATCCTCAGAAGTTTCAATATCTGGCTTCTCTATATGGGCTTGGATAATTTCTTGAAATTTACCGATAGCAGCACATAAAGTAGCAAAATTCCAAAGAGTGATTTCTTTTAATTCTTCATCTTCAGAAACAGTTTTATTGGATAGTAATCCTTTTTCACGTTTAGCTAGATCCTCTAAGGTCTCTACAATTTGAGGTAAAGTCATTCTTTCTACCATAATTTGTAGTTCTACTTCATCTTGATCCGTGATCCCGTTTTCGTCATCAGCCATTGTATAATCCTACATGAGTCAAAGGTTTTTTGAATATGGGAAAGTCAAAGTTCTAATTCAGGATTCTAAACAGGTAGCTCTCGAAATTTGTCTTCCCATATCTTTGTTATTTTCTACTCTACCAACATTATTAAAGTATGGTCAACCCTACGATTACACTCTAAATAATCCATTATCTGTTTGGCTTCCATCATTAAATAAAGATCGGATCAATCCTAAGATTTTGGTAATGACTCCAGATGTTGATAAAGATGTAAATGAATTAAAGAATAGAAAAGTTGAAGAAGTTCTGAAATTATTTCAGGAATTGAGTACTGTCACCCTTGATCGGTCAGATTTAATTCCTATGCTTCCGTTAGGAACATATACTTTATTCAAATATCGTTGTGAGATCGATGCATTAGCTAAGATTCATTCAGAATTAAAATATATTAATATTATCGGAATATTGGAGTTCAATGTTGCCTTGGAAGAAATTCATATGGAAATAATTAATGCAGCTGCTTCGGCATGTGAATAGCAACATCAACTTTATACCAATGTTGTTTGCTGTTTTTCTTCTCTTCAAAATTTTGGATTGAACAAATTCCGTTATTACCACAAAGCTTATAAATTTTAGTAGCTAATACTGATGAAAACATTCCGATACGTTGGAAGCTTGGATTGAATGATTGATAAACTCCATCGGCTTGTTCATGACCAAATTCAATAATATGTAATTCTCCAGTAGTAATATGTCTAACTACTGTTATATTAAATTTTTTTAATTTTTCAATCGTTAGATCAATGATTTTGTTTGGTGATTTAACATGTTCTAAAGCTTGAAGTGCAACTAGATCATTTTTGTATTTATCGAAAAGTTCTATTTCTTTATGTTTTTGACCTTTCAATATTGCTAAGCTTGATGTTATTTTAGGATGCACAATAGGCATGGCTTTGTGCATCTTTCCATCTTCGCCTTCATAATCTGGAGGTTGATAAATCATGTCCGGAGTAAGCGGCATCATGATTTCTCCAGTATCATCATCTACCAAATATAGTCCATGTCCTGCTTCTAATTGTTTAGCTAGTTCAATAATGATTTGGTCTAAAGCTAACTCAAAAATATCTTGAGTATCTGGTCTAATTAGATGTTCAAGTGATTCAAGCAACTGGTTTCTTAAATCACTAGGTGATTGAAGCAATAATTGCTTCACTTTATCATTATTTTGGAATTCATTCCTAATTTGATGAAGATAATCAGCTTTTACTTTTTTCTCAGTATCAAGTACTAAGGTGCTTCCAGTATTCCGATGAATTACCAGAGATTTATAAATGTCTTCAGGCTTTTTACTCATCGTCCCCAAATGTAAATGTGCCACCAGGCTCTAAAATAGTTTCTGTTTGGTCCCCTATCATAGTACCTTGATTAAATTCGGTATTTCCAATATTGGGATTTATTGGAGGAGGTGCTATCGGGGCCGGAGGTGGTTGGATTGGTGTAGGTGTAGGTGTAGGTGAAGGTGAAGGTGAAGGTGGTTGGATTGGTGTAGGTGAAGGTGAAGGTGGTTGGATTGGTGATGCTTTAGGTTCTTCTTTTAAAGGAATGACTGGGATATTTTGTGTGGTATGAATTTCGTAGGAATTTTTACCTATAGGTAAAAATTTTTTCGATCGAATATTGCTGAATCTTGGATCGTCTTCAGAAGCTCGAGGAGGATTTTTAAATAATCGGTCTTCCCAAGTCTGAACCCTGGTTTGGAATGAATTATTCAATCTACTCCTAGAACATTCTTGGTTGCCACACCGTCGACAGAAAACCAAATTAAACTGATCAAGTGGAATATTGCCCACTTCTGACATACATTCTTTTAAAAAATCTGATTTCATATTACTCGATATTGCCCGTCGGCAGATTTTTTTACCCGTTTGGACTTTCTTAACTTGGTTAAAGCTGCCGTAACCGTATTTGGACCTAAGCAGGTTTGTTTAACCAATTGAGATCGACGGGTAAATCCCTGTTTGATGGCTTCTAGGATTCTTTCACTATGATCAGTATTCTCCATACTTGCGCTGTCCTAAATTACATGCTAGAATACATTATCTTTAAATGAGATTCATGACTTGGCTTGGTGTTCCTAAGCAGCTCATGGAATGAGGGAATGAAATGGGGATTTCAAAAAGAGTCAAGCACATACGTGTATCTCAACCTATACCTAATGATACCAAAAAGTTACCATGGCCAAGATTTGCAGATGATAATAAAACCCAACTCGGGGTAAATGTTGTAGAAAAGGAACAAGACATCATTAAAATTGTATATAAATTTTTCAAAGTTTCAGATATTCCAATGGAAGAATTGATGCAAGAAGTTTTCCTTACAATTATACACAAAAATCATAGTCGTTCAGCGCATGATCCGCGTAAATCAAGTTTTGGTCATTATGTTTATATGATAGCTAATAACGTATGTATTAATTTGGTTCATCGAAAAGAACGATTTGATAAAGAAAAAGAATCGTTGGATGCTCCGTATAGACCTGGAGACTATAAAACTTTACTTGACACGATTGAGCTTCCGGAAGAGGAGCCTGACATTGAATTTGACGAGAAATGTGAAGAATTAGAATTTTTGATGCGCCAAATGGGGAAATGGGATTTAGCTAGGTACATCACAGCAGTTCGGAGTGGAGCTAATTTAGACGTTATCCGAGATGCTTTAACTTGGGGTGGAAGAAAAATTACGAATAAAGTTATCCGAGATTGGCGTACTCAAATTCGTGAAATAACTACTGACATTAATTCTTTGGATGAAATTTTGATATAGCCTGCATGAATTGGTTGATCATTTGACTTAATTTTTGTTCAGGGATTTGTCCTCGTAGTTCCATACTTAAATGACCGCGTAAAAATGGTAGAGCTGTTTGTGGATTTTTAAGAATCTTCAAGCAACTTCGACAAATAAACATTTCTTTTTCTAAACCATCTTCAGGTCCGGCCCATCTGATTCCAGGCTTGGAGCAATACTCACACAGACCTTCAGATTTCATTATTGGTTTCATAATTCATTCAAAATTAGAGAAACCGCTTTTTCTAGACTAATACCGGATTGAACACTAATCCGTTCTGACAATAATAAAGCCACCGGTAATGGTAATTCCATACCCAGAATACCGAATCCAGCTACATTTTTATCAACAATTTCTCTGAATTCATTAAATAAATTATTGAAATCCAATGCTTGGTATTCTTCTCCTCCGGCATAATACGGGTCACAAGTTTTGGGACTAGATAATACAAAATGAATAGCACAAGCGATTGGTCTAGTCGAATAGGCCATGCAAGTTTTAGTTTCAAGATCTAAAATTGGACACTGTTTTCCCATTTTAAACCAAACAACAGGATGAGGATTATCTTTCAAGAATTCAAATTGAGCTCGAGCCCGTTCTCGGACAATTTGCCATGTTTTTTTAGATTTTAAGTGTTCATAAATTATGACAGCTTCAGCCATTAAAACATAAATTAATCGATAACAGCAATTAGCACATCCCTTTCTGCAAGAAGGATGTACGCCGCCGTGTAGTATATATTTTTCAGCTTGGGCAGCTTTGTCAGCTAATGCAAATTTTATCGGTCCCAGAGCTTGAGAAAATACTAAATCCATTAATGGGCCGTAAAAATAGATTTCAGATCAGCATTGTCTATGATAATAAATATATTATTTCTATCTACATCATTTTCAATTTGATCTGAAATTCTCATTTTAGCCATGGATTTAATTCGGTTTTCTAACGTTACTCTGTATTGATTTAACCTAGTCCCATAGAAAATATATAATTGTTCCCTTAGCTTAGACTCTGCCATTTGTACTAAATGCGTTTCAGTAACATATACTGGATGACTTGGACCGCAATAGTATTTCAAATAACAGAGCCTACCCAATCTGGTTGCGTATGTGGTAACAAGGGATCTAGGTTTCTTGTCAGAGAAACCATTCATACTAGTGTACATGCTATAATACTTTTGTTCAGATCTTTGTGCTGTCTAAATGGCATTGTATAAATTAAATATACAATGAAAATGAATCAGACTGTTTTAGAAACTGATTCGTCCTTTTCGACCTTGGACACGAAATCTTCAACTTCGGGTGAGGTAGTCTTCTTAGAAGAACCCCCACCTACTAATTCTACTTTTTCACCATTCTTTTTGAAGGTATCGGTATTTTTATTAATGGCGTTATAGAGTGATTGACTTGACCAATATCCCCATTTTTCAATAGCCAATTTTTTGGCTTCTGCCGGGGTCATAGGTCCATGTTCCTTAAAGATTTGCACTAAAGCTTCCTTTAAGGGAGGGCGACCATTGGCAGCAGGTTTAGCCGACTTGGTCGCTTTAGCCGGCTTACTTACTTTTTTTGCGGCCTTCTTCGCTGGTTTCTTAGCGGCCTTCTTCGCTGGTTTCTTAGCGGCCTTCTTCGCTGGTTTCGCAGTCTTGGCCACCTTTTCTTGAGCGACGTTGGACAATCCGCCAACAAGTCCCTTAACTTGTTTCATTGAATCAAGGACTTTACCTTTTTCACGATTGATAACCGACATTGAATTATCAATTCCCTTTAGTAAATTTTGGACTTTCACAACTGCCTGTTTCGGGGTTGGAGGCTTAGTCTTTGTCTTGGTTGTACTCATGGTTTATCCTTCTGGTATAGTCTACTGTGTAGACTTTGATCTTTCCTTAAGATCCCGAGAAATCCTGGAGAGATCAGCATTGCTAATCACCCCAAGTTTTCGACAAATTTTTTCTTTTTGATGTTGATAATTATCTAGAACTGCCACTTTTCTATTATACCCAAACTGGGAGTATATGTTTTTAAGGCGAGTGTATAATTCATTCCAATTCGGGGCTTTCTTCATTTATATCAATTATACAACGAGCAACTATCAAATTTAACGGAGAATCGATGACTAGTAGTCTTAAATTTGATGAATTTTTAGATAAATTACATGAACTTAAACAAGAGTTTAGGAATCACCATGGTAAGCCTCTAGAAACAATTGAAGAACTTGAAAGTTATCTGAGGCGGAGAAAGATGGGACTAACTGGAAGAAGGCGTCTTAGGTCACTTAAAGGATTTAATATATGATGAAGTTAAAAGATGCCTGGCTTACTTTAGGCAAAGATCCTGAAGAAATTTATGCTCAAATTTCATCTCAATCTTCCATTTCGTCTAAAGTTGAAGCTATATCGAATTTATTTAATTACGCCAAAACTATTTCTAAAAAATTGTTAGCTCAAAGTCATCCAGATAGAAACCCGGGTGATATTGAAGCTGAGAATCGGTTTAAAAGAATTCAACAGGCTCTCAATGCTATTGAATTTTATACTAATGAATTCAAGAATAAAGCACAACAGCAGATTGATGATAAATCAGAGGATGGATGTTATATTCAGTTTGAATAGGGTATATATTGATGAAATATATAGCATACCTGACTAAAATATATATGGGGTTGAACTTTAATTCATAAGGGTAAATATGACGACGACTTGTACTACACAAACCATCGGTGGTGGAATCATCATGCCGAATGGCACTCTAATTTGCATGAGCGATGATGTAAATTCAGCTCCTTACGCCACTACGGTTTGTACCGGGGATCCTGTCGATAATATCTGGGCTGAGAAGACAGATTCAGGTTACAGATGTCGTCTTGATTTAATGACTTATGATCAGGTTTGGGACGTACTTACTCGAGTTCCTGAAGCAAAGGCGGATTTGCTTAGAATTACGGATGATGAATGTTTAGTTTATTTGGCAAATAGTTCGAAATTAAGAATAGATGAAAAAGCAGAGAATCAACGTCTGATGCATAAAATGAACCGAGCTCTTCCCTATTATACGTTAATGCGTGGGAATATAGACGGTTCAATCCGTTAATTCTTTTCCGTAATATCCATCGACAGCACGCTGGGTAACTACTTCAGCTTTTTCACTGACTAATTTAGTCAAATCCAAATCAAAACAGAATGCTAAGACTGCAGCATAAATGATAACATCTGGTAGTTCTGAGATAATAGCTTTTCTTACTAATTCATAATCATAACCATCGCGAAGTGCTTTAACGATTTTATTACACATCTCCCCGGCTTCACCTGCTACACCAGCGCCATAATATAAACCCGGATTTTGTCCATAGGCAGCCTTTGGTGCCATCTTCTTGATTTCACACAGAATCTTATGCGATTTGAGTACTGCATGAAAAATATCATCTGGTGCCTTATCTAATTTGGTTTCAAGTTCTTTAACTCTTTCCCCGAGATAGTATGGGACTTCCTGTTCCCAATTTTTTTCACGAGTTCCACTTAAAACTAAACCGAGCTTTTCTAATTCATTCAATCTAGAATGAATTTCAGTTTTGGTTTCAACTACTTCAGTCACAGTGTATCACTCCTGTTATTTTTCAGTTCTTCGGGAAAACAAGTATTTTTTATTCCATCAGCTTCTGAATACAGCGTGAAATAAAACATAGGGGCATCGAATTTTTGTATTTCAACACTCTCTTTTTCCATCATTTTAAGATCATCCAAAAATCGATTATAAAAAGGAATAATTTCATAATTATTATGCATCGCTTCTCGTCGCATGAATTGAAATAAACTCAGAAAATCAGCGGCCTTAACAATGGTTTCTATATATTGACGTCGATCTGATGCTTCTTTTCCACTCTTATCACCGCACATCCAAGCTAAGTCGAATTGTACTAGTTTGCGGATACGCGATGGTAACTTATTAGCTAGTACATGTTCTGCTTTATTTATCTCTTCTCTCAAATGATTACTCGTATATTTAAAAACACGAACTACATCTCCTGTCACACATTCTGGTAAATCATGCATTAAAGCATGAAATACAATGGGACCCATTAACTGAATATTATTAGGATTAGTGGCTTGATGAATCATTGCTGCATATAATGCAACCCAATAACTATGATCCGCGGTATTTTCGGGTATTGAAATAGGGATACTACTATATCGCCAGACTGAACTTAAACGACGAATATCCCCGCTCGCCTGTTTAATCAGTTCCGCCCAGGGCGGTGGAGTCTGTATGGCCATTGTTTAAAAGTACATCTAGGCCATTATCGTGACAGCACTGAGCAGCAATATCACTAGCTCGATGAATCGAAAAAGAAACCTTACGCTGATTAAATTCGTCGAGTAAGGTATGGAATTCATTATCAGTCAAAAATACATGTTCGATTCGAGGTCCCTCTGGATCTTCAAATTCGACTGTATACATTTGTTTCTTTGGAGTTCTGGAAAGATCTGACATATCCCGTTATTCTACCGATGATGAACTGTGACTGAAATGTGAAAGTGTGAAATTCGAGCTTGTACATTCCGGTATGAGAAATGTTGTCGATTTGGACACTTCCAGCATTCCCAAAAATAAATCACCTTTAATTAAATCACAAGAAATCTCTTACATCGGAAGATGCTTAGGATGTAGCGAAATGGATGTTCTGATTGATGGAGCTTGTACAGGTTGCATTGATCTTTATGGAGAAAAATGCGGGGCTATGTTCCAAAAAATCAGACAAGATCCAAAGTTTGCTCGTCTTTGTTATGAAAAACTTCGGCACGAAGAATCTAAGAAGCAATTCATTGAATTTTTCGGATCGCAAATCCTCGATGTTGCTACAAGCGGAGTTATTTAGTCCGCTTGTAGATATCTGCTAACGATTCATCTGGATTAATTCGTCTAGATTCTAAACCTTGAACTAATGTATCGATATCTAGATTCATTAGATTAGCTGCAACCGTTAACGCATCTAGTCTTTCTACCGGATCTTTATATTTTTTCGAATCTTTAATTAATTGTTCGGCTCGTTCTTTTTTCCAATTGTTTTCATTAGTAGGATGGAATTGGACTATTTTATTTTTTTCAACGGCTAACCATTTCCCAGTTTCCCATTCCTTGGGTTCACAAATTTCGAATTCTTCGTTAGTTAGTGGACCCTGAAATTTAACGAATTTTAATTTAGTTTCTGCTTCTTTTTCTATTTGAAGAAGACTGTTATTCTCATCTTGAATAATAAGAAGTTCTGGAATGTATGGCTTTACCTTTGGAGGAAGCCTATCTTTCATTCCATAAGCAACAATATGATAAGTCATATCCGATGAGTAGGTCATGATCTAATCTACAATTTGGATATGACTTATCAGTATCTATTATGACAGCTTATTAACTGGCTATTTTCTGTAGGCAGATTTTCACCAATTCTTCGATTGGCATGTCATCTACTGCTGGTCCTAAGTCCTCGAGAATTTTCTTAGCCTGAGGCTTCTTAAACCCGAGGTCAGTCAGAGCAGCCAGTGCTTTCTGGTAATTTTGCGAAGCTTCCGGATCGAAAAACGGTTTCGGCTTCGGGAAATCGATGATATGGAATTCTTCTTTAGGCTGAAATTCCACCGGATGCATCGGTGCAGGCTGGGCCGATTTCTTAATATCCTTAACAGTAAGCTTCTTCGCTTCTGAGTCTAGAAGCTTCTTTGCTCGATTCCGAGTTTTATCATTCAAAGATTTTTCAAAGGCCGTGGCTGTAACTGGATCATTAATCAGGCATCCATGATTTACTACGTTGATCATAAAATCAACGTATTCAATTTCTTCCATTTCTCGGCTACGAATCCCAATTAGGGAACAATCCATGAAAATCCCGAGGGCTCGATATCCTTCATTGACCTGATTGTGGAAAATTAGAAGGATCCGTTCGATTGTCTGGACTGCCCATTCATTAGGAGCTTCTACCAAAACTAATTTTTCGATTCCACCAAATGGACCGGGAATAGTCTTGGCGAAGAGGAAAGCTGCTTTGGCACATCCGAAAGAGGGGTGCTCGGGGCCGATTGCATTAGCTTTGAGTGTCTTCATATTTCGGGATACGGCCTGTACCCGAACACTTACGTCGTCACTTGATTATTTCTAGAGATAGGTCTTCCAGCCGGACGCTGACATTCTTGAGAGTGTCATCTTCAGGTACGAACCAATATCCATTAACTAAATCGGCCCCAAATTTACATAATCGAATTCCTCTTTTTAGAGATAATCCTAACCATCGTTTGGTTTTAAGATGAAATAAGGCATGGGTATCTTTAAAATCGGCCATCATCATTGGCTGTTCATTAAATATATCTTCTGCAGTTAATAATATTAGCCGTCCTTTAACCGGGACTATTCCCCAATCTATCGGCTTCATATTTTATTTTACTTTTTATTTGTCCGGACAAGTGGATGTTAGAATACGACAAATTAATAAATGATCTCTCGAATGAATTTTCGGGTTTTGAAATAATCCCTAAAAATCAAAGCATTTTGATGAAAATCATTAATGTTGTCTTGAAGATACTATCATTCGGATTGATGAAAACCTTCATGACTACTTTTGTTACCACAATTGGTAGCAAAGTATACGTTCCAGCATCTTGGGAAACTGAATGGGACGAAACTAGCAAGATTTCAGTTTTAAGACACGAACGAGTCCATATTCTTCAGAAGAAGAAATACTCTTTCATATTATTTGCTATCCTTTATCTCTTTGTCCCGCTTCCAATAGGTTTGGCCTATTTCCGGAAGAAGTTTGAGCAAGAAGCTTACGAAGAGACTATGAGAGCCACCGCTGAATTACGCGGTGCGATTTACTTGGATTTGCCTGAATACAAGGATTTCATTATTGGCCAATTTGTGAGTGCCAATTATCTGTGGACTTGGTTATTTCGAAAGTCTATAGAATCTTGGTATGACCAAACCAGAGACAAGATTTTACTCGAGGTATCAAAATGATTGACGAAATCACCAAAGAAATTTCGCTGGCCGGTCTAGCGGTAATTGTGATTGCTTGTGTAGCTCTCACTAAAATCGTTCGCAAGATCGTTGAAACCTCAATTCCGGCTTGGAGGAAAAAGGCTGACGAAAATCATCCGGATAAGACTTATGCCACCAATATGAGTCGGTGGTGGAACCAAGTTATCCTGTACGTCATTCCAGTCACGATTGGACTTCTACTGGGATTTATTAAGTCCGAATTTATTTTTGGAAAAATTGATACCCTTAGCGGTAAGATGTTTTATGGTGCGTCTGTCGGCTGGATGTCCGGATTTCTGGTTAAAATATTCTTCCAGTTAATTAAAGAAAAGACCGGGGTAGACGTCTCTAAGGTTGCGGATATGGATCCCAACCCAATGGCCAGTGTTAGTAAAGATGTAGATTCTACGTCTGATGATCAGGACAAGGAAGAGGCCTGATTGACGGCATTTTGCAGGTCGGACAAAGCGGAATCCGGTCCAACTCCTCTTGTACTTTATCAAGCTCGGATTGGATGGTATCTCTCTGGCTCGAGAGTGCCCTTTCCTCGTCCTTAAGTTGATTCAGGCGGCGTAAGTACCCCTTGCCATTGGAAAGCTTTTCCGTGCATTCTTCGGAACCCGGAATGGTTATTTCAACAGAAAGTAAATCTACCCTTTTTTGGGCTGATTGAAATTGATTGAGGATCCTTATACCCTTGGATATTCTTTGGATATTTTCAAGGTCTTCGATTTTTGAAATTTGAACATCTTCAATCGGCTTTAATCGAATTATTCTCTTAGCTATATTTTGAAGTTTAATCCAAACCTTGAGCATATTTTGAAGTCTATCTATCTTATATTGTTTTATTGGAGACGGAATTTTAACCAGCTCAATTTGATTGAGTTTTTGAATTTGATTGGATAATACCTCAATCTTGGACATAAATTCTTCGATGGCTAAAATTCTCTCACTATATTCTTCAATAGATTCAAATTGACTATCTAGATCAGATTCGAGTTCGAGCAGATCATCTAATTTATCAAGTTTACCATCTTTGGCTTTTAACTTTTCAACATTTTTCTCATAGATTTTAGCTTCATCTAAGGCCCGTTTTCTATTCCTAACGTTGATTAAGATTCCGCTTTGTAATACCTTTAATCTACTAACTTCTGAAATAAAATCAGTAACAGCTGGGCCAGAACGGTCTACTAAAAAGAGAGGGAAAAATTGTCGGGCATGCCAGGGGTGAATTACATCTGATCCAATCTTAATAGCTTGAAATCCGATATCCTGGATAAAGTCAGTCTGTCCAGCACCAACTTTGTCGAGTGGTTTTTCTTTGCCTGGGAGCCAATACCGGTTGACCCCTCTTTCTGCTTTTTCCCATTTTAAACCCCAATCAGATGACTGAAGTTCAACTGTAGTATATTTTTCCCCTTGACGAACTAGGCTTACAACCGGAATATTTAAAAGAGCCCCGGAGATTGCTCGAATAATGGCACTTTTTCCAATATTAGTTTTACCGGTTATGCAAGTAAATCCAGATATCTCAAATTGGAGATCCGCAATGCTCTGGAAGTTCTGAATATGAACCTTAATTGAATCAGTCATGAACCTAATTGCTCTACGTCTATAGCATTTGAATCAACTAAATCTCCATAATCTTGGATTTCTGGTTCTCCTGGATCATCATATTCTGAATCATCGTTGTTATCTGAATCATCATGTTCATGACTGGTCACAGCATCTTCGGCTAAAGCTGCTAATTCTTCATCGTCCAGCATTCGATAGCCTTCGATAATCTTGTTACGAGCGAGTTCAATGACTTCATTTAGGTATTCAGGTTGTTTGCTCATCTCTAATCTGAATTTTTCAGACCCAATAGCCTCAATTACATGTGAATCTTTAGGTGATTTGAAAGCAAAAACCTCCCGTTTTTGCTTATTCCTAATTTTATTAATAATGTTGTAACGCTCGGCCACGGTTAACATAGTTCGAAGTTCATCGACACCAGTCCCATAACGAATGGTGATTAGACCGGAATGCCCTTGCTTGGCATCGATCTTGTTTTTAACCATCTTAACTTCGACATCAGTCGAAATGTAGACATCCTCTTTTTCGTTGATAAGCGGATTCCAGATTTTGGCCTTAACTGACATTTTCGGCTTAAGTAAAACTCGAGTGGAAGCAAAAAATTTGAGAGTGTTACCTCCGGTAGTACTTTTAATGGTTTCTTCTAAATGGCCGAAGGCGCCAATTTTATCACGTTGTTGATTGAGAAATAAAACAACAGTTCCGGTTTCGGCAATGATTCGCTGTAGTTTTGGAAGAAAAGTAGACATTAACCGAGGGACTTCGGCCACTCCTTGCTTTTGCTTTGCATCTGAGACATCACGTTTCATTTCGCGGCCGGATACTAAAGCTGCGACTGAATCGATAACTACAATATCTATGCCTTGAAGCGCTGCGTTAACAGTTAGAGCTTCAGTCTCTTCAAAAGTTCGAGGTTGAGCTCGTAAAGCAGCTCCGGAACCACCTAAATCCGGGCTCCTAAAGTCGGCTCCTAATTTGACTGCATAATGATCTTTGACTGCACATTCGAGATCAATATATAAACCACAACCACCAGCCTCTACTGCGTGACCTAATGCGGTTAAGGCTAGAGTCGACTTACCGGAACTTTCACGACCGAAGATTTCATTAATTGAGCCCTTAGCCCAACCCGGACATAGGAATTTTCCATTCTTTAGTCGACTACCACCGATTAGCATATTGAGGACGGTGCTGCCGGTATTGATACATTGAATTTCTTGATTAGCTTCTACGAATACATCCCTTACTTTAGTTCTTTTCTCGACTGAAGCCCGATACTTAGCCAGTTTTGGATGCCATGTTGGTTTAGTCGCCATAATTATCTCTAAAGTACAATGGTTCCTATTATTTTTGCATAATACTTTCGACAATCTCGGTATTTTCTAGCCATTGCGCAATATCAGGATGAATTTGATCTTTGTTAGGTAACTTAATATTGCCCTTAGGAATTTTGCTAAATTGGAAAAATCGATTATTTTCCCTAAATATCATGGCAGTTTTCTTAGTAATTTTTGCACCTAATAAGGATTGAACTTTTCGCCTTCGTTTTAGGAATACTTGTTTTTCATTGTCGGTAAGATCATCAGGTTGAATAAATCCATTCCTGAGTTCCATGAATCTAGCAGTAAATTTAGCCACACAGTAGGCGTCTGCTTCATCAGATTGCATGGGATCAGGATTCATTTGATCTAATTGCACAAACCGTTGAATATCTTGTTTATCAGCGGATCCTTTACCAGTCAAGAATTTCACTGTGGCTGGATCAAACAAGACACAATCTTTGCGTTTTTCGAAAATAGCCTCGAGAGAAAACATCATTAGGCCAAAATGGCGCTCAGAATATTCCCCACCACCATAGGCTGGACTTTCCAGTCCAACCAAATCTACTCTGTGCCGTCGAAGTAAATCAGCAACTAATGAACGAAAATGAATATAACGAGCTACTGGGACTACCGATTTTAATGTTCCCTCATGTCCAGAAGCAATTAGTTTTCTCTTGCCTTTTAATGTAGAATCATAAATAGCCCATCCATAGGATAACAAACTCGGATCTAAACCCAAAGCCTTCATATGATACTCCATTTAGAACCTGATGATGTATATAAATCATTCATTTATACCGGTGCTCCGATTAAAATAGGTGAATTTAGCGCTAAGAAATTACCATTTAAGTGTAAATGTGGGTCAATAAAATTAATAAGAATGAATACCATTACTACTGGGAAAAGTACAACTTGTGGGGAATGTAGTAAAATTAACTTAAATTACGGTACTAAATTCAACGATCTTATTTACATCGGGCCTTCAATTCGAATCCATCCTCAAAGTGAAAAAAAATTATTATTTAAATGTAAATGTGGTAAATCTAAGTATATTAGGTTCTTTACAGTAGAGAAAGGTAAAGCCAAGAAATGCGGGGACTGCAATTTAACTGTTATTAAAAAGGGCGACAAAATAGGTAATTTTTGGTATGCTGGAAATGAAATTACTGAATATCTAGGAACAATTAAAAAATATCCATTTAAATGCAAATGTGGGAAGATAGTGTTTCTTAGTCTAAGAAACACTAAGAAAAATCAAACATGTGGTAAGTGTAATGAAATATTATTGAAACACATGGAAAAATATCAAACTTTTGTTTATTTAGGTAAAGATATTCATATCGGACCTTGGTCTAAAACAAAATTGCCATTTAAATGTAGATGTGGGGCATTAAAGTATATTTCCATCTCATCTATTACATGTGGAGATACTGTATCATGTACTAATTGCTATCAAATAATTAGTACATGGTATAAAAATAATGTACCAACACTTAAAAAATTAAAATGTCCAATCTCCCCTAGTCAATTTCCGATAGGTGGCCCAATTCCATTAGAAACAATTAAATTTCGTTCTAAGAGTTATACCTTTCTTTGTCCTATTTGTGATAGTCAATATAATCCAACTTTAAATGAAATTGTAAGAGGAAAGCGATTAACATGTGGCTGCATATGCAATAAAATTTCAGTTCCTAATAGAGAAATAAAAAACTTTATAGATTCATTAAATTTGAATTCTGAATTGGAATTCAAATTAGACGGCAGATATTTTGACATTAAATCAGGTAACTTGTTGATTGAATTGAATGGAATCCGTTGGCATTCCAAAATAAATTCAAGACAACGTGATACTGAAAAATATTCAATAGCTATGGACAATGACTACCAATTATTGTCCATATTTGAAGATGAATGGAAAAACAAAAAACAGATATTTAAAAACATTATACAACATAATCTTGTACGCAGTGAGTCCATACTCTTACGACCTCAAAAGTGTGAAATTTTAAAAGTTCAAAATAAAGAAATCAACGACTTTTACGAAAGAACTCATTATATTGGTAAATGTAAAGCTAAAGTTCACTATGCTGTTATTCATGATTCTAAAATTATAGCTGCCATGTCTTTTGGTAAGCCAACTCGGCCTACCAAAAGATACGATTGGGAAATAATACGAATAGCAACAGATCCAAATTACCATGTTCATGGAATCTGGTCTAAACTCTTGAAATTGTTTATTAAAGAATATAAACCAAAGTCCATTGTGTCTTTTTCAGATAATCGTTTGTTTACTGGAAAAGTGTATGAAAAATTGGGTTTCACTTATGATGGAGATGTGAAACCTGATTACTACTGGACGTTAGGAAATAAGAGATTCCATAAATCTAATCTCAGGAAAACTAAAGAAGAAAAATTAACTGGTTTAACTGAAACTCAGTTAAGAGAAGCCCAGGGATATAAGAAAATTTGGGATTTAGGGAAAAAGAGATGGGTCTATCAATTGATAGACCCATCTAATTCCAAAGCCCGCACTTAGAGTAAATCGTCGTAGCCCTGCTGAAGTTTCGGTGCTTCAGCAGAAGCTTCGCCTGAACCTAACTGATTAGAACTGCCGCCACCACTGATGCGTTGTTGGAGTTGCTCTGCTGTGAGCTCGAACCCAAGCTCTTTTTCGACATGCTTCCAAGCTCGCAATCCTTCTTCCAAAATCCACTGGCGGATTTCCGGCTTGATGCCTTCTTTGCGTGCCCAAGCCGCAGTCATTCCATTTTCGAAATTCTGCTTTTGATATTTTGAATCACCATCCAAGGTGACCTTGATATCAATTACCTTGAAATCGTTTTTGCGTGCACTAGCATAAGTGCTCTCGAATTTCTTATATTTCTTGGCACTCATCCGATAGAGTTCGATGGTAGTATATTTCTTTTGATTCAGCAGTTCCAGATCTGCTTCACCATCCTCATCGATCGGGTATTTCAGAATGACACAGCCGACATGTTGCTGTGCATCATCTAATTTCTTAGTGCTGCAGCAAACGGCTCGATGAGTAATGGTCTTCCCATCTCGCTTGCTCAGGCAGCGAATGGTTCCAAATCCATCACCGAAGTGGGTGTAAGCTGCTGCGAATTTAGGGCTTTCGATGTTAAGCCGATCAACCTCAGTTAGATCCTTAACGTCTTTACCCATTCTTTCGGCTAACTTGACATCAACCTTCTTAACAATATCTGCGATTTCTTCATCGGTAAGAGGGCTGCCTTTTTCCTTAGCCTTGTGCTTTAGGACTGCATCAACATGTTTCTTGAAAGAGATGACGGAAATTCGGCTAAGTTCGCCCGGCCGGCTTTGGGTGAATCGCTCATAACCACTAACCTGAACGACCTTGCCATCATCAAACCCGAACTCCATTACGTCGCTAGACATTGTTGCCTCCTTAGACCTTTAAACCCGTAAACGAGTGAACGGTTGTCTTTGAACAATACAACTATACATTTAAAAATTATCACTTTAACAGGTCTTCGTAAGATATGCCTTCAGTAGATTCGGAGGTCTTTGTTTCAGGATTGGGACTATCATTAGGAGATTGGGACTCTTGATTAAAAAAATCTGCTATAGCATTAGCATGGGAGCCACTTAATGGCTCTGGTAAATCATCCGGTCTTTTATTTGGATCTAATATTTCTTTAGGGTCAATCCTATTTCTATTAACTGCTGGAGGCATTCCGTGACTAAGTCGGCCCTGTTCGTCAGCTGAGCCTGAAGAATATCCGCCATCACCTCCAAATTGGCTACTTCGGTCATCTTTTACTAATTGACGTTGAAAACGAATATCTCCATTAGTTTTCTGAAGGTCATCATACTTGAGTTTGACTATTTTAGCGGTTTCTTGAATATCTAAGAGTTCAACCTTGAGTTTAACGATAGTTTCAGCCTCATTTTTTAACATAGAGGCTGCGACCGCTTTTTTAATACCCTCTGATGGTTGCTGACGAACTATAGTATCATCAGCTAATTTTTCTTGCATTTTGAGATCTAAGTCAAGTTCGGATTGTTTGACTTCAATTCTTAAATCTCGTTCTCGTTTCTTAATTTTTTGAAGATAATACTGAACTCGATTGAGATAACTTCGACACTGAGCTATAGATTTCTGGAGATAAATAAATCCGTATTGAGGTTGAGTCGGATCTTCTACTAATTCAATTTCATATCCAGCAATTTCATTTAATATCTGGTCTAATTGTTCTTTAGAAAACACCTCTTCGGTCATGCTGAATTATACATCTGATTTAAGCTGCTTTTCTCTGTGTTCGATGACACTTTTATGATTTGTGCTGCTGGCTTTAATTCGATCATTGGCTTCATCAACTGAAATAGCTCCTCGAGCGATAGCAGTATCAATAGCTGCCTTAGTTACAATTTCGCTAGCTTTTAAAGTGAGCAAATGAGCTTCTTCAAGAGATGTAGAGGTTGAACTGCCACTTGCATATACAAATTCAACGTTCATAGAAACGAAATGATGAGCTTTCAGTCCAGCTTTATGGGTATCAAATCCGTGTGATATGGTAGCAGATCTCACCACCACTTTTACGTCTTCTTCTTCTTTTGTTTCACTCATGATTAAGTTTACATTTTTCGAATTTGTTTTCTTTTGAAATAATTATAACATAATCTTCAGATTTCCCTACTGACCATCCGGCGAGCAGGCGTATCGATGGTAGAGCTTCAACTGTTCATCACTTTATGGACTGTATAATTCTTTTTAAGATTAGTAATCGTATTATGTTCATGAACGATCCAAACGATACCTAACCAGCCCCAACACATTAAACAAAGATAAAAGGGTTTGCCTATATAATTATTTATATAAGATTCCATAATTGATGAATCTAATCTGATATAGATACTAACATAAATTAAGATAGCTACACCGAAATAAATTGAGCTAATAATACTCCAAGTCCAAATATTAGTGAAAAACACGGTTGTAAAAGATACGGTAAATGGAATTGCCATCCATGCGGTATAACAACTAAATTCAGCTTTGGCTACTTTAATTTCATACTGAGATTTAATTTTCTCAATATCTGTTTGATTTGGTTTAACCAGACCTGAACTACTCATGTCAGTCTTCCATAATCATAGTAACAAATGCTTCTTTTAAATAAATTTTATATAATTTGGGTGAATCTGCTTCTCGACACCAAGGGCAAATTTCATCCAACGGAATAAGATCACCATCCAAAGCACACGGTTTACCACAACGTTGACATCCAATTACTCCACTAGCAATGGAAATTGGTCTGGCATGTTGAGGATCATAATGTAACATTCAAGATTCCATGATTTCAGCTACAAATGACTCTTTTTTCAGTCTAGAAATTCTATGGTGCAATATTATGAGCCAAGGAAATGATACTAACCAAGCAACACAGGCTAACATGATGAACGTGTATTCTGGGAGTTTTTTAATGATTGCAATTTTAGATCGGAAAGATTGATTTATTCTAGTAATTCGAAAGATAAATGAAAAACTCCACGCTATTCCTATTACACAAATAATTGGCGTTATCCAAAGACTGGGGTTTGTTTTTACCATAAAGAAATGATTGATGATTGGAGTTGCCATTGATCCTACGGTAGCTGCGACAGGAGTCATCCACATTCGAGAAAATGATCTATAAATCCGTTGAAATTTTAAATCTTCCAACATCTGTGCTGGAAAAGAACGGTTAAGAATCTGAACCAAATTTTGCATTTGATTCGTAAATTCAGTACATGATACTCCCATACTTTTAAGTGCCTTATTATATTGCTTCGTTAAGAGTTTTTGATTTTTTAGATAGTCTTGAATGATTTTTTCTTGGTTCATACTGAAGAAGTCCAGGTATTAGGAATTGGATGATGTTCAATTTGAATGCCTGCTGCTTTTGCTGCTTCGAAAATTCGTTCATCTCGATAAAACTCACCATAAACAACTCGTTTGACTCCCGCATTACTTAACATTTTAAAGCATAACCAACAGGGAGAAGCCGTAACATATAAAGTTGAATTTCGAAGTCGGGTCCCATTTGCTGCCGCTTGAGCAATAGCATTAGCTTCAGCATGAATGGTTCGAACACAATGACCATCTTCCATCATATGACCAACTTCATCACAATGTGGAAGTCCCTTGATGCTGCCATTATATCCTGTACTTAAAATGGATTTGTTTTCTCCGATAATTACACAACCTACTTGTTTTCGATCACAGGTCCCGCGTTCAGCCACCACAGTGGCAATCTTCATGAAATAGTCGTCCCAGCTAGCTCTTGACATAGATTAGATTACATTTCCATGATGAAATTAACGATATATGTTTGCCAGTATTCAATGGCTTCTGGAATGGAAAAAGCAGGAGGGCCTTCATGATAGCATTCTTCATTAAGACATCCGACGAGAAAGAAGTGCCTTCGATGCCAGACATCACATTTTTGCCCACAGATAGGACAAGGTCCTAAATTTGTTTTCATGACACCATAACGCTAGTTACTATTCGTTCTTTTCGATTAGCTCTTCTCACTTTTAGATTCCATAATTTTTTGGATTGAGGATGACATGTACATTTTGTGACTACAAAGAAATTATCTTCACCAGGGCCGATGGCAATGATTTTACCAATTTCTACTGGCTTATTATGGATATGAATAAATAACTCTTTATGTTTTTTAATGATACTAACTAAAATAATTGTCCAAATTGCAGTTAATCCAATTCTTAAATATAGACTGCCTGGCTCAGAAGGAAAAACATAAGGCACCCATTTAGCAAAACTCGGTGGTGCCCATCTATAAGTAGCAAGATAAATATAAAGCAAAATCCAAAATCGTGACCACCAAATCTTACGACTCAGAGGTCGTTTTTTCTCCCATTCTAATGTTTTATCAAGTGACCAAAATAATGGTTTGAAGATAATACCTAGTACTTTAAACAGAAGTTTCAGGAAACCCATATCTAAAAGACGTGTTAAGATAGGGTCTCGTTTGCTAACATTCATCGTTCATTTTGGCAAATTAGAAAGTCGCCGCCACAATGATCATAGCAACTTTGCCAAATTTCACTGGGCATTTCATGCTTATCTTGACAGATTTTTCGACACTTCCATAATTTATCCTGGCAGGTAGGTTCCCAAGGAACTTGGTCCATATCCCAAGCTAATCCGACTTCCCAAATTTCATTTACAGGGCGATATTGGCTAACAAATCGTTCTTTTCTTCCATCAGTATACCAAACTGCCAGAATCCCTTTTTCTCCGTCTTTTCCTCGTTGAATGCGTGTTTTGTGGTCTGTTCGCCATTTATTGGTTTTGCGGAATTTCTTTTTATACGGCTCGGTACCATTGCTGATCCAACGAGTTTTCTTAATTGGTTTCTTGATTTGAACGTTTCGACTATACAAAACCACACGTAACTTACTTAAATCTTCAGTGACTTCATAAGTTTCGGCATGTAAATAAACTGAAGCTGGATATGGATTCTTAAAAACTAAATCAAGTTCAGGATAACTAACAGTTGCATCAAACCCTCGTTTGATATAAGTCGATGGTCTCGAATGAGAAGTTCGCTGCACAATTTCCATTCCTGACATTAATGCTGCAGCATGGATTGTAGAACTTACCTGACAAGTTCCACCACCGTATTCTTCTTTAAATTCACCGAGATAAATTATGATAGAAGTCATATACCCGAATTCTTCTGTTCGGGGACCTACTGTTTTATTATAAGAAAATGAATCACCAGGATGAATTGGGATCCATTCTAAATTTGCTACATTAGTCTTAATATTATGAGCTCGATTTTCATATCGGGAGGTTTTATATTTACCTACATGCTGGTAAATAGTTTCATATTCTCCCACCACATGATACTTATCATATGATTCTGGTGATTTTATTTCAGGAAAAGTAATTTCCGGCCATTTCTGAAGAACTAATAGCTGTGGCTGTGGCTGTGGCTGTGGTTCAGTTTTACAAGCTGGGATTAGATAAGAGATCGTAATTCCGATAAAGACTGAGGTGAGAATTCTGATCAAATTCATTAGCTCTCCATCACTTCAGCTATTCCAGCTAAAAGAACTAAATTGTCGATTTGGCTCTTATACTGAAAAATGTACACATAGGCGCTTCGGCTACCTTGTTGACCCGTCTCAACAGCAACAAACCAAAATCGGCTACAAGTAAGATGCTTATCCTTAATGTCTGCAATTACACCTTCAAAGTTACCTTTTTTAAGCATATTTTTAACTGAGACAACACCATTCTTTTCCCAATCTGTTGAACCGGCAAAGAAATAGTAAATACAATTAAGTTCAAGAGTTTCTGTGGATAGTTTCCAACGATCTGGCTCCCAATACCGACAAAAATTCCAGGGCACTTGATTATAAAATCGCTGCTGAGGGACTTTCTTTTTCCGTTTAGGAGCAGGATTCCAGGGCCAGTTCATTACTGTTCCCCAAATAGATGGGCGTTTCCAGTCTTAGTAATGATTCGTCCTTTCGGGGTTTTTTCCACCAGACCAAGCCGCATCAGGTTAGGCTCAATGACTTCCTCAATAGTATCTTTGGACTCACCGAGGAGAGAAACTAAAGTGGTGAATGCCACTGGCTGATTTTTCTCAGCCAGCACCCGTAGGTATCGCTGGGAGTTTACATCAAGTCCGATGCAATCGATTCCAAGTCGGTCACAAGTGTATTCAACCAGACGATCATCCACGATGTTAGTAACCTGTACCTGCGCAAAGTCTCGAACTCGACGCAGGATTCGGTTAGCCACCCGGGGAGTACCTCGGGCTCGACGGGCGAGCTCCTTTGCACCTCGGTCAGTACAGACCATTCCCAGCTTTTCGGCAGATTTAGTGACGATTTGGGTCAGTTCGTCTTCAGTGTAGAGCTGCATTTCGACTAGGACGCCGAATCGGTCCCGCAGTGGACGCTGCAGCATGCCAGCTCGAGTGGTAGCTCCGATGAGAGTGAACGGCTCAAGCTTGATAGTCAGAGGCTGATTCCCTGCCACGACCTCCAATTTGAAATCTTCCATGGCCGGGTATAGGACTTCTTCGACCCGGTTGTTCAGGCTGTGGATTTCATCCAGGAAGAGGATATCTCCCTTCCGGAGGGAGGCCAAGACCGAAGCCAATTCACCCTTAGTCTTAATAGATGGGGCATTGACTACGACCAGTTTGGCACCCATTTCGTTGGCGAGAATACCCGCGAGAGTGGTTTTGCCGAGGCCCGGGGGTCCAGCCAGCAGGATGTGGTCAAGTGCTTCCCTGCGGCTCAAAGCGGCCTTCACATATACTTCGAGATTGGCCTTAGACTCTTCCTGTCCTAGGAAATCGTCGAAGGTGGTCGGCCGAAGAGCCCGATCCAGATTCTCTTCAGTGTTATTGGTCGTCTCGTGCGTATTCATCATATTAATGAATACGGAACGACCAGATTCACTTACGCCTGTCCGATGGGCTTACCCCAAATAGCATCCCACCCATCTCGATAGGCTTCAGTGGCGGCTGTCGAAGGTCCTTTAGATTCTTCAGGTTCGATCTTTTTACGATTTTGCCGATAAATATATTCCATGTCAAATCGGGAATCGTTTTTTCGAGCGGTGAGTTGAACAGCATCTCCTCCAAGTAGATTAAGAGGCTTACCTTGTGGTACTGGCCGAAATTCACCTATTTCAATTCTCTTTTCAGAATCATTACATACAATTGCTACTCTCCCATTTTCAGTAGGTGGTCCTAGAATAGCATAATCTTTAGATTTCTCGGTCATAATATCTATTATGCAGAGTACTCTTTTATTTACATTTGATTAGCAATACATCACTAATACAATTTGCCAATATTCTTCATCAAGTATATTCTTCAAAGCTCTATTTAGAGTAGTCAGACTAATTTTATGTCGATGATTTTCTTCACTAGGTATTTGCGACTTATCAGGTGCGCCTAGATAAAACCAGGTTTCTTCAGCACCCGGTACTTTTTCTGCTTTATTTGGATAATTTTGATAAGCCATTTCAATCAGCTTTTGCATAGCTTTTTCTGGATCAATCATCCAATGAGATGGAATCCTGAAAAGAAAAGAACCATCAGATGGATAACTTTGATCTCTTAATTCAATATTGATATGCGATGTAGTTTGATGTTCTCCTGATTCTAAATTTGCTTCCCATTCTTCAAGCCAGGCTCGAATGTGCAATCTAGGTAAGTTTGTGATGGCAATCCCATTCATATTATAATAAAAAGATTCGCTAGTGTGAGTTGCTCCCAATTGAAGTTGAAAAGTCATGATTGCATCACCAAAATTACGGTTAACTCTTCTTCTGTCATGGAAATGGAATCATTTGGAATAAATTCGCCTTCTATATCATGATGCTCACCAACATAATCCCGTTCGTTATGAAGATCACATCGTCCAAATATAAAAGTTAAACGTAACCGCCTACTAGTTGAATAATACCAAAATTGAGCTTTGCGCGGACAATTACAACTACAGATTGAAGCATCATGTCCATGAAAATAAATATGGTTGGGATCAATATTTTCTGATTTAAAATTCACTAATGAAATTACACTTCAGTTTGCATTAAAAGAGCTCCGAATCCGGTCATTATTATCCGTCTTTGTAATGGCTGTTTAACCGCGACTCGAGACCACTGAAGAATACACATGATTAGTTGATCTTCAGTAAAACACCCTCTCAAGTCTGCCATAGCTTTTTCAGCTAATTTAATTTCGTCTATATTATCAGATTGGGTAGCAACAGACTTCAGATTTTGAATCATTTGCGCTTTAGGTATTAATTTTAATTGAGCTCGACGCTCTTTAACCTGATTCACATTTTTCGCATTCTTCGGATTCATGCCTAGGTTTATACACACCGGTAACTGCTACGATTGCCTTTTCAAGTGTGTCACAAATTGTATTTAATTCTGAATTATACCGGGACGAAGCTACGAACAAATCACTTGAAATATCATCAAATAAGGAATCTTTCAATAATCCTGCAAATACTAATTCCCAAGCTCTGTTTGCTAATTCGTTATATTTTGTAATGAGTTGTTCGGTTCCATATAGCTCAACAAATCCACTTCTATTAGGATTACTAATTTGGTGATTCGCTATTCTGATAGCTAGATTATGGAGGATTTGGTCGTCCATTACCTATAGCATCTGAATAAAATTTGAGCATTTTAGGATCATTTTTAATTCGCTTTCTCATTCGAGCTAAAGCCATATTTTCGAGCTGTCGGATTCTTTCACGAGAAAGACTGTATCTGTTTCCTAATTCCTGAAGGGTGTTTTCTTTTAGGCCAAACCGTGATTCAATTATGTCTTTTTCACGACGAGGCAATCCGGTCATCAATTGATCCACAATTTCTTTAGTTTCTTTCTCTTCGAGTTGAATATCCGGTTGTTTAACTTTAGAATCCTTAATCATATCCATCAAAGTTGTTATTCCATCATCGCCGATGAGATTATCTAAAGAAGCAACTCCCATATCTCTAGCTTTTTGTAAAGTAATAACTTTGTCAGAAGTAATGTTGGCTTTTTGGGCCAAATTTTCTATGGAGATCTGATTTCCAGTTCGTACGTAATATTCTTCTTCCAATTTTTCCAAATTATAAATTTTATCTGAAACATGGACTGGATTACGAATTATTTTCATTTTATCTGCTAAATATCTACGCATGCTTTGTTTGATCCACCAACAAGCATACGTAGAAAATCGAACTTCATTACGCCAATCAAATTTTTCGACGGCTCTCATGAGTCCCATATTACCTTCTTGAATTAAATCCGGTATTAGACCGGCAATATTAATTTTGTATACGAGTGAAACTACTAATCTTAGATTATGTCGAACAATTTGATTTTTAGTCTCAATACATGGTCTTCTTAATTCCAAAAGTTTATTTATCCAATCAATACCACCATTTTTAAATTCCGCTTTCAATATTTCAAAATATAAATCTGATTGGATATTTTTAATTAAAGGATGGTTCTTAGATTCTTTGACGTAGAATTTGGAAGCTTTTTCAATTTCTCTGGTTTTAAGTAATTTAATTAGACGTTTCAGAGGTTTAAGGGCAGCTTGTTTATCTTCTCTTTGACTTCGTGAAAATTTGTCTATATATGAAGTTAAAATCGGAATTGAAATCTTAGGCATACTAACTAGATGTTTGAGATATGCATCTTCTTGTTTTTCTAATAACTGAAATATCTCTCTTTCTTCTTCTCGAGAAAATAAAGTATTTTTACTTATGCTCGAGTAATACTTAATGAAAGATGATTCGGTTGGTTTTTTGCTATGATTTAGGTTCTGCATGGGAAGAAATGGATTTTACCTAAAACTACAATTACAATTTTAGGTTATCCTTAATTTCTTCTAATTTCGATAATCTATTATCTAATATCCCATCTTTCTCTCTTAGTATATTTAAGAATTTCCAATCTTCGTCAGTAATTTGTTTAATTTCATATTTGGACGGTTTAACCCCAGTCTTTGATAACACCAGGGCCCGTTCTACTCCGGTTGGATCAAATGTGATTTGATTAGTATCAATACCAGCCGATTTGATCAAACCCAGAATCTTTTCATATCCGGCTTTAGATCCATCTTTCGATATTACCTCTACTAAATATATACCATATCCTAAAGATTTTAAAAATAGTTGGTGTACCATCTCATACCTGTAATGTTATATATGCCAAATTTCAATCAGGCTGCCACCACTGAATTAATTCAGACAACCATTAGGAATACTCTACGTAGTTTTGTACCTAAGGAGCTTATCAAAGAGTCAGAAATTGACGCTATAGTAGAGATTTGTATGATGTCAATTAATCCTACTGGAAAAGAAAAACCTAGAAAATTAATGGCTTTAATTTCCAATGGTTTACTTGAAAATGTTATTATTCAATTCCCTAAGTTGCAGAATACAGCATTTGACAAAGTTAGTTCATTGTTCGTTATTGAATGGTGCTATCGTCATGGACATCTAAAGAGCGATTGGTATTGGAAATGGACTGCACCGCGAAAGGGCCAATTATTTTATCAATCCGATGTGCCTATTAATGAAATTGAATTGCCTTCAGATAATCAAAAATGAATCTGCCAATTTTTTATATGATTCAAAAAACTCGAGTAGAGATTTAGACATTTCTTGTTCAGATCTTTGTGCCGTCTGAATAGCATTGTTATAAATTAATATACAATCGACTTCAAGTGTATCAAACACAATTGTCTATTATTTGCCAGGGAAGGCCATACTTATTCAAATCTTCCATGAAAGGATCTGGATTTAGTTGTTCCAGACAGAAGGTCCCTACACCTTCCCATTTTCCTTCCATGATCATTTTAGCACCAATCATCGCGGGAACACCTGTAGTATAAGATACAGCTTGAGATCCTACTTCTTCATAACATTGTTCATGATCACAGTTATTGTAAAGGAATAATGATTTCTTTTCTCCCATATGATTAGTACCTTTAACTAAACAACCAATGCAGGTTTTTCCTTTGGTTCTAACGCCTAATGAAGCCGGAGTTGGAAGAATGAAATCAAGAAATTGAAGAGGAACAATTTCCTGACCTTTGTAAACGACTGGCTCGATTGAAGTCATTCCGACATTTTCTAAAACATGAAGATGATTTAAATATTGATCTGAAAATGTCATCCAAAATCTCATTCGTCTGATTTCAGGAAAATGTTTAGTAAGAGATTCCATTTCTTCATGAAACATCAAATAAGCACGCCGAGTTCCAACTCCGGGAAAATCAAAATCTCTGAAATCACTTAATGGTGGAGTTTCTTTCCACTCACCTTCCCAGTACTTTCCTTTTTGGGTGATTTCACGAATATTAATCTCAGTATTGAAATTAGTAGCAAAGGGATGGCCATGATCACCACCATTGCAATCTAAAATGTCAACGGTTTCTATTTGTTCGAAATTGTGTTTCTTTAAATAAGCAATGAAGACATTAGTTACACCGGGGTCAAAGCCGCTACCAAGTAAGGCCATGATCCCGGCGTCCTTGAACCTGTCATGGTATTTCCATTGATGAGAATAACTGAAAGTTAACTGATTTGGAGCTTCATAATTAGCAGTATCAAGATAATGAGTCTTAGTCTGAAGACAAGCTTCCATTATTTTGAGATCCTGATATGGCAAAGCAGTATTAATAACTATTTCAGGTTCATATTCTTTAATTAAAGCAACGGTTTCTTCAACATTATTAGCATCAAGTTTTTCAGCAATTACGTTAGGTGGATTCTTTAATCGTTTCTTAACGTCTTGGCATTTAGATAATGTACGACTAGCTAAAACAATACGATCAAAAATCTCTGGAACCTGAAAACATTTTTGAGCAGTTACATTTCCAACTCCACCGAGTCCAATAATCAATATTGTTCCCATAATCTTGTCTCCTATTAGAATATAATGTCTAATAGGACTTTACGCTTTATTAATTATTTTGATTCTTCGACTTTATTTGAAATAATAGCTTGTTCTTCCTCTTCCAGATCCCAATTGGCAAAATCCCAATTAGTTACAGATCTAATTTCACCACCATTTTTAGTACGACGGATAGCATAAAATCTCCAACCTTGCTTATCAAGATATACTAAATTTTTGTAAGTAGATAGAGCTCGGCGGATAGTTTCCCACTCTCCAGGCTTCTTGGTTGCCTTCTTGATATAATCAACCAAATCTTTGATGTAAGGAGGAAACTTCACGATTCCATTATATTTCGGACGATTTCATACCTGGTGTCAAGATGATTTAAAATCAATTTACGAATGCTCGAGCTCAATAGGACTCCTAGGAAAAATGCTATATAATGGGAACTATTTATGGCTTGTAGATAATCAATTATCCAATCCATATGTTATTTTACAATTCAGGTTTTTCTTTACATCTTTGGAGTCGAGGATTACTTTCCATCATTAGAATTAATTTAATATTCCCAACGCCAGAATAAAGATGATCTAAGTAATCCCGATCATCTAAATGAAATACCTTGGCTGCTCCCCAAACTGAAACTGACCTTCCATCTTGGAGCAGTTTAGTGGCTGAAGAACCACAAATACAAAATGTCCATTTTGAAAAAATAGATTGAAAAATATGACATTTACTACAAGTTGTGATTTTCATCAATACTAAGATTCCATAATTTCTTCAACTAAACTTTGATCTAGCATTTCTATAATTTCCTCTCGAGTCCAATTATAATCTTTAGCTAAAATTCTGAAAGATTGGATTAACATCTCTCTTTGTTGTTGTTTGACATATTCTGGATCATAACCATGAGTTTGAAATTCCATTCCTGATTCCGAAGCTGAACCGGAATAAAGAACAAGATCTCCTCCATTTTCATACCCCATATTTCCTCTGAATATTAAATTAGCTCCATCTGCATTAAGTTCTTCATTTAGAAATTTGATGTTTCCAGTGTTCCCGATTTCTACTTTTTCCCCAATTTTAATATGGGTGTTGGAATTGTCACAGAATTTTACAGTTCCACCCGGGCTTACCAAATTGGGATCTAATTCAGAACTATATATATTCTGACTCATGTTTTAACTATACATTAAGAATTTCTAAAACCCCACATCTTAAGTCTCCATTACTTTTGATACGACGCGTTCTTTTTGAACTTCTTTCCAAAGACGATTAATGTCCTGAGTAGAAAGTACATTAGCCACCTGATGCATAGTTAATTTCATAGCACGTAAATGAAGTTTGCGATTCTTACGATAAATGGCTTTATTTAGTCTATTAAGGTAAGTTTTGGTTCGAGTAGCCTGCCTACACCGTTTAATTAAATAATTGTGCATAATAGCTAATTTAGAATCAAAATGAGTCGATAGTTGACGAGTCCGACGTAAATAAGGACGTTGACCAGATGGAACATTAAGTAATTTCATTGTAGCTTCAAATAAATTATCACAATCAGATTGAGCCTTTCGAGTAGAAAATCTGACTATCTTACCATTATATTCGAGATGAAGAAATCCTTCTAAACATTGCGCAACTCTATCAGGAGTAGCCTTTTCCCAATCATGATTTAGTTTGGAATCAAATCTAAAAGTTACTTTCTTAATGGTAATTTTGTTGAATTCCGTGATCCATTTAGCTTCAATGGCACGCCGTTTAACAGGATCACACCACTTTTTTCTAGCCATTAAGTATGAATACGATGCAAATTTGTGAATTTACGATTCCATGATCGGCTCAATCAAATGAATTTTATAAATAGAAGCTACGGCTTCTTCGTAAGAAATTCCGTAATTCCACATTGCTTTTCTGAGATCCTTTTCAAATTTAAGTATGAGAAACCAATGATTGAAATCTGTCATTTTTTCTTTAGTAAATTCTAAATATTGATTTTGACATTGATCATCCCATACACTACAGTATTTCATGATTTGAACTCCAATATTATAAAGTTCTTCATGAGTAGGCTGATCAAAAAATGGATAATGTAGATGCATTAATTTGTCAAATAAAGTAGCCCGGTCCCAGCCATTACAAAGATGAATATCCATTTGTTGTCCAAAAATTACTATTAATTCTGCTCCTCCTTCATAAAGACTACCCAGAGATATTTGTTGGGCATCTGAAAGAGCCATATTTGAAATTTACAAATACTAGTATGCACCGTTACAAAGCCACGGTGCCACGGCTGTTTTAGTTATTGCCACTAGTATTGCAATTAACACAAATAAAATCGCAATGATATACCTATCCCATCTGCCAGGACACTTATGCTTAATTGCAGGTTCTTTTATTTCACCGCAGTTGTCGCAGTAAGCGCCCATTACGAAACACAATAGTCCTTCCATGTCGAAGGAGCTTCGGACTCCTCGATTTGGATAGGAGCTAATGGCAGGTATTTTGGTTTAACTGGCTTAGAAAGCAGCTTCATACCAGCCTGTTGTGGCGTACGATTGGCCTTCTTGCTATTGCAGTCGTAACAAGAAGTCACAATGTTTGTCCACTCGGTTTTTCCGCCCTGATCACGTGGGATTACGTGGTCATAGTTGAGTTTCGACGCAGGTAACCGTTGTCCGCAATACTGACAACGGAATTTGTCTCGTGTCAGAACGTTGATCCGAGAAAATTTAGCTCCACGCTTGATATGGCTGATATTTCGCACCAGCGTAACAACAGCAGGAACCTTAATTAACAAATAGTCTCCACCATCTTGGTTGTGTTGCGCGGGTAGCGCATCCACCAGCTCTTCGAATTCCTCGAGCTGATCGAGTTCGATACAACCAATAATTTCATCATATTCCTCGATAACACGGACCTTTCCGAGGAACATTTTAATGACAGCTTCCTGCCAGTTAATGATTTCATGCGGAGTTCGCCACGGGGTCAAAACCAACGTTCGCATCATGACACACCTACCTGCGTTTCTTTTTCCTCATTTCGTTTCTCCTTCTCACCTGTGACGTGAGGGAAATCCTATTTTATACTTCCGTAAATCTTTCTGACTTTAGGACCGTCTTTGAGTGGTCGGTCTGGTTCAGTTGTTTCATCCTTAGGAACTATAGTCGCAGCAACTGGAATGCTGCCTTTTTCGTCTCTTTTTACAATAATCTGAAATCCACTTGGGGCTATCCAAATCTCATCTTTTTTTCGTTTAGATTTAGTCTTGGATTTAATTGCCGATACAGCCTCCTTTTCAATAATCTTGGTTGCCTCTTCGATTGTAACATTAGGATCAATTCTTTGAATATATCTTTCTGCAGCATGGGCTGTTACATTAATAACTCCGCTTTGTCTTTCTCGAGTGATAGTTTGAATGGATCTGGTTTGTTTAGCGACTGCTCCATGAATTCTTCTTAAACCGCCTGCCCGGACAAGATTCTGACAGGCTATTGAATTCGCCCCAATAAAGGAAATTATGATTTCTTTTATTTTATCTTCCCCAGCCACTCGAGCTAATCTAGTAAGCTCCCGAATTTCTTTTGGTTGAAGCTCTCTTTCATGAGCTTCCTGAACCAATTGATCGAGTCGATCAGACTTAGTGATCTTCTCGTATAAAGTCACATTTAATTATACAATCTAGATGTACTCAGACATCCGTTTTTATTGGACAATTATTTTCTTGGGTTTATTAACTAGAGAAATTTCTAAGAAATTATAATTGGAAGGGATTGCACTTGCGGCACATTGATAACAAATATAATAATTCTCTATTGGAATTAAGTCACTTATCAATTTCATATTATTACATAATTTACAAGTGGCTGCCACAATTTGATTCATTTAGTAATGATCTTTCTAGGCAATATTAATCTAGTTCCCATACTAAATGGGACTTTAGTTCCCATACTAACGTCAGTCTTTAAACCAACGTCAAATTTCATTTTAGAGTTTATATATTTATGTGTTGCTTGTTTTATACATTCAGCACAAAAACCATCACCATTTGTATTAATCACAAATTCGTTTTGACCATGAATTTTGCAAATAAATCTCATTTAGTAATAATTTTCTTAGGAGGCGGAGAGTTCACTCCCATTACGTCATGAATTGGAGTGAACTTTAATGGCTTGATACTATAACCATACCCATACATTAATGAAAAATTCATGGCTTTAGGATTATAGACTGAATCCGCAAAAGATGACTGAAAGAAATAATTTGGAAGTAATTTTTTCATTTAGTAATAATTTTCTTGGGAAATTCTTTTACAATGAAAATCCTTCTTCCAATACTTTGATAATCCAGATGTTGGCGTAATGGAGATCCCCATGTAGGCCCAAATTTCACTCTTTTAATGCCTATTTGTGAAACTGTGTCTTTTGTTTGGGATTTGTTAGTCATAAGTTCATGAGTTCTTCTATATAAGCTAAATCAATAATGGACTGTACCTCTTCCTGTGGTATTAGCTTTCTCTGAATAATATTCATGATATTTGTTTTCAAATTAATGACTTCATCATTTTCTGAAACAAAGAATTGATCTTTTTTAATTAAATTTTTGGAACCAGAATCAATGGCATTAATTACCCATCTTAATGATGGACTCCACCGTTGTTTAATGGCTGCATAACATAACTCTGAACATCGTTCTCGTTCTTGTTTTGTTCCATTATGCTTTCCAACTGTATAAGTGATATAAAAAAGAACAGCAAGAACGATCACGCAGAGAACTATTATCTCCATATTCATGATTCCATTACTTTTTTGACCAATTTAGATGCATGTCTTTCTTTTCGAAATCTTTTACACCACAACCAATATCCAATTTTAGGTAATCGTTCCCACCATGGGATCCATTTATTACAGACGTACACAGTATAAAAACATTTGCGCCAATAAAGCCAATCAGCGCGTGACATTGGTGTTGGTTTTATCACTTGTGTTTTACAATTGGAAATTTATAATCATCAATACCACCTCGCTGGGCCACCGCTTCTACCACGGGTCGTATTACTTCCAACGAGGCTTCTCGAAGAGTATTGGCTCTATCTTTTGTAAGGTTCCTTTCTTGTCTTGCGTATTTTTGACTAATTTCTTCATCACTTAAAGCAATAATAGCTTTTGCACCTATTAAGAGTGCGTCAACTACTATATGATCAGAAATTACTTGATCAGCTTTCTTGGACATTGTCTTCATGAATTCATAACAGAACGAACTTTATGTAAATCTAGGAAAGTGCTTAATTCATCAAGCAAATCACCACAGGCTGCTTCTGCTAATTGTACTGCTTGTTCAGGATTTTCAGCATTACCCCATTTAATAGGTCTGTTTTCTCCTATATTACAAACATTCCATTTAGTACCTGCTGCTATATTAGAGGTAATATTAATTCGGAATGGATACTGTTCAGCTCTCCATTCATCCATATTTAATCCGGATGGACTAAATTGTAAACCACCTGTAAGCCCAATTCCCTCAATTTCTTGACCAAAGATAATTAGTTTTTGACTAGCTTTGTTTAACATTTAAGTCCTCCTGCCAAACTTCAACTTGGTCTAAATCGATCCAAGTGCTAATTTCATTATAATTTGCTTTAAAACCGTAGAGATTATATTTAACTGAATAAGTATGTCCCATATCACCAACAGTTGCATGTTCTTCTTTAGAAACAATAGATACACAACTTTCTTTTCCAGACGGGAAACGGATAGTAATTTTATTTAGATTTTCGAAATTTATACCATTTTTAATGGAAGCAAAACCACCTGGAGTTAAACGCTTACCTGGAAGAGCATAATATACCCTTCCCCAATCATTTCCTTTTTCTAATTTTACCCATGACATAAATAAAGATTACAATTACTTAGTAATAATTTTCTTAGCAGTGATGGAATCAGGCGTTACAAACGTTTCTCTTATTTCTAATTCTTTAACATAATCCATTAATAGTTTTTTTAGATCAATCTGATTGATCATTTCTTCAAAAGATTGGCGTATTTCATAACGTCTGGCCGCAGCTTTAATTGGATCTTCAGGATCATAAATTATGATGGCATTCATGAGTCCATAATGTCTTCTACTTCAGCCATGCGTAAACCAGTTAAAATTACTTCCTTGTAGGTATGAACTCTCGGGTTTTGCTTTCTTTCTTCACGTTGTTTTTCTAATGCTTCGCTAAGAATCTCAATCTGTGAAGATGTCATCCATTCGGCTCCACAATTAGGACAAACCGGAAATTCAAGACTAGCCGGGATTAAATAATTGGGTTCTCCTCGATAACTCCGAGTACGCAAAAGCCCCTTTGAAATAACCATCTCAATTCCGCATTCAGGACACTTATCCACGTTTCTTATTCTTTCGTTTTGCTTCTTATATTCATGATTCCATAATCGGAGATACAATTTCGTATTCAGCGGTATCTGCCATTAATTTATCTAATAAATCACCGGGACGTGAAAATACCCTTTCTAATTGATCTCGAAACCAATCTTCCACATCCTTTACACCATTCTGAACAAATGGGTAACTAGTATGATTCCAAAGTACAAAATCTGCCTGGGCGTCAGTAATATTTTCACACCCATATTTACTAGCTACTTCTCTGACTAATTCTAATCCAGTCATTGAGGCATCAGCTTGACCAAAAGCAGTTATATCGGCATCATGATTGGTGGAGGTGCGGGGAATCGAACCCCGATCTTGCCCAATTTGGTATTACCTTCGTTCACGTGCGTAGCTGCGTACCCTGCAGCGGGTTTTGTTCACCATCTCACAGAACAGGGGACATACATTAATCTTAGCTGAAGGGCATCGTCGTCCGCAGTTTTTCTTCAGCCCAGCTCTTGTTGGGTTGGCACCCTCGGGTTACTAGAACTCCTACCTCCGGGCGTCGCCTGCTACTTACGCAGCGATGGCGAGTGAAGCGTTATCGTTCGCAACTAACGTTTGCTCGATTTTGAATGGGTCGAGCGCCATTGCACGCAGGAAATACCTCCTTGACCAATCGAAACCAGTTCACCCCCGAGGTTGGTGGCGGGACTGGCTGCTCATTGTGAATCGGACGGAATACCGGGGTCATCACAATCAAGCCGGCTAGGTAGTCCCATACCTAGCATCCCGAAAGGATACGACGGACGGCTCGGACATTTCAGCCCGGTCAAGGGTCTAGGCCCCCTACCGCCCGAAGCTTGGTGGTAATGTCGATACACCTCCTTAGAAAGAAAAAGTGTCCCGGCTTGCCCTGCCCGGTAGTTAATCGGATCTAGACGGTAGTAGCACCGTTGGGCTTTGGTTTCGCCAGAGTAAGTTTAGTCGTAAAACTTGAAACTTACTCGTCAGACTTGAACATTCAGGATTGCTCCATTTAGTTTCACTCTCATGACTGGCATAGCTACATTCTCAGGACCGCCGGGACGGCTTAGCCCTGTGCGCATTTGGATTTTACAACTGAAAATTTAAAATTTTCAATTATTTAGTAAAAATTTTTTTGGTAGGGAATAACGCTTTGAAATAAGATGCATAGTTCTTCGATTGACTAATTGGCTTAGATATAGCTTCAGCCAATTTTTTATATGATTCACCAGTAAGTTCAATTTTACTATCTAATTTGATACCTAAAGATTTAGTATCGAATTCAGAATTATTGATATATTTTTTAAACTTTTCAAAGTCACCTTTAGCTAGTTTGAATTTCACCGATAAATAACCTTTCCTTCACTTCTTCTATTTCTTCTTTAGTAAATTTACCACCATCTTTTTTGGATAAAACCCAACGCCCCGATTTACTTAAATGAGGTGGGGTTAGTATTTCATTATCTTTACATCCAACCTCATCAGGCAAATCTATTTTGGTGACTCCAATAGTCCCTGCACCTAAATTTTCCCTAAAATCATCGATTTTCTTGAGTACTAAATTGGCACACTTGTTAAACCCATTTCTTTTAGTTAATTGTAGCTTAGATTCATTTACTTGGTCCTGAATACAACTTACCAATTCGTGATGAACTTTCCTGAGATTGATTCGATGAAGAAATTCATCAATAGCCTCGGCATTACCCTCTTTATCCCATTCAGCAAATGTATCGAGAATCAGATCAATTCCTTCTAAATTGGCATCAGTATCTCGGTCTAAAATTCTTCTACTTATATTATAAATTTTCTGATAAATGTTTCCATCAGTAACTCGAGGCCCTGGATCAAATTCCCTCATAAATGAGGAAGATTTCCGTTCAATTTTTCTACCGGTAAGAGCTTCAATCTCTTCAATTGATTTGATTTCAATTTCATCCTTGGACATCATTATCTCGTGATAATCTTTTTGGGTTCAGTATAATACACCGGAATTGCCCCTTTAGGCATAGGCTCTATATTAAATATTTTTCTGGCAACATTAGCTAAATCAATTCTTCGGCCATATGGTAATTTCATAGATTTATGGCATTTCCAAGATTCCGAATCTAATGATGTCGGGCCTTTCTTCGCATTTGTCATCGCCAGGTTCCCCTTTTTTCACCCCGCAATGAATACAACAGTCATCTTCAAAAACATGATCATCCGGCATCATCCTGAACAATCGATATTTTTGAATGGGAAAATCCAGACATCCTTGAATGAGACCTAACGCCCCTAATGTACACTTAGTCTGATTTTTACTAGGTCCCATACAAATAAAATCTAAATCTGAATCAGCCAATTTATCATTAATGGGAACTTGATAATGAAGAAGTGCGCTGAGGGCATCAGGGTCAAGCTTATGCATTTGATTAAGCATACGAGCTGCATAAACTACGCTAGTTGGGAGTCGGTCCCATTCTTCTTCAGGAATTTCTTTAAAATTACTCATCACTGTTCCTTAATGATTTCAAATAGATCTTCCTCGGCATAATCCTCCTTAGCGGGATTATTCCAACCAGGTTGATTCATAAATCCAACTAAGGCTCCCACATCAATCCAACCTAAAAGTCCTCGACCACCTTGTTTTTTATCATTGGCTAGCCACCAGCGGCCCTTCTTACGAATGGGTTTATGATGCTTGAGTTTGACACATTGACCGCCAGCATCAACTGCCCCGCCATTTACGGAAATCAAATTGAGTTCTTTACTTCCATCTAATGGATGCCATACATCAGCAATCACTAATGCATGGGCAGCTCCACCCAGAGCTTTACTTCCACCAACAATTCCAAACCAGCCTGGTTCTGGCTTAACAGTTTTAGTCCCAGGAACCCAAATTTCAGTCTTAGCTTCCTTACCGAGCTTTTTAGCGCCTTCAATCAAAATAGTGATGTTCTGAGACATTTTCCATTTGGCTTTTTTCTCAGTTTCATCAATCACACCATCCGAATTATCATCATCTCGATTGCAAATCCGAGAATCCCAAAGACCAAGCAAGGCTAAAATGGTATGACAAACATCGGCGCAGCATGAATATTTTGAATAAGTCTGACGGCCTTCACAAATGAACCAAATTAAGGCTTGTTCAAAGACTGTGCCGACCTGAGAAGCATGGCACATATGAATGGCTAAACCACGGCTAGCCTGGGAAATTGCCTCCCCACTGTGTTGACTAGAATTAAATCGAGCCAAGCCTTCTCGAGCGAGCTCAACAACTTCCGGACGCTGAGTTTGCCAGACCTTCGCCGTAACTTTTTTGATCGTCATGCATAACGATACCGACCATTTTAATCAGTAATGACTTCATATAATTCAACATATTCAATCATTTCTTTTACTATTTTACGCCAAATTGCATCTTGTTTATGGCGATGAAATGCTCGCTGTTGCAATTGTGTAAGTGAAACTAAATTCATATATGCAAACCAACATAGTGCTTCATGCGGTTCTAAGTCAGTGTAACGACGGTCATCTCGTTCATAAGTCCATTCGTCATCTTCATGAAAGAAATTCCATCCATTTTTCGAATAATATCCGGTTCTAATTATTGCGGATTCTCCAAAGCCAGCGGGATGGTAATCAGTGACAAGCAAAATCAACCGATCATATGCGTTTCCTACGTCCAGAATTAATTTAATTGGTAATTCCGGATCTTTGATCTCAAAAATTAAAACGGGATCGGGGACATCAGCTTGCCAATCATTCAGTTTCATCTTTGAGATGTTGTTCGAATTCACTTACAGAATATACACTATAATTCTGTGTATCCTGATCTGTAGCTTCATCCCAGTGTACGGCGGGAGTTTCTGTTGAATCAGCTAATTGTACCCATTGTTGTAGTTCTTCAAGTGAATTTATTTCTACAACAAAATCATAATTATGAACATGATGTGGAAAATCACCGATTAAAACAAGTTGATTGACACCTTGGACTTGAGGTGAATCAATAGTATATTTATCTTGAGTGATAGTTTCTTGCTTAATCGTACTTTTAGCATCTTCCACAGCTAAAAGTACACGATGGAGGTCTTGGCCTACGAGACGACGATCGGGAGCCTTAGAATTCTCAATCTTAGTGGCAATCTGACGAAGAGCCTGAGCTACCTGAGATGGATGCATGTCTCCTCCATAATTGAAGGAGATATAAAAATTTAACATCTCATGATTTGGAGTACTGAATAGAATTTTTCAGTTTGTTCCTGAACTTCTTCCCATCGTGATTTTCGATAGTATTTATCAAGTTCTGCCATTTCATGAGAATAAGGATAAATATTCATCATCGCAGTCCAAAAAATTCTTCTGGGAATCGATTTTTCTAGCTGATGACCGGCCGAATTCCAATTTGATTGGAATGCTCCATCAATAAAGAATTCCCATCGTGAAGGTCCATAATGGGCAAACCGAAAGACAAATCCCTGTTTGCCATAACCCCAATCTAAAGTATCAATAATTTTGGAAACAGTTAAGTCAATTCCTATTAATCTAGTGCTAGTTTGGATAGCTCCAATTCTAATTGCTTCAGCACTATAATTTAAAGTAATTATGTATGGATACTTAGCATCATGGGATACAAAACTCCATAAATGATCCATTTGTTCAATTTACATCAGATTGTCATGATATAAGGAACAACCCATAATTCTTCAGCTCTTTGCATCACCTTGCCCCAGATATCTGAATCTTTATGTCGTGAAAAATAACATTCAAGTGCATCACCGCCATAATATTTTTCAAGAGCCCAATAACATAATTCTTCAGTATCATAAATGAAATCATGGTGGGATCCTATGGAATGAAGAGATCCACGAACAATAATTTTCCATCCTCTTTGATTAAATCTGGCAAAAGCTTGGGGAGATTTATAAGGATGAAGATTAGATATTTCTAATTCAGACCAAAATTTATTAACAGTGAGATAAATATAAAGTGGTGGAGCACTATTTTCTATTTGAAATGTCTCCATCAATACAGTTCTAACTCTAGAGCGTCCCTGGTGAGATTCGAACTCACAACCTCCCGACTTGAAAACGGGCACTCAACCATTCTGAGCTTCAGGGACCAGTTTAAGCTACTTTACATCGATTAGTCCAAGCTCTTCTAGCAATTTTCGATTATAATTAGCATATGACCCATTCAGTAACATTTGCGGGTCAATATATTTAGCAGTTCCTTCTTTAGAAGACTCGAGCTCTTTATCTTCAAATTCAGCTTCATAAGTAAGAACTAAATTGTCGCCTTCAATCCCGATAAAAATCGGCTTCAATGACGTGGCATAAAGTCCAGTTTCTTCGAAAAGTTCCCTGGTTGCTGCCTGTTCCCAGTTTTCGCCATCTTCCAAATGACCACCAGGTAACAGGAATGCCGTTTCGTCGTCCCCTTCTGACACGCCTAGAATTTGGCCGTTTGGTTTCCAAATTAAAATACGGGCAATCTTGTCAAATGATTCAAAATCTGAATCAGTAAGTAAATCATCTAAACTCATCCTGCAGATTACAATTTATCAAGCGTCTAATTTATTTACAGGATATTAATCCTTAATTCCATACCTCTTTTTAGCTTCATGCCAAGCATCGCGATTCCCATATCCACACTGTTGGGACAATCTTGTCTGATATGCAAAAGCCTTTTGTAGATTTTCTTCATCATTGTGTTCCATAACATCTTTAACTACTGTAATATCAATTTTTCGTAAAATACGATTCAGCCTTCGGATTTGATATGATAGCACAATTAATAAAACGACATTAACAACTGCGATCGCCACGTTCACAATAATTTCGCCTTGCTTTTACTTGAATGATTTCAAATCCATACCTATGATCATCTAGGATAAGTGCTGATAATTTTCCGCCAAACACACATCCAGTATCCAATCCAACGCAAAAGATTGGACAATCATGTCCATCCAAAGCTTCAACTACTGGATAGTCATAAGAACGAGGATCATGCCCGTATACGACATGGTTTGGTCCATACCATTTTTGAGTCCAGGAAACGGTATCCGGAGGTTGGTCCAATGAATCTTTCTCAAATGGAACCATTAGTCCATCTTTATCAACGTATCTGACACGAACCAACTTATCTTTGCGTTGTTCAGATAAAGAACGGCCGGGTTCAAATCCGGCATGCACTACATACCAACTATGATATTCATCAATCCAAGCATCGATAGCAGTCCATAATTGCATTTCTCGAATCCACTGAATATCATCAGCAGAAAGGGCATCCCACTTCGCCTTTCGTTCTGGCGCAGGTGAACGCATTGGGTTTTTCTTTCCGGTAGTGGTTCGTTTCTCTTCATGATCTAACCATCGAAGATATTTTTCTTCATGATTTCCTAATACTGAATTAGCCTTAATTTCTCGAGCTAATCCGATACACGCTGCCGGGTCGGGTCCCCGATCGATCAGATCTCCGGTAAAAATTACCCGTTCGTCTGCGGCTGGACCGGCCAGCTTCAGAAGTTCTTGTAGCTCCTGTATGCAGCCGTGAACATCTCCGATGACAATTGTACGATCAGCCATACTAAGTTCTACTCCGATTTCAGTGTAATTTACACTATGATTGAACGTTATTCAACCCCTGAATTTATTGAACTTTGGTCCGAAAAAACTAAATACAATATTTGGCTTGAAGTAGAAGCAGCAGCCACAGCGTCTTTATACGATGATGGATTAATTCCCGAAGGAATAGCTGATAAGATCAAAAATATTAAAATTACTGAAAAAGCAATTAAAGATATTAAGTCTATTGAAAAAGATGTACGTCATGATGTAATTGCCTTTGTTACGTATCTTGAACAAAAATTAGGTGAAAATGGACGATGGGTTCATCGAGGAATGACTTCAAGCGATGTAGTTGATACTGCTTTCGCTCTTCAACTCGTTAAAGCATCAGATCTTCTAATCAAAGATTTGACCAATTTAATTGAAGTTCTCATTTTCATGTCAATTCAACATCAGGATACTTTAATGATGGGAAGATCCCATGGAGTAAATGCTGAACCCATTACTTTCGGAGTTATGTTAGCCGGACATTTAGCTGAATTTAAACGAGCTCGAGCTCGTTTAAATTCAGCTAAAGCAGAAATTTCGGTTGGAAAATTATCAGGTGCTGTTGGGACCTATGTCCATCTGTCTCCCATGGCTGAACGTTTAGCCATGGATAGATTGGGTCTACGCCAGGAACCAGTTTCAACTCAGATTGTTCCTCGTGATCGACATGCTTTTTTCTTCATGACTATCGCCCTGATCGCTACTTCGATTGAACGACTAGCAACTAACATCAGGCATCTCCAGAAAACTGAAACTAAAGAAATAGCAGAGGGTTTTAGTAAAAAACAAAAGGGTTCCAGTGCTATGCCGCATAAGCGGAATCCGATTTTATGTGAGAATTTATGTGGACTCGCTCGAGTCGTTCGAGGTTATTTAACTCCAGCATTCGAGGATGTTGTATTATGGCATGAACGTGATATTTCTCATTCATCAGTTGAAAGAATCATAGCGCCTGATGCTACTTCCACCTTGAGTTTCATGCTTCAGCGAATGGCTAAGATTATTGGCAATCTTGAAGTTGATGTTCAGCGCATGTCACAAAACGTAAGTAAAAATCAACTCTATGAAAGTGAAAATTTGATGTTAGCTTTAGTTGATAAAGGAATGTCAAGGAAAGAAGCTTATGAAATTGTGCAGCCATTAGCGTTGAAAGCATATAATGAAGATATTCCTTTTGTACCAATGGTATTGGGCAATGCTGAAATGTTGAATTATTTAAATTCAGAAGAACTTGCTGCTTGTTTTAACTTAGCCAAGTATACCAGATGGACTGGGGCTATCATCCATAGGGTCGCCAATGTCAGAGAAACAGATCGAAGTCGGACAAAATTTAAAGAACCCGATCATTTCGGTTAAACACGCTGATTTAGAGCGGATTGGTCCAAACGAAGTTTATAAATCATGGTGCCCAGTCTGTAATCAAGGCGTATTACTTGTATCACGTAAATTAGGCTCCATGCATATTTCTAGATATGAACATTGTACCATGTGCGGCCAGCAATTCTTTTATACTGATGATAATATTAGAGGAGAACCTTTTGAAGAACAGGGCAAAGCAATTTATACTAAGAATTCATAATATGACATACCATGGCGTGTTTAAATTCGATTGGTTTCATCTTCAATGATCTTATATTCTCACTTAATATGGACCATCCTGTTTCACTATCATCTATTACTTTATCAATAGCCTCTTGGGCAGATTGTTTAGTTTGAAATTTTTTAGCATCTTCTGGATTATATACAAAATGAAAGTCCATGAATTTGCCATCAGCTAAAAATATGCCATTATTGCTAGAAATTATCCATAAATCTTCATTTGACATTCGAATTAATTTACACCAACTCAAGCCTTGAACACAGTTTCCTACTCATCCTTCCAGGTTCTAAAGCAATCGCTGTTAAAGAATAATCAAGATCGGGTTCTCGAAATTCTGAATACCGAATTTTACAAATTTTAGCTTTATTCACTAACTGATTGAGTTCAATTTCGTTATTGACTCCTAAAACCACAACATAATTTGATTTTTCAAACCATTGTTTCTCAATTTCAGAATGTTCGTATTGAAATTGACGAGCAGCATGAATTGATTGAGCAATAATTTTGCCCATTCACAAATCTGTTCTAACGATAATATATAATTTTTCTATCAGAGTATTAGTCATCATCTTCATAATCATAAGCCTCGGCCAGTTCTTTACGCTCTTTAGCGCATTGCTTAAAATGCATAGATACTGCACCAATAATGTCTTCTGGAATGTTAGCTTTTCTCATTTCGTTTTTCCATCCCGGGTAAGGATCATCCCCACTTATATAACTTTTTTCACCCACCTGGAAACATGGCGGATCACTGTAGATATTACCATGTTCGGTTTCTAAGTATGGCCAAACTTCAAGTGGAGAATCATTACAACATCCACAATTATGACTCATATCAAATCGCTTCACTTTATTATTAACAGAAGCAGAACAAAATCTAACCCGTTTCCAACGATTTACATGTCTGCGTAAATCAGTAAATTGCTGGTATAATGCCTCGAGATCAAGCAGTTCTTTTTGTTTCTCCGCAATTTCTTTTTGTAACGTATCGATGCAACCTGGAATGCTAGCTCGATATTCTTGTTCTGCTTTAATTCTCTTAAAAGCTTCGTCTTGCTTTTTCCTTTCCTCGTCTCTCTTTAATCGTTCTTTCTCGTCCATTGGTTCACTTTCATCCATGATGTTGAGGAAATCATCTAAAGCTTTAGCTTTCATAGCTTTCCTGCCTTTCTAAGTCCTTCACTCAGACATAGATCAAAACTGAAGAATTTCTTGGCGTACCAAGCAATCATCGGTCGATCTTGATATTCATTTCCACTACGATCAAGGCCCCTTTTCTTCAAGGCTTTATTGTATCGTTTCCACCAATTCTTTCGCCAAGGAAGTATTTTTTCTAATTTCCAAATCAGTTTATCTGAAAATTTACTGAGATTAGAAAATTTCCGATAAATACGTTGGTTATTTTCACCATATTGTAGAAGAGGTCCGCCTCCATACTTAACGAATAATTTATGTCTTTCCCATTCTTGTCTGATCTCTTCATCAGTTAATTTAATGAGTCCGAAAACGCGGCCTTGATAGTATTCATCCTCCCCGTCTTCGTCTTCATCTTCATCAATCCAATGAGTTTCGTAAGTGCATTCGAACCAATGCTCTTTGTCATTGTACATGCACACGCCTGACAATGGCCCATCATAATATCCACAATGCCAGAGATATTGTGGGGCTTTGTCTAAACGGGGAAGAGTATTCATCAATTGACGGATACTCTTTGGATTTTCACGCATAAAATTAACTGTGAACATGATCCCTCTTAAACCGTGGCTTCGACCACTGAAGGTTGAAACTCAGCCAATTGAGGTGGACTCAGCCAATTCTCGAGCTCAGCTTCTGAGATTTCATACTCATGATTGGTCAGGGCATCTTTAAAACCCTGAATTAGATGATAGCGTAAGTATTTGCAATCATCTTCATAGCATTTTTTCTCGAGTATTCGATACGGAATCCCGCGAAGAAATGCATATGCCAAAAGCAAGTATCTGGCCTCTTGGCCGACAGCCCGTTTTTCGTCCCAAAGATTATAACGTTCCTGATCTTGGGCAGCGTGAATACGCGGACGAAATGCCTTACCCTCTTTAGCTAGTGCCTTAATTTCTTTTTGGATATTCTCGAGCTCGCTTTTCTTATACTTTTTCATTCTCTTCTGCCTTTCTGTAGAAACTGTCTCAAACCGGTTGGTGAGGCTACAGAAAGGAGGACCGCGAGCTCCAAAAATTCACAAGAATGGGACCATGACCTACCTAAAATAACCCAGCCCTTTAATCTTGTCAATGGGGTGTGAATACTGAAATTTTAAAGCAAATTGCCGCACGGGTCGCTGCGGATGAAGAAGGAGAATCGGTAACTCCAGCTGAAACTGAAGAATTGAATATTGACCCCAGATGGCCACCAATCAAGACTTTGGTTCAATCTGAGCTCTATCCTTTATTCAAACAGCTTAAAGTAGTAACTAAAAACGAAGACAAGACTGCCCTAGCCAATATTTATAAAGAAATATTGGCACAATTAGCCAAATTGGCTTTTCTAATGGGTATGACTTCAGTTAAGACTCAAATACAGACTTTAAAAAGTAAAATCTTTGATTAGCCTAATATAGTTTTCTTAAATTTATTTAAGATTCGAGTCATTCTCTGTTTAGTGGCTATTTCTTCTTGTGCACCGTCAACTTTGTGAAGCATGTCTGCCCAAGACATGTTTAATGAACTAACATATTTGTCTATTTCTTCATCTGGAACAAAATCAGGTATGTAATTTCTACCGTCCCAACAGATTTCTTCCGTGCTTGGTATTTTATCTAATTTTCCCCAATTAGCATGTAATCCAGCTTCTTCATAATCGTTAATTAAATCTTGTCGATCACGATAATCAATATTATGGCCACCATATAAATTATTTGTATGTTCATACATATAAGCTAATTGTTCTTTTCTTTTTCGAGAATAACTTGGACTACGATATCCAGCTTCCCAACATTCTGTGCAGCATGTCCACCCACCTTTTTTAAAATGTAATCCACTAAGAACTTCATATTGACCGCAATCACATTTAACTAACCACCTTGGTGGTGGCTTAATTTCCAATTTTCTAATTATTATAACTCGACCGTATCTTTTCCCAATTTCGATTTTCACGATCTCATAACATCTTCCATAATATTAAATGAGCCGCTTAGCATAAGCAAAAGCATCCTGAATACTTTGAACTGAGTGTTCCATCCAGAATTTATCTTCTAAATGTTTCCCATCTTTGTAGATGACTAATTTGATTGGGCCTGTTTTAGTGGCCCATTCGAAATCAACAGTGTATCCTTTCTTTCCACTAATGATTCGGCGACACCATCTACGCTCTTGAATTTTAAAATCAGGACACCAACCGTCATAAGTAACACCATAACTATGATGGTCCTCAGGATTTAGTATTGGATCCTTTACCTGATGTGTATATGCAACATAAAGCGGATCATTAGTTTTAAATTTTTCTATTTCAGCTTCATGTCGTTTTCTTGCCTCTTCAGATTTTTTCCTTCTAATTTGTTCAGCTTCAGAAACCCATTCATGTTGAAAGACTAATTCATCTCCAACTCGTTTATAATCCTGATACGCAACAACTGGTGGGATAAAATCATCAGGTTTATCATCATATTCATTGCTTTCATCCAATTGATAACAACGGATTATTCCATCAGATTCAAATGTAGGAAGCTTTTTAGTAGCTTCAATGTACATATGCTTATCTGCCAGTTTCAGTTCTTTGAAATTTAATGGATCCGAAAAATCATAAAATCTGAATTCATACGGGCAAGCCCAAATGCAACCATCCACTATTAGAATCTGTTGTTCTGAATAAAAATGGTGATCTACCCAGCAAAAACCATAACCTTTTTTAGCATCATCAGGTAAAATATCTACTCGAGTGCTAGTATCTAATTGAATAATAGTTTGTCCTTGGTAATCCTCACCTGCAATTAAATAATCGTGCCCATTTGGATGTCCGATAATCCAAGAAAATGGAAAGCTACTATAATTACGATTAATTTTAGTTATGATTAAATTATTCCGATAAACTATGCCTTGAGTATAACCCCAGCATCCTTCTTTAGTTTCAAATTGAAAAATTTCGAGTTTATACTTACCTTCTTCAAAAGTGCGTTGGAGTTTTCCTTCTTTTCCCTCGAAAAGAGGATCAATTTCTTTTCGTATTTCTGTTCGCCAATTCATTGGAGAGCACCGGGTAGGAAAACTAAATAAACAATAATCCCAATCACACAAAAAAGAAGTTGAAGTCCAGAAGTGAAACGCGTAGTAGGCCGATATACATCAGATTTTTCAAGATGTTGGAAACCTGCTATTGATCCTAGTGTAACATAGCTAACTAAAACGGAGCTGACTAAAAAGGTGACTGCGTAAAAGTGACCTCTTACGGGTGTTCTGTATATCATAGTAAATACAGTCAATAAGATAAACACCAAAGCCAAACTAATTATGACTTTTACCTGCTGAATACAAGTACGGGCTGCGTCTCTTTTACCTGGACTCATGATTCCATTACTTCCTTAGCTACATGGAATTTGGATAGTCGCCATTTTCGAAATGCAGAAGGAGCCCAATGAACAGAATCATCCAAGGCCCTCCAATGAGGTCGATATCCATCACGGCCATAGAATGCTTTAACCACAATAATCTCCCCATTTTCGTCTTCTACTTCAACTGGGACTTCATTCGGTGGTTTGCCAGTTTGCCATTCAGTCATTTCTTTTCCAAATGGTTAAAGAATCACGGATTCCGGGCCATTGAGGGATAAGTAACTGATCAATACATTCAAATTCTTCTTCTAATTTAGTATAAAATTCATCATTAGCTGTACATCCGCCAATCTCTCCAATATGAATAAGATAACGACCTTTCCAATATTGTAAACATTCAGTAGCCATATTATCACCATGTGGCGGCCAACATAAGAAGAGTGTTCTATCAGGAAAATTTTTTAATTGTTTAGGAAAACCTTTGAGCACTTTTCGATATAATTGCCCATTTGGATGCCAAACATTAAATCCATTGGGAGGTGGGAATTTGTCAAAACAAATAACATCCCCACCACAGATTTCGATTGCTTTACCCCAGTATCCAGTTCCGGCTCCCATTTCTACTACTGGACCAAAATCAATGATCTTTTTAATGGCTTCTTCAGTAGGAACGGCCCAAGCATACTTATTAACAACATAATCTCTGATATATAAAGGTTGAACAACATTCGAGAGATTTGGAACTTCATTCATATAAGTAAATATTTCTTTATTTATTCCAAATAGAGAACAAATTCTATCTATATCGAAAGTTCCTAAAGAAGACATCGCATTTAGATGCAGAATATCAAATTCACTGATATTTTCAGGAGGCGGAGGACAAATCTCTAAATAAATTCGTAGCAATTCATTAAACTTAACAAGCTTGGGATTAGTTGAAGCCCAAGTAAGCATGGCTTCTTTTTGAGACTTAGATAATTTCTTAATTCGAGCTTCTTCTTTTCGAGCAATGGTTTCAGTTTCGCAAGCTCGAGACCAAACTAGACTAAAAGGTCCACGTCCCCGCGTGTATTTTGCTCCCTTACTGTTGATGTGATTGTGAATACGGTCTCGAAGATGATTGGTTATTCCAGTATAAAGAGATCCATCGCCACAACGAAGGATGTAAACAAACCAGGTGCCGTCATATATTCCGAATGGATGGAATACTATCGGATCTGTCATGTTTTCTTGGGTTACTGAGCCCACCAATGAATTTACATTAGCTATCCATAATTTGATGAGTAATAGCATATTCTTTAATAAAGACTTCGTATTTCATAACTGAATGTTTTCCAAATTCTTTAGCGAAATTTCGAGCTTCTTGGGCATTATGGAAAACTAAGGCTTTGTCAATATTTGCTAATAAACTAGTTGGTTGCTGACTATAGGATGGCTGCTGGACAATCCATTCAAAATGAAGTTTTTTATCATATTTGGCCACTATAATATATTCAGTCATTTCTTAGATTATACTATGAAAGACGGTCTCTAAAATCTGTATACCCAAATTTTTTAATTAATTCAAATTCATTAGTTTCTGGATCATAAGTCATAATCGAGGGTAATCTAATCCCATTGAAAGTATTGGTTTTTACCATCGTATATTGGGCCATATCACAAAAGATAATACGATCACCTATTTTTAAAGGTTTAGAAAATGAATAATCTCCAACAATATCACCAGCTAAACAAGTCATACCTCCAAGGCGATACGTATACTGGTACTTTCCGGGTTTATCCGCTCCTACTATTTCTGGTCGATATGGCATTTCAATTACATCTGGCATATGAGCAGTAGCAGATGTATCTAAAATGGCAATTGGCATTTCATTTTTAAAAATATCTAATACACTAGCTACTAACCAACCACAATTATATGCAATGGCTGCACCCGGTTCTAAATAAACTTCGACATCAAATTCCTGCTTGAAATTTTGAATAATTTTAATTAATTTATAAGTATCATACCATTGAGATGTAATAAGGTGTCCTCCACCAAAATTAACCCACTTTGATAATCGGAGCTCGGGTTCGAATTTTGACGATACTTTCATTAAAGTTCGTTCTAAAGCATCCGCGTCTTTTTCACATAGATTATGAAAATGCAGTCCGGAGAATCCAATAAAATCTTTGGGATCCAATTCTGTTCGAGTAACTCCTAAACGTGAATAACGCTGACATGGATCATAAATTTGAGTTTCAACTTCTGAGTGCTCTGGATTAATTCGTAATCCACATTCTACCGACTGAATCAAGTTTTTAAATCTATCTCTTTGTGCCGGATTATTGAAAATAATATGATCACAAATTTGAGTAAGTTCTCTTAATTCTATTTCTGAATATGCCGGAGCATAAGCGTGTACTTCTCCTTGAAATTGCTCATACCCTAATTGTGCCTCGTATAAAGAACTGGCGGATACTCCAGGTAAATATTTTCGAATTATCGGGAAAGTGCTCCACATAGAAAAAGCTTTAAGTGCTAATAAGATTTTGCATCCTGAACGAAATTGAACATTAGATAGTAATTTAAGATTATGACGTAAAACGCCTAAATCACAAATAAAGGCAGGAGTTTTAATTTGACTGAAATCCACCAACTAATGGATTTCATTATGATTCCATGATTTTTCCAATCATTCTCATTTTAGCTTGATGTTCATTCATTCGATAAATTCGATACCAAAGTAAGAGTGTACCTAGCCACATGATAGAAGCCATTATACACGGATATTTATCATATACCTTCCATTTATGACTGTAATAAGAACACAGTATATAAGTGAAAAACCCAATGATAGCTGAATAAAACGGAGCAACATACCAAATAAAAAAAGTGCTTAGTCCCAACAACATCCACAGTCCAGTATCATAGTGGACTCCATCAGATAACTCTTCTGACATAAGCCAGATTTTGATCCTACGAACTATGGACTTCAATTACGTTTCTCCATTGTCGAGCTTTATCTATATTATCTCCTATCAATGATAGAGCTTGACATATCCATATTTCTGCCTCTTGAATTGCCTGGTTTAAATTAGAGACTTCATGATTAGCTAATATTGTATTCTTATTTCTGGGTTCAATATTTAAGCATACAGTCCAATCGTAAAAAGAAAAAGAAGATTTTCCAGGGAGAGCATTAAAACCCATTACAGGTTGAGATGTAAATGGTTTCGCTTTAGAAATATGAATTTCAAATGGATAAATGATTATGATACAACAATCGTCTTGTGAATAAGCAGGTTTCACTCCTAATATAGTGATATCTGAAAATTTCATCGTTTTCCAGCAAAAATAATGGCCTCTCGAGCTTCAAATCGATATTTAGCTGGGCCACCGATGTTTCGACGCCCATCAAAGTAATCAACGTCGAATCCTTCGTATAACTCAGCAGTTTTATCTGAAGCTGAATTGGTTAACACAACCCTAGTCTTTTTAGCGATTTTTTTGAAAAACTTGGCTAATCGTTCGTGATCTTTGAGTGTAAAGCCACCTTCAGTATACTGAGAAAATTTTGCAGTATTAGAAATTGGAAGATACGGAGGATCTATATATATCCCATCAATTTCTCTAGGATCGATTGAATCGACTGATTCTTCGAAATCTGCATGGTAAATAGTAATATTTTTTAATAATTCAGAAACTGCTCTAATATTAGCCTTGTCTAAAATAATTGGGTCAGTATATTTACCAAATGGAACGTTGAATTCGCCTTTTTGATTGACTCGCCAAAGTCCATTAAAACAAGTTTTGTTCAAATAAATTAACCGAGCAGCTCGAGCTACTAACGTAAGCTTGGTTGAATCATAAGCCCGAATCCGTAAATAGGCAGCTTTATCATATCGGTATTTCTTTTTCTTGAGCTCTTTAATGAGTTCTTCAGGTTCACGTTTAATCACATTCCAAGTGGTGATCAAATCATAATTAGTATCAGCGATGACGGCCTTATTAAATCGACCATATTTAGCTAAATGAATTAAAACTGCTCCTCCCCCGACCATTGGCTCATAGTAACAATCCATATGATCAGGTAAGCGAGATGTGATGTGCTTGACTAACCGAGATTTCCCACCAGCCCATTTGACAAAAGGATACGGAGGACGTTTGCTCATGCCTAAAAATACAAGATCAAAAGGCTAACTTTCCATTACCTGATGAACTATATATTCTTTATCAGTTAAAAATAGAATTGAACCTGCTGCATTTTCCCCAAAACATTGCCCATCAGGCATTTCCACATATCGTCGGACTAAACCTTTGGACTTTTGAACGTTGACAATCCCGACTTTGCCATGATAAATATGAGATTTCGGCGCTAAAAAGAAAAGGCGTACCTTAGTTCCTTTGGCAAATCGAGCCAATCTGGAGAAATCGCGTTTCCCTGGTTTATGAATTGATTCATTTTTGTATGGAATATTCAGAAATTTATACAATTCTCGTTGAAGGGAATTGCCTTTCAAGAGCTGCTGTTTAGGAGCTCTACGGGAATAATGCGTACCGTATTTGCTCATAGTCAAATCTACAAATTAGTCGTGTTTATCTTCAGTCTGTTCGGAATTTACAAACACAACCCCGCATTCAATACAAATATACGCCTTAATTCGCTTAACCGTGCCTAGACACTGATTATTCCCGAGTTTAATTGTTGCTCCTTTAGCATCAGGGTCATCTTCCAATGGATGAAGCACGAGTTCAACTTCTTGACCAGGAATATGATCATGTACGAGCATAATTGTACTCTACTATAGTGAAACATATTTGGATAAAAGCTGTAGATCCTAAACTTGAAGAGACATTGGATATGTGTTCATTTATCCAATCTATTCAAAATAATTTTGGCCCCGCTAAAATATCCGGTAAAAAAAGCGATGTTTACATATGTAAGAATTGTCAACAAATCGGATTGGCTATAGTAGGGGAGCCTATCGGTCAGCATCCACCATTAGTAAGTGATTGTGCTGAAACTATAGTTAAAAACATCATGGAATTATGAATATCAACCTAACGCAAAAATGCGTTGAGATTTATGTCCCAACAGCTAAAGATTATATTCAAATTCCGCTTAATATACTTAGTGACAAACATCGAGTTATTCGATGTATTGCAACTCATTTAATGGATTTTTGTAGATTCGACAGAGAATTTATTGAACTTACTGCAAAAGATTGCGCCACAGCTACGGCTATTTGTTGGGTGGGAGCTGAAAAAATATACGAAAACTTAGAAAAGGATCCGGATTTAACAATTTTTCGGGTTATGAATTCATAATTGAATCACAAACATTTAGATTACAATGCCGTTTTTTGTGAAATCTTCTAGCTTTACCACGTTTGCGTTTATATACAATTTGACCACCACAACGTGGGCAAAACTCCTTTTTCATTAATTCTTCTCGATCCAGTTCTTCTTTCGGTTCTTCTCGATCAAATAACCCGTGCTTTTTTCCGTATGATTGATAAATTTCATTCTTATCTAAAACTTCATATGCTATTCCATCCCAGTTAACTTTATGAAATTTAATACCTGAATGTTGCCTTTTCTTTTCAGTATGAAATTTACCATCTACATTAGACCAAACCTTATTTAATTTAAAATTATTGGTTCGTTTTTCTTTGTGTCTCTGCTTTCGTTTAATTCGAGCAGCTCTTTTCATTAAGGCACTGTGTCCTAAACCAGTGCGATAACGTAGAACTCGAGTCGAAACTCCCCATAATTCATATCCCCAGTCCCCATCTTTAATTTTGCAAACCCAACCTAAAGTTGGATGCCATTCAATTGTATCACCCAATAATTTCAAAGTATTAGGTTTATCATTTTCATCATAACGAGGATATTGGATTTTTTTCAAAAATCCAGCTTTAGTTAGTCGATTTAAAGCAGGACCAACCAAATTTATAGGCAACCCTAAAGTCTTAGCTATATTGTCTTTAATTATAATATATGGAGGATCATACTTTCGGCGACCGTACCTTTCCATTACGGTTCTCGGATAAAGATATTTTTTAATTACTTCTTCAGCTGCTCCGATTGGAGGACATTTATCCGACTTCCGCTTTAGCTGGCGGACAGGAGGTTCTTCTCCGAACAATGCGTCCACGAAAACCCTCGATAAACTTATCGGCTAGCTTATAACACTCTACACATAAAAGAATTTTCCTTACGGGAGTTTTTCCATCCGGAGAAATTAATACTATTGAACCGTATTTGTTAGATTGTTTTCCACAAATGCACTCAATAGTCGGCATAATCCATACTAAAACTAACTAATTGTGACTGAATTTCATTTTGCTGTTGCTGTTGCTGTTGATTCTGTTTTAATAAAGTGTCAAGATACTCTTGTACTCGAGGATTTTGAGGAGGACGGCGACTGATTAATGCATTATAAGTACCAGTACGTTTTCCAGGCCAAGCTTTATTGATTTTACATGAACCTCCCGTTCCATATCCTGTAAAAGTAGCAGTAATCCAATCATTAGTTTGAGAAGAACGAGAACAACGCAAACGATGGACTGCTAAATGCCTACCTGATACAATAAAACATCGCCGGGTAGAATCATAATCTATCCCAACTAAATCATCAGCAGTCCACCCATTCGGAGTTTTACCTTGACCTAAATTTATTTGACCAAGACAAACTGATCGACAAGTCCCGGGGATTCGATGAGCATTCTTAGCCCAAGCAGGAGCACGTTGACCAAACTTGGGATGACCCTTATTATATTCCCACTGACAATCACCTCTAGAAGCAAATCCCTCTCCAGAGTGCACATCTCTTCTTAATCCAGACTCGTAGATAGCCACCGTAATCATCATGTACATGAGTTGATTTGGTGCCCAACGCCACGGTCTACTGGATTTAAGAGCTCTGCATTTATCAGGAGTTCGTCCCTGTTTAGCTTCTGATTTACAGAACTTAACTAATTTTGGATCCTTAGCTGCTCTAATTGATAATTCGCGCGAAACGTCATATGCAGCTTTGGCGATGATGACATATCGTTCTAATGCTTCTTCATACGTTTCAGGACGAGTGAAAGACTGAGCCTTGGCTTCTGCCTCTAGTTCTTTGTAATTAGCCCATCGGTGTGGATTGCTTCGACGTTCATCCATAAAATCTGACAAATTACGATTATATAAATACTTTTCAAATTTTGGCTTCTTGCAACGCCAATCATGTTCATTTTCACAAAGCAATGTGTCTTGACACGATGCATCACAATAAGGAATTTCAACGCGACTGTACATGCTTTTCCCTGGTGAAATTGCGTTCACTAGAGACAGCACTAAAGCCATTACCTTAGGCGGTAAAACAAATGACATAGGATACCCTCGTTACCGTTATAGATGGCGCACAAGCGTTTGGGTATGATATTTAGCTTGTGGACTACATCCATCGATAAATCGGAGATTGAAATTCTACCCGGTTTGTCGATAGACTTTTAAACGGCCATAACAAACTTGTCTTTGCTATCACGAAAGCACTATACACTAAAAGAAATTATCAATAGCATTCAGGGCGGCCCATGAACTGGGTCGCCCTGATTTGAAATGGGTTAAGTCCTATTGGAACTTAACCCGCCTTTCTCATTGTACGGTAACCTTTAATCGCCGGCCCAAATTGGGCAAAAATTTGACCAAAGGTCGTTATATGGTTATTATCCCATATAAAATTACATCTATAAATAGGTGAAGATCTCATCTATTAGTGAAAGGGGCAGGATTCGAACCCGCGACACTATGCTTTGCAACGATAACCCTAATCCTACGACCCGGGACGGGTAAAAAGGCGGAAAAGGTCTCTAACACATGCTCTACCAACTGAGCTACCCTTTCAAAACGGGTAAAGAATTGATACCGGACTGTTGTCTTCAGAAAAGAGGGCGATAACCCGATATCTCCGACCCGTATCAAACTTTACACCTGAAAATTAACTTTCAAGTATATCTTCAATTATTATCATATTAACCATCTCGATCATAGTTTCATATGATAATAATTTAACCGCTGATTTTAGCATCCCACGAAATTGAAGTAAACAAATATTAGCCCTATAAGTATTTTGAGCAAATTCGTTCAATTCAATAAATTTTTGAAATCCATCTAGTTTCAAAAGTGAGTCAGAATCAACTGGTTCAAATATATCTTCTCCTAATTCTTGAGCAAAATCGCATATAATATGAAATGCTAGTTCTCTCTTATTCATAAATCGAAAGAAACTGATTTGAGTTCGAGAACAAACTGGTGGTAATTTATAAATTACTTCATATGATTTAAGATCAGTAGAAATGTTTTCTATTTGAGCAAGCCCTAAACAATTAGCAAGTTGCTCAAGATTCATGAATTCATTACCTGAAAAACTGGATTACGTTGTTGACAGATATGACAAATAGCTTTATCATTATCACTCAAATCTTTAGACCATTTAATACGTGAAGAATACCACCAATTAGTAGGCATCCAGCGAAGCCGAAGCTTTTTACATTGAGGGCAACGACGATAACGCTTTGAATTATATTTTCTTTTACCCTTAAATTTGAAATGACTCTCTCGAGCTCGATTTAACATGACGAAGTAGGAGGGAGAGCCCTGCCCAGACTCTCCCTCCTCTCCTAGTTTAGAATTCACCCTTCGAGAAGGATATCGAAACGTTGGCATCGCTCACGAATAACCTTCTCAATCAGTGTTGCAGATGACTCAGCGATTTCCTGCTCTAGTTTGCTTCGCTTCTGCAATGCGGCCTCCCCTGTTCGTTCGTGTTTGACATATATATCTCCGGGCCTACTGGTAGATATTAACTACTGCATTATTACCGTACACTTCTTTAGCTCGTTGATCATAAGCCATGGCAGCTAATTCTTCTGTTTCAAAACTACCTATAACACGGGTCTTTCCATCGTAAAACAAACGAGCCCTCCAACTTTTACCTCCTTTTGGTTTATATACTCCCTTATACTTAGAAGTCTTCTTTTTATTCAGGGCTACTCGATCAAAGATGTCTTTCTTTCGTTCCATCCAAACTGAAGCATCTTTGTACATCCATTCTTTAATACGTAGTATTTCATATTTGCTGCTCCATTGAATCTTGTGGCATTTCTGAAATATAATTTTAGTATTCCTAATACTAAGCCTGTTTACCAAGATTGATTTAATGAATTGAACGAATTCGTATGTTCCAACAAAATAAACACAAAATAATCCATTCTTCTTTTGACTTATTCCTCCATCTCCGTCAAAATATCCTCGTATGAAATGATGGACTAATTCTAAAGGAATATAGTCGAATACTTTAGAATTTAATACTTTAGTCTTCTGCTTTGGTACGTCTTTGTCTAAAATAGAATTACATAAATATTTAGAAGATAACAAACATCGAACATGCTCATAGTTTTTACGAGTTCTTTTATCGTAAGAAGTTTTAATTCGCACAGAAACATTAAATATGGAAGCCAATTTATCTAAATGCAATTTATCTTTAGATGATAAATAAAAACAAACCTGTTTTCCATTTGGATAAATGCATCCATCGGCACAGAAGAATCCAAACCAGTAGGCTTGCTCTTCTGTGCCGATGGTGTCGAAGAATTCTTGTCTCTTCATGCCCTTTACAGGGCATTAAAGATTAAAATTCTCCTTTGGAGAAAGAAGAAATAAGATCGGGGACTGAAGTATCCATGCCACAAATGTCCAACATTCCAGGATCACGCGGGTCAGCGATGGTAAATTTATCGCTGGTTAGACCGCAAACAATCAGCCGAGCTTGACGGCCCATTTCCTGCCGATACTTACGCAGGGCCTGAAAGGGCTGCATGCGGCCGGCCCACGTTTCATTGTCCGTGTAGACCATGAACGTATCAACTTCGATCTTGTGCTTTAGAGCATACAGCATTGGCTGTGAGCAATCAGTTCCACCGAAGTCTTGACGGGCAGTGACTTCACAAACCTGATCCAGCCGCATTTTCGGGCTGATATTCAGAACAGTTACGCCACTATCAGGATCGCTGGAAGAATTATTACGACTACCCCAACCCCAACCGCCACCGGATTCACAAGTGAATCCGATTACCTGCCAATTCTGCTCGAGCTTAGCAGTAACCATGGCCATAGCAGCTGCGGCTTCACGACAAGTCAAAGTACCACATCCTTGGATGGCAGAGCCCATAGACCCAGAAACATCCAAAGCAAGCAAGTAGTTTTTACCTGTCGGCTGAACTGACTTGAATGCCGTATAAAATGCAGAATCCATGGCATCAATTACTTGAGTTACTGGGCTCCAGCTGAGTTTACCCTTATCACCATGACCAGATTGATACTGCTTCATAGCAATCAGGATCTTCATCGGGTGAAGACGACTCTTACGGATGGCTTCCTCGTTGGCGAACTGTTCAGCTACTTTCTTGGAAGCGGCACTCATCGGCTTGATTAGTCCACAAGCCGTCATAACTCCCAAATTACGCGTTAGCGCTGTCATCGGAAGACCACGGTCGAGCAGAGCCTCCCAAATCTCAGGCTCTTTCTTCCACTGAGTCGGAAGCATCTCATGGCTGAGCCAATATTCATGAATCAACTTGATTACTTCCGCCTTTGATTCGGCCAGCTGGACGGCTTCGAAACCATGGACCAGCTTCGGCAGAGCTTCCCGATTGAGCTCCTCATAGGAGTCCATACGAGAGTCCTTCTTCTGGCCCTTTCTGAGCACTTCTCGGGCCTCGAGGCTACCATCTTGGGTAACCCACCGAAATAGCGCTTGATAAGCTCCGGAATCCATTTCCGGGTCACGACGGACCAATTCAAATGGGTTGGCGTGGCTCAGCTTCAGAAGATCCTTGTGGGACCATCCATTTCGTTGCTGATACTTGACCAATTGAAGAGCCAACTTATCGGCCGGCTTATCGAGATACCAATTAGCTACAGCATTCCGAAGAGCCCGTCCCCAACGCCGGAAATTCTCAACATCAGCCGCAAAGTTGAATAGATCAGTACCAATACGGCAAACCTTCGGTAAAGCTTGAAGGGCCGCCTTTCGCACTTCATTATCCGAATGACCGGCTGCCATGGCGAGACAGAATACTGCCGGATCATTTTTGACCGCACGACCTGCCTGGCTGATTTCAGCGATACGCTTGACTGTCCGGATACCGTCTTGTTTCAGACACTCCCCAATTGCCTTAGCATTTTCCTTGACGAGCTTTTTCTCGCCAACGTAATAAGTCGAACCCTCAGCACCAAGAATCAAAAACCGGTCTAAGCTAGTCCAGCAATCGACCTGCCAAACATAACCGCCTGCACGGTTCTTGACCTGATCCTCACGAGCTTGCTCACTCTGAGAAGTTACTCGTGGATTGACAATTTCTCCATACCTGGTCATGGTTTTTTCTCCTTGAACGGCCCGAAATTCAGGCAAAAACCCAGATAGCGAAATCTGGAAAAATCTACATTTGAGAAATCCGGCTTTACGATTATTATTGTCAGTTTCTTGAAGAAATGAGCAAAAATGATGGAAAGAATGGAGATACAGCTAAAAAGGGTCTACTTTATCTTTTAGTTGGTCTGACTCCTGTAACCATTTTGTCGATTGTTGCTTTCGGCACTAGTGATCCTAAAGAAGGAGGTAAATCTGCTCTAAAAGGATTAGTCCAGGCTTTTATTAATGCTGGTCCATTAGGCTTAGCTGCTTTCATATTTATTTTATCTACTTTTATTCTCGGATACTTGGCCTGGAAATCTAAACAAGAACAAATCCAATTCATGGAAAGCGTAATTGACGCTGGAAAAGAAGAAATTAAAGAAAACCAAAACTTCACCAATACCCAAACTAAAGCATATCTAGAATTAGCTGATACCATTAAAGAAAGCAATACCAAAATTCATGAGCTTGTCAAGGCATTATCTGCAGCAGAAAAAAAGTTAACCAAACGGGTTGATGCTATTGCATTATCCGATCCTCATGTCGATACGTCAAGATATTTAGCTCAAAGAGGCGAGGATTAATGTCAATTATGAAATCCGTTTCTGTTTTTTTCACTACCCTCTTTGGGACAAGCCAAGCTGAAAAAGAGCTACGTAAGCAGTTCGAATCAACGCTTCAACATAAGAGGGAACGAGCCTCTAATTTAGCATTAGCTAAAGAAGCGTTGGAAGAAGCCCAACGGAAAATACATATTAGAACTGATGAACTCGAGGGGAATGTGAAAAGAGAGAGCATAAATGGCTAGGAAAACATCAAGTATGAGTGGGGAACATAAATTGGAACTAGACAAAGCTATACAAAAAAACAAAAACTTAATTCAAAATGGACAAAAGATGGTTGAAAAAGCCAGCGAGTCTGTTCCTCCAGATGATCAAGCAGATGTGTCTATTGGTGATAGGCAGAGTCAAACGGGGGTAGAAGTAGCAGCCGTAGAAGTTAAAGAAGCATCTCAAACTCTGAAAGAATCAGTAGAAGAACTCAAGCTGCCGATGTTATTAGCGGTAGGCATGCTTGAAAAAGTATTAGTTTGGTTAAAATTAACTACTATTATCGGCATCTTAACTTTAGTTGTAATGGTTTATGCGGCTATTAAAATTACTATGGCTGCAAGCGTATCGGCTAGGACTAATCAGACTCAAATTGAATTAACTCAAAAACTAGAAGAAAAACTCAAAGTATCGCCTAAGCAAATACTAGATCAAATTAATAAAAAAGATGTAGAAGAAAAGGCAGAAGAAGAAATTGCAGCTGCAGAACAACCAACAATTGAAGCTGACGAACACGGGAAAGTAGCTATTGTTGTGCCGCAAAAGTTATCACCTGAAAAGAAACAAGAAATCAGAGAAAGAGTAGTTAGATTTAAACAAGAGGATAGTCATCCTCCAGTTAAAACTAAAGCTGTGAGAATCGAAGTTGATCTTGAACGGAAAAAGGTAACCGATATAAACCAACAAGAAATTGTACCACAAACTCAGTCAGCACAATCTAAAAAATAAACTAAGAATGCATGATAGAACGAATTTTATCTAAATTTATTCTATCTCTACAAGAACATCCGTGAGAATCTTTTAAATTATTGGCTGGCATTCCGTCTTGAATTATACATAATTTACAATATTTACATGTCCAAACAATTTCTGCTATGTCATATCTAGTTGTGGCCAAAGCCCAAGTCCAAATATGAAAATCGATAAAGATATTTTTATGGCTGGCCCGGCAAGGCTCGAACTTGCGACTTTCGGATTCAAAGTCCGACGTTCTACCAACTGAACTACGGGCCATCATCTTATATTTCCATTATTGCTCGAACTTGTTTTAAGCTACGAGCTTGTTGAACTAATGGATCTATGACTTCTCGGCTAGTATTCCACCAAGAGCGCCATCCTAAGTCTTCAGGAGGCTCAACCTCAGCTAATTCAAACAATCGTTTTAAATGGTCTTTATGTACTAAACCTAGTGGAGTTCGACAATGACACCAAAGATAGCTTAATAAATCATCGTCATCTTTAAATGATTCCATATTATTCTTCTTCATCTTCATCTTCAACAGGTTCAGTAGACTCAACTGTTACCAACCAATCATCTTCCTCCAAAGAAGCTACTATTTCAGTCACTTCCTCCTCAGGATCTGCTTCTGGGTCCCTGAGTTCAATCGTTTTTTGAATTGTGAAAGTGACACAAAGTTTCGCCATCCGTTCGTCTCCTTAATCTGTTTTTACACCCACAGAGGCCATTATTAGAATTAAAATAGCTAACAATACTAATGGCCAAAGGAAAATCATCCCTGTAATAACTATAAAGGTAGATTTATGATCTCTAAATACAGTTAAGTCTGGGTTATTTTGTAATTTAACAAAATAACCCATTACCGGAATGCAAAGTAGCATTATACCCCATAACCAGATTTGAAATAAAAGCATCTTTTTACCTTATCAAGTCTTATGTCAAATTTACAATTTGAATTATAAAATTCCCATTTAAACATCTTAATATGGAAACTGGTCCAGACACCCTAAAAAGTTGTTTAGCCTGCGGAGGGAATAATGTAGAAGATTGTCCATGGTGCACTGATGGGTATATGGACAAAGAACAAGAACGAAAATGGAAAGTCTTTCGTCAAAAAATGAAGTCTTTATCCAAAACTTACACCTTCCTCCAAGACATAACTAAAGAAATCATTGCGCGATTAAGAAATGTAAATAAAGTCAAACCACAACAACTAGCCGACCATGGAGAGGACTTACTTGAAAAATGGTCAGAAGCTGAAGACAGGGCTAGTTTGACTTCCGGATTATCCAAATTTAATAAAGAAGCCCTGGATTATTTAATGGATGAAAATAATTGATCTTTGAGTCCAATCATAATATTTTTAATTTCAGGCCATGAAGCAGGCTTGAAACCAAGAGCATCTACCCCAACGTCAATGGCCCCATACTGAGGAGCTCGCCTACCATGGACATGTCCATAAAGTAGCCAAGTTCTAGGGTGATGCTCTTCGTGGTTCCAAACGAAATAGTGGTTTAACCAAAGTGGCTGTCCATCAATAGCTATTTCAAGCGATTCATGAACAGCATCCCAACCAGCACGAAATGTAGCTCGCCGGTCGTGGTTTCCCTTGATTAAAATTTTCCTTCCTTGAAGTTTGTTTAAATACCAAGCTGGAAGACTCTCATCTCGTCTAGTAAAACAAAAATCTCCAAGCATATAGATGGTATCCGAGTCTTTGACTCGCTGATTCCAATTTCGGATAATTGTTTCATCCATTTCTCTTGAATTGCGAAATGGACGATTACAATACTTAATGATGTTTGCATGATTTAAATGCAAATCAGATGTAAACCAAATGGTCATATTTTGTTTCTATTTCCTTTATTGTTATGATTAACTCAACATTATTTCTGTAATGTTAAGATGATCTAAAAATTCTTGTTCGTTTAGTCCGGTTTCGAAGAAAACATTGTGCAACAGGATTTTGGCTTTGTTTGGATTCCTGTTTTTTAGTTCTTCTAGCCCTAAACGTAAGGCTTTTACAACATTGGCTGGATTGCTTGCGAGTTCTTTGGAAACGTCTTTGAATAAATGTGCGCTGTACTTGATAAGGATTTGGAATTGAATTACTAAATTGGTAACGCTTATGCGGTTTTGGTTGGATCTGGAGGACATGATCAGGAATCCCGTACTGTTTAAGATTTAAACGATAGAAAAATAAATATATTTCTGCTTGTCTAAATCTCTCTTCAATTTTAGCTGGTAATTTAGGTCTTCGTCCTCGAGGAATCTCAATTGTAATTATTGATTTAGGTTCAGAATAATCACTGTAATTATCTGGGTAACGAATAGAATAAATTTCAGGCCATAATTCTGTAGGATTAGCGGTGGTGGTGCATTTACTTCGATAAGTCCAAAAGAAATATTGACCACAAGGAGTGGTGGTATCATTTTCCGAATAATGATCGAAAGCTGCCATTATGATTGCATAATTTTGGCTATATCGAATTCACGTTTGGAAATAAACCTAAGATCTGATTCATTTAATAACACATAATGTGCTTGATAAGAAACAGTTGGAACTAATACATGAATACGATAGCGATGTTCCACAGGAGTGACTTGAGTACCATTTATATTAAACATGGGAAAAGATGCTATATGTACGGGTTCGCCACTGGGCGAACTATGAGTAACTCGCCCGTAGCAACCTTTTGCTTTTGATTTAATAATTTCTACGTATCGACATTTATTTTCAGCATTAGACATTAAGTAATTTTCCGCAAGTTCCTCTTCCCAATTCAAGGGCGGCTTTCATTTTCATTCCAACAGTAACTACTCGATAGTGAAGTGTGCTCTTTGGAATATTATACAATCTGGCCCAATCCACCAAACACTTCTTTTCTCCATCTACTTCATAAAAAGTGTTATTGACTCGATTCCGATTGCACTGATCTAATGTTGCCCAATAAGTGTTGCTTGGAGTAAAGTCTCTGTTCTTATTTAACCGACTTAAACGATGCTTTGGGCTTGGCCGTTCACCCATGTCTTTTAAGAAATTCTGAAATCCGTCATTCCCTCTCCAACGCTTACATACTTTAATCCCATAGTATCCAACGTAAATCCAGGAAGAGGTATCTGGATTATAGCAATTACCAATCATGCTTCTCCAAGCCAAATAGGTTGGAGTTCCAGTAGACCCATGCTTAAAATTAGATTGTGCGATTCGCTCGAGTCTTAAACAACCACAAGATTGGGTCTGTCCAGATAGCAAATTCGAAGCCGAAACAGTTTTCAGCACCCCACATTGACACTTGACGCGACACGTGGTTCTCCCGTTGATTTGGACTTCCAATACGGTCAAACGGCCGAATACCTGTCCTTCTTTCATGCAGACCTCCTAAAATTTTATTTTGGTTAGATCAATATGGAACCTACTGAACTGTCTTCTCAGCTTCGTCAGATTGCAGACTTTATTGATTCTGAAGAGAAACCAGATAAAACAACTGTTGCTAGTAAAATTAAGACCACTATTGCTGCTTTAGGTCCTGAGTCAATTTCACCTTTGTCATCAGTAGTAGCTGGCCTTAGAGCAGCTCGATTTCTTACCCATACCTATCATTGGGTAACTACCGGACCTCAATTTTATGGTGATCATCTTTTACTTCAAAGAATTTATGAAGGTACAGAATTTGATAACGTAGCTGAAAAAACTGTGGCTTATGAAGGATCCGTAGATCCAATCCAACAAGTACAAGCTGTATCTAACTTAATTGCTAAATATGGATCCCAATCTGATGATCCTGAATCATTATTGGCATCTGCCTTAGACATTGAAAAAGCTGTAATTGAAATCATTGCTCAAGCTAAGAACCAACTCGAGCAAAGTGGTCAGTTAACTGATGGAATTGATAATATGCTCCAAGGTATTGCTGACGGCCATGAAACCTTCGTTTATTTGCTACAACAAAGATTGAAGTAAATTGTAAGTTAGTGAGTGGACTACAGTAAATTAATAGAACTTCGTTCTGTCAAATATCAAATTTCCCGTACTTGTGGCTTATGTCAGCACGGGGAATTTATTGATGGGGAATGGGGAACTTGTTTAGTTAGTGGTTATTCTCCACTAAAACACCGACAACAAGGTAAGAAATGTAAAATCAATAAATTCGGTAGCTGCAATAAATTCAGATTTGATACTAAATCATATCTTCAGCTTGGGGAATTTGTAGAATTCTTAAATAGAGCTGCTGATAGGACTTGAACCTACAACCGGAGCTTTACAAAAGCCCTGTTCTACCAATTGAACTACAGCAGCATGAACTACAGTGGCTTAAATTCGCCATTTTCGTATTTGTATGTTCTGCCTTCTTCGAAAGATTTACTTCGAATAGCGGTATAATAGTCTTCTATGGTCCCTGGACAACCCAATCTTTGCCATTCTTTCTTAGAAATATAAATAATAGTACAAGGCAGCCTAGGACCAGTAGTGTTATGATTAGCCCAGGGACAACAGGTATGACATTCGCATCCCCGATTATGTAGTGCAATATTTTGCCACTCAGCTTGATTATTGATAATCATATCATTACCACGCTACCATAATTTCAGCAACGTCAGCCAATGAATTGAGTAAATATTGATTTGCTCCCTGAATATTATTAGCAAAGATTCTCATAATATCCGGGTCGCCACTATAAATTACAAGTCGCTGAAGGCGATTAATATTTGCTTCTTTCACGTCTCGAGCAAAAGCATAAGCAACATATGGATTATTAGATCTAATTATAATCCGCTGGAGTTTCTTTATATCAACATCTTGGCGACTCTGCCACTCTTTGGCAAAAGCCCAAGCTCCCCAAGCTGGATCATAGTTGTGTCCTCTACGAAAATATCGGGGATTGGTACTCCACCCTGGGCAGGGCCACATCCAGTGCTCTGCATCTAATTTCAAGACAGCCTGATACTGACGCTTCAGACGCCTAGTAAGCCGCGCTTTTTTGGCCATGACATACTCTCCACCTATGAAACCGGAACTGGGTTAGCTTCATATGTGGAAATGCTTGAGCATGACCAATAATTAATTTTACACCAACACGGTATTGGTTTACAATGGTACATTTTTGATATAGGATCTAGATATGGATCTAGATAAGATTGCAACTCGAATTGCTACAAATTCAGATGACCCAATATTGGACTTAAAAGGCCCATTTAAAGCAGATACACATGATTGGACTAACAGCGGAGGTATAGAAATACTAGATGCTGAATTAATTATAAATAATCCCGATTTTTTTAAGGTAGATACTAAAAAACTGAAAGCCATGGAAAAAGCTTCAGCTTGGTATGCCAAACAATATGAAAATGATCCAAATTGGACTATCGACAAATTGATTGGGGTACGAGAGCCTTATGACATAGTAGTTGAATTTGACGTAACCAGTTCTAAAATAAATAGTTTGGATGATTTTAATTGGAGTGTTATAAATATTGCTGGTGTAGATTTAACCGAAGAAGATGCTAAACGTACGCATGACCTTCTCCAAAAAGAAATACCGGAAACTTTATTAGACAAAGCTAAAGAATATATAAGTGAACCCGAAGAAGACTTTAATGAACCAGATCCTGATTGGGGGTACACCACTGATCGGGATTACCCACCTTATGGATATTCACCGGATTAAAGAAAATGAACCTCAACAAAATAGCAGCCCGCATGACTGAACCGCTTGATTTGAGCGGACCATTTGAGATTATAGATAATACTGACAATTATGTTAAAGTAGAAGTTACTAATGTTGAAGTTCCGGCCAATTTAGCGGCTAAATTACAAGAATACTATTCCTCTAGAGGAATCAAAGGAGAAGATTCCCCGCTACAAACTCAAGGGGGGAAGTCCATCCTGAAGCAAGGAAAGATTTTATTAGATAAAGATTGGATTGTCCCGGGATATGAACCGGAGGATCTTGCGGCAGGGATTAGAGGTGGAATGGTCATAGAAGAACATGAAGTTAATGGTATTGAAAATATCCTTTTTACCAATCCGAAAGACGTTGAAAAAGCTACTCAATTCTTCCTCGAAGACGTCTTAGCTAAAGACGAAGAAATTCTAAAAACTATCGGTGCAGATCAACCAGAAAAAGAACCAGACTACGACTATGAACCACCTTCTGAAGAATATCCGGAATGGTGAATTTATCTAGAATCGCTGCCAAAATAGCAGCATTACATTTAGAAGGTCCTTTTCGTCAAGCCAATGAAAATGAATTGGCAAATGCCGTTAGTTTTGAAGTTCCCGATCTCGAATTAGATAATGAAGAATTTGCTAAACCATTAAATATTAGTATTAAGATCCAGCAGTATCATGAAGATGCCGATTCTGAAGTCGGATTTGAAGGCAGGGATGATATTCAAGAGTTTACTCCAGTAGCTGTAAATGGAATGATGCTTGAAAATCAACAAGACAAAAATGCTTTACATCGAGCCATTTACAAATATGTGATGGACCATGAAAAAAGATTGGTCAAAGCTGTAAATTAATATAATGCCTAAGAAGAGTGGAAATTATTTAAATGCTGTAGATTGTTGTAAAGAAAAGGGATACGATAAAGGTACTATTTTAGTTTCTACTTCCTGGAATAAGCCTCGAGCTATTGTAGAAATTGATTTTGCTGGAGTCTGGATGCAGCATATTATAGGCAACCGACGTAGCAGTCAAACTTATGTTAAACGATTTCCACTGGATGTGACTACTATCAATGGCGATTAGACCGTTCTATGAATCAATCATGATTGCAGAAGATAGACGCATCATGCGTATAATTGATGCAACCTGGGAACATCATGCCATTATTAGAGATGGGACGGTATACTTAATAATCGGTTATGATGGTAGTGGATCGGATTTAAAAATAGCAATTGATGAGGTTGCGTTTAGTGATAGTGAACTAATTTCGCTCATAAATGGCCCAATTTCCACAGAAGCTCAAGCAATCGTTGATAACTTGAACAAAATTTCTAAAATCATGAATTCATAACTTCCTTCACAATTTCCATCGGGTATGCGTCCATCACTCGTTTAAAACAATAACCAAAACATGAATCCCAAGGTCCGGGATCAGCACGCACTTTTTCAACAATCCGGCCCATTTCACAAATTGCAACAAATTCCAGGGCTTCGAGTAGAGTTGGCTTCTTACAAGCTTTTCTTATAGAATCTTCAATATTGTGATATAATTTTAAAAATTCGGTGGCATTAGTTGTCATTCTAAATCATACACTGTGACAGGAACTTGGATTTCTTTAGATATAATTTCTTCAATACGGCTCCAATCACCTCCAGCAAGTCCAGCTCCCATTCGGGGCATATGTATACTGGCATCATATAATCTGGCCTGAAGATTCACCTTTAGTAAACCATTTTGGATAGCCTCATATCGGATAGGGGCTTTATTATTTGCTCTTCGAACTCCATGTTGACCAATCAGATTTGCCACCCATAATTCGGGTTCAACTTCTATAAATTGGACACTTCCTAAGGTAAATTTACCAATAGCTTGAACTTTGCCATTCAGCATTCGTCCGGTTCTAAACCAAAGACGATAGGCGTTTTCCGTATCCGGCCAACGCCGAGTTAAAGCTTTAACAAATCCTCGGCCCCATCTCCCTTCATCATTACAACAATGGGTAATGATTTTAGGGCCTTCTCCTTGAGGCCGAGTGGCATCGCCTTTAATATAATTAATCATAAGATCCTCGGTTAAACATTACATGGCGGAGGGCAGTGGTCTCGATCCACACGGTGTGACCCGCAGACTGCTTAGCAGGCAGCTCCAGTCCCTGACATGGTTTACCCTCCAAACTAGTTTACTTCTTGCTAGCGGAAGGCGGAGGTCACGATCCTCACGGTGTTACCCGCACACTGGTTTCGAATCAGGTCCCGGTCCAATCCTGGGTTCACCTTCCAACTGTTCTTTTTCAGACAGACGAGCCTTCTGCTCCTGCCGAGTTTGATGTACAAAGGAATTTTTATTACCGTTTGCCTTCCAGTATTTACACATCAAGCAACCGGCTCTACGATTCTTAGGACGACCGCGCTTGTGATTCATGAAATCCTCCTGCCGGCGCTACCGGCTTGGATGTGATTTCATGTCCGCGCGTAATCATATTTACCTTTAGGGAGATGGCCAGCGTCTCCAGGCGAATCAACCTATACAGAATGGGTAATAAAAGGGGAGGCCAAACCCTTTCATCATTCCAAACTAAAGATTGAAAGCCGGTTGCCCCATTCGCAAGCGAATGCATGATCCAGGCGGAGACGTGAGTTCCTGAATGGACAACCCTGCTCGAGCATCGTTCCAATTTTACAATAGCGGAGGGTAGAGGTCACGATCCCCAATGCTTTCGCATCGCACTGTGTTCAAAGCAGGCTCCGGCCCATGCCAGGATTTACCCTCCAAGTGGCGGAAGGCGGAGGTCACGATCCCCAATGCTTTCGCATCACATCGCTTTCCAAGCGAGTCCGGGCCCTGCCAACGGTTCACCTTCCAGTAGTACGGAGGGCGGGATTCGAACCCGCACTGTCTAGCATCTCGGGCTAGTGCCTCTGCCTAGTTGGGCTACCTCCGCATGTAAAGTATGATATGGACGCCAAAAAATTATTGGTTATGGAAGAATTGCCTTTTGATGTAATTCCTCGATATGATATTGATCCTGAAATTCCTGCATTCTATCTATCTGAAGACGGAACTCAGATTAAGCAGGCGCTTTATAGTGGAGACCAGGGATTTAGAGTCCCGCTGCTTTCAGCCGAAAATCGAAATATTGATAATTTAATATGTGATGTCATTATTACTGCTGCAATGGAAAATGAAGAATGGACAGCTTCTTCAGTTGAAGAAGCCATTACATTAATTAAAGAGAAATTAATACTTTTCGATGTTGAATTAGATGCTCTTTTAACTAATTCCAAACTGAATCTACCAATAACTGAGTCATTCACTCAAGTTGCTTACTACGACGAAATTCCAACTAATGTTATTTATGGATTAGGAGAAAACACATACCTTGGTGTGTTACCATATCGTCCTGAAGGACTTAATGAATATGGTAAATTTGGTATTGCGGTATTCAATTCAAATGCTATCGTGAAAGTAGTTATCAATTGAGTTATGTCGAAGAAGTCTGGGACTTAGCTTCACAAGTCGCTAATTTCCAAGATGACGAACTGCTTTGGAACACTAGTGACTATGTTTATATTTCAGTTCCTGCTCGCTTAATACAAAGACTTTGGTGGGCTACACGTTGTGATCTCGATGTTACTAAAACAGGCATTAAACGATCATGGACTTTCCAAGAAGCGATTGTCTATGAAGTGATGGGATCGTAGTACCCGTGATAGGATTCGAACCTACACTGTACGGCACCTAAAGCCGTCGCCTCTGCCAGTTGGGCTACACGGGCATGAAACCTTCAAAAATCAGAAGAAATTATGGACACATGAAGATTGAAGGCATTCCAATTATAGATCCTGAAATTTTGTCATATATGAATTGCTGTTTTGTTCATCTATGTAAAAACAAAACCGTTACGTATTACCAACTGCATGAAAATGGGAAGATTTCATACCAAGCATACTGTGTTGATCATCAATATTATCTTCGAGATGAACACAATAAAATCAGTTATGGTTATTGGATACGAGGCATAACAAGTTCGCGTCAGTATCGAGTTCATAAAGAAAACTGGAATCAAATAATAGTATGTAACATAATGAACGTATAGTGCTCAGGGAGGGATTCGAACCCACACTGTGTAGTGTTTGAAACTACCGCCTCTGCCAGTTGGGCTACCTGAGCATAGAGTTTGGTTATGACTTGGAAAGCACACTGGAATTATTTAAAATATATTTGAAGTTATAACTTTAATATAGTAAAATTAATATGAATATGAATCCTCATCAGTTATCCACTTCTCTGCGTCACATTGCTAGTAAAATTGAAAATTCGAAGAATCCTCAACGAGATTTGGTAATAGCCGACTTAAAGAAAATTATTGCAGGTATTGATGATACCGTATCTACCCCTATTCGTGTAACAATTAATACTGTAGTTGACATTCCACAAGAACAGCTTGATCATATTACTGATTTTGATTTAGTAAATCTCATATTGCAAAAAATTGGAGATAATAAGTATATAGATGATGGAGAAATTGAATTAGAATTTGTTTAGTGCGGATAGCAGGATTCCACTGATTAATTTTTGAAATTAGTGCCTCTGCCAGTTGGGCTATATCCGCTTATAGGTATTATTATTGTAAAATAAAACATGCCTGAGAATCAACCAGATTTCATATTAAAATTAAATTCAAAAGATCCTAATGGGGATTTCAATGAAAGAGTCGGGGCTGGATGGTATACTAAATTTGGGGGCATTTCAATCACTCTAAACCCTGGCATTGTATTATCATATGAGACTATTCAGGATTTTTTTCTTATTCTTGCTAAAACTAATCATAAGAAAAGTGATAAAAAGACATGATTTGTGTTAGGATAATCCAAGGTAAGTATAAAGGTCATTATGGATATATAGATTTGAAATATATATCCAATAGTGAACATGTAATCGACCTGTGTGATTCCGATGACGAAGAATTTAATGATAGAACACCTATTCTTTTAGTTACAAAACAAATTGGTATAAAACCAACTCGAATTATGGAGAGTCCCGATCACTTCAATCTGATTTCTAAAGAAGAATACACTGTTGGAGTAATAATGACGCTGTAAGGTAGACTATGACCTACGTTAAATTCATTCAAGGTCCGAATCAAGGACATCATGGGGTTGTAGTTAAAAGTCTTGGGACTACTTCCCAAGTTCAAATTATGACCAAGTGGGACGGACCGCCACAACGACAATATCATCCAACCGTTACTGAACCAACAACAAATTTCGAATTGGTAGGTGAAGATGAGTATAAAACAGCAATGTTAAACTGCTTAAGATGAAATTTCACTTTTAATCTTACATTTGAATATGAATGAAGCTCAAAAAAGACGTGTTAATCACATCATCATCTTAGGAATCGGGATTGTCCTTGGAATGATGATATCCACACTGCTCCATCATTATGGATTAGCTCCTCTTCAATAGTATTTGTGCGGAGAGCGGGATTCGAACCCGCACTGGATAGTGTCTGAAACTATTGCCTCTGCCTAGTTGGGCTACCTCCGCATTATGGACGGCACAAATCTGAACATACGATAACCATTAGTGCCCCGAACAGGATTTGAACCTGTAACATCCGGCTTGAATGGCGATAACCCTTATCCTCCGGCCCGAATCGGGCAAAAAATCGGCAAGGATATTTTACGGCGCTCTATCCGTTGAGCTATCGGGGCGATAGAACTTTTTGCCTCGAGAAGGCCTCGAGAAAAGTTCTGGTGCGGAGAACAAGAATCGAACTTGTCTACAACGCTATGTCAAAGCGTGCTCATCCCAGATGAGTATCTCCGCAAACGGGCAAAAAATCGTGAATGGATGTTGAAGGTTGGATTCGAACCAACGACCTCCGGATGTTAGTCCGGCGCTCTAACCACTGAGCTACTCGCTCGATTGATGGGCGATAACCCACACACTCCGGCCCGTATTGGTGGAGCGCCTGGGAATTGAACCCAGCACAGGTCGCTTATCAGGCGTCCTAGGTCAGACCAGACGCTTACGCTCCGTTAAAGTTTCTTAGTAGGGGAGATAGGATTCGAACCTACACTGTAGGGTTTTTAAAACCCTCGCCTCTGCCTAGTTGGGCTACTCCCCCGATCTGTTGTATTATTTAATAGTGGATCAAAGATTAGATAAAATCACAATTCCTACTACCATAGTTGATATGTATGGAGGTGAAACTTGCTTCTTTTCTTTGAATGATATCTATGCCTCTTTTAATGCTCTTCATATACCGAATGCTGCTTCCTCTAAAAAATTTGGCTTAGTTTGCATTCATAAATTGGATCAAAGTCAATTACAAACAGACATTTTCCATGCTGTGATTCTTCAAATTAAGAAAATTAAGCGAATTCATTGGATATCGAACGACTACACCCTAATTCAAACTTTTGACTTAGTTAAGAGCCCTATTGAATATTACCGAAAAATCAAAGAATTGAAAGCGCTCCATTTAGTTCGAAATATAATGGAATCTTAAATCTTAAATCCTAAATATCATGAACTTCGTACACGAAAATTTTAGTCAAAAATTCTTCTTCTGATTCAGCAAAGAAGAACCAATCATAATCAGAATCAGAATCTATATCATCATTATATAATTGTCTATCACGTTTATACTGAAAGATTTTCATTCCATCCCCATATTTCTCGAGTTTAGCTTGAGCTAAAGAATTGGAAACTGTAGTCCCTTGATAGACATCAGAAATAGATCTAAGATCATCTAAATTCATCTTATCGAGAACCAATACAGCTTCCCATGGACAGGCATCGATCCTCATGGATTATCTTTCTTAGTCACGACTTCTACAATTCTTCTTAGTAAATTCTGTTCTTTTAAGTATACTAATAAATGTTGAAGCTCCCATGGTTCAAGTTTAGTCAAACCAACTTCTTTAATTCGACGTTTGAAATAATCTCGAGTACTTTCCATGGTTATTTGAGTAAATCTAGAATCTTGGTCAGTATATCTTTTTATACCTCCTATAACGGATATTATAGATCTCACTCTTAAGATTTTGTTTCGCTATTATCTGATTCATATAATCATTACTAGTATTAAGTGAAGGCTCTACTCTTCCTACTCGACGCATGCAACGAACGGCATTCATAAGTTCCTCAGCGTCATCTTCACGCATCGGTTCTTCTAAAATAACCGTAAACCCTTTGATTCGGTCTGTCATGATTCCATCACCTGATATACATAAATTACATCCAAAATTTCTTGTTCATTTCTACGTTTCACCATTTCTTTGGAAAAATGGAGTGTATGAGTTTCTCCCATCTTATTCCCAAAAGTAATAAGATAAAATGAGTTACCGGTCCCATCATGCTCAAATCCCATTGATAAATATTTAATTCCATTCCTGTCTGCGACATCTTTAATCCATCGCCAATTTTTAGGTCCGTTATACATTAATAACTCTAGAGCAATTGGTACGGGGCGTGAGGATCGAACTCACCTTGTTCTCCTTGTAAAAGAGATGCCATCACCAGACGACTCGCCCCGCTCTCTACTTGGTTGAATTACGCCCCCTAAGATTCCTGGTTAGTTTCTCTTAAATCTTTAAGTTTTGCTTTAATCTCGGTAATCCAACCACAACATTTTATACATACATGATCTTTATGTACAATTCCTTCCCTGTTCGGTGGTCCGAAAAATAATCCACCTGGTTCCATCAACTCCTTTCCACAGAAATCACAGACCACTTGAATCATAATCAATTGTACAATTATCTTAATGTTGGAAGAAATCAAAGCTCAGATGGCAACTGTTTCTTCTCGAGAGAAAAGATTAGATATTATTTATGATGTGATCGATGACGCATTGATAGCAGGTAAGTTTAATGAAATTAACCAAATGTTTACAGAAATCAAATGTGAGGAATTTGAAGCAACTGAATTGTTAGGATTTCTAACCATCACTTTAATGGCTCATGGCCAATTATCCAATCGTGGATGGTTCTATGATCAATGCAAAATTGAATTATTAAAAAGTCGTCCATTAACAGAAGTTAATAAAATGACAAGTGGCTTGGCATTTCCTTATCAAGCCCAAACTCAAGCCAAGAAAATTGTTACTAAATAGTCGGAGTGAGAGGAATTGAACCTCCATGATCTCGGTCCCGAACCGAGTGGCTTACCAGTTGCCTACACTCCGGCTGGGGTACTAGGACTCGAACCTAGATACTGAGATCCAAAGTCTCAGGTCCTACCGTTGGACGATACCCCAATTGGTCGCTACGGAGGGATCTCGAACCCTCGCCCAAGGCCGTATGAAAGCCCGGTCCTTCCTAGGTCGTAGCGGAAGATTCTAGTTCATTTAACGTAATCTTTAACATGCTTATCGAATGGGATAAAATCATTGGTATAAGCTTTAGAAAAAGAGAAGATGGTTATGATTTTATAGTCACTACTGATGAAGCATATGATGCTGCGGACGGTTGGCATGCAGGTGATGAAGAGCATACAATATTTTTTAAATCCGATTGTACTTGGCAAGATATAAGAATAAGTCTAGATGCCATTAATTATCATTTTCAGAAAGAAGTTGAAAAACAAATTCGAGCAATTACACGTAAAGTCTTTGATATCATCGGTCCTAATTTCTCTAATGAAGGACATAGACAATTTCATTGTTGGTGGAATTGCCTTCATTTTGAAGAATTCGTATTATATTTAACTAATTATGTTAATTATGAAGATGCTTTGGAAATTTTAAATCGAATTTATTTAGTTAAATCAATAATGGATAGTTAAGAATTCATAACCTGATAGATAGTCCAACTCGGTGAATTTTCAAAATGTGCTTCATTGATTTCATGAATCTCGAGTCCATCATTAATTGCACATCCTAATTTATCTTGTCCCTTAGGAGTAGTAATTAATTGAGTTAAGTATTTTTCATTTGATAAATTTAAAATATTACCAAAACGACGACGTTGGACTTGAGTAAGTCGTACAAACCAGAAATCGGATTCATTAATAGTAGCCATTCCTAAAAGAAGCGAGTTGCTATCTCGATACCATCGTACATCTTTACCTGTCATTAAATGATAATCTCTAGCTTTATTAAGAACTTCACCTAGATCACTACACTGATGTTTGTTCATATTTCATTTTACAATTGGTTGCGGGCACGGGGAGTCGAACCCCGCTGTTACTAGCTCATGAGGCTAGTGTGTAATGCCGTTTCACTCGCCCGCATAGTCTCCCCAGCAGGACTCGAACCTGCATAACAAGCTCCGGAGGCTTGTGCCTTATCCATTAGACGATGAGGAGAATTTACTACCCTAAAACTAGCATTTATTTCTAATAAAACATAAAGGAAAAACAATATCACTCATACAACATGGGATCAGTACTGCTAAAAACAAAAACACACTAATTAAAACTAATTCTACAGCATCAAATCTAGTCTGAGTAGCCATGGAAATATGAAATAATGATGCCCAAGTACTAAGCAATACATGAATTGTATGAGGAAATTTGGTACTAGGTATAAGAATCCCTAATAGGATTCCAACTAAAGCTAATGGATTAATTAACCACCATTTTTCGATGAATCCAATATGATGATGAGCATGAGGCATATTAAGCAATAGCTCTCCTACATACGGAATGATACAATCACTTAATGTGCCAATTCCAATAGAACCCATATATCCAATTAATATGATATATCCAAATCTAAATTTACTACCAGAATTTAGACAAAAAATTCCAGTAGTAACCCATGCACTAACTAAAACATGAAGAGGATGTAAAGTCCAAAACGCATTTTCGGAAAATGATCTTGGTAAGTCTAAAACTAAAATCAATGCCATAATGGCAATTCCAGTAAAGACTCCAAAACTAGTAAATGGGGAATGAATTTTAAGTTCTTTTATGATAGTAACTAACATACTAATAAATACAAAAGTAGACTTTAAACTTACGGAGCCCCTAGCAGGAGTCGAACCCGCATTAACCTGGTTCCGTAGACCAGTGCATTCTCCGTTATGCTATAGGGGCAAAAATACTGATGTGCTGTTCTAATCCGGAGCCCCCACTAGGAGTCGAACCTAGAACGCGAAGCTTAGAACACTCTGCTGGGTATCCGTCCCTGAGGGCCTATCGTGTGATTATTCGTCTTTTCCACTCTCTGCATGCTTTACAATTAGGATCATAACCTTGATGTCTTGAACAAATTCCTGCCATCTCGTTTCTTTCTGCCTGTTAGTTCATATAATGAAGTGCCATTTCTCATTAGCCAACAATCAATTGAAATCCAAGTTCTTCCGTCAGTTGACTGACAACTTTTCTTATCCCGATTAACAATAGGGAGTCTTCCAGTTTGAACAAAGAAATCTTTGATCCATGATTTAATTAACGGGATTGTAAATGATGGATATGAACGAGTCTTTAGACCAAGCTTCTCTTTCATATAGATTCCTGTACTCATTTTATGATTTTTACGAATCCATTCACCAATAGTTCTCCAGTCCCATCCATTAGTAAATTCGTTGCCTTTATGCGGAACTTTTTGGTATTTTGCATAATAGAGTTTAATCCAACTATCAACAGATGCTTTGGTTAGTGGAACATGTGGTCCTTTAAAACCAATAAACTCTGGTGTTACCCTCTTAGTTTCTATCCTCTGTTTAATTGGCTTTCTTCTATCAAATTTTTTATCTAGAGCTCGAGCTTTCTTTAAAGTTATGAGTCTCAAGTTATCTCTGCAGAAATTTAACTTATTCCCATCTAGATGATAAATAACGTATCCTCTTTTCCCTTTCTTTCCTTTAATGAAATACTTCAGATTATGACATGGTTCTCCAATACTATGTAGAGAATGGACCTGTTTGCCTTTTTTCCATACCCACTTATATTCATTAACTCGATCCCAGTCCTTTTCATCAATTAATGCAAAATTTCCATTTCCCACTTCTATCCATTGTTTACCAGGCTTTTTTCGTGGTTTCGGATGTCCGTAGGTAGATGACGGTTTTGGCACATTATTATTGTACATTAAAATAATGGCTTATCCTATAGGAACTCATGTTAAAATTAAAGAACATCATCATAGTATTGATAATGATGCCTGGTATGGAACTATTGAAAATTATGATCATGATACCACACTTTATGAAGTGAAAATTGATCAAGATGAAATTAAATGGAATAGACTTGTATTTGAAAATGAATTCGTTATTGTTTCTCCAGATGAGCTTTTATTATTAGAAGTTATGAAATCTTAGAGTCCTAGGTGAGATTCGAACTCACTTCCTGTGGGTTGCAATCACAGTCCCGCATCCCGCGAACTAGGACAATAAGGATAGGTCTGCAGCCTCATCCTTAATCAGTTATTCGGAGGAGTGGCGTCCCACTCATATTAAAGTGAATAACTGGAGCGGCCGACGAGGATCGAACTCGTACTTCTAGCTTGGCAAGCTAGCTTGCTACCATTAAACAACACGGCCGCAAACGACTCGTTCCAATTGGTTTAGCCAACCGGGCCCTGGAACAAGTCGAATCGAAGAATTTTAAACAATCCGATAAGCACAAGCTCGGATCACAAGGACTGTTATAGACTGTGCCTTTCCATAACACCTCATCAAAATTCTTCAGAGCGACAGGAGGGTAACGCTCCCTCACATCTTAATAGACTCGTCACTTTCCGAATCAGTCGCTAGACAACTACCGGTTTCCCGATTCAGAGTCGGGTCCGGCTCGTTAGAGCAGGATACGAGATTCGAACTCGTGATTTTCTGGTTGGAAGCCAGACGCCTTACCAACTTGGCTAATCCTGCAAATGACCCGAAGGTCAAGTCAACTCAGATTTCCCATCCTAAGGGCGGGCCTGATGTTGGAGCCAGCCTAGAGAATCGAACTCTAATCGCACCCGTACCAGGGGTGTGCTCTACCATTGAGCTAGGCTGGCAAACGGGCAAAAAATTGACGGAAGGCAGTTTCGTTTACAAGGCGATAACCTTCAATCTCCGGCCCGTAAATCTTTTTGTAGAGTCAAAACATGGTTGACGATGAACTTGATCAATTATGGGAACAAATTCCTTGGTCTCCAGGATCATCGCATATTTGTGATGATTCTAAAGAATGCAATGATTTAATAGAGGAACAACTTAAATTCTTAGAGGAGGATCCATTTAAAGATCCATCAAATCCTCATAATGACATTGTTACGTCGGAAGCAAGAGTCTACAAGTCATTAGGGAGGCATAAAATTGAAAATGAACAAAATCATGAAGGTTCGTTTCGTGTATTATACCCAAAAAAACGAACTATATTAGTAGATCTATATGGCTTAGCTTATGAACAAGGTCGTTTTAGTACTCACTTAATAACATTGAGAAAGCAAGATGCAGAGCAACAGGTAGAAACTCGCAAGAAAGCTATTATACTTAGTGTGATGGAGTCATAAATGGCCGTTTATCCTTATCATTGCACTAATAAAAAATGCGGCCATGAATGGGAAGCTGAACACGGGATGAACGAAGACCCACTTAAGAAATGCCCTAAGTGTAAAAAGAAAACAGCTAAAAGAGACATTGCTGGATCAAATTTTGTTCTTAAAGGTCCTGGTTGGGCTGATGATGGTTACAGCCAAAAATTTAACCCTGAGACTTAGTAGCTTCTAATTCTTTTTCCATTTCTTCTAAAGCATCATAATATCGAGGATCTTCAACTAAATGGTCTCTTACAATCTCTAAGGCAATATTGGCATCATCAGTATGCTCTAATTCAACTAAAATCCCTTTACCTAAAGCACAGGGATCAAATTGATTAATATCGCATTCATCAGCTTTCCCACCCGGAAGTTGATCAGTGATCCTTAAAGCTAACTTAGATAAATCCATATTTTAAATTCAAATTAAAACTATAGTGGACCAGCAGGGAATCGAACCCTGATGCGACTGCTTGCAGAGCAGTGCCCTGAACCCATCAGACCAGCCCTTGGGTGAGATGCTCGCGCGCAGCTTTTTGTAGGCCCCGACAAGATCTGTCGTTTCTCACCTTGCCTTCGGAGTCTCGAGCCTCCTAGTGGACCTGCAGAGAGTTGAACTCTGATGCAACTGTGTGCGACACAGTACCCCGACCCGCCGGACAAGCCCTTAGTGGAACCGGAGGGATTCAAACCCTCGACCTCTTGTCTGCCAGACAAGCGCTCTCTCGGACTGAGCTACGATCCCGTAGCGGGCTGTCATGGGATCGAACCATGAGCAGTGGACTTGGAAACCACTATGTTGCCATTACACCAACAGCCCTAAGCCGCTTTCTTAAAGAATTTTCTGGAATTCTTTAATTTCTCTTTGTCTGTTTCATCCCAAATCTTTTTCTTACGCTTCATGAAAATGGTTGCGTCTTTGTACATCCATTCACAGAGAAGCATTGAATCGTACTGATTAAATATCAACTTCTGAGCTTTTCCATTAGCAATCTTTTTGTTTCCCACAGGAATAAACTCACGGAGCTTCTGTTTAAAATCTTCTAAGAAATTTCCGGTGTCATTCCCGGCAGTGAAAGAAGTTCCTAAAGCAGAAATACGTCTCCCGTGTCGATTATTGTAATGCTTGTAATATATAGACCCATCCCCATCGAAATAGCCACGTACAAAATGATGAAAATACTTGTTAGGAATTTTGGGATAAGAGTATTTAAATGACTTCTTTCTAGTACCTCCAAAACTTATTAATTTATTGACCATATGATTACTTCCAAATCTAACAAATCCATACGACGATCCCCTACCATAGGATTTTGGGTTAGAACTAATGATTTGAATCTTTTTCTTTAGTTTCATTAAATCAATTATCATTTCAAGATGATCAACATCTTTCCCAGAAAAACTTATTCTAGCATGAGACCTCTTCCCATTCTTACGATGTCTGATGTATATACTTCCATCAGCCCACCAGAATCCAAACACGTAGGCTGAAGCTTCATTCCATTGATCAAAGAATTTTTCGTTAACTCTCCAATTCACAATTTACTTTATCATCGTTATTCTAATAGTAATTTTCAAAGAAATCGCCCTCAGCCTCAGACCCATGCAAGTCAATAATTGACTTGTGTATTCTTATTTATGAACTCTCGGTTATTCCGATATTTACTAAAGTATCGTTGGTTCCGGTTTTTGGTAGATTACGGATTTAATGTAAAAATTGGCTGCCCTAATTGTGGAAAAGGGAGTCTTGAATCAAATCCTGGTCGTACTCACCATTGTGGAGCTTGTGGATATCTAAGGTAATTTATTTTATGTGGGTGATCCAATGTGTTAGATCCAAAATGTTTGCTTCTAAACTCAGTGGAGTTTTACCTACCTTAAGTCAAATTGATGATGCTTTATTTTTTGAAACTCGAATTGCAGCTGATGTTAAATTAACTGGTTATTTCAATGATTGGCTAACTCGCTATCCAAGTCATAATTTGAAGGATTTTACCTATACAGTAGTGCGTGCAGAAGATTTTATAGTGAGCAATGTTATGGAGTCATGACTCCATAACATCTGAAATAATTTCATTTTCCAATTGATCTATTTGCTCAATTAGCGCTTTACCTTTACGTTCTATTCTTTTATCAATCGGGCTAAAAAGCATTGCTAAAAAGGCCAGATGTACCCAAACGTCTGCAGGTTTATCCATAAATAAATAGTCATACATTCCAAGAGTTGCCATGGTGAGAAAAGTAGCACAACACCCGAAATTTAAGAAACGAATAGCAACTAAAATCCAAAATAATATATTAGCTCGGCGCAAAGACTTCATGATCTCATGACTTTGCCGGTAATAATTTCAAACGCTTTCTCACCAACTTCCTCCAAACACTGGGGACAAAATCTTACTTCAATAGTGCTTAAACCGTGTCGCATTCGTTCAGCACTTTTAACAACAAATATGTAGGTGGACGATTCATCCAGACAAAAATTACAAAATCCAGCGTCCCTCTGACTTACTTTTACAATAGATATATTTTTCATGATTCCATGATTTCCTTAACTGTCAAGAAATACCGCGATTCCCTACGGATTTTCATTATCAATCTCAGAAATTCCCACAATTCAACTTCTTTCACAAAATTAACTTGTGAATGAGTCGTATAAATGTTCATAGTAGTAATATCAACTGGAAGAAGTGGTCTCTTCACAATCACTACAGCTAAAGTTCCATCAGCTAGTTTATGAACCAAAATTGGCCCGACTCTTTTTCTAAAAGCGTAATTATGTAAATAAACTAAGCCACTACTATCAATTAATATATCTGCATAATGACAAAAACAACATTCTCCATTTTGGAGAGTGCTAACTTGCTTATCATATTCAAATAAGATACTAGTAGTGTAACCCTCAGGTTGGCCCATAAATGTATTTTACAATGTGCCTAGTTGATAAAATTATGTTTATTTAGGATTCATCACTATGTTCTCCAGTTAGTTTATCAACCCCAAGTTCCACACCAGTTCTTTGTTCCCAATTTGAGTACCATTCACATCTTCGAGATGAAGTAGGAACTGCAGACATCAGTCTACTAATTTCTCCGTCCCGATCTTCAAAAAATCCCCATCCCAACCAACTCAGCCAATGACAGAATGGATGAGCTGCATCCCAGTGCACTTTATTAACAATAAGTGCGTATCCTTCTTTGTCTTTCCAAATTCCAAACCATGGATTCCAATCCTTACCTCCATAATAAAGAACAAGATCCCGAAGAATCATGAGTTCAAATTTTGCATTTTTGAGTTTAGGAACAATAGCAAGTTTCAAGACTCCAGAACCACGTTTAAATTCTGGTAGAACTGGCTTTACAGGTTCCGGTACCTGAACAATTCTAGTCGGAATAGGAATTAATTCAAAAGGAACTGGTTGAATATCAGCTGTAGGAGCAGGTGTTGTAATAGGCTCGAGTAATTTCATAGGCTCCTGTGGAAGTGCATCATTACACCCTAAACTAATTAATACTAAACTGATGAAATATCTCAACGAATTACCTTTAGGTTACCATGCTTAACTTGAATTTCTGGGTCACAGATGCTTAAGGCACAAGCAGGCATGGCAACCATGAATTCTAAATCACCATGCTTAACCCTTACCCCATTCACCGCTCTAGTGAGTTTTATTCCATATTTATCATCTTTGTTCCAAATAAAGAAAGTCTGTCCTTGTCTGTCAAGTTGTTTGATCTTCATAAGTCAATTTACATTTGCGCCCTAATTTGCAGTAGGAGAGCGGGTATCGAACCCGCAATGTTTGATTCGAGGTCAGATGTTTATCCATTAAACGATAACCTACACGCGTCCGGCCCATATAGTCCGGGAGATAAGATTTGAACTTACGATAACCATCCTTCAACGGCCCGTACACGGGCAAAGAACGATGGACGGATGGCCGCCATGGCCAACTCCCGGGTAGCCGATCATTGATCGGTGTAATCTTTTTCGTGAGTAATAAAGTAGTTAAAATAAATAAAAGTGGAGTAACAGGAACTATTACTCATTTAGATGCAGTCATGAAAGAGCTTGCTAATTTTTTACAAAATAGCGAATTTGCTTTTGTTAATTATATAGATTTGGCATTCATCAATGATTTGATAGTAAAAGCTCCTAACATTAATGCCACTATTTCTGAGTCCCTTTATACCCCAAGAAATATTACCATTTTTGGGGTTAGGCTCGAGCGTTATAGTTTTATTCCACAAGGTTGGGTTTTCGCAGCTGATACCAAACCTAATTGTTTATCTGATTTACTGTCAATGGACTGCAAAAAGATTCCATATGAAGATGACGATCCTTGGATTTTGGAAACTGAAGACCTGGTTCGTGTTTTCATTATTATGAATATGTAGTACCCCCGGAAGGAATCGAACCTTCATCTCATGATTAGGAATCATGTGCTTGATCCATTAAGCTACGAGGGCTTAAATGTGCATCACTTCTTCACATTGAAGCATCTGTTTAAGATAAGTCTTATTCTTTATTCCCTTGAATAGCCAAAATGGTAAAAATCCCGGCCAAGATCCGGTTTTACGAAGAATATCAGGTAAAGGACCGGATTCCACAAATAGGTGAGCATATTTTGTCCAACACAATCCAATTGAAATTGTATATGGATCTAATCGACAGTATGAAATAAATAAACAACCATTTTTCTTATTTAACTTCAAAAGAGCTCTGGCTACGTTCAAAATTAAGCTTGATTCTTCCCATGGCGTCATAAGTGATCGAAATCGTTTTCCATTTGGAGCAATGGTTACGTCAATCCATTTATTTTCATCCCAACTAAAACCAATAATTGATTTTCCCTCTTCCCAATCATAAATGGCAGACCCAGGCCCAATACAATCAGTCCACAGCTTCATCTAAAATTCTCCGAGCCCAACGCTGCATCCATTCAGGATAGAGATTCTCATCACCTTTCTCAAGGGGCATTATACCATCTTTACAATACGGACAATCAATGTACTTAGGCGTTCCTTTAGGGGGAGCTAAATGTTTGCATTGATCAACAGCTTTTTGCAGAGCTTTATCAAGTTTAGCTCTGTCTTCTAAGTCAACTATTGGCTCTTCCCAAAATTTAGTAGCATCAGGATTGACAATTTTGGCTGAGACTCTAACACAACCATCAATCTTGTCTTTCACACCTAGTTCTACTTGAAATTGTTCTTCTAATCTAAAAACTTCATCCAACCATGGCTTCCATGCAGGATTGAGAGGCTGAGCCGGAATTTTGTACATATCACCTTCAGGCTTAACACTAAATCTGTGATCAACAGGAGCCTCACCTGGTTCCACTTGCGGGCTAAAATTACAATGAGGACATGGTTTTTCAAAAACAAATCGGGCTTCTCTAATAACTTGATCCATAATCAAATCTACACTTAAATTTGTTAAAAATCTGGGGTGACCGACGAGAATCGAACTCGCTTACCCTGAGTCACAGTCAGGTACATTTACCAATATGATACGGTCACCATAAATTTGCCTGAATTTGACTAAATTGTTGGCGGTCGGGATGGTGAGACTCGAACCCACATAGTCTCCGCCCCAAACGGAGTGGCTTGCCATTCACCCACACCCCGAATTCTGACAGATAACGCCCTGTCAGCACGGCGGGGCCAGTAGGCTAGGCTACTTCAGTTACGATTCCGGCACCAACGGTGTGTCCACCCTCTCGAATGGCGAACCGCATGCCAGACTCGATCCCGACAGCCTTTTGCAGGTTGAAGCTTACCTGAGAGTTATCGCCAGGCTTCACCATTTGGTTATTCTCGACGGTAATCTCACCAGTCACATCAGTTGTTCCGAAGAAAAACTGCGGACTGTAACCGCTGAAGAATGGAGTGTGACGTCCACCTTCTTTGGCTTTCAGGATGTAGACCTCAGCTTTGCCTTGAAGATGAGGCTTTACGCTGTTGGGGGCAGTGATGACTTGCCCACGTACAACCTCATCTTTTGCGACACCACGAAGCAGCAAACCAACATTTAAGCCAGCCTTCGCTTCGGGGATATCCTTGTGGAACATTTGGACTCCGGTGACGACAACCTGGCGAGGCTTCTGGTCCTCGTCCACCAGTCCCACAATTTCGACCGACTCTCCTTTAGTGAGTGTACCTCGCGATACCCGACCGGTGACCACAGTCCCCCGGCCCGGAATGCTGTGAGTGTCCTCGATCGGCATGAAGAAGGGAGCAGTGTAGTCCCGTGGAGGCTCAACGATATGCTCGTCGAGGGCCTTCACGAGCTCTACGATGCACTCTGTGTCTGCACCTAGTGCACCCGCTTCGATGGTCCGAAGCGCCAAGAGGGCGGACCCCTTGACCATGGGAGTACCCTCGTAGCCTTGACTCTCGAGCATCTCCTTGGTTTCCATCTCGACCAGCTCCACCAACTCAGCATCAGGAGCTGCATCGATCTTGTTGAGGAAGACCACCATCTGGCTGACCCCAACTTGGCGGGCCAATAGGATATGCTCTCGAGTCTGTTGCTGCGGACCTTGTGATGCATCCACGAGAAGAATGGCACCATCCATTTGAGAGGCGCCAGTAATCATGTTCTTCACGTAGTCCGCATGCCCAGGACAATCGATATGGGCGTAGTGGCGCGTTGCAGAGTTATACTCCACATGGGCGGTGTTGATGGTTACGCCCCGCAGTTTCTCCTCCGGGGCTTTATCGATTTGGTCGAAGTCTACAGGTCTACCGCCGTGAATCGCTGCCATCACCTTCGTGATGGCCGCAGTCAAGGTAGTTTTCCCATGATCGACGTGGCCAATCGTTCCGATATTGATGTGCACCGTATTCATGACGGTATCTCCTGTTATCACCTATCCACCATGGATGGGCAAGTCTGTATTTGATTGTTGTATTTGATTGAGAATGCCTTATGTACAACAATCAGACATCGAAATCACTGAAATAAATGACACTATTTTTAAAGTAAATTATCTAAATAAATTTGATGTCTTCCTTTTAAAAAATGTGATGTTTGAAATCAACCCGACTGATGCAATACTGGATTGCATCTTAGAACATAAAAACAATATAGCTTCACTTTATGATATTTTCGATGATTATTTCTGGAGCGGTGATGATTCCTATCCTGCTTGGGGAACTAAACCAAAATCTGCATTTTTATATGAATACCTGAGAGAAGTAGCAGATATAATCGTGACTATGACTAAGTCACAGCCTTGGTATCTAGAATGGAAATTAATTAAAAATATCATGGAATCATAAAAAGATCTTATGATTCCATAATTTCAGATACGATTACATAATCCGGTATGCAATTTGTTGGTCGTAATTGAGGGTCTTTGCTAGGATCATTCCGATGTGGACACATCGGATAAAGTTCAGTTGAGCGAAAATCGCAATCATGAAGAAAACAATAATCATACATCCAATCTGAAGCATCTGGATCTTCTTCAACTTCTAAAGTAACAATATCTAATTTACCGGATGACCAGATTTTCTTCAGGCAACGTTCAGCAGATCGTCTGGTTTCATAAACTCGAGCTCGAGCATAACGTTTGGTGAACACAGGAACAGAAACAAATGTCTCATCATCTCCATCCCATTGAGGAGCAAATTGTGCAGCCCAATGACTAAAGTATTCATTTCTATCATTAATGATTATGGATAATTTTCGCATCAATCTTCCATAATATTATAACACTTAAATTTTATCTTTCCATTATCTCAGCTACCATAAATTCCTCTTTAGAAACTATTCTTTCTTGAGAAACGAAATTAGTAAATTTATAGCATGTTTTACACATGACATGATATTTATCTCCAATGCATATGTAATAATCAGGTGTTCCTTCACAATTAGGAAAACCTTGTCCATAGTTGGTACACCTAATTGACATACTACCCTTTTACACAGATGATTTGCCGAAGTTCATGCTTAATCTCTACTAAATCCTTTTGGGCTTCCATCACTGCATCAATATCTTTGTACGCACCCGGAGTTTCGTCCAATACATCCTTGTCCTTACGACATTCAATGCCTTCAGTCGCCTGACGATGATCCTTGAGAGTGAATTGCTGTCGTGCTTGAGTGCGGCTCATCAAACGACCAGCGCCATGTGAAGCACTGGTGAAAGATTCCGGATTCCCAAGACCGCTAACAATGTAACTTCGTGCGCCCATCGATCCTGGAATTATGCCGAGCTGTCCCTTTCGAGCTGAAATTGCGCCCTTCCGAGTGACCCAGATATTATGCTTGAAGTGATTTTCTCGAGTCACGTAATTATGATGGCAGTTCACCTCTGTAACATCAGCATCAAATTTTGGAACCAGCTTTGATTTCCGAAGAGTTTTGACGATCGTCTCCATCATGAGTTCACGATTGACCTGAGCGTAGCGTTGAGCCCATTGAACCGCTTTCATATATTGATCGAAATGCGGCGTTCCTTCCGGAAAGAACGATAAATCCATGTTAGGCAAATCAACATAATATTTCTTCATAACATCCTTAGCTAGGCGAATAAAATAAGTACCAATTCGATTCCCGATTCCGCGAGATCCAGAGTGAAGCACAAGCCACACCTGATCATTCTTGTCCAGGCACACTTCGATGAAATGATTGCCTGTGCCAAGCGTTCCAAGCTGCTTTTCTGGTCCTTTATGTTCACATGCTGGATTCGATTCTTTAATCTTTGTGTAACCAGGCTTAAGTTCCTCCCAAGCCACTTCAACTGCTACTGGCGGATTCTCCCATGAACCCGGATCACGTCCTTTAGCAAATCCGTGTGGAACCGCCTTTTCGATCAAAGCTCGAATTTTAGCCAAATCCTTGAGCATGGGAGCTCGAAGAGTAGTCTGCACGGCCATCATCCCACAACCTATATCGACCCCGACCGCCGAAGGAACCACTGCATCTTGGGTTGCAATCACGGTGCCGACTGTAGCACCAATCCCAGCATGCACATCCGGCATCACGGCAACATGTTTGTAAATGAAGGGAAGATCGGCTACGTAAGCAAGTTGGGCCTCAGCATAGTGCTCTACTGGAACACCAACTGTCCATCGCTTGATGAGATGCTTGTATCCCTTGGTGATTTCAATATTTCCATCGCGGAAAGTGTGTGGAACATTTTGATCAGTCATGGTATCCTCTATGAAAATTGTGCTCTATATACCTCAAATTCATTCCGATTAAGAACTCTGTATTCAATTACGTCATCCCAGTTATGAATTTCATCTTCGCAGCATAATAAGAGATGATATTCTTTCATGTCATTATAAGTGATGCAAAAGATTGGAATAGGACTATTACAAGCTTTAAAATCTACATCTATCATGCTGCAAAATGGGCATTCACGATTCAAATCAAATTTAGCAAGATCCTCATCAGTAGGATGTATTAATACATCCTCACCAACCGGAATAATTAATTGTTGATTCTTAGTTGCCATTGTTCCAAACGCAGTAATACTTTTTACATCGACCTTCAGTACACCTTATCCATTTCAATCCAAGAAACCAAGCCAGAGCATCGGAAATCCAACTAACTCGGGTTTCTAATCCTCCAGCTCCGCAATATGGACAACGATAAGTCATCGCTTTTCCGAATGTTTTAATATTAGATGTAATGGACCGGAACATACAAATTTATCATTATGATATACCGTAACTCGATCAATCCATCCCCACTTAAAAGGTTTTTCAGATAATTTCTTGGCTTTATTGACTGCACTTCTTACATGTAAAGCCTGTACTTCATAAGTATGGGTGTCAAATAAGTCATGGCCTTTAAAGCTCTCGTGCCCTTTTCTGATTTCCACTTTAAAAGTCTTCATTGTCTTCTTCTTGAGCTTCCTGTCTTACCATTTCTACTCGGCTTGACATAATATCTAGTATACCCTCAAGAGTCTCGAGCCATTCTTGTTTTGATTGGTCTTTAAGAAGACTGAGTTCCTCCAATTCAGTATAAAATTGTTCAAATTTTGACTGAGCTTCTTCCATTACTCCGGAAAATCCTTAGGAAGTGTTTCAAACAAATCATTCAACGCGATGGTTGCTTTTTCAAACAGCTTTTCCATAGTTGATTCACGGATGGTCATTGAAATTTCAATGCCCGGTTGAAGCCTTAAGTCGAATTCCCAGTTGATAGAAAGCGAATAGGCGTCCCGGTCTCCATCTTTTGAATTTAACCAACGCATGAGATGAAGAGTAATGCGTTCATCTCGAAAATACCAATTGGCCCATTGGGCATCATCATGACGGGCCAACTTGAGTTTATGTCCTTGCCATTCAACAACTTCAGGAAGCCGAATCTTAGTTCGAGCCCATTTAACAGTGCGGTATTTCATGATCACTCCGGAAAATGTCTGGCCAATGAATTATAAAGTTTATTCAAACCCTTGGTTGCTACTTCAACTAGTTCTTCTAGAGAGTCTGCCGAATATTGAATGGGCCAATCTAAAAAATTAAATTCAATTAAAATACTCCAATCTTTCCTGTCTTTTTTATTCACGTATAAACTTGTCGGCCAATAATGTATTGATCTTTTTGGCCAAAAACGAATTGCAATTTTTAGTTGTTTAGATCTGTCTTCCACATCTGAAAGCCATACAGCATTTAGATTAGGCCATGGTTGCAATTTTAGAATATGTCCTTGAAAATTAATTTTGGATGGGACTTTATATTTTTCTTTGTTGATGACGATGGTACGAAGTCTCATATTTTAATATACAAACCGCACTCAGTTATTTACTTGTTGGGTGAGACAGTTTAGTCTCACCCGGAAATTCGATATCTACAGAAGAACCTAAGCTGATCTGTAAAAACCGAACTCCAGGTGTCTTGAGGGCCAATAACTTGATTGGCCCTCGGCTACCCGGCATTTACAGAGAAAGATAAATTTATCTGCAAAAGCCGAGGCCGAGAGATGGTTCCACCACCCTAGCATCTACTGACTAACCATAACCAGTAGAAGCTAGGGTAGGTGTAGTGCTCCCGGCCGGAATCGAACCAGCGACGCCGAGCTCTTCAGGCTCGCGCTCTACCAACTGAGCTACAGGAGCTGGAAAACCTTGACGGGCGGTGTCTATGGAAGAACCGAAGCTGATCCATAGAAACCGCAGCTTTGCCGCCAAGGTGGTGACCGCAGGGGGAATTGAACCCGCCGTTGTCGGTGTGAAAAACCGATTTCCTACCATTAGAAGATGCGGCCGAACCTGTTTTTTAAAACAGATTGATTGAACCTGTTATGAAAAAGAAAATTCGTGAAGACTAAACGACGAATAAGAAAATGGAATACGGACTATTGGAGAAAACAATATATTATTAGAAAAGTTAAAGCAATTGAATATAAAGGAGGAAAATGTATAAAATGTGGATATAACAAATGTTATGGAGCTTTAGAATTTCATCATAGAAATCCAAAAGAAAAAGAGTATGTGTGGTATAAATTAAGAAAAAGGAGTTGGAGAAATATTAAAGAAGAATTAGATAAATGTGATTTAGTTTGTGCTAATTGTCATAGGGAAGCACATCATGATCCTTCTCTCTTAAAGAAAGCAAAGGAGTGGAGAGATAAAATTGATTCAAAAATCCCAATAATAGAAATAAACTGCAAAAATTGTGGAAAAGTATTTAGACCTGTGAGTCATAAAATCCAATTTTGTTCGCCTAAGTGTTCCGCTAAATCTCAAGAAAGAGTTCAATGGCCAAAAAATTTGCCACTACTTGTAGCTAAGTTATCAAAAAGAGCGGTAGCATTCCAACTCGGTGTATCAGACAAAGCTGTAGCAAAAAGACTTCATAGCCATCATTAGTGTCCCGGGCGGGATTCGAATCCGCGCGTAAAGCAAAGGTCTCGTTTAGGAAACGCGCTTCCCGCTACGTAAATTTCACAACCTGCCATGGCGACTCCCGCCCACCCCTAGTTGTTACCAGTTAGCGTCTGGTGTAGAGTTGGAGGGTGAGCCAGATCGTCAAGAAGCTTGGCAATGGCGGGTCGAGGATCGCCTACCTGCTCAAGTCCGGGTACGTCTTGAAGGTCCACCGTTACAGAGCGACGAGGGATAACCAAGTCGAAGCCAGGATTTACTATCTGGCTCAGAAGATGGGGGTCGGACACCACTTCGCTCGATGTCGGCTGAGTCCTCGTGGGCTCGTGATGGAGTACGTTGACACGTCGATACGAGACGACCCAGGGCGGGGCTTTCCTTGGTGGGTTCGTCTCATTGACAAGTATCAGGTGGGGCTCACCCGGGACGGTCGGCTGGTGGCCTACGACTACGCCAACCTGTGGCCCCAAGAGCCTACTATCTGGTACGACGGGTTGCGCTACTTCCTACTGAAAGAGGACTCGACGAAAGGACCCCTGGCGGACACTCTGCGCCTCTTTCCTGGTGTGAGTTTGAAGTGAGGTTCCTTTGAGCCACCGGGACTTAACTCTCCATAATGAGAGTTACTAAAACTTCTTCGGGAGTAAGAATTATAAATCCAGACGTATAACCCGGCTTCATTTTTGCAATTCGTTCTATACACTGTTCACGGCTCGAGAAATGACAGGCATGTCTAATGCTGCTGGTATATTCATATTCATGCCCATCAGACCCTTTAATTAATTTTACATACCAGTTAGTCCCATATCCACCATTTTGAATCACCCATGGGTAGTTCATTAACCTAGCCGATTTTGAATAATGGGACGATTAAACCAATTATTATCGTCACTTTTAACTTTTTCAAATTCAGGACGTGATAATTTCATTCTACCAACCACCTTTTCATCATCCTCGATTCTGATATAAATTCCTTCCATCAAAATTGAATCATCAGTTCCTTCCAACGATTTCAAGTGTTTTTTCCAGTCGGGAGTCTTGAAATTAGAAGGACCAATGAATTGGGCGAAATTATTCACCTTGCCGAAGATTCCTTGGAAAAGAATCGGTGCAGTTGGTAATTCTGTTAAAGTAAATGCTTGACTGAGCAAAGCATGCCGCTTTGGTGTCGAAAGAAACAAGTCATTTTCTTTATCATAAACATCATACTCGACAAAATAGCCAGGTAAAGCATCATAGAAGACACGATGCTTAGCATAGAGCCACTCACCAAATAAAAGATAACGAGTTCCAAGAATTCGCTCTAAATCAGTCTTTTTGGAATAAGACCATTGTTTGAATAAATTAAATTGGCGTTCTCTTGGTCCACCAACTAAATAATGGCCTCGACTTTGCAATACTAGCCTATCATCAACTTCGGTTTGAGGAACTTCAAAACTGATTCCAACATTAGCTCCGTCAAGCTTTTCAGTCACGTATACTTTAAGTTTACCCCATTCTTTATAAATGTCGTCTCGAAGAACTACCTCGAGCCGTTGAGTTTTCGGAAATTTAATCATCTTCCTCCATAATATAATCAACAATTAATTCATAACCCATATGTTCAAGCTCATCATAATCATGACGTTCAGAGTCTATATACGCTCCGTCTTCATTTATTCCAATATATTGGAAATAATTTTCATATAAACGAAGAGCTGTACGTATTTTTCCAACTTCATTATGAATTCGAACATGGCATAACACTTTAGACGGAATACTTTTAAAAATCCTTAACGCATTATCATCTGAAATTAAAACAGTTTCAGATCCGTGCTTTCTAAGCTGATCTCGAACATATTGAAATTTTGTTTCTGCAAGATTCATTAGCTATCCATTATCAAAGCTACCATAGTTTCTTTTGGACCAAGGACTTCAAAATCTGAGAACGGATACTGTTTACTTACATCTGCTCTCCATCTTTCCAATTCAGATGTAAGAAGCATCAAAGCTTCATTTTCATCTAAGAAAAACGTAGCATTATAAATGTTACCTACAAATTTCATTCCTGTATTCGATCGTGCAAAATATACTTGCGCGCTTGGTTCATAACCACCAATTACTTTCCATTTTCCATTATATTTAATTACATAACCATAACCTTCGTCATGGGCTTTAAAATGAGCATCAGACATTATGATTCCATCAATCTGGCTATCATAACCTCTGCTGGGTTTAAAATAGTGAAATCTGAACGTATACTATCTTCGTCAACTAACGCATCCTCAATAATTCTTTCACACACAAATTGGCTAGAAAATAAAGCTGCTTTAGCAATTTCATTTATATAATTCTCAGCAGCTCTATAACTATGTGTAAAATAACCTAGATCTTTATGCCTAATCACCCACTTATCACCCCAATTACACATCACGACTCCATTACCGAAAGTAATAACACCTTTTCAGGAGCATAAATCTCAAAATCGTTAGCAAGTAATCGTAGATTCCGTGACTTATACCATTTAATAGCTTGCTGAGCTTCTACATAGGACGAATAATGAGTAGCATCTTCAATTCTGGGCACTAGGAAAAAAGTGCCGGTAGCATTATGACCAAAGTACCCATCATACCCATCTCCGTCAAAATAAACAATATAACCTATACCAATTTCCATTTTATCAAATTTTAAGCCCATAGTGTAATTTACATAGAGCCACCCCAGAGAATCGAACTCCAATCAGTTGTTTACGAAACAACTGCTCTACCATTGAGCTACGGTGGCATAGCGCCCCTGAAGAGAATCGAACTCTCCTCGTCTGATCGACAGTCAGATAGCCTCACCAGATGCTTACAGGGGCATATTTAAAGCTTGTTGTTTAGCCCAGTATCCGACAGGAGGGGTTTTGATTCCTCGCTTGTCGCAACGTTTCTTAATGGCTTTGTCAGAAACGCCAAATTTCTTAGCCAACGTGGTGACAGGTGTTTTCCAAATTAATTTTGCCAATTGGACGTCAGATGGCCACTTAGTCTTTTCAGTAATATGATCAATATTGTGATTAAATTTCTTAGCCATCTTTTTATAACATTGTCTACTACAAAATGGATATTTAAGGTTTTTCTTATGAGATCTCTTAAACTGTTTTCCACAATTACTGCAAGTTAACTCTTCAGCTTCTTGCCTTCTATATTTTTCTATCTTCATACGTTGTTTTTCTATTAGTTTTTGTCGAAGCTCGTCATGAATTTCTCTATGACAATTGGCGCAAACCAATTCACATTTATCCAATTCTTTTTTAATTCTCTCAAATGATCTAGAATCTCCTTTAGAAATCCTAAGTTCCTTCTTAGTTGGATCTCTATGATGAAAATCAAGAGCTACTAGACACTTACAATATCCACATCGTTCACATTTACCACCTTTATACTGAACTGCCCTTTCTTTAATTTTTCTTCGATGTTCAGCTACTCGTAGTCTAGCCAGTTCTTGCTTTAGTTTTAAATCCATACTAAATTTAACCACAAAATCGAACTTGTGTCAATTTTGCATTACAGGCCCCGAGGGAAGGATTCGAACCCTCAATCAAACGGGTAACAACCGTCCGGCTTGCCAATTTGCCTACCTCGGGAAAATTTGAAGGCCCCTCTCAGAATTGCACTGAGGACCCGCAGGTTAACGGCCTGCCGCTCTGCTGCTGAGCTAAGGAGCCACTATATTCTTGACGTGAGTTCACGTCAAAAGAATCGTTTGTTTAATGATAAATTGATAAAATTATGCAGTCTTGAATGGGTTCTTTCATGTTTTCATCACCATATCAATAGTTATTTTTCCTTGAGTTTCTTCACAAGTTTCAGGACAAGGCTCACCGCCATGCACTGGATGATAAGGTTCTTCTACCATGTAGCGTATTTGATTCTCATCGTCTCTGAGTTGCATAGTCAGCACACCACAATGCTCACATGTTGCAACTATAACTTTAGAAGTTCTTCTGATTGTTTTCCATTTGTGTTTCATAACGTCATGATTCGCTTAACTAATTCTTCGTCACAGTCAAGCGAAACTTTATATAAATCTAATTCATCATCTGTGGGTGGAAAACAAGTATATTTCTCCCCACTGACATGATATCGACTTGTGACAAAATTACCACCACACCTATTACATCCAAATTTAATCTTCATCCAATGTGGAGCATGAGCTTCATCTGGTGGAATTTCTCGAGGCTGTCTCTTCCAATCATGGTTCATTTTGTAATAATTTTCTTAGGGGTCTTTGTGGTCACTTCCGCTATCTCATCCAGTATTCTAAATATCTCCGCATCTTCATTAGCTTGGGCTTCTGCTTTAAATAAACAAGATGCACAGATTCTTTTAGATTTATCCTGTGGATTTGAGGTAAATCTGGTAAACCCATGGATTGGACAATATTGTGAACTCATCGGGTCATGATTTTCTTTATAAGTGAAGTTTTGGTTTGCATTGAAACAGCCAAACAGACTACACAGATTGGATCAGTATACAGTGGCTTTTCATCAATTGATTGTGGAAGCCGAACATGCTTAGTGTTCCCATGTTTTTGACAATAACGAATACCAACAGATTTCAGTCTGGCAGTCATAATTGCATAATGTCCTGAATAAACATACGCCGAAAGGCATCAAGTAAAAGCTCAGCAGTTAAATCTATCAATTGGCAATCAATCGGAACTACGGTATCTCTGAACTCCGAACTAGAACACCAATAATACCGTTTAAAAAATTCACGCTGGCGATTCAATAAAGTTTGGCGGCAGTATTCCTCAAGAAAGAAATATGGTCCCAGTCCAATCCGGCCACGGTCATATTCGAATTGAAATTTAATTAGTCTACCATTCCAGTCATCCCCGATTATCACTCGATCTCCATCATACGACCCTGCCATCATGGCCTTCGTCTTTTCAAAAAACGGGTCACTGATGGAAAGGAAACGGATACGTTGGATGATCTTCTTTAGTCTTGGGATAGCTTCTTCCTCATGGAAGATGAGCCATTCCTCCGGGTCCGGTCGAACAATTTTTCCCATGATTGCCTCGATAAGTGAGACAAACAGGGGGACCTCGGCATAGATCAATCATCACCTTGAATTATACAATCAAGCTCTAGATTTCCAGATTTCAATAATATTAGAATGATATCTCTCTAGACGATTCCCTAAAGATTCGGAATGTGGTTTTTGCTTTGGCTGAAGATGGACAGCATCTTCACCTAAATAGCAAAGATAATCTGCAATCATACTTCGATGGCACTTCCACCATAAGCATTCACAGCACATGATTCCAAGATGCTGAGATTTGGATCGTTCAATCAATTTATCGATCCCATCCAAAAATTCTGGCAGAGTCATAAACCAACTATAGTCCCACAAGCCCTGATTCCACCAATAAGGCTGATCAGATGGTTGATTATTCTTACCTATCCGTTGTTTAGGGAATTTTCCATTGGAATAAGCTCGAACATCAACTAGATGAGCTTCCATCTGATCAGCTAAATAAAGATGCTGATTATTCCATCCACCTAATTCAGGCCAGAATTCATAATTGATATTGGCTTCAGGAAGCCAATACTCGAGCTCCGCTTTTTTAAATTGATCCCAACGGCTAGTTGGATGTGATCTCACATCAACAATTACCTCAATCGGTTCAGCTAACTTGAGGAATTCGTCTTTTTCTAGCTTAGAATGTCCTATTGTATAAATCATATTTCCATCACCAACCAAACCAAAAGATCTGGTTCTAAATCAGAATCTAATCTACTGGACCAGCCCATCAAGCGACTATCTAGATAATCTCCACCGCCTTGTTCATATACCCTAATTTTAGCTTGATAGCCTACTTTAGGTAAGTGGCTAATACGATCTCCATAGACTCGATACTGACCCTCCATAGTAATCACGTCCGCTGTAACCCAGTCAAGAGTGTCTATATCTTTGAAATTTATTATGATCCCTCGTAATTCTTGATACCTTCCAACTCTATCAGCTGGATATTCAAGATTAGGATCAAAAATCATTATTCCTCCATAAATCTAGCTATCTGACCAAGTATACATTCTTCTTCAGTGTGAAATCTTGAAATCACGAAACAACCACAATAAATGCATTCCGATAGATATTTAGTCGTTTCAGGTCCGAGAATTCCATCGGGTTTAATACCAACTTTATGCTGATATCCTGCAGTTATTCCTGCTCTTACATCATCTAAATAAGTAACATAACTCACGATTGAATTTACATTAGTACCCCGGACGGGAATCGAACCCGCTCCGCACCCGTGGTAGGGCACAACCCGTGGCCTTCAAGGCGATCAACTCTCTATCTCCAGCGGGCAAAGACCACGCTATCCGACATTTACAGGTGAACTCGAGCTCATCTGTAAAAGCCGTTTAACCTGACCTAAAGCTCTGACCGTTAAGCTACCGAGGTATTTGGCACCCCACAGGAGACTTGAACTCCTATCTTGTGATCGAGAATCACAAATCCTGAGCCATTAGACGAGTGGGGCATTGTAAAATCTTGTATGTATGATCTTCGTATTCAAGTAACTTTAAAAAGAACAGGTGAAAAACCCAAAACTAGAACTTTCAAAGGAAATAGCGCTAAAAGATTAACTGAGGTTTTGAAAGAAATCGTAGATAATGAAGATAAACTTCAATCTGATCCTGATCGACTAAAATCATGGCGAGATGGACATAAATTCAAAAAATTGAAGGAAATTGGAGAAAAAGAATACTACCAGTGTCGACAGTGCCAAGCCGAAGTAAATTTCCCTAAGAACTTTAATGATTTCCAAAGACGATTGACTTTAGCATTTCATCATATGCGTACTTGTGCGGAGTGGATGAGTTCAACCGTAAGTAAAGTGATGGAAAGCTGATGTCTGAAAATTTCGATTTATGGCCCGAATTCGGGGAAACTGTTCTCAATGATGTAAATCTAGAAGTCGTTCCTAGAATGACGCTACCTTGTCCAGAATGCCTGAAATCCGTTGAATGGAAAAACATGAGAGCGATTTTGAATCGTTCTAATAATCAAACTGTCATCAGAGTGTGTTGCAAAGGATGTATCGCACAAAATCCGCCTCTTGATCAGACTGCACTTTCCGATGACATCAATTGGATTAGTAGATACCAATCTGATAATTATCGAATTATAAATGCAGATCAAATTACCAAGCTCGCTATTTTAGCTAAGGAAAGACAAATCCGGACTTTAGCCACCGAACTTCTTCAGAAGGTTAGTCCTGATCAACTAAAATTTGTTATTGATCAAGCAATTGTTGAGTCAATCATGAAATCTTAGCTAAACCAGTGATGGAAAGTTAATCATCCCAGGTGGCGAATAGTATTAAAAAAGCCATTACTATTAACAGAATTAACACAATCCACAATTTTAACTTTTCATAATACTTTCGACGATGGCTTCTTCATACACTTCATTAAATAAATCTCGAGTTTTTTCTAATGAAAGACCTTGTTTTTTCATTTCTTTTAAAAATGCACGAACTCGAATTTTAGCAATTGAATCTAATTGATCCAGTATGGTCTTTAAATCATCACCATCCGGCAATTCTTCAGGACTGCCGTCCCAGGGAGAAAATTCTTGTATGGCCATCAGGCTTCCATGACCTTATAAACAATTACTAGATTCCGAGCTTCTGGCCATTGCATGATTTTGAATTTACGATCATCAATAATCTGCATAGCCTGTGCTAAATTATAAGTCTGCTTTTTCCCGATACAATGGGAGGAATTACCAATCACTACTTCAAAAGTCGCGATCTGAGGAACTTCATTATGAGCCACTTCGAGTGCCTTTTCCGCATTTAAAACAAAATGAGCAGCTTGCTCAGCAGTAAAATATCCGGATTGAAGAGCTGCTTCCAAAACTTGTTGAACGAATTGTTGTTGATTACTCCATCCTAAAATATCTTCATAGTCACGTTTGTTCATGAAAATCTTTGAAGCTTTTAAATCAGAATTGTAGACCTGTTGCAAAACGGAATTTAAATCAGAAGTAATACCCATGTTGCATTTTACAGCAAAATCAACGAGAGGAGTGGATGCCCTGCTACGCACAGACCGTTTCTCTCCCCATTGAGAGGCGTATTCCAATACGAACTTTTCGGCGTACAACCCTTAGGAGGCGGTACTTAGATGCCGTGGGCATCCACCCCAAGTCGCAGTCAAGTTGTCAATGAGCGGGCCCCCGAAGGAACCGTTCGCAGCACCGGGTGAAGGAATCGAACCCTCCTTTGCAGAACCAGAATCTGCCGCCTTACCACTGGGCTAACCCGGTATGTTTGCACACTTCTCTATTGATCACCTCTCAGGTGTTGAACCACAAACTCCCCGTAGACCGAGACCGGTCTTTGTTACTTCAGGTTGTTTTCGAGGTTACTTCATGTAACCGGTGGGTGAGGCGAGGATCGAACTCGCAATCGCTGGATTAAGAATCCAGAGCTTTACCATTTAGCTACTCACCCGGCCTTTAGTGGGTCCACCCGGATTCGAACCGAGATCTACCGGTTAAAGGCCGGCGGCTCTACCCTTGAGCTATAGACCCTCTTTTCTCAAGCCAAGCTTGTGTTTGTGTTTTCGTTTCATTTGTTTTCCTTTTCCTTTCTTAGTGGTGCGCAGTGGAATCGAACCACACAGCCAAAGGCAACGAGTTTACAGCCCGCCGGAAGCTTGCCGAGTCTCCCTAGTTACGCACCGTGCAACAAACTGTGTGCGCGCGTGCGCTGCGGGATAGGTTATACGTTTTAGTGAGGTCATCGTTCTGTGTTCCAAAATGCTTGAGGCCGCCAGGAATTTCTTCCGGGCGGCCTCAGATCCTTTGCAGGTAAATCTTTTGGCCGCCCTTATGTATCCTCCTCCAGATTGGCTGCGGGCTGACGGCTTGAGGAGGTTCCTTCAATGGGATATTCGCCGCCACCCATGGCACACAAAAACGCCGACACGACGGGCTGCTTATCCCGTTGCCAGGCTCTTGGTGTCGTATGTTTGGGGGCGAACATCGGAACTCTCTACTCTCTTTCGATTATTGTAGCACGTCTTTCTACTCTACGCAAGTTCATTTTACACTGAAGCATAAAGAACTTACGATCTTACTCTACCTTACAACGGACAACAGAAGACTTACGTTTGTTTCTATACCTATGATCGTAACATTACAATCGTGCCCATTTTAGTTCCTGAATGATCCCCGGTCCCATTATACTCGTAATATTGTTCATTAAAAGGAATCCATTTCTGATAAGCCCACCAGGGAATTTTCTTTCCAAGTCTGGTAATAAAATCATCAATAGAAGAGCGATGGCTATAACAAGAGAGTACCACGTTAGCGATGAAAAGAATTGGAGTCTCTTCTACTCGAGAAAGTAATCGAAAAATCTTCGCAAATTGGTTAGCAGCTTCAGTCGGCATATTTACAGAATCGAAATTGACTGCCGCTGGATTAAATTCTCTAGTATGCTTATGATTCAACATAACTTCATAAAAATCTCCTTGCCAGAAATGTCCTTGAGGAAGAGACATATTTTCTAAATGAATATCAGGATTGATTTCTACTCCATTAAACTGTTCAGGTTTAATCAGACCAGACTTAATTAATTGATCAAATTCAGTACCTGAACCAATTGATCTTCCGCACAATGTCCAGTATTGACGATTCTCAGGAATTTTATTTCCAAACACCTGATGGATTGTATCAATAATAGTATCATCCCGTGTTCTAATTTTACGAGGATGATTCCAGGTTTTATCTGGAAGCGAAATTCCTAGGCGGCTATGCGGCGACATTTTCTCTACTACAAATGGGACACCACTTTTCTTTAGCTTCGTTTAGAGTTGCTTTCCATTGATGACCCTCAGAGCATTTCCATTCAAATTTTTTAGTATTAAGAAAACGTTTAAAATCAGAATTAGAAACAGTTAAACAATTACCTTTAAAACTTTTAGCGATTTTGTGACATTCCAATAAACTAGATGCTCTATTATCACAATAAGGGCAGCATATTTTACCACTTTTAATTAGGATTTGCATATAACTATAATTTTCGGACCATTGATGACCCTCAGAGCATTTCCATTTCAAATTTTCAGTACGATTTGTATATATAGTACTTAAACATTTCCCATTAAAATTTGTCGCTAATTTCTTACAGTCTTGAATTGTTATTTTACGCCAACATATCGGACACCATGATCCCTGTTTAATACTAGAATATAGTGCTTTCCATTCGTGACCTTTAGCACAACGCCATCTGAGTTTAGTATTACTGCTTATTTTCATCAGGAGATTTTCCTACAAATATCTTTTTAGCGCAATATGGGCACCATCTTCCTCGTTTTATGCTATTGTAAGTGGCTTTCCATTCATGACCCTTATTACAACGCCATTTTTTAGTTTTCATTTCTGGAAAATACAGCAAACATGACTCAATTTCCGTCTAGGCGACCTTCTTCCTAGAACAGATTTGACACCAGTTTCCATGACTATCCATTCATGACCTTCATCACAGCGCCTTAATAGCAGAATTTATTTTTAATATGACTATGTGTGGCTCTCCATTCATGACCTTTGGCACAGCGCCATTTTAATTTAGTGATAGTGCTATTTATTTCATTAAGCGACTTTCTTTGCATTATTTCTTCCTACTTTATAGGATGGATAAATTAATCGATGGCATCTTCCACATGTACAAATCGGACACCAAACTCCGGATTTAACACTAATGTATGATGCTCGAAATTTATGCCCTTTACTACATTCCCAAACCGTTTTATTATATCCAACGTAGTGAATTTTCTTACTCAAACATTTTCCATCATATCTTGCAGCTAATAAGTTATAATCATCAGTTGTCTTTTTCTTATTACCTGCACAAATACGGCACCACGAACCTTGCTGAATCATATTATAAGTAGCCGTCCATCTATGGCCTTTGGCACAGCGCCATTTTAATTTAGTATCACTTTTTATTTTCATTTCTTTTCCTAACTTCATACACTTTTTAGCAATAGAAATCTTTTTTCCATTTTCAATACGCGCACAATATCGACACCAAGTTCCTCCTTTGATGCTTGATTATTCTACCAGAATAAACAGGGCACCAACTTATATAGATATTCCTAGACATTCACCACCTCGTTCTTTAGCTAACGCTTGACAATCTTCGAATGTGATACAACGATTAGGGATTACTGCACGAATATCTCTAAATGTATAACCACCAACTTTTCCAGAAGTGTAACGAAGTAAAGCTTTGAACGGATTTTGAACTTCTTCAAGTAATTCAATATTAATAGTTTTTACGTCAATACCCTTCTTCTTGATTGTTTTACGGCACCACTCATACCATAATTGATCACGAACAAGCTTAGCATACTTAATTTGAATATCCCTTTCTTTTAATTCATCAACTACAATTTCAAGAAGTAGCTTCTTTAATTGAACTTTATCCATGTTTTCAACATGATGATTCTTAATTTGATCAATAATATTCACTCGAAATGCATGTTGATCATTGGAATCAGGAAGCAAATCTTGCAATTTAGTAAGAGTTTTTACTTGTCTCCCAGTCTTTTTCCCTCGCTTAGTCTTAAAGGCAATCTTAAGTGGACAAAATACGTTTTCCAACATCATGGAACATAGGACTGCTTTAAGCCAGTCATTTAAATCGGATCGATGTTGCTCTTTCTTAGCCTGGTTGAAAGTAAATGGAAGTAAGTGAATTAAACGAATCTTTTTTTTACCAGGAAAATCGCGCATTAATCTTCCCAATTTTTGAATAATTCCTGGCAAAGAATAACGAGGACCAATTACCACTGCTGTATCAGCTCGTTTCCAATTGGCTCCCTCCTCCATCATGTTCATAGTAAAGATAGCATTTACGTCTAAATTCGGATCTTCAATTAGTCGCTGTTTACGCTCCTCACGGCCTTGCTCATGTACTAAATCTAAATCAGTCCAATCTCTCCATAATTCACCACGAATCGATTCTACATCATAAGTCTTAGTGCCTAATGAAGCTGCTTGGCCAGTCTTTGGAATATAAAAAATGACTCTATTATCTTTAGTAAGTAATCCTTCTTTAATTAAATGAGCAATGGCTTTGTGATGCAGTCCATCATATAAAGCGAAATCGTATGAAAGATACTGAATTTGCAATGTATCGAAATATTTATCAAATGGATAGTCATATCGACTAAAATTATCGTATTGTTTATCCGTTAAAATTTCAACTCGATCACCTCGAGCATAAGTAGCAGTGGTCATAGTTATACCAATGCCATGCTTAATAGCATAACTGGTTAAAACGCCAAGCTGATTTTTAACTGGAATTCCATGAATAGTCTCACCATTCTGAATATGATGGGCTTCATCAATAAATAAATGAATATCACTAAATAGGTGACTCTTCTCCTGTTGTTGCAAGATCTGAAATGCTCTAACCAAAGCTGAATGGGTACAAACCAGAGTTGGATCTTCTTCAGGCATTCTTAAAAAGTTGAGGATCTTACTAATAACTTGATTGACTTCAACATCACATAAATTATTTGAAACGTCCCAATTGTACTCTGGACAACCCGGGAGTTTTAAAGTCAATTCTTCAATAAAACCGCTGGCAATTACATCTTGTGGAACTGCTATAATTGCTCGTCTAAATTGCTTCTTTTGCAGACCATAAGCAGCCAGACAACAAACCTCAATTGTCTTTCCGCTGCCGGTCGGCATGTTGATGATTCGATACTTCTTTTTCTTCAAAGAGTCAAAACACTCACGCTGGCAATCTCGAGGGGATACCCATCCCTTTCGTTTAGGACCAAAGTCCAATTGAAGAGGATACGGGATTTTTAGTCCGGGTGCCCGTTTTGATCGAATCAAAACGACATTCGGTTTAACATCAACTTCCGTTTGCATACTTTCCCATGGTCTGATGGGCACGCCATGCCGCTACCGTTTGACGAGGAACTAACAGAGATTCAGCTACTTCTTCAGCAGTCAATCCCTGGTTTAGCAAACTAAGAGCCACATTACGTAGGTATACCTTGAGCTCAGACTCTGACATGTTGATTCTCCTGTTGATTAGGATTATGAGTTGGATTTGCAAATTTACGAATGCAAATTAGACACTCTAGAACGTACACTGTAGAATGACAAAGGATGAATTAACTGAAGTTCTTGGATATTGTCTTTATCGAGCCAGATTCAGTCCTAAAATTGAAAGAAAAATATCTGAAAATGTATTTGAAATGGCTTGTGCAAATAACATCACTTGGCGAGACGTAAGAAAACAAGAACAGGGGATGTTTGATTTCTCAAAAGAAGTGTGGCTAGAAGCAGAAGACTTATACGAAAGATTTGCTCACGGCGATGAAATTATCGAAAGAATTATGCAGTTATGACTAAAGAAGAGCAAGCTCAATCACTTGCTTTTTGCATGGTGCGGGCCTATCATATTTCTCCTAAAAGTAAAGATGGATGGCCAACCCATGATAATGAAATTTATTGGTATACTCGAGAATCTGCTCTCAAAATAGCCCGAAATCTTAGTATTCCTTGGACCAAAATTATGAAGGAATATACTAATACTTGCGCTTTAACTTATGATAAATTATCCAAGGATCAAATTCAGGAATCCGAAGCCTTTTGGCCTGATGTGGCCCATCCCGATTTAATTATCGGAGAAGTCATGGAATCGTAAAAGCGGTAGAGTTGCAATGTAAAATCTTTACAGCAATTCAGCATAACTATCGAGAATGTAAGATTATAATGCTATTCAGACGACACAAAGATCTGAACACAGCAGCCCTTTTATGGGTTAAAATTAGGGAAGCAATTGGAATAAGATATGGTCCAGATATTTGAATCTAAGATGACCTATCCTACAGACAACGATTAATTCCAAAATCATATTCTCTCAGGAGAAAATATCTCCTGCCATATCAATATCCCAACCTAGAAAATTGCCACCCAAGGAAAAGAAATGAACGATCAAGCTGAACAAGCCGTTGAGAATCAGAATGAATCTGCAGCAAAGGAGCCTGAAAACGAAGATCGTGCTCCGTTTGAAGATGATGTCCTTTTGGAGGAAATGGTAAGAGCATTAGTTACTTATCCAGAAGATGTTGAAGTCAAACAAACTATAGATGGTGAACGGAAAGAACTCATGGTCTATTGTAATTCCGATGATGTCGGAAAGGTCATTGGAAAACATGGACGTGTAGTCAATATGATCAATGATTTCTTCGGAGTAATTGGATTCCGAAATGGATATCAGGTTACCGTTCAGGTCCAAGGAGATACCAACTTCTTCCGGAAGAATCCTGGAGTGCGTCCTCCCCAGCAACGCCATCCTGCACCATATCCACCGCAGCAGCAGCCTCCTTATTACCCACCTCCTCAAGCTTATGGGTATCCTCCTCCAGGTCCTCCGCCACAACGTCATTATCGCCGTCAACCCCAGGTAGAGTACCAGGGAAGACAAAATGGTGGTGGCTTCCGAAGGAATAACGACTAGTTACCTCCTTAAGAGGATTCTTGGCTGGTATGCCGATTCTAGAAATTGGGTACCAGCCAAGAAACCTGAATTTAGCCTGACTAGGCCAAATCGAGTAATTCAAAAAGATAAAACTCGATTCGCCCGATTGGCGCTCGAGACCCAATCAACTGGGCAATTGATCTCCTTAGTATGTGATGCTTATGGTATATCTTTAACCCATTTAGCTAAACGATCAAATATATCTCAACCTAGAATGTACGATATTGTAAATGGATGTGAGTTAACAGAAGCCGAATCAGTTTCAATTCGAGGAATTTTTGACATAATTGATTGATGAATCAATTTCGTGTTATCATACAAGATTACGATGGAGAAAAAAGAGGGAATAGAACTCTCGCCTCTAAGTGAGGAAAGAGTCAAATTGAAGTCGCAGATCAAAGAATTGCGTGCAGAGATTGATGCTCAAATCAATCTTCAATCAGTTCAATCCTTGATCAATTCACCTGCTTATGAATTCTTGAGTAAACCACTTAAGAATTCATAATCTTATATACAATGAATTGATTGGGATCAAAGAATTCCCTATTAAATTTGTGTACTTCATACACGGGAGGATAATCACAGACTGTGATTCTAAGCTCCCCTTTATATACAATAACTTGATATTTATTTATATAGGCTTGATTAACTAAAGTCTCGAGTAAATGGGTTAATACAGATTCAGTTTGCCTAATGTCTTCAAAAATTTGATAGGGTTCATCATATGCTCTACACAAACATCGATATATCTCGTCTTGGAGCTCTATGAAAATAATCATCTGTCAACTTCAAATTCCATTCTCCAAAGCCACTCATGAAAGGCTTTAGGCGGTGGTTGATCTTGCATCCACATTTTAGCTAACTTTAAGCAACGAACATGAAAATGAGAAGTGCCATGTTCATCCGACACTATCTCTGTCGGCTCTTTTCCTTCACACCATGCACATTTAGGCATTCATTCCTCCATGATCAGTCTAACCAAATTGTCTTCACATTCAGTTGGGTAAGTAGGAGGAAGCACATCATTGAGTTCATCTCGAATCCAATACTGTGCTTCAATCATGGATTCGATCTGGCACACACTGCATTTTACTTTGACCTGAAGCGAGCCTGGAGTCGGAGCTAAATCAAAAATCTCCCACTTATGATTCATGAATTTCTCTAATTAACTGTAAATTACAATCCCCTTCCATATACCAATCACAGTGAACAGTGTTATCCTCAAGCCTATTGGCTACTGTCCAAACTTCGGCACCACAATTTTCACATTGAACTTTATAAATAGTTTCTATTGCATTTGCTTTTGGGTATTTAGGACTAATGCCACAATATGGAATTGATCCACCTTCATTTACCTGTTCTAGAATTTTCCAGTCATGTTTCACGAGTTCGATTCCAGTCAAATTCTGCGTCTTCCGCTTCGATTTCTTCAATTCCTTTAATGGCAGCATCAGCAAGTGCTACTGCCGATTCAGCACAACTATAGGAATGCTCATTAGCCAGGTCGGATCGAGCTTTACCTTGCCCCATTTGCCAACTAGCTCGATACAGACCATCGATGTCAGCTACAAAGGCGGCAGCAAAAGTGGCATTCCAGATTGCCTGTTTCCTTTGTTCATCCATGATTACCCACAACTTCAGGATCTGAATCGTCTGGAATTAAAGTTCTTTCCACCATTCCCTCAGAGGCTAAAGCAATCATCAAAAAATCAACAACTTCTTCTAACTCATCTCCTGAATCCTCCATGAGGAGTTTGCCATCGACCCAGATTTTCTGCCTAATCAAATTGTCGATTCGAGTTTGGATTTCATCCTTTGGGGTTTTAGTAAATTCACTAATTTTATCTACATCATCTTGGAAATACATAAGCATACTAAAAAGCGTGACTAATGCGTCAAATCCCAATTCTCCAGGATTAGCTAACTCTAAAGCTAATCCATGTACGTAGCCAAGATTAGGGGAAGATTGCAAACAAGCAAAACAACGATGTTTTCCATCAACCTTCATCATGCAATGCTCATGAGCCCACTGTTCACATCCCCGGCAGAATCTTCTATATCTAGCATAGGGTTCAGGTTGTTCAATGGTAGGATCAAGATCTGCACTATAATAAACAGTTGTTCCACATACCGGACATTCTGGATATGGAGCGACTATGATTGGTCTGCCGTCTGATCCTTTAGTATATACCATATATTTCTTTCATATTGTATATATACTTGAATAAATAACACCTTTTTTAGCGAAACCAAGAAATCCATCATCTTTCGCCCGTTTTTCAAATTCCTCATTCACATTATCTTGATAATGAGTTAACAACATCTTAGCTTTAATTTCATCTGGCAAAGTTTTAAGCTGGTCATAATGGGCATGAACACCCGATTGATAAGGAGCCGTTTCACAATCATGAATAATCAAATCAGCTTCCTGATAAAAAGCCTTCATTGAAGTCTCTGGTGCAAACTGAACATCGGTCGTAATATAAATTCGCTTACCGCTATCCGGGTCTGTGAACATCAGTCCGTAAGAATCAACTAAGGTATATTTAGCAGTGATATGAACAGATTGCACTAAGAAGAATTCAATTCCTTCCCAAATAAAGGATTCATCTTTCCAGATCACGGGAGCATCAAAATACGTCTCGAGAGTGGCATCCACACCCTGAAGTCCTTCAAGTCCACCTTTTAAAGTGTGGTCCCATAAATCAAGTAACAATTGCCGTTCAGCAAAAAACTTCGGCTTACCCTGGTATCGAGGATCAAAATAACTCCCAAAAGCCAGCCATTCCACACCGCCACAATGATCAGCATGGGCATGGGAAATATAAACTGCGTCAATATCTAAATAAGTGAGTCCAGCTTCTTTGACAGAGAACCGAGCATCAGTGCCGCAGTCCACCATCATGTTTTTACCGTTTCGCTTAATAAGATAATTGGTCTGAAAATTATTTAAACAAAAAGCACTTCCGGTTCCAAGGGCGTAGATTTCCATGATTTAGTTTACATCTCCATGAGCGTAGCCACTTCAACTTCATCTAAATCCACTAGTTCAAATTCATCATGATGATAAGCTGAATCACCTATCCAGTAAGGAACAATAGCCCTGATAATAAACCAATTACAATCGCAAGTCTTGCCTTTACATTTTTTACAAACCCCATAGGTAGGACGTTTTTCAATATCAATAATCTTCCCGTATACTTGTTGCTCAAAAGCAATATTATCAAAATGTTTGCTGGGATCCTTAACTCTAACTGTTTGACGAACCCACCTTCGATACAATGGTGATACAAGTTTCATTCTTCCATCACCTCAGCCACATATTGTGCATCATGCCAAGCAATCCAATTTCGAGGATTATTTATGACATCTGTTTCTTTGGTCCAAAATTCCTCCCATAATTTAGCAGCCTCAAGTAAAATGGTCCGCCGTTCTTCCCAAGTTAAGTCCTCTTTGATGCTTAAAGTTTCTTTAGGGTAAGCTTCAGGTCGATGCCTTAACACTTCATAAATACGACAAGAAGCATTCGGACTAAATTCAATTGTTACTAAGTATGACTCTAAATGTGATCTAATCCACAAGAATTTTTGAAAAATTCTCACGATTGCATCACCTTAGCTACTTCAACTTCTTCTTTAGAAACTATTCTGATTTCATTTTCCCCTAAATTAACAGAACTTCCATTAGAAAGAATAACTTCATGGTAACTAATAGTATATCCACGTTCATCTGACATTACTAAGCCATATGAACCACAATCCACTCCACAGGTTACTTTGATATAATCACCCTTCTTCATGATTGCATAACCTGAACAATTTTCTTGTTATTAGCATTAGCAATCGAGTTAAATAAAATAGAGGCTTCAGCATTCTACGTATAAATACAACAACGCTAGACCAATTTACGAAACTAAGTCATTTATGATCATTTAGTGAACCATAATTTCAAAATTATCTAATGAAAATGCATGGTTGGCGTACCTCATCGCAGCATGATATTCTAAATCACCAATTCTCTCATAAGGATTGAAATCACCCATCACAGTTTTGAGAGCACCGATGTGTGGAAGAATATGAGCCTCTCTTTCATCATAAATTAAACCTGACTTACAAGTTTCAAAGCGTTCTTCAGAAATAATATCTTCCATTTTTTGACTGAAGAAATCATTGAAAACTTTAATCAATTCGTCTTTAGTCTGTTCACGAGTTTCTGCTCCGACTAATGGAACAATGCGATTACCCATCACGCATTCGTACGCGCCCACTCCATAAGCTAAGCCGCGCTTTTCTCGCACTTCTTGATATAGCGGGGACTCCAGTCCTTCACTGATGCAACTGGAAATCAAACTAGTGATAGCAGCAGCACCCAATCCTAATGGCTTCCTGTGAACTAGAAATACGATTGCTTGTTCTTCTTTAGGAACAGTCTCGAGCTCTAAATCGTAGGTAGAAAATTCCACCGGATTCGGGATATCAGGTGTTTTAAATTCACCATCAAAAGATACATCATGATTACCAACAGTGCAAATTAAACGAGGATTTTGAAATAATTCTTTAGCCAATTCAAGAGAATCTTCATAAGTGAATCCCTCAATATCTGAACGAATTCCAATGGGTCCTCCATATTTATAATGTTTACGCATTAAATTATAATAAGTACCACCAAGTTGATGATTAAAACAAACTCCATACTCTTGCAAAACGACTTTCTTTTCGTTATCGAATTGTTCTTCAGTCCATAATTTTTCTTGTTTAGTCAATCTATCCAACATAATTTGAGAAAATTTGGACAAACACTCATCAAGACCACGAGCCCAAAACACTACTCGATTATCAGTTGTGACAGCATTATCGACTACGTTATGCCTTCTCATTTCAGGATAAAGATCTTGATAAGTCTTGCACATCAAATGTTCCATCAAATGACTGCAACCCCTGCGTCCAGGCTGTTCCCAGATACCGCCAGCATTGAAAACTACGCCAAAGTAACTCATCCCGATGAAACTATCGATCTTTTTATGCATGGTCTATATTACACCACCAGCTTATTCGTAATTTAGTGTGGCCTCATGAAAGCCACTTTCGGTTACTCGATATTCAGTAGGACGATTATCTTCCAAGTATTCTCGATGATTCTTTTTGGCCTCATCATTCGGAAGTAAATCTGGATCAATATTATATACAATGATCTTTTCAAAATTCTCTGGAATAACTAAGATTTCATCATCTTTCAAATCTTCACTTCGAATCAATTCTAAAGGAACATAGGTGCTCCAGTGTTCAGGTCCAGGCCGTCCGTCGGAAAGCAATTGATGACGGAATCCGTCATTACATGAATCTAATTGCACTAGATCATAGACCCATGATTCAAATTCTTCTCCGAAATATTCATCGGAATAAGTTGATCCGGTAGAAGCTTCACGAGGAAACAATCCGGTACGCGTAGTTCCCAACCAGGCATTTAAGTATTCAATTAGAAGGTCGTTAGCCAGACTCTTAACAGCCTGTTCTGGAGTCTCTGCTTCAGCTGGAACCACATCATCATAATTAGTGATCCACATTATGGATGTGATTTGTGCAGTTTCAACATACCCACCCGTAGAAACAATGCAATAAATCATACCTAATACACTTACTCAATGGCCCATGGATTTTATAAATCCATGGGCCATTGAAAGTTCGACCGAACACTTCAACTCAAGTTGGGAACTTGAGTGCTGGAGCAACTCGGACCACACTCTGAGCGAGAATAGTCTGCACGTCTTCCGTGGTCTTCTCGATCTCGGCTTCGTAATTCTTGGTTGTCTTGACCTTGACCTTGGTCTCGAACAACTTCTCCATGCTGTTAGTGACCTCAGCATCATTCAAACCGGCAACCTCCTTTAGGAGGTTACGAATGAGATCCTCAGCATCACCGCGCAGGGTCTTGGTCGTCTCTTCCTCGAACAGCTTGTCGTAAGTCTCCCCAAGCTCCGGCTTGAAATTGAGGACAGCCTCCTGCTCGACCGAATACTTGTTAGTGCAGACCACCTGAACTACGCGCGTTTCACGACCCGGGGTAGCCGAATCTTCGTCCTTCGGAACCTCAATCGTGTACGGCACACCGACCGTAGTCACATTGGTCTTGAACGCCTTGTTGTAGCCCTTGCGCTTGTCCGCACCGTAGTCTCGAAGCTCAGCCTGAGCCACCTTGAAATCGGCTTCGGCCTGCTCGAGTGCCGCCTTCAAATTGGCGCAATACTTGGCTCGATCGGTAATCTTGGGATCGACCCCCAAGTGAACCGTATTCTTTTCTCGCTTGGCGCCCTTCAGGGCCGGGTCATCGAGTCCCGCGATCAGGGAACCGGTGCCAGCAGGAGCGGGCTTGTCAGTAGCGAGAGCCTTAAGTGCATCGAGTGCATTTCCCATTTTGTCCTCTTGTTTGGAAAGGGATCCTCGGCTTAGTCCACCCTAGCATTAGCCCCAATGCTAACGGTAGTGAAGACGAGCCCTTGATCTTTCCACTCTGGATCTTACATCCGGAGAGATTCGATTTACGTGTCCATCACCTTCTGGACCTGAGTCTCGCGCCAGGTCATGAGAATATCCCCTTCACTACATCCTAATAGATCCAAGGACTTTAGGACTTTTCGAAGCTCATTAAGCTTATGGTTTCTAGCATCATCCAATCTTGACCGAAATTCGGCGCTTTCCTTATACTTTTCCAAAGCCTGAAGACTTTTGGTTTCAATTTCATTTAATTTAGATTTTAAGGCAACCTTCATGATTGCAATTACATCATCTTTCTTTCTAACAAAATGACCGAAATTTAAAATTAGATCACCTATGAAATCCCCATAATTTGAATCAAAATCTACATGGATTCCACCAAATTTTCCACTCTTTTCTTGATATATTACCTCCATGGAAAATTCGAGCCAAAACACTTCGTCATCATGAATACTGACGTAGATTCTAAATTTATCAGTAAGAATCCGATTAATTGATTGATACAGCTGAGCCAACTGACGAATATCAGCTTCAACCCGAGTAGTTGCCCACTGTGGATTTGCGAGCAAAACTTCTTCGATTCGACGTTTTGCTTCAAAGAAGTTTCTACGCTTGTGACTCCGACTCATGACCCTTCTTCCGGTCTCGATTTCGCTGGAAACGTTCCAGTTGGGACAAATCGTTCACCAGAGGAAGCCATGCCAAATGCCACTTCTCGCCTCGGTCTTCGAGATATTGCACAGCTTGGCGAGTCTGTTGAATAGCTTCATCCAGCTCTCTATCCGTGATGTGGTCGCCTCGGCCGTACTTTTCCCAGACCTTCTTCATGTTGACTTTCGTGTTCTGATTAGCCATACGTTGAAGTACGACTCAGATTTGTAGATTTACGAACTGGCTGTGTAATAACCGAATGTGTTAACAGCCTGGATAATTATAATGATATTAATTGCCTTACTCGAAACTCACTAATCATCCATCACTTTATAAATTTCTTTCATATGTCGAAAATCTTCAACACTAATTATTCTAAGACTCGGAGTAAAATTTCTCCAACATGCTGGACTTAATGTCTTTAAAGCCTTATCTCCGTGAAGATCACGTTCAGCATCTTCTTCAGAATCATATAAATTTGCATACATTAATTCGGCTTCATCAAATTTAGACATCATCCCCCAACTGCTTTTATCAGCTTTAAAAATCCAACCACAACCTTCACTAGTGATTATGAACTTCTTGCTGACATCGACAACATTTTTGCTTTCGTCTTTCTTCCTTTCGAAGAGCATCAGCTTCCCTCCGATAGCGTTGGAAATTGGACCAGTCAGGAGTTACCCAACCTAAAGGTCGTGGCCCTTCTAAAATCTTTACTTTAAACCAACGGATGCCAACAAATTCAGGATTTTTATGTGGGATGTACTGACCTACAACCCATAAAGGTGGATATGGTTTCTCACCAGGGCGATTGGGGCGATAAGCATTCTTATTGCATTTCCACATCTTCCAGAGAGTTGTGCCTGTGGGAATAGAGCACGAATACTCTCCCATCGAATCCAACTCCCAAGGAAAAAGACGAATTTCGTTCACTTACCGTCCCAATGCTTCACCACCACGGGCTTTCCGATATCCATCTTAAGCTTGAGTCGACGAAGTCGCTTACCAAGAGATTCCGTTCTCTTTCTAAGATTGCATACCTTAGCAAGGGAAAAGGTAGAAAGGACCAGGTGCTCTGTTCGCTGATCCCATAAATCTTGAGAGTTTAAAGGCGAAAGAACCACATAATTAGTATCAGAACAATAATTATGCTCACATCGAGCTTTGGCGTCGATTGCGCATAAGAGTTCTTCAAATTCCCCGTCGATTCCGCTGAAATCGAAGGTCTTACCATTAAAGGTAATCTGTTCATCTTCATCTATATTCTCAGCGATTAGATGAGTAAGAAGAATGACGTATCCTACGTTTATGTTGTCGCTCATGTTGTTATATACAAACTAATAACTAAGACTTCCACAGCTCCTTAGTCACAACCTCTTCTTGTACTAAACGAAATCCGATAATTTTAATTTCACAACCGAACTTATAATTCTTCCACACTTCAGTAAATTTCTTGGCTCTAGTCATTAAGAAACCAAGAGTTTCAATTGACGGACGTTCATGAAAGAACATAGCTACGCTTTGATATGATGAATGCTTACTGGGCATTGCCGTATCAGCATCTTTGTCTTTCATACCACCAGATGTCATTTGATATTCTCTAATTGTTTCACGATATTTATCAATAGTATGCTGTTTTCCATGTTCTAAATCGGGGTACTCATTACCCATCCCATCATTCCAAAAACCGGGAGTAGGATAAATGCTAGTAGGACGATGACAACCGTGCTCATCAGGCACCTGAGCTACGATATTATACATCAATTTCGTAAAATCAGGGAATTCTTCTTTAAAGAGCGCAGCATGCTCTTTTCCTTTTTCGCATTCACCAATAATTCCAGTACAATAAGCAGTCATTTCTCGTTCGAAATTACCTGCGTATTGCTCAGTATCAACCACAAAGATAAATAAATCTTCTTGTTCGTATCTCATTTCTTTTTCGCCCTTAATTCTGCTTTGACTTCATCGATAGTTTTGTGAATTTCGTACTGAATATTATTCACTTCATGTAATTTAGCCCAAAATCTTCCACCAGGAAATTTATCTTCCATAATTGCTTCAACTTTTTTATCGCGAGCTTTATCTTTCTTAGATTTATAGGTCCGAAATGTGATAGAGTCATAGCTATCTTCATTAGACTTACTCTTATTGAATTGTCTAATATAAACTCGATCAATAGTTAAAATAGTTCCTGCTTTAACCGTAACAGAAATGGGTTCCCTTCCTTGCACTCCGTATGACTTTCGAAATTCATGATTGCGCATTTCATTATAACAGGTAAAAGTCCAATCTTCAGTTAATTTAATCTGAACTCCACATGACGGGATAAACATTTGCGACATTTTATTTTTCCTCAGGAAAGGCGCTTCGAATGGCTCGAGAAATGAGTCTCCAAATTGAATAAGAATGACGTGGAAAATCGTACACTCGGCCACGTCGATTGACTCGACTGGTTGAGCCTCGTCTAAACACTTCTACATTATAATTACCACGACTAAAATCAGTTGAAGTACAATCATTACTAACATGCATCCGACCTAATTCTGTAATTTTACCAGTTCGGGCACTGTGTAATTCGACTTTAACTATGATCATAGATTCATCACCGATAGAACCAAGGCATGATCTCGAGCTTCATGTAGTAATTCTCTAAAACGTTCCCACAAAGGTCCATACTGCTTAGCAACTTCCGGTCCATCGTGCTCAAAAGTGAAATCACTGGCGTATCGATTAGCTTCCTCATAATCGCCTTCAATAATTTTTTCGATGGCACCCTCTCCTAAACCAACAGCAAATATACCATGTTGTTTGATCTTATGTAATTCCACACTAAGTTCAATTACATATTTTAATCGTAATTTACGTTCGGTTCTATCAGCTAAGAACCAAGATCTTTTGAGCGATTCTATATAGTATCGCTCAAAATTTTTCATCATAGCCGCTTTTATTTCATCCTGATTCAAATTCTTCCGTGCTCACTGAGCTTGCTGTTGGTTTAAATGTGTATTTGCCAACGAAGTTCTTATGTCCAGCTATGGCCTGTAGTTCATTTGAGTATCTTAATTCATCAACAGAATGACCGGATGGGAGAAAAACCTGAGTTTCAAATGGATAGCTGTCAATATCTGAATCAATGATCCCTAATTCAGCATAAGGCAAACGCACTGTAGAAACAAGATACCCATTCACCCTTGTTTTCGCAATAATTCGTTTATCCTTAGGAAGCCGGGTATCACCAAATAAGTGATTTAAATTAGCTTGCCATTTATGCCGGTAGCGCCAGGCCAACCAAAATCCAATAAGAACAACAATACCCCAAAAGATATTCATGTCTAACCCTATAGTTTACAGTCCCATCACTTCGAGCAGAGCAATTTCTTCTTTAGTTAATCGATATTTAGTAATTTTATCCCAATAATCTACAACTTGGTGTCGATGCATATTACATCGAGAGACAATCCAGGCTGTTTCAGTTCCTGTCTGCCAGCCGTCCCCAATCATCCAGACATGCTTACATATACCGCCACAGATTTGACATTGACGGAGTGCTAATAAATCTGCGTCGGTCAATTTAAAATTCAATAAGATATTAGAAGGAATGGTCATTCATTGAGAGCCCGTAATTCTTCAAGCATTTGTTGTTTTTCTTCTTCAATTCTATTAAGATCAATCTCAAAAAAATCTGCTAACAATTTTTGAATTGATGTCCGGACCGGGGCGTAATCATTATATTTATCTGGTTCACAAAGCTGAATCTGAGATTCACTAAGCCAATCAACAAACTCCCCAATTTTCTGACTAAACTGGCTGATAGCTTTTAGCTTAATATGCTCGGGATACCTAGTCTCTTCGTCCATACACAAATATACAAAACTCAAGCCGGCATTTACAATTTTGGTAAAATTTAATTAGTATATGACCAAATCCAACACAGCCTTTTTCCTGAGAAATTTAAAAGACTGGGCTGCCGAATTACAGGCTAGGTATCAATGCCCAGTATCTATCTCTCGAGATAGAACTGGTTATGTATTTGTGATACAAACAGAATATAATATAGATATTCCTAAAATATATAGGAATATTCCGGTTCGACGTCAACTTATTGCAGGCTAATCTTACCTATTTGATCAGGTGTAGGAGTAATAATCCCCGCTTCAGCAGCGGTTAGACGCTTCAAGATTTCTTGTCCTTCGGCAATAATTTTATAGTGTTTGCGCCGATCATTTTCATGCATGTCCTCGAAAAAGATGAGAAGCTCAGGAATCACATAAGTGGTTGCCGGATGAATGCTAACTCCATAAGGAGTTAGCTGTGGAATTCGGCCAACCTTGACCTTTCCATCCGGAGTTTCTCCTACTTGAACCACCTGAATTTGAAATTCAAAAATATCGTGAATCTCAAGTGGTTGATGATTGTTCCACTTCTTTATGGCTTCATCCTTAGATTCTGCAATTTTGCCAATCCAGCGTCCATTGGAAGTCTCAATGATTGCGTAATTACCTTTAATTTTATCTGACATAGAGGAACGATACCACGCTCAATCAGTCATGATTCTTTCAACAAAATAAAAATCTGTGGCCTCTTTCACATTTTTCTCGCTAATCCTAAACCAATTAAACAAATCTAGATACTTAAATACGATTCCTTTATTGATTAATTCAGAGCCCTCCTTAACAAATGCTCTGATCTCCATCAGAGCATTGAAATCAAGTACATAATGATTATCAAGAATAGCTATAATGACTTCGACGTTAGCCTCTAAAGAAGTCGGGTCATACCTTAGACCATTGTATCCATCAAGATGATTACCATGAAAGCTAAATCCATAAAACTTTTCATCATTAGTTTTGATCAGCTCTATCCTACCTTCACTTCTTGACTTCAAATGAAGAGTTACCAACCTATTTTCAAATGCGCCACCAATACCAGTCTGTGAATAATAGGTCCGCTTAAAACCGGTAATTTCGCGTTTTTGATGAAACGGAGTCATGATTCCATCACGTGACTCACTACATTTCTACGTTTAATCATTCTAGTGATTTCTGTCCGGTGTTGCTTCCACCACTCGGTCTGTTTAATTGCAGTCCCTACATTTTTCAGATGCAGTTTGTTAAAATAAATACTGTTAATACCGATTTCTTTAATCAGGCTGCTAACAGCTTGGTTGTCCTGTTGATCACGGAATACTACTAATACAGCAGTAAACCATTTACTATTAAATTCTTTGAATGAATTTCCCTTCGAGTCCTCAAAATAACCAGCTTTATTAATATGAAGATCATGAAACCAAGTTCCAAGATCTAATGATGAAGAAGAAACAAGAGTTTCTATCTTCAGTCCAGCTAAGGTCTTTTCAAGAGCACGGAGAGTCTCCGGCTGCTTCAACATCCATCTTAGCATAACAGCATTTTCATTTATCATGGATATCCATTCCATTCAATTCAGCTAGTTGCTTCATCGCATCGTAAAATGGAGATAATTTCATAAGCTCTAACGGTCTAACCGCACAATAGGATCGAGTCTTCAGCATATTAATACGAATTTCATCCACCGGTACAGCGTAGCTACGCAGGTGCTCATGCTCCCGGTCGGGATCAAGGGTCAAGTCCACCGTCTCGCCGTCCACGATAAGCCACGCGTGCTCGATCGGAATGATGGACATCACATAACCCTCCCGATATTCGACATCGAGCGGAAGTTGATATCTGTCCACATCAATTGCAAATCGCTGACAATTGGCAAAGCATTCCTTAATACCAGGAACTAGGCCAATTTCATCCAGAGTATCCTGAACCTTCTTAGGAAGATGGTCCGTTCGAGCCGGATAAAACCCATCCCGAAGATAAATAACAATTTGCTCTTCAGCAGTCATCGTCATGGCTCACCGACCACAATCAGTCGGATAATGGTCATAACTAAGGCTAATGATCCGCCGACTAAAAATCCCCCGATCATCCAGCGGATTATTTTAGTTTGGGTATCCATATTTTTATATATGTGACCCCGGCCGGTCTTATGACCGGCTCGGGGCTCTTGTTTAGTCTTAACTTCGGGCGCGGATCTTATGTGCCTCTCCGTCCTTTTTCACTACGCATCCTTCGTAGTGCTTGACCAGGAGGTCCCAGAGTGCCCGGCGATTGGTCAGAGGCTCTCCGTTGGGCCCGGGGACGGCAGAAAGACGCTGCTTCATCTTATCCCCCACATGGTCAGGATGGTAAATAGGTACGATCATACCCCGATCTTCTTTAGAATAGAATGCTCCGTTCAGATCTTGCTTCACGTCCCGGCTCCAGCTCCAAGTCCATTCACTCTTCTTGACCCAGACCTTGATGCAACCCGGATGATTCTTGGCGTCAGTAATACTCACGACTGCCAGGGTATTTCGAAGCAGGGAAGCCATCTTCCGGTGGCCCAGAGATTCCACGGCGTCACAGCATGCCGAGAAAACCTTTTCGTTTCCAGTCCGATGGTAGGCACGTCCACGTGGCCGATTCAAGGAACAAACCCGAACCAAGCCATTTACGAGCCCTCGGATACCGAGTGGCTTGTAGTGCTCCGTCAAGAACTCCACCAACTCCGGGAATTCAGCCAAGTCAATCATGGCCTGCATCTCATCGCCATCCACTGGCTCCTCGGAATAGCCCTTACGACTGCACCGTGGCCCCAATGATCTTTGGACACTAATACTATCTGTTAATGCCATTCCGCAATGAGCACACTGAATAGCAACACCAGCCAATATTAGATTTCGGTGAGGAATTTTTACGGTAGTGAGATGATTAAGATCAGGATGGGACTCACAATCAGTTGGTTCCGAGAGTTGTTCAGCCAATGCTGTTGCTGTATTCATCTGTTCACCTCGATCAGGAGTACGATCTGATCGGACTGATTTCCGTATTTCATTATCTTTAAAGGAAACCTAGTCATTTAATCTTATAATTGGTTAACGTGTGTAGAATACAATGATAAATTTAATAGGTCAGAAATTCAATAAACTCACTATTCTGGAAAGACATGGGAGTACTCAGCAACAAAAAGCACTCTGGAGATGTCGTTGTGATTGTGGAAATATAGTTATTACCACAACTGGAGTTCTCAAATCTGGTAAAACTAAATCATGTGGCTGTCTTCGTAAAATTACTGCACAAAGATTGGGTTTATCAAGAAGAAAAATTAATTATAATAACATTCAATGTCACATTTGTGGTAAAAGTTTATCCTATCGGTTTCTTAATTCAGACGGGTCATTAAAAAGGCCACTTTGTGAAAAGAAAATTAATAGTTTAGTTTGTAAACCATGTCACAAACTAATTTCTAAAAAGAATGGTCATAAAGTTGCAGATTTAAATTCTAATATTCCAATCTCAAATCTTCAAATAGAAATTATATTAGGATCAATTTTAGGCGACGGACATTTAGAAAAAAGCCCAGCCGGAAAATTATCTAATTATGGCCTCTCTGTAAAACATGGACTACAACAAGAAAAATACTGTTTATGGAAAGCTTCATTACTGGGTGATTTAATCACTAAAATCGATTATCCACGCAATAGAATTAGATTTAGAACTAAGAAACACAAATTAATTAGAAACATTGCGAAACAATTTATGGTGAATGGGAGAAAAACCATCACTTATGATGCCATTAAAAACATCGGACCCATAGGTCTTTTGATTTGGTATTTAGATGACGGAAGCTTACTTCCATATCGAATTAGTAAAAAAGGCAAAACTCGAAAGCCTGAAATTAGATTTTCTACCAATTGTTTCACAGACGAAGAAAATCTAATTATTCGTAAGGTGCTTAAGGAAAGAATGGATATTGAATCGACCAAGTGCAGCTGGAAAGCTACCAGAAATTTTAGAGGAGAAAAATTAAAAGAGCCAAAACGCTATTATGGTATTCGACTTTATGGGAAAAATGCTGAAAAATTTATAGATTTTGTACGACCTCATGCTGATTTAAATAAATCAGGAATGGCTTACAAATTCGACCTTACCCTTAGAGGTCCACTTGATAACAAGCACACAAGACCACGAATAAACTAGTCTACATCTTCAGACATGATTTCAGATTCATCAATGCTAGGCAATTCGTTTATTTTATTTTCAATAAGATGAGCTGCTTCCACTGGGTCATCTGATTGGGCCATGCTGTCAACCACTTGAGCAGCTCCTTCCCAATTATACTCATCTAAAACCTCAGTCTTAGCCATTGATTTACAAGCATCACCAAGAGCTAAAAGAACTTCTCGAATCGATTTAGATACAGCAGGAGATTCACCTTGTTCACCTGAAGATTGAATCATTAACAATATTTGTTCTACAGTATGACCCCTATCAAGAAGATGTATCAATTCCCCTTGTAGGTTACCTGTCTTCAAGAAAGATGCAGTCACAACTCGTAAAATGTCCTTGACATTAAAATAAGCGAGTGACTTGAAAACAAATTCTGATGCGGATTTAGGTCTAGTATCTACATTTTCAATATCATCACTATCATCAAGATCAGTGTGAGTTGATTCAGCGTCTGGATCAGGCCCTTCAGTCACACTTTCAAGCCCACACTCCTCAGCCATTTCGCTGGCCATCTTGATAAGATCCACCATATAAAATGGTGGCTATCAATATTTTAAACTAGAGGTCGGAATCGAAAATAACCACTACCGCGAATACCCTTCACAGGCTTGACGTAAATTTGCACCAACTCACGTCTTCCGGAAGGGAAAAATCGCTCCCAAGCTGAGAACCCTGATGATGCTTGACACCAAACAGCTTCGGTAGCCGTAGTGATTACGCTCTCCTGAGCATGGAGAGGAATACAGACGTTTGGAACGATATGCTCCACAGGTTGACTAAGCCTGCATCAAGGACGCAAACTGTTCAATCAATGGCTGTAATTTATCATAGGCGTCCTGGTCGTTCGGATTCTCAAACAGGGCATCCTTGTGTTTGGCGATTTCTTGAGCGAGCTCCGTAACCTGAGTCATCTTAGCCTTTTGCTCTTCATCATCACCCGCCAGAGCTTGCCGGAATCGCTCCATGTTGGAGGCTGCGCTATCCTTCGGGAGTAGTTCATCCTTCTTGCGAAGGTACTGAGCCCTCAAGGTATCGCCTTCTCTCAAGAGATCTGGGCTTGCTTCAGGGTTCTGCTTCTGAATCTCGGACCAGGGAAGATCATGAGTTGCGGTGTCTGACATTATTTGCTCCGGTTAGAGTATACACTCAGCCTATACATCTAAGAATGGTGGATTTTCGCTACTTCGAGTTCTTTCTCAAGTTGGGGGATATTAAATACCCAATGGTAATATGGTTGTTCAACTATCAATTTAATCAATTTTTCACAAGCTTCCGAGAAGTCCTTTCCTTCAGCTATAGCAATATCCATATTTCGTTCACTTGCACTTGTAGTTAAAGTATTACCACTTTCAGAAAAAATATGTGCCCTAGTCATTGTAGGAGGACTTTGTTTGGTACTCCAAGTACCAACTAGATAAGCTTTTCTCATATTAGCTCTTCATGATGTTTTTAGCCATGAAAAAATCGCATACCTCTTGAGTGTGACCACGACGCTTCTTGCCATGCCGACCCTTACCAGCAATCGGTGATCCACACCGTTGGCAAACGTGAGTACCCTTCTTAGCGAATTTATCGGTCGCACGCTTCTGCTGGGTAGTTAACGTGATAGTGGTGGGAACTTTATCTGGAGCAATAACTTGCCGGTTCCAGAATTGACGCTCGCGTATCTCTCCTGGGAGAGAACCATCACGATGCCATGGCAAACGCATGTGAACGAGTTTGGAATCGTAACAAAGCTTACCATCAATCTTGAATTTAATCGGCACTGACTTAGAAATCTGAAATATGATTTTATCCTTTTTGACATAAGGATTGACAGCGAAAAACTCATAAAATTTCAAATATTTGAAAACAGCTTCGCTTTCCTTGAGTGAAGGATTAGGAACAATCTCGAGGCAAATATTGTAAATTTTGTGGATCCAATCTTTGCGATATAAGCTGTTATAGGTGTACTTACCCTGATTTCCCGTGAAACGGGAAATCACTTCATCGCAGATCTTCTTCCACCGATCGGAAATCATCAGTTAATCAAACATACAAAGAAACCGCCCGGATTTACGGATCAATTGTTTTAGAAGTTATTCATCCATCACGGTACTTACCGTAAATTCATCAATCCATTCATGAATTTCATCGATGGAAAATTCCCTCACTGCCGGTTCGAGCCAATGACGAAGTTGACTTTTAACTTCTCTCCGATGTGCTTTCTTTTTTTGATCTTCAAAAATTGGTTCAATTCTAGCAATAAAGTTTGGTGCTTTAGCTCGAACGTCTCCGGCTTTCATTGTTCTATCAATAGAATGCTCTGTTAAATATTCAACCAACAAACTTAAAATATCGGGCACCAAATCTTCAAACCGTTTGTTATTGCCCGCATTTTCTAACTTAAAAGTTTTCTTACTTAAATCAAGTCCATACATTTCTGGCCATCTAAATTCCATGTCAAAGATTGTACTGTTATCCCAATCTTTTCTCCACGAAGTAGATTCATATTTAATACCATTAATCCATTTCCATACTTGATTCATCGCCCGATTTTGTGCTTTAGGCAACTCTCTCTGTATTGCTTTTTCATAATTAGGTAAATGGCTCCCGAATATTTTTGGCACTTCCCAACTGTCTAGATCAGAGCCCCTCCGGAAACGCATCAATTTTTTGACGGGAATGTCCTGAAAAAGAGCTTCAAATGCATCACTAACTGATTCTTGAAGATGCTGAGCAACTATATTTACATCCCTAGTATAGGGCACACACAATTCACCAAGATAGGATAAGCCCCAGATTTTAAAGGCTAGCCAAATTAGATTCTGTCCATTAATATACCTGACTCCAACAAATCGAATCCTTTTATAGGATTCCTCGAGCTGAGTTTTGAACGATTCAGGAGAGATATACCATTCAGTTCCATCTTTTAGAACCACATCATGACCACAGTCTTTATAGAAATGATTCGGATCATCATCGATTTTCTTAATTTGATTATATTTAGATAACTTCAATATTGGAGGATCTTCTTCGTGATTCATCAAATTAAAATAGTATCCTCCTTCGTGAAGGAGTAGACCTGAATTATTCCAATCCTTTTTGCATACACCATGCTTTCCAATAAAATCAAGGTAAGCCCGTTCACAACGAGCTTGTTGCCTTTGAAGTTTTCTACGAATTCGAGTAGTCACTGTTCCATCGTTACTTTAACAATGCATTGATTTAGAATTTCACGCAATCGATCGGCAGAGGCACCATGTTTTAGTGCATACGTAGCCATGGTCTGAAATTTATGAGTTGCTGATTTCTTAATGTGAGTACTTTGTACCTGAGGCAGCTGATTTTGAACAATCAAATCGAATTTATCCTTATTCCTTTCCCAAATAGAGGGGATCGACTTAGCAATGGCCGCTCGAACAAATTCAATTGTAAAGATACGAACTTCAATATGCGTACTTCCATCATCTTCAATATCAGCTTGTTTCATGAATTCTGCTAATGAAATATAAGGACGCTCGACTTTATGCATCAAAGCAAGTGCAAGTCCAACTTGTTCCATTAGTCCTTCAATAGTACGGAAAGATTCACTAACTCCATTACTCTCAAAAGGAGGAAGAGATATATAAAACACTGGAATCCGATCAGCCCGCACACTAGCTTTTACCATACTTCCAGTCGGATTTGGTTTCATATTATAAAGATTAGTTTTACTTAGCAATTCATGGAAATCATTAATTTGCTCCTGCCACGGAGGAGTGCTATAAATACGACGTGTTTCTTGAACGACCTTATTATTCAAGGTCGGATAATAGTTTCCAAGACTCCAGCGAGAATAAACCCTATGAGTAATTTCAAGTAAATTTTGCTGGGCCATCAGTCCTCATAGTCCGCCGTATAGTCGGGGTTAGTCAGGGTGTCGGGTGCATCGTCCTCGTCTACGAAGTTGTTATACTGCTCCGTATTGCGCCGAGCTGGATCTGCGTATTGAGCCTTTTCAATCTTCTCGCAGAAACCCTCAAGGCCAACCACCCGTTGTGTCAGAAGCTCAAGCTTCTCCTCAAGTACTTTCACACGCTCTCCCAAAAGCACTATCAAGCGTTCGTTTGCACGTTCTAGATACATTTCACACTCCGACGTTTGATTTAGATATTACGAATCCATGACTGTTTCAACGGTAGTGATGGACCTCGCATGATCTAACATCTCATTAAACCACTTAAAGACATAATCTTCAGCAATCCAATCACCGAGCTTTTGTTCCAACTCAATGATTTTGGTTGGTTTATTTTCGTATGATGTACCATTTAAGATAAGATGATAAGCAACGTCCTCAGCAAACTTGAAGATTGATTCTTCGGCTAAAATTTGGTCTCGGTACAATTTATAAACTGGAACATACCTACGTTCACTTTTAAACGTAGCGGCTCCGTTTTTCTTAATCCGGACATACCCAATAATTGATTCCCGACTCCTTAAGTTTTTGACTGTAACCTTTCCATTATTATCATCAATATAAATAATACGTGATCTTACTTTAACTGTGAATTCCCTGAATTTAGTCCCGGCATAGCTATTTTCATGAGTTGAGCCCAACACTAATTTCATATGCTTATAGCCAGGAAAGTCTTTACGAGTGACCCCTTGGCGATGAACAACTCCAGAACAAGAACCTAAACGAGCATCATGTACGCCAGTATTCTTATCCCATCCATCCCGGACCCAAATATACGGGAAGGATTTGTTAAATTCTTTTCCTTGCTCAATAGCAGCTAAAGCTCGTCTTGCCCGATCTCCAAGTCTAACCAAGATGCGAAGACCTTGGACAATCTTCTCCATCTCCTGCGGTTCAGCAGTGTCACCCAGGACTAGCTTGTCAAAATCAATCTTCATGAATCCATTACGTCTTCAACCTTAAGTAGCTTAATACCGTCTTCTACGTCCTTCTGAGAAAGGCGGGACATAGAGGCAGTAAATTTATCCAGCAAATCAGTGTACTTCTCAAGTTTTTCAAGCTCAGATTCCTTAGGTCCAAGATAAGGATCCCAACATTCAACTTCAATAGCAATAGCTAAGCCATTCACAAAATTCAATATCCGTAGATAAGCTTCTGCAGTAGACTTCTCCTTATCGGAAGCCATCACCCGAGGATCAAAATCATCATCCTCAGCCACGCTTCTTCCCCAACTTAGGAAGTCTGTCTGTGATTTTATCCCAATCCTTACGGCACCTATCAAGAACGGTCTTATCTCCGGGCTCTAGTTGCCTAGGTCCGTCTCCTTGAGCGAAATTGTAAGCTATATTACTGAGAGCGTAACCAGCCAAAATTAGTCTTTCGTATTCAGCCTTTTTGATGTAGGGCACCGGATGTCTCCTAGAGGGTGAAGATCAAAAATCGGGATCGACGATGGAATCCTCGGCGTTCTGCATGATCATCTCGTAAAACTTGGCTTCACTGATGATCTTGGTGCCATTGGCCTCTGCCTTGCGAAGCTTGTTGGACTTGCCGCCCTTGACAGCACCAGCATTCCAATCCGCATTAGTAATCAAATAGTTGGTGCCATAGGTCGGCTGCTTTTCGTAAACACCGCCACACTCTTCGATGATCTTGACGATATCAACGCGCTTGCGGCCGAGGTGCCCTGTGATGCTGAAGCGCTTTCCCTTCAGGGCATTGCCAGGCTCCATAATCTCTATGACAGTCGCCGTGTCGGTATTGCTGTTTACTCTCGCCATATCGAATTGTACGTCGGCCAAAGCCGGACTTACGTGTTCATCACTTGGGCAATTTTCTCTAAATCACAATCCGGGTTTATACCATCGTCTTCTAAATCTATTGGAAGAGGATGATATGTAACTTGTCCATTCACATCACACGAAGGAGACATGGTGCAAGCACCACAACCATCACATCTATAATGAATGGTAGTTCCTATCGCACTTTTATGCGAGCCCCAGGACTTCCATTCATGGTTTTTCATCTAATAAATTAGCCCTGGTTCTTCAATAAATCCAGCTGCAAGAAGTTGTTGTTTGATAGAATTCCAGTCCCCACGAATCTCAAAAATAGCTTCAGCAGTCTGGACTAGAGTCTGCGGTACATATTGATTTACCCAATTTGCATCAATGTCCTGTTCATATTGACATTGTTCACGTTCCCACCACATCTTAGGACACATTATTACTGTGTTGGGATCATAATTCGAATTACCGGATAAAGTGACTCCAAATAACATATCTGATGGCTTCAACGTACTAAAGTCGATAAAAGTAGGCCCATCTGGCCCTTCCCCAAGAATTGCTGGCTCTTCGACAAAGCCAGCCGCAAGCAACTTTTGTCTAAGCGGCTCCCAGTCACAGTTAAAATGGAAAAGAGACTCACAGGCTTGATTCATTTCAGATGGAACGTATTGCTTCACCCAATTATAATCAATATCAGTGTCATGTACACAATGCTCTCTCTCGAAGTATTCTCGAGCCACCATGTAGACGCCCTCCTCCGTATGTCGTGCAAACAGCATGTCTGATGGCTGAATCTTGCTATAATCCGGAACCCAGAACACGCCATCTACCTTCAACACACTGTTAGGGCCAGGTGCAGTTTGAGGAGGGGTGTACGGAGTGCCCTGACCGGCAGTTTTAAGCGCAGGATTGTGCACAAACCCGATTTGACTCAAATCGTGAGTAATCATTTTGATAGCGCCCTGTGGCGTAAAAGACTGGCCTGGGGCAAAATTTTCATAAGCTGCTTCAGCTATATCGGGATCAATCTCATACATAGCTTCCATTTCTTCGTACAAATAGTCAGGCCAGTGAACTTGATCACAAACGTACTCCAACAGTGGAGATTGATCATAAAGACAATGATGCTGATCGAAATGAACCCTAGGCGCTAACGCCACGCTAAGACCATCAGGAGTATTATCAACATCAAAATAGAAATCCGCTGGTTCCAATTTTGACCAGGCCACTGCTTCCACGCCAATTGGCCCTAACTTTGCCAAATCCGGGTCTTCCAATGTCTTATCATCAATATCCCACGGCGCAGGAACCTTCTGGACGATTTCGTCGGGGACTCTTTTGGGATCGACGTCCGCACCTCCTAATTCCGGATTCGGCTCGGGCGGAGCAAAAGCTAGACCAAAACGACCATCATTGAAACTATCCTTACGACCGCTATGATCCATAACGAGCTTGTGATGCAAATTGACTTGAAGTAATGCAACCTCCCCTTCATCTGCTTCAAATCCGTTGCTCATCGCCGTAGCGTGTTCAGAACAGAATCCGAACAATTTCACTTTAGTCACGGTAGGAACCACTCGATAATTGGTGGTTTCCTTCCCGCAAACCAAACATTTCTTTGAAAGATCATAAAACTCAAGAACACGTGACCAATCCAGATCAAAAATATTCGTCGGTTCCATACCTAAAAGTACGACAAAAGTCAGCCAATTTACGATCCCATAATTTCTGCGATTTGGTTCAAACGCAGACTGATCACGACAGTAAGAATTGCGTACATATCATGACTCCATGAGTTTTCTTACTTGGGCTAGGTTTAAAGCTTCTTCCACATCATCTACTGTGAGAAAATTAAGATCACTTTCATTACGATGGATGAATTTAGCTAAAATTTCGATTTCCTTAGCTCCGATATGCATAACTTTACAAATATGAATAGCATCCATTTCAACCAGATTTGGACAAAATTTTAGAATTTCTACAAACTTCTTGCGGAAAGCTTTTTGATATTTAGGAGCCCCTTTAACAGAAAGTGTATCCCAAATTTGTTCTTTGTTTTTATCAATTCTCTGCCACTCCGTCTCTAATTGCTCAGTAAATTCTTTTACTCGATCTAGTTCGAGATAAGCTTGTTTTAAATCATCATATTGAACATTATCTCCATGTCCATAATAATCATCGCAAATAAAACGATAGACAAATTTAGGAAGTCCATAATTAATAAAGGTTCCGTAACTTAAATCTCCAATCAAATACTTGGAATGAAGCATTCTGATTCTTTGTTTTCCAAACACCAAGTGCACATTCGGAACGATGTACATTTGTTTATCTTCTAAAATAGTACCCTCCTGAGCCTTCTTCATTAATCGAGGCGTACCGATCACCAACTTGGCGTTATTGACAAACTCAGTCGCCATAGAGAATGCTCTAACGGTAGCTTCTCTAGTCAAACGTTCTTTTCTCACAATTCCATCACTTTTTTAACTTGTTTAAAACGGCGTCTTGCTCGATTAATCTGTGTAAGATGTTCTCTCCACCATTTAGTCTTTTTTAGATAAGCACCAAGTGCCTCACAAATGTCATCTTCAATCCAATATTTTTGCCATTGAAGTTGAACCGGACGAAGATTTTGAACAAATGAAATACAAGGATCTTTGGAACAAAATTCGTTAAATTTATTAACATAATCACTATGATCATTTAAAACTTTGCCAACATTGTAATTGTGATGATCTATAAATAATCCTACGTCAATTTCATCAGCTACAGAAGTTGTTGTATTAAACACATCTTCAGTATCAATCCAATAAGCAATGAAGCATAATTGTATAGAACGAACATTCGGTAATGTAGTAGACGTAATTGCTCTCAATAAGGATATAGCTTCAAGCTTGGACATTTATAAGTGAAGATACAAATAAGAAAAACGAATTTACGCAGTCATTATGCTATAGGCTATAGCTTCATTCCGATCAATTTCCTCTAATAACACAACCACTGATAATTGTTTTCTTACCATAATTACACAATTATCACATAATCCAATTATTTCAGTCTTGTCTGTAACTAATTTATACTGTCGATCCGGTTTCTTATTACATCCAATGTAAGAACATTCCTCAAGAGGATCAGCTTGGAAATTCTTAAGATCATTAGAACCAAATGGTAAACTTAAATGTTCAATGCTCCAGGTCACACTTGCAAATTCTGGCAGCTGGCGCATTGGCATTTTATTTCCCCTTATCTCTTCTCAATTTCTTAATTTGATTTAAATTTTTCTTAATAAAATTTGATCGCTTGACCATCGCGCCCAGTTCACTAATTATTTGCTTATTTACAAAATGGCGAGTCATATCAACTTTATCTCGAATGGTTCCCTCCTTTCGGGCTCGAGTAGCTTGTTCAATCATATGCTTTAAAGTGGAATTGTGTTTACACAAATCCCAGAAATTTTGAATGGTTTTATCAACCGGAAAGCAGGTGGCTAATGCATTACCGAGATCAAAATCTACTCGACTTGTAAAATTAGATAAATCTGCTTTTTCTAAAGATTTATGTATATGAAACTCTAAATCAGAATGCTGATCAAACCACCAAATAACGGCCGCAACTAGGATTGCTTCCGGTCCCGTTATTCTTCGAGAGCCGATGTCACGCATTCCTGAAAATAATACAATCTACACATCCGAAGAAGGCGTCGAATTTGAAATAATGGAGGGCCGCCTTACTATTTTCCATGAAAGCTGGTCCGGAGGATTATATATTGATACAGATGTTATTCAAAAATGGGATGCTAACCTACATAATCCAGAAAACCTTGAGTATTGGTATTGGCTCGATGGTAACCGCCAAAGCATGTCTCTAGGAAAAGCACAGTTAATCGCCAATGCCTTCAAGGAATCCGGCTTAAAAGATATTATTCAGATAATGCTGAGTTAATCTGGCTCGCCGTCGTCCTCAACAATAATTACATCTCCACGTTTCGAATAGTCTGGAAAAGCAGTTTGACTCTTTTCCTTGGGAGGGGGTGGAGGATTTGATGGAGGATGATAAGGAGAGGTAGATTTGTTGGTTCGGTTCCCCATACAAGATCTCGTTATCAAAGCTTTCTTTAAAAATAAACCCGTCGTTCGACCAGTTTCACTTGCATATTTATCTAAGATGTGTTAAACTTTTTGTATGGCTACTGCAGCCACTATCGACTTTGGCCGATACCGGATTGTAAATCTTGGAAAGGTGAGATCTGATCTAAGGACCAAAGATAGCGTAGAAGCCGGAATATCCCTTGATAAAAAACAAGGGAATATGCGGCTAATCGAATATCGTCCCGGGAATGGTCGAACCTACAATCTTTTAATTAGTCATCTTTGTGATTTGAAAGAAAATGATATTCAGCAAGCTTTAGGGATTTCTGATAATTCCATACTTGTTTACGTTTTAGGAAAGGTCGGTAATTTTACTGTCAATTTGGATCGACCAATAGATTATAAATGGGTTCAGCAAGAACTCAACTGCTCCATTATTGATGCTGTAGTGATTTCGGAGTTAGTGGGTTCCCTTTATAATCTAAAATATATTTCGAGCTTAGATTACCTGGCCGGCACCCGATAAGCTTCCTTTAACCAGCCATCAATAAGATGGCTGACCAACTCACTACTGCTACTTCCATCACCTACACCCCTCCTAAGGCAGCTGCCAATTCTGGGCAGAGCACCCTAGGCACTTCAGGTGTCTACAATGCCGCTGCAGTAGGTTCAATTGATGTTCCAAATGGGACGACAGTAGGCACAGTATTTAGTATCCCATTTAATTCGGTTGATAATGCCAAGACCGTAATTGTCCGAAATGACATGACTTCAGATATCGGAATTAGACTGAACGGAGCAGTGGCCGATAATTTTGAATTAGCGCCATCAGGAGAAATGGTCATTAGCAATCCGGTTGCTCCCGGAACTACACCAATTACTGCAGTTGATGTAGTTACTACAGCCGACCCAACTAATCTTGAAAGGTTGTTCTATTGGATCTTCGGCGACTAAAATAATTTCACAAACTCGAGCTTCTTCTCATTCATCCATTATTTGTTGAATCATATACTCTTGAATTGTGATTCTGGACCCGTGCATGAATTTCGCATGGTCCGCACAACAGAGAAATGGTCTCATTTCCACGATAGGGATTGCATTTTTATTTATGATTTTTGTTTTCATTGAATAAACAAATATGGCTTCACCCATACAGCGATAATAACCACCAAAACAAGATGGTTGATATTCGCACATGTACTCCGGCAGTTTCATGTCTCCATGACCTGAGAAACAAGAATTAAACCTTTTGCTTTCTTAATTAATTTCCGCTTTACTTTAATAGGAAACCAACAATAACTCCATCCATCATAACTAAAATTTCCCCGTTCCTTTGTGTAGACTTCAGGTTTATTGACATTAAATACAACTTTGCAAGGCCACCCATCCCAAATTAGGCAAACCTCTGCGTAATCTTTATTACCCAATTTTTCTCGAGGCTTACCCATTATTCATCGAAAAGCTCACGAAGTGAGAGTATATGTTTAACTTCTAACCACGGTACAAAGGTGACCGTTTCATCTCCCTTTGCCCTAAAATGTTCAACTGACATGTTAGCTAAATCCCAATTCTGAAAAGCAATTTTATTAAAATCACGAAGTGCACACACCCAAAAACCATTACATCCTGTTGATAGAAACTCAGGATTATCTCCAACACCTTTTCGCATCACAGCATAATTGCTAAATGGCATGTGCCACGATGGAGGTCTAGGCGGTTTTTCCCAGTCTGTCATTCTGCCATTAACCGGTAGACTTGAGCAATTTCTAAAAAATTAGACCATGTGATAATTTGAATAGAAGAGTCGCTCTTACGAAGGTTAGCAGCTTTTAACCCAGCTGAAATCTTTAAATATTTAGTAACAAAAGTATTCAACCTGAAATCAAACTTATCAAGCGGAATTGACCACCACGTGTCTTCTTGCCCAAAACTGTAATGCTGTGGAACTGACAAAAATTCTGGAATTCCATGGCTAGTTCTCATGATTACATACTTCATGAATCCATCACTTTATTTACTATTATTGATTCATATGAAACAACATCTATATATGAAAAATTATGTCCAAACACTTGCTCAACAAAAGAGTGAACTTCTTTTTGAAGAAAAGTCTTAGCCTCTTCGACAACAGAAGTCCAACCATAATCTGGGCCCCAAGGGACGCCATCGTCTTTATCGAGGATGCACAATAAATATCCATCTTTATTTTTAATTACATACTTCATGAGTTCATTATCCTATTAACTAACCAAGTATCATATTCCCCGAGGGAAAGAACTCTGATATCGGGCCGAAAATAGAAATGTTTTGACTTCCTGTTTACATGTTTAGCACAACGAGCATAAACATGTTTCTCATTAAACAATAAAAATATTCCTGCAGGTCTGTCACAGATTTCACACTTATGTCGGACTACACACTTCATTCAAGTTTACTTAATTCCGGGATCGCTTCAAATAATGTCTTGAAAAACTCTTCTTTGACTGACTCACCTAATGGATCTTGCCCCTCCTTCACATATATGACGTAAGTATTACTACCATATTCAAATTCAGTATGTGGGGTAGATTTTACAATTACCTTCTTAAAGTTATCAAGGTCTGCTGTCTTATAGATGGTGAAATAGAGATAATTAAATTTTAGCGCATGTTCATAGCGCTTGATTTCGTAATTATATTCTTTTATGAAGGTGTCGTGTTGCTGCTTCTTCCATTCGAGAAAACCATTCGCCAGTGAAATGCGAACAGATTCATCTTTGAGATGGTTACGAGCTTCTTCCACCGTATCAAATCCCAAAGCCTTAGCAGCTTTTTCACCAGCCACCGAAAGTGCCTTGATCAAAGTCTTTACATCATCCTTGGTCACTGGGACTAATTTCCCATCCCTGCGCCAAAACCAATCAACTTTGCCGCGCGTCTTGGTCAGGGCTTCCTTGTCCAGGATGTTCATATAGATGCTGTAGTCCATCTTTACGACCTCATGATTGAAGAAACAGAATTAAGCTTATCGCATTCTGCTTGAGCTTCTTCATAAATATTAAACATCTGATCTTCAGTGGCTAATTTACGTGAAAGAGCGTACTTTTTAGAGGTTATCCACACGATCCAATAAGACATCTTCTTACGAGGGCCACATCCTCTTCGAGGGATCTTCTTGGTGGAAGACTGTGGGACGTACACAGTATCTTCGTAGGGATTTTTCATGCAGTCATCACCTGCAGCATCGCGATTTCATCACGTGGAATTTTGATCACTTCGTCAGCATCCGCCCACGTGACGATTTTGCGATGACGAAAGCACCTGGCATGGATTTCCGGTTCTTGTCCTTCACGGAGGACTAAGAATGCGAAATCCACAGTTCGCTCGAACTGAGAATTGCAATAGGGGCACTTGTTGATTTCTTCCACGCGAGAATGAGTGACCTGATGGCCACACACATCATAGCGCTTCAGCGTATCAAATACTGCCATGGCTCACCTCATGTATATAGACGCATTGTCTCGGATACAGCTTTCGCTACAACAACACGTGGATCGACTCTTTTAATTTTCATTTTCTGCCTAACATTCTCAGGAAAATCTTCCACGGTGGCTGTAGCGATGCCTTCCACAATGAGATAATCTGCTCCTCGGCGCATAGCTCTGGAAGGACAATCTCCGCGGGCGGGTTCTTCACCTTCCTCATCTTGCTGAGGAGTAATGCCCCTGACCATGATTGTAGACTCCAGATACTCATCCCGAAGATCACGCACATGGTCAGGGTGACAGACAAACCCAGTGATTCCCGCAGCAGAAACATCGGCCGCATCCTTCCTCCAATCACGATTGGGATCCAGAGAGACCAACACTTCCACTTCTTCACCAGCAGCTGCGACCGCTGCTGCAAAGACCTCAGGTGGATTATCAATATGAAGGCTCACGAAGGATACCTGATGCTCCTTCGCAAATTCAATATTTTGGCGAATTGCTTCGACGCCACCCTTATATTCCATATCCAGGAAAGTGTTGAGTGCACACTCCGGGGCAAGGTTGAGAATTGATTCCCCGGCGTTTTCGTACAGAGCTGCAGTGACCTGGATGATACCGATGTCCTCATGCAGATCCGACGTAAGGTCTACAGCCTCCAGCGTATCTTCAGGCAGAGGCAAAACAATTCTGCGGTAGGGGCGCATTTCCATAGATCAAATCTCCATGATCAAATACAGCGGAGCTGTAACGATTTACGCCTCCATCACTTTTCTAACCATGGTCTCTTGGATTCGATGTACAACTTCATCTGGCGGAATACCCGATTCAAGAATCATTTCTACTATCTCATCTAAACATTCATCAACATAAATTATAGCACGCTTGATACATTCTTTCTTATTGGGATGGAAACTAAAAGCTCGGGGACCACTTGCCTCCCATTGTCTATCTTCCTCTCGGCGCAAGATTCTTACAGACCCACTATGAACTGAAACTGTGTCTCCTCTTTTAAACAACTTACCCAGTTCCTCTTTAGCCTCCGGGCTCATAAATCCACCCGCTGCCGCCCGCCTTTTCCAGAGTTCTCTTTCTTCCCTCTCTTCTTTAAGGGTCTTATATGTCATGGGTCCATCACTTCATGAATCACAATTGTAGGAAACTTGGCTAAAAGCAGATTTTTGAAGGTTTCGTAGTGCTGTACTACAACCACAACATATGTACTGCTTTTACCTACTCTGGTCTGTCCCCAGGTTAAATCCGGGGTGGCTTTAGACACATTATGAATAAATGTGTCTGTGCGCTTCATAATTGTCCTACTAAAACGTACAGAAGCTACACTATGCTGTTCAATCCATTTGCCTGCTTTATTACGAACATCCTCACGAGAATAAACCTGCTCTAACAAATCATTAAATGCCGGATATCCTAACGGCACGTCACCAAGATCATTCCAATTACGTACAGCAGTCATTTTTCCATAGTTTCTTTAACTTGAAGAAAATCAAATTCTTCTTTAAAGAGTTCTTCAATTCTTCCAAGAGCAACGTGACTTCGGGCTCGTTTTAAGCCATCAGCAATTACATTTCGGGCCATTTTATCATTATGGGCTTGGATTCGATCTTGATAATTGCTATTGAAAGATTTAATTTGTTCTTTAATACGCTGAATCAAATACTTGAAATAAGGATCCTTTTTCAGGGGCGCTTCAGATAAACAATAATTTCGATCGTAATCCTCAATCAGCTCCAAAATTTCATGAATAACAAAATCCCGACCTGTTTTCAGGTCTCTCTTGGAGAATAGAAAACTATTTTGTTTGTAAGTAGGTTTGGTTGGATCTTTAAACTCATATCTTGATGCTTCGAGTACCTCATTTGCTGGCGGCCCGAATCCAAGAATAAAAGACACTCCGAGGTTATCTATATTTATTCCTTGTACATTCATTTCGTTACAGGCTTTTTCGAACAATTTTAAATTTTGATTTAGATAAAATTCTTCATTATCCTTCTGAATTTTAATAGCCATTACGACACCATGAGTTGTCGAATCCAGTCCTCAGCACAATTACAAGAAGCTTTAGGTTTTTGACCAGACTTCACCACCGCCCTTACATGACATTTCTTACAAATATATCTTTCCATCCAATCTTTAGTGACCGGATTCTGATATTGGCCATCTCGACGCCATTTGTGACGACCTTGAAATCGAAAATGACTCTTCAAGATTTCATCACTCCTTCAATAGTTAATTCTCTAATCACATCTTCCATCAATTCACAAATCTCAGTAAGCGGAATTTTATTATCAAAACTCTTAGCATTTGCTTTAATAGACGCTCGAGCTTCTTGCTTGAGAATTTGATATTGTTGATCTTTTAAATCAATCTGACTAATGATTTGTTTTACCTGTGCTCTAGTGCGATTAAATGCATCTTTAAGCTCAGGTAGTGCATAAATGCGCTCAGTAAGCGCTTCATGTTGATTCTCTCGCAAACCCTTGATTTTCTTATCACCAAATCGGTTTTTACCATTAGCTATTTTCTGATAAAGAAACCCATCTAAGATAGATCCTCCGTAGTTATTTCGATTCAGCCACACATTTTCTTTAAAGGCTTTGAATTTTTGGGAAGCAGAAAAACTCAAGCAATTACTATTCCAGTCTCCTTGTGGCTTTTCTTTACTGCGAAATGGTCCTATGTAATAATGGAAATAAGAACTACCAGAATAAACCTTATACGCTGATATATTTACTCTGGGTAAGAGCTTTTGGATCTTCTCGACTATTTCATCTACCTTAGTTCGCATTAGCTGACGCTGTAGGTCTGAACCACCCGAGGCTTCCCGACCTTCTTGATGCCAAGTGACTTGAGCTTATTTCCAAGCTTCTCCAGAGCTTTAGCCTGAGCCACCACAGACTGATAGGTGACAGCTCCGCCAATCCGAAGATTGTGATTGATATCAAAATCTTCTTCAATTTGCTTCAAGGCAGGACGATTGAGACCAAAAATCACCCAACTTACGTCACCACTAACGAAATCACCGTAAACATGGTAATGACAGCCAGCTCTACTAGCAATGTCCTCGAGGAGTTCTTCTTCAGTTTCATAAGTGCCATCAAATTCATAGAACACTTCTTCGTCAGAATCGATGACTTTTTCCGGCTTGATCTCTTTGCCAGTTTTCTGATCCCAACGTGGCTCCAGATGGGATTCCTCTGGCTTGATCTTTTCGAAGGGGCGAATCAACTCATAAAGATCAAAAACATAACCGACCTTGATTTCAACGCTGTATTCGACGCCCATTATCCTTTTCCTTTATGATTCTCGTTGGGACGATTCTCAGCTACTTTGCGAAATGGAATACCAGGGTCATTCATCAAGCGACCCATTTGACAAATTGCAGCCGAAAACAACCCGGAGTTATTCTGCCAGAAATGCTTATAATTTTCGCGATCCTTCACTGAATCAAATGATAAAATCTCGCATCCACTTTGCTTACCAGCGGCATTCTGCACACCCAAATATCGAACTGTTGATTCCTCACTACAGTCTGGGCAATGAGTAATTTTGCCGCCAGCTCTTCGCTTTTCAGGGCTGTGTAGGTCGAACTCGTCTCCACATTCAATACATACACGAATCTGGCTCATATTCAGTAATACGCGGAGGTTGAGCCAATCTACGACTCCATAATTTCTTCGCACTGAATTTCACGCCACAGGTTTAATACTTCTTCTTTATCCCAGGCTGACTGATACAGCTTACGATAGAGTGCTTTAAGCTCATTTGACTGACGATCACGAATACGACCTTTGAATTTTCTAATTTTGCTTTGAATAATTTCAATCTGATCAGGATCTTGCAAATATGATTTTACTGCATTATCCATATATTGCTTAAATCGGTTATATTCAATTTCAAACTTAGGCTCTTCTAGAAAATCACGACATAGTTGATCGATAAAAGGTGAATTAAAATGATCACTTGGAACGAACGATCTCAACAAATTAGGAAGAAAATATCCAGGTGTAATTGTGCGTTTGACTGATTTCTTTTTAGTCTCAAATGAAGTAGGCATCATACAAGAATATGTAACTCTTACCAATGATGCAATTTGATTATCTCCTATCTCGTATATTTTTACGCCCACCTCCTTGAGATGAGCATAATTAATGAAATAGATCAATTTTAGGGACGCTTTTTTATATTCTCCCCGCAGATTTTCGCCAGCAATTCGATTATTAACTATCCGCTCAATTAAACCAGATGAAACAACGCTCATCTCAGGATCTACACCTGAGCAGATCTTCAGTTAATACTAAGGGAAAACATTAAGTTTCGAGAATATCCCCGATGACGAAGGTCTGTACGGCTCGCTTCATCGTATCATCACCGAGCCATGAGTACTTCATCATGAGATTCTTAATCGATTCACAAGCAAACTGAGCCTGGGCTTCCTTTCTGGCTTGAAGCAAATCCTCAGACTTGCGCAATTTGATGATTTGATTATAGAGGCGTTCCTTAGCAGCTTGAAACTCAGGAGCTTTTCGAATGATTTCATCCCAAAGCCACACGCCGAATGAAGGGATGTTAGCTTTCCCAGATTTATAGGAAAATTCCTTTCCTTTCAAACAAACTTCCTTCAGGCAGTTAAAAGTGGGAACACCCTTATCTTTTCCAAGGCGAGAATGAACTACAGCTGTAGCATCACTACTATTACCATCGTCAGATTCATGAAGAAGTTTATCTCGAGCCAATGCAATATTATCAGGCTGAATATTACTCAAAGTATCATCATCAAATGATTGAGAAATGGTGAACCTATCTCCAACAAACTTGAATTTGGTATGCACCTGCATTGAGGCTTCTCCAGTGCCCCATGCACCAGCTACCTCAAAAGTATAACTAACTACATTCAAAGTCTGAAGCTGATGTAGAATCCGATCCTGCAAAGCCTGTCCATCTGCAGTCTTCAACAACCTGGGGTACACCTTATTCGTGTAACTAGATGATGCCACTATTACCTCCGATCCTGGATACGCAGGACGGCTAGCAATTTGCGATCCTAATGAACTCAAATATTCATCATTTTTTCTACAAGAAATGTGCTACCAGCGACCGTGCCCACACATCATATACATCATCATCGGATGGTAGCCGCCACGATCTTTTCCCGAGATGAAATCCCTTGCCATCTTCTCTGGATCCAGGGTCCATGATTCTGAAAGTTTTTTGATGAACTGCTCCTTATCCACCTCCGGGAAGGCCCGAAGATATTCACGAATGGTGTATGCGTCATTAACCTTAGTCATGTACTCATGCAAAGCTGTGACAGCAGCACCACCAATTTTCTTCAGCAGCTCAATATATTCCGAAGCCTTATGTCTTCCAAGGTGCTTCTCGAACCACTTTTCCCAAAACTCAGGACGATTAAGTGATGGGACTCGTTCCAGAATATCGGAGAGTCGCTTTGTGCTTTCGACATTATCCCAATCACAACCCAACAGACGAGCTTCCAAAGCCCTGGTACCTCTTGAATCATACTGTAGGGGAGACGGTCTTTCATCATTGAGACGAGCATCGAGATAAAAGCAAACTGTTTCGTGTCCAGCATGTCCCAAAATGACATCGTAAATCGAATCGAGAGACGCCCAGCCAAATCGTTCAACAGCAAATCGAGTAACTTCATTGATACCAGTCCAATGACAATTACTAGGAACACTATGAGACTGCAAACTGTGAAGCAAAATCTGAGCCGAATCCTTGGCTCCGTGTTGAACGAAAATACCCAAGAACAACCAAAAAACGTGACGGTTTTCCGTCAGTGGATAAGTGCTAGTCGGAACAGCACCCGGGTAAGCCTTGATAAGGCTCAACATGATGTACTCGTATTGATCGCGATCCGCCTCGATTAAATCAGTAACAACTTCACAAGCCTGGTCCAGAGTCAGATCCTTAGCTGTTTCATCATTCAACTGCTGATATAGCTTAGTACGATGTTCTCGCGCTGACTTCTGAGCCTCGGAAAAGAGCGTATAAAGTTCATTAACAGAATGTTTGGTGGTTTTCTTCGAAGACTTTTCGGTCTTGGTTGATCTCGGTGACATATGTAAAATTACGGCGGAGAACTGCAAATTTTCGCATGCTCACAGCCGGCCCGTAAATCAAGTTAATCCTGTCGTATCCTCGTGTGATGGCCTGTAATGTGCTCATTCATCGGCTTAAGACGATCCATAAATCCGCTTCTAAGAAAAATTATGTGGTTAAAACTAATGCGTGTGGATGCAAGACTCATCGCATTCTAGTGGTAGACATTACACGAGGATATATCTCAGAAAAAGTAGATCTCACTCTTCAATTTGAATTATGTAAAGCTCATGCTGCAAAATTGGAACGTGAAGGGATTAACTTTTTCAATAATCCAGAAGTAACTAATCAAACTAACAATCCTCAAGCACTAAAGGAATACTTTTCGAGTCCTGGTCATCGATATCGTCGTCATGTTTTTCGAAATTGGTATCGCATTTCCAGTATCAACTCTTATGAAATGACACCCATTGAGGATACGACTATTCCATCAAAACGAATTCAAAGACGGAATGCAGTTAAGGACCGGATCAAGCGTATGATGGACCAATCCAACACGAAGCTATTGACCGACCAGGATTGGTATGATGCTATGGAACTCGCTCTTAAAGAACATATGATCGAACAAGTTATGAAATCCTAAGATCTATAATGTCCGTTATAGGAGGTATAAAAAGAAAACGCTGCGTAGTGTGTGGTAAACCAGCCACCCGCTTTTATATAGGTAAATCTGAAAAAACTGGCATTAATGATGAGTATGTTTACTTTATGAGTCCACGATGCACAGCGCATCTTCCTCCTGCGGATAATCCAATGCAGCTGAAGGAATGCTCGAGGGAAGAAATTATAACACTTGAAGTAATGGAATCATAAAGTGTCACATTCTAAAAAATATATAGTTGTTAATTGTAATGGACGAGGATTACTTTATCTCAAAAGAATGGGAGAAGGAAACCGTGTATGGTCTTACAATTTAGAATTAGCACAAAAATATAGCCGTTCTCAGATTTATGAAATCATGCAGCATAGATTGTGGGTACCGAATCGGTGGAAAATCATGAGTGAAAAAAGGGCTCTGATTTATACTATTATGAATACCTAAATACGTCTGAACCCGGGATCGAGGGAGCCCGGGTTCAGTACGTCTCACACTGGCGATAGCCAAATGTACTCATATTTTACACTAAGAATCCATCAACGTAAATATTGAATTTTTACGTGTACAGTAGACTACATGACTTCGGTAACAGATTCAGAAATAGAACAAGAGATTCAATATTTAGAACGAATTAAACGGATAGATCAACAGATAGATCAAATTGAATGCGTAAAGGATAGAATTTATAAAGACCTCGAATCGGACATTAATCAGGCTTGTGCAGAAATAGCCAAATTGATTCGAGATGCAAAACCAACCACAGCCAGTGTCATGGCTGGAGGTTCTACCATCCAATGTAGAGTCCGGGCCCTTGGAAGAATTTATCGTACTTCAGCCTGTGACGAATGGATTCGGGATGCTGATTTATCTGTTTGGGGTAAAAATTTATTTATTGGTACCATAATTAGATTGTTTAAATTAGACAATCATTCAATCATTGACCCTCTCAGGAAAAAGGCTCTAGATTTAGCTACTGAACGAATTCCTAAAATTTCTGGGCATTTTCAATTTACCGATCAAATCAACTCATTTTTAGAAAAACCTGAAATTTATCCTGAATGTGAAAAATTAGTTAAAGAAATCTACGCCAAATTTCGGGTTGTGCTCTATCAAGGCAATCTCGAGCAAAAGAAACAGGCACACGAATTAAGAAAAGCTCTGAAGAAACTGAAACCAATTTTACTTGATGCGCTTAGAGCTGGTCTTACAGATGAAGACCTGCAGACTTTAGTTGATGAATCTCGGGTTGAGATCGTAATGAAAAGTTAAGCAGCGGCTTTCTTTTGTTTCTTGGACTCCAGTTTAATAGTGGTTTCATTTACAACCCACCAATCGCTAGCCTTCATTCGCTTCCCAAGATGGGTACAAATTTGGTCACTTACAAAAGTGGATGGTAATCCAGGTTTGCCTGAAGCAAATTGCCTGAGGACCCACTTCAAATAAGGATTTCCATCGGCGAACTGCTGGAATTCCGTGACATAATCGCGGGTTTCGCATAGCGCCCGGCCCACGTCGCGGTCAGAGAACGCCGGAAAGCCTGTCACGTCACGCTCCATGCCGGTTTCCTCGATTGTCAGGTCGTCAATTCCAGCTTCATTCAGCCAGAACTGGATAGCAGCAATTATCACTGCTTCAATGCTGCTAGTACTTTTCGCATAGATATTTTTCATATCTTCGTCTTTCTAAAATTGGTTGTGGCCGGAATTGCGACTGAATCCCGCCGGCAGCGGCAAATCCCAGAATTATTCTTAAAACATCAGTCTTATAAAATTTATAATACCGATTATACCTGCCCAAATTTATTATACAACGACGGATATCAGTCTGTCATCAAGGCATGAACCTTGGCCAGCGGTGTTAGGGCCTCGGCTAAAACAATGGCTTCAAGATGATCTAAATTATAATCGACAATTTCTTCTTTATGTAGAGATCCCCAATCAACCCAAACATTGAATTGATTACCGAAGGTCATGAAATGCCAATGGTCTTTACGATCAATTATATCAACCAAATAATAACGCTCATTCAGTTTAAACTCAAATTCCCAATGTGTAACTTCCTTAGTTTCACAGAGTAGAGTGGCTCGGGTGATCATTAGCTGTAGACTGGTGACGTACAATTATGTCCAGTTTTACCATCGTAAACAAGTTTAGTACCTTGCCAAACCTGGCAGTTGGCTGATGCAAAAGTGATTTCCGTGTATGGATTGCGACTTGCAATTATATGTCCGATCAATAGCGCCCGAATTGGCCTAAAGGGCCCAATCACATATGACTCATTACGCCGAAAAGGTGACGGCTCTATTATAATCACCACTTTGCGCTTAGGATATCGGAATGTGTGATAAATAGCAACCACACATTCCGACAGTGGACCTGCGAAGCAGATCAGGAGAAACACGCCTAGGGCAATCGGGAAACCAATCACATCTTCTGTGGTCGGAGCGGAGCAACCCGTCCGAAAGTGGGCTTGTAGTTTGCATGATACTGGGTCAGGACCCAGACCACATCACATTTCGGAGCCAGCTCCTTCGGGATCTCGCCGCAGTAACCATCCGTCAAGACGATCACACAGTCGAATTCATTCCCTAGGTGCTGCGGGAACTCCCGGAAGAAATCGTCGAAGACGGTGCCTCCGCGACCAACGACCTTGGTTCGCTTGAGGTCTTCCATGGAGTCAATCTTGGTGACTGCATTCCAGTCCGGGCTGGCATCCACCGGGACGACGTATCCCTCTGTGTTGCCAAGGCACTTGAGCTGGCTGATGCCATACACCAGATCATCGTCACTCATGCTGCCAGAGGTATCCAGCATCGCCAACCACCGTGGCTTGTGCGTGTGACGCTTGGGAAGGTACTGACGCATCCGACCGCGAGCCGGTGTGATCCAGCGCTTGCGATAGCGCTTGTAATCGTTTTGCATGCCAGCGTCCTGCACCTTTTTCATGCAGGCACTTCGCACCAGGTCGGTGAATTTCAAGGTCGGCTTGATCAATTCGCCGAGATAGTCTTCGATTTCAGACGGGACAGTGCCTCGCATTTGCACGGCCTGTTCGGCTGCACGCATCACATCACTCTGGACTTCCTGCTTGGAGACAGCTGCGTCCATGTGATTGTCCATAGGAGCCGGCAAGCCATCTCCATAGCCCTGTCCTGAACTAGGGTCAATCGGCGAGCCACAATGCGGGCAGCACATACCCTTATGGTCACAGTTCGGCCGGTTTTTGCACGGCCCTGGAGGATTGGGCTTACCCGTCTTGGGATCGATGGTCAGGGCAGCGCACTCTGGGCACTTACGGGGAGAATTCTCCCAGTGCCTCATGATCTCGTCGTAAATCTGCTCCGGAGGCCGGCCATATTGAGACACATCAGCATAGCAGCAATCGCCCTTCGGAATATCACCTTGGCCATCGATGAAGGCCAGAAGGTCCTTCAGATGCCAGGGATCCCCAATATTCCCGCCCCAAAGCTTGCCCTTGCGTTGGGTCTTGACGTGATCACTTTCGATACACGAATTGACCACGTAGTCCATCGCAATATTGCATTTGCGAGGCTCTGCCGCGCGCATTCGCTTGGGATGGAGAAAGATGATGTGATAGGACTCGTGCTGCATGATGATCGGACATTCATCCCGGGACAATTTGAACAGGAATTCCGGATTCCAGTAATATCTCTTACCGTCTGTTGCAGCAGTAGTGAGTTTCTTACCACTGGGTAGGGTATCTCGCAGCTCGTGCGGCTTCGGGGCAGCCAGGCTGAACAAGAAAGGGTTGCCTCCGTTTTCGGGCTTGCGGAACATGCGCGTCATGCACGACGCCACCTTTTCCTGCAGCTCGTACATCTTTTGAGCGTCAGACACCAGACCGTTGGGATCTGTGAGGCGGACTCCGATTTGCATTTATGATACCTCCGATCCTGGATACAACGCGCGATGCCTGATTTACGTAGCCAACCCTTCCCTAAGACAAGTGAAGGGCCAAGTGGCCCTTCAACTCGGTTAGCTTTGCCGGTCCCGGTTTCACACCCTATCATTCAGGGCATTAGTGATCCAGAATCTGCCCTCTCTAAGGTCATCGGGAGCTCGCCTTAGAGCAATGCAGAAACCTATTTGGCCGAATCGGCCCATCTCTTTATGGAAACGTGTCTACCAACATCTTCCATATCTTCCGTTCTAATAATCCCGATTTCACCTTTATAATTAGCCAGGATTTATTCCCCATGATGCCGTTGGGAATTCACAACATGGTGATATAAATCCATCGTAGCCGAGTAGGCTGACTATTTAGGGAAAAGTGTCTGGTTTCATTGTTTTATCCTTTGCCACGCAGAGTTTGAGTCTGCCCACCATTTCACTAACTAACTTTTCTACTTAGGTGTTTTTCCATCTGTTGGGCCATCGTGGTTTCACCCAAAAGCGGAAAAGAACCGCAGCCTTGAAGGCATTCTAAACATGCTTATTGCTTCATAATGTCCATAACCGCACGCATTCCTATTTTCTTAGCGAGAATGAGAGCGGATTTTCGCACTTTCTCCGGTCTGTTTCTTCGGAAGGTCTTCTTATACTGACAATGACCCGTCCAGTCGACCCCACCTTCCTCGTCTATAGGAAGGACATGAACACTTACTTTCTGTTTATCAAAATTTACAGTGAATAAATACCGATTTTCGTCCTTTTCAATTACGGCTCGATATCCCATCTGAATTCCACCAGGGAAAGAAGGAGGAGCCAGAACCAATTTTTCAATAATAATCACCCCGTAAGTAGGACGAGTCAGGACGCTAAGATAGGTTTGCCCAATCTCTTCCGCCCACTTGTCACCCTTTCCTGCCATATTAGATGTTACGACTCGTAGACCGAGACTTACATTGTGTGATTCAGATACCTCAAGATTATTCCATATTTTGAGATTAACCATTACATACTCATAATTGCATTAACATGATCATGATTGATGAGATTTTCAATTTCATCAGCGATTCTTAAGAGACAATCTCTTTCAAGCCAAAACCCATTTCGATCACCTTTTCTTTTGATGATCTGTAGATAGTATTCATTATAAAATAATTCATTCTCCTGAGAATCATTTAAATGAGGAGCGTCAACTTTAATCCGAGGACCTCTGGTCTCTGAATTATCATATAGAATACCGTAAGCTTTTTTATTCACAGCAGTCCGAATTGTCGAAATAAATTCCTGAGCTCGTTCTATTTCGAAACGAAATTTATAATCAGGATGGCCAATACTAATTTGAATATAATCTCCCATCCACAATACTTCCATTCGACCATAATCCCAGTGCTCCCAAGAAGCACCAACAGTCTTGTCGATGGAAGGCATGTTTATGTACTCTTCATTCTCACAATACGCGCTAACCTTTCATATTTACATCGTCTTCGTGACAACAATGACCATAAGCACCTATAGCAAAGTTACAATTATGACAAAGAACACGGTAGCCATCAGGAAAATTTTGTTCCATTAACCAAAGCCAAAAACTATGAGTTTTCTTACCAAGCTTTCTACGGTGTTTATTTCCTCCGCCATCAATATGATCTATACAAAGAAATCCAAGATGAGATTCCCCACAACAGGCACATTTTGGTGGATCACCACCATAATATTGAAAAACCGCAGTTTTAATTACTTCCCTTCTTCTCTTGCGAGATTCACGAAATTGCTCAGCTTTTTCGGGATGAGATTCAAGATATTGTTTATTGTACTCTAAACGTTTTTCTTTATTCTCTCTACCCCAATGTCTGGCCCATTTCCTCCTTCTATCTTTCACTTCCGGACGTTCTAAATATTCTTTATCGCATAATTTGCACTTATCCTTGTAAATAGGTTTTCCTTTATATTCAAATGCCTTTTGTTTACGAAAATCATCAGAAGTAAGTTGTCCATGTTTAGAACAAAAATATCTTGGCTTTTCTTCTAATTTCTTCCCAGTTCGCTTTCTTTCGCGTTTTCTAACATCAGACTCAGCTGCACATAATCGACAACGATAACTATAAATAGGTTCTCCTGCTGAATTCGTACGAGCAACATATTTATAGTATGCATCAATCAACTGCTCGCCATGGCGCTTACAGGTTCGAGTCTCCATATTTTAAAATACATCTGAGTTAATTTCTCTCTCATGGTCTATATAGGTGAGCCTTCCATGGATTAAATCCATGGAAGGCTCAATGAACGACTAACCGTTGGAGGTGACTAACCGTTCATGGTCGTCAATCATCCTTCATGGCTTTGCGTATCTTCATGTACACATCCATGAAAGGCTGGTTCTTGGTGAGTTGGAAGTCCGCGATGACCTTCATGTTGAGAGTGGACTTGACCGCTCCGATGCACACCTCACCAGACAGTTCCTTCAGCCACTTGAAGACGTTCTCGGTGGTCTGATGAACCTGCTTCTTGTGATCCACCTTCTTGTCCTTGGGAGGATTCCGGGTGGCTTCCATGACCGCATTCACGCCAGCAATGGCGCAGACGAACAGACGGTCGAGAGTCATATCCTTGGGAGGATGCGTGCCCTTCAGGACCAGCGCATCGATCGCCGGCTGGATATGCCGGTAATGCTCGAGCCACACCTTGAACTTGGTTGCAGCACCGGTTCCGACGCGGCCGGCAACCAACAGTTCCTGGAACTCGATGGGATCGTTTGGCGAAGTGCCGTCCAGGTCACGGGCAGCCAGAGTCCAAGCACGTGGGCTCGGGTGGCAGTATGCCGTTTCGTCACCCTCTGGTGGCTTCTGCAGCAGGAAGTTGGTATTCCGTGAGAGGAATCCAACGATGAGAGGATTGACACCAGCAGGCACTGCCCAATCTTGCCATGCCTGGAAATCGTGGGTGACTCGGTAGACACCGCACCGATTCGTCAGGGCATGAGAGACCGTCTGCGAGTAGGCACCCTCGTCCGGCAGGTTGCCTGTCGCGAGGACTGCCTTGAACTTGAGCTTAGTCCCGTTGATGCTGCGAAACTGGAACAGCTCCAGCATCGGGTTCTGAAGCTCAGGCTTGGCCTTGTCGATCTCGTCCACGAGAAGGACGGTCTCCTTGGCTTCAGCTTCACTCACGAGCGGGAACCCCTCTGGAAGGGCGTAGATGCTCTTGTTGGTCTGCTCATTCACGGTAGGCAGACCCAGCAGGTCCGGTGCCTCTAGAACGGACAGGTTCAGGTACTTGTGACCGAGACCCGTCTCCTCACAAGCCTGCATGGCGATCTCGGTCTTGCCAATACCGGCCGGACCGAACGTCATCAGATTGCTACCACGATGGATCGTGAAGATCATCAGGTGCTTGAGTGTCGCTTGGTTAATTTCGCTGACTTGGGTTAGCATGATATTGTCACCTCCTGTGGGCCAAAGCCGCACCCACTGATACAGCAGGCACCAAGCGATCTACATGATGCGATGTATCGAATTGAGACAGAATTGGCCATCACAGGCACATACGCGAGACAAAGAAAAGTTTACGCACTGTTCATTTTGGAATACACTCACACAACCCTCACGTATAAGTTTGATTCATATATAGCATAAATTGAAAAAATATATACTATACACTTGATCATTGTTCAGTCAACCTTGACACAAACTCAATTGTAAATTTAATTATATAGAGGAAAGTGCAATTGATATTTGAAGCTGACTGCGTAATTCGAGATTTTGTTCCAGTTGTCTTTGACGCCGCTGGTTGGTCTGATGTTGCTCAGAAGATTAGAGCACTCCCGCCCCTGGAAAACGCTGAAGCGATTATTGAAGCGTTTGAATACTTAGATATGCTTCAAGGTGAACCACCTAGTGAAGCATGGGCACAAGCAATTGAGGACTGTTGTTTTTGGTGCGAAGCAGCTGTATGGGCCGCAATTAGAGAGGAACACAATTCCTTCAACGACTATATGGAACGGGCCCAACGAGCTTTAAGTCTCGAATTTAGATCAGTCCCTATTCACTAAAGCATCATCACCTCAATTATAGTGATGTCTTTTTGATTGATCTCTATCCAACCTTGCTCTTTTAAGGATTCAAACCGTAATTTATGTTCATCACAAAATCCAGCTAGAACTAAGTCTCCATCTTGGTGCCATTGAAAAGTGATATGGGCAGCAAATCGTGTAGGTTGCCCATCAATTCTGTCGATTTGACGATTGAGTCGATCTTTTTTGCAAAACAAACACCTGTTTGAATCATTCAATATTCTGGAATTAGGCGACGATAGTTTATCAATCAATTTCATCAAATCATCTGTATCCATAGCAGATTCCACTGCATGAAAGAATGATTTAATACTATATTGCACGTGTTAATCCTAATCGATTACAATGTCATGACCTGTAATCTATCTACGAACACATTACCTCCGAAGTCAAGACTAACCTACGAGCTTCTTCAACTGTAGAAACGGACTCTATAACAGAAGACTCGAGTTTCAACAAATGGATTAAGAATAAATACTTAGGATTGAGCGGATCAGATGCCAACAATTTATCAAGCGCTTGATGCACACTTCTAATCTGCCAATCTGACTGAGTAGTAGATTCAGCCTGACTCCTAAAATATCTTTGAGCTCTATCTAAAATGTCTTCTTCGTTGAAATATGAAATAAACTGTAGAAAATCACTGGACATGGACAACTTGATGAACTGCCTCACCAAGCCAGGACGCAGAGACTTCCCATAACGCTTATCATATTGCAATGCAAGCTGTGTCAGGCCGACCGAAACCGGGAAAGCTGGCACAATAGCATTTGGCTTCTTCTTGGTCTGCCAAAATTTAATATCCAATCGCCTGTCAAGATAGACTTGAAGGATGGCGCTAGGATCGCATTTATCACATGAAAATACGTGGTTTTTCACCACACGGTAAAAAACCTGGTTATCAACTAGGAATTCTCGAACAGGACCGGAGCGGTCACACTTTGGGTGGCCATTATTGCCCACCCCATTCCCTTTGATGGAAATGATGCAGTCCATTAGTCGTTTGCAGATTGACTACACTGCCAAACTCGACACGGAATCTGGAATTGTACACCGTTATGGGCTTCATGCCAATCATGATGGAAGAACCAGAAGTGACCATCCTTGTGATCGTCAGTCAGTGTCAACGTCTTTAGAGGAAGACTCGAGAACAAACTTCCGGAAAAGGAAGCCCACCCCTTTCCAAGGTACCAAGATCCTCCGTCGGAGCTTTGGAACCACCCATCATCGTAATCCCAGATATGAGAAATCCGACGGACCACTCCATCCGAAAAAAGCACATAGTCACCACATCGTGGCCTAGTGCTTTTGTCAAACTCGGCCTGGCGTTCCTTCAAAATCTCGGCGTCTCTATCATCAAACTCTGGATGCATGTCACCTCTTATGATCGAGATACGCGGGCAGATGTTCGATCTTCGCTACGTGCGCACATGCACGCACGTCGCGCGTATACACAGATCAGAAGGTGGCGCATGTATGTAGTGTATATACCCAAACTCGAATCAGCTAGGCAGAACCTTCCACTCATCAATGTCTGCGGATACGAAGTCACTGGTAAAAAGACCACTATTTATTACCATAAAGGTCCTGAGAATCTCGATCTAATCAATAAACCAGACCATTTTAAAATGAGGTCTCTTAGTCTCAGTCGTGCGAAGTCAGCCAAGCATCTTGAATCAACCATCCTAGATCACTGGTGGCCAGCCTCTCTTCAATTTATTGAAGTTGATGAGCTTGAAGTTGACAGTGCAAACCATGGGGCAGTTAAAGAAGCTAAACAACGTGTTAAAGTTGCTAAGGAACTAATCAAAACTTTGGCAGAATGGAAGCAGTGCGTCATTCATCTCAGAGGCCAAGTCAAAAAGATCACGGACGGTTCATTCAAGGAACTCCGTCATGACAGCAGGAGAGCGGACGCAAAAGAGTACATTAAAGACACTGTAAAGACTTGTGTTTCAGTATATCACATCAAATTTGATGAAATAGTCGATCTAGCAGAGGAAGCAGTCAAAGAACTTCAAGTTGAAAATATCATGGAAGGATAGGCGCAAATCCAACAGGATTGCACGTATCCCGACATGGAGGTGACGCACGCATGCTGACTGAGCAAGACATGCTAAATGCCTTAGACGGAACTCCGGATGGGGCAACCGTCTTTGTGAGTTATAATGCCGGCCGGCCGCCAACGGCCAGAGCCATCCGTGAAGCCCAGCCTGCAAAAGATATGGGCCTCAATCTGCGTCATTTCGTGGGTAAGCTGTCCAGCGTGTGGATGACCAAGAAAAGCCAGATTGTAATGACCGTTCTGTGTGACAACCGGTGCAATGAAGACAATGACATGCAACCGCCGCACTACCGGACTTTCAACCCGAGTCTAGGTACCATGCATCTCGTCAAGGTGATCGATGCCTGACGTACAGCTCCTAAGAACCAAGATAGAAAATCTTGGATCAATGACTTATTGGAAAATTCATTTCATGCTAGGTCCCCAACGCTTTCTCATGACCTTCATCGACGATCATCATAAAACATATCGTCTGTACAGACGAGAGCCTCGTTATAATCCCACATCTTGTCAGGATGTAACCGACGATCCAACCTCCTCAGAGGCTATGAAAGCCGGTAAGCAAGTCTTAATTCAAGAGGTGATGGAAACATGAGAATTTATCTCTCAATGGAAGATGAAAACCGGTCATTCGAGACGGAACATCAATTTAGTACCGTCTCATCTGAAAACGAGCTTCATGAAATCATTAGGCGCCTGACCGTAGAAACATGGTCTAGCCTGACTGAAAATCGTGGAGTATTGCTCCAGGCAGTGCCTCGTTCCAACTGGATACAAGCGATTAAGATCGTCCGAAATCATTCGGACATGGGCTTGAAAGAAGCTAAGGATTTCGTCGAACGAGTAATTGATGGCGTCCCATTAGCTTTTCTTGTAAATTTGAAAGATAGAGACGTAATAACTTGCGTAGAACAACTAACGCAAATTGATTGCAAAGCGACGCCATGTACCAAAGCTGAATATGATGTGTGTGAATTGATGGGGTCGTAATGGAACTTATCAAATATATGGGCGAAGTTGTTGGTTGGAGTTGTCCACAGTGCGGATTTATAGACAGGCATTCCCTCACGGAACCGTCTCAGTGCAAGCAATGCCAAGAGAAATCTAGACAAAAGCGGGATCATTGGAAACAGGACACCCCGCGTGAACAGATGGTAGTCCTGACTCAAGCTATCGCTGGCTACGCGGTATGCGCTGATGATTTGGAATGGACACCTGAACGAATGCGCCGAGTTCTTAAGTATATTAAAGAACACTGCGACGATCTATTTGAGCTTTCCAAGTGGATGGATTCTCAATGGGAACCACGAACGTAGTCATTATTTCATATATGCCTATGTTGACACACAGGCCCGAAACTATTGACTTTGAAAATGGTGAATTTCCGGATTTGGATGATTTGCCAGATGGCACAGCTAGTGGCTGCGTTTGGATGATCAATAATGGCACTCCCACACCAGTGTTGGTTATGGATAATGCTCATCAAATTATTGATCATCTCATCACGTGGGCCGAAGAAAAACCCGTAGAATGGTTTGACTTAGCCATTAAACGCAAAGATGGTAAATATATTATAGCTCTTCTTCCGAAGTTGCACAAATCAATTGAAAGATGGAGAATTGCTTTTCAACTTCAATATGGCTATCCATATCCTGAAAAAGACCCGAATATCAGGATTCTTTTCAAGCCAATCCACTTCGTCTCAGGAAGCGCCAACTGCTTAGACGAATTGACTTTGCAGGAAAATATGGAGGTAGGCTTCTTGGATACCAAGCATCTTAACTATCAAAATCCGGACAAGATGGGTGAGCATATTAAGTTTATTGGCCCCTTCAAGCAAGAACATGACCCTTACTTTAATACTTATCTCGACCAAGCTTTGGGGGACGCAACAGAGCCCACTGAGAAATCTCATAGATTTGCAACATGATTTGCAAATCATGTGTGTAGGTTTCCGATCGTCGCACGTACCACCGGACATGGCGAACAACGTACCCAACGTCCCCAATCTTGACGCAATGGACCAGGACGAACTGTGGGACTTTTGGAAGAAATTCCATCGCCCAAGTCGCAAAGACGCAGCTTGGCTGGTTGGAGACCGTCGTCCAGGGTACACCAATTTTGCATCAACTCTGGCCAATTACGCCTGTAATAAGGCGGTTGCCATGAAGTGTCGGCTGGACGGCAATATTCAAGGAGCCGAATGCTACGAATCGGCTGCAGAAATCTGCTACAAAGAACTGCCTGAGGATCTAAAGTGGTAATCCCAATCCTCACCATCTGCATTGGTTTCCTCATCGTTTTGGGAGGATGGTAATGATCTTGGCAGTTGCTACTCGGGTAGTGGTATATTACCGTTCCATTTCAAGACAACAACTGTCTCGCCTCTTCAAAATTGATAATTTTGCCGAACGTAAACAGCAACTTTGGAATGAATCCGAATCTCACGCGGTTATAGCTTCAAACCAAATTGAGGCTACATTGCAAGTCACTGAACCCGAAAGCTGGGGACAACTGGAAAAGCAACTGTAAATGGAACCCAAGATTCCTATTAATCTGCCTGGCGTCTGGGACAAGGAGATGCTAAAATCTCCCGCCCCAGAACAGCAGCGTTTCATTGATTTCCATGAAAGGCTACATATCAAACTTCATGCCCAGCATTTGGAGCAAAAACTCCATCAGGAAAAGAATGTACATTGATGATGGTGATGGACGTGAATGGAAGATCGGTCTTTTGCTAGGATTGATCCTAGCCGGAATCGTGTTTGGAGGTCTAATCTAATGGTCCGTTTGCAAAGGTGGGGGAGCTCCCCAGTCAATTGGCGCGTCCAACGTCCTGAGGGTGGAGATAAGGTCGTGCCGGCAGATGCACTGACTGACGAAGAAATCAACCTCGCCATCGAGGAAGCCAACCGCTTCAAGAAATATCATGCAGAACGGCCTAAAACCGATCCACATCGAGCCGGTCTTGTTCAGTTCGAACAAAATATCCTGATGGATCTCCAAACCATTCTCGAGAAGAGAGCACGAAAGCATGCATCATAATTGGGGAGAGGCGTTACGCCAAAAGATCCGTGAAGCGGAAGAACTAAGGCACACTCCTCCACAAAAATGGCCTCGCGCGTTCCTCTTGCCGGACGCTTCCGGGCACATGCCTAAAGAAGCACTCGACCAGGCAATTGAAGAATTGAAGAAGCTTTCCCCAAAGAAGATCCACACAAGGTAAACGATGCAACATCCTGAGCAACTCTGTTACTTCATCGACTGGCACTACATGGATGCGCATGGTTGGCCAGAGTGGTTGTGTCGACAACTCCGTAAAGATCTTGCCAGCCTGGATGAACTCCAAGATGAATGCGCCGAGATTTTCGTCGAAGCGGTGGAAAAGAAGTACGGTGGAAAATCAATCCACGAACTTCGTAGCTTAGCATGAAGTATTTAATCCAAAGCGGCGGGCTCTTTATTGGTCCCCATGCCTTAGATAAAGGGAAAGCCGGTTGGACGTTTGATCTTAACGAAGCTTTTCGGTATTCTTCTGTTGAAGAAGCAACCAAAGAACAGGGGAGTCTCAAATTCCCCATTCAAGGAAAGGTGATTACTGAAGACGAAGCTCAAGTTTGGGCAATCATGAGATCATAAGGCCCAGTGGCGGAATGGCATACGCAGGGGATTTCAACGGAATCCCATCAACAGAAATGTTGATCCAAAAAAACCCTGGAAATTGCTGGAAACCCCTTAGAGCCTGATACACCACAACATGACTGGAAACGGTAAGTGTGACGGTTTGAAAAGAATCAGGATTGGGCAATCAGCAGCCGAGCCCCTTGACTGGGGAAGGTTCAGAGACTCGCGCTCAGGGCACCTGACCAGATAATGCTGAAGGTGAAGATACAGTCCAGACCACAACGGAAACGGCTCGCGAAATCGAGAGTGGTACGAAAATCCCTCGCCCTAACGGGATTGTGAGTTCGAATCTCACCTGGGCTACTATGGTGATAGGCTATGACAATATCATTCTGTGTGATAATGCCATTCAGACGGCACAAAGATCTGAACGGAGGCAGTTTCCGGTCTGGCAGATAAAACCGGATTTCGGGAGTATAGCTCAGTCGGCAGAGCCACCGGCTTTTAACCGGTAGGTCCAGAGTTCGAGTCTCTGTGCTCCCACAAAATGAAATCTGACGCTCAAAAAATGAAAGCTATCCGATTCTTGCTTACAAACGGTAGTCGCGGAAGCGAATGGCAAGAAGCAGGACTGCTTTGTGCAATCGAAAAAGTCGTCAACGAAGATTATAAAAATCTTTCCACAAGAACCTTACAAAGCCTCCTAGAGGAGGCTAAAAAATATTAATGCAGCTACCATGAAGCAAAATTTACTACAGCTCGCACAAAATACTCCTGGAACTGTAAACCCTAACGGGTATCATACCTGGACACTTCATATAGCGTCGCATCTAGGAAATACTTGGAGATGTACGAGATGCAATTTTATTTATCCTAGTGGTAGTACCAGTCTTTTGATTAAACCATGCATCCACCAAGTGGACGATCAAGGACATTTTTGCAGAGATAGAATTCGTTCTCAGTTGATAGAAGAAGTCATGGAATCATGACTTTTCTTGATCCTTCTAAAATAGTGCAGGTATCTGACTATTCATATGATTGCTACGAATGCTCGCGCCTAGGGCTCTTACATCGAGATCATCCGATCACAGGTTATGCTATAACCACCATTAGCATGTGGTCTACTAACCCATTAGCCCCACTTTCTGAAAAAGAACGTTTAGTGGAAATATTGATTCGTGGATTCTGTAAAGAACATGACCACATCCACACTTATCGTAACTATCCTAATTGGACGTGTATATCTAAGTCCGAATACGAACTACTTCAAGTAATTCAAACGATGCTAGAATGAGAGATATAGTCTATATCAAAGGCTTCGCCTGGCATAAGAAATGCTCCACTGGCTGCGGTAGACCTCCCACTCATTGGTATTCTTTAGAAACCCTATCTAGCACCCGAATCCAGATATTCGGTAGATGCGAAAAGCACCGACGTAATCCTTTACCTAAAAACTGTTACTGTGTGCCTATCCCAGATCCCATTGTGTTCATAGTAATGGCATCATGATCAACTTCGATAAATATGTAAGACTAGTCGATCGTTCAAACGTCTGTGAAGCTTGTCTTGCTCGAAATCCTCAAAATTCACCTACGTCTTGGGTTTATCGAGAATTTCTAGCTAAAGAACGATCAAACAAATTGGTCTGTCATGTTATCGGCCTTTGCAATCATCATCTCAATGATCAGGATGCGCTTTTAAAAGCTGGTTGGGAGTGGATTTCTAAAGAAGACTTGAAGCTATTCAGAATTGCCCTCCTTATGAAGTCATGATCTCTATCATCGACAAATCGGACGTCTGCGTCATTTGCAAACAATATGGTGAGTCCTACGATCCACCAACCGCTTGGAGTATTAAGACTGAAGTCAATGGAATTTTTTCTTCTGGCACTTTTTTAGAAATTACTGTACTTGGATTTTGCAATGTCCACTCTGATGAATGGAGCGTGCAAGTTCGTAAGCCTCCATGGGAAGATTTACCTTCATGGAAATTAGCTCAATTTCAAGCTTTTGTTGTAATGTTTCAGTAATGCTCTCCCCAACTGAAAAGAACAGCATACGTAAGGCCCTTTAGGGCCTATTCCTGTTTCGGGGGAGTAGCTTAGCCTGGTTCAAAGCACCGGCCCTATAACCCGGTTAGCGTCTGATAAGCGCGAGATCGTGGGTTCAAATCCCACCTCCCCTACCGAAGATCTCGGTGCCTGTGTCGTATCCGATTATGGAGGCGATCCATGTCACACGAAGTTGATCCAGAGCAGATGCTCGAAAAGGTTGAAACCATAAGGGAGCAGACTACTGAATTGATGACAAACCTGTGGCAGTTGAAAGCCAAGATCAAGCAACTGGCCTGGGTAGTTTCTACTCAGGACGAAGACTTATTCAGTCTCTTGCTCAAATTGGCTGATGTCAAAGATAATATGAGCAAGTATCACACTGAATTACCACCAGACCAGGCCAAGCTAGAACACACAAATCGAGATGCTGCCCATCAAAAATACTGGTCTGATTTGTGCAATGAAGACCGACGCTTGACTGATAAATTGGCTATAATTGGACGCCAGTTCCGAGAAGCCAAAGAGCCGTGAAATATGTAGTTAAGTGCCGTACAGGATGGTATTGGAATGATTCCATCAGACTGTGGCGGGCAAACTTAGATGAAGCTACTTTATTTACTAAACCACAAGCTATCGAACTAGTAACTCTTTTTCAAAAAGACCCGAGCATAGGCGGAGAAGCCAAACTTTTCCGTGAAGAATTGGTCTATCAAATAATGGAATCATAACGACCGGAAATTCTGGCTCATGCGCCGTACGCATTCGCGGAGGTGACGCATGACTCGACCCGCAACTGGCCCTGGATCCCGTTACGTGGAAGTTCCAGCCCAGGCCATTGAGGATTTCCTTCAGAGCAAAGGTTTCACCCGTACGACCCAGCGCAACGAGGTCGTTTACGTGCGATCGCATCACGAATGGCCTTGCGTGAAGGTGAAGGTGTATACTTCCATCAAGGACGGACACACGTCAGTTCGCAAGCGTGGGGCTGATGCCATCAAGGTGTGCACCGTCTATGAAGGCAAAAAGCGAAAGCCTTTTGGGATTGGCAAGTTCCCGCATGTGCTCCGAACCGGAGATACCCAAGCGGTCTTGGATCGCATGTACGACCGCATGCGTGCAGCATATCGACGTGCCAACGAATGGGTTGCCAACACTCAGGTTAAACAGGTGATGAACTCTTGAAATACCTGAAGAAAATCGCCAACCGGGCCAAGACCGGGATCTTCAAGCCCTTTCAATGGGAAGGGACTCAATACAAAATCAAACCAGTTCCAGGTAGAGAGTATAAATGGCTCCTATGGGAGGAACGCCCCTTTTACATGAAGGCCACCTGCATTAGCCTTGATGAACTCACAGCTGAAGAACTATTGGGCGCCATCCATCAATTGGTAGCCTACCGTATCCTCGAGGAGATCCACGAATCATGACCGGTGAACTCGTCGTCAAGGCTATCCGCAATCTGGAAACTAATCGTAAAACTGAAGCTAAAATAATGAATGATCTCGGATGGGATGGTCAAGTCTGGGGTGGTATTAGGAGCCTGCTTCAGACGATAAACAATCATTCCAAGAACGAGCTAAAGCAGCGAGAATCCGAAGGTAAGCTCCCTCTCGGCGTACGTGAAAAAGTCAAGAAGGTGATGGAATCATGAAGCGAGCCGTCAAGACCATCGACAAGCAGTGCTGCAAAGGCGGCCAGTCCATGAACTACACCGAGGTCGTTATCCTCGGGAAGGATCGGGTTCGCATTGACATTCGCAGCGACTCCTACAAAGAGCAATGCTATGCACGCTGTCAGCTGTGGTCTGGCGGTAAGTGGCAGCTCATTCACAACATCCTCCCTGCTTTGATGCAGACTCCATCTGAGCTTGTCTACAAGAAGACAGCCGCCGAGAACGATTTCATGAAGGATCGTACTCAACTACTCAACGTGGCTGAACAGGTTCTATTCTCAAACTGAGGTCGTCATGAGCGCTGAAATGGAACGTGAGAAGAGAGCCATCCGCATGTTCGTGGCTACGGCTCTCGACCAAGAGCATCAAGCCGTCCTGGAAGGAGAACGGGAAGATTCCTCCTACGCTGAGTATTTGGACGACTCTGATCTTCAGCGTGACCCAAGCGGATGGACCATCAAGCTCCGTAACGGACGTACTTTCAAGGTGACGGTACTGTGACCGGAGCTTTAGCGGTAGAAGCTCTCCAGCAAGAGCTATTTGATCGGAGATATGAACAATTTCCCTTGTTCTGAATTGATCGATCAAATGCTGAAACTACTGGAAACAGCATCTTAAGTTCCAGCAGATGCGAGGAAACCAAGCCTTTCGCTGAGATTCGCAGATCCGAATCTCTCGCGCGTACAACCAAACATGGAAGACTCGCGCATCCAGTCGCTGTTTGAGAAAATGGCGGATCAGTATCCACATCGTGTCCAGCTGGAAAAGTGGCACGATGATGGGTCGGCGACTATCACCATCTTCAATGAGCGGAACGTCCTGATCTCAGAAAGTCGTCTCAGCTGGCACACCTTCAATGGTGTTCACCTCGTCCACATCTGGCCCAAAGACGGCAGAGTGGACTTGCACGTATCGCCCATTGCATCTGCCGTTATCGCAGTTCTCACGAGATAGTCATGGGAAAAATAAAGCAGCTCCTAATCCAAGAGCAAGAACGTGAGTACAATGCTCACGAAGAATGGTTGCTGCGTCGTCACGAAGAAGAGGCAAATGGCGCGGCAGAACAGCTCGACACCCTGGAACATCATGGCCTCGTAAATGAGACCATTTACCCGAATCTGAGCAAGCCAACATGCCGATAAAGAAGCTCCCCCGCTGGGATGAATCCGGCTCAATCGGGCCGCACTTCAAAAAGTCAATGGCACCACTTTTGATGAGTCTGGGCAGCTGAGCCGCGAAACCTTCAGATGCAAGCCGGATGGCAAGCCACTCCTTGGAATTCTAGACGACGATGCCGGATCTGACGATTGAGTATCACTACATGTGCACCAGCTTAGAGAGCTGGACCTGTCAGGTTCCTAGCTCTCACGGACGAGGCTATTACCTTGTCCAGTACCATCATTTCGAAATTAACTCTCCATCTGAAGGATGGAGCTGCGAATGTAAGAGCTTCAAGTTTCGTAAAAAGTGTAGCCATATTGAACAAGCTAAAGCTCAACACTGTGGTTGGCATGGACAGTTCGATGAAGGGGAGAGTGATATTGACCCGGAGAACCCGAAATGTCCACGATGCGGTGCTGAAGCTGTGTCTGTAAGATGCGGAGTCTGAAATGGGAAGTTCTACCTATAGCGATATCGTTCCATTCGTAGCACCTTGCGTGTACGAATCTAACAATCCTTACGAAGAAACACCAAGGATCGGATTTACCCGAGACATGGCCCTCCGTCTCTGTTGTCCTGAAGATGAAGAATGTGACAGCCCTTACAGTCATCAAGGATGGAAATACCAAAAAGATTCTGAGGAGATTGGTAAACGTCAACGTCTGATTGCAAGAGCTTGGGTCAAAGGCAAACATCGAGTGTGGATTATCAATGAATCAGAGTACGCAGCCGGTGGTGATTATCAAATTTCACTTATCGCCAATGATTCAGACTCCATCACAGAATTTGCCAAAGATTGGGACATCGAACTCAAGCTCGGTATCGAGGAGAATGATACCGTTCAACAGACTCTGTAAATGTGGTCGAAATTCATCAGCAATGAGAAAAGAATTCATCAATTACACCAGATACGTTGTCTGGCATGAGTATCACGGCTTCATCTCTGCCAAGTCGGATTCACGTAGTAAATTTTGGACTAAAGATCTTGAACGCGCAGCCTATTGGAAAAGAGAAGACGAAGCCTATATTAATCGAAGAGAATTGATAGACTGTGGAATCGTAACCAGTCTTTCCGCCGTGCATGTTATGAATTGGAACCAAGTTTTGATTCAGGAATTGATGGAATCATGAGGTAACGAAATGTCAGCTCTTTTGGATAAAATGTGGGAAGAAGCTCAGAAGCTCCTCAAGCCCAACGTGACTAAAATCGAATACCCGAGATTTCTTCGTGAAGATATTATTGAAATTTCCGTCAAGACATATCGCACACCAACTGGTCCGTGTGAAGACGACTGTGACGGAACAGCTTGGCCTGATGAAGATGCTGATAAAGCAGCACAGCAAATTGCTGTAAATTGTGGTATCAAATTCGAGAGCTATGAACCTGTTGAAAAGGGATGGGGAGCCTATCTCTACAAAACTAATCACCTGAAGTGAAAAGAAGATTCTAGTCACTCAGGCGTAGAACCAGCCAACCTAACGAGGTGAACCATGATCGATTCAGGAGTCAGCGAAGCACTTGCTGTCGTCTCTAGCGACGACGCCATCAATACCTGGACTGACGAAAAGAAAAACGAATTCGTCGCCACTTTCGAGCAACGTGCACGCGTGACCAGGTATCTGCTCATCACCTGTGCTCACAAGATCTTCCAAACTGCCAATTCCCGACAATACATTGGCAACCAACACGTCAACGAAATCCAGAAGGTATTGGTCCGCACGGACGATCTCTACGATCCCTCTCAAGAACGCTGGTCATGTTCAAACAAGGTCGGTGGTCGGTCTTGTGAAGAGTTGAACAAGATCGCTACGGAACGATCCGAGGCCGTCTTGGATGAACTCCCACCACTTCGTCAGGCAGTCAACATCATCAAGCCAGAAGTCGCGAAGAAGCTCGACAGACGCGCGGTCATCCTCAAGCAGCTCAAGGAGCTCAAGGGAGAGCTGGAGGAACTGGGTGGAGAGATTCGCTTGAGCGAAGTGGATCAGAACATGACGATCGGCGCCTTTCGCAAGGCCATCAAGGCTCGCAACCAGCAGCGCAGTCGGTTGGCTCTCAAGCTCAAGGAACTGGCCGAAGAGGGCAATGAACTGGACAAGGACATCAACAAGGCCATGTACAAGGGCCTGCCCGGCTTGAGCGATGCAGTGACCAGGGTCATCAAGCAACATGTCGAACGAGCCACTGCCCTGGATGCAACCACTCGACGGGTGGCCGAAAAGGTGAAGTTCGGAGACAGCGCCACGGCAGTGGAATTGCTGCGCAATTTCGAAAAGGATGAAGCTCAGGTCTCGGATGAGATCAAGGAAGAGTTCAGCGAAGCGATGAAGGTTCTCCGTCTTGCTGGCAAGCCAGCAAAGAAGACAGCAAAGAAGACAGCAAAGAAGACCGCAAAGAAGACCGCCAAGAAGAGGTAAGACTCATGGACATAGAGGTCCCCAATTGGTTGAAGGGGAACACTACGTCACCAGAAGCCCCGGTATCCGGAAAAGCCGGATACCAGGAGAACGAGGATGACGCTGTGTTTCATCCTGTTTACATTTTTGTCAAGGCAGCTACAGAGTACTTGCGCAAACATGGACAGGAAAGACATGTACACAATTGTCCCCCATCGCGTTCCAAAGGTCTCCTTGATGAGACCAGAGAGGCGATTACGAAGGCTCCAATCCATATCACTCAAAAGGGTGCTAAATTCAACGCCCAAGCACGTGTTAGACATGAAGTTCCATGCGAAACGCGAGCCCGCCTAGGTCTTCGACACAACGAGATTCAACAAGAAAATCTAGATGAATACGACCGTCGAAAGCGGGAAATCTGGGAAAAATACCCATATAGTAAGTTCGAGTTAGACCTTCATAACTATGGTGGCGAAACTCACCCAGATCTCTTGAAGAGAGAAGAAGAACTTCGGAAACTAGATGAATGGGAAAAAACCCATCCACGTACAATCACAGATCCCATCCCTGAAGGAACGGAACGCCAACTCGTCGTTGAGGGTAACAACTATAAGGACCGCAAATGGGAAATCCACGTCCTGAACGACACAATCAGTCTCTAGACCTACCTGAAGGATTCACGGGCAACAAGACTCGCTGGAATAAAGGTCAGTGTCAGCCAATTGTTGACTATGATCAGCTGGCAATGATGGGTATCACTGAAGATGATGATTGTGTCGTTTGTTTTAATCATCTAGATGGACAGTGGCAGGCAGATAGGTATGTAAATGAACATGATCCTATCCCAGATCCTGATTCAGAAGACGAGAATGAGAAAATCTCTTGGTGGGGAGGAAGCCTAAGAAAAGCACTTCAGAACCTGCCAGTTACCATTAACAACAAACGTGTTAGCTTTGGTAAGGTATTATTTCAACCTGAGTCGGACCGTGAAATACGAGAACGACTCAAGCTTTCTGGTCCAAAGCTAAATGCAATCCCTGAAGATAGGGCTCCAGAATGGGATTCATTCTTGGATGAACTCAATGAAAAATATCGTGGAGGAGAAATTTCTCACCAAGATCATGACACAATCATGAATCGTAAGTGGGCCGAGCTTTGCGGAGCCGATCCGATTCCTGAAAACATAGGGCATGGTGTGTCAGTACAGAGTTTGAACCGCACTTCTTATCACTGGGCCTACCACGTCACCAACAACGATATCAAATTATAAGAACAATGAAATATATAGTTCGCAGCATAGGTGATGATGGTTGGCTGGAATATCTGAAGGAAAGCCGTGGGTGGGGACATTTATTGAAAGAGGCTAAAACCTTTCCGAAAGGAATGGCCGAGGAGATTGCTAATTCTTTTACAGATGATGTTCAAGCCATATCCTACGAAGAAGCCTGCTTGGATATAATTGAAGATATAATTAAGTCACTTCGCAAAGAGCAGATTTCTATCTCAGACATCTTTCATAAATTGGCGGTCCGAGAGGTGATGACTTCATAAATTATGGAAACTAAATATAAGCCCGTATTTGGTGATAGAGTTCGCCACAAGAAACATGGACTTGGACTAGTTCTTGGTAAAGGTGTCCTTCCGAACGCCACTATTGTGCAATGGTACAAAAAATGGAACTTGGAAGGACGGGCCAACATCGCCAAAACATCCGAGCTAAAATTCGTTAGTAAAAGTGCAGCTTCGGGAGGCCCTTACTTTCACCGAGTAGGAAACGAATTGTTTCCAATCAAGAGGAATCATCGTGCTTAAGTGGCTTAAATTTACTACTATAGGACATAGCGTCAATTTAGACGCTGAGACCCATCAGAAGATTCAGGAGATTACCAAGAAATTGGGCCTCCCTCAAAACGAAACCGGCTAATGGACGCTTACTGCCTAGATATTCACACGCTCAAAAAGCGGCCACCTAAAGATTGGGTGCTGCATGATGTATGGGTCCAAAAATACGGACCAAAGCAAATCAAAGGCAAGCTCAAGGTATGGGTGGTGAGGCAGACTGATAGGAAATATGCACTAACTCATCTTGTGAATGGGGACGAATCTCAGCTATTCGACACTGCTGAAGATGCTCAAGTAGAGTGTGACCGACTCAATCAAGTATCACTTATAATGGACTCGTGATGCTTAAACGACTTTGGTGTTTCTTTTGGGGCCATCATTTTAGATATCATTGTTGCACCCGAGCCGCACCTGTAAGGGATTTCAAGACTAAAAATCTTAATTGCGATCAAATCATGCGTCTTGCGCAAGGAAGTCATATTCTGACCTTCATTTGCTCTCGCTGCGCAAAGTCAAAACAGGTTGTATCGGTTGGTGAAGTGTTAGAATTGAAAGAACATCTTGTAAAAGAAATTATGGAATCGTAAGTCGCAGCCGATCTCGCGTACCTGAGATCGAGGTGACGCATAGTATGGCACTAGACCACGACGGCGATACTGCATCAATCCCTGGCAAGCCCTACAAGCTTCGAAACATCGGCGGGGTAATTGATTGCAGCTGCCCGGCTTGGCGCAATCAGTCAAAGCCCATCGACCAGCGTACGTGCAAGCACATCATTGCCGTTCGTGGAGTGGAAGTTGAACGAGCTCGGGTAGGCAATGAAAACATGCCCACCAAGTTCAAGAACGCCATCAACCCAAACATGAGTCCTGCGGCTGCAGCAGCCGTTCAGGCCATCCCTCCCGGGACTCCTCCGGTCCAGACCGTCCAGCAGATGGTGTCGGCCGTCCAGCTTCAGAATATCATCAACGAAAAGGCAAACCCGCTAGGCGTCCTACTCGCCAAGAAATATGAGTGGGATTGGGATCCCAAAGGATATCTGATGAGTGAAAAGCTCGATGGTGTTCGAGCTTACTGGGATGGTGAAAACTTCCTCACGCGCAACGGCAATGTACTGTACGCGCCCGATTGGTTCAAGGCCGGAATGCCCAAGGATGCTCGCGATGGCGAGCTATGGATTGGGAGGCACAGGTTCCAAGAAACGATAAGCATCGTCCGTCGTCAGGATGCAGGGGACGGCTGGAAACAGGTCAAGTACCGCATGTTCGATGCCCCGGACTTCGAGGGCAGGTTCGAAGACCGGCTGAAGTATTGCGAAAGCGAACCAATACCGGCTCATTGCAGTGTGGTCGAGCACATCGTGTGCGAAGGCAAGGATCACCTGGAGCGGTACGTTCATGAAATCATCAAGTTGGACGGTGAAGGAGCCATGTTGCGAAAGCCCGGCTCCCACTATGTGCGATCTCGTTCAGACACTTTGTGGAAGGTCAAGCGGTTTCGAGACAGCGAGGCAGTCGTCATCGCGCACACTGCTGGCAAGGGCAAATACAAGGGAATGCTAGGAGCCCTGATCTGCAGATGGATCAAGAATGGTGCCGAATTCAACGTAGGTAGTGGCTTGTCAGACGCTGAACGACTAGAACCACCACCCGTCGGCAGTACTATCACCTTCCGCTACACAGAAACTACGAAGGCAGGTAAGCCTAAGTGCGGTTCTTTCGTTTGCGTAAGGGACTACGAATAATGAGTGTAGTAGGCAAAGCCCGGGATGAGGTTCTCAAGATCGTGCTCGAGCATGGCTTCACTGAAGAAGCAGTGAGGCAAGTCAAGAGCTTGGGCTATTTCTTCTATCTCAACACCAACGGCCATCACAAATTCCTTGATCGCCGATATGCCCGTATTTTCACTAGTCACTTGATGAGAGTGGTAAGCGGGAGTGAACGACGGGCAGAGTTCATGAAGCTAGAGCCTCACATTTACTTGGAGCATTTCTATAATTTGAGCAATCACCCGGAAGTGACCACTAAAAGCTTGCGTGCCTGGTTAGAGGACCAATTTGGAACAGGCAGTCAATTTGGCCTGGAAGGGACGTCCCGAGAATTTTCCAGTAAGATCCAGGCTTTACTAGAACAGCCGAAATCGTAGATCCCATCCGATCGTGCGTATCTCTGATCGGAGGTAACGCATATGACAGAACTGCATAAGATCAATCGCGAGGTAGCAAGCCATCTGCGGATGATCATGCAGCTCTATCAAATGGATGATGCAAAGAAGCATAAATTTCGCATCAAGACCTTCGGGGAAGCAGCCGAGAAAATCGCCGCCCTGAACAAATCTGTCACTGAAGTGGAGCTGAGTAAGCTCCGCGGGTTCGGTTCCAGTGTCACCGAGGTCGTCAACGACTACCTCGGAACGGGCACTAGCCAGCGTCTCTGCGAACTAGGGAAGAAATGGCCGGTGGAATGCCTCACCATGACGGTAGTTGATGGTATCGGCCCCAAGACTGCCCTAGGGTTGCATCGTGAAGGAATCCACAATTTTGACCAGCTGGTGGAAGCTGCCAAGAAGAATCAGCTCAAGGAGAGATTTATCAAGAATGTCCTGGCCGCTGCGTCCAAGCAAAATGGTCGGGTGCCCCACGAAACGGCCAAGGCTATCGCAGATTACGTCGTCTCCAAGATTGATTGTCTGTTCGTTACGGTCTGCGGATCACTACGCCGCAAAACCCGAGATAGCAAAGATATTGATATTATCGCCTGCCCGGATCCGATTGACCGCGAGAAGGTCCTAGATGGGTTCTGCTCGGCTGGCGAGGTCATCAATCGAGGAGACCATAAGGCCACCCTACGAGTGACCCGAGATGGCGTCCAGATGAACGTAGATCTATGGCTTGTCGAATCCTGGCATGTAGGCGCGGCTCTCATCTACGCCACAGGCTCCAAGGAACACTGCGTGGCCCTGAGGTCCCGTGCCAAGTCCCGGGGATTCACACTGAACGAGTACGGGATCTTCCCGGCCACGTGCGATGTCTACAACGAGCAGAATCAATCGGTAGGCAAGACCGAGGAAGAGGTTTACAAGTTCCTCGACCTGCCCTGCCTGGTGCCTGAAAACCGAACAGGACGTATCTAATGAAAGTAAATCAAGAAACCTGGGACTGGATTCGGGCTGAAGTGAAGAAACTTCGGCCTGAAAAACCGGCTGCAAGCAATTTACTCCTGATGTGGGTTTGGAATACCGCTACTGCGACGCCACCCGAGCAAGATAAATTGATCGAGTCTCTCAACAAAACTCTGGAATTGATTACGACCAAGCACCCGGAAGCGGTTCTTGGTCAGGAACTTCCCCAGCTAGAAAACAAGATCCGAAGTTTCCTGGAAAGGATCCAAACATGAAGAGTGCAACCCGAGCCAAGAAACTCATTCTCTCCTACCTGAGAAAGGTAGAGAAACAGCAAGCCGAAAAGGGCGAAGATTCCTCCGTCAGCGGCAATTACGATGATGTAGAAACCATGCTCAACGAGCTGGCGGACTACCACATCATGGTCAGCGAAGATGTCGCCGACGACACCAATACCCTGGACTTGCAGGAGGGCCAGGTCTCAGCTTTCGAAGCCGGAATCAAGTTGGGAAAGCAATTGGCATCCAATCCCGTTACGCAATTGTTCTATATCTCTCTCAGTGGGCCGGATGAAGAAGATATTGACTCTCTTGGTCTGGACTACCACCTGGCATATTTCGTCGCCAAAGATGCGAACGAGGTATACGATCGCGTAAAGGAATATTTGGAGTCATGAAGTTTACTGACCTTCATCCTGGACGTACCACCCTATCCCTGTCGGTGGCAGCGGTACTTGGGGTGTTGGCAAATCTGATTGTCCGAACCTGGGTTGATCCTGGTCCGGTGATCCTCACTTTGACTATTGGTTTGCCAGTGGGATTTGCGGTGGGTTGGTGGACAGCCCACTATGTGAAAAAGAACAAAGGCGACCTATGAAAGATCACCTAGCATGAGGTATTCCAATCAATATCCAAAGCCAATCTTCGCAATAGGGCTCGAGACCTGGGTTCAATGCCAGGCTCTGGACAAGCATGCCGGTGAGCTGGATAACTTGGTGCCACGACTTCGTCAACTCTGCGGTTATTACCACGAGATTGGCTTGGACGGCAGAGTTGACACTGACCACCTACTTCCTCTCCGGGACGAGTGGATCGCGGCCGGAATCCAACTCGGGATTGATGCCAAAACCGCCGGCCTGAGGATTTACCTATTCGAAATCAATGACTTTCCGAGGAACAAAGTTCATGTCTTTTATCTCCTCGCTAAAGATGTGAAGGACGCTAGGAAAAAGCTTCAGCCGGTTCTTGGCTGAAACCTTAAAGCCCGCCTAAAGGTGCGTTGCCTCCAATCAGCGCAGCCGGTCACGGTTTCCTTTAGGCGGGCTTTAGGGTATTTCAACATCAACTTTATCATCAACTTGACGATAAAGTTGATGATAAACTTGACGACTCAATTTTAACAACTTTATTATCAACTTGATAGACCGCCTCTATCAACTTGATAATCAACTTGAAAACGGGTCAAAGGGCCGACGAGCGTCAAGTTGATGACGTAGCCTATTGAATATATATTAATTTATTATTCACAAAAAATGTAGGACAGTGTAGGATAAACCTCATGATTCCATTACCTCACGAATCTCGGCTTCCTTCAAGGGCAAAATCTCCATTAAATGCCGGTTCCTGACGCCGATGGTTTCAACAATGTCAATGGCTTCTTGATAGGAAAACTGATCAGCATTTTCCAACCTGCCTCCCTGGCCCCAATAAACAAATCCCAAAGCGCCTTTCCAACGGATCACATAATCGAGTCGGACTACCATTTAAGATTCCATGATCAACCGGACTTCAAGCTCATCAGTAGAGATAATTCGAGCATAATTTGGCAATCCATAGGAACCACAATTCAAACTAAATATTTGTTGGGCCATCTCCCGTTCTTTATAGATCTTAGCCTCAAATCGGGAACCAGACTCTCCGGTCCAATAGAAATGGCCGTAGCGAGGATTCTCCCAAGTGATTATAAATCCGGATTTCATGAATCCATGATCTTGCCGACCCATTTGAGATTTCTTTGAGCTCGAGCCTCACGAAGATTTCGATAAATAACTATTGCCCAAATCAACACGGTGATGGCCAAGCAAGGGCGAATGAAACCGCCATTTGAATAATATGAATAGCCCCAAGCTGCTGTACCACCTAAAGCATTCCATAATTGAAGATACAACCAAAACATAGGTCGCTTTGAGAACATCGTTAATAGACGATTTCGAAATAACTTGAGCCGATATCGAAACTTGGCCTCAGAAAAAGTGATAACGCGAAGGAAAGAATAACCCTGACTGCAACGTAAGGCTTCAGCCCGGGAGTTATAGACCTTGGCTCCCAAAGGATCTGGAGTAAACCAGCCAGTGTCTGGACTATAATTATCGCCATTAACGTTGATGACCACCCACTTCATAAATCCATGATCTCCATAACTTTAGCTTCGTTTAAGCTTACTACACGAATATTCTCAGCAAATTCAGGATACTCGCCTTGGACGATTTGAAGAACGATATCAGCTGCAGCTTTATATGGATAGCAGGTGGCCAATTTCATACTAGTCCATTCGTGGACCCGGCTCCAATAACTGAAAGTCTCGTCCTCGGGAAACAGGGGTTCGCAATAGATAATATAACCACATTTTTCTGGCCGATTGAGATCTACGGTCACGACTCCATTACTTCCAGAGCTAGAGCCTCACTGACAGTCATAATCTGCAGCTGATGTTGCAGATATTGCCAAATTTCCCTCTGAACCGCCTCTTCGGCATATTGCTTAGTATAAAATATAGTCGCATATTGAAGCGGATGCCAAATCGGATCGCCGCTAGGAATCTTAGATGCCCAACCCCAAAAACCGTGTCCGGGATTGCAAATTACATATTTATCGTCGCAAGGTTCGTTATTCATGACTGCATCAGATAAATTACATGGGCCTCGTCTAAACTGCAGACCTGCCCATCGAGCCCATGACGTTCAATGAAATTGAGAGCGGCCTGTTCAGAATCGAATAAAATTGCCTCTGGAAGCTTAACGTTCCAGCCATTTCCTAAATTATTGCTGCACCAGAAGAAATACGATCCCTTAAATATTAGATAGATGACAAAAATATATAAGGGAGGGTTTGCTGAACTATATTCTATATAATGGCCGTCTTCATCAACCAACAAACGTTGGCCCGGGATTGGGATAGGAGGATTTAAATGAATGGATTTAGTCATTCATCACCGCCTTAACCTCAACCAATTAGGCTTCCTCAAGGGAAATGACTCTAAGAGAAGCCGCAGAATCGATCGAAAGAGATAAAAGTGCGGCCTTGGCTTCAGCGAAAGAAGGAAACTGTTGAGTATGTTCAAAATCGACCCATTCATTCTCCTCGAAATCTCGATAAAATCCGTCGGAGAAAATGAAGGCACGCAGCGGGTTATAAATCAGATAGGTCATGATTTACTATGAGGTCATGATTTCGATTATCCGGTCCACTGACCGGGCTTCTCCTAAATTGAGGATAAAAACTAAGCCAGGCGAGGCTTTGGTCCAATTCTTAATCCAGTCTTGATGGCAATCAAAACAACGGCCGGAAATGAATCGGTGAGGGTAAAGGGAACTTGAAGGATGATGAGGAATGGGATAAACCCAAACGACGGCCGGAGCGGCACCGCAGATAAAACAATCCTCTAAGAGGAAATTGGAAGGACGTTTCCCAAGCTCAGACATTTCATAAATCCATAATGTGTTGGACCTGGGCCAATTTCAGGGTTATAACTTTAACGTCACCTAATTTATAAGTGTTGACAGTGCATAGGGCATCTGCCCGAGAAGTATAGATAAGGGCTTGGCTCAATTTACCCCACCCAGTTTCGTCAGGCCAATTTTTACCGCCCCAATAAAAGAAGGCTCCAGGTCGGGTGACGGAAGAGGCAAGACAGGCTTGAATCACCCATTTCATGAGCTCATCACCTCAACCAACGCTAGAGCTTCGACAATATGGAGAAGATTAGATTCAGGAAAAGGTCCAGTCAATTCCTCTTGAATGGCAATTTGATAGGTGCCATCAAAATTGAGCTGGATTGAGACACCGGTTGGTGCCATCTTACCCGATGAATTTGTACCCCAAAGACGCAAGGTGCACGGACCTATATTGACCAATTCCACCTTATATTTTCGTAAATTAGGATTATGCTCTTCGGCAAACTTAATGGTCCGCTGTAGAAAAGATTCCTCTAATTTGGCCAATCCCCATTTCATGAATCCATCACCTCCAACACTTGGGCGTCTTGAAGGGTTATGACTTGGAGCTTATGGAGTTGATTTCCCTGAATGGTTTTAAGCACCACATTAGAATTCATTTCTGTTTGGGCTAAATCCAAGGTCTTGTAAGTATAAGCGAAATCCAAAGTCCCCCAAACAGGATAGGGTTCATCACCGCCCCAGAAATAGTCGCCGAAAGGCGGATTGTGGAGGTAAATGACGTACATAGGATTTCAGGATGTCATGATTTCTTGGACCAAAGCTTGATTCAGGGTGATGATGTAGCGGGTATAACAATCAAGATTTGGGGTGGACTCCCGACCCTCTTCAGCAGCTTTCCTATCAGAATAAATAGTAGCCCGGTTGAGACGACTCCATTCTTCAGTATCTTGATTCCAATACCACCGGACGGATTGGTCACTGGAAAAGGAGAAGATGACGTAGGACATGCGGTGGTTTATTGACTCAGGTGTGGTTTATGCTGGGACCCTAGAATTTATTGTCTCTTGGACCCTGGAATTTCTTGGACTCCGGAATTATCCCTCTTTACCCTTGAGACCCTCAGGTTTTGTTCCTTGTTCCTCGGGACCTTTGGGTTTTTGGCCGGATAATCACCCTCTCACCGGGATGGGTTCAGAATTAGACAAAGAAAAGACCATAAGGTATTAATTTCCTTTCGAAGAAATTAATTGACTGCATCGATAACTCACGAAACGGCTTCTTTGCTGAAGAGTTCTAGGACCACATAACCTCGAGAATTATCTCCATGGCCATGGAATCCTGGAGGTTATTCAGAACCACCAAGTCTACGCCCATTTCTTTCCAATTCTCTATCCAGCCTGGATGACATTCCTCACATCTACCTGAAATAAATCTATGTGGGAAGATGCTGAGTCGATGAGGACAATAGGTCCAATAAGCGGCTGGTTTCCCGCAGATGAAGCACTCACTGAGGTCAGGATAAATTGATGGTCTCATTCTTCCATTAGCTCCATGACCACCAAAGAATTCACGAAATTGCGGAGGTCTCCGTAGTAGTACATCTCGGGCTGAATGACCCGATGAACTCCATTTATCAGCATCCCCCACTGAAATTGGAGATTGTAGAACCGGAAAATTGGCTCCTGAGTGCAGTGTTTTTCATCTATAAATTTGACGGCTGTTAAGCCCGGAAGGCTCCCGTCTGAAAACGTAGTCAAAGTGGCCACCCGACGTACGCTCTTGTAAATTTTAAACTCACCTAAGCAAGACGCGGGAATTGGTGTAATTCCTAAAGTAACTACTAAATAGCCATGACGGGCGAACTCCGGTTCAATTTTGTTCCGGAGTTTCATCTTCAATTTGCGATCTAATCCTGCGACCTTCATCAACCCGGCTCCCAAACCATAAATTTGGTCCATTAACCAAATTTTGTGATACACCTATGCCCTGGGAAGAGTGAACTTCCCAGGGCCAGATGCGTCAGGTTCAGTTGGCGCTGAACAGGGCCGCCAACTCCGCCTTGGCGGGGTCCTTGGCGCACTCTTCGGCTCGGAAGTGGGCCGCGAGCTGCCGGCCGTATCGGGCCGTGATGGTCCGGGCCTGCTCCAGCTCCTCTCCCTCGAGGGTGCCCTCTTCGGCAGCCTTCTTGGCGAGCTTGGTGCCCACGACCGCGTGGCTTGACATGAAGCCCTGCCGGTTGCGGGTCTCGGTGGAACCGTTGGACTGCTCGGAAGCCGTCTGCCGGTCGTACAGGATGCCCAAGCATCGCACGCAGAACTCGTCGTCGGACTCGACCTGTGCGACGATGTCCTTCTTGCTGCGGAAGGGGTACGGCTTGGGATTCTTGTTGACGCGCTTCTTGCGGGTCTTCTTCGGGGCGGTTGCGGTTTCGGCCTGCACGGGTGCTTCTGCGGCCTCTTCCGCCTGGACTTCGATCGTCTCTGCGGTGTTGGTGTTGCTCATTTGGGATTCTCCTGGTTTGTCTGAGCGGAACAAGGTCCGCGTCGCAGTCCAGGGTACGTCGGCCCGCAGCGGATCTGCGCGGGTCTCTTCCCAATCAATTTTGCAACCTATTACTCAAAAACAAGACGGAAGCCGTATTGATCTGCGCGTACAGCAGCGCACGGAGGTCAAATCAATGAGTGAGAATCAAGTCAAATCAAGTGAACCCATGGTCGAAGAGGATCTGCTGCACGAGCTGGTGGTGGGTCTGGTCCAGCGACCGGGAGAGGTCGAAATCACCAACTTCGCCGGCCCTGAGGGTCACAAGAACCTGGTCATCCACTGCGCCAGTGAAGATCGTGGCCGGATCATCGGCAAGCAAGGTTGCAACATCGCGGCCCTGCGCGCCTACTTCCGCAGCTACGCCACCTTCGACGGAGGTCGCCGGCTGTACGTCCACCTGGAAAAGCTGGACGACTAATGAAGTATCAGATACTCGTCCATGACGGCTGCAACGGCTGGAAGCAGGCAGGCGAAATGGAGATGGACCCTCCCAAGTCCGGGTCAATCAAAATCAACGATCCAGACTACGATCCTCCGGAGCGAGAGTTTATCGACCGAGGGAACGGAGTCTATGAAGAAGCGGAAGAAGGACTGGAGATGTGGGTCCCTATTGAGCCCTGAGGAGTCAAGCTAATGCGCGTTTTTCGAATCCCAATTCGTTTGGTCATCAACGGGATAGCCGAAGTGGCTGTCCCGAACAATGGCACGGCGGAGGACGCTGAAAAGAAGGTTCGTGACCTGCAGTTCGCAGGCATAATGTCCCCTTCCTGCACCACAGTTATCAACATCAATGACTCTGACATTGAGTTTGTGGGAGCAGCACAGGAAAGAAAAATATTGCACTCAGGAGCCGATCTACAATCTTCAATTTCAGTGGGACCCAACGATTTTGGTTTTGCTTCAGCCGACCCGGACATTCCAGACCCGGACCACGGAGGACCCAGTTGATGCGTCAAATCCAAAAGCCGCATCCGAAAGACCAACGGTTCTGGCCTGGTTACCGCACGGCCATCAGCAAGCACTTGGCGCGTAAGCAGGGAATCATGGTCATCAAGTTGCGGCCTGTGAAGATAGAGGCCGAAGACTTGCTTGGCCTGCCGAAAATCCTACCCTAAAGCGAACAACCGCCAGCGACACAGCCCGGACAGCGTAAGTTGTCCGGGTCGCCGCGTATCTGGCGTAGGGCTGCAAGTCTCACGTTCGTCATCGTACCAATCAGTATGATGAACGCAACCGACGTGATGACGAGCAGGTTTTCGAAGCCATCCCGAATTCAGCAATTTCGGACCATCAACGAAACCGAGACTGCTGGAACCGTGGATGGGTATGAAGTTGACCCACACACCGCGTTCATCGTCTGTAGTGTCTACGACAAGGTCAATTCCCAAAACCAGCAAGCACTTGATCAACTTTCTACCCGAGACCTGATCGCAGTTTCCATTCAAATGGTGATGTAAGAACAACCAGGGCAGTTCGCCTCCAACCATACTGACCCTGACCTGCGCCCGATGTGCTTTCGCGTTGCCTCGCACATCGGGCGCAAATTTATGAATTATATAGCATAAATTTGATTCATATATGCCATATATTGATAAATTAAGTAGAAAACTTGATAGTTATTTTAACCACGCAAACAGTTCTGTTCGGGCCGTAAAGTTGATCGATGACCGAGCCAACCTTGGATATTCTTATCTTGGATATTGATGGGGTCCTTAACACTCGTGAGGATCTTCTTCAAGAGGTTGAAATTACCAAAGTTTGCATGGATGAGCTAGAGCGGATCGTTGAGACTACTGGCTGCAAAATTGTGATTAGTAGCTCTTGGCGGTGCCTGGGTAAAAAGCACATCGTGCGCATGTTCAATCATGCGCTAGGTCGAGTCGGCTCAGCCGTTCGAGCCATCGTTGGTATGACCCCTAACCGACTCAAAAATAGCGATTTGAGAGGTGACGAGATTCAGGCTTGGCTAGACCAGAATCCGAACGTCGGTAAAATCGTCATTCTAGACGATGACGTTGATATGGGTCATTTAATACCTCATTTGGTCAGGACGGACCCGGCAGTAGGCTTGACGCCTGAAATCGCAGACGAGGTGATCAGTCGATTTCAGAACTAAAGCCCGCTTATGTGCTCTAATAAGAAATTCTCGAGCTCCAGTTGACAACTGCTCGCGAGCTCGTCGAGTTGGAAAAAGTTGTGGGACCCGTCGGGTTCGAACCGACAACAGCCCGCTTATGAGGCGGGGGCTCTGACCGATTGAGCTAGAGTCCCTTGAGTTCAGAAAACCATACAGTAAAGCTTTGAATCAATTATGTGGGAAGAAATTGATTGAAATATCCCTATATACTTTGAAGCCGAGCTTCAAAAATTCCCTCGATGAAGCTCGGCTCGGCGGAAATCTCAGTGTGGCCATCGTACCTATCGGTATGAAACGGAACGCGGCCAGCATTTGCATGTCGATCGCATACGTGTGCCTGCCGCCGATCTGCGGCCCTGTAGATGCGCGCATTTCGCGCGTATCAGAACACGTGCGGATAGCGAATTGACGCTAACACTCCGACTCCGGTACTATCCGGTTGAAATGTCACGAAAGCCACTGAGGTCCGGCAGGCTGAGTAAGTCCGGTGTCCCTTTGGTGAAGGCAGCCCCCGGAAGGAGAGAAACCTTCCGGGCGGTGGCTTATACGTCTGAGACTATCTTTGAAAACTAGCTTTTGAAGGTCCTTAGGAAAAGAAGCGTTAGATACTTTTGAGCCGGGCTCCGAAGAACCCGGCTCTAGCTGGTGTTGGCGTAAATCACACGCCGAACTTGGCGCGGATTTGCTCCTGGGCCTCTTCGTCCAGGTGCATCTGCTGCTCTGCCCGGAAATGGGCTGCGAGCTGCTTGGTGTAGCGGCAAGGGATCTCCTCGGCCTTCCCTTCCTCCTCTTCCGTCAGCTCCTCGCCCGAGATCACCTTCTCGGCGATCTTGCTGCCCCACACTGCGTGCGAGGACATGAAGCCACGACGGTTCTTGTACTTGGTATCCTTCTCATCCCGCTCGTCTTCCGTCTGACGCCGGTACAGGACGAGGATGCACTGCAGACGGAAGTCCGCATCCTCTTCCAGACGTGCCTTGACCTGCGCCTTGGTCACGTACGGGTAGGAGTTGGTGGGGTTGGTGTTGATTGCAAAAGTCGGTTGGTTGCTCATGGTTGCGTTACCTCCAGTGTCCGATACGTTGCGCAGCAGGAGACTTCCGGCAGCGGAAATGAGCAGCAACCAAACGTAAACGCTGATGGGGAAGAGTAGCAGCAGCGCGAATTAACTGATTTTAAATACTTTTCCCCGAAGCGTTCCTACTTCGTCCGGGTTTATCACTCTGTGTGAAATTACCGTCCGCTTCAATCAAGTGTACGCATCAACTTGATCAACTTGCGGATTTTATAGGTCTATGCCTAAAGAAAACAAACATCTTGGACGGCAGGACACCGCTCCCTCCCGCAGGAACCGTCTGGTTCAGAAGCGTTTGGTTCGTCCTGCCGCCAGGCCCTTACTGTCGCTCACTGCGCCCCGTCGGAACGGATTACGTGAACCGGGAACCCACAGACTGTTACGCGGCAATTGATCGCATTTCCGCCTGTCTTTTGAAGGTGATCCCCTAAAGCCAAAGAAAATGCGCCCATTTCGCGCGTAAAAAGGAACATGCGAGTTTCTCAGTTGATCGACGCTTTGAGCAAGCTGGACCAAGACGCGTTCGTTCGAGTTTCGGTTGGATGGGCTGCAGACACGGCCATCAGCAGTCGGTACGACGATACGTTGACGGTAGTGGCCAAAGGAGACACCGTGGAGATCGGTGGTTGGCTTCCCAACTGTGGCACTGAGTTGGAAATCTACGAGGACGAAGAATAATGGCGGACAAAACCGAGGACGTCAGCGAAGAGATCCGTGTGTTCATGGCCGAACGCCTGGCCCCGACTCAGATTTTGCTCGATTCTCTTCAAAAGCTGACCGAATACGACGACGTCGACTGGGATCAAGTCGAAGAAGAGGTGCTAGCTGCAGGGGACCGGCTAGCTGAAAGCTTGTTAGGCGAAATCAAAGACAAGCTGGAAGTGGACGAGGACGGCGAGTAAACAGGACTGAGGTCGCCGTTTCATTGCGGGTAAGCTCCTCAAAGACGGGCCGGAGATCATCCGGCCCGAGCCGTATCTCTCATCATGGCCAATTCGATTGTTTGTTTCAGGCTCAGAAAAGGTGAAGCACCGGAGCTTGCTTCACCGACCATCTATCGAAATTGGAAGCGAGCCGTTCGAATCAACCTGGGCACCAAGGGCACCAAGGGACGTTTGGTCCTCGAAACCCAAAACAGCAAGGTCTTCGAGGCTGACGATTTGATTTGGGTTGGTGACGGATACGGCCCCTGTCATCTGGTTTTCTTGGATGTTGAGGCAGACTTCCAAGAAACCTTGGCCTCTATTCGCAAACGAATACCGTCCGCAGATTGACGCACAGCACGCGTATCTTTGACTGGAGGCACACGTGAGAATTAAGGACTTGCTCGCCCGGTTAGTGCACTATGATCCTGAAATGGAGGTTGTAGTGGTCAACGAAGAGACTGGCAGGCTGGAAGAGGCTTGCCTCGTCCAGGTTTGTAACACCAACCTTGTGCCAGACACGGGCGAAGAACAAGAAGGACCATTCCTAGTCATAAACTGGGTGCCAGACTGGGTGCCAGACGAAACTCGGTAAATCTCACGCTAGTCCGCGTATCCGGGACTGGAGGCAACATGCAGGCTCAGATTCATTCAGCAACATACTGCGACAAAGATGAAGCAGTGTGGTCTGGATACGACCCGGATCACGCACACCATGTGTTGACCCCAGAAGGTAGCCTTCTCGTCGTCCGCAACGACGAGGACGGCCCTGTGGTCTTTGCCCTACCCGGGGCCACGAACAAGCTTATGGCGGCCGTCGAGCAGTTCCTTTCCCCGGACCCGGCAACGGGAGACGTGAGCTACGACGAGTCTGCATTCGACAGCTCTGCCCACACGGCAGCCCAGTTGTTGGCGGATTACCTACAAAACAAGTAAGGAAATCGCGCGTCAGCACGCGTATCCACGTCTGGAGGCAACACGTGGATTTGACGATCATCATCCTGTACGACGATGGGCTGTGTGAACACTACGTTGGTGCTTGGCCTGGCCCAATCCCTTCGGACGTAAGAAAAAGCCTGGCGAGGCAGTACCGGGCCGTCATTGACGGCGAACCTGGTTCTCACGAAGAGAATGCTCGTACCATCAGCTTCCGTGAAGTCCGGGCTGGTGCAGGTGATTTGGTCAACATCTGGAACTCGTAGATTCTACGCAAGCACGTGTATCCGTGACTGGAGGTAATGTGGCGAAACCGAAATACGAAGCACTTCAAATCGACGACGCTTGCTGCGAACTCATCGCACTCGACAAGGTAGTCCAAGTCGGATCCTGTCTCATCGGTATACTGGGAGGCAGAGCCGGTCAGTATACGCTCATTGGTCCAGCCGATGAGGTCAAGATGGTCAAGATGCTCTACGATGAGCACGAAAAGGAACTGAACGCACGGGAAGAGGATTACGACGAAGACGAGGGTGAATGGTTCGATTTGGTTCAAATCGCTCGTAAAGCGTTAGAGTAAATCACGCGCCAGTATACGTATCCGTGGGTGGAGGCGACATGCGATACGTAAGAATCAACTGTAACGTGAGCCCGGCCCGATACAGCGGAACCCTATATGCGGGCACTGTGGCCACAGTGCGCGTTGTGAAGAGGTGGCAGCTGAAGATCGAGCTGCATGATGGCAATTGCTACTGGTTATACAAAGACCAGGTGGACGAAATCACACAGCAGGAATACGCAGCACAGCATCCGGTGATGGAGGCAACACATGAAACCTGAGCAAGTTCGCGAAGCGATCGAAGCGGTCTACGAGGTCCGGGACTATTCGGGTCGTGCCATGTTCGGCAAGCAGTGTGTGGGCATCGAGGTAGATGACCCAACCAAGGCCATACTCGAAATCGTGGAGGAGTTCTACCGGTCCACGGACACGGAAGAAGAGCCAGGCGCACTTCCGGACTTGTGCTACGAACTGAAGAATCATCGGGTTGATATGATGGGTCTCGGCAGCATCCTCTACTGGCCCAGCATCCCGTGGGAAGCGGACGAGTAGATCTCGCGCCAGCACGCGTATCGGTGAGTGGAGGCAACACATGGCGCAGATCATCAGCAGGCGAGAGCACCACGAAGAGAAGGTCTACAACCTGGCCTTTCATTGGCGGGACGACCCGGGTGCCGGTTTTTCCTTCCCGTGTGACAAGGACGGGAACGTGGACGAAGACCACGTTCCCGAGAGCTATTACAAGTGCCTAAGCGGCGAATACGACGTCGTGGCTGATGGGGTAGTCTGCTACACCCATCGGTGGACGTCGCCAACCGTCATCAGGTGCACTTGTGGCGCAGAGGTGGAACTGTACGGATTCACGAACACCTGCCACGTATGTGAGGCCGACTACAACATGAGCGGCCAGAGGTTGGCTCCTCGATGCCAATGGGGTGAGGAAACCGGCGAGTCACTGTCGGACATCATGGCTGCGGACACCGACCCATGGGGAGGCGACTACTGATGGCGTGCTATCAGCGTGAACAAACCGGCAACTGCAACCACCATCAGTGTCAGTTCAGTTCGGATACTGATCACGGATACGAATGCGTGGAACTAGCTTCCGGTTTCTGTGAATGTGGTGAAGACTGCCTCGCCAAGTGTCCTCACTCTTGGCGAACTTCTGCTCGGGCAGAACAGGCAGACACAGCTTTTCGCAGGAAGTACCCAGAAATCAAATTGTAGATCTTGCGCCAATCCGCGTATCCGTGATTGGAGGCAACATGAGCCACGTCACTCTGAATCAGGAAGAGGCTGAACAAGCCTCCAACTTCCTGTCTGCATACAGCGCTTACTTGGATAACCACGGATACAAACATGATCCGGATTGGAAGACCAAGATAGACCAAGCTGAAAAGCTGATTGATATCCTGGAAGGACGACGACCCTGCGCTGAGTGTGGTTACTACCCTTGCTGTTGTGAGGCGACATGACGTACCAAGTCTTCTATACCAACCACGGATACTACAGCTCAGAGCAACCGGTCAATTTCCAGGATGCCCTGACCGTGGCGCGTGCCAGCGGTTTCGAAGCCCGAATCGACAGAGACGGGCAGCCTATTGGTGCCTGGTCTCCCTTGTACGGCTACAGGTCACTGTTCTACGTCCGGTTCTTCGGGGAGCTACCCACCGAAGCCGAAATTGACGTGGCTTTCGAAGAACTGAGACAATTCGGCTGGTAGATTTCACGCTAGGCGTTGTATCCTTGACCGGAGGCGACGATGGCACGGACCCAGAAGCAGACCAAACCCCGGAAGACCCGCAATATGATCGCCTTCGGGCTGATCGTCCAGGGTCGAAATCGGGTGATGCGTGACCGGCGTAAGCGCCGACCTGGCGATCGTACCGACAACTGGCGCAAGGAGCTGGACTGATGCGAATCAAGCTTGGTGATCTTGTCAGAGTGGTTCAAGGAAGAAGGACGTGCAGCACTCACGAGCTGGCACGTTTGCTTCTGGAGCTACCGGAGACCCCTATCCGAAAAGTGGAGCAGACCGTAGCTTGGTCCGGTCCTCTAGCAAAGGAAGAGGACGTCCAGATTGGCGTCCGAGCTTGGTAAGTTCATTCCGTCCAATCGTCGAAGGCATTTGGAAAGGACTAACCCGTGGGAGCAAAGCTGACGATTGAGCAAGACCGTCTTGGTTGGTGGTGTGCGTACGAGCACAGCCCGATTCCAGGCCAAGGAAAACGCATCGTCGTTGCCCGTAAGGACCGGAAGGAAGCAGAACGCGATGCCCGGACGTTCCTCAAGAAGGAACGTGATGGGTCTATCTTCAAAGCAGAGCGATCGGTGGTGGGCGCGTAGATCGCCAGTCATCTGGCGTAAAGGCGAACATGACACTGCATGAACAACTTAAGACCCTGAATGATGATTTCGGGGTTGTCACTCACACCCGTGACAAGGATGAATTCAGCAGTGGGGAATTGTGGGACAACCTCGTATATACCTGCTTGCAAAGGCAGAGGCATGAACAAGTGCATCTTTCCTTTGTGATTAGGTATGATGCGTTGGGTGTTGTTGCCTATGACACCGTAGTCACGACCAAAATGATCACTCAGGAGCAAGCTCGTCAGTACCTTGACTTACTGAATCAAGTCACTGAAAAGGAAGAACAAGAAGACGCGTAGATCGCCAGTCATCTGGCGTAAAGGCGAACATGAGGCAGGCATTGATCACGGCAAGTCAGCAGAAGCCACTTCCGCCTTGGGTGCGGGATGTGGCAGATGCCGCCAGGGCTGGCGGAACTCTTGTTCCGGAATCCACCTGGACCTGGCTTGGTGCCTGGCTGGCCACCCTAGCGGAAACCGAGCTGGACCTAGAGGATTGTCTCCCTCAGATCCTGTCGGCCGAATTCATCTATCTCCAGAACCACGCTAGATCCCAGGACCACCGAGAGTGGATCGAGGACCAGCTTCACCGAATCCAGGACGAAAACCCGGGCCAAACTGTTTGGTTCATTCCGGTTGACGAGCTGCTCTGCCTCCATCTGCAGGATGAGTACGGCAGTGACGGAATCCAGCTGGAGCGACTGGTGTTCGTGGGGACCGAACCCGAGCTACTTGCGGCCATTCATCAATTGACGCACGTCGACCTGCCGGTGCCGTAAACACAAGAGGAAAGCATGGCTGAAGCTGTTCGTCACCCGTACGATTTATGGGATGTCCTCAAAGGCCGAGTCATCGTGGCGGCAGATGAATGCAAAAGTCTGTTCGTCACCTGGAACCGGTCAGACACCTTTCAGGTCTTCTACGTAGATAAAGGATTCGAGGACGTAACGTACCGCGAATGTCAAATTGCAACCGGATTCGACGTCCCAAGAAACGATCTCGAAGCGGCAATCCACGTCGCCGAGCAGCTTCTACGAGAAAGCTAGGCAGGTGTGATTGGTGCGGAGGCCGAATCGTTGAGGGTGACGAGGTTCACCCCGGTTATCGAGGCTGGCCCTGTTGCGAAGACTGTAAGGCGGTGTGATGGCTGTCGAGTACTTGATCGGTGAGGTTCCAGGAAGCGTGGAGGAACGGGTGGCGTTGGTAGACAGCGTTACCAGCGTCTGTGTGCCGGTTCACACCTTCAGAAGCCCGGAAGCGGCCGAGGATTTTCTCACGTACGTACGTGAAAACCAAGCTGGTGTTGACGTACGCCAGCTCAACCAACGGACCCTCAGCGGTTTGTGGAACAATTGGTGGGAAGAACGCGGCAAATCCCTGGCATAGGGTTTAAAGAAATATATACCATATATTGCTGCCATCATGGCCTCTGATGCGGTCTTGACCGCAATCATTTTGGTAGGAAGTTGGTACCGACTCTCGCGTAAGCCAGCTGCCTAGTCGCGTATCCAACAACATGACGAGGCTACTCATAGCTCTGTTAGTGGCAGTTGGGCTTTACATCTTGCTGTTCATCTTCTTACCCATCACCCAGGAAACGGCCGTCGTCATCCCCCTACTCGGCAAGTTCGAGTGGTCCTTTGGTGGGCTAGGGTGTACGGGCATTTTCGCGATCATTATGGGGAAGTGAGCGTAAATTTTAGGGTGGGGATCGTAGAAAAACCTATGCTAAGATTCGCTGCGATATATATCCTAACCATCGTTGTCAGTCTCCCATTGATGATTGCGGGAGGAGTGTGGGCAGCGCAAGCATACTTAGAACATAAGCAAGAAATATCTACCCAGGAGCCAGCTCCATTACCTGTCCTAGTTCTTCCTAAGACTACTACAGTCTCGGCTCCCTCGGCTCAGCCAACTGCCTCTGCAAAGCCGGCTCGAGAGAAACCTAAGCTCCACCCGACCAAGCCACGTTTTATCCGTAAAGCTCCCAAGCGGAAGCACGGACCGTGCTTTTACGGGGCGAATGGTCAATGCTATCCGATAGACGCCTACTCAAACTGGCGTGCAACACCAGTGATGCGTCCAGACGGCACCTATCCGGAGCCCGGCGAATACTGAGATAGTCGTCCTCCTACGGGCGTGCCACGGGTTGGTTACCGCTGGCCGGCCAAGGCACCAATATGCTGTGGTCTTGGACACCGCTGCACATATGATACTGTAGTGATAGCGGACGGCTATCCCACTTGAGTGTACGCTTGAGCCCGGCCAACTTCCGTCAGCCGGGCTCTGTGGGTTGGGTTGTCGGGATCAGACCCCGAACTTCTCGTGAATCTGGGCGGCAGCTTCGTCGTCCAAGCAGGCCGTCTGCTCTGCTCGGTAGTGGGCCGTCAACTGCTTGCTGTACTTGCAGACGATCCCTTCGATCTTGCCGGACTCTTCCTCGGTCAGCTCCTCACCTGCGATCACCTTCTCGGCCAGCCGGCTGCCGTTCACGGCATGGCTGCTCATGAAGCCACGCTTGTTCTTCCACTTGGTGTCTTTGGTCTCCCGCTCGTCCTCGGTCTGCCGGCGATACAGGACCAGCAGGCACTGCAGGCGGAAGTCTGCGTCGTCGGCCAGCCGTTCGGCGACCTGCTTCTTGGTGACGTAGGGGTAGCTGTTGTTGGCTGCGGGGTTGATCGCGAAAGTCGGAATCTTGGTGTCGGTCATTGTCGTTGCCTCCAGCCAAGGATACGGAGTTCGACCCGAGACCTACGCAGGGAATCTGTCGCGAAGCGTGAATCGGCCGGCTGGTCCGGATTTCGGACAGATCTCCCCGAAGCGTGTCTACTCCGTCCGGATTTACGGCCTTGTGCCGGGTCACCGTCCGCTTCAAAGATAAGTACGTAAAGATAAGGAAGATCTGCACCGATGACTGCCGCTGCGAGGTGGTTTTCCCACGGCTTCTTCGGCCCGTTCGGTTCTAGAAACCGCACGGTTGCCATCGGTGCAGTGAAGTATACGAAGTGGCCACCATGATTTCCGGCTGCGGAAGTGCGGATCCGGCCTGCGTATCCGACAGTGACAGCGGGCACGGTTGGCTTCTCAGAGCCGACCCAACTTCCGCTTGCAGCCCCTTGCCGTGACAGCCCACCTCCCGCCCGGACCATCGCGGCCGGGCGGGAGGAAATCTTGGGGTACGACAGGTACACGAGGACATGATGGCTGATTTGACCAAGCTCTGCGCCAGCAAAGATCCGGATGACCTGTTTACCGTTTGCAATGGGACTTGCACGGCCGGGTTCGACCAAGACGGGTCTACGGGCCGAGAGATCTACGAGAACGGAATCCGACTCGGCCGAAAGCTCGGGTCAAACCCAAGAGCCAAGCTCTTCACGTACTCAAACGGCCAAACGGCCTGGTTTTTCGTGTACACAGACGAAGACGAGCTGGTCACCCGGCTGAACACCATCTGACCGGAAATCTCACGCCACGCCAGGTAGAAGAAACCGGAGGCAATTGAAATGAAAAAGACGACCAAAGCTCACCTGATCGCGGTTTCCCTTCTCGGACTGGCCATGGCAGCAGCCCCTGCGTCCATGATTCTCAACGCGCCTGATGCCAACGCGCGGGTCGCCCATCCGGCTCCTTCCGCAAGCGAAGCTACTGTGGCTCCGGAGGCGTCCGTTCCGGCTCCTCCGGCCGTCGTTGAGCTGGACGAGGTCAAGGTCGTGGGGAACCCGAAGCCTGCGACGTCGGCCCGTCCTGCGGCCAAGAAGACCCACAAGAGCTGGACCTGTCACCGGGTGCCGCTCGCGCAGAACCGGCCTGCCCTGGCGACCAAGGACAGCGCCCCGGCCAACCAGACGGTCCAGCTCTGCGAGTGGCTGTAAGTCTCTTCGGGCAGGGGAGGCCCAAAACCTCCCCTGCCCGGCCTCCACCTCGGAGGTCCCAACGGACTCGGCGTATCCGAGAGTGGAGGCGACACATGGTAGTTCTTTCACTCATCGCGATTTTCGTTCCCATCATTTGGGTAGCGTGTCCGAACCGGCCCTATCGCCGAGATCTGGCCTGATGGCCAAAAGACGACCGGTGGCCTGCTAGGCGTTCATGGCCAGTCTGCCTTAGCGTTCCACCTAGAGCCCGGCCAGCGGAAGTTGGTCGGGCTCAAGCGTATCAGAGATTGGAGGCAACGCAAAATGAAGAGATGCCCACACTGTGGAAGGACTGACTGTGCGGTTCATGCCGAGGACGGTGGAGTGACCGAACTCTGCAGCGTGACTGGCAAGGTCATTCCTCCGGCCAAGAAGACCCGTTAAGGGTCCACGGCGTAAATGTGATAGCCTGCGGTGTACCTGAAATTGGAGGCAACGCGAAATGAGCGAAGAGCATCATCCTAGGTACTGCAAGACCGTCGATCTCATCGGGCGCATTCGAAAAGCCCCTGCTGAGATCAGCTATCGCGATGCGGCCGTCAAGCTGATTCAGGAGGGAGCCTGTACGCCCGAGGAAGCGTTCTTCGCGGAAATGGGTGCCAGAATCTTGAACAAACCCTCCTGTGAGGTCTGTGGCGGTTTCTTGACCAACGACGAGGCCCGGGTCGGTGTCCTGTGCACCGGATGCCACGACGAGATGTTCGGCGACCGCGGACCGGTCGCACATCTCGGTACCCGACCCGTACGGATGTGGTGAGGAGGCAAGATGCAAGATCTCGAGAGCCGTATCAACCAATTGCTGGAAGACTCTGACCGGGCCGACAAGATGGGCCTGACCAACCGCAGCATGAAGCTGCTCAGTCAGGCGGCCGAACTCGAAACCGAGCTGCTGAAGAAGCGCAAGGAAGCGGCCAGGGCCCGGTCCGTCGAACGGATGGTGCGAGAAGCTCTCGCCGATTGTGGTCAGTAGATCTTCCAAGCCTTCCCGTATTCGTGACTGGAGGTCACGATGGCGCAAATTGGTTGGAAGGGTCAAGGGCAGGATGGGTCAAAGCTCTGCGTTCAACGGCATGGGCACAAGCGCGGAAAGGCCCGTCGTTCATACAACGCGGCTGAAAAGGCCGCTGAGACGCGAGTTCGGCAGGCCGGCAAGAAAATCTGCCGAGATTGGCAATAGGGAAAGCAAGAGCCCGGAAATTCTCCGGGCTCACGCGTATCTGGAATTGTGATAGCGGCTCTTCTCGTCTTGCTAGCTCTCGCTATCTGGCTGCTTCTCCTCCTACGGACTGAGAAAAAGCCACAAGCGATTCCAGTCTGGGCGAATGTAAGGACCCGCTGTCCTTGTGTACAGACACGCATAGCACAAGTACCCTCTATGAAACCAAGGTTCGGAGGTGGCCACCCGCCTTAGGTACGTCAGCTTTACAACCATCAAAGAACGACTGCAGAGCCCGGAAATTCTCCGGGCTCATGCGTATTTGAGATCGGAAACGAGTTCGGCCGAACTTGAGAACTCTCGTAAACTCGCCCTATAACTCCGTACCTAGAAACATGGGAACACGGATTATGGAGATAGGAGGTGGTAAGAGACATATCTACGTAAATACCCTATACTTATAGGTATACGCCCCATATAGGATGGTATAGGGGATATAATGTAAATAGGATTCCCCAGTAGATATCTTTGGGTGGGGAAATTTATGCACCCCTTTGAAATGGGTCCTCGCGTTCGAAAGATATTCCTTTAAATTAGACGGGGCGAAGCCTTCTTTCGAAATATTTAATATTTTAAAGCAACATTCAAACTACACTTGAATGTTGGAACAATATGAGGTTTAGGAATAGTTGTAAGAACGTGTTTCCCACCAAATTGCCATTGTGACTGTTATTTGTCCGTTTGTATCAAAGCAAGAGTTAACTGCATCACGCACCACATGAATCCGGTCAGTTTTCCATTTATTAATTAATTCTTCTACTTCTTTTGGTTTTCCCACAAACAGTTTTAGTTGCATATTAAATATTACATTTTAATCCTTAAAATATCAGCCACTGCTAACGTCTTTGATGGGTTTGATAAGGTTAATCTACTTGAAAATGTACGTCTGAACCAAATATAAAACTAGACCAAACATTAGGGCTGCAATTATATAAAATCCGGCTAACCCGAAGATTGTCTTGGCGCTAAATAAATTCTTACAACTACAGTCTTCTTCATTATGTAAGATCCTGCCACAATTACCACATCTTCGCATATTTTAATTTACACAGCTTCGAATCATAAAACAATATATTTCCGAAGTTTCGCGAAGCGAAACTAAACCCTTTTTGAGAAATATACTATTTGAGCCCTTTCAATTTTCGGGTCCTTCTTTGTACCTTAATAAGTGATTGACCTCGGTACTTATATCAAATTTAATCATCAGAGTTTCCCCGGATTATTTTATGGGAGAATCATTGCTAAAACTAGTGAAAGATATGGTATTTCGATTTTTGACCCTCAGCAAATTACAGAAACTTGGTTTGCTTGGATTTTTCTCAAACATATTAAGAAAATTTATATTAATCGGGAAGAGATGTTGGTTGAATTCATCATGGAGTTATGAGTAAAATCATTCGTAAACTCGGGGAGGGTTCGTGTCGGGTTTGTTATTTACTCGAGCAATTATTAAGATAGCATAATTCGAGCAATTTCATATTCTTCTCGAGAAATCGACTGTTTACTTGGGCCTAATAATTTAGAGCAATGGTCACAACAGGCTTTGAGATAGAGGTCAGTTTTTCCAAAAATCAAATAAAATTGGGTCGCTTCTGCCGTGCACGACGGTTCCCCGGTCGTTAGCAGTAGGTTATAGTTGTCACATATAGGCATTTAAACTTCCATAATATCTTCAACCAACAACCGGTCGTATTCCATGAGTTCGCCGGTCCCGTATTCTTGTAACACTTTAGCCAAACGTCTTTCCGCATCTTTCTTGCAAACAAAAACGCTGGCTAAATTAATATGGCAGGTCCAACGATAGGTTTGCCGAGAACCCTTCTTCATATAATACACACGTTCTGAATCCTTCTTCATATAGTACATACCCCAAGGCACGTTGCAGAGTTCGAGTTCGGTGGTTGTAATTACGTACCTCATTTTATACGGTTCATTTTATGTACAATTTGAATAGATGAATGTTACCAAAGCAGAAGAAAAATCTTTAAGGAAAAATATTTGTCCTGATTGTGGACATGAAGAATTTATAGCTGGGCCTGAAGGTGGAGGCAGTCAAAATTTTAAATGCCGTCATTGTGGTAGCCGATTTAATGATATGGGTCCATTCGGTATTGAGCGTATTGGAACTCCTGTAAGGAAACGAATCTTCGTTAAGAAATAATTTTTAATAATCACCGCCCTAGGGTAACGGCGGCGTTTTAAAGAAAGTTCGTGCCGCCTGTAAACTTGGCTATGAGTCATTTATTCAAATACGTTTCCGATTAGTATATTTACGAAGTTCGCTTCGCGAACAAATGTAATTTATTGAGTGATTTTATTTTATCGACCCCAGGACCCGCACGGTCATTATTCTAATTTTTCGAGTCATCCCGTCCATTTCATAGGCCAGGATTGGGATACTAGTGAACATGCCTTTCAGGCCATGAAATATTGGCCCCATCGGCCTGACCTGGTCAAAGCGGTTCATGACGCTAAAACTCCTGGGAAGGCTGCCATGATTGGTCGAGACCGTTCTTTACCGTTGCGACCTGATTGGGATTTGTCTCCAAACAATGATGTGCGAGTTCGCATTCCGGATCTGTTGAATATTGGACCAGTGTGGATGGATGATGGACGCGGGGTTTCACCCCCACCTCAGCCCATCTTTGCCAAAACCAAAGATGTGTTTATGTATGAGGTCGTTTGGCATAAATTCCATCAACATGCGAATCTCAAGCAAGCTCTGCTGGACACTGGAGAACAGCCTTTAATTGAGGACGCCGTTGGCGATCCTTATTGGGGTTGGGGTTGTTCCCGAGTTGGGCAAAACATGCTAGGGAGGATTTTGATGTTGGCTCGGCGTTCATTCCGAGTTGGAGGCTATATTCCGGCATGATTAGGCCCGGCACTCCCGTCAGATTTCCGTTAAATTTCCTGATGGTGATGCTTATATTGAATGTACAATATTAGAATGAAATCTGGTACGCCTATTCGATATAAATTTAGTTTTAATCCCCGTAGCTTTTCTTCGGTTCAACACACGTTTATTGGATATGGGCGTTTAGCTTATACGATGCGCGATGTGATGAATTCGCATGTAATTAGGGATATAAGCGGACATGAATATTCATTTACACCTGATGAGCTCGAGCCAATTACTGAAGAAGAATTTGTAATTGCTCAGATTATGCAATCATGAAACCAATTATCTGAATTGGTTTCATGGCTGGATTCTAAAAATGTAATATAAAATATGGCTAGGTACCCATTTCTTTACCGAACCCGAAGTGGCAAATATCCGAGCCTAAAATTACTAGACGAGCTTAATTTGTTATCTGAGCCCGTAATGGAAAAATTTATCGCCAAGATGAAGGTTGATTTTCCAATTTCTTATCATGATGGCTTAATCATTGTTGGAAATCCGATTTACAACATAACTGGTATTCAACGGATGTTAATCAAACGTTATACTAATGTCCGCCGTTTAAATAAACGGGCCAAACAACGAAAAGCCAACTACAAGAAACTCCGGCGGGAAATTCTATACCAGTATAAGCTCGAGGCTTATGAGCTCAATCAATTGATGGCTGAAGCTAATAGTCGTAACAAATAATGTTTGTGATTCGTCTTTTAAATCCGGTAATTAGACTCGAAGACGCTGGAAAACCTATCTTTGTTTATTTAGATAAAGAAGGGCCAACTCCTGATGTTGTTTGGAACTGCACTGATCCTAAAGAAGCTACCCGATTTTCATTAGTTGACGCCAAAATCTTCCAAAATCGAAATCCAAAATGTGAGGTTATTGATGAAATCATTTTGAATGAATATGTTCAATTATTCGACATCATGGAATCATGAGTTCGTAGCTGTAATCTAAAGAAATGGAAATTGAGCCTGGAGAGCTCGTTCGGTCTATTTTAGACGGCCTCTACGGCTGTGTTGTTACTAAAAGTAATATCTTCGATCAAGACGGTCATCGGATTACATTTGATGTGGTGTGGTTTGAAGATGAAGATGACTTAAGAACTGATAGAGCTATCGACAGTTCACAAATTCAGCTCGCCACTAACGATGAAAGAATGGTCTTCCACATCATGTGTTCCTAATGATTAACCGCCCTATCATATGGATGTGTGTTTTTTGTTCAACTAAACAGACTCATATGTTTATTGAAAGGACTGACCATCCTGGAATTGCACTTTATGGATATTGTGAGCATTGTCTTAAATTTGAGAATGTTCGTAATCATATGAATGACTCAAACATGAAATTTCATGTTCGAGAAGAGATAGAGATTATTTTACCAGTCATGCAGTCTTGATATGGTTGCACTTCAAAAATTTCCTGATCTTTATATTCTTCCTGATTATCCTTATTGGGGCTTAGATTTTGTCGATGATTTTAAAATCAATTTATACTTTATTAGAGGAGTAACTAAAGTAAACGGAAAACTGAGTTATTACATGTGTTCACCGGAGGCTGTCGGCTTTATTTATAAAGGTGAATTTCGATCTTATGAAAAAATCAGTGTTTCAGTTGGAGTTCTTCACCAATTACTTCAACATTGGGAAGTATTTCGAATGATGGCCACTTAAATCATGACTCCATAATTTTAGCAACTATATATTCTTCTTTACTAACTGTAGTTAAAACATCTGTATCAAGTGGGACAATCTCTCCAGGAGAAATTTCGATCATCCGATAAGTATCTTGTTGAGTTGGAATTTGAAAGAAATCACTAGTCATGAAGCGATTGCCACCTAATTCTCGCATTTCTTCCTTAGATCGAATAATGCCGTAATTGCTAAATGAATGAGTTTGTTGATAAGTTCGATTCCAACTTATTTTGACATAGTCACCAATTTTCATAGAAACGTCCAGAGTGCTATTAAAGGTGCTAAAATCCCTACTGAAATGCCTAGAATAGTAGCAATTTTTTCTGATTTAGAATACTTAGCAAACATCATTTAGTCACAATCTGTTTTGTCCTAGAACGCCCTGTACCATTACAAGCTGTGCACATCCGGCTACAAGAATGTGATGCGTCAAACCATCGCCCCTTACCATCACATTCTTTACACATATTTTTAGGCACAATTTTCTTGGTGCGTTGGGGTTGTTTAATCATGGATGTAAAGTACAATTATGGCCAGTTTAGAAGAACAAATGCAGGAAATTGTTGGAGAAGAATCTGAAGGTCATAAATTAGCAATGAGAACTCTCAAAGATTTTGCTCGAGCATTGCAAAAGGCTATTGGAGACCCCTTTGTCGCCAGATTTGAACCAGGATTTGCTATTTGTGATGGATTACAATTTACGTTAAAAGTCAAATCTGAGTATGCTGAAGATTCTCTCTTCAGAGTTTATGTTCCGTGTGAAGGATTTCCAGTTAAACATAGAAGGTTCGGATCAGCTAACGATATAGAAGAATTGAATGATATGTTGTACAATCTTTTAGAAGAACAAAAATTAAGATTACGAAGTGTACTGATCTTAGGAAAGCCATGAATTTTAAACAAATTATTCGAAATGCTAGACGTAATTATTTAAAAGATTTTATTCGTGATCAAAAAGTAATTGCAACTGTTCATGGTCAATTTCAAGTTATGGAGAAACAGGAATATGAAGATTGGATGACGCTTAATCCTGAAGCTTTAAAAAATCCAGATTTCTTTCCGGGTCGTTATTTATTTAATGATACTGAATTCGAGCTTATTAAGCTCGAGGCTGAACGAGAACGTGAATGGCAGAAGCTTCTTGAATCATGAGAGTTTTACTTTCAAATAATTTGAATTCCGGACTTTGTTATTGTAATAATCAATGTCGTTTACCTTGTACCCGATGGTTTATACGTAAGCCAATTGATGGGAATCTGTATATATTCGGACGTTTCGAAAATCATGTACCTCGGCGATGCGCACCAAATATACGTTCTGAGGAATTAATTGAGATTAGCCATGATGAAATGATGGTGTATAAATTAATGGATAGCTAATTATGATTCCATAATTTGTTCGATTAGTAGTGAAGCTATTGATAAATAACTGATTCCAAAAGTTTCTTCACATTGAGTACGTTCTGCATCAGTTTGATTTACAGGGTACTTAAAACGTCTTTGTTGATCTGTGAAAAACGCTTCTCGAGCTTCTTTTTCTGTGTTAAATAATTTGGCTTGACGCCAATGCTCTACAAATCTATTATTAAATCCATTTTCATTTGATTTGATATCAGGATTCCCCGTCCAGAATTCAATTGTTCTTCCAAATTTATTAAAAAGACCGTTCTCAGTTCTTTTACAAACTAAATATTTTGTAGCTTCATCCTCTATAATATCCACCCAATTCCCATTTTTCCAAACTATATGTTTCATATGTTCATTACTAAATGAACTGTTGCTTCTGGTTCTGAAATTTCTTCAAATTCATGTCGATAAAGAATAACTTTAAATCCATCAAAAAAATCGATATAATAAACTGGTTTGTTGCAAATAGTGTTATTCCAATCACAAATTAATAAACCATATTGTTCCGTATTTGTTCGTTTAACTACATGGTCTTGATGATAATTCTTTTTAACTTGATACTTATCTAGGTCAATTTCTGTCATTTAAATATTGTACATCGGAAATAAAATGATAGTCTGTGTAAATTAGTACATGTCCCTTGTGGTCATCGAGCTCAAGCCCAACCTTTCGTTTCAGAAAACTCGTAATTTACTTCATTGGTACACTCCTAAGATTATCCGGTCTCATCCTGAATATGGAAGATATAAACTCAAGACTGAACCTGCGCAGCATGCTCCTCCAGTTAAAGTCAGGGGCCCATTTACTGATGTTGATTCTCGAGGACTTACTTTTGAAGTAGACAATCGAGAAGATGCAGAGAAATTTGCAGCTCATATGCAAAAGTCGGGTTGTGTTGCTAACCACTGGATTGAGGACTAATTATGGGATACGATATCTATACTCTTGCTCGATCGATGCAACTTAAGCAGAAGATGCTTAAATTCATGCGTAAAAATCATGTTACTTGGGAAAAATTGACGGGCTGTGAGCATCGATATACTTCAAAAATCTTGCATGGACGGCAATTATTCGCGTCTAAGTACGCTCTTGGATTTCATTACGGAGTGGTAACGGGACTCGAGCGGGAATATGCCTATTCATTGGTTCGATGGATGGCGCTCAAAGTTGGAAAGAGATGTCGCACCTTCGGCCATAATGGAAAGGAAGGCCGGAGTAACAAGCCTATTCCTTATTATGTGTATGATGGCTTTGAACGCTTTCCAGTGTTTACTGAACAATGTGGACTTCCCTCGGGTACTTATCGGGCAGTTGATAACTATGGAATTCTCAAGAGACCATATCTAATAGATTTAAGAATGGCTGGCTTGCATAAAATTCATTTTGATAAGATGAAGAAAACCAAAGATGGAAAATATTTAATTTTTCCCATCACGGCTGCCGATTGTAAAAAGTATGGACTGAGAAAAGGCAGTCATATGAATACCCCGGCGGCTCAAAAATTATTTGAAAGACTGGGACGGGAAGCTGTCCGCCGGGATCGCAAGTTCATCCGAGATGAAATTAAGAGACTCGATGCGTTATGGGAAGGATCATAATTTTTTTCAAGTGTAAAATTATTTAAGTAAAAATGAATGTACTTCTTCTGCGGTCTGGCGCCCCTTATAAATATACCGTAAATATACCGTATAACCAGCAGCCTCTTACTGGTTATGGTAGGTTTTTATATGCTACGCAAGATGTCTTAGATCCAATTATTTTAAGAAGAATTGATGGTATAGAATTGTGCTTTTCTCCATCTAATTTGAAAAGAATCAGCGAAGAAGAATATCTAACAGCTGAAGTTATGGAATTATGAATAATTGTAAAGTAGGATATGAAAGCAAGTCTAGAAGCTCGAATAGCAAAAGTATTGGAAAAACTTGAAGAAGAATCTATATCCATCACTTACAATAAACCAAAACACATGTTAAATGTAGGTGACGCTCAAACTCGAAATGTTCAAGGAAAATTTCTGAGTCAAACTACTTATAGTGAAATTGTTCAATTACTTGGTGGAACTGTTGATTAAAGTTAAAGTTCCCAGCCCATTCTTTCTCGAGCCCAATTTACAAGGATTTTGAAATTATCTTTATCAAAAGTGATAGATTCATGCGCTTGATCAAAAGCCAGACGAATCTTAAAACCTGATTTAGATACTGATACATTAAATATTTTTCCTTTACTTTCAAGATAATCGCTTATTTTAAGTAAATCAGCTTTAGGTTCGTCAGACATTATGATTCCATAATTTCTTCTACGTCAATAGACTTTACTAAATGAATTAAATCTTCTTGTTCGTAACCTAATGCGTGGGCATGAAGTAAGACTTCACTAAGGTCTTCGTTGGCTTGTTTAATAATCATATCTATGGCTTGTTCAATGGCGTCATAAATAGTTTCAGTTTGGATAGTTTTAGTGTTTTCTAGACGGTTTTTAGTGTAAATCCAAGCTCCTTTAGCATCTAATTCTACCCAAATCATGAGTTTACGTCCAATTTCTAGATGATTACCACTTCCTAACGATTTTTGTAGAACAATTCGATTCATATCATATTATACATGAAGAAGTAGAAACGCTATTAGATGTAGATTAAAACATGAATAATATTCGGGAAGCTGATATTAAGAAAGCTCTGGTTGGATATGAAATTATAAATGTTCGTAAAAAACGCGGTGGAGAATTTTGTGATGAACAAATGACTCTTACGTTGCGCCATTCTAAAACTAAAGAAGAGCTAAAAGCTAAAATTTTCTATTACAGTAACGATCATGAGATTTGGGTTGAAACTTATCAAAGACCTCGAAATAGTAAATCGAAGAAAAAACGTGAACATCAATGGAAACGAATCGGAGACGCTGGAACTTGCATTCATGAATCATCCATCTTTAAATGTGAACATTGTGGTTGTATGGCTACTGTTACTGTAGGACATGCCATTAATCCTAAAGATTACCCACCTTGTGTATCCCGAAGTTTCATGAAAGCTTGGCGCAAGAAACACTAATGCAGTATGTTATCTGGAGTATTACTTTTAGTAAATATTACTATGAGCATTATAATGGATTTGATCACTTTCATAATATTGAAAAAGCTTCATATTATTCTTCCAGAGAAGAAGCTATGCTGGCAGTTAAAAGACGACCAGATCCTGATAGTCTAATCATTTATAGCATAGATGAAGCCATAGTCGCGGAGATTATGAGGAAATGAACAGTAAATGTCATGCTGCCATGAAGTACGCTATTCGAATTGCAAATGCTCCATTTCCAGTCTGGATTGAAGCTATTTATCCTGATCAACTTGGAAAGCCAGGGCCTAAAGATAAATATGGTTTAGGTGCTAGTCATTTTTACACTGATTTTCCTCGACGTGCGACTTTATACACTACTGTTCAATTAGCGATTGAAGCTAGATGCGTAGAAGATCCGATAGAAATCATTACTGAAGATGAATTACAGGTGTATATTATAATGGATGAGTAATTATAAAGAAACATTAGAACGATACATCATTGGTGAATACGTTAAAGTCATGGCTGGTCGGACTAAGTTAACAATCATGCTCGGTGATGGGGTTATAGCAACCGAACTTGATAAGAATGTATTTCAAATTGGTTCTCGCGTGAGAATTGAATATAATCACAAATACCAAGGAGAACATTACGGAACAATAACTGAACGTTTTTCAAATCGCGGAACTTGCATGGTAGAATTCAAAGAATCGATTTTAGAATGGAGAATGCGAGATCTTAAATTAATAAGCGAAGATGAATTTCAAATAGGCATAATCATGGAGATGTAAATGGGTGATTTATTCAGATCGATGGCTGCCTCTTTAAATAAGCCTGTTCGAATTTTGGATAATCATATGTGTGGAACAGTTATTTCTCGAGGATTAGACGGTTCACTTGAAATTCAAATTTATGGTTCTAAAGAAATCCAATTTGTTAGATTTCAAGATGTTGAGTTCATGGCAGCAGACGAATTTGAACAAATTAAGACATTGTTGGAAATCATGCAATCATGATTGAAGTAACGGTATGGCTCGGCTCGAAACTCAAAGATTTAATTACCAGAATGTCAAGATTTTTGAATCAATTAGCTTTGAACCGAATTTAATTGCTTTTAACATAGTTCTTATTTTATCATCCAGGAAGTCATGAAATTATGACTGTATGTTAAAGTGTGAATTTAATCATAGCTTTTATTATAGTATTTAACTTTGGGGTTTGTTTTGCTTTAATCTGGCAGATACGACGTGCCAAAGATGAGGCTGCTAGATATGAGGCATTGAATATACTAAAAACAAATGTCAGTAAGCTTGATTTAGGTTTATATGAGCAAAGAACTTTTTCTTTTGATTCCAGTTCTTGTTTTGTTCAGTACGAATCGATTAGGTTCAGTATTAGACTTCATAAATATAAATACAGAAAGTATGACGCAGAAATTACTATTGATTATTTCAATCAAGTTGAATTTGAAGTATTGGAAAGCAGATTTTGCGGATTATCTTTCAGTGATTTAAGAGCTACCATTCAGCATATGGTCGAGAGACTAAATGCTAAATTAATCAGAGCTACCATGCATTTAGGTGTTCTTACTCAAAATGATATAATTTCAATTATGCTAGATGAAACTACGAGAGTAAGATCACGCGAAACATTAATTACTATTATCGATCAATCGATAGTAAAAAGAATTATGGAAAGTTAGTTGTACTATTTAAATGATGATTACGTTTGTTCAATACAGATTAGCTGATGGTGAAATTGCACCTCGTTGTAAGAGTAACTGTATTGGTCTTTCGTCAAATGCTTTAAAGAGTAATAAAAAGTGGTCCTGTTTACAAATTACGGATCATCCTCCATTATTTGAATTTTCGAGCAATTACACTATATTAATTTCTCAAATTAACCAACTGAATTTTAAATGCACTAATAAATGGTTACAAAAAATGGCATATGAAAAGTTTGTCCAAGATTTTCAAGATTTTTTAGAAAGACAAATATTTAGTGTTTGGCATAGTTGTCCTTTCGTGACTGTTATTTTTGAGCCACTCAATGTTTCACCAGCTGATAGTCCTCCATCTAAAGGGATGGTTCATTTTATTAACATGACTTTAGTTATGGGGAATCAGCCAGTAGCAAAATCTAATTGTTGCGAAAAGTGGCTCCCTAAATTTTGGGATTCAGATTTTGTTCAGGAACGTCGTAACTTTTATATGGTTGAAAGGATCATGCAATTATAATGCCTGTTACTCAAGTGACTCCGTATATGATGAAACCAGGACAATATGTTCGACAAGGTGATCATCTGTCTATAGTTGAATCTTGTGAATTTTGTAATAAGCCCAGATCGATATTTAATGGGAAGTGGGTTTCAAAGATGAGAGCTCCAACCGAGAAAGAACATATTGTGTCTGATGTGATGCAAACGTAGATGTAATCTAAATTATGAGTGATTGGGAAGTTTCTGGTTATTTAAGACGTCAAGACCGGGCTGATAAGGCTTTGTATGAGTCTATTTCTAGAGTAATCAAAGTTTTTGAAGAAATGGAACGAAAACCTAAAGTTCTACGAGAACCAATAGCTAAATTAAAGAAACAAACTAAAAAACATAAAAAGGGTGAAGATGAATAATCGAACAGACTTGCCTAAAGATCATGCTGAATGGCAAGCTCAGTTAGAAGCAAAAAATCAAGAGTCGCTTCAACTTGCCATATCTGTTTTAAAACGCGTTCCTCAAATTGTTGGTGAATTTGCACCTGTACAAGTTCAGCGTACTTTTGCTGGAATTATTAATGGATACAAATATCGGAAACGTCGTAACTCTGGCAACATATTTCTTCATATGTTGCCAGAGTTAGCAAAACAATCTGCTCGAACATTCGGACTTTTTGAGCCTGATGAATGTGTGCTGATAGCTCAGGCGATTGTTGATGAAACTGCATCTAATAATGAACTTCACAATCTTTTGAAATACGAAAGGTACGAAAATGACTGATCAAGAACGAATTGCTGAGCTCGAGCAACGAATCGCTGAGCTTGAATATGCTCTAGCTGGAACAATGATTTCATTGTCTTCTCGGGATGGTGTAATACCTGATCCTCATATAATTCAAGCGATGCAGGCGAGTAAACAAGTTCAATTTAAAATTATGTTTGATGACGAACGCATAATAATGGTCAAACTTGAAATTAAAGATGCGTGAAGAAGTATTTAACGTAAAATTTCTACATTATTGCTACGAAATCTTTATCCGAGGTCCTGGTTATCGGGTTGAGCGTATTACTGTAAGTCCATATGATTATCAAGATATTCTTAAAGGCGGTAAAGAAACGTTAGATCTAACAAATAATCGTTTTGATTTAAAAAGAGGAAAAGTAGCTACCCTTTTTGGAACAGACTTGTATGTAAACAAAATTGCTCCTATTGGAATAATTGAAATTAAACATGGTAGACATAAAATTAAAACATCTCATGTGTTTATTTCAACCTGGGAAAGTCATTCGGGAGCCATTTTAGATTGTAGACATGCTTCTTGTAGAAAGTATTTAATTGCTCATATAATGGAGACCTAGATCCAAATGTAAGTTTAAATAGTGAAGATCCTGATCCCCCTTGGGATCTTCCGAGAGCCTGGATACCCTCCGGGCTCTTGTTTATTTAGAAATAATTCCAGAGAATGTCTCTCTTATATTTATTTTTAATAATATCAAATTTATCACTTTGAATGAAGTGACAAGTTACTCGTCGCCTTCTTCTATTACTTTCTTGCTTCCAGCTTTTCAGGGAAGGAAAGTATCCCCAATAACGACAATTGTGATGTTTGGCCCGATGGATATTTTTGCGTCGATAGTTGATGTGCATACTTAAGTCATAACCAAACCTCCAAGTCTATTTTACAGTCTGCACAAAATCCTTGATTTCATTAGGTGGATAACCTGATAAGTAACCGACTAAGTAATGATAATCTTTTCCAGTTAAATTATCCTGACACCATCTTAGTAATTTAGCCATGTCTCTATTTTCAGGCAAATATGCAGATACACCGTCAGATTCCAGGCCGTATTTTTCAGCGTTTTCTTTAAGTTCATCCTCTCGCCAACCATGTGTTAATGGTTTAGTTCCTTTTTTAACAAATCGACAGGCTTTTTCAACTGAATAGTCCCAGCCTTTAGTTTTAGGGTCCCAATTCACTGCTTTTTCAAACGCTGGAATATATTCTTCAGGCACCTTATCTTTTATGATAGATACCATTGAATCTTCCGTCATTTTACGTGCAATCTTAAATAGATCCACGCTTCAATGACTAGATAAAAATTTAATGGAAAAGTTTAAATGCCTTCTTCTTGATCTCCCTCTCGCCAGTCATGAAGACCCAGGCTAATGCTTGGGTCTTCGTTTATTTGGGAAGGTATCTATTTCTTCTTGATTAAACTTAATTATTATTTCTTCTACAGATTTCCATTCATGTTCACATTGTTTGCAACGATAATAAGTAAGCACATTTATACCATCTGAATGGCCGCCTAATCTTTCTATAAATCTATGATCACACAGAGATAATAATGAATTAAACTGTCATGATTTTGAGCACATTAGCTTCTTTACAGTCTATTGGGACTCCAACGTGTTTTAATAATTCACCAGGAGTAGTTTTCTTTAATTTGTCGAGCTTAATTTTTGTTCCTCGAGTAGTAATTCTGTGACCACAACCCGGACAGCACCAAGTTCGATGAAGAGTCGGTTGTGCTTCTCTAATCTTCACCCAATTATGCTGCTTCATATTTTCATATACCACTGGCCTTAATAAATTTACAGTTCTAATCTCTTGGTTCGGACGTGGATTTACACGCGATAGCCATCCGGATTGCTAGCCGGCATTTAGGATTTAGTGGTGTCCGTGGGTGGCTTTACACTGATGGGAAATACGCTTCACTTAAAGATCGAGATTCAAACATGCACCGGGAATTTGCTCAAAAGCATATTCTTGAAGACGCTGGACTAGATCAATTTTTAGAAGCTCAAAAAGGTAAGATTTCAGAGCATACTTTGAAGGAATTGGAAAGTGCCCCAACTTTCTCAATTTTTCCAGCGTACATAGGAACTGATGAACAGGAGTTGATAGACTCGGTGGTAGAGAATACCGCACTTACTCCTGAAATTTACAAAAAATACCAAGAAGACGCCGAAAAAGCCTATTCTGAAGATTATGACGCTATTCGAATTTGGGGTCAGAGCTCAGAATTAACTGCTGACTTTTATGGATGGGATCGGAAAGCCTTATTAACTCTACAGGATTTTGTAATAGATAATCCGGAAGTTCAGAAGCCGAATCTGAAAGTCAAACTCGGTGATTATAAGACCGGAAAGACCTATGATACCACTATTGAAGATTTACTAGCTTATTCCGGGAAGGGTAAATCACTAGTATCTAGTCAATTACGTAGAATTGCAGCTCGAGTTGCATTTTTCCATCAAGCTTTTACTGGATTACGATGGTGGGTCTTCATCGATGGTAATAAGATTATACCAATAAAGGGATTTCATGATGCTTTTGCTGAAGCCTATTTACTGAAAGACTTAGGTATTGATAAATATTTAGAAGAAAATCAAGAAAGTTTAGGAGATTTAGGTTATGCTATAAAGGTTTCTGGGCCTAAAGCTATTTGGTATCGAAAAGTAGAAGAGATCCCAGAGGCAGTGTTTAATGATACTGCTTTGACTCCTGAAGTATTTGAACGTTATAAAGAAGATACTGAGGAGTCATTTTCTAAAGATTATAATGCAATTCGAATGTGGGAAATGGATCCAGGTACATTAAATGTTGAATATTATAAATGGGATGACGCGGCTCTTCAGACTTTAAAGAACTTTTTGCGAAAAGAGCACTTAACGGACAATGTATTTATTGAAGAATCGAGTACTGATAGGCATAAATTATTATCTATAAAGGCCGTACTCAAGTTACGAAGCATAAATAAACTATTCTAATAATTATTTAGTAATAATAGGTTTGGCTTCAACGCCTTCCTGCGCTAAAATATGATTTTGATCATTAAGTCGAAGAATGACTTCATGTTTGTGTGTTAGAACGACTTGACCCTCCGGAGTTTGGAGAAAAGGTTGCACACAATGGGCATGGAGTCCCGTGTCCCATTCTTCACAGAAATGATCGAGTTGTCCAGTTTTCCCACAATGGAAACATTCACCTTCAAATGGGTCAACTGGCCAGATTCCTCCACAAGGCATTACAAACCATCCTATTGGTTAGTTTTTAATTTTTCTTCTGCTGTTCGGCCAAGAATTTCTGCCATCTTATCTAAAGTTAAATCGCACATGTCATCAACCCAATCCCCGATAATATAAAGGTCGCTCCTGCCTTTCAAAATTCCAAATAAAATAGGATCTTTGCGTGCAGCTCTCTCAGCTTTAGTTTCTTCCCATGATTTACCATCCGGATCATAATGAAGTACAGCGTAATTGTCGAAAATTTCGAGCTCATCAGCTTTCATTTTAAGTTGGGTAAGTTCATCTGGAATTGGCCTGGTGAAATTTTTAATGTAACTCAGACACATTCCCTTTTTTGATTTCTTGTAAAATTCGACAATAGTTTGTTCTGAAACGTAACTTGTGATACCAACTGAAAGCATGAGCGTTTCTACTCTAAATGCATTGAGTCCATCTTTCAATTTTTCTAAGAGCGCTATTTGTCCAGCTTGTTTAGCTTTGATAATGGCTTGTTCGTAACCTTTAGCTCGAGATTCTACTAAATTGATATCCTGGGCAGAGCTTTTTATATTAGTGAAGAACTCTAATATGCTCATCTCAGGAACAGCTTCTTTTATTGGTTTTCGAAATATATTTAAAAACCAATTCCAAAATCTTCCCCAAAAGTTTACTGAACGTGCTTCTCCAACAGGACGTACTGCAAGTTGGGTTATTTCTCCTGAATTTCCTCCTGTAACCATGAAATCAAAGTTATTGCCTGAAAATTCTATATTATCCCCATATTTGGAATTAGAATTCTTTATCCTTTCTTTTCGTTCTTTTTCTAATCTGATATATTTAGGAAGTCCCATATCAGGATGAAAATCTTCAATAATTGCAAGCCGCTGTTCAGTTCGATCTAACATAAATGTATTTTACATTTATGGGTATACTAAGCTGGGATAAGCCTAAGAAAGTCAAGGAAACTGGAACTTGTTATAAGTATGAATCCAACATGAGCAAAGAAGATGAACAAAAATGGAAAGCTAAAATTGTTGGTCATCGAGTTGGGAAACCTAGAATTGAAATTCGAAAGATAATGAATGGAACCAATATTAAGGTAATTATTTCAGATGGGAAAAATAAAGGAATGAAGCATGCACTTCCTGGATGCAACGTTCATTTATCATTAAATGGAACTTGCCAAATGTCCTTTATAGAATACGATGAACTACATCAAGCCATTGAAGAAGCTCGAGCAGTAATGGAACAAGCTTTGTAGTGGGTATCAGGTCTTTGCCAAAGCCTATGGGATGGAAACCCCCGCCTTTTCCAAGGCAATCATCTTTTCAAGAAATCATAAAACGAAAAGAGAAAAGTGCACGAAGAGCATTGTGTTTAAATAAAATAATAATTATCTCTAGTGCTTCTGCTTCAATTTTTAACATGGTCTCTGCTATTATTCAATGGCGACCTTTTGCATCTAGCTTAAGTTTAATGGGTTCAATCTGTTTTTTGGTTATTACCCTAATATATTTGAAGGGTCGATCAAACTTAGTTAATGAATTAGATAATGTGATGGTGGAAAATATTATGGAATCCTAATATTAAATTAGGATGTGAATGTTAGTGAAATAATTAAAGATCAATTATGGATAGGGAGTAAACCTGATCCCGGTACTTATTGTTTCGATTTAATTGTATTAGCTGCATATGAATATCCGCTACGAATCGTGGGTTCTATTGAAGGACCTAAAATAATCGAGGTTGGACTCTCGGACCGAGAATTAAATAATCAACAAGTAACTCGAGCTCTAGAAGCCGCTCAAACAGTAGCTAAATACTTATCAGAGGGAAAGAAGGTTTGTTGTACTTGTGCGATGGGTATTAACCGGTCTTCTTTAGTGGCTGCCTTATCCTTGGTATTATTAGGCGTATCCCCTCGGAGGGTAATCTCAAGGATAAGGAAAGCTCGAGGAATAGCCTTGACTAATCCTTGGTTCATTGAACAGATTTATGAAACCTATTTAGGTATAAAGCCCTAATCTAATTATTTGAATGTGAAAAGAAACGCTGCAATAGTCACGATGGAAGATTTAACCAACTTCTTCAAGGGGGAAGCTTGGAAGTCTGTTGATTTAAGAGATTCAGAATTGTTTGCTAGAGCGAATCAAGCTATAGTTAACGTTGAGGAAAGTGAAACTCAGTATAATGTTAAAATTCAAGCTATAGATGACCCTTATGATTCTGAAGAAGTCACTACTGGAGAACCGATTAAGGCCATTGTTGATTTTTTAGGGGAGGGACTTCCAGGGGCTGAGTATTTTGAACAAATGGCTTCCAGTCCAAGAGCTTTTGCATCATACTTGAATTTATTAGCTTATCAAATAGACAAAAAGAATATTGATAAGAAAACGTTGATCGAAACCCTGCGTAGGGTTTCGGTAGCCTTAAATCGTAACCTATTGCATCATATTGTAATAGCTATGACTAGACTTGCACGGGAAAATGTTGAACAAAAGGAAATGAGTAAATTGCTTAGCGAAATGAAGAAAAAGGGTTGGAAAGTTAAAGAATCTGAAGATGATCGTGGGGAACTTCAATTAACTGTAAACATATCGGATATTTACGAAGTTGTTATCTCGGTTGAGAGCATATTATATGATTATATCTTCCAAATCCCAGATCATCCAGATTTAACTGAAGATGGAATAACTGACGACCCTATTCGAGAATTTCAGAAATATGTCAAAAAACATGACGAGGTGATGTCTTCTATCAAGAGCCCGGAAAATATGGAAATTAGGGCCTGAAATTTGTATATTTATATAGAATGCGAATCAAGAGCTTTAAGATTACTAATGGATTGATATCAATCGAACTAGAAAGATATGAAGCAGATATTATTCTTGAAAAAGTTTCTGATATCATTCGACAGTTAACACGAATCAACCCTGACCCCGAAAATTTTACTAAAATTTGTCGAGCTGCACTGATTTGTCACAAGCTTTCGAAGCCCGGTAATACTGTTTCTTTAGACAATTTATCTAAAGAAGACATGAATATTCTTTGTAATTTAAATCTAAATGGTACGATTGTTAATGACTTAAGTGGGCTTAGGATGATAGCTCGATCTTGTGTCATGACCATGGTCGAGGCTGACCAGATAGCTAAAGATTTCGAAAATGTAATGACTTGTTAATTGATTCTTTCAGATATGAAACCGGGCCATCTTCAGAGGATTGCTAGTAGGCTTGCGGCTGATTTAGATGGAGATCAGAGCAAGAAATCTACACAGTGGAAGTCGTTCCTTAAGCAATTAACTAAAAGTCTTGACCATGGCGTCAAGGAATTAGAACAAATTATTTTTAATGTGAATCATAATACAAAGCTTCAGGATTTAAAGGGAAACCCTGAAGCCATTCAAATGATTGAAGCTGAAAAAGAAAATCTAGTTAGGACGTTAAAATCAAAGAGCGAGAGACTTCAAACAGTCATGGAAGCACTGAAAGAAGCTGAATCTGACCTTGATGACGTTTATTCGGCAATCAATGCGCTCGAGGAGAGTGCTGAACAAGCTAAGGAATCTAAGACTCCATAATTTTAGGAAGATATTTCACAGCATCTTTTCTTACAGCTGTTTTAATTACATTAGCTGTATAGGCTCCGAATTTTTTAAATTTTGGCCTCTTTTGTATCGGTAATCTCAGATTATACTGTAATTTTCTTCTTGGTATAACTGCTCTTACCCAAGTTTTCTTTAGGGGATAATGTAAATAATTTACCCTTCCAACATTAAGTTCAAGCCAATTTTTTGCAATTAAGATTTCTACACTTAGCCATTCATCTCCGACTGGATAAATGAAATTTCCATAAACAATGTTTGTTATTTTGAAATAGAGAGTATGACAGGATTTTAAAGGTCTTAGATTTTCATATTTGAGAATAATTCCTCTATTGGTAAGGGCACGCAAGAAAGCCCTGATGCCCATTTCATGATAAGGAATCTTGAGATTAGAGATGCTGTTATTTTGGGTAGTTAGCATACTCTGAACAACTCCGGACTGATATCTATCAATGGCGCGCATGTCCAAAGTATCTTTCCCTTCTGTATGTCGCCGTCACAGCTTCACGTGCATTGAGAGGTAGGATAATCAAATGTACAATGGAATATGAAATTATTTAAATTATCTAGAGCTATCGGAATGCCGTGCCTTGATCCAAATGATTTACGTTCAGTATTACTAGTCACAGCTCCTACTGCACGACATGCTCGAGTTTTAGCTAAACAATACGCTCTTTCAACTGGCGGACTAAAAGAATATGCGGATGAATGGATGAATACTGATGTAACTACATGTGAAGAACGTGGGTTAGATGAGGGAAGAGTATATGAAGTTCGTTTGAGTAAAATAGTGACTTATCCTGAATCAATACTTACAGACAAATATTGTGCCCTTTGTGGAAGGCAATTATTTAGTTGTCCGAGTGGTTTGCTTTGTAAAAATTGTGGAGGCGGAGTTCCTGTTAAAGAATCTGATTGAGACCTTTGTGTAAATCAGAAATAATATACCCCAAAGGATAAAGATCAGACTTTACCCTAAATCCGGCAGCCTTAGGATGGCCTCCTCCTTTGTAGAGTTTGGCCACTTCATTAATCGGAATCTCTTTTGATCTCAAGGAAATAATAGTGTGGTGTTGGCCATCCATATAAGCTATGAAATAACTAACAGCTATATCACAGTTTTTTTCTTCTAAAAGAACATGACAAGCTTCAGAAATAATTTTTTCAGTGCAATTAAAATATCCAATTTTAAGTTCACGTCCCTTAATGATCACGGTTTGAATATAGGCACTATCGGCTAACACTTCAGCCTTTTTCATCATTTTAGTATATAAAATATCTCCAAACTTGTAAAAATCATCGAATGGAACTGTTCCTTGACGAGCTCGTTCAATCAGTTCTTTGCTTGAATAAAGCTGCATTCCTTGAGAAATTTCATGAGCTTGTCTCCAATCTGGATGATGAGCTTGCCATGTATCGCGAATAGAAACAAGATGGGCAATTCTTTCCCAGTTTCCAGCTGGAATCCAGCTTGACTCCACCAATTGTTGCATTACATGCCGAAAAGCCAGTGTAGCGCCTGATTCAGTTTCGTTTCCGTAAATTCCATTTAGTCCTTCAACTACATGTTTAGTTGTAGCATGATGATCTAAAACAATCGGTTCAAATTCTTTCCATCTTTCCCAGCCATCTTTGCATGGAGTCATGTCTACAAACATGACTCCATGTTCTGGTTCAAGTTCATTGTGATCTTTAGTATCATACTGAATTAATTTAATATCGGGAATACCATACGGAGTTTGACGATAAGCGGCGGCACAAATCATTGCCGCTGTGATGCCATCACCACAACTAGCATGGGAATAAATTTTCTTAATTTTGATTAAACGGTCCCTTGTAATGGTGTCCATCCTGGTGTCCTTATGGTAGTAAGTATTTTTTCAACTTTTCGGTCTAAATCTTCTAGAGTCTTGTCATTGTTAATTACAAAGTCAAAAGCTCCATCTTCAATCGTGGCTTGTTCAGTTTCTGAACGATGATTGAAAGGAGGTTTGTCGATTCCAGGTCGTTTAATTCTGATAAGGGCCGGGGTTAAAGCCGGTCCGGCTTTGTTACGAAGATAATTAATTTCATGTTTATGCCTGAAGTCAGCGAAGCAAGTTATAATAACATTTTCTTTAATCACTGGGCCATGATTATTAGGTCCATAATATTTTTTAAGTCCTTCCATTTGGCTATACCTGTATTGAGCCAGATTCACGCCAGTTTTAAAAAAATAAGTTTCAGCTAGTTTTAGACTGGTATCGATCCCTTTATGGATCCAAGTATCTCCATAAAGGGTATTCATGAGTTCGCAGTATTTTTGAAGGGCTTCTCGAGGGGAGAGCCAAAAACGGGGATCGCCTTGTTGTATAAAGATCCTGGCACTTCCCAACCTAAGTGGGATATAAGGATCATTATTATTGTAAGTTTTTCCAACTCGGTCTCTTCCCTCAAACCACCAATAAGTGGCGTTATCATCCCAATCTCCAATTAATCCCTCACCTTCCGGTTTAGGACCATTCCATAATCGTAATTTTTCCATTGCTGGTTTAGGATAACGGAGATCACCACCATTTCGAAATTCACTTGGACCAAATAGCTGCTGCTCTGTAAATTCATAAAGATCAGCCATGTGTCGCTTAGCTGGGTCGGCTAAACCTAATTGGATTGCGCCCCTCTTTACAAGACTTTTTGCTACTTCATCTTTTCCAGAGCCGGAGAAACCTGATATACCAATACAAATGTTCCTCATGAATAATTATACATTTCAAAAACAATGACAGACACAAGAGATTATCAAGATACTTTTCAGTATTTAACTGAACTAATTAAATCATATAAGAGGAGACTACGAAAAAGAATAGTTAAGAAAAATCGTAAATCTCGATTTGTACCTTCAGATGCTATTATTGTTCCCCCTGATCATGAAATTTCGCCCATTATGCCGTCTGCTTATTTAAAGAACCTCCGTATAGTTTTTCTTTCTACTAGTCATGGCATTGGGATGACTTGTATCCTTCCTGATGAGCTCACTTCGTTTACAACTCCGCCTAAATCTGTTCATTGTATTAATGTCCATACCTTAAGTTCTAAGCGACTAGCACGATTCATAACTTATGATTGGATGGTGGAAGATATTATGGAATCCTAGCTATTCATCAAATCTTGAACTAAAGATAAATCAACAGCTTCTCTAATCTTTTCTTCTGATATTCCTCGTTGTTTGGCTATAGTAACTATCTCAATTATATCTTCAATCAATGCGCTTTCCGGAATAGGTTCTCTTATGGCTTTCTCAGGGGAGCTAAAATACTCAAGATCACCCTCATATTGTATTTCTTTGGATGTCACTCTAAAATTACTTCGAATTTGTCGATTGGAATGGGTTAGATTTTCTAATATGTGTCCTATATAATGGTTCATTTTGTCTGATTTAATATGATCAAAATAGGCAATAGGTCGTTTTGTACGAATCGCTTCTCGAATAAATCCGATAGCCAATAAAAATGTTCGTCCTTGACCCCGGTTCTTACTATTTAAAAGCCAGTTGATAGTTCGAAGGTGACTTAATTGATCATCGTTAAGTCGAGCTACTAGGTCATAATAATATTGCCAACCACTCATGTTTAGAGTTTACATTGGTATCATAAAATATGGTAGATGCTAGTAAAATTGGTTGGGGTCATTATCGAGAGTACGAAGGACCTTTTTTCAAGGGAAATGCCCCTTTTAAGTTTCCTGAAGACCCATCTGAAAATCATAAGAGATTAGCAGTTATTACTGCTACTGAAGGTGGACGTTATAACGCCTATAATGGATATGATCGGTGTATTTGTTCACTTGGTTTGATTCAGTGGTGTGAGGCTAAGTATTATCTAGTTTCAACTATGCTTGGATATGTAGCTGATTTACACCCGGAGGCTCTTCAGCCTCTTCACACTCATTTAGCTAAAATTAGAGCTGAATTCAAAAAGAATCATCGTGATCGTTATCGTTTCTTTTTCAAGGATGAACGGGGTGAAGTTGATCAGGGTCAAGAACAAAAGCAACTTTTCTTGTTAAACTCGAGTGGACTTCGAAATTCCTGGGATGAAGAATCAAAGTATTATGCTAAGCAAATGGCTTCGGTTCTAGCTTCAGTATTTGAAGATAATAATGCTCAAAATGCTCAAGCAGTCTACACTGCTAAAAAATTGATTGGATTTGCTACCAAGCAAGCTCAACAAATTTTATTTGGTCATGAGCCTTCTGGGAAGGCTGAAGATTGGGTAGGAGCCGCTCAAGCTGCATATTTATCATATGCGGCTAATCTACCTGCTGTGGCATCTAAGCATATTATAAAATATCAAGAACAAGCTGGTGACTTCCAACCAAATCAAGAATGGGTGGTTGGAATGTTGAAGCAACTCACTTTCGGGCCTAGTATTTCCATTTATCCACATCGATACAACGCTATTCGTCCAGTTCTCGAGAAGCTCTACAAAATCGATTTACCTGATTTTGCTAAAGAACTGAAGGAACAAGAAGACTTTCATGCTTCAAAAGTCGATATTGATATTGATGATGATTTTGATAAGTTAAAAGAACCTAAAGCAGTTCAAGAAGCACTTATTAGTCTGGGTTTTGATTTGGGTCCGCATGGAGCTGATGGAGTAATTGGTCGCAAAACACTTGCAGCTCTTATGGCTTTCCAACAACATCGTGGACTTAAAGTTGATGGAGTTATAGGATCAGATACTCGAAAGAAATTATGGGAAGCAATAACTGGTCGGTATTGTTAGATTATGGTATTTGATTATCCCGATAAACCATTGAAGGAATTAACTGATGTTGAACTTTTGAATTTATTAGATAAAGTTTCGGGTGAAGTTAAGATTAGAAATAGTCTAAAGTTAGAAGCTATTGGAAGAAATCCTCAAGAGGCTATCAAAACTGCTATAAATACGTTCATGGAGAATATGGATAAAAAATAAAAACGAACTAATTATCCTGATTAGAATAGCCTCAGAGAATTTCTAGATTCTTCTTCATCATACTTTTGCTGAAGCCAAAAACGAAGATGAATAAGAGTTTCTTCCAATGCTGCAATAGTGTTTCTTAATTGGTTTGGGTTACAACTACTATCCCAATCAGTTAAGTGGATATAGAGATGTTTATGACTTTCAATAACACTCAATTTGACATCTAATGGAGGAACTCTCATCACTTGAATTCCATCATCCTCCAATTGTAGGTATTCCCATTCTTCTTTATTTGAACCATCATAAGGAAAATGACAATAAGTAACTCTTTCGAGCTTCTCAGGTTGAGATCCACGATTAATTTTATTTACCTTAGCTATACCGGAAAACGAAATCCAATCGCCGATTTGTAAGCCTGGATTTAATAAATCCTTAAGACGGTACGCTTTTTGATTTAAAGCACATTCAACAGTAACATGGTGATTTGGTCCTTTTTGAGTTTCGTAACAAATTCTTCCTGTATCTGTCACATTAATAATCTTAGGATCCATATTACTACAATACAATGAAGCAGTTATTTTCACAAAAGGTTAAGTGTTCTAAGTGGTTGCGTTCTATTCGTCTATTAAGTGTAGATCACATGGCAACTATATTATGGGAATATGAACAGGGCGTATGTAGTGAATGCGGGTCCCATTCGCATTATGTGCGCAGGTATACAGACGGAAACAAACATAAGATTTTTTGTTTTGCCTGTTGGGACGCACACCAGAACGGTTGTATAGTAAGTAGTAGAGAATGGAGAGAATCGGTCTCTTACATTTTCCGTCAGAGGCACAACTTTGGAACCACACAAGCCGCTTCCTGCCTCCATTAAGAAATATCAACTGTCACTGCAAGATAGCCCCAAAGAATATTTTAAGAAAGCTTATGCTTTCGTAAAGAAGTTTCATCGACAAGAACTGGATTTTATTCAGTCTACTAAATTTGAAAAAGTCGATGAAGATTTCTTTTTTAAAGAGTATATTTGGGTTGTATATGCTTCCGGGTTTTCTGCTAAAGTTGTTAGCAAGATGCATCCTCGATTAGTTGATGCCTTTGGATATTTTGATCAATTAGCACAGAAAGAATTTGATGAAATCTTTGAAAAAGTGAAGCCGATTTGTAGAAATAAACAAAAAGCGAAATCGGTTTATAATATGGCTGTTTGGATGAGTTCTGAATTGGAGAAATTGTTGTGGGTTGAATTGAAAGATCAAAAATTAAATTCACCCGAAAAATTAATGAAACTGCCCTATATCGGTAAAATTACTTGTTATCATTTAGCACGCAACATTGGTTTACTCGAATTTGTAAAGCCTGATCTGCATTTAGTTAGAATGGCAGAACACTGGGGTTATGAGGACTGTATCAAATTATGCGAAGCAGTTCGACCTAAAAATATGTCGTTGGGGGTTGTGGATTTAATATTATGGTATGCTGCTTCTACTTTCGGCACTCTTGAAATTAAGACCTCTCGTTAAAATAAAGGACCGAAGGCGAAATCGAATAAAAGGATTTCAATATTTATTCTTTGTTCTGTTTCAGATTGTCGATTTAAGTCCTTTGAAATACGTTGATCTTCTTCTTTGCAGACTGTATAATATTCAGGTGGCATGCATTTATTAGATTCATTCATAGAAGTCCCATTCCCTTGGCCCCACAGCGTTTGCATTCCGCCCATATTATTAATGGTTTTCCTGCCCCATTTTTCTTTTTTATAACTAAGTTATGGCCTATAATACGGCAAATCCAAAGTTTAGAAGGTTTGCCTAGATGTGATTGTTTAGCTTTGAATATGAGATTGGATTCTGCTTTCAACTAGTACCACCATAGCTGTTAATCAAGAAAGTTGACATTAACCAGAGACAGTTGTCACCGGACTCAGTATCTACTGCTATTGTCCAAAAGTTTTTGACATGTGGAATATCTGAAATCGGTGCTGGGTCTAAAATATCTGTAAAGTCTTCAATCAAATCAGTTTCTTTAAGAAATTCTAATCTAGGTCCAGTTCCAATATTAACATCATCTTTATTTCGAACTAAAAATACTACGATATCATCAGTTGGACCATCTTCAATTCCATTACGCCAGGCTTCAACTATTTCCTGTTCATTTTCTTTAACTAATTGTTCCAGGATCTCTTCGGATTTGCTTTCAATCGTTAAGACCATAACTAATATTACATTTGAAAAGCTATCGCCCCCTTAGGTTGGGGATTAGGGATACCTAAGGGGGCGAATAGCAAAAGGCATGCCCTCTAGTTTCTGTGAATATCAAGACTTCATCACTTCATCATGAATTCATAATTTTTCTTACCATCTTTAATTTGCTTTTTTCTATTTTCTTAGCGTAGAAATGGTAATAATGAGGAAGATGAATTTCAAATTCTGACTGTTCATCTTTAATTGCGTTTTCAATTTCAAGAAAATGTAATATATTCTCTATAAACGAATTGCAAATAGTACCATTAATTTCGCCGTGATAAAGGGCTTCCAACATTTCTGCTATATAGAGTCCGACTGAACTCTCTATTTCAATTGAACGATTGTCTTGATCATTTGAAAAGATATAATTCGATAATTTGGTTTTGTTCCAATTTAGCTTCCAATTTACTCTATAATGTTGAATCGTGATTTTCCTATTTGATAAAGTGTCTGTTTCCTCTATTTGAAAACAAATAGAGGTTATACTATTACCCCATGCTTTAATAGTTTTATATTTCAAATTGTTGGGTTTGACCATTTTTGGTTCTGATCTCCCAACTAGATAATATGCTGATTGTTGTTCAAACATTAGACTTTCGAGCCCAGCTTAGTATGTTTTGTAATGCTGGTAAATAAATTATACATCCAACTAGAACAATGATTGAACCTACCCAACTGGTCCAAAATTTATAATAAGACATCCAGGTAAACCAAACAGAAAAAAGAAGAACACAAATACTGAAAATAAATACCCGCCAAGTCATATTGAAAATGGATTTTTAAAATCTTATATAAGTGTGACTTTCAGACTTGATTGGATTCCAATTTGTGTGTCGAAGCCTCTTCGTATCTTTACTTTATATTATGGACAACGATACCTTGGGTGTATCACACGTCGATCTGATGAGCTTTTCTGGAAGGCCATACCATATAAGATTGGCAGGAAGTCTAAAGTATTGTGTAAAGGTAGTTATAACCAGGTTGTTCGTGAGCTCGAGAATTGGGTAAGACTAAATCTCGATTTGGAGTAAAGTTTAGGTATGAATAATTTAGATATGGTTTGTAGTAAATGCAAAATAGCAGAATGTTGTCCTAAGAAGGGGTCCAGTCCATTAGTTATACCTGGCAAAAAACCAGAAATGTGCCAGTTAGTTAACGGGTATGGGCGAGATCCGATTTCAGATGATAAATTATCTGAAGAATCTAAACAACTTGTAGATAAACAAGGAAGATGTCTATCTATTGCTGAAATTCCTGTTTTAGATGAACATACTGGAAAAATCTATCGCGAAATAGTCAAGATCTTTCATCAGCCTATTCTTCATCCACGTGAAAAAACTAATTGGCAATTAGATATGATATACCCAAGAAGTCATCGATGATCACCAATAGTATCAGGTTTCACTGCTCGACACCATTGCATTAATGATGGCCACCGGTCTTTTGCTAGTTCATACATTTGATATGCAATTTTACGATATGAAATATGTCCCTGTGGTTGAGTTCGCAATTCTACAATATAATATAATTCCTTAAGATCCACTTGAAATTGAGATCTATGGAGATAACCCAATGGTATTATATATTGTATTAAATCTGTATCATAAATAACATTTTCATCTATATATTGGGCAGCTTGAATCATGATTTCATTATATTCATTATTTAATTCAGGATTTTCTGCAATATCCACTGGAGTGCAATATCCATAATTAGTAGATAATGGTTCAATATATTGTTCACATCTTCGGTGTCTTTGTAAATCTCTGAATGCGCCATAATCCATCATGATTTCATAAGTGATTTTAATAGTTTTGAATATATCAGGAACTTCAAACATGGATGGTCTTTGATTCATGCAATTTTTAAATTCTTCCCAACTCATATAATGCCAAGATGCAACCAAAGATTCAAATGCAGTTTGTTCTAAATCAGGATCAGGTAATAAATATGGTCGCGAAATTTTTACATATGGAGATGGATGATCTGCAATGAATTCATCCCCTAATGATCCGAGATTTTTGATTGGAAACTGGAATTCATTTGGTTCAACATGTTTCATGAGTACAGGGACTACATTTTGTACTGCGGTCAATAATTTTTGTCCAATATGTTGGAATTCTGGATTAGTGTGACTTAATAATTCAACAGTTAAATTTCGAATATCCCTGAGGTTTGCGACAGCTGCTAAATTAGTACCGGTTCCAGCAGGTAAAATATATCGAACATTATCAAAAGCTCGAGCTTTAACTATAGGGTCTTTTAATGTTGCAGGATCATCAGGGTCTTTCTCCATCTTTATAGCACATTCTCTTAATACTTTAGGATATAATCTATCATAGGCATCATAAAATCTAGATACAAATTGGAGCATAGATGCAGATGCACCTGGTGGAGTAATGAATGATTCTTTGGAAAATTTTTGATATCTAGTACTCTTTTCTGAATATCCGGGTCTTTGGAGTTTTTCAAGAATTTTAGATGCAATAATTGATACCCCTTCAAAGCAAATGGGTAAATTAGCTAATTCTGCTACTGAGGAATGATTGTATTTAATTACCCACTTTTCATGAAATTTATCTGCCTCTTCCTTTGATAATTTAGCTAAAATCTCACGAGCTGAAAGAGGCGATCTCGAATACTTTGCTAGTACAGTTGCTTGTACGGCTGGATCAAGTAATCTACCATCTTGATCGGCCAAACAAAAGATATCAGCTGGAATCATCGGAGCTCCTGTGGATATGGATGCACAATCCAAACTAAACTTACAGCAAAAAGTTTCTCAAATACAGCATTACTGGTTTGAATCACTGCATAAGCAATCTGCTAGAGTAAGCCAAGTACGAAGATATGATAAGGGCAAATCTAAGTATATCTTATTTAAAAAACCAATTAAGAAGAATATGCCTGAGGATTTCAGGCCATGGCAGAGTATGTTATCTCCATCTGCTTTATATAATTGTTCACTTAAATGCCGAAAGGCAATGGGAATCTCTACTCCTGAAGTAAAATGGGTTAGTATTAAAAGATGGGTTACTACTACCCCGAGTGGAATTGACTTACCTGAAGGAGTATATTATTCAATCAAACGACACGAAGAATTTGATGCTTCAACAGATCCACCTAAATTCATCAAAACTCAATATATCTTATTAATGTTTCCTTATGGGAATGTATGGAGTCAAATTGAAAAAAATATACCTATTACTGAGGATTGGATGTTTACTGAACATGAGAATACGTTAATGCTTGAACATTTAATGCGTAAAGATGCTGCATATCCATTGGACGGATATTTTGGTCGTGTATATGAATATTTAATTAATAATGAAGATCAAATTGGAATCCATTTAAAGCGAAAGAAAAACAAATAATTATCTAATTTGAATCCATGAGATAGTTTTAAGAATTCTAATTTGTTCTTCTAATTTAAGTCTAATGTCTTTATCATGACTCTTAGGTAATTTAATTTTTGCCTGTGGGGCTCCATTAGATTCTATTTCAAATTCAATATTTTCAATAAACCCTATTTGTTCGGTACCAACATAGACGGTGCACCCTCGAGTGCTTATACACACTGTGAGTACACCGTCTCCGAAAACTTTAGGATTATCGAAACTCACAGCAGGCTGATAATATCCTCATGGTCAGCACCGGTTCCGATCAAAACAACCGGTACTTGGGCAATCTCCTCGACTTTATCGATAAATTGACGAGTTTCTGAAGAAAGCTTTTCTAAAGCCTCTTTTCCGCCACGAATTCCATGGTCTTGCCAATTGAGATACTGAACAAAATTAACTGAAATTTTAGTGACTCCGTTGGTGCGGACCGCATCTTGTAAGCCAATCCAGGAAAAAGTAGCAACACGACGAATGCGTTTAGTTACTGTCGTTCGTTCACGCTCAGCCAAAATTTTCTTTTCTTCTTCTGGCATTCCGGCTTGATCAGCTACCTGTTCCCAGGTGAGTTCTTTGCAATCAGGATAAAAATCTCCGGAGTATCCTTTTTGCTTTCCTTCTTCAATCACGTTCCCGACTCGGATCGGCACAGTACGGAGATTCATATAGACATCTCCAATCATAGAAGGTGGTATAGCCATATGATCCATAGCTGCCTGTAAGGTGCAATTTCGAGAAGTGCAATATGGATAATGAGAACCATGATCAATGCTGAGGGCATATCCTTGGCTTCCCTCATGTAGCCAGGTATGCCCTTCGTTTATAATATTGTGAGTTAAATTACGAAATTCGAAAGCATCTACAACCTTGACTTGTTCACAAAATTCATTAGGCATCCCATCAAGCCACATACTGGTTTCTTCATCAGTATTGATCAAATGACGGACAGCATCTAGAACAGGATCACCACCATCACTACTGCTCCTGGCTAGAATAACATCTGGCTTTCGCATGATGCGGTCAGTGATAGCTGCTGCAGTACCTTGCATAGTCGAAGCCACATGCTTGGTGGAATTGGCGCCAGATTCTTCCCTTTTCTTATGTTCATCTGTAACGATGCTAGTGCGATCATGAATGAAAATCTTTGGCCTATTTGCTTGATCCCATTCTTTGATCAATTGTTTCCAAAAGAAACCAGAACCGGGCGAGACGAAACACTTAATATCGACGCCCTTAACCTTCTTCAAAATAGCGGCAGTAGGCAAAGCCTTGGCTACAAATTTAGTTCCATCTTGGAAAGCAGCTGTATGTCCAGCATTAGGATAGTTTGAAGAAGAAACATTTACAATTCCAAACTTATCAGCTAACCAAGCTGAAATTTTTCCTTTTCCACTAGATCCCCATGCCTGATCGATAAGACAATTAAACTTTCCTGTTTCCATGGCGGCCCTTTCTTAATTTATTTTACACAAGAAAAAACTTTGTAGGTTATTTGGGCCTGAATGTCTCAGTTTCTACTGAAGAAATTCGAACTCGGTTTTGTTTTCTAAGAATATTCTTTAAGTCTCGAGCTTCAGCATACTTGGCAATTGAATATTCAGGTTGGTCGGGCTGTCCAAGAGCTACTAATCGAGCCCCGGCTAATTCTTTTGGAGTATATTTCCTACCTTCAAGTTGAAGTTCTTTACGTCGTTTGACTCGATTAGCCCATCGCATATCAAGCATTCGTCGTACTGCTTTTTCGCTCACAAATTGAATTCGAATAGTGAGATCAAAGGGAATCTTTCGATATAAGCGTAGACTCATACGGCATGCGTAATCGCATCCCAAGGCAAAAGCATGTTGATATGAATTAGCTCGGATTAAAACATGTGACAACTTGAATTTTGGTGGAAAAATAGCCCTCCAAATTTTAATTTCAGGCGAAACTTCAGCTCCTGGACCTAATAACTTTTCCAAAGTCTCGTTTCGATAACCCGGGAAAGCTAAGCTCATGGCTGCATCATAAAGCTGATCAAATCTAGTTTTATTGGCCTTATGAGCTGGTATAGGAATTTCTTTTAAAAGATCGAGTGGAATAGTATTATTATGAATAAAATCAACAAACATTGCTCTGAAGTAATCTCGGTCCTTTGGGCTTGAGGCTCTTTGGATATACTCTTCCAGGCGTTCCTTTGGGCTTCTCTCGCGTTTCCCGGCTTTAAAGGTCTTTTGTCCCGTCTTGGACTTAGAGGCTTTTTTCATACCTTCTCGTGTCACGAACGGGTTATATTTAAATAACAGCCGTGAGAGAACTTTTGTTCAGAAGATCTCTTCGGCTGTAGAGTTATTTCGCATTGGATGGAGCGTGGGTATAAATGACAATACGAGTCATCTCCCCAATAAGGTTTAGATTTAACAGGGGTTGGATCATAGATCCGACGAGTCTGAACCTTATCCGAAAGGCGCGGGCGTCGATCCTAAAGATCGTAAAGAATATGAAGATCTGGATTCAGAGCAACTCCTCTCTGAGCCTAGATTTATTCAGAGTAGCCGAGTTCGGTTTTACCGTTCGTCGTTGCCCCTCTGTTTAGAGATTTTCTTTTCTCTTCTATTCTTTCTTTCGATCCATTCCTAATGCTCTTTTGAAAAAACTCAATACCATGTATTCAAATACAGATATAAATTCAACGAGCGAAGCGAGTAAGCAGGAAGCGGAAGCGAAGGAGCATTGGGTACTAGAGGGTGAACATAAGGCGAGTGAAGGATCAGGTTTAGTCCGGACATTTATGATATTTATAGGGCTTCCGATACATATTGAGTATCAAGTAGCTCCAATGCCGATTTTAAATCCGGGCCGAGTAATCGATCTTGACCTCTCTTTAAGGCATCCGAAGGATCCGAGAAAGGTTAGGAAGATTCAGGGCCCGCACATAGTCTCGAGTTCTAAGCTCAGATATGAATCGGACGGAAGACCTTCAAGAAAGGGTCTTTCTCAATATCTGGAAATGAAAATCTTCGAGCTTGCCACGTAAGCTCGGGCATGTTATTATCCAGATTGTCTGGTGCCGTAAATACTCGGCGCGGCTCTGTAACTCCGTTAAGTCGACGAACCGGTCGTCGCAGGGAGGAAAGATGAAACGCGTAAAAGTTATTATTCCGACGAACCAGTCATTTTTAAGAGACTGGTATTCGTGGACCCATGGCCGTGTGTCTCGTCACTTCAAGCGGAACAAGGAACGGGTAATTGATACCGCACAGAACGTGCGGTTACGTCTCCTCAGCAAAGATTTCATCGGCAGGTGGTTTTTTAAACATCTGACTGAGGACTTAATCACTCGAGAACAAGCTGAGAAAATTCTCGGTGGTATTCGAATTGCGTTTGCTGGTTCTATCCATCCGGTGGTGGGTGATCGGTCTGATCCGGAGTCTTTATGGCGCGTATCAGATATTTTGCAGTTTGCTAAATTTGATTACGATCGTTATTATTACTCAATTCAAAATCACACGATCGATAGTGATCGGATGATCCGCCTACTCGGTTATCCGGAAAAGTCGTATGGCTTGTTACAATCATTGTATCGCCAAGGTCGAATTCGTCCTGCTGAATTTACTGAGCATGATTGCACAGGGAAAAAAGATTGTGTATCATGTGATCGAGGCCGAGCTCGTTTGCGTGGTAAAGGGATTTCTTTAGCTCATAACTGGCTAGATCCGAAAGTTGAATGTCACGTCAGCGCTTTACGTTGGAATGATTCTCAATTATCCCCATTTTTGCGTAATTGGAAGCGGATGAACTGGATCAAGTGTACTCCCGATTTCATCATGCGTCCTGAAGGCAAAAAGACGGCAACTATTACTGCTGGCCTACTCAAGTATGCAGCTATTATTATTGATAATGAAGTTGTCAATGATTTTAAGCGGATGGGTCGCGTTGATGATTTGTCGAACGTGATTCTGAATAATGGTATGTCTCCTGAGCTTTCTAATAATGAAACTGTTGCTTATGAAGTAGATGAAAAAACTGAGGAAACAAAAGCTGTTCTATGTGATCCTCAGGCCAATGAGACTTTTGAAGAGTCTGATCGCCGTAGTGATATTACTGCACTGATCAATAGCTCAAATTTGACTGATGAGGAGTATGAAGTCATTTTGAGAATTGATCTGCAAAATATGTCGGTTCGTGCTTTTAGTGAGGAGTATGAAATTCAGATTCAGAAAATTCACCGAATTCGAAATTCTGCACTTCGTAAAATGCGGGGGTCGAAATTAGATGAAGAGGGGATTAAGAATCTGGTCAGATCAATTTGTTTGGGTCATTCAATGACAATTGAGCAAATTTTGTCTCCGGAGCCGTTTGGCCCGTCGGTCGTTGCTCGGACTGATTTGTTTTCTACTCTTTACGATCATGGAATGAATATTGAGGCTATTTCTGGCTATTTCTTATACCCTCAACCTAAAATTGTGGCAGCCATTAATCGTAAATGTAATCAGGAAATGCGGGTTCGTAAGCCGAAGGGCTAGATTTTTATTCTATGAGTGGTCATGATGGCCACTCAAGTACACCTTGCCTCTTCAACTCGTTTGATCCTGGCTATGTTTCAACTTATAGCTGCGATTGAAGATAATTTCGGTAGGGCCTTATTTGATATTTTATCTAAGCAATATCCGGATCAAGTTGATGATATGGTAGCCAAGTTGTCCGGTTTTCCCGCAGAACAAATTGAAGCGGAGCCGGCAACTGCTAAAAGGGCTGCTTTTCGTCGACTTGGAAATCGGATGTTAGCAATAGCCCGTCGTGAGCTTCAGCATTCGCCAGATGAGGCGATTGATGTTGTTCAAGATTTTCTTACTTATATTGCAACTGGATCAAAGACAGTTGAGGATCCTGAAACTGGTGAAAGGACTGAACGAACTGAAGCGGAGCCATGGGATTTTACCAAGGCTGATGAAAATTGGCAGGGAGCTTTAAAAAAGATTTTCCGTAATATTAAAACTACTGGGATTAGCCGATCTCAAAAGATTACTGGGATTCGTGATTCTGATAAACGTGAATTTGGAATGCTGAAATGGAAGATGGAACAAGGTGAAGAACTTGACGCACGTGAGAAGGCTGAATATAAGAAATTAGAGAAACTATTTAAGTCTAAGAAAGTTGATCCTGATTCAATTCCGGCGTGGGATCCTGATAAGCCTTGGGGAGCTAAGGAAAAGGGGATTGAAGAAGCCTTCGGTAAGCGTGGTGAAGAAGGTGAAGAAAAGTCTGGTGGTGAAGGAGCCATTCCGACCACTGATGAAACTGCACTTGGTAAAGCTCTCGATGACAAAGCCGCTGTTCGTGAATTTATCGATTTAATTGATCTTCATCTCCCGGATCTTAAGTCATCATTATCTGAAGATACCAGTAAGTTATTTGATTTAATTTTTGAAGATGAAATTGGTTCATTTGGTTCTGACATTAAAGAAAATATGGGTCAAGCTTCAGCTCTTAAAGAAAAATATCCGGAACTTTATGAAGCTAATAAGAAGCGCTGGTCTGGATTTGTTGGTGATTTGCGTAAAAAGTTATTGAAAGAAATTTTCAAATATATAGATACTGAGATGTCGAAGCGTGATTATGAGCGCCTATATGAAGAATTTTTCGCGGACACGACTCCTCGAGATGTCGAAAAGAGGGAAGAGGCTAAAGTTAAAGAGAAAGAATCCTATCAACGTGGGATTGATGAACGCAAATTAGGTCGTCTTAAGTACAAAAAGGATCAGAGTGGTAAGCTTTCCGATCGAGAGCAAAAAGAATGGGATCGTTTGGTTAAGAAACTTAATTTGTCTGAAGAAGAAATTGGAAGAATTGAAGCTGTTTCGCCTAAATCGAAGAAAGGTCCTGCAGCTGAAGCCATGGCATCTCTTAGCCCAATGGCTCGTAGATTAGCCATTAATTGGTTAATTGACCATGGATGGTTCACTATATAATAAATTCACTGGCGAGCGTCCTAACAGACGACTTCGGCTAGTTTCATATGAGTATGCTTGTACTAAGATTCCTCGTTTGGTTTTATTATTATTGAGGCAAGAGCAACTAAGAATCACTACCGGGAGTCATCGGGAAGGTTATGATGTAGTTACTATTTATCGGCTTACTCATCCGGAAGATTATTGGGTATTGCTTCGGGAAGATTTTGAAAGAGTCAAAAATATAGCGTCAAATTCTACTCTTAGAATATTTGGATCCGAAACTGATCAAGATATTAAGAATCGTATTTTAGCGCTTGTAAAAGTAGAGTTTTCAGATAGGAAGGTTTTCTAGGTATTATATGACTAAGAAGAAGGATCCGGGACCAATCGTTTTAGTTCCGTGTAAGCGTGGAAGAGATCAAAAGACTGCCGGGACCAGTTGTTCTAGTAAAAAAGCATATAAATTAAGTGAAGACGGGGCTAAGCTTGTGAGGTTTAAGTGCGTTGAATGTGGACACACTTGGACTATTCCGGTTGGTGGCCAATTCACTGCTGTTTGATATTAGACACCGTTGGCAGTTGAAGATCGAAAATTCTCCGGCTCACGGAGGGGATAACCTGTATCAATGTCAAAATTGTGAATATAATATTTTCGCCAAGTCTCCAATGGAAGCTCAATGGCTTTCGGATAAATATGGTCACCCTTATTGTAATTATCGCATTATATACAATATAATGGAGTCGTAGTTGTAATTTTCAAAATGAATTGTGGAGTTGTAGGAAACATTAATGCAGTTCGTACTTTCCAAAATTTCTTTAGTAGAGAATTTAGAGTCCTAGTTTTAAATGGTCCTTCTTATATTGGGAAGTGGACTTTTGCTAGAAATTGGTTGATTGAACAAGTACAGGCTGCTGATTTTTTTGAGCCAGATACTTCAATTTCCGGAGCTCGTGAAGTAAAGGCGTTTTTTGAAACTGAACCGTTATTTAGTTCATGGAAAGTAGCCTTAATTAATGACGCTGATCGACTAAGTGAACCGGCGCAAGATGTTTATCTCAAGATTTTGGAAGAACCGCCATCTAAAGCTCGAATTGTCTTCATTACTGAAGATTGTGATGCTCTTTTGTCTGCGTTGAAATCTAGACTTCAGCATATTATCCGATGGCATATGCTTTATGGTGGTGAGATGGATGAATTCATTGAGTCTAGTGAATTCACTGAAGATAAAGAGGCTCGACGTCTTTGTGCAGGTCGTCCTGGTTTGTATAATTTCTTAGCTGGAAAATGTGAACCTTATTCTCAGCTTTACACAGCTGTAGAACAATCTATTGGTGGTGAATCCTCTTTATTTATGCCTATTCCTGAGATTATTTTGAATCTGAAAAATAAGCGTTCGATTGAGAAAGATGCAGCAGCTCAAATAATAAGATCAGCAGCTAAACAAAAATTATCTAAGAATAATCGGAAAGTGTCGAAATTTTATGAATTTGCAGCTATTTTACTTAGACAACCATCAGCTAGTGCAGAAATTCATTGGCAAAAAGCTATCTTAGATCTTTGAATGTAATTTTTTGTCTTGGCTAATTTAGTTATCATAAACGGGGATGATGAATTCCTCAAAGAACGTGCTGCTTTAGATGAAGCGCATAATTTTTTAACGAATGATATAGACTGGTTTGATTATTCCAATCTTGATCGTTATCTAGATGAATCTCAAATGGTTCCGTTGTCGGGGGAAGGTCGAATATTTATCATCCGAAATTCGAAAAAAGTACCAGAACTCCCATGTGGTGAAAATGATGTACTCATTCTAATATCGCATTCTCAGCTTACCGATGGTAGAGCTAAACGAATACATAGTATAAAGGCGCTGAAAACTTTCGATAATAACAATGAAATCATTAAATGGATTTTAGTTGAGGGTAGACGATCTAATATCGATTTATCTAGAGTCGCTGGTGCTTTATATATCAATAATGGAAAACGCTTAAGGAAAATTCATTCTGAAATCCAAAAATTAATAGCATTAACTGAACCCGGTGATATTGTTTCTCCTGAAGTTGCTAGATCAGTGTTATGTTTTTCTGCTGATCTCACACCTAAACAAGTAGTGGATGCAATGATTGATGGTAATGCTAGATTAGCACTAGGTTATTACGATAAGCTACAAGAAAAAGCGGATGAGACTGGATGGATCATATCATATATGCAATTTCATGTGCTTCAACAACTAAGAATGGAAGAATTACATCGGAAAGGAGTGGAACATAACGATTCGGCAGCTAAACTTAGTGTTCACCCGTTTGTATACAAAAAGATGTTAGAAAAACGTTTGGGACTGTGGACTTCAGAGTCTTTATTAAACAGTGTTTCTGCGCTCTGTGATCTCGATCTCGAACATAAGCGTGGCAACAAAGCAGCTCGATTAGGGTTGGAAGCAGAAATTATTAGACTGTCTGAGGAGTCAGGGAATGTCCAAAGAGTCAGTGGCACGAAAAACTGATATCGAATCTCCTGGTGTCGCGACCTTAGAAAAAGTAGTGGGGATGCCGAAAGCCGGCAAAGAAGCTGGTACTTGGGAGCGTGTTTTTACTGTAGAAGGTGTACATCCATTTGATGAAATAGAATGGAAGACAATAAATGCTAAAATCGTAGCTGAAAATGGTGAAATTAAATACGAGCAAAAAGATGTTGAATTTCCAATTTGGTGGCATCAGACCAATATTAATGTAGTAGCTAGTAAATATTTTCGTATTATTGATGGAGTTAAAGAAAATTCACTTAAACAAATTATAACTCGAGTAGCTAACGTTATTACGGATTGGGCTACTGAGCAAGAATACTTTAACACAGAGAATGACGCTAATATTTACAAGCAAGAATTAATTTATGCTTTGGTTCATCAATATGGAGCTTTCAATTCTCCAGTATGGTTTAACTTAGGAGTACCTGGTCGTCGTCAAACAGCTAGTGCTTGTTTTATTCAAGGAATTTATGACTCATTAGACTCAATACAGACTTTTCAACGTTCTGAACTTAGTATTTTTGCTAGTGGTTCTGGATCAGGTGCTAATTTTAGTGATCTTCGTTCTTCATATGAGAAGCTTTCATCTGGTGCATATGTGTCTGGTCCAATTGCATGGATGCGTCCTTTAGATCAGGCAGCTGGTGCTATGAAGTCAGGAGGATCCACCCGAAATGCGGCTAAAATGGTCGTTATGGATATGGATCATCCTGATATCATGGAAACGTTAGACGGTCGTCCAGGTTTCATTCGATGCAAGGCCGTTGAAGAGCAGCGAGCTCATGACCTAATTGAGATGGGATATGGAACAGCTTATGATGATCCAAATTCTGCGTACAAGAATGTGATGTATCAGAATGCGAATCATTCGGTGAGTGTGCCTGATAATTTTATGAAGTCTGTTGAGTCCGATGGACAATGGGAGACTAAAGAACGATTAACTAATGAAACGGTTCATACTTATAAAGCTCGTGATTTATGGGATGAAATTGCTAAAGCAGCTTGGAAATGTGGAGACCCTGGAGTTCAATTTACTGATACTATCAATAACTGGCATACTACGCCGAAATCTGGGAAAATTCGTTCGAGTAATCCATGTAGTGAATTCTTACATGTTGACAATACGGCATGTAATTTATGTGGTCTAAATCTTAGCAAGTTTTTTCTTAATGGAGCTCCACTCGATGTTAAAGCTTTTGAACATGCAGTTCGTATTTTCGTGACTGCACAAAATGCTTTTGTGAATAAGGCTGAATATCCTACACCTGAGATTACTAAGAACTCCCATATGCTGAGGCCAATTGGTCTTAATTATGGTGATTTGGGCGCCGTTATCATGAAGCTTGGGTACGCCTATGATTCAGATGAAGGACGTGCAGTAGCAGCACGTTTAGCTAGTTTGATGACAGGCTATGCTTATCTGTATTCATCTAAATTGGCCGCCCGTACTCAGGTATTTCCTGAGTATGAACGTAATAAGCAAGATATGTTGCGAGTCATGCGCATGCATCAGAAAGCTGATGCTGACATTTTGAATCGTTGGAACTTATCAGAAGATCCATTATCTGTTAGTGATAAATCACAATCAGTTTGGGAACGAGTTAATGCTATTGGCGAGCGTCACGGATTCGCTAATTCTCAGACTACACTTCAAGCTCCGCTTGGCACGATTTCATTTCTCATGGGAATGGATACTACCGGTATTGAACCAGCATTTTCGTTGGTATCATATAAATCACTTGTCGGTGGTGGCTTTGAAAAATTAGTTAATCACGCGGTAGAACAAGCACTGCTGATGCTTGAGTATTCTGATGATCAAATCACGGAAATTAGGGATTATATTAATCAAAATGATTATATAGAAAAAGCTCCACATCTAAAAGAAGATCATTTATCAGTATTTGATTGTGCAGCTAACACAGGTCCATCAAAACGTCACATTTCAGCGATGGGTCATCTTAAGATGATGGCTGCCATTCAGCCACTCATTACCTGTGCTATGAGTAAGACAGTTAATTTACCAGAAGAAACAACTCCGGAGCAAATTGCTGAAACGTATATGGATAGTTGGAAGCTCGGTCTCAAGTGTGTGGCTCTTTATCGCAATGGGTCAAAGAAATCACAACCTTTGTCGAGTAAAAAAAATAATTTCAAAGAAGAAAGACCTTCAGGAATTCAAGAAGTAATTAAAGAGATTATTAAAGAGGTCCCTGCACCACGTCGAAAGCTGCCGGAGAATATCTCTGCTAAGCGGCATAAGTTTGTGATTGATGGTTCTAAGGGTTATTTAATTATGGGTGAATATGAGGATGGAACCTTAGGTGAAATCTTCATCCGATTCGGTAAGAACGGTTCTACGTTAAATGGTCTTATGGATGCGAATACGCAATTAGCTAGTATTGCATTACAGCATGGTGTTCCACTTGAGAAGTTGATTCGTGCATTTATTAATACTAAGTTTGAGCCGGCTGGGTTTACTCAGAATCCCGACATCAGGTTTGCTACAAGTTTACTTGATTATGTTTTCAAATATCTTGATATCAGATACTGTGGTGGTCGAGTTTCAGGTTTAGATGCTCGTCTCTCCGATCAAGATCATGATATTTCTCATCCGAGTTCTGATCGTCCTAGTATGACGCCAGATGCTCCACCTTGTGTTCATTGCGGTTCTATTACTCGCCGGAATGGTTCTTGCTATTTATGTGAGACTTGTGGTAACACTTCGGGTTGTAGTTGAGTAAAATAAAATATGAAATTTGATAATGAACGGGATCGGAATGCCTACGGATATGATGCTGGAACAATTGTAGAAGGTGAGGTTCGTTGGAGTGAGTCTCTTAATCGATATGTAATTGTAGATGACGAAGACGTTGGATTTGATCCGAACGCTGTGCTTCAGAAATTAGATGGGATGAAAGTTCGATTTACATTGGTGAGTTTCGAAGCCATCGAAAATATAGAAAAAATGTTAGCGGTTGCTCAAACAGATGGCACTAACTAATATATGGAATAAAATCTTAATTCCCTATATTGAATATGGGTAAAGAGAATTACTCCAGAATTCTTGAATTATATAAATCTGGATTATCTAAAAGAGAAATAAGAGAACAAGGATTTGGTTGGAATGAAGTAAAGAAAGCTTTGATTGGGAATACTAGGAGTCTCAAAGAAGTTGGCCGAATTTATTCTGATAGGTATTTAGAAAAGAACACCCATGAATTGAATAAAAATCAACTTGATTTGATTTACGGGTCCTTACTCGGTGATTCAAGTTTGAGCAGGTATTCATATACTTTAATGTTTTCAAATACCCATTGTGACGCTCAATATGATTATTCTTTACATATGAAGAAAATATTACCTAGTGGGAATATTTATTCTAGGATTCAAAAGAGCGGATATAAAATCGGTGTACCAGTTCATTTCTTTTCATATCGAAATAAAGGAGCATTGATAAAAATATGGGATGTTGTGATGATTAATAATAAGAAGACAGTGAATAAAAATTGGGTGGAGAGGATCAATAAAGAAGCTCTAGCTTATTGGTTTATGGATGATGGAACATCTTGTTATACTAAGCGTGAAACTGGCGTGTCTGTCACAATTCAATTTTCTACCTATTCTTTTTCATATTGTGAAAATTGTTTATTGAAGGAAAAACTGGAAGATTTTGGTATACGATCTAATGTAAGGAATACTAAAAATGGTCATGTACTGGGGGTATCTAAACTGGATTCTGATAAACTGATTGAATTAATAAAGCCTACAATTGAAAAAGTTCCATGCATGCAGTACAAACTCAAATTTACTAAACGTAAACCCCTTTTGTAAGATTTCCTTCGCAGTACGGTATTACGTCATTCTTACGAGAAATGAGAACTTCGTCTCCTCTCGAGAGTTGAAGTTGGTTGAATATTTTAATATTATGGAGTGACACGTGAGTGATAGTTACTCCGCCAATGTGAACTGGTTCTAAGACAGCTACACCTGTGATACGTCCTGTAGGTCCAACCTGCCATTTAATATCTTTAATATTGGTGGTTCCCATTGCCGGATCAAATTTCCAAGCAATTTGTCCTCGAGGGCGCATATTGAGCTCACCGATTTCTTCTTGAGCCGGAATATTGTTGAGTCTGATTACGGTGCCGTCGATTTCGTATGGAATTTGATCTCTATTTTCATGAATTCGGTGATGCCATTCAATCACTTTGTCTTGATCACCAACTAAATAAGGTGGGATCTCAAATTTCATTTTCTTTAAGACTTTAAATCGCTTTTCTTCTGAATCGGGTGCAGTTTCAGATATTAAGGTAAAGGCTACGAAGATTAGGTTTTTACAATCAGCTCCTTTATTTTTCTTATCCCTAACTTTGCCGGCTGCTGTATTTCGTGGATTTGCGTATTGATTCGAATAATATTGTTCAAAAGTTTTTTTGAGCATCATAATTTCACCGCGTACATGGATCCGTTCGCTAGTGATTGGGACAGACTTAGGGAGATTGGGAATTTGAATAATATTATATGTAACGTCTTCTCCTATTTTTCCATCTCCTCTAGTAACACCGCGAACTAAATTTCCTTTATCATAAATTACTTCTAAGCTTGAACCATCTAATTTATAGGTAATTAACAATTCTTCAGGCTTAGTTTCACCATTTACTTCATTTTCAAGATCTACCACCCATTCAACGAAATCTTCTACTTCGTTGACCTTATTGAGGGATCCCATCGGGATTTCGTGTTGGATCTTCTCCCAAATTGAATGGGCTGAGGGAGTTGCCCCGATAGTAGTGACTTCAAAATCCTGTGGGGCTAATTGTCTGAGTTTATCAATTTTAGCATCATATTCTTGATCGGATAAAGTTGGAGTGAGATTATAATAGGCTTCTCGAGCTTCTTTCAGTTCTTTCTGGAGTTTTTTAATTTCTGAATCCATATCTAAAGATACATTGGTCAATAGGCCTTTGGTATGGATGTGGATCTGAATATGACTCACTACAATATTGCCAAAGTTGCCTCTGAAATTGCCAATGACCCTAAACTAGAGGTGGTTTCTAAGCCAACTCATCTAGCAAAGGTGGCTACAGAGGTTCAGCAGAATCTTAAAATAGCTGCATCTAAGGACCAAGATGCTGAATGGCATCGGGTAAATTCCTATATTGCTGATATTTTAAAGGATGCTCATGTTCTTTATGCCAAGTTAGCTCGTCTTCAGAGTGATTTTTCGGATGTAGAACTGGCTAAGTTAGAAAAGATTTCTGAGCGGGTTTTAGAATTAGGTGAGCAGCTATCACAATTCTCGAAAGGATTTTATGAGGGCAAAATTGAAATGGTGAAGGAATTTTCTTATTCTGGCCCTGGTGGTTCAGCTCAATTGGAAGTATCTAAAGAAGAACCTGAATCTGCTGAAGAACCCACTGAAGCAGATCTGGATATCGAATTAGACTTAGAAGGTGAATCTGATTTCTCCGATTATGAGGAAGAAGAGTCTGAAGGAGAGCCTAAAGAAGCCAGCTCTTCTGGTGAAGGCCGTGGTGAAGGTGGAGAAGGCGGCGTAGAAGAAGAAGACGGGAAGAAGGAAGAGGAAGAAGACTGATACATTGTAAATTCAATGTATGTCAGAGTTTTTTCGTATTCCTGAGTCGTGTCCTGTATGTGGCCGTCCGACGTCTTTAGAAGGCGATTTTCTTTTTTGTAGAAATAGGTCTTGCCCAGCCAAATTAACGGGTTCTATTCAAGTTTGGGTAAAACAATTAGGATTACTTCATTGGGGGGATGCCTTAATCGAGGCTTTAACCAATCCGGATGATCCTAAAATTGAATCTGTAGCAGATTTATATAGATTGTCTGTTGAAGATATTGCTACTTGTTGTTCTGGGATGAAGGTAGCTCAAAAATGTTATGATGTTCTGCATGCAAATAAAGAAATAGCATTGGAATTATTGCTTGCCTCTCTTAATATTCCTAATTTTGGTTTAGCTACCGCTACTGATGTAGTTCAGGCTGGATTTAATACTGTCGACAAGATAATATCTATGACTTATAGTGATTTGCTTAAAGTACCTAATGTTGGTGAAAAGACTGCTGAGCAAGTCATTCAGGGTCTCATGTTGAGATTGGAATTAATTAAGGATCTCGAACAGGTTTTAAATATTAAAGAACCTCAGTCGGGTGGTTCTCTTCAGGGCAAGTCATTTTGTATTACTGGTGAGCTTTCGAAGCCTCGGAAAGCTGTGGAAAAAATGATATTGGATGCAGGTGGCCTGGCTAAGAGTTCGGTTACTAAAACATTATCATACTTGGTAACAAATGACTCTGCCACTACATCAGGTAAGATGAAGAAAGCGCAAAAATATGGAGTATCGATTATCAATGAACAGGATTTATATAATTTATTAAATGCAAATTAATTTGTTAATGTAATTTAGTATAACGTGGATGAATTAGTATGCAAGATCGATGGGGTGGTATTTTCTAATCGTGGTACTGGGTTTTTCATACTTAAAGCCAAAGATGGTTCTGGTTCAAAAGTTTCCATAAAAGGAACTTTTCCTGGATTAAATTTAAATATTGGTGTTAAAGCTAAATTTTGTGGTAATTATGAGATTCATCCTACTTATGGTAAGCAATTAATTGCTCAATCTTGTGAGCTTCTTCCTGAAAAGGGAAGAAATGGAACTATTACTTATTTAATTAATAATGTTCCTTCAATCGGGCCTATTACTGCAGCCAAGCTTTATAGTGTCTTTGGTGATGAACTTTTGAATGTTTTAGAAAATGAATCAGATAAAATTTTAGAGCTAGATTTTCTTACTCGAGCTCAATCCAATGCTATTTTAACAGAATGGAAGAAATCTTCTGAATTACGAACAGTTGCTATTTTTCTTACTGATTTGGGTCTTAATGCAGCTCAAGTAAGGTCGGTTTATTCTAAATTTGGGATTGATACTACTCAAAGGGTTAAGGACAATCCATATATTTTATATGAGTGTTCTAACATTGGGTTTATGACTGCTGATTCTGCTGCCCGTACTTTAGGTATTGGCGTTGATGATATCAGACGAGTTCGGGCTATGATTCTTTATATCATGTCTGAATTGTCTTTATCAGAAGGACACATATATGTTACTTCTAAGCAAATCAACGATTATGTAAAGAAAATTTTTAATCGTACTTCACTTGATTCTTTTTCTCATGGTGAATATATTGCTGAGTCCCATTATTATGAAGCTCTAACTGATTTAATTAAACAAGGTGATGTTGTATCTAAACAGAATCGTCTATACCTTGCTCCTCATTGGGTTTATGAAAGTATGTCTGCTGAGTATCTTAGTGGTATGATAACCAAAACTCCTCGAGTATTTGGAAATTTTCAGAAATTTTTATCAGATTTCGAAAAGAATCGAAATTTGACTTTATCGGATGAGCAAAAAGAAGCTTTCTTTGCTTTAGAACACTCCCAGGTTTGTGTTGTTTCTGGTTTTCCTGGTACCGGAAAGACTCTTCTTACTTCTGCTTTTGTTCACTTATTTGAGGAAGCGCGATTACATTATGTATTAATGTCACCTACCGGTATCGCTGCTAAGCGGCTGTCACAGGTTACAGGTAAGCCTGCTTTTACCATTCACCGTGCTTTAGGATATGGTCGTGATGGGACTTGGGAATTTTCAGCTTCTAACCGATTTTATTCAGATGCGATTATTGTTGATGAGATGTCGATGGTAGATAGTTCTACTTTTTACCATTTAATTTCTGCTTTAGATCCGTCTACTATTCTTGTTTTAATCGGTGATGTTGCTCAGTTGCCATCAGTTGGCGCAGGCTATGTTTTAAATAATCTTATGAATTGTGAAGACGTACCCTGTGTTTCATTAACTAAAATCTTTAGACAAGAGAAACAATCTGACATTGTCACTGTTGCTCATTCTATTCTAGCTGGTGAGCCTGTTGATACAACTTTTAAGCCTGAATCAGAGTTTCTTTTCTTGCCATTTGAACAAGATAAAATTTTAGGTGAAGTTTGTAAAATCACCTCTAGAATGAAGGAAAAAAGCACAAATTTCCAGGTGATTGCTCCTACTTACAATGGAGACTTGGGAGTTGATAATTTGAATAAGGAGCTTCGTACAGTCCTGAATTCAAGATTCGCAAAAAGTAAAGCTAATAAATTAAAGTTACGTTTAGGTGAAAATTCCTCGAAGGAAATATACGAGGGCGATCGTGTGATGGTAGTGAGAAATGACTATGATCGAATGATATTTAATGGGGACGTAGGAAAAGTTGAGCGGATTTCTCTTAGAGACGACGAAGTTCAGGTCAGGATTTTTGAATGGTTTAATCAAGATATTATCAATCCGACTTATGAAGATAAGATTTTCAAATTCACAGTTGAAGAAGCGATGCATGTTTTAAGAGTGGCTTTTGCCTGCACTACTCATAAAGTTCAAGGTCAGGAATTTGATTATGTAATCATGCCTATGACTATGAAGTACGGCATCATGCTGTATCGAAATCTAATTTATACTGCTCTTACTCGAGCCAAGAAAAAGGCATTTATATTTGGTGATCCATCAGCATTCCAATTTGCAATTGGTAATAATAGAGAAACTATTCGAAATTCAGCATTGTCTGAATTAATCCATTCCCATATTGAATCTCAGGATGAGAGTATGAATAAATGTTCTTCAATGTAAAAATATATAGGAGAACATATTGTCTGAGTTTAGATTTGTTACTTCATCCGATGAACATCTTGCTGATCTAAGTCCTGGATTCAGGAAGGATGGATATCGGAATGCCATATTTCGAAAATTAGAGTGGCAAGGTAAGTTCGCTAAAAAATTCGGGGCTGATGCTCTTTTACGAGGTGGGGACTTTTTCCACGTTCGGGCGGCTAATAAGACCACTATGGCCACCTTGGCCGAAGCTGCTAGAATACATCGTCGATACCCCTGTCGCACTTATGCTTTGGCTGGTAACCATGATATGTGTTATGGTGACCCTGATACTATAGCGAAGCAACCACTTGGAGTGATGATTGAATCTAAATCTTTCTGGCCTCTTCGAGATGAATATTTTATCCATGGATCAATGAGGGTCAGAGTTATCGGTGTTGAATACACTCCTGATTTGGATTATGATGGATTAGCTAGTATGATCCGAAAGAAGGATGGGGATACTTATACTATTGCTGTTGTTCACGCTTTAGCTGCTAATTCACCTGAGAAGAAAATGGAGGCATTTTTCGGTGAGAGAATATTTGATTATCGGGATTTAGTATTTCAGGGGTGTCCTGATGTCTATATCTTTGGTCATTATCACAAAGACCAAGGAATTCAAGAACATTTAGGTGTTCAGTTTGTGAATTTAGGTGCTATTTCACGTGGTGCTTTGACTTTTGAAAATTTGAGTCGCGTTCCCAAGATATCATCGATTATATGTAGTTCTCAAGGAATTTCAATTGAGGAGCACATAGTTCCTCATGATGACGCCTCGGAAGTTTTTGACTTAGAGCGAAAACAACAATTGGATAAAGAAAGGCGGTCTTTTGATAGTTTCTTAGAGAAATTAAAGACGAATGCTCAGTTGTCTTCTGATGGAGGTGTTAAGGAGTATTTAGCTAAATTTCAAGAATCTGATTATCCTGCCGACTTGAAACGTGTTGTGGTTGAAACCTTAGAAGCTGCTGAAGCTGGTGTCTTAGAAGAATGATGTCTGGATACGATCTTTATCTTAGTTACTCCGGGCGTCGGGCTTATTTAATTTGTCCGAAGAAGTATTATAATCAATACGTAAAGAAAATTCCTCCAGAATATGACCCTCGTACTCATATGTTCGGATCTGCTATAGGGAAAGTGTTTGAATGGTTTTATAATAATAGAGTTTGGTCTCATCCTAATCCTGAACGAGAAACACTTAATTTAATAGTTCCTGCTATCAATCAAATTTTCAAGGAAGAAAAATTTAGTAAAGATACTGATAAGGGGTATACAGCTCAGCTTCTTGATGACATGAAACAATATGTTTCAGCCGGTATTGAAGTAATCAGGGATTATAAACTTGTCACTCCACGCAGTATAGCGGAGCAAGATTTAACTTTAAATTGTACTAATAGTGATTTTGGAATTACAATTCGGATTGGTGGGAAGGCTGATTTTTTACACGGGTATGATGATAAAATTTGGTTAATCGATGGTAAGGGTTCTAAATATAGAGATCAATACACTGATCCTGAACAATTAATCTGGTATGCTTTACAGCATTATTTAAAATATCATATAGCTCCATCTAGGATCGGATTTTTATTTTGGAGGTTTCCAGACGATCCTTTACAGTGGATTGAATATAATGAACAATCATTAAAGAATAGTCTGAATCTTACTTTTGAAGTAGCTCAAAACATCAGGTCTGGTTCGTTTAATACTAAGCCTTCCAAAAATTGTAATCTTTGCGATTATAAGAAGACTTGCACAGATGGCCAAGAATATTTGGAGGCAATGAATGTCGATAGTAAGGATACTGTTGATGATTCAGTATTCGATATCGAATTTGTTTAATGGCGGAGGTTGTGATGGACCAAGAATCTATATCTAACCAAATTGATGATTTGGTTAAGTTACATAGAGAATTAACCGAGAGAAAAGATAAACTAGTTCAAGATAAGAACAAGATCGAAGCAGAACTTAAAGTGAATAAACGAGCGTTAGAACAAACTATGAATGAAGCTCGAGAAGAAGGATTTAATCCAAACAATTTAAAAGAAGAATTACAAAAGGAAGCTGAAGCTGTTCAAATTAAACTCAATGTTTTGAAGGGTGATATTGAAGCTGGGGAAAAGATTGTTGAGCCCATTTTGAGGGAAATCGATAATGCCTAAGTTTCACTTCAAATCTGATGTTTTGAAGATGGGATTAGCTTTGGCTAGGTTAGTAAAGCCAGAATCTGGAAGTGGTATAAAAGGAGATTATTGTTTTAAATTTTTACCGAATTCTTTGGTTATTTTTTCTTATGATAAACGTCGGTTTGTAAGAGCTTCTATTGCATGTGAAGCAGAGATCGATGAGCAATTTGAATCTGATGAATTTTATTTATTACCAGATCGAACGGCATTATTTGATGTTGACCTGGAGAATATAACGGCTACATTAAATGCTAAATCTCTTTCAATTAAAGTATATGGCGATGGTAAATCACGTCAAGCTAATCTCAAGAGACGTTCTGCGCAGTCTCGTCGTCCATCAGTTCCGGGATTTCCTGATTCTGAATATATTTCTGTTAATCGGATAAACTTAGAATCAGCTTTACACCAAGTATCATGTTCTGCTTTGGTAAAAGAAACCAAAACTGAAGAAGATATGAGGATTAATCAGGTTCATTTCTATCCGGAACATAATTGTATTGTTTCTAGTACTAGATATTATGGTTCTGTTGTTCAACTTAATGAGCCTATTGGATTGGATGTTTCTATTGTAAGTGCTGACATTCCTGCTATTCGTGGATTCTTGAACAAGATAAAATCTGATTGTGTGCAAATTTGTCAGGATGACAGGAATTTTAGCGTAATTGATCCTAATACTGAATCTTATTTATCAGTTGGGAAAGTTGCAACCAATAAGCCTAAATTTGATGTTTTAGATAAGGATAGATTTCAAACTTGTCTTCAGTTAGATTTAAAAACTCTATCAAAGAATCTTGAATGGGCTTCTTTAGCAATTGAGGGTACTCAAAGGTTGGGGTTTCAGGCAGAACGAGAATCGGTTAAATTATTCAATGCTAAAGAAGAATTAGCTGAAATTCCTGTTCAGTTTGTGCGTGGAGATAAACTAATTGCTGATTTTCCGGTTAGGTATTTACATATGATGGTGAAGCATCTCAGCAAAGATCCTATACTTTATTATGATCATGAACGGGCCCCTAATATTCTTGGAGTTTCTCAGATTGATGATGAGGATCAACAAATTGATTTCATACATTTCTTACCAAGTATGAGGATGAGATGACTGACTTAGGAACTCTTCCTAATCAATTAGCATCTTTTAAACAGAAAATACTCAAGGTTAAAGCCTACCGTAGTTTAATTCGTACACAAATTAAATCTGAAGAGGAAAAGGTATTAAAATTAAAATACGATGCTGATCTAAATCAAAGGAGTTCAGAAATAATTAAATCGTGGCTAGAGGAACTATTGAAGGCTAATATTGATTCAGTGGCAGATTTAGTAACTAATGGATTTAATCACATAATTGATGATCAGAATTTGCAGTTTCGTATCAAACAGGATATCAAATATAATCGTCTATCTATTAGTTTTGCAATTTCTGAAGATGGTATTGAAGGTGATCCACTAACTTCATTTGGTGGTGGTGCTGTCTTAGTGGCTTCACTGATTTTGAGATTAAGCGTAATGGCTCGTATGAATATGGCTAATTTATTGTTGTTAGACGAATCGATGTCAGCATTAGCCAATAGATATGTACCAGCAGCTGCAGAATTTATGAAACAAATTTCTGAAAAAACTGGTGTGAATATTTTGATGGTAACACATAACGAAGAATTTATGTCTAATGCTCATATTGCATATGAAGGTATTTTAATCCCTGCCGGGAAAGATAGGCCAAAGGCTCTCCAACTTAAACGCAGATTCGTACAGTAGACTTGTGAAATCTAAAAGGCAAATTTACTTGAGGCTGAAGAAGCTTTATTTCCGCTATCTGAAGAAGTATGTTAAAAGTACTCAAAAAAGGGCTTGTGCTAATTGTAGATATTGTGAAAATCATGTTATCAGGTCATTATCTTATGATCGTAAGCCGATTGCGCAGTACGAACTTTATCCGACTCATGTGTCAACGACTTTATTAATTGAACCTGAGCCAGGACCAATTTCACTTTGTATGTATGGAGCGGAGAATCCTGCAAAGTGGAATGGTAACACGTGTAATGATGAGATAGCTAAAGGTTGTAATCTTTTCATTCCGTCCGTTTCGAGACAAGAAGCGCAAAATAATTTCGATGAATTAATGAATGACGATGATTGGGTGCTTGAACATTATAATGATATAGCTGTACTACAGTGGATATTAGACGATCGCATTGTTAGTCATTTATCTTGGTGGGATCGTTTGTTAATTTGGATTAGGTCTAAATTAACAAAGCCTGATCCACTTGTTCCTCAGTTACCGCCACCTGACATTCCAGAGGATTTTTGGGATGATTTTACTTCGAATTCTGGAACATGATTTACATCGATCTCGAGATGCAAATTCTGTTCCATTAATGATTTCTACCCCTGTTCCTCCTAAATCAGTGCCTGCTATCGTTAGTGATACTCGAGGGCGGTTCATTGCAATTAGAAAAATGAGGCAAGAAGGGAATTTTATTGCTTCTGGTGTATTTGAATATGATTCAGATAGAGTAGATGATGTAGTATCTGATTTGTTTGATGCAGCTTATGTTTTATCCTGCGAAGATAAACTAGGTAACACATTTTCGGGCAAAGATGCTCCTAAGCGTGCTTTCAATTACATAAAGAGAAGTTCTGGGATCCCAGGTCAGCCTCATGTTTGTTTAGTTCCTGAATCCTGGAAAGAAACAAAGATTAAACAATTTTTTGGGGTTAAGAATCTTGAAAATGTAAGAAAGTATCAAAAATTCTGTCGAATTGTTTCGACTAAGGTTTCAATCCCGGTTTTTTGTTCTAGACCTGACATGGTTGGGATGTATACTCAATTTTTAGGCGGCAAAACTAGTATAATTCTACATAATGTAAAATTAGGGTTGGCTTTTGTGGTCCCGACTGGCGGATCCTAATGTCATTTTTGAACCCGTTTTTAGATTGGGCTAATAGTTGCCTGGATGAAGAAGAGGATGCTCAAGAATATTTACTAAGTCGTGGTATTTCTGAAGAACAATGGAAACGACATCGGATTGGTTATATTAACGGTGCATATGAAGTTGATCCGTCTGTTGATCCAGCTCATAATGAAAATTGTGGGGATAAACATCAAAAACATTTATGGTGTGATATTTGTCGTTATCAGTGGTGGTCTTCAACTTGGGAAGGAGAAGAGGATAGACCTAAACAACGATTTATCGGGAAGAGGCTGATTGGAAATATAGTGTTTCCATTAACTGCTTACACTGGTGCAGTGATAGGATTTCAGGTTAGATCAATAATAGAGAAATCATATGATACATTTGCCATAAAACGCAGACCTGAGGGTTATTTTTTCGGTACTCAGGCTGCTATTAATTCAATTTGGTCTACTAAAGAAGTTACTTTAGTGGAGGGAGGGCCTGATCATTTGGTGTGGGAGCGTTTAATTTCTCCTAATGTATTGGCTTTAACTACTAGTGCTGTCGGCAAGGCTCAATTTCGATTTTTGAGGAGATTTGTAAAGACTGTAAATATGTGTCTTGATATGGATGGTCCTGGTCGTCAAGGTGTATTATCTTTTATCGAATATAATGCAGATTATTTTAATATTCGGAACATCAAATATCCATCTCTTAGAAAGGGAGATAAGGATCTTGGTGATCTGTGGAAACGGTGGGGAGACGAAAAATTCAGGAGATACTTCTTGAATAATTGGAGATAATTATGGCTGGAAAAGAAAAAAAGCCAAACCTTGCGCAAATGCCACTTATATTTAGCGGTTTTGAAGCCGCCGAGGAAATAGCTATTAAATTAATCAGGAAACATCATCCTGATTTAGCTTCTGCGAGAATTAAGTATATTTGTCGAAATAAAGCAAAGAAACGTAGTGGTAATCCTGTTCCTGGTCATGTTTACAAAATGTCTCCAATGTATTCGTTTTTAACTGATTTTGACTATGTTGTAGAAATTGCTCTTGATGTATGGAATTATTTTAATCCTCATCAACGGAATGCTGTTATTGATCATCTTCTTACTCGTTGCTATGGAGAAGAAAATGAACATACCGGAGATATGAGATGGAAGATTCGTCCTCCAGAAATACAAGAATTTACTGAAGTAGCCGAACGTTATGGTCAGTGGCACGAAGGATTAGTGGAGATGGAGAAGTGTCTCCGGAAGAGGTAAAGTGTCAGCTAAGCTTGACCTGAAATATCGTCCTCAAAAGTTCGCTGAAGTTTTAGGTAATGAAGGAGTTAAGCAACTTCTTCTAGTTCGAAGTAAAAAAGGCGAATTTACTAACCAATCAATGATGTTTAGTGGCCCAAAAGGCTGTGGGAAAACATCATTAGCCAGATTAGTAGCTCGTTCGATTGTATGCACTGCGCGGGTGGAAGGCGAACCGTGTAATGAATGCATGGCTTGTAAGTCTGTACTGGAAGAGACTTCAACTAGTGTGGAGGAGCTTGATGCTGCATCTCAAGGAACAGTAGACAAAATTCGATCTATGGTAAGAGATATTGAATACGAGCCTTTGGATGGAGCTGAAACTAGTATTTATATAGTAGACGAAGCTCAGCGATTATCTAAAGCTGCACAGGACGCTTTTCTTAGAGCCATTGAGAATCGACAATTTATAGTCATATTTTGTACCACTGAACCGCATAAAATTCAAGGTCCGATTAGAGACAGACTCGAGGAGTACCCGATTCGTCCTCCAACTGAAGACGAATTAGTTCACCGAATGACTGAGATTTGTCAAAAGGAACAAATTCAAGCTTCAGATGAGGTTTTACACTTAATAGCTCAAATTCATGGTAATACTCCGCGTTCGAGTTTTTTAGCTATTGACTCTCTTTCAGATCTTGGTGAAATTACTGTCGAAAATGCCAAAAAGCTGTTCAGATTTGACAGTTACAAATTAACGGATTTAGTGCTTACTTTAGTAGATTCCGATCCAGTTAAAGCATTTGAGTATCTCGATATGTTATCTAATCTTGAAAGTTCTACTTGGATTCGTGACGCTATCGTATTGGCAGTTTCTAGTGCATTTCGTGAGAGTATTGGAGCTAAATCTACGTATTTAGTCCCTACTCATTTTTTCTCTATTCGACAACGAAATTGGATTAAATTAGCTCAGAAGATTGGTGGGATAGATCGACCTTCCATAGCTGACATCGAAGCAGCGTTATTGGTGGATAGTCAGGCTGTTCCTGAATCTGAGTTTAATACTGAACTTTTTTCAAATCCTAAAATGTCGTCGGCCAAATCTGTTGACGGTCAGGCGTTGGAAGTCGAAATGACAACAGTGTCTGAGTCTGCTGATCATCCTTTACGAAATTCTCTTTCTGAACTTCAAGAAGCACGTACTGAAAACTTGTCAAATTATATGAACAAGCCTGTTCTGAATTTGCCTCCGATAGAATCAACATCAACCGAACCGAAGTCTAAGGAAGCTAAACCTGTAAAATCGATAGAAGTGGAGGGAGTTAGATTTTCATCTACTGAGAGTTTAACTTCTTTGGATGATAAAATAGAAAAGTCGGAATTGAAGAAAGATATTAAACGTGATTTACTTGAGGTAGAGTTAGATAAATCACGTGTCCCAGTTACCTCCAAAGAGTTCTCCAAACTCCTCAAAGATATTTAAGTGGGTAATAGTAGAATTAACTTCAACTGGAGAAAAGGAAGAAAATATTCAAAGTATTATTCAATCTGCTCATAAATTATTGAAAAAACCTGACTTGGCAGTATTTGTTCCTGCTATTTCCCAGACAGTTCGTGATGATTCTCAAACAATGTTTTATATGAATGGATATGTATTTATAGAATACATGCTAGGTGTGAATTATCTAAGATTGAGAGAGACTACTTATTTTAGGGATGTTCTTTGTTCTTCTTATAATAATAACGAACCTCAATATTCTTTGCTTGATGATTCGGAATTAGATTCTATTCGAAGGGGAATGGATGATCTTAAAGTAGGGGAGTATAAGGAGGGGGACGCAGTTTTAGTAAAAGAGGGATGTTATCGTAATCTTCCTGGTGTAGTTTCTTTAGTATATGAAGATAAACAAAATATCCAAGTAGCGGTGAATCTCTTGTCTAAGAGGATGCTGATCGATTTTCCAGTTACTTACGTAGAGAAGGTATGATAAATAGGAATATTTTGATTGACGGCAACAATTTATTGCATCGCATTTATTATGCTTTGGTCAAAGATAAAGAACCACTTACTTCTCATTCCGGTTATCCCACTGGTCTCATTTTTGGTGTTTTTCATACTATTTCTGACTGGATCGGGGATATATCAGATCCAACTCGGATGGAATTCTTTTTAGATGGTGTTCCAAAACGCCGATTGGATATCGATCCTCAGTATAAATTCAAAGAAGATTCCATTCAACCTGGTAAAGATCCATGTCCTATTAAGTTATCTGATGGATTTGAAGCAAAAAATGAAGTCGAAGTTATTGCTCATTTGTTTCAATTATTAGGAGCTGATCTTTACTATCATAAAGAGGAAGAAGCGGATGATTTAATTGCATCTTACATTAAACGACATGAGAATGATGTTAATATCATAATATCTAATGATAAAGATTTTTATCAGCTATTAGCTGATAATCCAAGAGTTATTATTTATAAACCAGGTGTTAGTGGGGATCGATTTTTTGATGCTGAGCGGGCGGAAGAAGATCTGTTTAAAAAATTCAAAGTGAGAATACCTCCGGCTAATGTCAGAATGTTTAAGGCTTTGACTGGAGACCCGTCTGATAATATTACAGGAATTCCTAGGCTTAGGAAAAGGGTAGCTGCTCCATTATGCGAATGTAAAAGCGTAGATGAACTGTATGAGACTGGCCTTCCAGGGCTGTCTAAAGCTGAACGTGAAAAGGCTATTTCACTTAAGGAAAAAATTGCAACTAATTTTGAATTAGTTGCATTGCATGATGATCTAGATATTGAAATTATACGTAATCGAATTGAGTCTGATTTTGAAATGGCATCTAAGATTTTCAAGGAAGATTTAAATATTAATTCCGTTTATCCTTATACATTTGAATTTAAATCGAAGGGAACATTCCGAACGTCTTTTTGTGGCGTTGCTGATTTCCTTCAGGATATTTAAAAACTTTCAACATTGCTATTATCGGTAAAGTATTTATGGTTGCTTATGCAACCTCGGTCGATATCATACCTAATATAAAACAGACCTCGATATTATAATGATACCTACACAACCACGACACATATTGTGTCCGACCGAGGTTGCCAATGACGTCTTCTCATGTTTTGATCCAAGATCCGAATGATATTTCTGCACGATATAGTAATGATGATAGATTAGGTTTTGATGGGGAAGATGATTTTGATGATTTTGATGGTTTAGATGAACATATTGAAGATCAGTTAGCTCCAGCAATCCCTGATGAAGTTTCTACTAAGAAATTAGCTTTTGAGGCGATTGAGCGATTTTTATACAGGATTCCGCCTCGAGAAGCGGATTTAATTACTTTATATTATAAGAATCATTTAAAGCAAGAACAAATAGCTAAATTATTCAATATTACTCAGGCTGCAGTTTCCTATCGTCTTCATCGTGGAATTAAGAGAATTCAATTCCTTCGAACAATTCCTGAATTAGAGCGTGATACTTTTGAGCTCGAGCTCGGACCTAAGTTTTCTGATCAAGATCGGGAAATTTTGTGGCGGATGTATAAAACGACATGTCAGTCTGCAATAGCTAAGCAGATGGGACTAACCCAAGGTCGCGTTCGTCATCGTTTCTTTAGGTCATTGAGTCGAATTAAGGAATTGATTGCTGATGAAGCCAAAGAAACTCAGATTGGTCTTAGAATGGAACAAAGAAAGGGAGTTAACATTACAGATGAAGAGATTCAAATAGAGGTGAATGAAACTATTAATAATTGTAAATATTCTAAATATTGGACTGTTTTTTTTGCAATTTCAGACAAATACTTCAATATCTTACATGAAGTTAGCCTACCGCAATTTCAAAATAGGGGCGACGCTCAGATTTTATCGGGTGGATAGGTGTTAAGGTATTTATCAAATGTAATGTGTAATTGTGGATATCTTACAAAATTTGTTGGATCGAGGTATTGAGTCTAGTAATCTTAATACTGAAAAGACTTTAAAACATTTAGTCAAATTCGGACTAAACTCTAAGTCCGAAGTATATGCTGTTTGTAAATGTGGTAACGAAAGATTAATTAAATTAGCTTCTATTTTGAGAGTTATTAAACGAACTGGTTCATATCAATGTAATTCATGTGCTGTCAAAAATAAATGGGATGACCCATCTTATGCTCAGAGGCATAAGGACGGTGTTTCCAATTCATGGACAAAATCTAAAAGACAGAAACAATCTGTTATTTCCAGAGATTTATGGTCCGATAGTAAATTTCGGGAGAAACAGCGGACTCTATCTATTGAATTATGGGACGATAAAGATAAAAGAGAAGAAGCTTCGAAATTTGCTAAGAATTTATGGAGGAATTTAGAATATAGAAAACGTCATGAAGAAGTATGGGCTGATTCTAAATATAAAGCTGATAATTCTGAAAGAATAAAGAAAGTCTGGCAAAGGTCTGATTACAAAGAAAAATTTGAAAAACTGTGGGCTGATTCAGATTTCAAAAAGAAATTGTCTAAATGTGCTAAGCTTCTTTGGGAAAGTGAGGAGTATAGACAGAAAGTAGTTATTGCACAGCGTAGACTTTGGGAGAATCAAAAATATAGAGAAAGGATGGCTAATATTAGAGCATCTCATTCTGGGAAAGATTCGATTCTAGAACGAGTTACTCAGCAATTACTTAATCTTTTGAATGTGGAATATAATAAACATTATGTGATTGGTCCTTATGAATTTGATCTATTTGTTCAGTCTTATGATTTGCTGATTGAGTGTCAAGGAGAGTATTGGCATTCTCTAGATAAAGCAAAGAAAAATGATGCTGTAAAATCTACATATATAGATGAATATTTTCCTCAATTACAATTACTTTATCTATATGAAAGGGATTTTCTTAATCCTGAGATTGTTAAACAAAAGTTAGCTAAGGCTATTTATGGAGAAAATACTGAGGTTACTGAAATTGATTTCTTATTTTCCGATATTCAGATTCAAAAATTAGATATGAAGAAAAAGTTAAAGGATTCTTTTTATTCAGAGCCTGAAGAATTTCTTCAATCATTTCATTATGCGGGCTTTGGAAGATCAGCTAAAGTAATTTACGGGGCTTATTTAGGTGATAAGTTAACTGCGATTTGCAAGTTTGCAGGAGTGGTAAGAAAAGAAGTAGCTACGTCTATGAAATTAAAGCCATCAGAGGTCTTAGAATTAGATAGGTTTTGCATTCATCCCGAATATCAAAAGAAGAATTTCGCCTCTTGGTTTATTTCTCGTTGTTCTAAATTAGTATTTGAGGAATTTTCGAAGTTAAAGTATTTAGTTTCTTTTGCTGATACTACCTACGAACATTTTGGAACGATTTATAAAGCTGCTAATTGGCAAGAATTCCATAGAACTAGACCTAGTTATCATTATATGTCTGATGATGGTTTCATCATGCATAAGAAGACATTATATGGACATGCTCGTTCAATGAAAAAGACTGAAAGAGAATACGCCAAAGAATTTGGATATACCAGGATCTATGGGAAGGAAAAAATTAAATTTATTTATCCTAAGCTAATTTCAGCTTCTTGTTAACTTTCAAAATCGAATATGGCTAATCCTGTTGTTGCCGGCGGCTGCTATGGGTTCAATATTGAATCTATAGGCGGAACTTGGAGTTGGAATGTTCATGCTGATAACACTCAGGGTCTAGGTCAGTTATTTAAGGTTCAGGATATCAATACCCCATATGGATCTCTTTATACTGCCATGATCCCTATTCCTGGGGACGTTGTTTTAGCAATGGCAGATTCGTTATCCGATGTTCAAGATCAGTTAGCTCCAATGTTGTCTTTAACGCAAGGAAGCGTTTCGTCTTTCAATATTGTAATTACTGAAGGCGATTCAAATGTTGACATCGGAACTATCGGTATTCAAAATGTGGGTGCTTTCGGTTCATTTATGGTAGCCACGGCTACTCCTACAGTTTCCTGGCTTCAGACCAATCCTAGTTACATAAGCGATTTAGGTAAGAATGGTACTGGCAATTTTGGTTTTACGTTATTGACTGGTGCACTTTTAAATGCTAATTCTCCTTATACGGGAATAGTGAATTTGCAGGACAATCGAAATGTCCCAACTACTATTCCAATTAGTTTTACGGTTACTGTAAATCCGCGTCCGGTAATTTCAGCAGTGCCGTTGTCATTGGCCTTTACCCATAGTTTATCACTGAACACTTCGAGTGGTGCTCAGCAAGTTGAAATTGAGAATGTAGGACCGGCATCTTCTGTATTAAATGTTAGTTTGGTCCGAGTAAATAACAACTCGAGTTGGATTGATTTCACTCCGACTGCTGCTGGACCTTTAAATTCTGGAGATTCTACTCTTATTACTTTTAGTGTTGTTAAAGCTAATGTTCCATTATCTCCTGGAGTTTATCAAGATACTATTCGGATTTCTTCTCCTAATGCCGCTAACTCGCCAGTTGATGTCACAGTAACATTGACCGTTAGTGCATAAACTTGTTGTTAAATTTTCTCAGGGAGGACAAATATGAGTAAATTTAATATCGAGGATCTTCGGTTTTCTTCCAGTTCAATTGATGATTTTTTCAAGAGTCCTGAACCCAGGGTTCATACTTCTTCGACGGTTGGGAAGGTCCGGGTTTCAGGACTTCATGAATTAGCCGGATTTAGTTTTATAGCTGAAGATAAACTGGTTAGGACTAGTAAACAAGACTTTTGGCAATTAGGTCAAGATGATGATGGGTATTTCATCGAACGTTTGGTCAGTGACGATGATGGGCCGATCAAGGAAGAAGAATAATGGACCTAGATAAGATTGCCCGTCGGATTAGTTCTTCTGGTCGCATTCGTACGGCTGGACGAATTGAATTCGTCCGTGATCAAGGTCCTCTTCGTCGTGATTTGCGTGCCAAGGGGTTTTCATTTAGCTCCGATACCTTAAAGGATTTAGCTAAAGTATTATGGGCTGCTGAACGAGCTCATAGTTATGGAATGGCTGCTCTAAGATTATTTTCTAAGACCCCTGCCTCTGAGATCAGTCCTGATGGATTATTGGGTGGCCGTGGGTATATTCAGCAAATTAAAGAGATGCGTTCTAATCTTTCTCAAGCTGTTGAAGTTCTATCTGCATTTTCAGATACTATGCATGATGAAGTAAATGCAGATCATTGGGCTGGTGCTAGTGAATCAGAACCTGAAATTGAAGAGATTGTAGAACAAGCTGATGCTGTGAAAGCTGCCCCCGAGCAGTACGTTGAGGAGCAATTTGAACAGCAAGTTCCGGAAGCATCTGAAGATTTTAATCAGTTAACAAATCCTTCTCCGGAAGAAATGAATCCGGTAGTAGAAAATTCTGGCCCTCCGGATTGGGATTGGGGTCAAGAAGAGACTCAGATTCAGTCTTCGGAGAAAGCAATCCACCGCCCAAAAGATCCAAAGGACTCTGATTTAAGAGTCCTGAAGGGCCAAATATCGAGCTCATCAATTCCAGTAGAGACTTTGCCTGGTCCCAGAGTGAAGCATATTGGGCCGGGTGAGGGTGATCAGGAATTCGGATATTATGCCGATGATGATGAGCGGCCAAGTGATGATCCTATCGGAGAAGGATTTCGTTTTCTAGAAGAAGTATATCAGGATTGGGACATTGGAAAGGGTGGGGTGACTGGTTATGATAATCCCACCGATGGTGATACATCAAAATTTAAGCAATCTGCTCTTAAATTGGCAAATTATTCATGGCTTCCTGGTTCTCGAAATGAAAAATTAATGCCATACTATGATCCTAATGCTACTGATGAAGATGTTGAATGGATGAGAGCTCATGATCAGCCTGAGCCTCCGAAAAGCTTAGCGCCTCCTCCTGAAAATATGTTGCCTGATAAATTATGGGAGGCTCGACGTAATGCCGACATCTCTTCCGACTGAAGATGCGGCTGATAAGGCTGTTAAAGATTTTGGAATTGGAACATATGATTCCGAATCAGATGATACTAGTGTAAAAGGCGAAGATACTGAAGGTAAAACTAAAAAAGGGAAGTCTCTTCCGGATGGAGGCGGATCTTTAGCTCCGGATCCAGAGGAGTGGCTTAGTTATCCTTATCCGGTATTAGATTATAGTAAATCATATTCTGCAAATACTCTTCCCGGGGATCTAGATCGTCCTCCGCGTGGACGGAGGCCAGCGGATGATACTAAAAATGTAGTTGCTGATGAATGGGATATTGAAGATTATGATGAGCCGGAAGAAGCTCTCCCAGAGGGAGATACTGGGAATAGGCATTCTGAATTACCAAGTGATAAGAGTAATCCATCATCCCGTGCTGACTATTATGATAAATTAACCATCGGAAAGGCTATTAAGGATATTTGGCCAAGTGAAGATTCTGGGGCCTATGTAAGTCAAGATAAGGATGAATCTGAAACTGAAAAAGATGAAGAATCCCTTCCTACACCAGCTAAAAATGAAGTTTGTATGGATGATTTTTTAGGAGCCTTAGGAAATATTTGGTCTGGATTTGTAATGGATGATTTATCCAATCCTACAGGGTTCCCATCAGAAGATTTTAGTGAAGAAGTGGATTATATGGATACTGATTCCGGCGGAAGTCTTCAACCATTTGGATATGGACCAATGGCTAGCAATAATTTAAATGTGAGAATATCAACTGATTTGGAGTTAGTTGGAGAATTGACTAAAGAATTCTTGAGCAAACATGGGAAGAAGAACATTACGCGTCGTAATGTTCTTGCTTTTTTGCAAGAAAAATCTCTACCTCAATATTTGGCATCTGATATTGTTCGGTGTATGAAGCTACGTCATAAAGTTCATATCCCTGATGTCATGGACACTTTTCCGGTTAAGACTGCATCATCGGAAGAAATGAGTTTATATCGAATTCGTGATCAACTTGTTGGATATGAGATTCAAAATATGACCGATCCAACAACGGCCGCTAAATTTCGTCGATGTGCTGCCGATTTATCTCAAATCATAGCGCATCTAGAGAAGCTCGAGGATAGAAATGGCTGATAAGAAGCTTCCGGATCTTCAGGATAGAGGTTTGGGTGACCTCACCCATCTTATGCACAATCAGAGTGTATCTGATCTCTCTTGGCTTGATATTGATCCTGAAGAATACCGTAGACAAGAGGCCCTGCCGAAGCAAAATCTGGATATGATTCCGGAGTTGGCACAGGCTTTAAGTCAAGAAGAAGATGGAGTCCCTCAAATGATTCCTCTTCGTCCTCAGACTATTGTAAATACGAATCCGCTTGAATACACAGATCCGGTTTCGCCCAGGAGTGGTCTTGGTGTAGATCCGAGAAAAGTTGAAATTCAACTTGCTCATCACATTATGGCTGGCCTTTCAGATTCTTTAATTGAGAAGAATCTGAAATCTGAGTTTAGTTCTTCTCAAATTCGATCTGCATCAGTTAATGCACGTCAACTTCTTGGTGAGCGTCATTTGTTAGGGAAAGTGTATATTAATGCTTCTCATTTTCCTCGATGCGCTCAGCGTGGTTCTCATAAGGATTTTGTACGAAAGCACGCTAGCAAGGCTCTTTACGTTTTAGCTAAAGATGAATGTAATGGATGCGTCCATAATAATTGTGGGAATTGTTCGGTATTCAAGAAGCGAATTGTTAGTTCTGTTCCTTATGATGAGTATACTTTTGCTCATTACTTAACTGGATTAGTTGCTGAAAAGCGTCTTATTCCGGAGGAAACTGCTAATATTCCGACCGATTCTGAGGGACGTAAGAAGCTGTTGGAATTAGGATTTAGTCGCTCTCCTGCGTTTGCTCGTAGCGTTCAGACCATTCAATACCAAAATACTGAAAAAAAGACAGATGCTGTAACTATGGATGACATTCGTGGTTACATGGCTAGGCAAGCATCTCGGGGTCCAGACCCTATGCCTAGTTCTATATATTTAGTAGCAGCTAAAAAACTTCAACATGGTGTTATTAGCTCAGACTCATTAGCTGCATCCTCTAATCCTGAAATTCGGAAATTAGCATCTGAATACGGGATTATTGGTCATACTTATCTAGATGCAGATGCATTGGGTGGATGTGCTGCAGCTTTAGATTTTATTAACAAAAAAAGGGTTCGTCCAAGTTTTGTGCTTTTGCGTTCGACGGATGCGGAAGTATCTAGCAAGCCTTTTACGGAATTGGCTCAAATCACTAAGGTAACTGCTAATTATCCCAAATTAGGGAAAGAGCATTTAATTAATGCATTGGAATTGGCAGTGACTCAAAATCGAATTAGTGCTAAAAATGCTCAAAGTGTTTTGAAGAAGGCTTCTGACGATATTGATTGGCCTAGCTTAATTGCTCAAGTTAACTTATTTACTCCGGAGCCAAGAACAAAAACGCCTCAGTATCAGGGTCCGAAGATTAGAGGATATCATGGTGGCACTGTCATAGCTGAACATGATGCTGAGTCGGTTCGGTTAGATATTGCTCGAATGATGAATGCTGGTCTTTCCGGTAAGGATTTGAAGAAGGCCATTCTGAGTCGATATAGCGTTGAGAGTCTTCGTCCTCTTCGTTCAATTATTGAACGGGCTGCTGCTGATGATGGAGTTCAGGGTCACTATTTTGTTGATCCTTCTGTTTACCCGGACTATGGTAAAGGTTGTAGGAATGGATCTAAGTCTTCTAATAGACGTGCATCTTATATTCTAGCTGGATCATCTTGTACTGGATGTACGCTTCAGACTTATCCGGGATATTGTTCTAAATATTGTAAGCAGATGATTAGATCTGTGCCACAGGCGGTTCGAATTGCGGCGGCAGAACGAAGATCTGCCCGGGTGGCTAATAATGCTCCAATTAATGATCCTGCCGAACAGTTTGGACTCGAGAAGCCTGAAATTGAAATTGAACCCGATCCTAAAGTCAAATCAGTTGATATTTCGATTTCCGGGCCGACTATTGATTAATTAAATATTAATTAAATATTTTAGGTAGGGTTAGAGTATGGATGATGGCCCTACCGATGATCAGGATAAGGGTAACGGCGACGGCAAAGGGAAATTAATAACTTTCCCTGGTGGTAAGAAAGTTGACCCTGAAGAAGTTGGCCTGGATAGTATAGTAGGCCAAACTGGGGATATTCCTACTCCAGATATTTTAGATCCAGTGTACTTAGATAAAGAATTGCGGGAGCGAGTTGAATATGTAAAGAAACAGGCTCTAGTTCAGGCTATCACTGAAAAAAAGAGTACTATTGACACTATCGATGCTGTTTTGGTTGAAATAGCGGAAGAATTAGCTCATCTTAAATTTGAAAGAAGAAAAGCTGCTAAAGAAGGTAAAAATACTGCGAGCTATACCATTGGTAGAATAGGTTCTCTGACTAAATTAGCTGATTTATTATTGAAGAAGAAAGAATCTATGATGCAAGAGGAACTGGACCTGAAATCGTCCAGATTCCAGGCAGTTTTTAGAGTTTGGATGGAATTTTTCCATGATTCGATGGAAAAATCTGGTATTTCTCCAGAAGTAATTGATGTTATATTTCAACAGATGAAAGCTGATATGGTTGATTGGGAAAGAAAAATGTCTACTGCCGGTATTGAATAATGCCTAGTATTGAGAAACAAGAAAAAAGTAAATTAACTGGACTTGTTGACGATTTTCTAATTAAAAGAAAGAAAATTAGTTCTGGAAATGATAGTGATGATAGTACTACATTTCTTACTATTATTGATTTTATCGAACGATTTAAATTACTTCCATATGGTTTATTTCCAGTTCAAAAGTTCATATTGAAATTATATTATAATATTCCATTAGATGATAAGTTACCTGGAGACGAGCGGGATAGAATCTATGTAACTCCGAATTTTAGATCCAATAAACGGGTCTATATGACGGAAGTTAAATACCTCGAATATTTATATAGTCAAGGTCGCTGCAATATAAAAGAGCAGGGTGATATTCGATATGAATTAATTTTAGTATTGGGACGACGAAGTGGGAAAAGTGCACTAGCTTCTTTAATCGCAGCTTATGAACTTTATAAATTATTAGCTCGTGATTGTCCTCAGAAATTCTATGGGATGCCAGTTTCCAGTGAAATTCGAGTATTAGATGTTGCAAATGACAAAGACCAAGCTGAGATTGTTTACCAAGATATTGCTGGATACGTAGAAAGTGTTGATTATTTTAGAACGTCGTTGGCTAATCATACGACACAATTTATGAAATTCAAAACTCCCCATGATAAAAGAAAATTTGGTGACGAAGGGCGCTCAACATTAACAGCTACATTCAAGAGCTCAATTGCTAAAGGTCTTCGTGGTCGTGGTGTTATTTGTTTTATTCTGGATGAATTTGCATTCTTCTTAAATGAAAGCGGTAAGTCTAATGCGCGTGAAGTTTACCGAGCTATTACTCCATCGCTTAAGCAATTTACTCCAAAAGATTCTAAAGACAAACGAAAAGCTATCGCAAAATCTGAAGGTAGAACTGTTGTTATTTCTTCCCCTGATGCAAAAGATGGATTCTTTTATCATCTTTACCAACTTTCTTTGACTAAGGATGTTGCTGCGTCGAATATGCTAATGATTCAGGCTCCGACGTGGGAAGTTAATCCTACATTGAGCCAGCAAGATTATGAAATTGAATATGCTAAAGATCCTCGGGCATTTATTACCGAGTATGGAGCTCAATTTTCTGATCGAGTTCGTGGTTGGATAGAAGATGCGAAGGACTTACAAGATTGCATTATTGATGATTTAAAGCCATTGGTACGTGGTAATCCTCGAGAGCCCTTCTGGGCCGGGTTGGACTTCGGAATTTCGAAGGATGGTACTGCTGTTGCTCTAACTCATTTGTTGAATGGAAGGATTACTCTTGGTTATCATGAAGCTTGGTATGCTGGAAAAAACTGGAAAGAGACTAATCCTCATCTTACTAATCCCTTAGTTCCGTATGCGCGAACTCTTCAAGACGTTAAACGACTCGATATTGATGAGATAGCTAACTGGTTATTTGTCTTATCTAAACGATTTTATATTTTGAAAGGAGTATTTGACCAATGGGCCGGTCCAGTATTTGAACAAAAATTACATAAAACTGGACTTCAGCAATTTGAAATGCGTCATTTCAGTACTGCCGATAGTTCTAAAGTATACCAAAACGCCAAGATGTTCATGTACACCACTCAGTTGGCATTTTATGATTATCCGATTCCTAAGCAAGTTATTCAGGAAGATGGCCTAGTTCTACACTCTCCTTTAATTGCTGAAATGTTAGAACTTCAAGCTACTTCAGCGGGGAAAAATTTAATCTCTGTAGAGGCTCCAAACATTCCAGGAAAGCATGATGATAATTCCGATGCTGTGATGAGAAGTATTTATCTAGCTGCTGAGTATATTTCTGAAAATCCTGGAATTTTGGATATTAGTCATATTGAAGTAATGCCGATGGCTCGCAAAAATTATGGTTATCGGCATTTCCATCGGGCTCGAACCAGGCTCCATGGCCCTCCTCCGCCTGAAAGGCGTGTCTTTAGGCGGGGATAAGCCTGTTATATTGTCATCAATTTAAATGCCCACGAAAGCCGGTATTACTAATACTGCTGCCTATCGAGTTATTAGGGAAGTTATGGATCATGTGTTTGATCCGGATACTGAACTTGAAGAAGATGATGTAATTGGGATCTGTGATATTTTTAGGGATTTGAATGGATCTTGGGAGTCGGTCATGAGTGGGGATATGGATGAATATCAGAAATTGGAGAATGCTATTGAATCTAGATTAAGTCTAAATCAAATGGCCAGACAGCTCGCCTCACAGTCTTTTAAAAGGTAAGGTTTAACAGTGGAGAACCAAGTCGAATCCAACTTTGAAGCTCAGGAGCGGGAGCGGGAAGTTAAGAGGAGAAAGGCTCGGTTGGCTCGAGCTCGGGAGGATCGAATTCGGAATCTGGATTCTTTCTTTGCTATTTATAACCAAATCCAAACTAAAACTGATAAAATCGTTATTTCACTTAAGGAGGTTATGAATTTAACATTATCCTTAAATCAAAAGATGACTTCCGGTAATTATAGGGAAATGAATTTGGTGAGGCGGTTAAAGATGCAATTGATGCTGCAAACTTTTAGTGCAGCCATTAATCAGTTATCTAGAGTAAGTAAGCTTTCTAAAATATTGTCTCCAGCGGTGAAGGAGGAAGCTATTCACCAAATTGAATCTCCTCCTACATTTGAGTAAAAACCATGGCAGCTAAGAAGAACGGGAATGGACGAGTTAGAACCGGTCAAATTCCGGTTCAGCACGTTAATATCCAGAAGGTTCCTTCCAAAAAGCTAACTAAATTAGAAAGGCAAGCCCGGAGAGAAGCTGCTCAATCTATTCGTGTGGCTGCTACCTGTGGTCCAATTGGTGGATCTGGATTAGGAAGCGGGGGTTTTGGTGGTTATGGGAATGCCGATATTGGATTAGCTAATTCCAATTTTTACAGTCCTCAGTTATCAACTGACTTTTTAGAGTTACCTCAATCTGAGCGTGAAAAACGCGAGTTATTTAGATTTTGGTATACAACTCATCCAATCGTTGGGGCATCAATTGATTTTCATACTGATGTCCCGATGTCAAAAATTCGGTTGTCTCTGCCGAAGGGGAAAGATCACAAAAGAAATAAGCAGATCTTGCATTACTATCAAGAAATGTGCAGGCGACTGCGGCTTTTCCAAGTTCTCTACGATGCCACTCATGAATATTGGTTACATGGAAATGTGTTTATTTTCTGTGAAGACCAAGATATGGCACCAGAACTTCCTGATTCTATCTTCGTGAAAGAAGTGGAAGAAGAAATTGGTGAAGTTGATGCATTAGGAAACCCGACGGTTCGTAAAGAAAAGAAACAAGTAGAGAAATCTGAAAAAGAAAGAATGGATGCCATTCACGAATATGTGGCTGATAAATATCAGGGATGGCAGCGTCTTCAAATTTTGCCGCCAGAGCAAGTTAAACTAGAAGTTTTTCAGTATACTAATAAAGTTAATATGGAACTTATCCCGAGCGAAAAAGATCGTTTGGTGGTATTGAGAGCTGAAGATCAAGGGGATCCGGAAGCTAGAAGAATTGCTGATGATATTCCAGAACAAATTAAAGAGAATTTACTTAACGGTCAGCCTATTCCATTAAATACTAGTCCTTACGAAGATTATATTTGTTCTTCGTTTTGTTATCATTTATCGCACAAAAAATCATCTTATGATGATCGTGGAATTTCAATTTTAGAGCGTTGTCTTCGTACTCTTCTCTATCAAGATAAACTTCGTCAAGCCCAGACTTCGATTGCCTCCCGTGCAATGACACCAAAGCGCATTGTGTGGGCAGACAAAATGTCTCAAACAGATGTGGAAGATCTGCGAGATCAGGTTGATCAAGCTCTGATTGATCCGGATTTCACTATTATTACTAATTTTGAGCTTCATTGGGATGAGATTGGAGCTCGAGATCGTCTTTTAGATTTAGGTACTGAATACGAGATTACAAATAAATTATTGTTTATCGGCCTTCGAATTACTGAGGCTATGTTAACAGGAGAAAGTACCTATTCCGGGGAGCGTATTCATCTGGACGTGATGAATACAATGTATTTGCTTTACCGTGAGACAATAGCGGAATTCGTTGAGGAGCAGATTTTTGCACCGGTAGCCGAAAAGAAAGGTTTTTGGGAAATTGATGAATATGGGAATCGGGTTCTTCTTTATCCGAAGCTTCAGTTTACCCGACTGGCTCTTCGAGATAATGCTGAACTTCAGGATTTCATGTTTAATTTATATCAAAAAGGCTCATTGCCTATTTCATATATTTATGAACTTTTGAACATTGATGTTGATGACGCCCATTCGGAACTTCAGAAGGATGTATTTACTCTGAAGGATTCTCAGATGAATGAATTGGTCAGGAACCTTCTAGGTGCGGCCGGGGAAAAGCTTTTGGATGAGACCGATGTGATTGATAAGATAGTAAAAAGTCTTGGTCTTAAACATGAAAAGAAAGAAGGAGATCGTTTTGGTAAGGAAGAATAATAAACCTTAATTTAAATATCTAAATCGAATGTTGCATCAAGGTGACAGCTCTTTGAGTCCTGCTGAAAAGGAGGATCAAGAGATTGAACATCGAATGAAGAGTATTAAGGAACGTCCTCATTCTAGAAAGTACAGATCTCGGCGTCCTGATCGTAGTAAACGTAGACAAAGGATGAAAATTGAAGATTCAGATATCCAAGCTCCTGTAAAGGCGGATCCAGATTTGTCAAAGATGGCTGCACGTATAGCAGTTGAACCCTTTGAAGATATTAGAGAACTCTTTAATAAGCGTGCTCAGTCGATTTTCAGGGCTTTATCTGAACTTTCTACTCCTTTAGCTGATGCATTTCATTCTGAAATGCATGAAAAATTCATAGATGTTTGGGATAATACTAAGAAACAACAACTACTATTACAGGAAATGGGAGAATTTAAAGATAAAATTAAGGGTGAAGTAAAAAAATACGGTAGGATATTAGGAAAAGCTGAACCGGCAGCTGTGGCAAGAATTATTGCTGATAATTGGCCTGATAAATCAGATTGGCAAACTCGAGCGGCCATAATTGGTGGAATAAGAAAAGCAGCAGACGATTCTAAGCTTCCTGAAGCTATTAAAGTCCCTTTTCTACGTCAAGACATTCCTAATGTATTAGCAGACAATAAAGCAATAAAGGCAATTCTTAAATCTAATGTGAAAAAATCCGGGGCTGATGAAAATGATTTATTCAGATTTGCTCAGTTAGTGGCTGCTTATCAAGTTTTATCTAAAAATCCGGATAAAATTTCTACTGATCAATTAATGGCAGATGTTAAAAAATTGGCAGGATCATTAGACGAGCAGGTTTCTGAAGTTGTTGATCTTAATAACATTATGAATATTTGGACTAGTGCTTTAGGTCAGATTAAAGCCAAAGATACGAATATAGATTATAAACCAAATGATTATGATAAATTGTTGAAAAATCTGAGCAGTTTTTTTGATCAAAGTAAATATGTGAATCCTGAACCTACCATGAAGGAGATGGAAAAACTATTGAAAGAAGAATTTAAAGATATTCCACCTGAAATGGAAGCAATGTTTAAGGGGTTCAAACGTGCAGCAACTTCTAATGAAACTCCAAGGATTAGGATAATGGCTAAAAAAGTCGTTGACTATGCTAAAGTGGCCGGTCGGGTTGCTACCTATCATGGAATAATTGATCAAAGGGGCAATCCTACAGATCCTATTAATACCGGGTGGAAATCGTACGATAAAAGATATTTCGGTGAAGATAATTATAAATCAATTGTTAAATATGCCAAAGAATTGCTAACTCAAGATTGGTTTAAATATGGATGGGGAGAGAAAAAGAGCGATGCTAGCCTTAGAGCCGCTCTTGATGTAGCTATCTATGTGGGAGATTCCACACTTCATCAATCTAAGATTGATTCAGAGACATATAATATGCTCTTGAATCGATTGGCGGGTTGGGGATATGATTCATTTTCGGAGACTATTGTCTTTGAATCCGGAAAAGGCACCAAGAGGAGCGCTTCAATGAAGGCAGAAATCCAAAATTTAGTTCGGATTGCTAATGATATCCGTCAGACTAATCCTACGGTGGCCTTTGAGATGTTAAAGAACATCAGAGGACTTACTGCTGGGCTTGGTATTGAGCCTGAGCTTGAGCCTGAGCCCCCTACTACTTCTGGTGCTAAAGAAGATATTTCTAAGGCAATTGAAGAAACCATTTCTGAAATGTCCGGAGAGGAACCTGACAAGGTAGCTCAGGCTATTGCTGATATTCTCGAAAAAGGCTTCGAGAAGATGCGTCCCAAGTCCCCTGAAGACCTTCAAACAGGCCTGGAAGAGCTCGTTGAAGCTGCTGGAGAGGTTATGGGCGGTCAGGCAGCAGTCGGATCTACTCTTGGGTACTTGGTTAGGGTGGCCTATAAAGCCCCTTCTCTTCGTCCCTTAATTCTGCCGGTGGTCGCGGCAGCTAAAAAAGGTAAGGGTAAAGGTAAAGCCCAGCCTAAGGGTAAAGGTAAAGCCCAGCCTAAGGGTAAAGGTAAGGCCCAGCCTAAGGGTAAAGGTAAAGCCCAGCCTAAGGGTAAAGGTAAAGCCCCACCATTTGGTGGTAAGAAGGCCCCACCATTTGGTGGTAAGAAGGCCCCACCATTTGGTAAGAAGGACGAAGAGGAAAAGAAGACCGCTAAAGGTAAAAAGACTTCTAAAGGTAAGAAGCGTCGGTCTTCTATTACCGCCACAGATCTGGAATGGTGATACGATTTCTATATCGTTGATCTAGTCAGGAGACTCCACACCATGAAGAAGCAAGTTGCCAATTTAGTTCTTTCCAAGCTTGACAGTACTGCCAGCACAATTGAGACCCTTGCCAAAGAGGGTAAAATTGAGCGACAGGCGGCGAGTCAGCTAATTAAGAATCTGGACTCGTTTGCTGATAAGTTTGAAGTAGCAGCATTCGGAGAAAAGAATCTTAAGGCCCGTCAAGCTAAGGTTATTCAGCAGGATAATGATGAGCCGTATATGAAGACCTTTGACAATGTCAATGAGGTTCATCAGTCTGATGCTGACGAGCCTTATATGCATAAGTCTCCTCCGTCGTTCAATTCCAAGGGAATTGATAACTACGACCAGGATGCTAGCTCGACGGTTTCTACTCGTGATGAATATCAGGTTCGCGATTTGAGCGAGCATGCTGACGGCACCAAGCCGCAGCCGTCCTGGCCGAATGGCTCGGCCGGTAAGAGCACTCGTCAGGGTACTGCAAAGCCGAAGTCTTGGGCCTAATCTTCAACTAGGCTTTTAACCCTAGATTGGAGTAAGGCATGCGGAGCAGAGTTGCGTTTGTAGACGATCAAGTTATGGCGAAGGACTATGCCACGGGTGACATCGTGCGCAAAGTCAATTTCCGTGACTATTTTCAAACTCCGTATGCCGGTCGTGTCATTTATTCTAACCCGAAGACTGGAAAAGTCCAGGTTCAATGGCCTTGGGGAGCTGAACAGGAGTCTCCAACCGAATTGATTCGGGAAATCAATCCGAAGTTTGTTCCTCCGATCGCCTTGAATCAATGGTATTCTACTTGGGAGGGTTCTCGTCTAATCAATGACAAGGACCTTCTCAAGGAAGAAGATAAATGGCGTAAGTCCCTTACTGCTTCTACCGTTCAAATTATTACCAAGCATGAACAAAATACCATGCCGGTGTGGCGGCATGCTTGTAAGGCTTGGCATAATGGTTTAGATGAGGTTGAAGCTTTCCGGATTCTTTCTTTCCAATTTGGAGAGGAATTCGGTGACGAAACAATCAGATTAACTATTTCTAATCTCTATAATCTCGGACGTCGAACTAAACTAGCGATTTATTGGAAAGATAATACTCGTCGATATAAAGTTACGAAGAAAGAAAAAGAAACTGGGAAATTAAAGTGTCCGCGTTGCAGTGGAACTCGGATGAAGCCGCGAGTTTATCGACAAGGCAAAAAATTGATTCAGTGTCGTGATTGTGGTTTTTCAATTTCTCCGAAAGATTTGATTTGGCCCTCTGAGACAATTACTGATATTGAAGATGATGAATAAATTTAAGATTCCATAATCATTTGGACATCCATCAGTTCCTGAGCTGCACAAATCACTCCATCCCATTCCCATTGATTATGCCAATGGGTAGTGATTTTTCTTGAGATCGGCCTATTTTCTATAGGTCCTTTATCAATATTATGCTGTCCAAACTGTCGACAGGCAAATTGAGTAGCCGCAGCTATAATTATACGAGTTCTGAACATTTCGAATGACCAGTGTTGGTTATAATTTTTGAGATTAAAATACATAGTATTTTTATCTTCGGATTTGAGATCCATACTGAAGACTAATACTATTTGATTATAATAACCCATCCGATCTAAGGTCTCAAACTGTTTTTCTTCAAATTTATGAACTTTTAACTGAATGTTTTCTAAATTTGGAACTGGTTGAATTTGTCCTTTGCTATCTTGGATTTCAATATATTTCTTCACTTTCTTTTTAGACCGTTCCCATCTTCCTCCGATGGTACTTCGGCGGTCTGGATGAGCTCCTCGGATTCGAGGCATGGATAATATTACATCTCAGAATTTTGATAATGAATCATATGCAGGGAATTTATGGCCTTCAAGCGTAAAGCAAATGCTATAGTTTCAAAATCTGACATCCATTTCGAAGAATGGATGGATGAAATTCGTAAAAATAATGAAGGGGCCGTTCCTAAGGATTACGTAGGACGAGTTGCTAAAGACGTTCTTCGTAAATGTGACCCGAATAAATATTTACTGTCTCATGCCACTATAGTCGCATCAGTTGATGTGTATGCCCCTCAGGGCGTCAAGACTGGCAAGATGACAGATAATCGGGGAATGGAAATTGAGGTTAAGTGGCCTGAATATCGAATTAAGCCTGAATGTCAAGAATTGATCAATAATAATGGAGATGCTTGGGAAAGATCTTTACTGTTATCGACATATCGGACCTTTATTGGGGCTCCGAACTATTTAGAGCATATACAAATCCCAGAATTATCCAAGGGATTTATTGTTGATGCGATTGCTCGAGACCTTGGTAATACTTGTTATATTGATATTCTGGTTGGTACTGATCGCAAACATAATGTACTTATTCAGGATATTTTATCTAACAAGTTAAATGCGATGAGTATGGGGTGCTTTGTTGCTGGTACTAAAGTTACTTTAGCAGATGGCTCCATGATTTCTATTGAAGATATTAGACCTGACATGCATGTTTTCTCTCAAAAGGGGAATGCTTGTCGAGTAAAGAATTTACAAATCCGAGAAAATCGATGGGGGATGTGTGAAATTAAGACAACTGGTCATTTTAAGTTGTCTTGCACTGATAATCATAAATGGTATGCAGTTCCTAGAGAAGAGGTTGAATATCGATCTACTTATAGGAAGAATCAAGTTCCGATAAATAAAGACTATGGATTTGAATATCGTGAAGCTGGTGATTTGAAAGTTGGTGATATAGTCGCTTTCCCGATTCCTCAAAAGGTTGTTGAGACTGATATATCAGAATCTGATGCTAGGTTAATCGGTATTTTTGCTGCTGATGGGTGGAAGTTTGAAAATACTCATGATTCTACTATTGGTTTAGGTTTTTGTTTGAATAGATTTGAATCTCAAACGATTAATGACGTTGTTAATAAGATAGAACAAATCATGTGGTTGTCTGGGGAAAACCGGATGACTGCAAATGGGCATTCTTGTAATCGTTCGGTTAATTCTTCGATTCGGAGAAATGCTTGTTATTTAACATCAACTAGTCGTAAAGCTAGAAATCTGATTGATGAATTTGTGCATGGCAGAACAGCCAAGACTAAGATTTTTGATGAAGCGGTTTTGTGCTGGCCTAAGAATTTACAAAAGGCTCTTTTATCAGGTTATGTTGATGGGGATGGATCGGTTTCAACGGCTAAAAGGAAAACTAAGAATCTTCATATTAGTAGCAGAAATCCTGATTTGATTAATCAACTGAGGTTAATTGCAGCCCGTTGTGGATTGATTACTACTATAAGCAAAGCGAAAAGAAAAGGTACTAAATTAGTTCCCGGTGGAGCTGGGGTTGACTATCAGCTTCGATTTATGAATAATGGTGTTAATCAAATCAATGCTAATAAACTAAATGATATTGAAATTAAAGAAAGTCTAGTTGGTTTAAATAAACGATGGATCACTGATAAATATATTTATACTACTGTTGAATCAATTCGAAGATTTGATTATGATGGATTTGTATATGATATGGAGGTTGAGGGAGACCATTCATATACAGTGAATGGTATCGGGGTGTCTAATTGTGTGTCGTTATTTACGATTTGCACCCATTGTGGCAATGTAGCTATTGATGATACTCAATTTTGTAGTCATGTTGCATATGATGGAAAGAACTCTGAATTTATCGATGAGAATGGCCAGAAGCATCGACTAGCAGAATTGATTGGTCACACTACAGTTCCTAATAGTAATCAATTTATCGAGGCTTCTTGGGTTCGAGCTCCAGCATTTTCTGGTGCCCAGCGTAGGAATGTGTTAAACGCTGAGATGCCAACTATCGCTACTAAGATTGAAGCTGCCGGTAAGATTTATGAAATTAAGTGCAGCCAGGATGAATTGGAAGGTATTTTAAGAGCCGCGTCGATTGATCCGAAGTTAAATGTGTTGCATACAGCCCAAGATGAAGAGGATGATGCAGCCGGATCTGCTTTAGATGAGCTTATGGGTGGTGGGGACGAAGAAGCAAAGCCGGAAGATAAAGATGAAGAGGTTAAAGCTGAGGCTGAAAAAGATAAAGCTGAAGCTGAAACTGAAGGTGGGGAAGAAACTCCGGCAGAACCGGCTAAGCCCAAGATTGATAAATTGGTAGAAAAAGCTCAGGAACAGCTATTACAGACGATTGTTAATGATTTGAGTGAACGTTTAGCTCCTAAACCTGAAGATGTTGGGGTTGCAATTCCCGGTATTGAGGAAGCTAGTTATAATGATAATCTAGTTCGAGCATCTCAATTTGATAAGAGGCTCCAATCTATATTTAAGGATTATCCCAAGATTGTCAAATGGGCATCTCGGGTTAATAGATTGATTCATCTCGGTGGTCGAGATGCTATCAAGAGAGCAGGATATACTCCTTCAGATCTGATAGTTTTTTCATGGATAAATGATACTGTTAGATCTAAGGTTTATCCACCGGGTCTATATAAACTTGCCATGAAGATTGGTCCAATCAATTCTTTCCCTAGCGAAACTTCTTATTTCGCTGCGTGTCAAATTGATTTGAACCGTCCTCTGGTCCCTGGCGAGAAGAGATTCCTTCGGCAGAAGGGTCGAATCGCGTCGCTGTCCACCAAATTTTAAGGCATTGATAAGCGGATATCCTAATAGGAGGCATTTGTAACAATGACTCGTCGTCGAAGCACTTGGCAGCAGCCGAAACCCACTTCTCATCAGGCAGCCACAAGTCGTAAAGCAGAAGATATTTACGACATGAATCAGGAGCATCCGCAACCCTCCGCAACGGAGTATGAGAGCGGAAGCCCCGATAGTTGGGCTGAAACTCCTACCACCAATAAGAACGTGGAAGGTGATTACGATGGTGATCACGTGAAGCGTAATGAGGTTGGCTTAGGTGAACTCCGGGATGATACCTGGAGTCACAAAGATGCCGATCGGTGGAATGGTGGCGGCAAATATGACAATCAGGGTAAGTTAGCGGCCAAAAAGGCTTCGTTAGCTGAGCGGATTGCTCATGCCACGCTTCGAACCGATAATAAGGATCTGGTCACTCAGCAGGCGGCAGATTTAATGAATCTGCCAATTAAGGTCCTGGCTGCTACCGCTGAGCGGATGAATAAGGTATCCCCGGATGCCTTGGACAAAGAGCGGAAGTATCGTCGGGCTTTGGCTTGCTGCAAGCTGAGCGCCAACATTCTCGGTGAGACGGCCACTGAGGAGCAAGTTGAGCGGTTAGCACAGACCATCATGACGATCGATGATCCTACTCTCAAGTCGATTTTGAAGATATCGGCTGAGGTTCGGACAGCCGAGTGCAATTGTCCTCCTGGTGAGTGCACTTGTGACGACAAGACTGCTGGTGAGTTAAAGCCTCCGATGGGAGAAGGTGAAGAAGAATCCGAAGAGGAGACTGCAGCTGCTAAGTGCATGGGTGCTGACGACGAGAAGAAGCTCGAGGAAATGCTTCCTGAGCAAAGAGAAGAGACAGGATGTCTGGTTCCGGTCGCACCTGCTCCAGCACCTGCTTTGACCGAGATGTTTGAAGAGGCTCCGGCCCCAGCCGCACCGGTCATGTCTCCTCCAGTTCCGGCGGGACCTGTTGCCCCCGCGACTGCTACTGATTCTCCGGAAATCACTTTCGATGATGAATCGGACATCACCTTTGATGAGCCGGAGGAGCCTTCCGCCATGACTGCTACTGATCAGCAGGAATTGTCGGCTCTCTTTGATGATGACGAAGAGGTTCAGGCCCAGCGTCAAATTCAGGCATCTGAGCAAGAGCAGAAAGCTCGTGAGCTCGGTAACTATGGTCCACACCCGGCTGCACGTACTGCCTCTGATGGTGCCAAGAAGCTTGGTGCTGTGACTCGCACTGCGTCCAATAAGGATGAAGACGAACTTGCGGCTCTTTGGGCCGGAAACGAACTCGCATAATGACTACGGTTCTACCTAACGGGGAACCACCACAAATACCAGAGCAAATATATAAACTGGGTTCAGTAACCGGAGGTTTTGGGTCAGATTTGATTTGATGATATTGGAAGGAGAGACGATTTCGCGGTTCGCCGGACTTGAAATTATCTCCTGAAGAGATTCGAAGAATACAGATTTGATTCTAAACTCAACGAAACTGGAGAATTATTAATCATGGGATCCATCGGCGGACAGAGCTCGGGTGACTTTACGCTCACCCAGGGTGCGCTGCGTATCCTGTACTCGGTCATTAAGGGAGACACCATTCCCGATTTGGCTGAGGACGCGTTCACGCAGAACAACCCAAATGTCATAACGACCGCCATTGCTGTCTCAACCACTCTTCCCACGAATGTGAAGAAGGGCGTGTTGGGTGGCTCGGTGGCGTTTGTTCGCCCGGACATCGGTGAGAATACCGTCGGTGGCGCGGTCCAAGTTGCTGCGGCTTATGTCGCAAAGACCCGCCCTCTCGGTTTGTTCCTCAATGATGCTCTGGGTAACGCAAATGAAAACACCCCCGGTGTGGGGTCTGGCAAGGGACCGTTCCTTCGCGGTGGCGCAGCTGGCGTGAAGATCTACGAGACCCAACTGCAAACCACGGTCAGTGGTGGTGCGGTTGGTGATCCGATCACTTACGCGGTGGGCGATCGCCTTTATGCCAGTGTCAACGGCCTGCTTACGAACGTGTGGCAGGATTCGTACGAGACGCAGTGGATTACGACAGCTACCACCGGTTCCGGTGTTGCTGGCGCCGCCATTGAGCCGGACGTCACCTGCATGGGTGTGGTCCTTTCACCTCCAGATTCTGCTTCGGCAGAGATCTTCTTCGAAGTTGCTTTCCTCCCGTGAGGGCGCTAGAAGGAATGAAAGGGCAAATTAGTCATGGCTAACCCTTACGGCGTTCAGGTTGTTGACAACACGATCAAGGAGAGGATCGCTGAGAAGTGGATCAGCACGTCTCCTGGTCGCAAGCGCATTGCCGCTTCAATGATCCAACCGCTCCGCGAGCGGAGGGATTACTCATCTGTTGGACGTAAGACCTTCTTGGTCGAGCAGATTCCTGATGGAGCTCTCGCGATTTACGACAAGGATCCGGACGTTACGGCGTACGTGATCGGTGAAGAGGGTAACAGCATCACGGCCGTAATGAAGCCGCGTCGCGTTATCTTCCCGTTGTTCGAGATTGCGGCTCTCCCCAAGGCTCCTCTGACTCAGATCAAGGAGCGTCGGTACGACCTGCTCAAGCGTATGCAGGACCTCGGTAAGGCTCAGGTCCAGGCTGCTGAGGACGATCGCGTTTTCAGCATCATGGATGCGATTGCCATTAACGGGTTCGATTCGCTTGCGGGTCAGACCAACCCGGATATTCCGGTGGTGGCGCCGATTTCGCCGGCCATCCTTGCGGATGCGTTCGCCGAGATCGAGTTCCACGATCTGCGTGTTGCTCGCGTTTACATGAACGCGAAGGATTACGCAGACATCCGGAAGTTCGGCCGCGACGTGCTCGACATCGAGAGTCAGGCCGTCCTGTGGAAGACTGGAATGATGGCTACTGGTTGGAACGCCCAGTTCATCGTTTCCCGTCTCGTGCCGCAGGGTGTGGTCTACTGTTGCTGTGAGCCCGAGATGTTCGGACGGATTCCGGTTCGTACCGAGCTCACGGTTCTGAGCGCGGATAACCCTGAGGAACGTACCATTGGTTTCTCGATGTTCGAGAATCTGGGCATCGGCGCCTATAATCCTAGGGGTCTGGTGCGCCTCATTGTGACGCGGTAACGCACTTCCAACGTCCTTTTCGGCCCGGTTGGCTATTTCAGGCCTTCCGGGCCGAAGAGTGTTTGGGAATGTAAAGAAAAGCCGTAAGAAAATACTTGACTTTTGTTATTAATGTTTGTTATACTTATTAATGTTTGTGATTGAAGAAACTAAAATATGCTATCAATGCGGAGGTGAATTTCCGATATCTGTAGATGAGATTGATCCGGAAACTCAGACATCTACGGCTGAGCATATGGAACAAGGTGATGACATTTTATCTATGATTCAAGAAGCCTAACTTTGGAATTTTTTCATATTGTATAATTCGTTGTGTATACCCCTGGGTAAAATTAGTCCCTCAAGATGCTTGGTCGAAGCACTAGGCTTTGAATCCTCCATTTAATTAGATTTCGGAGGATCTATCATGAAAGTTGGGGAATTAATTTCTGAGCTTCAAAAATTTGATTCTGAAGCTGAAGTAGGTTGTGGTCTTTCCAAGCTTTCAGGATGGGCTCAGAAAATTGATGATGTTTTAATGTCTGAAGAGGGCATTGTTTTTATTAATATGGGGCGTGAAACTATTGGTGAAAATGAATTAACGCTTGCGTCTACCAAAGTAAATCTTTCTAAAATTGCTTCGAGAATTGCCGCTGTTGAAGGATTGGAAGATCCTTGGACTGATATTTCAGAAGAAGTTAAGCGGATTCTTGAAAGTAAAGGCGCAGATCTTGAAGAAGATCAACGTGCTGCAGAACAATTTGTTGATCTAATTTTGAATTATGCTGATATGAGTCTTGGTCCTCATTCTTCAGAGGATATGGCCCCCATTGAAGCATTTGAGGCCGGGCTGCGTATGAAGCAGCCTGTGTATCATACAGTAGATCCATTTAATCCTGAAGATGAGCATTATTATTTTGAGGAAGCTTCCAAGGATGCATTTTTAAGGGCTCTTCAGGGAGAAGCTGAGTGATGAATCTCTCCAAGATTGCCTCGAGAATCGCTGCGGCTAATACTGCATACCGAGTTATTACTGATGAGCCGGTAGGCATTACTATCGGATTTGAACCTAAAGGTTTTGAATATGATGAATTTCAAATTCAATCTGATGATGGTGGAGATAATGTTTATATTCAAGAAGATGGAGAAACTTTAATCATTTCTAAGGACCCTAATCTTAATGGTGAATTTCCTGAACCTGATTTATTAATCTGGCGCACTCCAGATGAATTTAAGAGTTGGATTGCAGAGATGGATGAAGAGGAAGAGATGGATGAAAAGGAAGAATAATGAATCTTTTTAGGATTGCCTCTCGAATAGCCAATATTACTAATTTTAAATCATTTAAATATGATATTGGTGATGAACGAGCTTTTGGACGGTTAGAATTTGAAGCTGATACCCCTAAGGGTGCTCTTAAGTATGAAGCTAACATAAATACTGATGGTGAGATGGAAGACGAAAAAGCAATTTTAGACGGCGAACCTGTTGAATTGGATTTGGGTATTAATCTTCCTCATTATTATAAAATTGACCCTGAGTTTTGGACTTACACGGAGGAAGAGGCGGAAGAACATAGGGAAGAACAGCCTTCGGATGAAGAAGCTAAACAAATTGTGACCGAAGCTATAGATTATTGGATTAGCTCAGGGGCTGAGACTGGTAAGCCCTATCAAGAAGGGGATGAACCTAGGTTGCCTCATAAAGTTTCTGAATCACAAATGAATGCTTGGAATGAGATGAGGAGTCAAATCAATAAAGCTCTTAGATCTGTTCAAAAGGATGATATCGAAAGTGGAATTGAGTCGCTGGAGGCGGCTAAAGAAAAAGCTTCATCGAATATGATTAAAAAAATTGATCAAGCGATTGAGATGGTAAAATCAGATTCTGAAAAATCAAAAGCAGTGATATATAATTTATGGAATCGAGGAGTTGGTGGTTCCATTACAGATTGGATTTCTGAATCTATCGTATAATTGGAGGAATGATGGACTTTAATAGAATCGCTTCTCGAGTTGCTGCCAATACCAATCAATGGCTTTGGATTAGTGAGTCATGGGAAGGTGGTAGAATAATTCAAGCTGCTGATGATGGGGCAGCTTATGAAATCGCTATTCAAAGTAGAATGGATGATTCAAATCAATCTCGGGAAGAAGCGGAAGAATGGTTTGAAAAGAATGATCAATTGGTTCCAATCCTAAATTTACCTCCATTAACTGGAGCTGAGTAATGAATTTTTCTAAGATTGCTTCCCGAATTGCAGCTGATAAATCTCAACATACTATTATGTTTGAATTTGCAGAGCCGGATGAAGAAACAATAGTCTATACTGCTGATTTATCAAATGAAGAATTAAATCAACTTAAACAATTATTTACGGAGTTACAAGAAAAAGCTGGTGATAATTGGGGAGACACTTTAGCTGCTTGGTCAATTGATTCTGCTGATTCTGCTGAAGCTGTTGAGCATTTCACTAATTTTCCAGATTTATTAAATGATATCGCTTTAAATTCTCGTTATAATGAAACTGACACTCCTGGTGAATTTTATGGTGGTTCAATCGCTTTATTGGAAGGAAGATGATGAATTTTTCTAGAATCGCCTCCCGTATTGCTGCCACTGAAGATGAGATAACTCTCCTCAGTAAGCAAGATGTGATTAATCTAGTATCTCGGACTTTAGAAGTGGAGCCAGCCTCCATCGAATTTAAGACTTTTGAATTTACGGTTCATGGCGGTTCCTATGGCGGCCCAACTTCAATTGGGGCTCGAGGCGGTGGTGAAGTTGACGGCCGCGATTTTTATTTCTCAATTCAGGGTCATGTTTGGGCCGATAAAGAAGGCGTGAAATACGATCCGAATCCTGACAATAATCCTATGGAAATTATGTGGGAGGATTGATGGACTTTAATAAAATTGCTTCCCGGATTGCTGCAAGGGAGGTAAATATCCAATATGATCTTGATTTTGATTGGGATGAAGAGTTATCTTCTGCTCGTCAAAGTGGAACAGTTAGTATTTCTCTTGGTCCAACTGATGAAGAAATTATAGATTACTTAGAAAGTGATGAAGGTGATTCTATTTTGAATAATCTATCTTCTGATCCAAATGGATATGTTTCATTAGTTCCTCAGACTATCAATGGTCAGTCTGCTGATATTTCCGGTAATGATTATTTATCATTCACTAGCAGGGCTATTATAAATTATCTTCAGTCTAATCCTGGAGTTCGGGAATTTAAAGTTACGGGTCTGATTGAGTAGCAAGCATGATTAACGATATCGGCGCATAGTGATTCGGGCTGAAGGTTTATTTATTGCTACTTCTCCGTAAGTAAATTTACGATCTAAAAATTCTTTAAAAATTTCTTTCATGCTATGATGTTTAAAGAAGGACATATCAAATCCTTCGCCTAATTTATACTGAACATGACCTACTTGGTTACCTAAGTATCCGGCGACTTCTACAAATCTATCCCCATCTTCTTTATAGGTGGTGAATTTCCAGCGGGGATACATGAAATTGTTGAATACTAACCGGGCGCCTGGAGGCATGATTGCCTCCATAGTGGCCGCCAATTTAGCCATATCCAAATAGCCAAGTGCTTGTCGAATGACGCAAAGTGAAGGTTTTGGGGATGGTGGGTAAATTTCAGGATTTTGAACATCTCCGGTAATACAAACTATTTCCGGATTTGGACAACGTGGATTGAGGTCGATTAGTACAGGCTGATGTTCAGCTCCTCTTTTCAGCGCTTCTAAAGCTACAACTCCAGTTCCACCACAGAGATCATATAGAACATCGGTTTTGGGATTGTAGCGACCAAAATCAAGTAGGGAGCCGGGATTTTTTAACCATCGGATATAAAGACGGTCATACTTGTCGGTGGTACATTTAAACATAGACATTATGAATGTGTCCGTTTTCATTCACGCCTGCTACAAATCCATGACTTTCAATATTGAAAGCAGGTTGTAGAATAGCGCGTTGACTATCACGCACAGTTCCAGGAGGGGCATATGGGAATTCTGGGACTCCTATATCTAAGAATTGATGTAAATGTACAACTCCAGGATACTTAGGATGTGCATCGAAAAATTGATGAAGCAATGGGGCATTCATTGTCGCTTTGACTCCATCCGTTTCGACTAATAATTTTTGATGGTTAACTCTCACCATCACACATTCTCGAACTCGAATATAGGGATGCTTGTGGCGGGGAGTCACTAGCATGGTTCCATCGTTACCACGTACAGCCAGACACCCGAATTGTTTGTCTTCACCAGCATAAGTGCTATGAAAACTATCACGATATCGGTCTAACAATTTCTGCATTAAGGGTTCGCATTGTGCGCGATAGGCAGCAAGCTTTAGATTTTGGACACTGTGATAATGCTTATCTTCAATAATCTGTCGGATTTCTTCATTCAGGGCTCTGAATTCATTATTATAATAGAGGACAGCTCCGTCAGGGAAACAGAGCATTTTCTTTTTTAAATTGGTTTTATCGTTAGCAACCACGGCGTGGCAGCGAGCTCGAGCCATGAGTTGTTGAGCTTTGACAATAGTATCTTCAGGTTGTTCTCGGGAAGTAAGTTTGCAACCGATGAGGGTAAGATTTGGATTTTGTTTCCTCATTTCATCGATAACATATGGGGCTCGAGTGAGAATAAGATTAATCTCATCGAGGTTGGTGGGCATCTTTCCTTCATAGGGATCGGTGCAGATATAGTTAATGACGGCCGCCGTCATCACAGCGGCATTTACTTTAGGAGCGGCTTCAATACAATAATCTCGATAGTGTTTATATTCTGAATTGATTACCATGGTAATGGAATGACCATGATTTTGAAGATGCTCTCCTAGGCGAGTAGCCCAGGTCCCTCGAGCATGATTGGTCAAGATCTTATTGTCGTCGATATGGGTATAAACGGGACCGCCAGTAATCAGAATATCCATATTTAGATATACAACGGATATCTAAATATTTACGCGGCTTCCATTAAGGTTACTACTCTTTGAATTGAGTTCTGAAGCTCACCGGCTTTGCTAGCTGCTTCTTCCAAAGCTTTGACTATTTCCTTTCGGTTGTTACTTTTATCCCTTGGAAGTCTATATTCAAAAGGTTTTAGTTCGGGAGCTCGTTCCAGTTCTTGATGCTCATAAAGATGAGTAAGACGACGTCGAACGTTGTCTTTATCAATTTTATTCTTTGCTTTGAGTTTTTTACAAATTTCGATTGAGGATAATTGGGTGCTGGGTCCGAAGAGTCCCTTTATTTTGGTATCTAGATCTTGGCTACTTAGGCCAACTTGGCCGTTTTTATACCACCAATAACGACCTTTTCGATCTAAGTGTCCTTTATCTCTGGCATACATTAGTGATCTTCGGGTTGAGTTAATGGAGAGGGGTCTTCCTTGACTGTTAATCCATTTTTGGCATTCTTCAGTGGTTTTTTTCTGGTCGTTGCCTAACAACTTCTTTAGCCAATGAACCAACATCATGGCGTCATTAATTAGTTGCTTAGTGGTACGGAGCTTATTGGCCATTGTGATCTCCTTCAGGATACATTACACTCTGGAGGATCGAGTTTGCTACTGAGGATCTCGGTTCTCTTGATGAGCTCGCTTCTCTTCATAACCTTACCGCTCTGAATCGGCGATTAAAACTCCAAAAGAGCGCCGCTATTCAGGACCATTGATTGAAACTGTAATTTAAATAATAATGCAGATATTCAGCTTCACGATTGTTTTGGATGAAATTAATATTTCTGATGAGATGGCTAATGATCTATACGGTGGGGGGTGTGATGATGCTCTCTTAGCACGTCAAGGAGGAGAGGTTACCCTGGATTTTGATCGTGAAGCTGAAGACGAGCAGTCAGCTATTGATTCGGCGATTGAGGATGTCCGCAAGGCAGGATATAAAGTCAGATTTGTTCGTTAGGCTTTCAATCTGACTTCACAATTAGGTTTCCAAGACCTCAAGGAGTTGATTCATGGTTAAGCCTAGTGATGTTGCAAATCGTCTTCGTCAGATCGCAGCCGCGATTGATAATTCGAAATCTCCGAAACGGGAACTAGTTGCTGAGGATTTGCAGGAAGTTCTTAGCGTTCTTGAGAATGCGGAGCCCCCGGCAGCAGAGCCCCCGGCAGCAGAGCCCCCGGCACCCCCGGCCGAATAAGTCCTGCATGGACTTGGCCAGGATTGCCAGGCGATTGGTCATCGCCAGGCAAATCGCGTATGGCGATGAAGGGACTGGTCTAACTTGGCAGGCGGATTTCCCTGCGACAACTCCTTGTGAGCACTGCGGGGCAGATGCTCGTCTTGCTTTCACCCTATTGGAAGAGGGTGAGGATGACGAATATATTTGTAATTTACATGATAATGATCACGAAGAAGGTGGGGAAGGTTTTTGGCTTCATGATGCCGGAGCTTTTGCCTTGTATATTTGTACTGATATAGATTGTGTAACTAAAACGGGTGGCACTACTACACTTTGGAATCAAGCCTGATGGATTTTATTAAGATGGCCGCTCGAATTTCAGGGTTAGCTCCTGAATGGTACTCGAGCGGACGTGAATTTTTAAATAATCAAACACCAATAGATTCTGGTAAAACTCCGGCTGAGGAAAAAGCTGGTACTTCTCTTCCCGGGGATAATCCTGAAGGCGTCAATCAATACGTAGGAACCAGTCCTCAAAAATTATTAGCTAAACTTCGGACTGAGGACTTGACTTTCGAACAAATAGCCGAAATCGAACATGCTCTTCAAATTCATTCGGCTTGCACTGGTGATTTTATCGGTACTAAGGCCGAACAAGCATTGGGTTTGAAGCCGCCTAAGCCGCCGGCTCCTAAGCCGCCTCCATTTAAACTAACATAACTTTTCCGGGGTCATACTCGTCCTCTAGACGTAAGACGTTAGTTGTACCCCAGATCTGACACCTGAGCATTCTCGAACATGTTTTTAATGTTCGAGAAATAATATGAAAGGTATTCGAGTATGTCGAAGCTGTGGTCTCCCTAAGGATATAGACCGAGAATACCTTGTTCGGGCCTCTGGTTACGTTTCTCTGGACTGCGCTGCCTGTGAGCGGGGTAAGGCCCGCCGGAGGCGGAGAGCGCGTTACGGGACCGAAGAAGGGCGACGGAAGATACTTGAAGCCAATGCTAAATATCATAAATCTTATTCGAGGAAGGGTCGAATGGCCGGATTGCGTTTAACGGGATTAATTCAGAAATATGCAAATGGTCGAAGAATACTAGACCCTTATATGAATAATCATTTGGCTAATTTGCTTTGTTCTGGGCTCGAGCTCGTAGGTTGCAGTTTAGATTCAAAGATTGTGAAACTGGTGGAGCAATTATCTCCTCTCTGTAGCTCTAAGACTGAATTTTATGAAATGGATGGTCTAGAATTTCTAGGTCAAGATGAGCGTAAATATGGATTAATATTTGTTTCTTTACCGCCATCTGAAGAAGATGGTTGGGCAGACAATTTCGGCTTTCCATTTATTGAACGATGTCAATCACATTTAGAATCGGACGGCCACATCTTATTTTATCTTAGGAATATATCGGTCTATCAGCCCATTCTTAAGACTAACGGATTTAAGCGACTAGAGCGTCAAGCGGAGATCCATACTTACGGATTGTAGATCTAAATATGTCATTCATGATCGATACTCATTGGAAGACTAAAGATGGTCGAATTATTGCCATTAAAGATATGGTTACCCCTCATTTGATCAATGTTTATTGTATGTGTCGTCTACAAAATGACGATCATAATTTTCCTGAGGAAGTTGCCATTACTGCTGAAATTGAGAAACGGGGACTCAAAAATGAGGTCGATGAATATTTTAAAGTGTATCGTGTGATGAGATCATGAAACACGACTGGAAGCGCATTCCGAATCAAATTAAAGGAGGAGGAGTCTATGAATGTTCAGGATGTGGAGAACGGATGATTCGTCCCTATCCTATGTCCTATCGGACAGGTAAGCAGATGTCTATGAAGACTTATTTTGATAAACTTGAGATTTCGACTAATTGCACACTTCAAAAAATTAAACAAGTGATGAAATCGTGAGTGGAGCAGTTTTAGGAACTCGTGTATTAGTTCCTATGTTTGAATTAACTAGTTGTGCTAAGATTAATCTATCAGTGATTAAAAATCGTAGATATTCAAATTATGTTTGTCCTATTTGTGAAGAATTAGTCCCTGATCTTTTGGAGCATGCCGAAAAGATCGGTGATTTTCTTCATGGTTGGTTAACGATTATGGAGTCATGATTACCATTTCCCGTTTGTTACTTGCTTACTACTAATTACTTTAATTTGATTTTGGGGGACGTTTACTGACTGATTTTCAGGCAGAATTTTGCCTTTGCCTTCTTTTTGAAGTGCGGCTACGCTCTTTACGCCTTTGAGTTTTTCAGTTCCGCTGAGGGCTGGATCATCGTTGTAGTAATCAAACCAGGGCATGCCATGGGAGGTGTAATCATTGGCAGTAAGTGGTGTAGTTGGTGGGGCTTCTCCAGTAAGAGTTCGCCAAACCATGGAATTACAGAGATGAATGAAACAACGCTGTTTGATTTTCTTAGCCCAGACATCAAAGTCATGAGGGTCTTCAAAAATTTGCTGTTTCATTCGTCCACCAGCGGCTAAGCTCATATCGGCGTCTTCGTTGAGCGCCATGCTATCACAGCAATAATTCATTGAGGTTTTTTCATCAATTTCTCGAGTGGCATTAAATGAACAAAGGGTTTCTGTCATACTGTAGACACCAACTACGCCACAAGACCCACCTGGGAATCCTCCCATGCTTTGTGGCATAATTCCGCGTGTTACACTGCGCCTTCGTGTGTCTATTGGACGTTCCGGATACTTTGTATTGAAGATTTCCGCTTTCATCGGAAAAACTTCGATCTGAATGCCACCATGTTTATCTTCTCCGGTAATTTGCTGTTCAACGGAGAAGCCGCTTCCGAGTGGAGCTGCTACGAATTGACGAACTTCACCGTTTTCGACTACGTAGCCATCGAGCCAGGGCTGTTCAGGTAAAACTACGTAATCCTTCTTTTTTAGGCCCTTCTTCCATTCTTTACCGGTAATAGCACTGATTTTGCCGGTAGCAATCTTAATGGCGAATGGATAGGCATGTCCGCGCTCGTGTATATAATGAGGATGGAAATTAATCCAGAGGGCCTCGGATTGGTACATGGGGATCATAATCCCGCCGTGTTCTACCCATTTCTTTGGCGCTCTCTTATAATCATCCACGTGTTTAGCTGGGAAGCGACCTAATCCGGGTGGGAGAGCATATTGCTTATCGTCATCTGGGATTCTGAGGGTCCGTTGGAATTCGATTGTGCATTTAGCCTCTGGATGAATTTCCGGAAAGCTAAACTCAAGGGCGTCGTGTTGTAGTTCTAGCATGTCACCATTCTCCATCTCGTACTTGACGGACAATTCTCAGAATCGAATGATCTGGTTCTTTGTCCATAGTTTCCATGAGTTGCTCAAAGACTTCCGGCCTTCTGATAATATAAGACTGGAGTCTTTTTGAGACTTTGCCTGCCATAGCGAAAAGAACGGTTTCGTTGATTTCCAGATCTTTGGCAAGAGCGATGAGCAGATCATCGGACGGGGCCACTCCTTCACGTTCGACTTTGCTCAGGTAGGTTTGTTGGAATCTGATTCTTTCAGCGACCTTTCGGAGCGAATACTTCGGATCCTGTTTTCGTTTCGCCTCTCGGATTTTCCGAAGTTGTTTTCCGAATCCCATGTGTGTACCTTACCATACAAACATTACATTCGTCAAGTGTTTTTATCACGTGTAATTTCGGAAAGATGAAGAAAAAAATATTAATAATTGTTTTGGGAATAATTATTTGTTCAGTAATTGGTCTCTGGTTTGCGGCTCCATCAATTGCTCGTTGGTATATTTTAGACAAGTATTCCTATATTACATCAGTTGGTGAAATTAAGATTAACAAAGATGAAATTGAAATTCAACAAGTTATAGTAGACAAAGATAATATAGAAGGAATTCTAAGAACTGTTGTTTTTGATTATGACACCACAATTATAATCGAAGGTGGATTCCTACTGGTTGACTTGAATAAAGGCCGTCCTAAAGCTGAAAGTGTTGGGAATGCTAAGAAATATACGATTATTGCACGAAAATTAAATGTTAATGTCAAAGTTAAAGATTATTTGGTTAAATTAAGTGATGTTGCTTATAATGACCCTAGTATTCAGGGTGAAAATGAAGTTTCTTTTAAGGAGGCAACTGCTGAAATTCCAAAATTAGAAAATGTTAAAGCTTACGGTGGTAGTTATGATCTTTTGAGTAAAAAGTTTTTGCTCGGTTCCGTTAATTTTGATTTCAAATTGCCGATCAAAATTCCAACCGTAGATGCAAAACAATCCGTTTATGCAAATTCAATTTACGTAGATTTGCCTACTAAATTAGTTAAGGCAAAAGAAATTTCATTTTCCTCTGAGGATTCAGAATATCCTCACACTACAATTCAAAATTTAGCTGTCACATATTCAAATAAAATTGTAGTTACTGCCTCTGAACTCAATACGATGCATCCTTGGTTTCAGAGATCAGAAACAGAACCATTTATATTAAATAAATTCCAAGTCGAAGCGCCTGTTTCATTAATAAAAGAAAAACGCGGGAAAATTAGTATTTTTCATAATGATATAATAATAGAAATTGATCCTGTTCTTTTTGGTATTAAAACAAATGAAGCATCCTGTGCATCATGGCTTGGTTTGACTTCGGGTTTAGAATTTATTGATTATAATGATATTAGCGGGAAATTTGGATTTGAGGTTGCACTAGAACCAGAGCCTAAGGTGAAAGTAAAAAGCACCTGTGAGGTAAACTGTAAAGCTGACTTTATAGTAGCTTTAAAGAAAGAATTTACTTATACTGCTTATCATGCTGACGGGGAGCCATTTGAGAGAACAACTGGAAAGCGAACTAAAGAATGGGCTTCATTAGCCGGATCTCCTCCTTGGGTGACGCAAGGTTTTATTTTATTTGAAGATCCTTGGTTTGAACGTCATAAAGGCTATCAAAATAGCGCATTTTTGAATTCGCTTAAGGCGAATCTTCGAGCTAAGAAATTCGTGCGCGGTGGTAGTACAATCCCAATGCAATTAGCTAAGAATTTATGGCTTGGACGACGTAAGACATTAGATCGGAAATTTCAAGAAATCATTCTAGCAACTGCGCTTGAGGGTTGTTTTCTCAAGCATGAAATCCTGGAGCTCTATGTAAACGTAGTAGAATTTGGTCCAGATATTTATGGGATCAGAGATGCTGCGTGGCATTATTTTAAAAAAGATACTGGTTTTTTGACACCTTTGGAGGCTTATTATTTAGCCAGAATTCTTCCTCGTCCTCATAGTGCAACCCCGCCTGATAAGGGTGGGCTTGAACATGTAAAGAAATTATTGGCTAAGATGATTAAAACTCATAATATTCCAAAACACTTGGTGTTAGAGGATGAGATTGCTTTCTATATAGGATATAAAGAAGATGGAGTTGATACAACAAATACTGAAGACCCGGATTTTTCAGATTCTGACTCAGAAGAGTGATCATGTAAGTGAGCATATTTTTACATTTGAACAAGATGGCATTCGTTCATATTACTTAACTTATGATTCTAATGGATATTCTTTATTTCTTGAATCTCAAAAAATAGCATATTATCCAATCTTTAATTTAATTGATGCTGCAATTGTTGATCAAATTGTATCTGACATTTTAAATGTTGAGTTGGTAGCTCGTATTATGGAAGTGGATCGTTCTTTTCAGGGATGGAGTGTGTCTGAAAATGTTGGGATCGGTATAGCGAATCCTCGTGGTTTAAAACAACTTCGTCTTAAATCAGATTAGGTTCTGATTCTTCCATTTTGACGTGTTGAAGATAGCCTGCCAGTTGTAATCCCTGTACTATTTTGTTTAATGATTCATTCTCTGATTCAAATTCACGAATAAAATTTATAATTTCTTCATTAGTATGTCCAACATTGATGTCGATTTGAATGTAATTATTTGTGTTAAAGTCATCTAGAGTATTCCCTAGACTGCCTTTGTCTCCCAGGGCTGCTTCAAGTTCATCATATTGGTCTTGGGTCAAATTCATAGGGGGATAAAAGAAAACAGAATAAATCTCACCTGTTGGAGGTTCATTTCCATTTGGAGTGAGACCTTGATCATCTATTATTTCCCAATCTTCATATTTTAGAGATAAATTTTTAAGGACATCTTCTGGACTCTTAACTGGAATTGTTTCAGCTATCTTTTTAGCAATTCGACTTAAATTCATAATCCAAAATACAATTAAGATCTTAATCTGGATTAAAAGTTAAGCTTTCTGGAGTAAGGAGATTTATTATGCGTCCATCTCAATTAGCTCAGGCTCTTCGTCAGATTGCCACTAAGATTGAGAATTCTAAGGCTCCTCATCGTGAATTAGTAGCAGAAGATATTCAAGGAATTCTTCAAGAGCTTGAAGAACCATCTCTAACTCGTGAAGAAGTAGCTAAGATGTGTCCTTCTTGTGCTGAAAAGATGGCCTCTATGGGCATTACTAAAATTTCGTCTGAAGCTATTATGCGAGCAATTGTTTCAGTTGATCTGCCTAAGGGTTGGACTGAGGAATCAGCTAAAAAGTGGTGGAATACAGCAACTAAAGGTGCTGAACATAAGAAAACCAAATGTATGGAAAAGATTAAGGGAAAGGTTTCCAATCCCGGAGCTTTTTGCAATTGGTTAGCTGGTTTAGCTGATTATAAGCCGAGTAAATAATTGTAAATTATTGGGTGTATTAGGTACGTAAGTACAAATCACCCACTGTGAAGAAAATTGAATACATCGCTATTAAGGCAGCTCAAGGGAGTAAAAAATTTTTAAAAAAACTTCGTTCTCATTTTCCTGATTCTTTTATTTTTTACACGTCTAACATCGGTTTGCTTGTTTTTTGGAACAATCATGTCAGACCTTTTGAGACAATGCCTATTAAATTACAACAGATTGCTTCCTACATAGAAGTGTTTGGACCTCGAGCTCAAATACTTAAAGATCGAGAGAATTGTTGTGCTGGTCGTTTTAAAAATCGTCTTTCTCTACGATTCATTAACAATGAAGTAGTAACTTGGGATGTAATGGCTTTATAAATTCTTTTTGATTCCAACTTGGTGTGGAATTTAGGGATTACTACAACAGTATTTTTGATTATTTAAACAAACATCCGGGTCAGACTATCTTAGATTATGATAATCCACCAGGTCCTAAAACTCATTTTATTATTCTTGAAACTAGACAGAAGTGGTTTACTTCACATTTAGAAATTTTTCAATTCATAAATTGCCTCCATAACCAAGAATTAAAAAAACGATTGTTAGAAGGTGTTGTTAGTATAGTAGCGCCATTAAACAATCGTATTCCATATGAAAATATTGAGGCTTGGTTTATTGATAATAATTATCATACTGTTAAAATTCCAAAATCATAACTAAGATGGTCATGATTTCTCCTTTAAATTCAAAATCTTGATCTTCACAAATTTTCATATCAAGGACGGTATTTGAGCCCATAGTAATTTGAACTGGAATTTGTAAAGAATTTGAATAATTTTGTGCTTTGAACTTAGGAAATTTTACAAGTTCTTCCATTAATTTATTAAAATATTCATTATTGATTTCAGCAATAGAATTGTCTGCAAAAATAATTTCAAACATGTCATCAGACCACTGCTGAATATGAGTGATGACTTTATTCATACTAAATAATACATGATTTAATCTTTAATTTTCGAATTTTAGATATGAAATCAAGGCAAGCAAGTATTAATGATATGCTGAAAAAATTCCTTGATTTATTAGATAACTCTGTTGAAAAGTATATATCTTCAAATCGGGAAAACATTGAAAGAAAATTACGGTATAAGGCTCAGCAACATAAAGTTGAGCTTTCAGATGAACAAGTCAATAATGTACTCGAGTATTTAGGTGATTGGATAGATAAAAATTTGCAATTGCCGGATGATCAAATTCAGAGATTAGTTAATTCCCTGGCTGAACCAGCTAAATTACGTGATTTAATCGAAAAAGCTTTGAATGATGAAATTTATACTTTGAAACAAGAACGGGGCATGGTATCTCAAGCGTCTTTATGCTATATGGCAGCTCGGATTGCTGGAGCAGAAGGAACTGAACCTGATAAAGAGAAATTTAGACAATCTCTTAAGACATTGGATGAATTAGCAGATGATGTTATGTCTGCAGCAGAAAATATAAAATCATTGGTTGAATACGCTAAAAGGCGCGCTCCGCAGGCTAAATGGCAGGAATTTATTGATGGTAATATAGCTAAATATACTGAATTGAAAAAAATAATGCAAATTAACTAAAAAGGTGCATCTTCATCAGGTCGAATTGAAGTAAGTTCATCTTTTTCAATTTCTCTCCAACGTTTATTACAAGCTTTTACCCATTTAGCAGCTCGAGTCATTACTTCGATTCCTTCTTGTTCTATGTCTTTGCCATTTTCTTTAGTATTGAGATAACGATTAGTGGCCTTTCCTAATCTCCATAGACTTCGAAGTAAATCAGGTGGAACAAAGATGAATCCTCGTTCTCGTAATTTATTTAAAATGTCATCTAAATTATCTACTTGTTGATTCTCTTTATCAATTTTATCAATTTTCTTTTTTAATCTTTGTAAGCATTCGATTACATTTTCTTTGGTATGAATTTCATCTTCTAACCAATCATCAAGTCCGAATAAATTGGGGACATTGAGATCTGAAGTTATTTCATCTAAAATGGTATTCTTGTCTTGGCTAGACTTTGTGAATTTATCAATTACTTTTTCCAATAGAGTGTCTTTGGCCAGAGGTTTTTGGCAAGTAGATATAAATTCAATTATTTTTTGAAGGACATCCCTTAATTGAAATAATTCTGCACAGTTATAATCACGGAACATACTGAATTTTACGTTTGAATTATGGAAACGATCTATTAAATGATATAATTATTTTGAGAACTATTTATATGAATTTATCTAAAATAGCAATTCGAATTGCAGGTTTGACTCAGCCTCTATCTGAACGTCCTGACTACGGGAGTCGTGAGTCTTCTCGAGGCTGTCCTAAATGCGGATTTGTTAAGGGAAATAATGGTGAAATCTATGATCCTACTTATCCCTGTCCTGGTTGTGGTAATGGTGGTGTAAAATCTGGTTGAAAATAATATTAATCTTTTTATAATCAGATCTTCGTTCATCTAGTAGAGTACTCCTAGATGATAGGAGTCCAACAATGGCTGAGATGATAAAATGGAAGAGGGGTCAATTTTTCACTTTTTACGCTCAGATGAAGATCCGAGTGGGAGGATTGAACGGCCAGCCGGATATTGAAATTGCGGCTGGAGATGAATTTGAATATGATGGTAGCATTTGTAAATATGCAGGTGCTGAATATCCTCAGCAAGGGCTCCGAGGGGCCGTTCGAGAGGGTTGGGCTACTACTGAGGAGGATGCCGGGATTCCTGAAGGTAGGACTGCGGCTCGAAATGTAGCAGAGGCTCAATCTGTGAATCGAGATCTGAGTCGGGTTCAACGTCGTTCGGCCGCTCAGCCTATTGAGCAAGATTCTTTAGACGAAGAAACTGTTTTAGAAATTGGAGATCGGGAAGCTGCGATGGACCCTGTCACTCGTAAGGGCCATCTGACAGCTAGGGACAATCGTGGTCGTCAACTTAGGTCGGCTCGAGGAATGGAAATCGAGCAAAGTGACTTGGATGAACAGGACCATACCCCTATTTCACCTATCAAATCACCTGCGAAGATTAAGGTAGATGTTACTGCTAATCCTAATGCGGCCCGGGACATCGAGATGCGATCTGTGGATCAAGGATATGGCCGATATGCAGGTAAGAAACCGGGTCGTTCGAATGTAATTGTAAGGGAGGGAGTTGAGATCCGAACTGACGTAAGGGGCGACTCCGCAATTGGTGGCGAAGAGACTGGAACGGTAGTTAGTCCGGTCCGTAACGTTTCCCAGAGGAAAGCTAAGATGGATAAAGAGAATAACAAGAAGCCCGTTAAGAAAGCCTCCAAGAAGAACCAGGGTATGTCCCCCAAACTTCAAAAGGCCGTCGAGCTTTATGCTGATTTCCCTCGTGATTGGAATTTCTTTGGGAAGACTGAAGAAAAGATCGCCAAGCTCAAGGAAATCAGCCCTGACGCTGAGTTGCTGAATGCTCTATACGCTTCTGAAAGCAAATCAACTAAGGAAGCTCTGAAGAAAGCTTATCCAAAGCACTCCTTTTCCTGATTTCAAGCTTTGATGTGGCGGTCCTATTGATGCAGTATAGGACCGCCACTGGGGCAACTATATATCTTCAGGAGGAGCTTTCTACATCGAGACTTCATACTGAAAATATAAAGCATTTAATTGTTAGAGCTTATGATTTAATTAACGCCAGTGAGAATCGAGACCACTTTTTTGCTGTGGCTGGCGATATCATTTATTCACTTCCTCGAGAAGTTGAAGCGCTGGAACGTTCACTTAATGCTAGCGCAATGGCGGTCAATAAAATTGATTATGAAGAATTGCGCCAAGCCTTAAGACCTGATAAAATAGATGAGTTGGAGCGAGTTTTAGATGATGTCCGACTCAAAATCCCAAGACGTACAGGTAAACTCCCAGTCATTGAAGAATAATTATCTGGATTATATTATTGGTGAGTATGATAAAATCACAGATAGAACTATTGTAATTGCAAAGTGCAAATTTTGTGGGTCTCATTGTGAAATTAAAGTAAAGAATTTAAAAGCAATTATTCGTAGTAAACATATTTTTCAATGCAGAAGTTGTTCAATTAAGGCACTATGGAAGAAACCTGAGTATATAAGTAAAATTAGGCAAACTCAAATAGCAGTATGGTCTGATTCTGAAACTAAGGATAAAATTTCATATAAGTCAAAGCTTGTATGGCAGGACGCTGAATATAGGAAAAAACAAGAAGAAATTCATTCGGATCCAGAGTATCTTAATAAAACTGCAGATTATTCTAGAAAATTATGGGAAAGAAATGGATTTAGGAGGAATCAAGAAAAAATAAGGTCTGATCCAGAATGGTTAAAAGAGCATGCCGAGCGTTCTCGTAAATTATGGAAGGATCAGATTTATAAAATTAAGCAAAGTAAAGCTAGATTAGAATGGTTAAATACCTGTAAAGATTCAGGGATTGAGAGAACAACGCAATCTTTGTTACACTTATTGGGTGTTGAATTCAAAATTCATTATCAAATTGGTCATTATGAATTTGATATTTTTGTCTCCTCTCATAATTTATTAATTGAATGTCAAGGAGAATACTGGCATAGTACGAAACAAGCTAAACGACGGGATGCTGCCAAGGCTTCTTATATCCATGAATATTTTCCTGATTATAGAATACTATATCTATATGAGAGAGAATTTTTAAATCCTAATTTAGTGAAACAAAAATTAGAGCAAGCATTACATCGAATAAGTCCTGATATTAAAATTCAACATTTCGATTTAAATTCAGTTACGATTATGAAATTATCTGTTAAAAATAAATTACAAAAATCTTTTTATTCAGAGCCTGAAGAATTTCTTCAATCATTTCATTATGCGGGCTTTGGAAGATCAGCTAAAGTAATTTACGGGGCTTATTTAGGTGATAAGTTAACTGCTGTATGTAAATTTTCTAGGATTATACGGCAAGAAGTTGCTACGTCTATGAAATTAAAGCCATCAGAAGTCCTGGAATTAGATAGGTTTTGTATTCATCCGGAATATCAAAAGAAGAATTTCGCCTCTTGGTTTATTTCTCGTTGTTCTAAATTAATATTTCAAGAATATGAAATTAAATGTCTGGTGTCATTTGCTGATTTAACATTTGGGCACACTGGGATTATTTACAAGGCTGCTAATTGGGAAGAGATAGGAAAGATTCGACCTGATTATTATTATGTCTCAGAGGATGGATTTATTCTTCATAAGAAAACTTTGTATAATCGAGCTCGAAAAATGGGTATGACCGAACGGAAATATGTAGAAGAATATAAATATACTAGGACTTATGGGAAAGGAAAAATTAAATATATTCTAAAACGCTAATACTTAATATGTAATATGAGTGACGATATTCATGGCTTTATTTTAAGTGAAGCCGCACTTTATTCATTTAAAGCTCAGGATGTATTTCCTGACTTAATTAGTTTCTGTGCTGCTATTCCGGATCATTTACGACCGTTATTTTTAATTCCAATTCAACTTGATACTAATTCTGATGTTCCCTACGGGAATTTGGCTTCCGTGGCTTCTAGAGTGGCTTCATATACTTATATGGATGGTATGCACAATGCTACTCCAGAAGGGGAACTATTTAGCTATCAAACCTTTGTTTATGACGAAGATGAACCACCTTTAATTCCTAGTTCTGAACCTGGTTCAATTCACAATAAAGATACTGGTCCAACTAAAACGCATCATCAAGAGGATCCTGAGGAGGACGAGAATATTCAAGTTCCAACTGATACTTCATATATGTCAGATGTGGATATGACCCAATATTGGGATTATCCATATCGAAGTGAAGAACAACCTCGTCACTCTTCAATTATGATTGCTGCTCGTTCTTTAGCTCGGAGAGTTGCCCTTAAAACTGAACAGCTTGAGACTAAGGCTCCGGAAGAAATTCAAGATCGGGCTGAGACTTGTTTGGTCAATTTTATTTCTTATGATAAGAGGGGTCGAGTTTTTACTTTTGAAGTAAATTGTGGAAATGTTCCTCGGACGGTTAGAGCAGCCATGTCAGATATTGATCATGTTGCTTTGACGTGTAATTGTCCGTTTTGGCAATACGGTGGTCCTGAATTTCATGCTAAAGAGAACCGTTATCTTTTAGGTCCTCCTCGGGGAACTGCTACTCCTCCTGATATTCGAGATCCAGATAGAAAATTTTTTCTTTGTAAACATGCTTATGCTGTTTTAGCTCGCCTTGATCATTTTGTAGAACGAATTGTTGAGGAGAATTGGGACTTGGATGATGCAGAATTACTAGAAATAATTGATAAAGAATGGGATAAACTTGAGCCTACTGCTCAGATTGATCTTGATGAAGCTATAGAGGAAGAACCCGAAATAGAGGAAATAGAAGAAGAGCCTGAGGGGGCTGAAGAAGAGCCTGAAGAGGCTGAGGCTGAGGTTGAAGAAGAGTCTGAAGAGCCTGAGGTTGAAGAAGAGCCTGAGGAGGCTGAGGCTGAAGAGCCTGAGGAGGCTGAGGAGGCTGAGCCTGAGGAGGCTGAGGCTGAGGCTGAAGAGCCTGAGGAGGCTGAGGCTGAAGAGCCTGAGGAGGCTGAGGCTGAAGAGCCTGAGGCTGAAGAAGAGGAAGAAAAAGAAAAATAGTATAGTGATATATGTTATATGATTATGAATGTACTAAATGTGGGAATATTCAAGAAGAAGAAGCTAGGGTAGCTGAATTTAAAGAATTTGAGCCTACCTGCAATGAATGTGGGGGTAAATGTAAATATCATTTTACCCCAACTGTGATTCAGTTTGCTTTAAAAGATGGCCCATCTGGATCTTGGCCATCTAAGGGAAACAGATTTAAAAATTATCGAGCTAAGCAGAGCGAGGCGGTTAAAAAGCGTCAACGTGAAAGATATGGGGGTGGTAATAAATTAATTCCGAATTATAGAGGCCAACGGACCGAAGATTGGCGGGAAGCTCAATCTATGGCTATGCAAGATAAAGATAATCCTGATTCTTTAGCGACTGCATCTACTTATAACGAACAAATCAACAAAGAGAAGGCCGCTAAAGCTAAATAGTTTAATTCCCAGGCCTTTAATTTCTCAGTAAATCCGAGATGCCTCGATCTATATCTGTAACTCGTCGTAAGCCAGATTTAATTGATTTGTTCGTTGAGAAACGAGCAGGTGTGACTGGGTTCCAGTTTTCTGTAGCTGCTAATTTTGACTCTGCTTTAACTGTTTTTCAGGAAATACCAATTTATGGATATGCTTCCCCTTCAGTTATAGGAAACGCTACTATTAATAAGTATGCTGGGGCGATAGGCAATCAGTATCGGAATAAAACTCGGTTTGTATTTGCTCCGTCTGATTATACTGCGTCTGTTGCTGCGATGCGCGATGATAAGCCTATATATTTAAGTATTAAACAGCGAAATGCTGATGGTAGTTTAGGTGCCGCTGAAGCATTACATATGATTGTGCCTCCTCCATGGCCTGGTCGCCGGCCGATCATGTTACGTGGAACAGTTCCACTTGGTGCTAATATAGCAGCTTCTTTGGAAATCCAGCTTCCTATGTCTTGTTATGATTGGGAGATTCAAAATGGCGGAGCTGCTGATATGTATATTGCTTTTGAGCGGGGTGTAGGAACTACAACAGATCCGGAATTCAGACTACCTCCTGCTACTTCAGTATTTAGGAGTTTAGAGCAGTACGCAACTAATATTTCTCAAATATTTTTGCGGGGAGCCGGTGCTAGCACAATAATTGATGGAATATTTACGGCACGTAATGAAGAACTTTAATTGTGGCTCTTTAATTGAGGTCCTAATTTAGGAGAATTTCATGGCTATCACCTATCTCAGAGTTGTAAACGAGCAGACTCTTAACCGCAGCATCTTGCTGGATAAAATTGATCGTGCTCAGGGAAATTTTGAGGGATATGCTCAGAGAGTAAGGCATAAGGAACAAATTTATGTTCCTTATTCGAATCCACTTGATGCAAATGTCAAGGGATATTCTGACTTAATTGCCGGTGATCAAGTTTTAATGCAAGCTGAACCTGAAGGCAGTATTGGTGGATTGGTGGCAGCTGGTAAGCTTTCAGCTGCTTTGGTTAGCTCGACATTGGTAGCCACTCCTACTTTGACTAATGCTCAAGCCAATACTCCTGCTGGTAGCTCAACCTATACTGGGACTACATTTTTATCAGTTTCTCCTGATATCACTTATCTTGAATTGACTAATGCAGGTGGCGGTATTCAGGTGATTGATGAAACATCATTTACTACTCATACAGCTACTTCTATTGTTATCCCTGATGCCAGTGTAACCGGTACACCTGTTGCTGGTTGGAAGGCCAGGATTTTTGCGAACTCCAAGTGGAGTAACCAGTTCACGCTTGTCTAAGAGACAGAGGAGAATACAATGCGCGTAGCAATGGTACGAACTGATCTTGATCGGATCTATCTCTCGGATCTCGAGAATAGCTCCCAGCGAAACTTCTCAAGTGAGCCGGTTGGGCAGAGTCGTTATGTTCACCGTTTGACGGCGGCTGAGATTACGACTTTGTTAAGTGCAAATGCTCCTCTAACTCTGCTCGGATCTGTCGGTGCTGCGACGTTTGATACGTCAGTAAACGATACCCTTGAGATCGGAACAGCGGCTGGTGTATTCACCGCAATTTCGGTTACCTCAGGTGCTGCCACTCCGATCGCAACTATAGTTGCTGATCTGAATGCTGGGTTCCTTGCCAATAATTTACCATTTGTAGCTGAGGCTTCTACAGATGCTGGTACCCTGAATCAGGTACGTATCAATACCACGACTCTTGGTCCGAGTGCTACATTGTACACGGATACGTTTGCTGGTGGCTCAACTCTGAATACTCCGCTTGGTCTGACCGATGGTGCGTCTCTTACGGGTTTAACTGCTGCCGCATTTGCCGCTGCGGTTTATACTGGCGCACTTCCTAATCAAGATGTAGATATCACAGATGCTACTCTTCAGGGTCTTTCTACGTTTGATGATTTGGAAGATGCTGACGAAGCGGTTCTGCTTTTGGCGATTCGGGATGCTGTGGCTCCTAGAATTGTTGAAACTGGACAAGCTTTGCTGTCGTTTGCCTACGGTGTCACAGGTAAATTGACGGATGTGACTCTTCAGCCTGGTGGGACTCGAGCTGGCTATGCTGCAGGACGGGCTGCGGTGGTGAAGCTAGACGACGGGTCCGCTAATTTCACTATTTAATATTTGCCTCTTTGACCCCGGGTTTATTCTCCGCCCGGGGTCAAGAGTATTTCGTCAATTTTTTCTTAGTAAGGTTACTAAAATCATACGGATATGAGATGAGTACATCTGAAGAAATTGAAGTTCATGATATTTATTTTGCTGCTTATCTTAAAGTAGCTGAATGTGAATTGACTCGCCGCCGTAAGGAAGGCAGCCGATGGTATTTCGTATTCATTAATCCAGCAGGATCTTTAACTCAACTTCGTGAGGATTATTATTCAGGTAAAGGAAAAGTTTCTGCTGTTCGATATGCTCAAGAAATTCAGAACATGAAACAGATGTGTTTCGGCTGATTCGAAGGATCAAATTACACTAGAATTTTTATCAGCGTTTTCATATGAAACATGAAGGAAAAAACAATAAGAAAAATTTGTCCACTTTGCGGTAAAGAATATTTTACTATTCATAGGGATTCAAAATTCTGTAGTAGAATTTGTTCAAATAAAAATAGGCGTAGATCAGATGAGAATGGGTTCTTTGATAGGGTATGTAAAAATTGTGGGATAAGATTTAAGACTAAGAGATCATCTAACTATTGTAGTACTCAATGTTATTCTAAATTAAAATTTGGTGTAAGGGATTTTCCAGAGCCTCTTCCTGTACAAGGTGCACGATGGGTTGAATTAGGATATGGGACTTTTTCTTTAATTGATGAAACAGATTATGAATTAGTTTCCAATGTTCTTTGGAGATTGCATAAGCGTGGCTATGCTTATCGATTGGTTAAAGGTCAAAATATATATTTGCATCGTTTTATTATGGAATCACATTTAGGGAAAATCCGAGAGACTATAGATCATATTAACGGGGATAAACTAGATAATCGAAAGTGCAATCTTAGAGTAGCTACTCAATCTCAAAATAATGCAAATCAAAAAATGCAAGAAAATACTACTAGTGAATACAAAGGTGTTTGTTTTAATCGAAATCTAAAAGCCAACTGTTGGAGGGCCTATATTCGACATAATTATAAAATGATTAATATAGGATCTTTTTCATCTGAAGAAGCAGCTGCTCGAGCTTATGACCAAAAAGCCAAAGAGTTGTTCGGTACATTTGCGAAGCTAAATTTTCCAGAGTCTTAGGAATTTGATAAGGTGCTAATTCTTTATTCCAAATATGAGTCGTCAAGTATCCGGTGGACAGGTCATTCATGACCAATTAGATATTTATTCTCCAAATACGATAACTCGATTGATTGGAGTTACTATACCTCAAATCGAGCTTTTAGTATTTACAAATAACGTTGATCAAAATTGGGTATTAGCTGACGGATCAGCCGTACTAGATACTGGTATATCTTCAGGCACAGTCTATTTTGATGAATTAACTACAAATTCTGGATATTATCGAGTTAGATTCTTTCCAGGTCAAGTTGGATTTTGGAGGTTGATTTATAAATTACCATCAATTCAAACTGAAATCATTAAAGAATATGATATACTGGCAGTGGGGGCACTACAGCCCGGACCTAATGTTCGCGGCTTGGTTTCTAGTTTTGAGTCAAGCGGTAGTTCATGCTAACATGGCTCTCCTTTTTGTCAATTCGGGTATCCCTGCTGGACGCTTGCAGCTCTCTTTATTTAATCTAGAGGGTTATCCGCAAGATGCCTATAACGTAGGATATACTATATTTAAACAAGACGGAACTCAAGTATCTGGACGTAATATTCCTGCAGTTAAAGTTGACACTGGAAGATATGAAGCTTCATGGGCTTGTTCTAATGTAGGTGGATGTTACAAAATTAAATGGGAATATAAACCGGAATCTGGGCGCTCTGTTGAAATAATTTGTGATGATTTCTTTGTAGTTTCTCCTTCTTTTTATCAAAATTTCTTGGCGGGAGCCGCTTCTGGTCAGCCTCTTAGTACAACTTGTAAAGCGTTCTATTGTGGTCAGGCTCTCGGCGATGGTGATTTAAGTCTATATCTGAAAGATGCAAATGGATTTCCTGCTAATGCTTATGCAGTTTTTTGGTCCATAATTGATTGTTGTACTGGTTGTCCTTTAATTCAAAGAACTGAAGCTACTCCTGGAGCTGAAATTGGTTCGTATTATGCAAATTGGTTTGTTAATTTAACCGGAGGTGAATATAAGGTAAAATGGGAATGGATGGAGGAAGCTGATTCTCCATTAGAATCAGCTTGCATGACATTTTCTATAATTTGTAATAATTTATTCAATGTTCTCGGAGAGTGTGTTACATCTGAATCTTTTTGTGTTTCTCCGGATGGATTAGATACCTGTTGCATAATTAAGAAAATTTATATCCCAGTTTCAAATCCTTGTAGCCCAGTTGGTCCAGGAATACCGGTGGTGCCAGTGACTGATCAATGCTGCCCATTTGAAATCCCTCGAGTAGTTCATTTAATTACTCAAGTTTTGCCTGCAGGAGGCGCCTATACTACACAACCTGTTTATGAAATTCCGTCTAGAATTCGTAAAATAATGTTCTACGTGACTTATAAGAGAGGAATAGCTGGTGGTTATGCTAATTTCAGATTGATGTGGGGAAATGGAACTGAAGAAATTCAATCTACTATGATTGATTTAGATTTTGTGAATATAAATACGGCTAGATCTAGACAAGATGCATTTATGAATGATTTTAAAGGACCTGAACCAATAAATGATAATCAAGTAAATTTTGCATTTGAAGTTAATGTGCCAGGAGGTTCAACTACAGTCAGATTGCTTGCGTCTGAAGGTGGACAGGTAGGAGCGCCTGGGATAATAAGTATTACCTTAACTGCTGCGAGTGATTAGTGGCTGTTCAGAATCCCCGTGGTAAAAAACCAGGTGCAACTGGTGCAACCGGGCCTCCTGGTCCGACTGGGCCACAAGGTGTAACTGGTTTACAAGGGCCTCCTGGTTCACCAGGTGCTACAGGACCACAGGGATCACCAGGTGCTACAGGACCACAGGGATCACCGGGTGTCACAGGTCCACAAGGTGTTACTGGTGTAATTGGTCCACAAGGTGCCACTGGACCACAAGGTATTCAGGGATCGCCTGGTCCTGCAGGTCCACAAGGTATTCAGGGATCGCCTGGTCCTGCAGGTCCACAAGGACCCACTGGATCAATTGGTCCACAAGGTGTTACTGGTTCCCTTGGCCCCACTGGTCCACAAGGATCACAGGGTTCCCCGGGTGTTACTGGATTACAAGGTGTTCAGGGTTCCCCTGGCCCCACGGGTCTACAAGGATCACAGGGTTCCCCTGGCCCCACGGGTCCACAAGGTTCTACTGGTCCACAAGGTTCTACAGGTCCCCAGGGTCCTACTGGTGCCACTGGTCCACAGGGTGCCACTGGTCCACAGGGTTCCACTGGTCCACAGGGTGCAACTGGTTTACAAGGACCAACTGGTGTTACTGGACCACAAGGCTCACCAGGCACTACTGGACCACAAGGTTCCCCTGGACCACAAGGTTCCCCTGGACCACAAGGTGCTACAGGAATTCAAGGACCAACTGGACCACAAGGCGTAACAGGACCACAAGGAATTCAAGGTACTCCTGGCCCTCGAGGCGCTACTGGTTTACCTGGTCCTCCAGGATTGCAAGGTAATCAAGGTTCACCGGGTGTTACTGGACCACAAGGAATTCAGGGATCGCCTGGTGTTACTGGATCAACTGGTCCTACTGGTCCCCAAGGTGCCACTGGTCCCCAAGGTACACAGGGAGTAACTGGTCCTCAGGGAGTAACTGGTTCTACAGGCCCTACTGGTCCCCAAGGTGCAACAGGACCACAGGGAATTCAGGGTGCCACTGGTTTACAGGGTGCCACTGGTTTACAGGGTCCTAATGGTGTCACAGGAGCTACTGGTCCCCAAGGTGCAACTGGTCCCCAAGGTGCCACAGGTGTTACGGGTCCTACTGGACCACAAGGGGCAACAGGACCACAAGGGGCAACAGGACCACAAGGGGCAACAGGACCACAAGGAATTCAGGGTACCACTGGCCCAACTGGACCACAGGGTGCAACTGGTCCCCAAGGTGCCACTGGACCACAGGGTGCAACAGGACCGCAGGGTATAACTGGCCCAACTGGTCCTCAAGGTAGTCCAGGTGTTACTGGACCACAAGGTATTCAGGGTCCTACGGGTCCCCAAGGTCCTACGGGTCCCCAAGGTTCTACGGGTCCCCAAGGTCCTACGGGTTTAAAAGGTGATCAAGGCAGTCCAGGTATAACTGGTGCGACAGGCCCTACCGGACCCCAGGGCGAAACAGGTGTACAAGGCACCCCTGGGTCAACTGGTCCCCAAGGCGTTACTGGTTTACAGGGTGCAACTGGTGCAACTGGGCCTCAAGGTTCGCCTGGTGTTACTGGCCCCCAGGGTGCAACTGGTGTTCAAGGTCCTACAGGTGTTCAAGGTCCTACAGGCCCTACTGGACCACAAGGCGTAACAGGACCACAAGGAATTCAAGGTACTCCTGGCCCTCGAGGCGCTACTGGTTTACCTGGTCCTCCAGGATTGCAGGGCCCACAAGGTAGTCCAGGCATAACTGGTGCACTTGGTCCTACGGGTCCTATTGGTACTACAGGTCCACAAGGCGCTACGGGTCCACAGGGTGCTACAGGATTACAAGGCGCTACAGGATTACAAGGACCAACAGGCGCTACAGGTCCCCAGGGTGCAACTGGTCCCCAGGGTGCAACTGGTCCACAAGGTGCTACAGGATTACAAGGACCAACAGGTCCCCAGGGTGCAACTGGACCACAAGGCGTTACAGGTCCCCAAGGTGCAACTGGTTTACCAGGCGCAACTGGTTTACCAGGCGCAACTGGATCAACTGGACCACAAGGCGTTACAGGTCCCCAAGGTGCAACAGGATTACAAGGACCAACAGGTGCTACAGGACCAACAGGTGCTACAGGACCACAAGGCGCTACAGGTCCCCAAGGTAGTCCAGGTGTTACTGGCTCACAGGGTATTCAAGGACTAACAGGTGCTATTGGTCCCACTGGACCACAAGGATTACAGGGTAGTCCAGGTGTTACTGGGGTTACGGGTCCACAGGGTGATCAAGGCTCACCTGGTGTTACTGGTCCACAAGGATCACCGGGTGTCACAGGTCCTACGGGTTCACAAGGTGATCAGGGCTCTCCGGGTGTTACTGGTCCTACAGGTCCCCAAGGTGATCAGGGTTCTCCAGGTGTCACAGGCCCTCAAGGATCACCGGGTGTTACAGGTTCTATAGGTTCACAGGGATCACCTGGAGTCACAGGTCCCCAAGGTGATCAGGGCTCCCCAGGTGTCACAGGAGCTACAGGTCCCCAGGGATCACCAGGTGTTACCGGTCCGACTGGACCCACTGGACCGCAGGGTGATCAAGGCTCTCCGGGTATTACCGGCTTTACTGGTCCACAGGGTGATCAAGGCTCCCCAGGTGTCACAGGTCCTACAGGCCCCCAAGGTGATCAAGGATCACCAGGTCCTACAGGCCCCCAAGGATCACCGGGTGTTACAGGTCCAACCGGACCGCAGGGTTCCCCCGGAATCACAGGTCCCCAAGGTTCTCCCGGAATCACAGGTCCCACAGGCCCTCAAGGTGATCAAGGCTCACCTGGTGTTACAGGAGCCATAGGCCCTCAAGGCTTCCCGGGTGTTACCGGTCCTACAGGTCCACAGGGTGTTACCGGTCCTACAGGCCCCCAGGGCTCACCTGGTGTCACAGGATCACAAGGTGATCAAGGATCACCTGGAGTTACCGGTCCTACAGGTTCCCGGGGCGCCACCGGTACTCAGGGTGATCAAGGGTCACCTGGTGTCACAGGCCCTACAGGCCCTCAGGGTGTCACCGGTACTCAGGGTGATCAAGGATCACCTGGTGTCACAGGCCCTCAAGGATCACCTGGTGTCACAGGCCCTACAGGTCCAACAGGTCCCCAAGGTGTCACAGGCCCTACAGGCCCTCAGGGTGATCAGGGATCACCTGGAATTACGGGCACTATTGGTCCAACAGGTCCCCAGGGTGAGACAGGTGTTCAAGGAATTCAAGGAAGTCCTGGAGTAACAGGTGCTACAGGTCCTGCTGGATCTGCTACTGGAGTCACCGGTCCCCAGGGGCCACAGGGGAGTCCAGGTGTCACAGGTTCTATAGGTCCACAAGGCAGCCCTGGTGTCACAGGTTCCCAGGGCGCTACAGGCCCACAAGGTTTCACCGGTCCCCAGGGGTCACCTGGTGCTACAGGCCCACAAGGTGTCACAGGCCCTCAGGGTGATCAGGGCTCACCTGGTGTCACCGGTCCAGTAGGGGCTACTGGATCCCAAGGTGCTCAAGGCTCACCTGGAGTTACAGGATTTACTGGGCCACAAGGCTCACCTGGAGTCACAGGTCCCCAAGGCTCACCTGGTGTCACTGGTTCTACAGGCCCCCAAGGTGTTCAAGGTTCACCAGGTGTCACGGGTCCACAAGGTTCACCTGGAGTCACAGGTCCCCAAGGTGTCACTGGTCCTATAGGTTCAACAGGTCCCCAAGGTGTTACAGGATCTACAGGTCCCCAAGGTCCCCAAGGCTCACCTGGAGTCACAGGTCCAACAGGCCCTCAAGGCGTCACAGGTCCACAGGGTGTTACCGGTTTTATAGGCCCTCAAGGCTCACCAGGTGTAACGGGTCCAACAGGTCCCCAAGGCGATCAGGGTTCTCCAGGTGTTACAGGGGCTACTGGACCTCAAGGTCCTACAGGCCCCCTGGGTGTCACAGGTCCAACAGGTCCCCAAGGCGATCAGGGAAGTCCTGGAATTACTGGTGCGACAGGGGCTACTGGTCCTACAGGTCCCCAAGGTGTTACTGGACCACAGGGTGATCAGGGTTCACCAGGTGTCACAGGTCCACAAGGTGTCACAGGTCCTACAGGCCCACAGGGTTCACCTGGAGTCACCGGTCCCATAGGTCCAACAGGTCTAACAGGTCCAACAGGTCCACAAGGGGTTACTGGTTCTACAGGCCCTCAAGGCGAAACAGGGGTTACTGGTTCTACAGGCCCCCAAGGTGATCAAGGATCCCCGGGTGTTACAGGTCCTACTGGACCCCAAGGAGTCCAGGGATCACCAGGTGTTACAGGGGTAACTGGACCCCAAGCATCACCTGGTGTCACTGGTCCAGTAGGGGCTACTGGATCCCAAGGTGCTCAAGGCTCACCTGGAGTTACAGGATTTACTGGGCCACAAGGCTCACCTGGAGTCACAGGTCTTACAGGCCCCCAAGGTGCTCAAGGATCACCTGGAGTCACAGGCTCTACAGGTCCCCAAGGTGTTACTGGCCCACAGGGATCACCAGGTGTTACCGGGGCTACAGGCCCCCAAGGTGTCACAGGTCTTACAGGCCCCCAGGGCTCACCGGGTGTCACAGGCCCCCAAGGCTCACCGGGTGTCACAGGCCCCCAAGGCTCACCGGGTGTCACAGGCCCCCAAGGTGCTCAAGGCTCACCGGGTGTCACAGGTCCTACAGGTCCTGTTGGTCCACAGGGTGTTACTGGTTTTACTGGACCGCAGGGTGATCAGGGCAGTCCAGGTTTCACTGGTCCACAAGGTGATCAGGGCTCACCTGGAGTTACAGGTCCTACAGGCCCCCAAGGTGTCACAGGCCCCCAAGGATCACCGGGTGTCACAGGTCCACCGGGTGTCACAGGTCCTATTGGACCGCAAGGTGATCAAGGCTCACCGGGTGTCACAGGTCCACAGGGTGATCAAGGCTCCCCGGGTGTTACAGGAGCTATAGGTGTCACCGGTCCACAAGGCGATCAGGGTTCACCTGGAGTCACAGGCCCTCAAGGTGTCACTGGTCCACAAGGTGATCAAGGCTCCCCAGGTGTTACAGGTGTTACAGGGGCTACAGGTCCACAAGGTGATCAGGGCTCACCTGGAGTCACAGGCCCCCAAGGTGTCACAGGTCCTACGGGTCCCCAAGGTGTTACCGGTTTCACAGGTTCTAAAGGTGATCAGGGTTCACCTGGAGTCACAGGTCCCCAAGGTGATCAGGGTTCACCTGGAGTCACCGGTTCTACGGGCCCTGTTGGCTTACAGGGTTCTCCAGGTGTTACAGGAGCTACAGGTCCACAAGGTGATCAGGGAAGTCCTGGTGTCACAGGTCCCCAAGGATCACCTGGTGTCACAGGCCCTACAGGCCCACAGGGTGTTCAGGGTTCACCAGGTGTCACAGGTTCTACAGGTCCACAAGGTGATCAAGGATCACCTGGAGTCACAGGAGCTTTAGGTCCAACAGGCCCCCAGGGTGATCAAGGCTCACCCGGAGTCACAGGCCCCCAAGGTGTCACAGGTCCTACGGGTCCCCAAGGTGTTACCGGTCCCCAAGGTGATCAAGGCTCCCCAGGTGTCACAGGAGCTATAGGCCCCCAAGGTGTTACCGGGGCTACAGGTCCTACGGGTCCCCAAGGTGATCAGGGATCACCTGGAATTACAGGCCCCCAAGGTGCTCAAGGATCACCTGGAATTACAGGCCCCACAGGTCCTGTTGGCCCACAAGGCTCACCGGGTGTCACAGGAGCCACAGGTCCCCAAGGTTCTACAGGTCCACAGGGTTCACCTGGAGTTACCGGTTCTACGGGTCCACAGGGTGATCAAGGCTCACCGGGTGTCACCGGTCTTACAGGCCCCCAAGGCTCACCGGGTGTCACCGGCCCCCAGGGTGTCACAGGTCCTACAGGTCCACAGGGTTCACCTGGAGTCACAGGTGCTACAGGACCACAAGGCGCTACAGGATTACAAGGATCAACAGGTTCTACGGGTCCACAGGGTGATCAAGGATCACCTGGAGTCACAGGAGCTTTAGGTCCAACAGGCCCCCAGGGTGATCAAGGCTCCCCGGGTGTCACAGGAGCTACAGGCCCCCAAGGATCACCTGGTGTCACCGGTCCTACAGGCCCACAGGGTGTCACAGGTCCTATTGGACCGCAAGGTGATCAAGGCTCACCGGGTGTCACAGGTCCACAGGGTGATCAAGGGTCACCCGGAATTACGGGTGTCACAGGCCCTCAGGGTGATCAAGGCTCCCCGGGTGTCACAGGCCCCCAGGGTGTCACAGGTTCTATAGGTCCAACAGGTTCTATTGGACCGCAAGGTGATCAAGGCTCCCCAGGTGTCACAGGCCCCCAAGGTGTCACAGGCCCCCAAGGTGTCACAGGCCCCCAAGGTGTCACAGGTCCTACAGGCCCCCAGGGTGATCAGGGCTCACCAGGTGTCACCGGTCCTACAGGTCCCCAGGGTGATCAAGGATCACCGGGTGTTACAGGCCCCCAAGGTGATCAAGGATCACCAGGTCCTACAGGTCCACAGGGTGATCAAGGCTCTCCTGGTATTACAGGCCCCCAGGGTGATCAAGGCTCTCCTGGTATCACAGGAGCTACAGGTCCCCAAGGCGTCACAGGTCCCCAGGGTGATCAAGGCTCTCCTGGTGTCACAGGATCTACAGGCCCCCAGGGCTCTCCTGGTGTCACAGGCCCCCAAGGAGTCACAGGTCCTACGGGTCCCCAAGGTCCACAAGGTAGTCCTGGTGTAACTGGAGTTACTGGTTTTATTGGTCCTCAAGGATCGCCTGGAGTTACTGGTGCTACAGGTCCAGCTGGTGCTAGTACTGATTGGTTTAATTCTATTACAAGTAATACAACTATAACTTCAACTTCATTCGTTACTTTGTTATCTGTGAATATTACTAAAGCTACTTCTGGTTCGGTTCTTAAAATTTATGGAGTTGTTAATGGTGTTATTTCTTCTGCTCAGCAACAGACAGAAGTTAGATTAAGAATTGATTCTACGACTTATATGGGTGGATCTCTTGATCAAGCTGCCAATACGAATGCAGCTTGTTGTTCATTTGTATACAGAGCAACTGGAATTTCGTCAGGAGCTCATACTGTAGAAATTCAAGTTAGATCAATTCAGCCTAGTCAATCAATTTATGTTAGACCTTCTACTTATCCTAATCGTGAGAGTGCTACACTGCTTGTTGAGGAGATTTAATAGGTGGCTTCTTATAATTATTCAGTTTCCGGAGATTTTCCGAATAGCATAGTTGATAATGATCGTTTATGGGATGAGATTATTGCAGAAACTGCAATAACTGCTACACTCGAGTCAATAATAACTATTGGTGATACTTGTACAATCACGTTTGATATTGCTCTTTCAGGCGCTGAAGAAACTGCACTAGATAATGTTGTAGCTAATCATAGTGGTGAACCTAAAGCTTATCCTGAACCTATTTATAGTGATGATGTATTTACAGGGCCTTCTGCTACTGGTCCAGGTCGAGCTGGTATAATTCCAACTCCAATTGGTTCTGCTGCTGGTGTTGCTTCTGCTTATTTGCGAATTGATGGGACTTGGGATTATACTGGAGCTCTTGGCCCTACCGGGGCTCAAGGTGTAACTGGTCCACAAGGCATTACTGGAGTTACGGGTCCTCAAGGTGCAACGGGGGTCACTGGAGCCCGTGGTGCCACTGGAGTTACAGGCCCACGAGGTGCAACAGGCCCTACAGGTCCACGAGGTGCAACGGGGGTTACTGGATCACAGGGTGTTACAGGCCCACAAGGATCACCTGGAGTTACAGGCCCACGAGGTGCAACAGGCCCTACTGGTCCACAGGGATCACCTGGAGTCATTGGATCACAAGGGGTTACTGGATCACAGGGTGTTACAGGCCCACAAGGATCACCTGGAGTTACAGGCCCTACAGGCCCACGAGGTGCAACAGGGGTCACTGGAGCCCGTGGTGCCACTGGAGTCACAGGCCCACGAGGTGCAACAGGGGTCACTGGAGCCCGTGGTGCAACAGGGGTCACAGGCCCTACAGGCCCACGAGGTGCAACAGGGGTCACTGGAGCCCGTGGTGCAACGGGGGTCACTGGAGTCCGTGGTGCCACTGGAGTCACAGGTCCACGGGGTGCCACTGGAGTTACAGGCCCTCAAGGCCCTCAAGGATCACCAGGCGTAACTGGTGCAGGAGGAATCGTTGGTCCAGGATCTTCTACTGATAATGCTATAGTACGTTGGAATGGTACTGGTGGTAATCAAATTCAAGATTCTAATATTCTGGTTGATGATGATGGTAATATTGTAAATGCACGTACTACTCAATATGAATTATTAAGTCCTACTGCGGTTGCTTGGTCTGAGGGCATAGTTTTTTATGATGACGATCATCATACTTTAGCAGTTCATAATGACCAGTCTGATGCTACTCTTCGATTAGGGCAGGAAGAACATCTTCGTGTTTATAATAATACTGGATCTCAAATCAATAATGGAAGTGCCGTATATATTAGTGGTGCGAATGGGAACTTACCTACCGTAGCTTTAGCTCAATCTAATGCTTGGTCCACGGCTTATGCTGTTGGTCTTGCTACTCATGATATACCTAATGCTTCTGAGGGCATTATTACAGTTTTAGGGAATGTAACGATGGACACTACCGGGTTTTCTCCCGGTACCAGAGTTTATGTTTCTGCAGCTTCTCCTGGTTTATTAACTTCTACTTTACCCGCACAAGGAAACATTGTTGTTACAATTGGGGAAGTTATTAATTCTGCTTCCGACGGCATGATTTATGTATCACCAAGTGGTCTTCCACTTGGTTCTAATAAGGAATTAGTTATTCCTGGCGATATTTATGTGAGCGCTAATGGTTCATCTTTATCCAACCCGCGCATTATTGGTGCGGTTGATATGACTTCTGGTGAGGGAGCTCGTTATCAATTTGGTGATGCTGCGAATGGCTGGCAGAATGGCTATGATCAAGCTATGCAGTTGTGGGCATACCATACTATTATTCTTGAAGGTGATAGATCGAGTCTCACACCTCCTAGCATGGAGACTACTAGTAATATTAGTATACTAATTCGGAATACAACTGCCAGTAGTCCGGCATTAGTTGTACGTGGAGCATCTGGTCAGACAGCTAATCTTCAACAATGGCAGAGTTCTACTCCAACAACATTGTGTAGTATTACATCATCTGGAAATTTTGATGCTAACAATCATGATTTAGATAATATTAGAACAGCTACTTTTAACGGTGTTATTGCTCATGGGTCCATGGGGTCTACAGAAACAATTAATTGGACTCAGGGTCAAAAACATTCAGGGACGAATAATGCAACCTGCACTATTAGTTTCACTAATCCTCCTGGACCTTGTAATTTGATTTTTGTATTAACAAATGGGGGAGCTTATACACTTACTTGGCCAGCTTCTGTGAATTGGGCTGGTGGATCACAACCCTCTTGGACAACAAGTGGTGTGGATATCATAGCGTTTTTCTTTGATGGGACCAACTATTTTGGAGTCGCTAGTTTGAACTTCTCATAGTGAAAGTTCTTTCTAGTCTCTTGAAGGAGAAATCATGTCGAGCACCAAGACCGTTCGTACCTATGCCGAGTCGGAGTTCACATCGGCAACCACTGTCAACGTTGGCATCTTCCAGCAAGAGTTGGAAGATGATGCCTCGGTTACAGAAAAACCATCAGCTGTCTACAAGGCGGGCACATCTGTCATTGTAGAATGGTCTGTAGATAATGTTAGTTCAGGTACATTTAGTGCTGTTGACGCTGCTGTGGCTGCTCACGTTGGAGGGGCTTACGCAAGCGTACCCATTACGGAGATTTCGGAAGGGGAGTCTTCTGACGACTCTGGAGATGAACAGACCAAGTTGACTCTGGACACAGGTTTGCTGCCTGCTGGGAGCTACTTGCTCGGATGGTACTGTGAACTCAAGACCGCTGGTGAAGTTGCAGCGACTGCAGCTCAGGTCAGGTTGTACGCCGACAAGAATGGCGGTGGGGAAGTGGAGCGAGGACTCTGCACTTGGCAACACTCGCAGTATCACGATTTTGGAGGCTCCTTCCCATTCGTGGCGAAGGACGGGGATCGATACGAGCTGCGTCTGGCCTACGAACGGCTCGGGGCAAGCAGCAACGAGGTCTCGATCCAACGGGCTCGGATGTACTGCGTGCAACTGAACAGCTAGTACTCTGAATAATGCCCAGCTATGACAACAGTTCCTCGACCACAGCTGGTGGTGGAGGGACTAGTTATTCTGCTAATCATACGATTGCAGCGCAAGGAAACGGCCGCATTCTCATTGCGGTGTTTTTTGCGATGGCTGGGTCGAACGCTGCCACCAAGTTCACGTCGGTGCAGTACGATGGGACTGCACCGACGGGACAACTTACTCCTGATGTAGAACACGATCGATATGGAAACTATGGGAGTATCTCAGTTTACTATTGGCTGGAATCAGATCTACCAGCCAATGGATCGCCGACTGCTTACAATATCACGGCGACGAGTGCTACTGGTCAGTGGAATGGGCATCTAGCAGCCATCTCGTTGACGGCGGCTGCCCAGACGGCCCCTACAGCCACAGGGAGGAACGAGGCCGAGAATGCAACTTCAAGCTCGGTAAGCATCACGACCACGGACACCAATTCAATGATTGTGGATGCTGTTGCTGTCGTAGCAAGCGACATGTCGGGAGGTGTGTCACCAACAGCAGGCCAAACCGAAGTCCAAGACATTACTGCTGCTACCGCTTATAGGTTGGGTCTCGGTTACGAAGCGGTCACGACGGCCCAAGCTTACTCTCAAACTTGGTCGTGGAGCCCCACTTGCATGTTCGACATGGAGTTTGCCGTTGCGGTAGCTCCAGGTGGTGGTGTCAACATAGAAATAGGAAACCTCGCCCAGGGTAACGCTGGTTCCAGTGTAAGCCATACTCTGACAACGAGTGCCAATCGCATCGCCATCGTCTTGATCGATGACGAATCCACCAGTCAAGCCTCAGGTGTTACCTACAACAGTGTGGCAATGACCCGGGTGGCGTACTCGACTGCGACGGCAGGTGCGGGCAACGCATCCTCTATGTGGGTAATCCTTGATGCAGATTTACCTGCTGGAGGCACTAGCTACAACGTCGTGGTCTCGGGATTGGACTCGGGTGCGTCGGTAACTGTTGTCGAGATCAACAATGTGGCACAGGTCATTCCTACAGGGTCTCAAGTGGATACGACCGAGTCTGGTGATGTTTCTAGCTCGTCCACGACAGTCACCGCACCGGATGGTAACTCGATCTCTGTAGGAGCGCTTGGGTACGGAAACGACACAGCGACTTTCAACAGTCCGAGTGGGACGGGAACTTGGACCCGGCTGTTCACGATTTATGGTCCGCCCAGCAGTGCCTGGTATGGAGGTGCTTACCAGGCATGGACAACAGGAGGATCTAAGACATATACCGAGAGCGTAGATACTACGTTCTTTCGAGCTTCGCATATTCAAGCGGTATTTGCAGCTTATGCTGTTGTTACGACTTATAATGCCCCATTTTTCGGGACCAATTTTTGAAGCATTTATCTGAATTGATAATGCTTATAAATTAACTCAATTTTTTAGCGGTAACGTTAGGCTATGAATCAGGTTGCTCCAATATCTGTCTGTCTAATTACTAAAAATGAAGCTGGTCAAATTGAAAATTGTTTAAAATCTATCCGTCCGTATGTGGCTGAAATTTGTGTAGTTGATACTGGATCCTCAGATAATACTCCTGAAATTTGTAAAAAATACGCAGATAAACTTGAAACGTATACTGAATGTAATGATTCTCAGGGCCGAATAATATCATTTTCTAAGGCTCGAAATCGAAGTTTTGAATTAGCCAGTCAGCCTTGGGCTATGTGGGTTGATGGGGATGATGAGGTTCAAGGTGCTGAAAATTTATATAACGTAATTCAAAATCTTGATCATCTTTCTCGTCCCATTCTCATTTTGTTTCAATATGAATATTCTCATGACGATAAAGGAAATGTTACTTGTTTACATTGGAGAGAGCGATTAGTTCAGCCTAAAGAACAATTTGAATGGGTAAATCCTGTTCATGAAGTATTGAATCCTAAAATACCGAATACTATTCATATTAGATCTGAAGCTGTTAGAATTATCCATCGACGAGATTTATCAGGTAAAATAATTGAACCAGGTCGCAATCTTCGAATTTTGAAAAAGCACTACGCAAATGTTGGGGAATCCGATGTTCGTAGTTTATATTATTTAGGATTAGAATATGGGAATAATGGTGATATTGAAAGTGCTTTAAAATTTCATAAGCGATATATTGAATTATCTGGTTGGGATGATGAAAGATTTCAAGCATGTTTAAAAATCGTTGAACATTATCAGACTTCTGGTAGATATGAAGAAGCTATTGAATGGGCGCTTAAATCATTAACTATTAGAGAGGGATGGGCTGAGTCTTATTTTGCTTTAGCTAGGAACTATTATTTCTTGGCTCAACGGAATGATGCTAATTCGCGTCGTAATTGGGAAAGGTGTATTTATTTTTCTAAATTAGGATTAGATTTTCCTCCGACTGAAACTATTTTATTTGTTAATCCGACTGAAAGAGACTTTGAGATCCATAAATATTTAAATGTAGCGTATAATAATGTTGGAAGGGTTGAAGACGCACTTGATAGTGTAAATACTGCACTTCAAATTAAAGGAGATCCAGGATTAGAACACAATAAACGATTATATGAACTTCATTTAGCTCGAGTGAGAATTAACACTGAATTAGACGTTCTTAATCGATATGAAAATGATGGAGGAATTTCTGTTAAAGCAAAGCATATTATTGATTCAATATTGGACGGGAAGTTTTTGGTATCCCAGGAATTGGAACAAACTAAATCAGATAAGCTAGATATTGTTTTTTATGTTGGGAGTAGTATTGAGTCTTGGAATCCAAAAACAATAAAGAAAAATGGAATAGGAGGATCTGAGACAGCGGTTTGGGAAATGGGTCGTCGTTTTACTAAGATGGGTCATAGAGTTCGTGTATTCGGTGATTGTCCTGGACGGCTTGAAGGAGTCTTTGAGGATGTTGAATTTCTATATTATGATAAATGTAGGGATTTAACTTGTGATGTTTTTATAACTTCTCGTCAGCCTCATATTGTTGATGATGGATTTAACATTAAATCTAAAATTAAATTATGCTGGGTCCATGACATTCATTGTGGATCTGGATTAAATCATGAGCGGGCTTTGAAAATTGACAAGTTTTTATGTTTAAGTAAATGGCATAAGGATTTCTTCTTAGCTCAATATCCATATATACATCCTGATCAAGTTATTGTAACTAGAAATGGTATTGATTTAAGTCGATTTGAATCAAATGATTCAATTATTAGAAATCCGCATAAGGGAGTTTATAGTAGTAGTCCTGATCGTGGATTAGAGATTGCTATCAAATCTATGCCGAAGATTCGAGAACGAGTTCCAGATGCAGAACTTCATATATATTATGGATTTAAGAATTGGGAGATTTCTGCTAAATTAGCAAATAGTAAAGATCAAATGGAACTTATTCAATACTTGAAGATTTTGATTGAAGAACATGAAGAACATGGTGTAGTATTCCATGATCGATTAGATCAAGATACACTAGCTAAGGAATTCGTGAGTGCAGGTGTGTGGATGTATCCAACTTGGTTTTCTGAGACATCGTGCATTACTGCAATGGAAGCTCAGGCAGCAGGTCTTCATATAGTTACTTCTCCAATTGCAGCATTGAATGAAACGGTCGGTGATCGCGGAACAATGATCGAGGGAGATTGGCTTTCTCCTGAATATATGGAAAAGTTTGTTAATGCTGTAGAATTTCACATGAATCGTTCAGGAGATGATGAGAGGAAGTCACTTCAGCAGTATGCTCGAGGGCATTTTGGATGGGATTCTCTAGTAAATGATTGGGTTAAAATGTTTGAAAGTATAGTTGAAGAAGTGATGGAAAATATTGTTCCTGCGTTTAAATCGGTGTAAATATGCTTGGTTTATTATCATTTAAGGGCAAAGAGTTCAGATATGAATTCATACCAGGAAATATTCCTACTGGTCAGAACCCATCTTGGTATTCATTTGTAGATGAACAATCAGTACGCGACAGATGGTGGAATATCGAAGAAGGTGATGTTATCTTTGATGTTGGATGTGCATATGGTTCTTACACCTTGCCGGCTTTAGTATTAGGAGCCAGTCACTGTTATTGTTGGAACCCCCTTGATTCAGAAATGTCTATTTTAGCTCAATCTTTAAAGCATAATGGGTGGGAAGATAAAGCTACTTTATTTATGGCTGGGCTATATAATAAGATTGGATTTCTTAACCCAGATACTCAAGAATTTTCTCAAGAATACAAAGATGGAATGTTTGCTGTTACGACTTTAGATCAATATTTAGAAGATCAGAAAATTAAATTAAGTAACTCTAAATGTTGGATGAAAATGGATGTTGAAGGAGCTGAATTAGAAATTCTTAAAGGAGGAACGAAATTATTAAATCAATTTAGACCAAATATTATAATAGAAAATCATGTATTTAAGATTGCTGATATTCAGACACAGGTTCAGTCTTTTCTGGAATCATTGAATTTTAAACATGTAGAAACTGTTCCTTATCATGCTGTATCTCATTCTTTGTATATTCCATGAAAATATTATTTGTTTTTGCCCCTTATTTGTTTTTGAGGGGTCTTTTTGACCATGGTAAAAAATATGATTTTGTAAATTTAAGGGACAATCCTAGAGGATTAACAGGTTCTGAAGTCTCTTGTTTCCAAATTGCTAAGCAATTTGCTCTAAAGGATCATGATGTTGCAATATCTACTACATTGAATTCAAATAGAATAAATATCTGGGAAAATGTCAATATTATACCTATGGATAATGTAGATGACATTAAGAAAATTGTGAATGGTGATTGGGATGTTGTTTATTCTTGGAATGAAGTCAATGTTTTAAGATATGTAAATCCGAATTCACTTAGGATGATAAATCTTCAAATTAATGACTTGGATCATGGTGAAGATGGATATGATGATTATGTAGATATATATACTAGTCCATCTGAATCTCACAAGTCTGTTATCGGCAAATTAGCTCCTAATCTTAGCAAATGGGAAGTTGTGCCAAATGGATGTTATTTGGATATATATGACAAATTAAATCAAAACATAATAGATGGGAGAATAATTTATGCATCTTCTCCAGATAGGGGTCTTCATTGGTTACTTCAAATATGGCCTTCAATTCGTAAGGCAGTTCCAGAAGCTCATTTAAAAATTTTTTATGAGATTCAATCTTGGATAAATCGATTTAATGATATAGATCCAATATCGGTAACTAAAATAATGGCTCAACTTTCATGTCGAGCACGTTATATTAAAGAGGCTTTTAGAAGATTTGGATCAAATTCTGGAATTGAAGTTATTGGTTCTGTCAGTCGGAATCAGATTGCTAAAGAATTTGCTCAAGCTCAAATTTTAGCTTATCCTTGCGATACTGTTAGTTATACTGAAGGATTTTCAGTTACTTTGATGGAAGCGTGTGCTTCTAAAACTGTTCCAATCACTACTGATGTGGATGCTCTTGGAGAGATTTATGGATCTGCAGTTCCCATGGTGCATGCACCAATTGAGCCCAATTTGGATGAATATCGGGAGTTGGTAATTAGAGCGCTTACTGATTATAATTTTCGTCAGGAAGTGATCTCTAAAGCTAGGCAATTAGCAGAGCAGTATACCTGGGATAAGGTTGCTGATAAGGTGTTAGATATCATAGAAAAGAGACGAAAATGAATCATGATGAATATACAACAGCTGTGGATCAGGGTAAATGGCCATCCGATTCATTAGTTCCTTTAGATGATCCTTTCATTAATGAAAATGGGGTTATTCAGAATCTTCTTCTTAAGCCTGCAAATAGTTTTACTATCATTCATAGTAAACCATCTAGTATTCGTGCCAATCACTACCATAAGACTGATTGGCATTATTCATATGTAGTGAGTGGAAGAATTATTTATTTTGAGCGCAAAGTTGGCGATACTATTGTTCCAGAACCACAGTTTTATGAATCTGGAAAAATGTTTTTTACTCCACCGATGGTGGAACATGTTATGTATTTTCCTGAACAAACAACTTTTGTGACTATGGCCAAAAATATACGTTCTCATGAAAGTCATGAATCTGATGTTGTCAGAGTTTCATTTTTAGATTTGGATCAAATACGAGATTTGTGTTGGAAAGCTTTGAGGAAATAATATGACTCTTCAAAGGATTCGGAAAGACTGTAGGCTGTGTGGAAGTGAAGAGCTTGAGAAAACTTTTGATTTAGAGGATTCTCCTCCAGCAAATGAATTTGTTACAGAATCAGAAATAGACAAGTCTCAGGAGAAGTTTCCACTCGGATTATGGGAATGTCAAAATTGTGGTCATGTTCAGTTACCTGTAGTAGTAAGCCCTGATCAGCTATTTCGTAATTATGTTTATGTATCTGGTACTAGCCCAGTTTTTGTAGATCATTTTCGTAAGTATGCCGAATCTTTAACTAATCGGGCCAATTTTCGAAAAGGAGACTGGGTAATTGATATTGGAAGTAATGATGGTACTCTTCTTAAATTTTTTAAAGAGAAGGGCGCTCGAGTTTTAGGTGTTGATCCGGCTAGAGATATTGCAGCTAAGGCAACAGTAGAAGGTATTGAAACTATTCCGGAATTTTTTACTAGTGAACTGGCTCAGAAAATTAGTGAAGAGCGAGATATTAGGACAACTAAGGCTAATGGAGCTAGATTCATAACAGCGAATAATGTGTTTGCCCATGCTGATGATTTAGGTGATATTGTTAATGGAGTAAAGAAATTACTTGATACTAATGGGATATTTGTTTTTGAGGTTTCTTATTTAGTTGATGTGATAGAGAAGAATTTATTTGATACCATTTATCATGAGCATTTATCTTATCATCACTTAGGACCACTTATTAAATTTATGTTATCTTATAATATGATGGTTAGCCATGCCGAGCGTATTGATACTCATGGCGGATCTTTACGGGTTTACTGTACGAGTTTGTTTAGTTCTGCTTTTGGAAAACCGTCGAGTTTAGTCCAAGAAATTCTTGAACACGAATTTAAGATGAACTTAAAAGGAAGTGGCTTTGATGATGTATTTAATGGATTTATGCCATTACATTCTTTGAAATCGAAGATTGATTCACTTCGTGATCAATTACTAAATAGATTGAAAGAGATTAAGTCAAGAGGAAAATCTATAGTAGTTTTTGGAGCTCCAGCTAAAGCCACTACTTTAATGCATCATTTTAAATTGGGTAAAGAAACCATTGATTTTGTGGTGGACGACTCTCCACTTAAACAGGGGTTATTTACTCCTGGAACTCATATTCCTGTGGTATCGTCAAGTACCTTGTATGAAAAGAAGCCAGACTATTGTGTGATTTTGGCTTGGAATTTTGCAGAGCCAATTATGAAAAATCATCAGGCTTATTTAGAACAAGGTGGAAAATTTATTGTACCAATACCAGAGTTAAAAGAATATGGAACTCCTAAAAACTGATATTGATGAAATTGCCACTAGTTTAAACAGTTTGAGAGATGTTTTCGACGGAAAACGAATTCTCATTACTGGTGGATGTGGATTTTTAGGTCGATATTTTATCGAGACCTTTGTTTTTCTTAATAAACACTTTCTTCGGAATCCCTGTGAATTAATTGTTTTAGATAACTTCATTACTTCTGGTGATAAGGGTGAATTACCAGAAACTAAGAACATTGCATTTATTGAACATGATATAATTAAGCCATTTTATCCAGAAAGACCGGTAGATTTCATTTTGCATGCAGCTGGAATAGCTAGCCCATTTTATTATCGTAAATATCCATTAGAAACATTAGCAGTTGCTACTACTGGACTTCAGAATACGCTTGAACTTGCCCAAAAAAGTCCTGGATCAAGGTTACTTTTCTTTAGTTCGAGTGAGATTTATGGAGATCCAGATTCGAAATGTGTTCCTACTCAAGAAAGTTATCGTGGCAATGTGAGTTGTATCGGACCTCGCGCATGTTATGATGAATCGAAACGATTGGGGGAGACTTTAATTGATATTTTTCATCAACAATATGGGGTTCATGCTACTGTAGTACGTCCATTTAATGTATACGGCCCGGGAATGTTGAAAACTGATTATCGAGTGTTACCTAATTTTGGAGCTCGAATAAAAGAGGGTAAGCCGCTTCAAATTTATGGAACTGGAGATCAAACCAGAACTTTTTGTTATATAACTGATGCTATTCGCGGGTTTTTACAAGTACTGGTTAGTGGTGTACCGGGGGAGCCTTACAATATTGGCAATCCAAGTCCTGAAATTTCCATGATTGATTTGGCTTATGAGATTGGAAAGACTTTAGGAAAAGAAGTTAAATTTGATATAGTTGAATATCCTGATTCTTACCCAGCGGATGAACCTAATCGACGTTGTCCTGATATTACCAAAGCAGCACGTCAAGTTGGGTATGAGCCTTCCATACCTTTGCAAATGGGCTTGAAGAGATTCTTTGATTGGGTTGAAGAGGCATATAAGTGAGATTCACTCTTGTAGGTTGTGGCGCTTGGGGAAAAAATTACTTAAAAACTGTTAAAACTATTCCAGGTATAGAAATTTCTAATGTAATTAAGCGAAGCATTCTTTCTGAAGATGCACGTACATTAATGTCGAAATATGGATTAACAATTTCAACTCCAGATGCTTTAGATTATATTAATCCAACTGGAGTTATAATTGCTACTCCCCCACAGACACATAAAGATATGGTTATTCCACTTTTACAAAGGAAAATCCCCGTTTTATTGGAAAAACCTGTTGCTCATACTTATGGTGATGCAAAAGAAATTTTTGAAGCTGCTAAGGCTACCGGAACCCTTTTGTTAGTGAATAATATTCATTTATTTGCTGACGCGTTTTTGAGTTTAAAAGATAGCTTAGTTCATCGACCCATCCATATTGTTTCTTGTGGAGGAAATCAGGGTCCATTTCGTGATTATTCTTCATTGTTAGATTACGCTCCTCATGATTTAGCAATGTGTTTGTCATTGTTTGATGGGCAAAATCCAGATCAAGTAGAGATAAATAAAATAAACAGACCCAGAGGTGAGACTTATACTATTGCTTTAAAATTTGGTGATAGTTCTGCTGAGCTTGTGGTTGGGAATGGCATGACTGGAAAGCGTCGATATTTTGAAGTAACACAAGGTAGAAATAAGATTGTTTATGATGATTTGGCTTATTCAAAATTAATCGTAAATGGCATAGGTACGATGAAAACTCAAGAACCTCCATTAACTCGAGTGATTCAAACATTTGCGAAATCTATTATTGATAACAATCGTGATTGGAGGTTTGACTATGAATTAAATCTGAGAATTATGAAGATTATTCAACAAGGACTATGAATTAAGTAGTCATTATATCTTCAATCTGTTTTGTATGCGTGACATCTATTGTTTTTTCCCATCTTTGCCAATAAGATGGGAGAACGTGTCTTAGCCAATGTTCTTTATCATAATAAGCTGGTTCAATTTCTAGTATATAAAATAAGTGATGCGCTGCATCAATGGCTTCTTTACCGGAAGCAGTTTTAAGTAAATGAATGGTTGTTGAAATTTCATATGGATCAATAGTCAACTTGGGAAGGTTTTTAATTACGTGATGAGGACTTTTACAAAACCAATTTTTTTCATAGACTCTTACCTGAGCTAAATAATTTCCACCATTTGATACTGCAAATGCAGATGAGTTGTAAACATGTAGCGTGTTTTGAGGTTTAATCCATATTTCTTTTTCAATTCTGATAGTCATTCCATCTTGATTAAAGATAAGATAAATCCAAGCTGGAGATCTAAATTTAGTACTCCTACATTTAGTGATTTCTTCAATCTTAATTCTGAAAGTATTAACTTGGTTCCAATCAGTATCCATTGAGATCAGGCTCCCAGCCTTCCATTCCATCAAACAGAATTTTTAGCCAATCCGGGTGCTTGGTTGATCGACTGCAGTGATCACGTCGAACGGAGCCATTCTTCTTAAGAACTACTCCATGTATGAATCCATGTTTGGAGTTTCCGGCTTTTCTCATTTCGATTGCTTCTCGATTAATTCGTTCGCATTCTTCCAATGATGCTTCGAGTATTTCAACTTGTTTAATGCTTGGACATTCTTCTTTCATTAAACTACCGAGAATTTCCCGGCGTTTTTCGATTGGTTCTTTACTTAAATCAGTCTGTCCGATCCGGATGATATCCCATAGAGTAATCCGACACTCTCCGGGTTCACATTTATGCCAGCCTCCTTTCTTTTTCTGGGTCCAGATTTCTCCGTCAAATACTGTTCCCTTTGGAGCTTGAAGAGCTGCTAATTGATCCATCAAATCCGACGGAGCTTGAATCTTCTTCTTTTGGCGGGTAAATAATTTAGGAGTTCCGTTTAAAATATTTATGATACGCCATCCATCTAGTTTAGTTTCCATGGTATAATTTGAAGTATCAATTGTTTTAAAGACAGCCTTAGTAGTTCGGACTGGCTTGAAGGGATACATCCACCAGGAAAGAGTATTGAGCATATAAAGATGTACAAGGATCTAGCTGTGATTTACGCAATTTTTAATTATTTGGTTTGACTGATGAACCGGCAAGCATCCATTCAAAAAGCATTCAGTTTAGCTAATATTGCTATGCGGATCGTTGAAGCTTCAGAAAAGCGGACCGCATACATTAAAAAAGAGAAAGGTAAATGGTGCGTAAAATCACCGAATAATCCTAAATGGTCTGGAGGATGTTACGATACTAAGGCTGAAGCCGAAAAGCGGCTTGGTCAAGTTGAGATGTTTAAGCATATGAAGAAAGGGGCTGAAGAAGTAACGGATCCAGGTCCAGGTCGGAGACGTCAGCAGAGATTAAGGCGTCCGGATTGTCCTTGGGCTGATGTTGAATTTGATGAAGAATTTAATCCTGGCCCCGGTGGACCAAGAGGGCGTGGATTAGGAGATGTAAATATTGAAGAGTTGGATATCGAAATTGAAGATGATGATTAATGCCGACTTTTAAACGTGGACAAGAATTAGGTCCAGGAGACCTGAATATTCATCTTCGGACTCGAGATAGAAATCCGAGGAATGCGGCTGAAATTTATTATAATATTTTTGATTTTACGACAGGTGTAGAGGTTCTTCTTCCTCCCACTAATCGAGCTCCTGAAAATCCATCTATTGGTGAATATTACGCTCCATTCATTATTCCATTAGATGCTAACCTTGGGCCATATCGAATTAGGTGGTATTTTAAAGAATATACTAATTCACCGGAAAATCAGGTTCTTCAAGAATTTGATATTGTAGAAACCTCAACTCAAATTGTGAGTTTGCCAGATATTACGGCGGTTGAATTTGACTTAGTTAGAAGTTTAAGGATTTTGCTCCGGGACAACAATCCTGATCGGAATTATCATTTTGTTCCTCCAACACATGAAGAAACAATCAATCAATTTAATCGAGTATTTGGATTTATTTGGGAGGATATTGAACTTATTGAATATTTGAGGATAGCACTTGATGTGATTAATATGTATCCTCCAATGACTACTTTTGCTACTTTAGATCAGTTGATATCTCAGCAGCGCCCATGGCGTCATTTGTTGCTTGAGGCTGCCATGATTTATGCAGTCACGGCATTGACTCTAAATTGGATTCATGAGGAATTCGACTATAGCATTGGTGGTGTATCTCTTTCAATTGAGCGTAGTTCTAAATATCAATCCTTGGCTAGTGATTTAAGGTCTCGTTTGACTGATGATATAACTGGAGCAAAGGAAACTGTTAAAATTATGCGCGGTTTGAAGCAAAGTCGTTACGGAGTTGGGATTCGTTCTTCATTCGGTCCATCAGTTGGTAGGGGAGCGCTCACCCCACGCAGATTCCTTGGTATTTAAGTCCTCTTTAAGTGTTACAGTTTCTTTTTTAATGTAAATTCCTTTTATGAAGAAGGAATATTACGAAGCCCATAAAGAAGAGATTAAACGTAAGGCTCGAGAACGATATAAGAAAAATCGGGCACGAATTTTAAATCAAAAGAATGAACGATACACTAGAGAGCGAGATAATATTTTAACTCGTAGGCGTAAAGCTTGGAAAGAAAACTCTGAAATTAAGAAAAACCATGATAAATACCACCGTCAGCTCAAAAATAAATGTTATGAGATTTTAGGTGGTAAATGTGTCCGATGTGGAGAGGCTAATCATGATTTACTGTCCATTGATCATATAAACGAAGATGGGGCTCAAGAAAGAAAGTCTCTTACTTTAGTTAAACTTCGGTCTAATATTGTAAATGGTGTAAATCGGGAGAATTATCAACTTCTTTGTTTCAATTGCAATCTGAAGAAGCACCTGAATTATGAAGAACGATTTTTATTGATTGGGAGAGATAAATACTGTCCTACTTGTCGCTTGTCTAAGGATGAATCTCAATTCAAGAAAGATAAATTGTATGAAGATGGTTATTATTATGAATGTCGATTTTGTGTTCAGTCTAGAGAGTTAGAAGTTAAAATTAAGGTATTTAATTTATTAGGAAAATCTCAATGTAATTGCGGCATCAGTGACGTTGATGTTCTTACTGTTGATCATATTGAAAAGATTGGGAAGAAAAGAAAATGGCTAGGTAGTTCTTTATATAGAAAGATTTTACAAGGAGCTTTGAATGCTCAGAATTATCAAGTATTATGTTTGAACTGCAACATTTTGAAGAGTCTTCAAAATGGAGATAAACAGCATGCGACTAATCTGAAAATTGGTTCTTATATTACTGAGGTTGATTTTGAAGAACCTGTGACCAAAACCACTTTGGAGTATGACTTAGTTAATTTTGATTTTGAAGATATTATAATTCAGAATATTGATAGGGAAAAATCAGTCGTATTTTTAGAAAATTATCACTACATTGGATTTGGAAGATCTGGATTTGGTGCGTATGGGGTATTCTTAGGTGATAAATTAATTGCAGTTGTTAAATTCGCTCCCCCGGTTCGACAAAAAGTGGCTAGTTCTATTGGATATGAATCTAATAAAATTTTTGAATTAGATCGATTTTGTATCCATCCTGCCTACCAGAAGAAAAACTTTGCCTCTTTTCTTTTGTCTCGAGTTGTTAAATTGGTAAAACGAGATTATTCAGACATCAAATGTTTGGTTTCATTTGCTGATCCACGGTATGGGCATGATGGGACAATTTATAAGGCTGCGAATTGGAAGTTCGTGAGGAAAACTGCTTATAGTTATGCTTATGAGAATGGGAAAGGTGAAGAGATAAATAAGAAAACTCTCTATAATTGGTCAAAGGTTCGAGGGATGACTGAGAAAGAAGGGGTGGAACAACTATGTTTGAAGAAGATTAAGTTACCTCGAAAATTGAAATTTGTGTATGAATTGTAAACTTTTCAATAATGGCTCGTCTTAAAAATGAAGAATGGATAATTGACTACAATCAACAATATGAGTATAGTGATTTGTTAAATTATACTATTAGTTCGAAAGATCTTACATTTCATGCTAATAGTGATGGTAAACATTTTGAAATTAATTATTTTGATAATTTAAATCCTATTTCTTTTAATTTTTCTAAAAAATTGGAAGGTTTATCCTGGATTGAAACAATTTTGAGGTCGTCAGATATTAGATCTAGTGTTGAGTACTTAAAGGAAATAACTACTAAATTTGAACAAATCAAGAAAAATGCACGAAAGAAAGGAGTTATTTCTTCTTCTGCTAGGTTATTGTATCAATTGATCATGGATTGTCAAAAAGATTTTCAATCCAAAGTTGAAAAAGAGATTAAATCATTTATAAAATCATTTGAGCTCGCTTGTGAGCAAATTAATATTATTGGTGTTAGTTTTCGACCTAAAGCCAATTATTATTTATTAGATTTATCTTTTCCTTGTTATAATGTATTTGAGTATAATCAACATGAACATCTTTGCATAGCAATTACAAAGGGAAACCGGGATTTAACGAATAATGTTTTTGCATTAATGAAAAAATCTGATTCTTTCGATTATAATGGTGTATATTATTGGCATAGTAGTGAATACCATAAAATAAAATCATACTGTAATATGATAAAACGACTTGATGGTCAAATGACTAAGTTTGATTCTCAAATACTAGCTGATTCTAAAAATCCGGCTAGGAAAAAGATACGCAGTTTACTTTGGAGTCTCAGTAAAAAATATTCTGTTGAATTAATTGATCAATTTTTGGAGGAAGAAACGGCTTTGTTTAAAGTTGAAAAGATGCTATCTGAGTGATGCTATAATGGACTCTTGAATTATTATGGCGTACCTTGGATGAGGTTAGTTATGAAATATACTTGGGCAATTGCATTAGCTTTAGTTTTGGTTGGCTGTGGATCTGATGACGACGATGCGGGAAGTGCTGGCGCCGCTGGTGCATCCGAAGTCGGTGTATCTGGAGCTGCAGGTTCTGAAGTTGGCGGAGCTGCGGGCCAACAGGTTGGTGGGGAAGCTGGGACTGAGTAAATTGTAATCTTATCCTGTGGAAGCAGGATACGATTGGCAACAAATTCAACCGCCTGTGGGATCAGGCGGTATTTATCGCATTTATCAATGTGCCAGGACAGGTATATATGGGTATGTAAGAGGAAGCGGTATTAATCCAAAGCGAAAAGTGAAGAAAATTATTCCATATTTATGCTCTGCTAAGGGATGTAAGCGGAAAGCTACGGCCAGAAAACCAGGGTTGATTGGTCCTCGATATATTTGGGTATGTGAAGAACATCTACATGTTGACTTTGCTAGAAGGTGACTTGTGGATGATATTAAAAATCAGATTAAGGAACGTATCGAAAGGGCCTTACGAACAACTTTGATGGAGCATGATGATCATGCTGAGGAACGAATAACGAATACGCTTATGCAGTATTTGCAAAGTCTTGATCATGTTAGTGCTCCTCAAGTTGAGTTGGTTGAAGAATCGGATGAAATGAAGATAGTTCGAGAAATTATGGAAGAAATTAAAGATAAATATGAATTTAAAGTGTCAATGCAATTACCAACGTATATAGATCATATTATTTTTGAGGTCAAAGTAGGGGATAAGGATTAAGCCCTTCATAGCACCATATTGATATGGATTTTCGATCCATTGCTATGCGCGTAGCTTCTGGGACGACGGCGGCTAGGAAAAAGTCTAAGAAGTCAAAAAAATCCCGGAAAACTAAGAAAACTCGAACTAAAAAGACTAAGCCTCGCACCTCCAAACCGGTGAAACCGGTTGAGCCGGATCCTCCTGAAGAAACTGAGGATGAAGAGGAATCAACAGATAGTATTTTGAAGCCGAAGACTGAATATTCTTGTCAGCTTCAAATATCTATAATTGCTGATTTTGAAGGTGAAGTTGATCAGGGTAAATTAAAGAGAAAGCTTAAGACCGAATCTATCAATGCTGTGAAAGCAGGGGTGGCTACTACCGCTCGTGAATATAGATTGGAGGCCACTCAGATTACGGTTCAACCAATCAGTATCGAATGTGCGGTTAATTCGATTGAATGAGCTCAGGTAAAGTCTTCATATGAAGACTCACAGTATTCAGCTGGAAAAAGACGATACTCAACAAGTTCAGCAAATCGAACGATCTATCATTCATTATTCAATTGAGCTTGGGAAGATAGCAGTTGTAGAACATAATATCAGGAATTCTTTGGTCGGTTTGGGTGAAGCTCGACATAAACTAATTCAGTCCATTCTAAAAAATAATGGATTTGATCTGAATAAGGTGGCTGGAGTCCAGGTTAATCCTGAAATTGGATCTATAATTGTTGAAATCGATGAATCTAAATCTGAATCTGCACCAAACGGACCTGTTGGAGCAGAACCTGTATCAGATTCAGTTGGTAAGAATGGACCTGCGGGTCATCCTCCTACGGAATAACCGCCTCTTAATGTTGTGTCTCTAGTAAATGCCAGCTCCTCGCGATCGACAAATCCCACATATATTGGAGATACGAAAGCCGGCTTTTCCTCTCCCGCCGCTAAATGTCCGGGTATATTCTCCTGCTAAAGAAGTTATTGATATTCGATGGACGCCTCCTAGTCAATTAGATCAAAATTCTTGTTTTAATATTATTGGTGTTAATATTTATCGTAGTTTTAATTCTGAATTTGGACCGTATTATCGATTAAATACTATTCCGCTTGGTGCTACTTTTTGGCGAGATCAGACTCGGATTGTTTTAGCTCTACAAGAAGATGTTTCCAAGTGTTTTGTGGCTCGAGGAGTGGAATCGGATCCAGTAGGACGTTATGTTTTTAGGACTCCTCATCGTCCCATCATTATTCATCCTTCCCCGGGAGCAGCGAACTGTACTAATTTGAATGTTCAGGTCACAGTTAATGGACAAAATGCATGGGTACAGACTATCAGGACAGAAGAAGGTTTAGTAGAACTTCGAAATAAGGACGCTTTTGATGTTGCGTCTCAGCAGGCTGTACCGGTAGTTTTACCTACTAATGAAGATGATGTTGTTTTAGCTACTTACCGATATCGGGCGGAAGAAGTTAAGACTAGATTATATCAGAGAGTGTTCTATCGAATTACTACAGTTGCTACTTGTAAAGATGAACCAAGATTAATTGAGACTCCGCTTGATCGAGCGACACAATCTAATCGGCATGAAATAGAGAAACTAGATTATATTTGGCGTGAAGCTATTCGTCGCACTCGCTGGATTTTGAATCAGGGTGGAGAAAGAGTCAAATTATTTATCCGTAGATCAGCAGGTGTTCAATGTGGTTGCTATTCGGTTGAACATAAACAGCCCCAAAATGACTGTGAGGTTTGTTACGGAACCGGAATTTTAGGCGGGTATGATGGTCCTTATGATATTGTAATAGCCCCGGATGATGCTGAAAGAGGAATTTCTCAATCGAATCGAGGTCGAAATTTATCTCATTCTTATGAGACCTTTACAGGTCCTTCTCCTTTAATTTCTCAACGAGATTTTATTGTTAAGGAAAGTGGAGACAGGTATGGAATAGGTCCAGTTAGAATGCCTAGTAATCGAGGTATGCAACTTCAACAAATGTTTACAATTTCTTATTTAGATGAAGCTGACATTCGATATAGGATTCCAATTTTTGATCCCACTTATATGGAATTTCCTGAGACTAGATGGATTGTTCCTGGTGAAGGTAAATCTACTCCGATGATGACTGAGAAGCATAATATTGATGATCATCGTGAAATTCGTGGTAATACTGTAACATACGAAAATATAGTTTATTGATCAAATGGCCGAAATTACTACTGCGTTTAATACGGCATTGGACCGGGCATTGGACCGGGTTATAGATAGTGTAGCTATTGAAGGAGTGAAGGCTCTTCAGGTAATACTGGACGATGCTGGATTTTCAAAATCTCCATATCTTAAAGACTATGAAATTTATGCTAATGTAATTGGACATGAGATTGTTTTTGAAATACTTTTGAGCATGGATTCGGTAGAATATGAAAAGGAGATAGAAGAAAAACAGGAAGAAGCCAAGAAGAAGCAAGAAAAGCAGCTTCAGGATTTGACCGCACGTACTTACGGGCTGACGAGACAGTCCCGGAAAGTGACTCGAATTTATAGTGCCACTGATATGCGTCGTCCTGCTCGAGACGCCAGGAAAGGGGCAAGAGACGCCAGAAAAGGGGCAGCCTATAGACTAGCGCAGCATGAAATGATAAATAAACGTCCCCGGTCAGCCCATATAACCCGTCAGGGTAAATTGGCTATCGAAATGAAACGTTCAATGAGAGAAAGTGAGACTCAAGTTCATTTACCTCAAGGTAACTTTGAGGGGATTATAAAAGATATAATTGATAAAGCAAAGGAAATTATATTAGATAAATTCCTTCCGGAACTTTCTGACGCTATTCAGGTTCGATTTGGCAAGGTATAAAGTTACTAATCTCATTTCGGCTGGGGTTTCCATTACCGATCTTGGGATCCATCTTCCTGGAAAGGGAAGCTATAAAATAATAGATGCTAGTGCTAAGGAAAAATCTCATGATCTTAAAGATGTTAAAGGTCGGAGATGGGTTAGGGTAGACTTAATAATCGAGGAAAAAGTGCCAGTTTGGCCATTCACCAAAGGACCTCGGTCTAATCTAAAAGCTCAGCCTAAAATAAGATCTGAGCCTGAAGCTCTATCGTCTTTAGATGAATTAACTCGTTCAGTCAAAAGTATTGAAAAATCTTTACTTGAATTATTGCAGCGTCCTTCTCCTCCTCCACCTGAGGTAATAGCTGCTCATATGAAATCAATAAGCCAAATAGGTGAAATTCCGAGAGGTCTACCCGGAGCTTCACCTAGGCCAGGTCCGGGTGTATCTGAAAATCCTCTTTATATTCCTTCTAAAATTAAGCCTGAAGTTAAAGATGGGGAGGTTTCTATTTCTTCTAAAGATATGTCGACAGATGACGTAGATCAAAGTGTGGATATGTTGAGAAAAATGAGAAAAAATAGGAAGAAATAGCCTCGATGTAATGTAGAAAAGACTGGAGAGATCATGGCTAAAGATGTAGTAGGAGTAGGTCTTGATTGTGGCACCATGAATTTTGTTGCCGCTAGAAAAGCGGATGGAAGTATTGGTATTACTCAAATTAGAGATGCTTTTCTTGATTTACCGCTTGAGCACAAGAGAATGCTCAGATTGTCTGAAACTAGTTATGTAGAGATGGGTGACCGATTATTGGTTCTCGGAGATGAAGCACTAGAAACAGCCAATTTATTTAATCGAGAAGCTCGTCGGCCAATGATTAACGGAATGATTTCTCCTGGTGAAATTGATGCTCAGGAAGTTATCTCGATCATGATCGAGAAAGTTTTAGGTAAACCTAAGAAAGATGAAAAATGTTGTTTTTCGGTTCCGGCTACTGCCATTGATGTTACTGGTTCTGATGTTACTTATCACAAATTGATTTTAGAGAAAATACTAAAAGAAATTGGATATTTGCCTGAACCAATTAATGAAGCTCAAGCCGTGGTTTTTTCCGAAGCACCTAAAGAGAAATTCTCAGGTGTAGGCATTTCTTATGGTGCTGGAATGACCAATGTCTGTCTGTCCTATAATGCTATGAGTGCTCTTGAATTTTCGTTGGCTAAAGGTGGTGATTGGGTTGATGAATTGGCAGCTAAGGCGGTTAATACTACTAAAGCTAAGATGACTGCCGTCAAAGAAAAAGAAATTGATATTAATAATCCTCAGACTCGAGAACAAGAAGCTTTAGTGCTATTTATTCAAACTCTCATTGATAATTCACTTAATGGAATAATTGAGCATTTTCATAAAGTGAAAAATGAATTACTGGTTCCTAAACCTATTCCAATTATAGTGAGTGGTGGGACTTCCAAAGCAACTGGTTTCTTAGACAAATTTAAAGAACGATTTGAAGTTTTGAAGCAAAGATTTCCGATTGAAATTTCTGAAATTCGTGCTGCTCGAGATCCTATGACGGCAGTAGCTACTGGATTACTTGTGGTTGCCCAAATGGAGGATTGACGAGTAGTCCTTTAATGTTCTAGCCCAAATATGGGCTCATTAAATATTCCGGTTCTGAAAACTCCTGAGGATGTTCTTGCCCATAAAGGCAAGGCACCTGCTCCGATTAAGCCTGCTCCGGCTCCTCCGCCTGCTCCTCCTCCGGCTCCGGCTCCGGCTCCCGCTCCGGAACAGAGTGTTGAAGAAGTCGCAGCTGGTTTGGTGAGCCAGTATAAGAAGGATGAACTGGTTCAAATGTGCAAAGATGCTGGTTTGGAAGCTGAAGGCACTAAGGCTGATTTGGCACAGGCATTAGCTGAAGCCTACGCTAAATAATAGAAGCCAACATTTGGGTGTATCGGCCGGCGTATAGTTTTGTATGTCGTTTGATAAGTTAGTTGGAATATCCGTCACATCCACACTTACAAAAGAAAAATTTGCTGAGGTAATTGACAAACCAAAATTAAAACAAAAGATGGTTGATGCATTTGCAGCAGCAAATGGTGAAGTTGATCTTGATGATATTTTTGACGATTAATTAAATTTCCGGATCAGTGGAAAAAATCTGTACTGCTTGTGATACTCCTAAATTATTATCTGAGTATCATGTACATAAATTGGGCAAATTTGGGAGAAACTCAATTTGTAAGCTTTGTAAAAATAAATATACTAGTAAACACAGGATAGGATATAAAAAACGATTTAAAGAGCTCCGTGAGTTAAGAAAAGCTAAGCTCATTGAATTCTTAAATATCGAAAAATCAAAACCATGTGTTGACTGCGGCAAGTCTTTTATCCCAGAAGCGATGCACTTTGATCATCTCCCTCAATTTCATAAAGTTAAGCATATTGCTGATATGGTTAATAGAGTATATAGTATTAGCACTGTTCAGAAAGAGCTTCAAAAATGTGAATTAGTATGTGTTGGGTGTCATCGCGATCGAACTAAAGATAGGAATGAACTAAGGGAGCATTATTCTTGTTCAAAACATAAAACATATCAAGAGGATTGTAGATTATGTAAAATTTGTGATCGAGTTAGAATTAATAAACGTAAATTTACTAAGTTTATTGAATCATTGAAGGATAAAGAGTGTGTTGATTGCGGTCAGAAATTTCAGCCTCACAAGATGGATTTTGATCATTTTGATGATAAGCTTGAGGGAATATCTGATTTAATTCATAAGCATCATATTACATCTCGACATCAAATGAGAATCATTGAGGAAATTCAAAAATGTGAATTAGTCTGTTGTTGGTGTCATGTTAATAGAACTATAAGTAGGAGGTCTTTATGAAAAATTGGCTGTCAGCGGCCACTAAGAAGCGTGTAATCCAGGAGATCAAGCGTATTCTATATGAGCATCCTCGTTATCGGGGGGATTCTGGAAATGTTCAAAATAAATTTTCGTTTGATGAACGTCCTCAACGTGGAGTGATTGTAAACGGAACCTCTGCTGATCGGGTTAGGCTATCAGCTAATAATTATGTTGGGAGAGTTTCTTCATTTGTAATGCAGGCCAATCTAGAAAATTATCCTAATACTACAATTGAATGGGTGATTGAGAATCAAGGTTTGTTAGGTAGATATTCACCTAAGCGAGATGTATTCCCTACTCCACCCGGAGTTTATATAATTGAAATTGAAGAAGTTCCTGATGTGGGCCGAAATTTACCTGGAAAATTCTATATCGATCCTATTTTAACTGAATTCAATGAGCCACTCATTAAATTTCAAACTACTTCTGATACAACAGCACAGCTTTCGCGTGAAAATATTTATCCACAGTCAGTTAGATTGTGGTTGGATGGTAGATTGTCATTAGCGCAGGGAGTCGATTATTCAGTAGATCATGAGAGTGGTCAAATCACATTTTTAAAACCTACTCCTCCGGAAACTGAAGTTTATGCAGACTATCGATATCAATTAGAAAAACAAGGTCCATTTGATTTTTACATGGAATCAACTGATATGGAGGTGATTCCTGGTGCTATTATTGCTTTCGGAGATCGTCCTCAGAAATGTGATAAGATTCCAATCGTAGTTAGTGCTACTCGAGCTGAGGTTCATGAAGTTTATGGTGGCAAATTTGAAATGAATTTCGATTTGACAGTATTTTCTCGTGATGCTGAAGATCGAGAAAAATTGAGTGATTATATTATCATCAAAATTTTGGAAGTTCAAAATCATCTAGGTTGGGAAGGGTTGGAATTAATGGATGTTTCTCCGGGCGGGGAAAGTGAAGAAATTTATGTAGAATCAATTGATGATTATTTTTATGATGGTGCAGTTTCATTAAGTATGAGAGTAGATTGGGAAATATATGTTCCATTGCCAGTAGAAATATTTAGAGTTGTTTCAGTATCTAAAACAGAGGAACAAGAAAAGGGATATATGGATGGGACTTACACTGATGATTTATTCAAGGCTATAGCTAATCCTATAGAGTTAGCTGGATCTGTAATATCTATAGGAAATCAGCTTTCTTTTGAGCGAATTAAATAGTATAGTTTAATTGTGCCAACGTATGAATATCTTTGTCAAACTTGTAATATTGAATTTGAACAATTACTGATTCAAAAAGATGAAATCGAAGAATACCAGGATTTTCACCCTTGTCCTAAATGCGGGGAATTGTCTCCCAGGATTCCATCCGCAGTTAATTTTCAATTTAAAGGAAACGCTGAAGGGGATCCTACCAAGTCCGGCAGTTCCGGAGTCCATGATTTAGATTATCCTAGTGTGGATAAAGCTGTTGGAAGGTCTGCTAATCGCAGATGGAAACAATTTAATGAGCGAAAGGCCCAGCGAGATAAGGCTCGGCGTGAGCTTGGAACCAATACAATAGCAGTGAGTGGTCTAGAGGCCGATGCTGGGGTTCAAGCTATTTCTTCGGATCAGTCTAAAATTCGAGAGAAGGGCATTAAAACCTTTAAAGAGGCCCTCAAATCTGATTCAGAATCTAAATAATTAATAAGCTCTCTATAATCTGATTGATAGTGAAGCTCGAGCTTCATATCATACCAATATTCAAACGTTTGTGCCAAGGGAAATATATACTGAAGATTAACATCGTCGCTCGAGCACAATAGGGAGCTGAAATGACAATTGGACCTTTCACGACGTATGCCCCTCCTGGCGTCTACACTCAGACTATTGTTGAGCCAGTCGTTATTCAGCTCCTAGGAGGGCTGAGGGTTCCGGTATTGATCGGAACGGCCCAAGAGACACTCACTCAGACCGATTTTGAAATGATTCGTGGGTCCAGCAGCGTGGCTGATACCCCGATCTTCAATGAGGATGTCTCTGGTCGGTGGATTGTTAGTGGGACTAATCAAAATCCTATTATCGGTAGTCAAGATGGGACCCTTTTTAAATTTAAAGTTCGTAATTATCCGATTGTTGATGGTGATGGTCTTGGTCGTACTACATTTGATGTAACCAAGGTTTCGGTTACTGTTAATGGTGAAGCTACAGTTGTTTCCCAGGTTGATGGCACTAATGGTGTTATTACCTTATTAACTGCTCCTCAGTCTACCGATACTGTTCTAATCAGTTATTTCTTCCATCGGAAAGATACCCGTATCACCGATGACGTTTCTGATCAGGTGACCGAGGACGCAGCGTCCTTGATTGCTCCCAAGGCTGAAACCTACGAGATTACGACTGGTACTAATGATACATTAACTGTGTATATTAATGATGCAATTGCATCAAATTCGGTTACTTTGACCGCTGGAATTCGAAGTGCCACAGACATTGCTAATGATATTAATGGAGCAGGCGTTACTGGGTTGACCGCTACTGTCCATGTTGATAACCAAGGTTTGAATCATCTGCGACTGAATGCCCAAGGCAACATTTTAATCGGTAGTGGTACTGCCAATGGTATCCTTGGGTTTAATCCCGGAGATTACACTAATCGTACTCGTGTATTCCGTACGTATCAAGGTCCGATTGTAGATGGTTCTGATGGTGGTATCACTACCACTGAACCTTCCAAGGTGACGGTCTTGGTCAATGGAGTCCAGGTAGTTGCATCCGAGGTGGATGGTACCAATCGCTTGGTTACTCTGCCAACTGCTCCGGTTCCTGGTGCTATTGTCACAATTGAATATTGGTTCAATACTTGGCAGGATACGTTTGATTATCTGCCGAATTCAAATATTGTGACGATGGGCAATGTGGGTATCTCGCCTGGTCGGCGAGATTATCTGAATGGTCCGGACTTTGTAGTCGTTAATGAAAACGACCAGTCCAAGATTCTGTGGGGCACAGCTTGGCAGGTTGTTTCTGGTGAGGTCACCGGGTCTACGCCGCTTGATTCCACACAGGTTACCGCCATGTTGGTGGATGACCGAATGTACGCGGTTGAATTAGATCGGTATGTAGATACTACTACTAACACAGTATCTTCTACACAATTTGAGCTTCCACTGATCGCCACTACCGGTAATGGACGAGATACGCCGCTTGGTACATCTGTTTACCAGACTGTGACCAATAGCCGGATTGATCTGCCAACAAATCGTCCTGATTTGGTGATTGTTCATACTGGCAAGACTCCTAGGGATGCCCTTTCTCGGCCTCCGGTTACGGTTCTCGAGGTTAACATCAGCAATAATACCATAGTTCTTCAGGATACGGTGCCTGCGGACTATAATGCTTATGCCACTTTCTGGTATAACCGCACAGTTGATGATAATTACACTTTGACTTGTCAAACACCTGGTGCCAGTGGGATTGGCAAGTTTACGGTTACTTCCGAGCTAAATAACGATGTTAATCTTTACAGTGTCATCTTTGGTACTAAGAATGCATTGCCTCAGACAGTGCAATGGCCAAGTGGGGTGGAGAAGATAACTGATGCTATCCATTATGGTGGACAGCCTGTGCCCGAGACAGTTACTATCACTTTTGATAGTACGCTGCTTCCAAACACTCATGCGTCGTTCTCGAATGCTCTGCCTGAGCCATACGACCTATATACTACTTATAGTGATCAATTTGGTGGGATTCGGATTGATGGAGCTTCTGCATTCTCTGTTGATTTGAATACGGCGTTCGCTGCTCAGTTGTTAGGTAGTCCGGTTTCCGGTACTCTGCCGGCAGCTATTACGACAACTGATGAGCTCGTGCTTGAGATTGATGGAGTTATTCTAAATATCAATGAGACGACTGTTACGGCAGCTGCAGGCACTTGGTCTACCGTTACCACCCTTGCAGGTGTGGTTACTGCCATTAATGCTGTAATTGATGCTGACGTTCAAGTTCATCCTGATGGATCTGGCACGTTTGCTTCAACAGCGGCTAATAGTCTGGCTTCCGTAGTTACTTATGGGACTCAGAGCATTCTGAAGATTGCCGGTAGAAATGTTCAAACTTCTACCAATGGTCTAGAATCTCAGGTTAAGGTTCTGACTCCAACTACTGTTGGTCAGGTTGATATTTCGGCCACTCTTGGTTTCACTCCGAATCAAGAATCCCTTGGTAGCTGGGATGGTTTGAATCAGCCAGCAGAGATCATTAGTTCGGTTGATGCTCCGTACTTGATTACTGCTAGTGTGGATGATTCTTTCCTGTTCAATATTGATGGACAGGATTATCAAGCTACCATTCCGTCTGGTTCGGCGGTGACTCAGGGTCAGGTGGTTGATGCTATTAATGCTGGGTATCTAGACACTGCTCCTGCTGCTGATCAGGCTACTGCGTTGGCTCAGGCTATTGTAGTGGCGAACTCATTGGCTACTAATTACGGTGGCCATCAGGCTTTGGCTACTTGGCACGTATTAGCGGATGCTGCTAATAATGTGACAGCGCCTGTGGCCACTGATTTGTCATCATTGCTTACTTTGTTAGCAGATATTAAGGCCCAGTTCAATGCCCATATCATTAATACTGGTGGTGTTTATCATAATGGCTCGACTGATACCACCAATACGATATCAGCAGCTGATCCGACTACTCTGGAAGAAGCTATCAATTTCATCTGGGTTTTGAAGAATAATTTCAATTCGCACTTGGCGACAGCCGGAACCATCCACCTTTTGGCTGATGCAACCAACGTTGAGACTAATAGTAACTCTCAGTTGGTAGCAATTGCTGGTGCAGGTTTGTACGCGAATAAGATTATTCTTAGATCGCGTGTCAATACCATTTCTTCGCGAGTGGCAATTAGTACGTTGGGGACTGCCAATACGAAGCTCGGGTTTACTGCTGGTGATTCGGCCTCTGTTAATCAACCAACTGCTTCTCGTTTAGCAGCTGCTTTGAATGCTGATGCTACTTTTGCTGCAGCGGCAGTGGCATGGCCAGTAACGACCCAGGGTCGTGGCACATTCCTCCAGATTGATTCTCTTTCTGCCGGTATCGGCTCCAGTATCACTTTCACTAGTGTGACTGGCACGGTCTTTACCACAGATACGGGAATCGGTATTACTCCTGGTGTTAGTGGTGATATCGGTGAGGCAGCCACTGCTGGTTATACAGTTTCCTCTTCGAATCCAAATGGATCAAGCGGAACTGGTGTTCCGGGCCAGACTTATACAGATGCTCAGACCGGGCTTCGGTTCACTGTTCTTCCGGCATCTGCTGGTGATTACGCTGATGGTGGTTCGTTCACTTTGATTGTGAATTCCACCTTCACTGCTGATGCCTCAATTCCGTCTCGAGCTATTCCGGGCTTGGAATTCTACGTTTTCAACACCCTGAATGTGGGCGTTGATTCGACAGCTATTCTGAGCACATTTAATAAGGGTGGTTCGGAACCAGCAGTGGGTGACGTTTACTACGTCAGCTACAACTACGCTAAGTCGGATATTTCCACTGCCCTATTCCGGGATCTGAAGAAGATTCAGCAGAATTTTGGAGCTCCTACTCCCGAAAATCCGCTCAGTCTTGGAGCTCGGTTGGCTCTGTTAAATGGTTCGGTTCTGCTTGGCCTGCGTCAGGTGCTTCGAGCCCCGAATTCAGCTCAAGCTTCTCTGCAATCATACGCAGATGCTATCAATGAGCAGAAGAAACCAATTGAGGGCAGCGTGAAGCCGGATGTATTGGTTGCTCTAGCAACTGATCCAGAAATCTTCAGTTTGCTGAATCAGCATGCTGTGTTCATGTCCGCTCCGCGCCAGGAAGGTGAGCGAATTAGCATCGGTGGTGTTGCAGCTGGTACCACCCCGTTGGGTGTGCGTGCTATTGCTCAAGGTCTGCAATCTGAGTTGTTCATTCTGACTTATCCTGATACTTTCGTAATTTCGGTTACGGATCAGCAGGGTAATACGGTTGAACAGCTGATTGATGGCTCGTATGCTGCAGCGGCTTTAGCGGGTAGTGCAACCAATCCGGCTGTAGATGCCGCTACCCCATGGACTCGTCGTCAAGTTCTCGGGTTCAAGAGGTTGGGCCGCATTCTGGATCCGACTGAAGCTAATCAGGTGGCGGTCAGTGGTGTCAGCATTATTGAGCGAGTCGACACCGGGATGCGAATTCGCCACGGGTTGACGACTCGAATTGATAACGTCATTACGCGTACACCGAGCGTGACGTTGACGATTCATTACATCCAGCAGTCTACTCGCCGAACTTTGGATCCATACATTGGGCAGAAGTTCACGAGCACTCTGATTAAGTCGGTTGAGTCCAAACTGAACGGTATGTTCAGCGGACTTATCGATAAGGAAATTGTAACTGAGGTTGGTGGAATTGCGGTGACGATTGATGAAGATGATCCTACTATCATGAGGACGTCTGCCATCTACGTCCCAGTGTTCCCGCTTGAGTATATCGTTAGTACCTTCCAGGTACGAATTCGGCTCTAATCTCCTCTTGCGAGGTATGTTGGCTGTTGCCTGAGGTCGCGGGCAGGGACCTCAGGCGCAGCTCTATTTCCCGCTATTATTCTTGGTAGGCGGAAGCAGGGGCATCGAGTCGATAGCGGCAGTCAAAGCCTTCATTGATTTACGACTCTTGTTGACCTCCCGCTTGACGTCAGCGCTGAGTTTGTTGACATCTACATTCTTATCTGTGGATTCTAAACTCGCGGCACTGGACTTAACCCGACGACGCTTTCGACGGTGAACAGTACGAGCCAAATCTTCATCATCAACTGTTGCTCGTACTCCCTCAACTTTATCAAACCAGATTTCCCGGTGATATTTTCGGCTCAGGATTCGGTTGGCACTGGCTAGAACACTGGAGAGGCGATTTTTGACTTGGTCGCTATCTTCCCCAGGAATTCGGCTCAAGCCGAAGGCGACCTTAGCGATATATCGTTTATCAAAAAAGGCGAGTGGGAGTTCATCGGCTCCGGTGTTTAAGAACTCGGCAGCTCGTTCGCCATAAGTTCCGGTGTTGTCAGTTTTATAAGATTTTAGAAATTCAGCAGGTGATCTTACAGTGCGTTTTGACATTTATTTCTCCATCTGTTCGTTCCAGAGTTCTACGACCTCCCACGCTTCATTTACAGCGTGATATTGTTTAACCAGCTTGTCACTTCCATTGTTCCGATCCGGATGATACCTTGCGGCCAATCTTTTGTAAACCGATCTGGCTCTTTTAATATCGACTTTATGTCTACCTCTAGGTCTAGAGATACCGAGGGTTTCGCAGGCGTTACGGATGGCAGTAACAGTAATAGTGTCGGTGTCAGAAGGAGTGAAATCCCGCCTAAGATTTCTAATTTTCTTGAGAAGATCTTCATAGGTGACGCGGACTTCGTACTCGAAATCTTCAACTAGCCCTCTTCTTACATCAGGTTCAATACCTTCTAATCTTACATTGACGAATGTATCTGTTAACGCCTTGATACTGGCGTAAAACATTCGGGCGTTGTCGGCTCTAAGATCTTCAGGATTGATTTCTGGAATTGAAGGTTTTGTTTTTTTAGATTTAGGTTTTTTGGGTGGTCGTCTTCGATGAATATACCCGTCTTTATTAGGATAATCTATGTATTTATCTGAAAAATATTCCTCAAGGAATTCTTTTAATTTGGTAGGATCTCCTTTGGCTTTTTTTCCAAGAACATAAGCTGTAGCCAGGGGCATTTTTCTAACCGCGATGGCATCCCATAGTGGTTTGGCTAGATCCCCCATTAATAAAATTCCGGCTCTCTTGGCAGGGCCATATGTATTTTTTGCTCCAATTTCTACAAACCATTGACTTCTTCTTAGAGGAGTTTTATCTCCTTTGTCACGTCGGTTAATGCTATAGAAGGACCAAACTTTTCTTTCAAGTTTAGCTATTTTATATTGATTGGTTGGGATGTCTTTTTCATACTCTTCAAGTAATTCAAGGATTAGCTCTTCTACATGCTTATCAAGGTTCTGCAGATTCATGTTGCTTTAGGTGCTTCACAACGGTTTCGATCTCTTTGAATAAAGAGTCCTCTTTTTTCATTTGAGAGGACATTTGATTAATAAGATTCTTACCTCGAGAGTTAAATTCCATTACTTTTGCTAATAATTCTATAACTTGAAGTTGGGTCTTGTTGTCTACTTTCTTGTTGATTCCGGTGCAGAGTCGCATCAACCCTGCAGTTCGATCTGCACTTGCAGACGAAAGTTCTTGAATTGCGATCAATTTAGTATCATATTCTCCGAGGAATTCAAGCTCAGTTTCAATCCCTTGGTTAATTTTGGTGGCAGTGCCGGCAATTTCTTTTAATTGTGATGTTGTGCCGTTTTGAAAGCTTTCTACTTTTTCTTCGAGTTCTTCAACTTTCTTATAAAGGTTGGTGGAGATTTGAATTAAGGCAGCTACTCCTCTTATTAATTGATCTGCAGTGTTTTCTTCTTGTTCTTGGGTAACATCAGAACCTACGTTATGAGCTATGACTGGTTCTTCTTCAGGTTTTTCCTTCAGGGGATATTCATTTGGCCAAATTATGTGTTTGATATAAACAGTATCATTTGCTGCTTTAGTAAGCAATCCAATAGCTTTGTCCTTGTTTCCAATTTCGTAAGTTGTATTTCTAAGTGAACCACTTCTAATTGCCAATTCTTCTTCAATCAGGCGACTCATTAATTTGCGCTGCCAGTCTTTTGACATGGCCATCTTGCGCATTTGTGGAACTTCTAAATCTCCGTCACCTCTTGGAGAGAATAATTCTTTCATTGAAAGCGGGTCCTTTGAACTAATCAGTCTTTCTAAGACTACTCCAGCCCAAAGGACCTTCGCTTCATTCTTATTTAAGTTACGTGAAACCACGTTCTATTATTCTTTTTCTTCCTGGACTGGAGGCAACAGTTTCTGAATTCGATCATCAGAAATCAGGTTACTGATTTTCTTGACATTACGGACGAAGCTACGAAGTTTACGACCTTCAGGATTTGAGGTTGAAATCTTACGGGCATCGATCATGCCGAGGCTATTATCAACACTAACCTTGGCTGAGGCTAATCGCTTAGTACGGTCAGCTAAATCAAATCGAGCTTTATCTTCATCATTGACAGTGGCACGGTAGCCAACTCCGCGTTGGCAGATATACCCACGTTGATATTCTTTGCGTAGAAGATCACGGGCTCGAGTCATACATGCCCGTACGCTATCTGCTTCCTTGGAAGTAGCACGTGGTGTATGATTATAACCATTAATGGCTTTTACGATTTCCTGTGCCGGGAAATACTGATACCGCAAATTCTTAGCGGCCCAGTCGAGGAAATGAGCAACACGTTGAGTTAGGCTCATCCCAGGAAGTGACTGGTAATCCGCTACTGCCGCCTTTCGTTTCTTGGTCATAGCTTCTCCTTATTCAAGGAATCATTGTATTCCTTGAGAATTTCGTGTGCTCCTACTGCTTCTTCAAACAAATCCCTAGTCTCTTCATTGCCACCGTGAGCATCAGGATGATACAACCTGGTGAGTCTTTTCATTTGTTTAGTAGCTTGTTTTAGATCTATTGGTTGATTAATTGGAGGCGAATCAATTTGTAGGATTTTACAAGCGCGAATCAATTTTTTTCGATCTATTGTAGTTCCGAATTTAATTTTGCTTTTTGCGGCTCGGGCAGCTCTGGATTGCCAACCCATGATTAATGTTTTCAAATCAATTTCAAATTCTCTTAGAAGATTATCTTTTTCAATTTCAAGTAAATCTCCGAGTTTTCCTTCAAGATGATCAGTGATCATCATTCTGATTTGTGCCCAGAATGGTTTATCTCCGTTTTCTCGAACAATTAAACCAATCCCAGTTTCAGTTTTTCTTTTAATGATTGGAAATTTTTTCTTAATTTGTTTTCCACTGGGGAGTCGTGCTTCATAGGATTTATTTTCATATTTATTGAATTCAATATTTAGTGCTTTTTCAATTGGTTCTCCTCGTCTTTTAGCTGTAGTGATTATTCGATAAATAGTATGAAAAGGCATTCCATTTTCAAGTCTTTCCCAAAGAGGACTTGATAATCTAGGTGGTAACTTATAAATTGACCGTCGAGTTCGATATTGAATATCAGTGATTCCGAGAGTATGAACGACAGTTTTGGCTGCTCTTTTACTGTTTTGGATACCTTTATAATGTTTCCAAAGGGTATACTCGAATTCAGCTTTCTCCTCTTGGGTGGAAAGTTTCTGATATTCTTCCACTAATTGACTCGTGTTCATTTCTTGAAAATGCGGGTTTGGACTTTACGGTTAAGTTCAGAATCAAAAATAACTGCTTTAGTACGTTTAAATCCGAATTCTCTTAAAATATTAGCGATTTCTTTAGCTTCTTGTCCTTTTGGATTTATTTGAAGTTCCAGATAATTGCAAATATCTTTTATACTTACAGCAGATAAATTTTGAACAAAATCAGCAATATTTTTCCTCAATTCAATTTGTTTCAAATTTGGTTGGGGATAAACTGTATGAACATGAGTGTCATGTTTTTGACTAATTTTTCTGAGTTCAGTTTCAATTGCTTCTAATCTGGTTGAATGATACTCAAGAATTTGTAAATATTGAACTAGCTTTTCAAGAATTACTAATCCAACATTAGTTTGATCAGATTCTTTTAATTTTGGTTCTTGCTTTGATTCAAGAGCTACGGAATGTTTAAGTTGCTTGACATTTCTTTTTAGAAATCCAGGTGCAGTTACTCTTTGTGTGTATCGATACCATTTAGGGAAAAGTAATTCAACAATTTTTTCGTTATCTGGTTGAATGACGGCTTTACCAACTCGAGCTTTATACTCAACCCATCTGGTCCAGCCTTTAACTGAACAAAATCCAGTAGCGACAAGCCGTTTCATAAAAGCTGATTGCCAACTTGCTGTTTCTTGAAATAAATCATCCCTTCTAATTGGTTTTCCTTTAGCAAGTTTTCTTACTACTTTTGTTGCGTCAATAAACTGAGTATGTTGCTCATCAGTTAGGCGTTGGAAAATACTGAGTGCATAAATATTTTCAAAATTGCTATCTGCAATGGCGGTTCCGCAAATAGCAACCTCTTGTGTAAGAGGATAATGGGATATAATTTGACGAATAGCTTGTTTTTCTTTAATTACATATGTATCGGCATTACGTTCAATAAGCCCCTTTCCGGCTAAATGATACATACAGCCCTTTTGCCAATCTTTAGAGGCTGTCTTTTTTCTATTACCGATTCCTATAAAGATATCCTCGATGGTAACTGGTGCGTCAGTTTTAAGCATTTCTTTTAAGGCATTACGGATAATCTTCTCAAGGGCAGAGAGGGTTTTTTGATCCATAACTGAACTTACAAGTTGATTCAATCAATTTACGATGTACAGTTTGAATATGAATCATCAATTTGAAGAATATCAAGGTCCGGAGAAGCACAACAATCAATGGGAATTTACTAATGGGGATGATCGAATTCAAATTAATTTAGAAATGAATATTGTTTATGGAGATAAAATGAAAAAGTGTAAATACTGCGGACTCATGTATGCCGTGGAATTTGAACAGCCGAAATTTCAGACTTGTGAAGAAGTGTATGTTGATGAGGTAATGAAATCATGAGTTCTAGTGTTCAAGCTCAGATTGATGATGATATCCTTAAGCATTTGCTTAAGGGTTTAACTCAAACAGTATCTTCGATACCAATTTCAATCCAAACCAGGATTACTGAGTTTGTTGGGTTTGAATCAGATATTTTATTAGCCAAGCGGCTTTACTCCGGTCTTTTAGGAAAGGGGACATTTCAAGGTCAAACAATCAAATTTGAAGATACGGAATATTCATTAAGCTGGGCTAGTGAATCTCAAATGCGAATTCCTCCCATTCAGATTCAAACTAATCCTAGTTTTAGTTTGGATCAGGTCAAGATGGTTTATAATAAGCCTCAGTTTATGGTTTATGAAGAACCAGTGAAGATGGGTACCGAAAATCCATTGGTTGAACTTCGTAATGCACTCATACGTTGTCATCGAGAAGGTATTTCAATCAAACAAGTAGATGAAACTTATGTGTTAGCAGTAGCTCAATGGGTAATGGATCAATGATTTTAAGGGTTGTTCTTGACAAAATAAATGCGGGGTCACCGCCGGCCGTCCAATATCAAAAAAATGAAAAGGATAAGTGTCTTATTTCAGTTGATGATAAGACAGCTGCTACACCTTGGTCTAATGTAAAAGATACTACTTTTTCAGTCCCTTTACATCATTTAGATGCGAATGAAGCTAAACAATTTTTAAAGGATCGATTTGCTTGCTTGAATGAAGATGGTTGTATTATGGTTCCTTATATGAGTCCTGTAAATGGAGAGGTTGTATTTGGATTAGTATATTATCCTAAAAGAACATTCATGTCATTTGATAACAATCATAATATGGCACAACCATTTGAACCGAATGTTTTAGTAGATTATTTAATTAATATTATGCTAGTAGATGAAGTTATGGATAACTAAGGATTAGCTAAATCAGTAGTATTTCCAGTATCAGCTCGAGCCTTCAGTTTTCCATCTCCTGAGTCTGCCCAAACATACCAAGAACCAGTAGGTGGGGTTCCAGGATCAGAAATTGTTGAAAGTTCCAATAATGGACCCAATACTCCGGTAGCCCCTTGAGGTCCTGTAGCACCTATTGGGCCCGTTGGACCTATCGGTCCAGTTACAATTGACCCTGTTATTCCTTGTGGACCTACTGGCCCTGCTGGTCCAGGTGATCCCTGAGGACCTGCTGGTCCAGGTGGACCGATCGGTCCTTGTATTCCCTGTGGACCTTGGAACTGCTGGATTTGTGGATCTACTGTGTTATTCTGAAGGAATCGAATAGTGAAGCCATATTCAAAAATATTAGATACTTGAGTATTTATACTGGTGATGGTGACTTGAGAAATTGACCACTCATCAGGAGATAGGCTCAGGGTATTAAATATTTGTCTGTAGTTTTCCGGTTTATTTAGTTCTGTAACAGGATTAGGTAAAATCGCATTTGAGGTTAGGGAAACAAAGGCGTTGACTACATTATTATAATTTGAAGTTAGTTTTTCAACGCCTACGTTCGTAGTCATGCTAAACGATACGAGGCATTAAAGCTGGCTTAAATTATCAATTAGTTTAATTTATCATGGACTAATTGATTTAATTTTTTAACAAATTCACTCCTGCCAGATTTGGAATCAAATCTGTTTGTTACTTCGATTTTGGCTCTAGGCGCTTTTAAAGCAATTCTCATATCTTCATTTTGGTCTATCCACACTCTTAGTCGGCACGGATAGGTCTCGCGGCCGATTTTGATGTTTCCGTGGGCATAATAGATATGGTTTCCGGCTTGGGTTTCTTCAAGGTCCAGACTTGGTAATTTTAAGAGGATACTCTTAAGATGGTCGGTCATCTGGAGCCTATAGAACTTTGAAATCACTTTCTTTTCCATATCCTTATATACCAAAAATTGGAGTCGATTTTCGGGCACTAATAAACCTTCTTTGATTAGGATACGATATGGGACTATTACGTACAGCCGGTTCATACCTCAGCGCACTTTCCACAGGAGAGTACGAAATCCCTAATCCTCTGGCAGCTGCGGTCAATTATGCCATTGATTCATATTTTGCTAAGAGAGATGAACGGGCTCGGATAGCTGAAGCTAATCGTAAAGAAATGCCAATGGACCTTGATGTATATCTCAAGGAAGTTTGGCTTGGATGTGAAATTCATAAGGCTATCAATCTTTCAGGTAGTTATCCGGCATATGCTAAAGCTGTTAATGCTTGGGCATTCACTCGAATGTTTACTGCGTATGCTGGAGCGAATGCTTCGTATGAGATAGTTCCGGTTCTAGATCAATCTGAATATAAAGATTATTTGAAGAGTAACCGAGAATATAGAACTCAATATGAACCTATAAATATTAGTTTGACCCAAGCTGTCACTCTTCCGGTATACGGGACTTTCTTCGTTAAGAATCGAAGGACTGGAGCCCATCTAATAATTGCGTTTGACTTCTGTTACTATGGAATGGGATGCAGCGTTAGTGTGATGGCTCATTCTCACGGCCAGCATGAAGCTGAAGCCTTCCTGGCCGATTTGACTGGTTCAATTCAGGCCAATAACATTTATTTCAAGAGTTGCCTCTCATTCAATAGAGGATACCTTGATTTTCATTATGTAATTCCAACTACTTGGCAACAGGTAATTTTAAAGGATAGTCTGAGAACGCAAATTCAGAAGAATTCTGTTGGAGTTCTTGATCATATTTCTGATTTATCATCTATTGGAATGAGTGCTAATCAAAGTATGCTTTTGATTTCGCCGCCCGGAATGGCTAAGACTACTATGTTCCGGGCTACTTCCAATGAGATTAATGAGCAAGCTACCCGAATTTGGTGTACTGGTAAGTCTATTTCATATCCGGAACATGTTACTGCGTTGTTTGAAGCAGCTCGAGATTTAAGTCCGTCAGTTATATTTATTGAAGATATGGACCTATTTGGTGGTGATCGTAGCACCTTAGGTCGAGATAGTAGTGTTTTGAATGAATTTTTAGCTCAACTTGATGGGACTCAATCTAATGCGGGCGTCGTCATTATGGCATCCACTAATGATCTTGACTCTATGGACGAGGCTTTGATCAATCGTCCCGGTCGATTTGGGGTTAAGATTGAAATACCATATCCGGATGCTGAGGATCGGAAGAAAATGCTGGTTTCCTTCTTTAAGGCGTACCATGCAAGGCCGGCTCCTTCAGTTAGCGATGAAGGCTGGGATAATATTGTTAAATTAACTGCTGGTTTTACTGGAGATTATATTAGGGAAGTAGCCAAGACAGCGGTAATTAAGGCTGTGGCTGAGGGCCGATGTTTAAGTGGTCAAGTTAGTTTTACAATGGACGATTTGACTGCAGCTGGGGAACAAGTTTTACAGAATTACCGGATCGGCAAGAGAGCCAAGAGACATCACACTATCTCTATTGAAGATGGTGGGGAACCCGTAGAGGCAGTAATAGCTTCAGAAGGTCCGAAGGAACCTTCTATGAAGTTAGTATCATAGCTTCTTCATCGAACACACAGGTTATAATGCCATTCAGACGGCACAAAGATCTGAACATACGGAGCCGCTAGAGAGGATTGAAAATGAGCAACGTTAACGAGATCGTCGAGAACATGGTTGCGGCTTCCACCCGATTAGCCGCGATGGATCCTAAAGATGCAGCAATCACTAAGGTGATTGATGGTATCCAGGCTCAGGCTCAAATGGTAGCTACTAGCAAGCCTGAAGTTGAAGAGGAATCCGTTCCTGATGCGGAATTTATCGGGCAGCAGATTAAGAAGCTGTATTCGGCCTGCATGATTCCGGCTAATAACTACCGTAGACTTGCTAATATCTGTAATGAATTAGACAAGGCTTTCGCGGTGGCTTCTCGGCCTCATAACGCCCATCAGCTTCCGAGGCTGGCTGGAATTATTAAGCAAGTTGCTGGCGTATTTGCTGAGGTAGATACAGTTCAAGATCTTGATAAGCCGCTAGCTCAAATTGAAAAAGCTGTTCACGGGATTTACGGCGATCAGTCTCAGAATTCTACTTTCTATTTTGAGCGTCGGGGTAAGGGAAGCCACGCCAATCCCGAGAAGTAATTGCCTACTGAGCACGAAGAACCTACTCCGCAATTAGCCCCTGGAATTGGATTTGTATTGGAAGGGGATGGGCGGTGGGATGTCCAGACAATTCCGTCGAAGGTAGTTGATTCGGCAGAATTTAATGGATATTTGACTATTCAAGGATATAAATGTGCAGTATTTATCACCCCTGAGGGTGAGCAATGGGCACAGAAGGTATCTGGAACTCCTGCCCCTAAGGGTGATAATGATTTGACACAGATGGCTACTAAAATTGCTAATTTAACTTATAACTAAATTTGTGTTTTTCAGGGATTTTCATTTTAATTAAATTCATTTGATTAGCATATTCTAATTCGGTTAGTCCGATCTTTTTTCCTTCGTTGTATACCCATTTCTTATTGATTTGATTTCCATTGATATCTAAATATACATGACTAGTAGAAGTTAATTTTTCGTATTTCCAATTTGAAGCTTTATATATAGTACCTTCGTGTCCTTGCATTGTGTCAGCAAATGACACTAGTATTTGAATTTCAGGATGACTTGATTTTATTAATTTAATGACTTGTCCTAAGATTTTGGAAGCTAAATTTTTCTTTTGATATTCCGGATGAATGCAAAATCGATCCAATTCTAATACTTGAGATACTGTATAACCCATAGATGTGGCTACTTCTTTCCTGACTACCGGGGAAAATTTACAAATTGCAATTAGTTTATTGTCTAAGTATACTCCATAGTATATTTTAGCTGTTCTGCCATATTGAGCGTAATGGTATTTTTCGAGGAATATTCGAGTCATTTTAGGATCAGGATTTGATCTTATCAGGATTTGGTCTAAAGAAAAATTGATTTGAGTATAATTTATTTTGGTTTTAGTGATTTGTTTATTCAGCCTTTTCCTGATTTCAGTTCGAATTCTATGACAATTGGCACATACTAATTCACATTTGGCAATTTCTTGTTTAATAAAATTCAAACTTCGATTTTGGATCTTATTGATTGAAAAAGTTTTATTTTCAAGATGATCAAAATCTAATATCCAGTATCGAAAATTCCGTTTGCAATCTGTACATTGTTTATTGTCCTTTTGAGATATTATGTATGCTTTAGAGGTTCTTAATTTTCTATCTAAATTATTATTATATTGTCTTAAGCAAGTCTTGCAATAAGAATGTCTATATCCAGTTTTAAGAAGAGTAAAATTGTTAACGTGCTTAGATGTTTGACATTTGGCACAAAATTTAACTGGATCTGAGGCTAATAAAATCGGAATTTCATTTATTTTGGGTTTGTATATTCTATTTTTATTAGTATCTATTTCGGTTTCTCTTGTAAAAGTTTCATCTCGATGACAATTGGCACATATTAATTCACATTTAGCAATTTCTGTTTGAATTCTAGAAATTTTCTTTTCATATAACTTAGAAATATTTGCAACTTTAGTATTTAGCTGAAGATGATTAAAATCCATTACGCATTGTGGATAAATTTTTCCACATTTGGAACAAGACTTATTAAGTTTTTCTTCTCTAATATACTTGTATGATCTTTGTGCAGTCTTTTTGTGCATTCTTTTTTCTCGTTCAGGATTATCCTTTCTCCATCGTTTAATTTTCTTTTTATGACATTCTTTACAAATTTGTCTGAATTGATAATTTTGAACAAATTCTCGGAGTTGTTTAGGGTCTTTACAATATTTACAAATTTGTATGAGAGATAAATTTTCAGAATAAAATTGCTGATACTCTTGGTTTTTCTTTTGATCTAATAATTTTCTTTGTTGTTTTTCTTCAGGTGTTCGTTTCATCCCAATACCATTATACATTTCTCAAAATAAAATTAATCAGTTAAGATTCCTATGCTGTTTATTAAAATGAGAAGTAGGAGAAAATATGGCACGTCAAGCTGAAGAGACTTATATTTATCGTCGTGGCGCTTCTCCAAATACGCGCGTCGCCATTAGTCAGAAGAATCGAGTTTTCTCGATTCCTTACGGCTCAACTACATTTAAACAAGTTGGCGTATTGTCAACATTTGATTATAATGAATCTCGTGCCGTAGATCCAGTTCGTGGAGTTGGTTTCGGCGATAAGATTCAAGAGCTGGTTCCTGGTGTGACTGAGCCGATGACAGTCACCCTTAATCGGACTCTTCTTTACACTGCTAGTTTGGCGCAGGAGCTCGGTTATCGAGGAGGAGTGGATGGTTTGGTCCGTTCGCTTCGTCACCATAAATGGCCGTTTGATCTCCGATCCGAGTTGGTATTTTCTGAGTTAGTCTCTCATTATGACACGGCCCACTTCCAAGAGGGCTTGGCAACAGGTGGCGTGATCCCGGTACAGGACGGTAGTACTAATTTTGCTATGGTGACGTACTTCGAGGCGTGTTGGCTAAATTCCATTTCGATCAGTTTCCCATCGGATTCGGCGATCGTAATGGAAGATTGTTCGGCCACGGCTACGGACGTGACTGATGGAACTGCTCGGTACGAGCTTAGTCCTGATGGTTATGGTGATCTCATGGAATCTGGTAACAACCCGATCCTGGGTGCTGGTTCCAGGTTGTTCACTTCATAATCTTCTATCAACCCGGGTTCTGGTTCGGCCAAGGTTTTCCTTGGCCGAATCTGTATTTGGTATCGTTCATAGGATAAAATGGAAGATTTTCTTCAAGAACTCGAAAGAGATATTACTAATGTTGGGATTGATAGGGTCTGGAAGAAGAATGTGGGGGGCAAAATTCTCTGGTTCTCTCCGATCCCATATGATGCTCAAATACAGATGAATGAGACTTTAGCTCGAGAAGATCTTGGCAATCATGCAATCCAAGAGACTAAACGATTAACTCTAAGTCATTCTATTATTGGGTTTGGAAAACATGACTTGAGGGAATATCGGGATCAATACGTATTTGAAGTTCCAGATAAGAAAAAGAAAGGTCAAAAAGTCAAGGTAAATCTTCAAAAATATGTATACTATAAGATTGAAAAATGGGATTCAGATTTTACTGATGTGGCATTCAGTATTTTAGCCGATTGTCTTGAATCTAATAAGCGAGAGACTCTTAAGGATGTGAAATTTGAAAATTTGAAAGAACCTATCGAAGAATTAGCTGAAATTGAAGCCAAGGTACATGAACTTCGTGATCAATTGAATATGCCGCCTTTAGTTGAAAAAGGGTCTGAGAACATACCTAAAGAAGAGGCTCCGGAAGCCGAAGAAGAAGCTTCTGAATCCGAAGCTAGTTCATTACCCTTTGACCCATTCGAGGCTGTGGAAAACCCAGAGGAGGCGGCGAAAAATATATCCGTGAATATGCCGCAACCTGAGCCACAACCTGAGCAACAACCTGAGCAACCTGAGCGACCGTCCAATAAGCCAGTACCGACCGAAGAACCGGTTAGATCTGTTCCAATCCCTCAACCTCCTGGTCCTGAGTTAAGCCCGATTCAGCGAGAGCTCCAGAAGCGATCCTCTAAGATTGGAAATACTCCTAATACTGCTTATCCCGCTCAACCTTCAGTCAATGCTTTAGTTCAGAAGGATAAAGATCAGGGAGTAGTTGAAGAGCAGAAATCTAATCAACCACCAGTGAATCCTCCAAGAATCGATCCTCCCCTTGCGAATAAGAATCCAAGATTTTCACCTAGAAAATGACCAATGCGTCAAATAAGAAGAAAAAACGATCAATTCAGATTGATATACCTGATTATTTAAAACATATTGATGAAACTATATGGGAAGAGCTCGAGACTTATTTATTTCAAGGTTTTTTAACTAGTCCATCTTATATATTCGAAAAGACTTTTGTTTTCAAAACTTTAAATCATCGTGAATTAAAATATATTGAATTTTTGCGTCCCCTTAAAAGGTCTCCTCCTGAAATACAAGCTTTGTATCGGGCTGCATTTATTGCTCATAGTATTTTTGTTGTCGATGGTAAAAATGTGATATATAAACGAGCGGATCATATAGATAAATTAATAGATATAATAAGAAAAATACCTCCAGAACACCAAATTAAAATTGTTGAAAATCTGGGAGCATTAAACCAAAAAGCTTCTAGGCTTTATCCATTGGTTGAAGTTTATGTTTATGAAAATCGATCTCGATTTAAATGGTACTATATTAGTCCTAATCCAATTCATTCTCCTATCTGTACTGGAATTCCCGGGACTGATGAATTAGGGATGAATTATTGTCAACAATCTTGGGTTACTCTCAATGCTTTGTTAGATAAACGTGATAAAATTGAAGCTGAATGGACTAATGCTAAATTTATAGGGTCGTGCTTTGCTGGAAAAGGTATTCGTGCAGTAGATGAAAAAGATAAATCAAGAAGGAATAAAGAAAGAGTAGATCGAGAAGATCTTAAAATGAAAGTCTTGTATGAATATTTAAATCGGAGAACTAAGAAAGAAAAAGATAAAATTCAGGAAATGGTTGCTTTACCAGACGGGAGAAGAGCTACAGTCGAGAGGAGACTGAGAGCAGAATCTGTTGAGGAATTAGCAGACCAATTATCGGCTTCTTTGTCGGGTGAGAAAGATCATCATGATTTAGTGGTGGAAGCTCATCAAAGACAGGTTCAAGAACGTTATCGGGATATTGAAAGATCTAAGATTCAAATGTATTCGGTCCCTGCCGTATATCATGAAGGATCTACTTCAGAGCCTCTTCATGGGCCTTCTCGAGTGCTAGGAGGGAAGGCCGAGGCAAATGCCTTAGTTAAGAGATTAAGAGAAATACAATATAAAAATACCCAAAATATAGAGAAGAGAGAAAAAATAGAAGAAATTAGACAGAGTTCTGATAAGCCGGATCTTTCAGGACAGGAATAACCTGAGAAATTAAAATGGCTGTTGACCAAGTAAATCTGGGTGTAGCTCTATCTCCCTATATTGATAAGCAGGCTTCCACCCGGGCGGAAAGAGATCTTACTGCATTAGTCAGAAAATTATCTGATGTTGAAATTGAATGGGGGAAGATAGCTAAGGCTACTAATATATCTGTTAGGGAAATTAAAGATATATCTACTGCTGCGTCTGATTTCGGTAAAAAATTATCTGCAGCTACTGTTAGTTCTATTAAAAGAATGCAGGAGCTGGGTAAGAAACTTGAAGATGCTCAAAAGGAAGCTGCGGTATTAGAAAAAGTTGCTAAAAAGGCAAAAGGGACACAAGCTGAAAAAGCAGCTGAAGCTTGGGCTGCTGCAATTGGAAAAATATCTCGTACTAGTAAAGAAATTGATGATTTTAGAAAAGCTCATCAAAAAGCTCGGAATGAATTTGAAAAAGTTGCTAAAGCTCATGCGGCTTATGCTGATTCACTTCAGAAAATGGCAAAATTTGATCGGAAGCAATTTACTTCCGAAATGGGAAAAAGTGGAGGTCGTGCCCTACAATCATTTTTTGCTAAAGATGTGAAAGGAATAATTGGTGGCGTTGGGGGAATGGGCCGCGCTGTAGCCAAAGCTGGTGAAGCTAGATTAGCAAAAACTGCTTTATCTAGAGGTGCTGGAACAGCAGCTGGTGGAATGGGAGGTATCGCTGGTGTTTTAACTAAGATGGGTCCTGTTTTGAGCGGTCTGGCTACTTCATTTGGAATATTTGTTGCTTTGCTCACAGGTGCTAGTGAGCATATGACTAAATTAAACAAAACTATACTGAAAGGGACAGGAACAATTAATGATTTTTATCTTTCAGGCAGAGATTATGCTAAGACTATAGACGGCCTTCGTCAAGCTGCCATTAATACGCATGGTGCCATGCTTAAATTAGGTGCTGATTCTGAAAAATCTTTATCAATAATTAATGCTTTTGCTCAGACTTCGACTGGTTCATTAGCAAAAACCACTGGATTTTTGGAAGATTATGGAGGTGATTTAGAGACAGGAATGCAAAAGTTTGCAACTAGTGCTATTGCTTATGGTAAGGCTCTTGGCGTTGAAGCTGAAGAAGTTGCCAAGACTATGGGTAATTTTGTAAGTGAAGCTGGTTATGCAGCTACTCAAGCTCAAAGTGTGATGTCTGGGGTTGTTAAATCAGCTGCTACAGCAAATATGCCAGTTACAAAGTTTATGGACATCTTTAAATCTGTAACTCCTCATGTTGAATTATTCACTAATCGAATTGAGACATTAACCGGAGCAATTTCTTTGCTTGGTAAAGCAATGAGTCCTGAACAAGTAAAGAAATTCATGCAGGCTTTCGGGAAAGGACTCGATGCTGAAAGTTTCAAAGAACGACTTCGTAAAGTGCTGGTTGCAGGTACTGGGAACGTTGGAAAAGTTTTAGAAAAGGACTTTAGATCAAAGGCTGGAGTTATAGCTAAAGGCCTGCCTGTAGGAATGGCCAAAGAATTTTGGAAGACTTGGAATTATAAAGGTAAAGATTCAAGCAAGAAAATGAATCAATTTATTGCTCGGGCTCAAGCTCGAGGAGGCTTAACTCCGGCCCAAACCGGTAATTTAACTAGATTATTTGCAGCTGAACAAGAAAGAAGAAAAGGTGGTGCAATTAGTATGGCCTCAGCAGTAAAAGGTGCTGGGATGTGGGGCCAAGTAAAAATAATGAGTGGTGTAGTTGATAGACTAGTTGGTAGAGGTGCTGGAGGCCGTATTACTGGGTTACAAGAACATGTAGCTGAAAAATTCTATAGTAGAGACCAGATTGAATCTTTTAATCGAATGATTGAAGCTGTGAATTTAAGTGCTGATCGAATTGAAGCGTATGGAACTACTGGAAGTAAGGCTATCGACAAAGCATTGGCTGAAGTTGCAGTAGGAGCAGGAGCAATTAAGCCTGGAAAGCAAATAACACGTGAAGATTTAATGAAATTATCATCTCGGAAAGATTTTCAAGATTTACTTGCTCAGGCCCATGAGGCTGCTGGAGAAGATAAAAAGGTTCAAGTAAAAGCTATTGATTTAGCAGTAGAACAAACCACTGCTACACTTAGTATTCTTGATCAATTAAAAAATGTTATAAGTTATTTACTTGAAAAGTTATTTGATATTCTTTCTCCGATTTTGGATGTTTTAAAAGATGTTTGGTCATGGATGACTGGTTCTGAAGATGAAAGGGCTAAAGAAAAATCATACAATAAAGCATTATCTGATTTTGAAAAAGAAAAAGGAGCAAGTGCAGAATCTAAAGCTACGCTTAGAAATATGGTGGAGACTTATACTTCAGAATTAAGAGCTGGCGGGGCTGGCGCTGCATTAACTGCTGCTGGTAAACAAATGGCTCCGGCTATGGGAACTGGTGAAGCGCAGAAATATATAACTGATTTTCTAAAAGGAGCTGGAGTTACTGCTAAATGGGAGGTAGGTGAAAAAGCGGGACAAACAATGACCCCTGCTGAGGTTGCTAAAGAATTTCAACGTGTAATGAGCATGGAGGGTGGTGGTAAAGCTATGAAGTGGCTACAAGAAGCTACTTCTAAGGATATAGCTTTTGGAATGATGGCCTTAAGTTCTCAATTATCTCCTTCTATGGATGCCCTTGAAAAATTTGCTACTAGGAGGGATTGGAAAACTGGTGGAGCTGCTAATGCGCCTGGGGTTGTTCAGACTAAAGAAGAATTGGAAAAAATTCGAGATGCACAACGGAAAAAGGCCGCTGGAATTGATCCTGGGTTAGTTAATGATTTGGAAAATACTACTGCTACAGTTTTGACTGCTGCTGAAGCTGCCACGGCAGCAGCTAAAGGCGGTCTTCCTGGCGAAGCCGGTAAGACTAAGAAAGGAATGGAGATTACGGTAGGGGAAGCAAAAATAGAAGGAGGTCCGGCAGGAGGGCCATTATCTGAAGCTTCTAAACCACGTACAGAAGAACAGGTGAAAGCAATAAATGAAGCTGTTCAAAAGAAATTAGGAACTTGGCAACCGGCGGCTACTCCTGGTATTCAGTGGGGTCCTGCTCCAGGGGCTCCTCCAGGGGCTCCTCCAGGGGCTCCTCCAGGGGCTCCAGGTAAAGATCCAGGGGCTGTTGCTACAGCTGAGGCTCAACAGCAAACAAGTGAAGATCAGAAGAAAGCTACTAAGAAGATAGTGGAAACTGAAGAGCAACGTGCTCAAAGATTAGAAAAGGCTACTGACAAAGTATATGAGGGTGTTGACGATGTTGTTTCATTATTGAAGAAAGGCATTAAACTCGAGAGTAATTTTGTTCAAGGCAGATATAGGAAAGTTTTAAAAGATGCTACTTTAGAAGCATTTCGAATTGCATTAATGGAACACGCTGTGATTCGGGCTAAAACTGAAGAACAAGAGGGATTCAGAAAATTATTATCTGAACGAGGATGGGAACTTGGAGGCAAACTTAAAGGAACTGAAGGGGAATTTGCTGAAATGGGAATGCTCCGTCCTGGAGAAGATCCATATAATATTACAGCAGCTGATCAAAAGAAAAGATGGCAGGAATTAACTTCAGGTAAGCAAGCTGGTGGAGCGATTACTGAAACTGGAATGCATTTATTACATGCTGGTGAATATGTGATGAGTGCAGCTCAAGCTGCTAATATGAGGGCAGCTGGGATGAGTCCTGGTGGGCGAGGAGGTGGCGATACTTTCAATATTTACGTGAATGCTCAAACTGATGCATCACCGGAGCAAATTGCTTCTGTGGTGCGATATGAAATGATACGAACTAAAGAAAAATCATAATGCCGGTTGAGATTCCCAGCGTTCCTAATCCTCAAAAGGAACAAACTTATCAAGCTCGTGGACGACGTGGTCGTCCAATGTTATTTCAAATTACTGATCCTCATAATACTCCTCTTTTTCCTTATTTACTAGCTCTCCATATTAATCCTCAAAATTTTGACGAAAAGATGATGACTAGTAAAACCACGTCAGCAACTCGTGGTGGATTTGTTGAATGGATTTGGCCTGATGAATTAGATTCTATTTCCGCAAATGCTTCTACTGGCGCTTTTATTGGTCCTGATACTGGATTAGTTGCTGGTTCTGATGGACGTCGCGCTAGTTCAACTGCAGGTGGTTATGTTTCTACTCCTGGTCGCAAAGAAACAATAGCCTGGGAGAGACAACAGGATTTACTTGAATTATTTCATTGTAATGGAATGATCTTTGATGGACAAGGACGTCCGGTAATTCGTGGCAAGGTGATGTGTGTTTATGATCGAGGAATTTATCTAGGTCATTTTACTACATTTTCAGTTAAAGAAAATGATGAAAAGGCTTTTTCATTTGAATTAGACTGGGAATTTAAAGTAGAAGCTACGGTTTATATCTTTCCTGGATCACAAACTAAAATTCAGAATGAAGATAGTCAACTTTCTGGAACAGTTGCACCAATTGCTAATCGTGTTGGTCTGGATAAAGTTGGAGAAATTGAAAGAGAAGATATTCAACGACGAGAACAGGAAGCGGCCGAACGAGCGGAAGCAGAACGAGTAAGACAACTTCGTGAAGAATATGGGGAATTACATGAAGGTGAAGCTGAGCCGCTGGCTGCTGATCAATTAACTGACAAAGAAAGAGCTAAACTTCCTGATTTCATCCAGGCTTCATTAGTTCCAAGTCCTCCAATAGACGAATCAGATGATCAATTTACGACTGATTCAGTTCATTTCTTTGATGGGGAGAGACAAGATGTGTTGGATGGTGCGGCTCAAGATATGGGCTATGAGAATTGGACTGAATATGTAGAGACAGTGGGACCTGAGAATGCGGCTGCTGCTGGACTGGAAGCGATGGCAGGATATGAATCTCAGATCGCTGGAACTGAGATAGAACATGATATATTAGAAAGAGCTGCTAGAGAGCGTGGGTATGAAAATTGGTCTGAATACGAAGCAGCAGTTGGTTCAGGCGCAGCTAGAACTACTCAATTGTTAGCCACGCAAGACGCCTATGAGCAAGCACAACGCAATCTTGATCCGGTCACATTCACTCCTGATGATATTGCATCTATGCGAGCTCAAGGATTATCGGAACAAGATATTGCAGCGTTGCAACAAGCTGCTGTAGACGCTAATCAACAAACTGCCGTTTATCGTGTTCCTCAACCAGAAAATGTGGGAACAACTGAAGATCAATATACCACTAGTTTTATTGAAGATCCAGCTACCGGGCAATTAATAGAAATTTCAGTTCCGGCTAACCAACCTACGTCTCCTGAAGAGGCTGCTGAGTTCCAGCGTCATCTGGCTCGCAGGAGAGGACAACGTCGTACTACTGAAGGAGAAATTGAAGATTATCCAGTTGGCCCATACACTTCAGATCAAAGACAATGGTTATTAGATGAGACGGCTCGAGAAGAGGGTTATTCTGATTGGAATGCTTTAGTTCAGGCAGAGGGTTCAGCTCGTGCAGCTTCTATTGAGCGGTATACTGTTGGATCTAGTACATCAACTTTCACTATTCCAGGTCCTGGAGATCCTATAGATCAAGAATCGGAGGGATTTGTTACATCTTCTGATGAAGAAGTTGCTAAATTCCGAGCTCATTTAGAGAGGAAGAGAAGGAGAGGACAATAATGCCAGCTCAGGATATTCTTACTGGGCTTAATAGTGCCATTCCCTCTATATTGAGTCAGCTAGAGACTATAAATCGTCAAATCAATTTTGCTACTAAAGCCCCTAATGCTGTTAGCGTAGAATCGGCAAGAAATCAAGATAATCGAATAATTAGTGATTCTAGAGGAAATCCTGTATTAGATTTTAAACCAATTGAATCAGAAGCATTTACTGGAATTACAGCTTCTAGAAGAAATGCAAAGCCATTTATTATCGGTTTTATCCCTCCTGATAATCCGATTAATTTTGTACCAGTTAAAGCGATTAGAAGTGTAGTTTCTGCGATTGAGGCAAATCAAAATAGCAATGATCGATATGCACATGTTTCAGGTTCAATAGCAGCTGTCTCCGGTTTGGAAGAAAATACTACACCAGAATTTAGGCGTAAATTAATTGCTATTGCTGAAGAACTTGGGACTAATCCTGATTATTTAGCGGCTGTGATGTCAGTTGAAAGTGGTCGAACTTTCGACCCTGCTATTCGTAATCCTCAAGGAGGTGCTACTGGGCTAATTCAATTTATGCCAGCTACAGCACGTAATCATTTAGGCACTACTACAGAAGAATTATCTCAGATGTCAGCTGAAGAGCAGCTGGATTATGTTAAGAAATATTATGAACCGTTCAAAGGAAGACTTAAGTCAGTTGATGATGTGTATTTAGCTACTTTTATGCCTTATTATGTTGGTAAACCTCGTAGTGCAGTGATTGCACAAGAAGGGTCATCAGCGCGTTCTGATAAATCGAGTCATACTCAGGGTAAAGTATATGATCAGAATAAGGGACTTGCTCGAGGGGGAGTCATTACTGTAGGTAGTGTTACGGCTGTAGCTAGAGGAAGACTTTCAGTTGCTACTAGAAGAGTGGATGTTCCAGCAGCAGCTCCTAAAGTAGATTTAACAGAGACTCAAAGGAATCCTCGAAATTTAATGACCTATGGTCAGAGATTAGGTCCCGATTCCGTAGATAAATTGAATGGCAGGTGGGGTAGAACAGTAGAAATTGATGGTGATAGAAGAAAGTATACTGATAAACAGGTAGATGCGTTAAGAGCTCAAATCGAAAATCTTAAAAAAATCCCTCCTTTGTTATTATTAATTAATCCGAGTGAATTTAATCGTTCTTATGAACATACCGTGGATTCTAGTATTAAAACTAGGCATGGTCATATTGTTCATATATGGTTAGAGAAGCCTTTTAAAATTTCATCATCAGGTGTTACCGCCGGACAATATATAATCGACGCATCAGGTCGCGGTGGTCTCACAACAGAACATCGTGTTCATAGTTTGAGTTATGCTAATTTATCTTCTTTAGTTGGAATGTATAAAAATAATGGTCGTATTTTTATTGGTGATGAGGCTAATCCTGCGAATCGTGGTGTTCAATTATTAGCATTTACTGTTTTTATTTATTATGACGAGCACATTTATTTAGGTTCATTTGATGATTTTGGAGTAACGGATGCTGCAGATAAGCCATTTAATATGTCATATGAAATGAAATTCAATGTTAGGTATGAAATGGCTGTTCCTGCCAAACCGGAATCTCAATATAGAGAAACAGATTATCGTATTTCTAGAGGGGTAGCAACTACTGGGACAGCAGAAGAATGAGTCGCATTTCTGCATTTCGTGGTACCTGGGAGCCTAATCGACGTCCCTATATTACTCTTACACCTGACGTGTGGGTTGCTATTCAAGGTGAAACCTCTGTTATTGCATGTGGAGAATGTAAAAAGAGACTTCAGATTAATCGTTATGTCACAGGTATATCAACTGAAGCATCAGTAGATTCTCCTCCTGGTTCTGCTACCATTAATCTTTCCATTCCTGACACTGACATTACTGAATTTTATACAGAGAATGAGTTTGCCATCATCCCAATGATGGAAGTTGAAATTTTTGCTAAGGGTTATTATACTGTTGGAGGTTATCCTCAGTATTATCGAATTTTTTGGGGTTTAGTCCAAACAGTTTCTAAAAGTTGGAGTAATGGTGTTACTTCTATCACTCTTAATTGTCAAGATATTTTAAGATGGTGGCAATTAACTAACGTTATTACTAATCCAGCATTCCTTGACATTCCAAAATCACAGGCTGGACAATATCAATTATTTGGTAATAAGTTTGCCGGTTCTAATCCATATACTGTAATCATCATGTTGGCTAAGGAGGCCATGGGTGATTTTTCTATTACTACTAGTTCATTTACTTCATTCCGACCTGAAGATGGTGCTGAACAACCAGTTATCGGTCAATACGCTAAAGATGTTATGGCATATTGGCAATTAAAATTTGGAAATATGTGGAATAATTTAGTTTTATATGGAACTTCAGGAAGAGCTTATACATTTGAAGGATTACCTGGCAACGTTAATCCAATGAAAATTTCTAAGGCTATCTTTGAACAAGAAGCTAAAGAACTAAATTTAAATGAAGCAACAGCTTATTTTAAGATCAAGCCCTATGAAATTGCTGCTTTCAAACGTGAATATTCTAAAGCCGGGGATGTTGATTTTTTCCAAAATGACACAATGACCAAACTTGAAGTTGCTATGCAAGCTCGAGATCAAGCTGGTCAATATGAATTTTATTGTGATACAACTGGAGATATTATATTTAAACCGCCATTTTATAATTTAAATGTTATTCCGAACAAACCTGTCTCTTGGATTCAAGACTTTGAAATTTTAGATGAAAGTATTAGTGATACGGAGAGTCAAGTTTATACTCATGTGGTTTCACATGGTAATGCATTTGGTGGTGTAAATGATTATGGAATCAATGATGATATAACTACTCCTCGTACTGGTGTTATTGATTGGCATTTGTTAAGGCGATATGGATGGCGTAAATGGGATTTACAAGTAGAATGGGCTGGGAATCCTAAAAAATTATTTTATCATTGTCTTGACGCGTTAGATAGATCAAATGTAAGAAGAATAAGCGGAAATATTACTATTCCCATGCGACCTGAACTTAGAATGGGATTTCCAGTTTGGGTGCCATCACATGATTCATTTTATTATGTTTCTGGTATTTCTCATCAATATTCAGTTGGTGGACAGGCTACAACTACTGTTACTTTAATAGCTAAGCGATCTAAGTTTATTGCTCCTAAAAATATTGGTAGATTACAAACAATTAGGACTAAAGTAACAACAACTAAGAAGAAAAATGTTGCTACTAAGAAACAACAGAGTAGGAAACAATCGAAGAAAATCCAAGAAATTGATTACGGGATCAGGGATGCAAATTCAGAAATCTCTTATTCCATTACTTTTCCATCCAACGTTGGGAAATCTTCAAGTTTGATTGCTGAAGGGGGTCAACAGTCGGAATTTGGCGGGCCAGCCATACTGCGTGATCCTAAAACTGGCAAGCTTTTAGGGTTTCCGAATGCAGTCATGGTTTATCGTACTTCTATGGGAGGGAAGGTTTTATCTAGATTATTGGAAGAAAAGGGAGACACGAGAGCTAAACGTCCGAAGAAGCAAGATAAAAAGAAAAATGAAGGTACAGATTTTACTGCCGATAAAGTCCAAGGAGAAATTCTTAGACAAATTCATAACGAAGAACGTTCTAAATTAATTGAGCGAGTTCGAATTCACCGTTACGAGTGGGGATTTTCTAATGCTGGGGCTTATGATTACGCTCATGATGAAGCAGGTGAAGTTCAGGAATTAAATATAGTACCAGCTTCTACTATTTTGTGGGGAACAGGAACTGATGATCCATCTGAACAAACTGGAGTTTTGAGTCAAAGTGAAGTAGCGAATAGAAGTATTCAATCTAATGCTGATTTAGTATCTAAACAAGATGAAATTAAAGCTGTTGAAGCTGAAATTAGGGCTGCTCGCGGTGAGCTTGATCTGCTTCGTAGAGAAATTAGAAAATTTGCTAAAAGTAAATCATATGATGTAGAAGAGGCAGCAGCTCAGTTAACTCGGGAAGAAGAATTAACTGAAAGGCTTGGGTCATTAAATGAAAGACGAACTCAGTTAAAAGCTGAGGAGGCAACCACTACTGCTAGAGGCTCGATTAAGATATTGCCTGCTCCTAATGTTATGGTTAGACCTGTATCTGATGAGTTTGGATTTGAGGTGATCGGTCACTATCGATATGGAAGAGGAGCTTTTCTAAGTGGAGGTCAAGTTCAAGTTGAAGATCCTTTAAATTCGAATCAAACTGTTAATCAACTTGGCATTCAATTTTCGGCTCATGGAGGACTTTTAACAGATAATCCTAGGCAAAGAAATCTTGGTACTTTATCGTTTAATTTTGCTGAAGCATATGAAAAAATGGGACCAGATGACTTTACTACCGGTGCTACTTTTACTGGCGGAAACTATGAAAATCCTCAGGAAATTGCGGATATAAATCCAACTAATCAAGCTACTTATAGTAGTGCAGTCGAAAAAAGTGCTAGGTTGGGTACTACCGTATTTGTGGAAGCGGATGCTTTACGTCGTGCAGTAACTTTAGCTGAATTGAGGCCATACACAAATACTGGATCTGAAGTTGGTGAACCATTCAGTAATTGTGCTTGTCAATTAGGACGGACTAACTGGCTATCAGTATTACCTCAAGAAGCTATTACTAGGATATTAGGACCAAATCAGGCCATTGAAGATGATAATGGTGCTTACACTCATGATATGAATGGTAATTCAGTAATTGCTAGGAATCCTGATCCGTTAGTTACTCCTAAACGAGATGGTAACACAGCGCGTGCTATTGGCGTAGCTGCTGGTGCGTCCCAATATCAATTATTTGGTACAAATGCTAACCGGCAGCCTGGTTTTGGAGTATATGAATTTGATGAAAATGATAATTTAATTCAGGTTGGTACACGTGGTGTTCCTAATCGATCTGCATCAACCGGTCTTCCTCCTATTGGCACAATTGTACCGCCAAATTCAGTGAATCCAAATAGCCCTACTCCAATTAGAGCTGATGGATCTGCTGATTCTAGTTATTCTACCCCTTCAATTACTTCAGCTGGTCAAGATTATGCATCCAATCCACAAAATCGATCTGGTCAAAACAAATCGATTTTTAAAGGATCTAGTTTTTCAACTGAAAATTTCTTTGATATATTAAATCAATATTTAGTTGATAAATTTAGTAAAGAGTATCAGGAAAATGCAGCTAGGGAAGGAATTTATACTGCTCGTTCTTTTAATATCAATCCCCCATCTCCACACGGGAAAGAACATTTAAATAGCCTGTTGTCCCCGACGGATATTGAGGGTCCTGGCGGATCTTTGTTCGATAGAGCTGCTAGTGGTGACCCGGATGCTTTAGCGCGAATTCGAAAACAAGCTAACTTTAATTTTGAACAAACTGAACAGGAGTCAAAAGAATTTACTGCTGCTTTTAGAAGTGGTAGTGAAGCTGATTTTCATTTAAGAGAAGCAGGTAGAAAGATTAAAGAAACTGGTCAGGTTTTAAATGATGAGTGGCCTAATTTAGCACTTGGACCTGGAACTACTCAAACTGTTGATACTGCGCGAGCTGCGGGTAAAATTATTGTTCCTAAGTATAAGAGTAGACAACCTCAACCTTTGGAAAGACAGCCAAATCCGATAATTAGAGAAGAATTTTTAGCAAATTTAGAAGATGAGCCGGTAAATATGATTGGATATGGAGAAACAATTCCTGATCCAATTATTGAACCGCCGTCGTCGCAATCGAATGAAGTTGAGTCTCCACCTCCAGAGCCTGTAATTATAATTACTGATTTAGAAGAATCAATCCCGGCGGATGGAGAATCAGTCCCTGGTGAAGTTGAAGAGAATACTGAACAATTTCCGCAGCTTGAACCAGATGAAGAGGATGTCTAATTCCCTATTACATTTCTGATATGTGCTACAAATTTAGGATCTGAATTATTCTTGTCTAGTAAATGAACTAATACTTGTTCAACAGTTCGGTTAATAGGAACGACTGTGATCATACTTTGAATTTGTTTTTGAGGTGGTTCATATAGATGTCTAAATCCTGTAATTGTGACACTTAAATTTACTGAGTATTTTTTGCCATCTTTGTCCAACACAGTATCAGTTGTTTTGCTCAAATATTTTATCATATTAGGTTCTTTGACCGGTATATTTATCTGAATAATTTGCCCTTCTCTTACGTTTTCAAGGGTATCGATTTCCCATTTGGCTTTCTCAATTAACCTTCCGCTGATAGTTGTGGCTTGAATAATTGGCATAATAAATTTTACATTTTAAGGTACAGTTAGAGAAATGGGAAAAACAGAAGAAGCTAAAGCTAGATATCGGGCGATGCATAATATTGCATCAACACAAGATCCGGTCAGAACTACTAAACAGCAATCCCAAAATGCTGATGATGCTAAGGCTTTCCTATGGATAGGGCGGATTCTCCATGTAGATGTGGAGACTATGGTTTGTTCTATTCAGATGGAATCAGGGCAGGGAATCTGGCATGATGTTCCTTTACCTGCTCCTGGAGGAGGTGGCCCTAGATCTTGGTCAGGAGTGATTCCAGAACAAAATTCGCGTGCTTTGATTGGATGGAAAAAATATGGAAATCGAGGCCATAAGCCCTATATCATTACATATTGGACGATAGGGACATTTTCAGCTCGAGAATTTGAACCATTTTCAACAGTTGATCCAAATGACGCAAATTCAGTTTTGACAGCAGATGCCGATTTAGCTAATTTTCCAGAATTAAATTTTAATATTATTAGATTAAAGTCTAGAAAAGCTTATGCTGGAGACTGGATTGCAACTTCTAGTGGAGGAGCTCATGCTCAATTAGATAGAGACGCATATTTAACCAATCGAGCTAACAATGAATTTAGATTACGAGATTCTGATCAAACTAGTATTCATCAGACAGTAAATGAATTTACTACTAATGCTGCCGGATATTATCGAAGAGGATTGATTAAGAGGAATGCATACAATTTTCAATTAGATTTAGCTCTTCCTCTTTATGATTATGAAGAACAGGATTTTGATGAATTTGTTGATAGTCGAATTATTACTGGTACAGATAATCCTCAGTACACTTATTTAACTAAAGTTGATACTCTTTCTCCTGCTTACAGTAAATTACGAGAATTTGAATTAATTAATGAGGATGGAACTCCGGTATTTCCGAATAATCCGGATGATTTGGTTTATCCGTATGTTGTTACTCCTGATGGACAACGGATTAGTTATGTGGTTAGAGGAGAGCATGAAACCAATTTTAATCAAACTAACGAATGCTATGTTGAAGATAGAATAGAAATGCGGCATGTTAGTGATGGAATAATGGCTGTCACTGAGGAGGGCGATGGATTTCAAATTGATAGAATTTCACCAGTTTTCATTGAAGATGTGAAAGGCACAATTGTCGGAAATGATCCATATACGGAGGCAGGACGTAAAACATATAAACGAGTAGTTAAAATGAGAGTGTTTGAGAAGGAAGAACAAAGTCTTCCTTCCAATACTCCTGTATTTGAACCGATCGATACGTTAAAACGGCCTAATGACACTGATACTGTGGCTTTGGCTCGTTTGTTTAAAGTTCAGTGTCCTGCTGAGGGTAGTAGTTCGAATCAATATGCTTTTGGAATTTCTAAGGAGGGGCAAGTATTTTTACATTTACCCAAAGCAACGGTTGGTGAAACACGGGGTAGATCTCTTGATGCAAATATTATGGGAGCTGTTAAAGCTATCCTTGGATCAGATGGTAGTCGTAAATCAATTGATTTAACTACAAGTGGTGGGATTAGAGCTAAATTAGGCACGTTAGTAGATGATACTGATCCAAATAATCCAGAAAATGTTTCTGCGGATTTTGAATTTGATGGCGTAGTCAGATTAAAATTCAATGGTCCGAAAGCGATAGAAAAGATAGTTGAAGGGAGTGAAACCACATTTTGTAGTCAAACTTCTGCTAGAGTGGCAGGAGATGTTACTGACATTGCCCAGGGTGGTTCTGTTACTGCTGAAGGAACTAAAGTACGACATATTGCTGGTGATGGAGGATATACTCGTCTAGTTGGTGGCGATTCCGGGATGACTCATCTTGGTAAAACTGATCGACAATTCGCTCAAGATCGAACATCTACATTTGCAGTTAATGATACTAAATTAGTACTAGCCGGGGTAGATTCAACTACAGTAGTAGCTGGTAGTATGAGTAGGACAGTCACTACCGGTAGTATTTCACATAATGTCGCGACTGGAAATCATAGTATCACGGTTGGAGTTGGTAATGCTTCTTTAACTACAGGTACTGGAAATGTATCGGTAGCAGCTGGATCAGGTAATGCTTCTTTAGCTGCGGGTGCCGGGGCTGCAAGTATTACTGCAGGTGCTGCCGCTTCTTTAGTTGGTGGCACTGTCGCTAATGTTACAGCACCACTAGTTAAAATTGGAACGGTGCCTGTTGGTGTGTGCGTGGCTGGAGTTCCCGGTCCTCCCGGTCCAATGTTAGACTATGTAACCGGTTTACCATTGAGGGGTATACCAACTATATTGGTAGGATGATGAAAAGGAAATGTTCAAAATGTGGAATTTCTAAGGATGAAAATGAATCCAATTTCAATAGAAGAGGTTATCCTAGAGTTGGATTTAGGTCTGAATGTAAAGAATGCTCTGCTAAATTAAAAAAGATGTATAGAGCTAACCCATTTGTTAAAAAAAGAGAAGCAACATATGAACATCAATATAGAAAGACTGTAATGGGTAAGCTTAAAAAATCTAGACTTGAATCACGTCGAAAAAAAAATATGAAAATTAAAAATCGTAGATTAATTCAATCATTAAAATCAAATTCATGTACTGATTGTCATATTGTATATCCATATTATTGTATGGATTTTGATCATTTAGATCCGAATATTAAAAAATGGAATATTAATTCAATCATGAATAAAGGAACTAATACGATTTTATCAGAAATACAAAAGTGTGAATTAGTTTGTGCTAATTGTCATAGATTGAGGGAATTCCACAGTAATATCAAATTTTATGAATCATCTAGATATAAATCAGTATGGGATAGGATTCTTAAGATAATTAAAATAAAAAGTAAACCTTGTATGGATTGTGGAGGTCAATTTCATTATTCTCAAATGGATTTTGATCATAAAAACGGAAAGATTCTAGAGGTAGCACGAATGAGGTATTCACCAAGTGTGTTTGATGAAATTAAGAAATGTGAATTAGTTTGTGCTAATTGTCATAGAATTAGAACATATCAACGTGCAGTGGGATAATGCCACTAACTCCACCAACCGTTATTCCATTAGTTCAAGCTGGACTATCAGGAAATGGAATTCTAGGAATAGCTGCTCCATTATTGGCGACTGCTGTTTCTAATGGATTCACACAATATACCACATCTGCTTTGACTGTTACTACCAAAGATACTGGAACCGCGGGTGGCGGGCCGGGCAATGGACTTGGATTATTTTTAGCTGAACCTATTTTAATTTCAGCTATGCAGGGAACATTTTCTGGCAATGGCATTAATGGTGCTATGCGGAATAATGTGATCAATGCAATAGCATTTGGAATTTCTCAATCTTTAAAATCTGCTGTTATAATTACAGCGCATACCGGGGTAGGTGCTGGAACTGGATTTGTGACGTTGGTTGTAAATACTCCAGCTTCTATAACATTTATGATTACTAATTTTGTGGCTATCGGAATTTCCGGAGTATATAGTACACCATTGGCTACTGCAATTGCCCAAGGAATAGATATTGCTCTTCCATCTGCTACAGGAATTGTAGCCATTACTGGAGCGGGCTCTCCGTATGCTGCAGTAGGGATTGGTACCGGGAAAGTTTTGTAAGGTTAAGCAATGTCTACTTTCGATAGGAGCGGAGCCTTACTTGAAGGAATCCGGATTAGTTCCGGGAATAATGGGTTGACTTTTCCCCCACATAGCGTAATCTCCAATTCTAATATTTTTGATGGGATTGTTGAAAGGACTGAATATGCCATTCTTGCTGACAGTTTAGATCCTACTAAATTTGATCTTGAAATAGCTGATCCAGATTTAATTTTTAGATGGGTCAAAAATTCAACCGGAATAAATCGATTTGATTATTCTCAATTTAGTAATCGTTTCTTGCCTTTGCCTGGTGGACCACCTACGGAGCTCGGAGAAATTGGAAACAGTCCTAGACTTTCGGTTACGCCACCGGATACTAATAAATTAATTGAATCTCCAATTGATATTTATATATTTAATTCTACTTCTCGCCTGGTTACTTTTAATATTCAATATGTAGGGGCTGATGTAGATTTTTCTGATCCAATAACTTTAGCGATTGGAATTGTTGAATTATCTTTAGCAACTGGAAATCTTAATTTTAGCAACATTGACATACAGCTTTATGAAGGAAAAATTGTTTCAAGTCAGAGTCAAAATTTCTTGGATCGCAGGAATGCAACTGGGATTATTGGTCAGCTATCGTCTTCATCTAGTGAAGAATATTATTTATTTTTAAATCCAAAACCATCTAGTAATAGTTGGCCAAGGGTAAGGATTGATTTTGGTCCTTATTTGACTCCGATATCAGTTCCAAATGAAGGTTCTTTAGGATCACCGGTAACAGGAACATTTACCTGGTCATTAGATACCGGAAGAGTTAGATTCTCTGACTTTGATGTTGATAGCAATAGCGGTAAGAATATTTATTATGATGGTTTAACTCAAGATTCTATTCAATTTACTCGAGTTTCGATTTCAATTTCAGGATCAGGAGGAAAAAATGATCCAGTTTTTACTATCCCAAATATTGGGACAGATGATGGACAAATTCATCTTGACTCTGATGCGAGTGTTGATGCTGAGAGATTTGTTATTTTTGCAGAAGAAATTGATTATGATTCGGTTTCAGATGAAAATCACACTTTATCTGGATCTGATAAAGTATCACTTAATTCAAGTGGAGTAGTAATTTCAAGTATTCAGGTACTAAGTCAAGATCATACAACTATATATAAAGGACCAACAGATCTTAATCCTGATTTCTTAATAGCGGCAGGTCCTACATCAGAACGTCCTAAAATTTATAGAACTTCAACTTCTCAAATTGAAGATTCTGAAACAGTTGCAGTTTTTTACGACACTGTAGAAACAGATAGATATTACTGGATTGTGGTTTTAACCGAAGGCGAACCGTCTGGTACGACAACTGGTCGAGCTTATCTTGATATTGAGACCGGTGACGTCTACATGACGTCTAGAGATTTAAGAACTACATCAGGAAAGTCTTATTATTATTTTGATTCTGTTCTCGAGATTGAAAATGGTTCTGCAGTTCAATTCTTTCGAAGTGGTGCGAATGGTTCAGGACGTCCAGAGACTTCTGATTTTTGGATAAAGTATAAAGTAGAAGATCAATTAATTGTAGATAATATCGGTCCATTTCCTTTTGTTACTGTTCCTACTGTTCCGATTGTAGATGCGAGCTTAACTTATACGGTTGATGGGAACAAGGGTTTTACTGGTGAATTAAACGCTGGAGGAGATCCTAATACAGAAGGATTGTGTTATTTCCTTGATTTAGCGGCAAGACAATTTAGTTTTGCTGAACGACGTCAAACTGAATATGAATTACAAAAAGACGCTTCATTTATCAAATTTGATAATGTGATGTTGAGTGAAGATGGGTTATTAATTAAGATTGATGGACAGGATACTACGCCTGGTACAGATTATTCTTTTGATCCAACTACTGGTGTAATTGAGTTCACGACACCAGTTGGTGAAAATGATCCTGGAAATAGATCTGGCATTCTGGGTCGAGTGGTAATGCCAAATGCTTTTATTGTTGATAATGACACTTTTAGTATTTCAGATGTTGGAAAATTTTTGTTAATTTCAACTGGAGATAATGAAGGATTATATTATATCGCTTCGGCTGGAACTAATAGTGTTGTTGTTACTCCGGATTTTATTTCAGCTGGATCAGTTACCGCAGACATAAAATCCCGTCCTGAAGTTTTAGTAGATCGAATTTGGGCTGCACTTAATCCTCCATATAAACAATTTTCACTTTCTCGAGCTGATAGTGCAGCTGGCCCTTTTACAGAATTAGAAAAATCAGAATTCTCCGTACAAGAGAATGTAGCTCAGATTGGTCTTAAAACAGCTGCTAATCCTGGTGAAGTATTTTCAATTACATACGTTGCTTTAATTACAGATGATAATGGAGCTACCTATACCGAAGAGAATCGGACTGAACGAGCATTATTTAAAATCAGACAAGAAACAGCTATTAGCACGGTTGGATCAAATAAAGTTGCATTTAATCCTAACGGTAAAACAGTTAGCACTGATAGGCAAATAGACTGTTATGTTAATGGAATAGTTTTAGATCCAGATGAAGGTGAATTTAGTTTTACTCCTCCTGGAACTTTGACTTTAGATAGAAAAATAGAAGATCAAACTGTTATAGTGAATTATTGGGTTGAAGAAGCTAGTGGGGGTGAGACTAGTTTCAATCTTCAAGCTGATCAAATTAAATTAGACCGTCCTGAAATTAATGAAAGCGAACAAACTGCAACTTTCAATGGTGATCAAACTAATTACATTACAAACGGATCGGTCTTTTTTATTGAATTAGTTGAAATTTTGGTTGTTAGTTCTGTATCTTATAATTCATTGGATGATGTTACTGTTGTTACCTTTGAAACTAAACCTACTATTAGTACGACAGGTTCTGATATTTTAGTATCTCAACCAGTTACTCTTGAAGAGGAAACATATAATGTTGATATTATCCCGGAGGGAACTAATGTTCTATCTGTTCAAGGTAACGTAACTGAGAATTATCCTGCTGGCACTGTTATTGAAGTAGATGATGATCCATATTATGTCGTAGGTTCTACTTATGATACAGATTTCAATAAAACTAGAGTCGTTATTGCTGGTTCATTTAGTCAAAATTATATTATTCCGGTAACTGCAAGATCAACAAGTCCTATTATATTACCAGCTTTAGGTTTTTCTACATCTAAGTCTGCTCATCTTGATTATCCTGTTACATTAGTAAAGATGGGTATCACCTTAAGAAAAATTTTGATTAGGGATGTTGATTATTCTATTTCTGATGGTGGTACTATCCGATTAACAGAAAATCTCGCTTTTGGTGATGTTCTTTATATCATGTATGTCGGACGGGAGGATTTACCCGCAGAGACTGTCTTAGATTTAAATTATGCTTTCTACATAGCACCTGCTGAATGGAATAGATTACCAGGTCAAAAATTATATTCTACCTATAATTTATATGCTCCTGATACGTTTTTCTATCGAGTTGAGACTGTCGATTCATTTTTACCTGAAGCTAATGACTATGTACGTTCTTCAGCTTCTACTGGAGCATCCGGGCCTAATATTTCAGATGCATTTTCTAGTTCAACTAAAGATGCAGGTACTGGTAGTCCTTGGTATAACGAGCAACATTTAGCTAATTTAGATACCGTAATGATCAGATTGTTGAAATACTACAATGACTTAATTAATATTTATGAGGATATTCTTTCTAATCTAGATGGGCGCATTGTGGGTGGAAATAATGGTAGATTCAGATTTGATGGTAATTCCCATTTCCGCAAAAGTTATGAAGCAATTAGGAATGATATTGATGACAAATATGTATTTCGTAGTAATTATGAATTAATTGATTTTTGGAAATATGAAGAAATTCCAGAATATTTAATTATGGCAGTACCAAGTTCTATTTCGAGACTATTCTCGACTTTATTTAATGCTGGAGCATATATTATTGGAGACAGGACAGGTACTGATTATTACGAAGAAGTTATTGGTTCATATGGAATTGAAAATTTAAGAGCTGTTGGTACTTCACAAAATGCAAAAGCAAATCATTTCTTCACATCAGGTGCAGCTGGGATTTCTACTAGTATAGAACTCACTCCTCAAAATGGAGATCCGATTAACTTATTACCAGCGTTTTCAAGTAGTGATAATGAAGTAGATATTTATACTTATGACGGAGTTTTAGTTGATACATATACCGTTAATTCAGTAAGTGGTACCACTCTTGTTTTAGATGCCGCACCTCCTCTTGATAAAGGAAGTGTGTTATTGAAGGATCCAATAGGCACATATGAACCTGGTGCTGATTTTGAGGTAAACCTCGAGACAGGTCAAATTATCAATCATAATAGAGATGATGGTGGAGATACTTCATTATTACTCGGGGATCAGATTATAGTTTCTCCTTTATTAATTAATGACCCTGGTTTGGATCCAAAACGGATTCCTGTGTTGGATGGCTTAGAGGCTAACGACAGTGGGAGAATTCCGGAACCTAGGCTGAAAAGGAAAGCTGAATTTAATGCAATTAATGATGAATTAACTACTTTTAGTAATTATCTTTCATTCGGAACAGTAGCTGCAGACAAAATTACTGTTACTGGTTCCAATATTGGTTCGTTATTTAATGTTGGGGATATCATTAGATGGTTGGATGGCCCTAATGCTGGATTTCAAAGGAGAATTATAAATACTCCTGTGGCTGACAGCTTTGTGTTAAATGTAGCGCTTCCATTTGTTGATTCAACGGGAAGTACATTTCAAGTCGGGTCTGCACTAGTTACTGTATTCGGGAATCAGCTTACTGGCAATAATATTGGGAACAATTTTGCAGTTGCTAATAAACTGGAATTCATGAATGGCCCTAATATTCATCTTGAATTAACAGTATCTACGATTGTCGATTCTGAAAACATAATTGTTACTGCATCAGGAGGATCACTAATTGATGATCCCACAGCCAGAGAAATAGGATTTCAGATTGAATGGGCCGTTAGTAATGGCCGTACCCCAATAGTAGAAACTACTACTTCTATCGTAGCTAGAGAGATTGGATTATTATCTGGTAATGCAGATATCTCTCCATCCACATCTTTAGCTCAAATAAGCACAATAAATTCGGAATTAATCAGTGCAGATTTGATAATTACTTCTTATGGGGAAGTGATTGTTTCAGGTACTGGAACAGTTACATCTACTGTTCTAACTGATGCTACCGCTGATTTTACTTTAGCCGGCGTAAATTCTTCTTCTTTAGTTTACATCCCATCTGGGAGCAATCTTGGGTTGTATCGGGTTTATTCGGTTACTGCTACTACTATTACGATTGTGTCCAGTGATCCATGGACAACCTTCCCTGCACCTGGTACAGTTGACTATCAGATAATTCAACCTGAATCCTTTTTAGATTCAGAGCAATTTGGAGTTGTGTCAGAATTTATGCGTGAAACTTTAGATTTTTATCTTAATACTATTTCTTGGTATTCTTCAATTTCAATTAATAATACTCTGGCTAGAACTAATGAAATTGTTGCCAGGCAATCTCAGATAACTGATTTTATTGGAGAAATTGAAAATATACTCATTAGTGGACTTTATGATGTGAGGTACTTATGGATTCAACAGAGAACAAATCGGAGAATTGGGACACTAGCACAAAAACTGAGCACGGAGGAACAAACACAAGAGAATCTTCAACAAATCAAGTCAGATCAGAAAAAGTTGGTTCTAATGGATCAACTATGAACAGACCGAAGTGGATTCATGATCAGGACATTGGGGTCCAGGGATTAAGAGATTCATTAGAATTGATCCAAGGACAGATAATGGAAGTAGTGAAAGAAGAACAGCAGAAGCTACAGAGATATCGGAAAGTATTGAAAAGGTTCAAAAAATAAGTGGCTAGTTGGCGTACCATAGAGTTTGAGTTTGATTTACTCAAGCCTTTACGACCTCCATTAGAGGCCGTTCTTTCTTTTTTGGAAGCTATTGAAGCCATCCTGGAAGCTTTATTAGATCTAATCAAAGTTTTCCTTGCTGATATTTTGAATCCTATTCGTGCTATTGTTGCTGCTTTATTAGCTGCACTTCGGGCAATTATAAATCAAATTGCTAGCACCGGATTTTCCATGTTGCTAGTTTATCCTGATTTTAGTCAACCGGATTTTGCAGGTGTGTTAAATTCGGTATCGGGTGCATATCCCGGATTTGAATCTAAAGTAATTAATAAATTTTATGATACAAACGATATTTTTAGACCGCAGTACGGCCCCGGCATGACTGTGGGGATGATTGTTTTATATCTAGGTGCTGATTCACCTGGAGATATTATTTCTCAAATTTTTGCTTTAATCGCGTTATTTAAACAGCCAATTAAATTTGGGCTTCCGGCTCCTGTTAATGTCAGGGCAGTTCCTATTACTCAAGGAGGAGATGCAGCTACTCAGTTCCGTGCTTTATTTGAACCTGGTTTAGAACAAGCAATTCAATTAGAGTGGGATATGCCTACTGGTCCTTCAGGATCTTCAGCTGGAGGATTTGCTGGGCAACTTACTTCTATGTATAATTCTTTTACATTTCCGAATTTTATTATTGAACGCACTGGGCCTTTTCCTCCAGATGGTGACGAGCCTCTTGATCCTCGTGGTGAAGTAGTTAAAAGAAGGATTCAGACTCAGACTTTAGGAAAAACTGTCGAGCTTTCTATCGAGAAATATAATCTTCCTAAACCAAACAATCTTCTACCAATAAGAGAAGAAGATGGATCGGTTTTTCGTTATTTTCCAACCAAGTTTGCAATTAGATTTGGGGCGGATGGTGAATCTACGATTAATGAAGACAAAGGTGATACAACTAGTGCATTTTCATCTACTATTAATTTAGTTAGAGGTCGTTTATCTGGAACTTATCGATACTTAGATGACGATGAGAATTTAGTTGCAGGTAAGACCTATTATTACAGAATTCGAGCATTTTTCGGAGATCCCAAACAATACATAACTTGGACTAAGGATGACTTAGAAAATGAGGACTTGGTTGATTTAGTTCAGGATCTTGGTCAATGGAAGCTCGCTCCTGCTCCTGAATTAACTTTGAGTAAACCTAGTCCAGTAATAAGTGGATTTGTTCCTAGAAAAGCTGAAGAAAAGACTTTTAAGCCTTATCAGGATATTTATAATGCAGTTCGAGCTGGACTGCTTCTGAATTTTGAATTACCACCTGCTTTTCCTCAAAGACCTCCTACGGCATTAATTCCTGAGGAAATTCCTGAGGCTGGAACTCGAGCTTATGAATTATATCAGCTCAGTCTTCCACCTGAGCAAACTATTTTTAGATCAGAACAAATGACAGGGTGGGGAACGCTTGGTGTATTAGCTGGGCCGATTTCAGTTCTTAAATCTTCTTCGGATTCTGCTGAATTAATTAATAGTCTGGTTTTTAATGCTGCTGCTCGGAGATTAGCTAATCGTTCTCTCGAGATTATAGCTAATCAACCATTTCTCGAGGATATGTTAGCTGATAAATGGGATGGTGTTAGAGAAACAGTTAATAATTTAATTGAAACTGCTGAAGCAGTAACTTATGATAACGACGGTAATCTTAAACTTGGGGCGGTTTGGAATTTTCCTACAGTTATAGGTGGTATTACAACTCAATCAGCTTACGTAATTGATCAATATTTAAATCAAGAAGAAAATTATGCTGGTCCAATTGATGAATATAATGGACCTTTTCCTGTCGTGCCTCCTGGGAGCGAGATTGATCGTGGAACTGGAGCAGAACCCCAACCTTTAGTTCCTTCATATGAACGATTTACATTTGTTGGTACTGAAGAAAGGGCTGATCTCGCTGCTTTTCTAAGAACAGCTTTAGCATTTGGTGGGGCGGGTGGTTATCTTTCCTGGTATTCGATTACTATAGGAGATTTTTTCCCTGCCTTGATTCCTATGTTGCGTGATTTTGAGCAGTGGCTTTTAGCACTTTTGAAGGCCATTGAAAGTGCAGTTAAAGAAATTACTGACATAATCGAGAATATTATTAAGAAAATACGAGTATTGATGAGATTTGTTGAAATGTTGATTGAGCTTACTAAAATTCTCAACATTCGTTTGGTTGCTAGTTTGCTTACAGTTGGTCCAATCCAAGGCAGTGTTGATACTTTAGTTCAACAGTTGCAAACATCTGAAGATAAGCCAGGTGATTCTCCTTATGGACTTCATTCTGGGTTGGTTATGACATTTGGTGTTCCAGGGCAAGGTCTGATAGCAGCTTTTGATACTTTGATTTATTTGTTGACGTTTGGATCTCAGAAAAATGTTGCCAGTGACGCTGCAGGTTTTGATGTATCAATTACGGCAGGATAATGGCGTTTAATTTTTTTGGTACTTTTACTATAGCTCAGTGGGAAGCTTTTAAAGCTTTCACAGCTATACAAGAATATGATTTAATTGCTCGAAAAGACTGGCTCGAAAAGCAATTAAATAATAACGGAAAGTTTACCACTATCTATGATGGCAATAATCTTCCAGTAAAATTTACGGCTACAGGCTATGCTGGTAAATTGCTAGAGGCATATCGCATTCTTGGAGGATATCCCGAACGCGAAATGTTATTGAGAACTAGGGATAAACCCGTATTTTTGGTTCGGGATGAAGTCGAAAGAAGAGATTCAAATGGCACTGTAACTGGAGGATATGGAGAGACTTATTCTAATGGCCGACGTTGGCGCGGTAACATGAGATTTGATAGGGATTTAGGACTATTCGTTGAAAAGATTAAGGATTGGCAACTCGAATCTATTAAGTTAAAGCGTGAAAAACTGGAATTTAAAATCAAAGCAGCTTTAGATTATTCAGATCAATTAGAACAAGAAATTGTTAAAATCAATACGGTTATTACTGAACTCGAATTTTGGATTGATTTTGTTGAAGTAAATATGGAATCTAGTGCAACTGATGGGGATGAATTTGGTCTAAGCATTGGAGAGGTGGCCGAACTGACGAGTGAAAATGCTGGTGATGATATAGCTTCTAAGAATCAGAGGACATTTACCAGAAGTGGGTCTGTATGAGTTACGATTTTGCCACTAATCAGGTTTGTACTCATCAGGTTTTCTTTGAGAAGGTTAATTTAAATAATGTTTCTCATCAGACTGTACAGTTTCCTTTTACTCCATCTAATTTAAATGATATTGCTGTTTATATAGATAGAGTTAAAGTCCCTAAAACAGGTTTGTATTCTTATGCAGAGCTTCCTCTTTTAAGTCCAGAACCGTATCGAATTAAGGTTAATCAAAACGATTTGATTTATTTAAGTATTGGTAGTGGTTCCCCTCAATTTTATCAATTAATTCCCGGTTCTAATGTTTCTGCCAAAGACTTGGCTCGGCATTTGCAGAAACTTTTCCCAAATTTATATATTTATGTACAAAATAAGCGTGTAATATTTAGATCTAGAGAAAGAGTAAACAGTAAAGCTTTTCAGTTTCATAATCCTCAATGGACTGATACCACCAGTTCTCTTCCGACTACAGTTAGAACCTTAGCAGCTTATACTACCCTAGGAATCAATCCAGGTAGAATAGCGGCAGGAAGAAGATTGTTTCCCGGTTGGTCGATTGAAAGAGTTCCTACTTCACCAATTGATACTGATCGGCGTATCAAATTCAATGATCCCTTGCCTAATAGTATTCCATTAATTGAAATTAACTATACGACTGACGCAAGAAATTGCAGGCGATGTCATGGATCAAAGATGGAATTCGATTATGCAATTTTAAATAATACGTATGAAGAGGTTAGGGATGTTAACTTATTGGCTCAGGAATTTGACAAATTCTTAATTACTAAGATTGGATCTCATTGGAAATGGCCTTGGCTCGGTTCTGGTTTGGTGGACAGAATTGGAGGTAAAGGCTCAACTGGAGGGATATCTGCTACATCCTTAATTACAGTAGATGTCAATCAGGCTTTTAAGACTTATCAGAATATAAAACAACAACAAGAACAGGGATTTCCGCAGGCTCAGGTATCTGATGGCGAATTCCCACTCAAATTGGCTAACCTGGATGTTCAATCTCTGCCGAATGATCCAACCGTGGCTATTGTTTCCGGCACCATTGTTAGTAGGAGTCGAGTCCCGGTTGAGAATATTAGGGTGGTTGGAGATCCGAGTCCTTTCATTCTTCAAAATGATCCGGTCTCTCGACTCGCAATTACTACCGGTCTCAGGTTTAGGGGCTAGTTTTAAGGTTTCAGTTGTCGTATAGTGGTATAATATGGCGACCGCACCTCAAATTAGTCTTCCGGATGGATCTGGTACTACAACCAATCTAAATCTTACTAGTAATTCTTTTGATTTCATTTTTACAGGAGAAGTTGATTCTAATGTCATTGATATCCAGATCAATATTAATGGAGCAGGGTTTGTTTCTAATCCTAGTTTAATTGAGTTATCTCTTCCTAATTTTACTATTCCAAATTTATCCGCTTCCCCAAGCGGTCTGATGCTCGAGAAGGGATTGAATACCATCCAACTTCGGGCTATAGACATAGCTGGCAATGTAAGCCCAGTTTCTACTATCATTGTTAGAATAATTCCAATTAATCAATTTGAACAAATTTTTCCTGCACCTACAGCTATTCGAATGGAAAGATACGCAGAGCATATTATTTTAAGTTGGAATTCACTTCAAAATCCAGAAGAGGACTTCGTATTTTCAGGGATTAATTTTAATCCCACTCTAATAGGTTATAATATTTATGCTTCAACTGAATCTGGAGGTTCGGGATCTGGTTATTTAAGAGTCAATCGAGAAACTATTTCAACTGATTCACCTACTAAGACTACTGAAGAAGAACTTCCTGCTGATATTGTTAGTATTGAATTCGAAGATCCTACTTCAGAAGCTAACAATCTTCATGATTTGGTTATTGATACTAATATTGTTGATAATATAACTAATGAATTAGTTGAGCCTACTTCTTCTAATCAAATTCAGCTCGGGATAGCCCCGAAATATCGAATGAATATCAATATCATTCCTATTCGAGAGATAAAATTATATGAATTCAGGCACAATCGAGATGATGGAGTTGGGAACGGAATCTTAAATTCGGATACATTTTCAATTATTTCTTCCGAAGATCCTCTCTATTATGTAGTTACTGCTTTATATTATGATAAAGCAAATGGTCAAATTCAAGAAAGTCGTTTCTCGGCAGAAATGTCTGGAGCTCCGTTGCCTCTAGATACCACCATTCGTGGAATTAGAATTAGAGAGCAAGATATTGTAGCACGAGATTATATTAGAGAAGTTAATGAAGCTCAGCCTACATTATCTTTAATTCCAGGGTCTACAGTTCGCGAAGTGCATATTGAGCCATTTTCGAATGAAGCTCAAAAAGCGTACTTTTTAATGGATTGGATTCATCGATCCAAGTCATTTGCAGCAATGTTAGCAATTGATGATCCTAATCTAACAGGAACTAGTATTGCAGTTTCAAGTTCTAACTACAAACAAAATTTACGAGCGGCTTTGAATTTAAGTAGTGATGCTGCAGTGCAAGCGTTGATTGATAATTCATTTGATTCATTGGCTCAGAATTTTGGAGAAGAAAGACAAAATCGACGTCCTGCTAAAGTAACTCAAACTTTCTATACTACGAGTCCTCCCTCCAAGGACCTAATTATTTCGCAGAACGCTATTGTTGCATCGTCTATCAATAATATAGCTCCTAGGTTTAGAGCCCGAGCTTCATCTGTATTCGATTCAGATAACCCGCAGGCTTATTACAATCCAATTAGTCGGCGGTATGAGATTAAAGTACAGATGGTTGCCGAAGACCCGGGAGCCTTTGGTAATATTCCTGCTAATACATTAGATACGATTGTATCAGGTGCTACTGGATTTCAAACTGTAAATGAAGAAGCTGCGCGATTCGGTCGAGATAAACAGAGCAATCTAGGTTTAGCTGAGGCGGCATCTCGGGTACTTTCTGGACTCGATACAGGAACTGAAGGAGGTTATCTTAGAACAGCTTTAGGGACCCCTGAAGTTTTGGAAGCTCGAGTTGTTAAATCCGGTGATCCGGATATGATGCGTGACTATGATGATATTAGAGGAAAACATATTGGTGGAAAGGTTGATGTTTGGGTTAAAGGTATAACTGAGAGAACTGTATCCGAAACTTTTGCATTCCAATTTGAAGTTGCTAGAAATGTTAGATTTGATGTTATTGATGCAATAAATCTGATTTTCCGGGCTCGGGATTCTAGATTGAGTGAAAATAATCCGATTGCGGAAATGCTCTACAATCCTTCACAAGGGTTTGGTCTTCGTAATCAGTCTATTAGTCCTACTGAAGAATACGACCTTACTGGTGTATCCATTATTGATTATCAAACCATTGCTTTAAGTACGTCTATTCCTCAGCCTACTACTTTAGTAGATGATTTTGTGGAAGGTGACTATCGGTTCCGCAGTAACAATAAATTTATTTCTACTTATCAACCTATTCGACGAATTACTTCAGTTATAGGCGAAACTTCCGGAGCTTTAGATACGACAGACGGATTCACTCTTTTTAAGACTGAAGACCCATTATTATATGGGGAAAGTACCCAGGCTAGTGATTATGTAGAAATTAATCAGATTGATGATATTCCATCCGGGGATACTGTTGCAGTGAGTAATGAACAGCATGTAATGGTTGGCCAATTTGAGGAGCCATTAAATTCAGTCGGGATCAACATTTTTACAATTGCGGTTTATAATCAGGATAGAACAATTCAATACAAGGGACCAACTGATTCTGATCCAGATTATTTGATTGTTGGAGGGTCTCAGACTGAGCCAGTTCGTTTACTTAGATCTACAGATACTAATATTGAAAATGGTGATACTATTTCAGTTGATTACGAGAAAGATGAAAATTTTGTAATTACTTATGTTATTAATGATGTTCTTCAGCACGTGCAAGATTTATACAGTCAGATGCGACATACAACTGCTGATGTGATTGTTAAGCAAGCAATTGAGAATCCATTATTGACTGAGGCAACAGTTCAATTATTGGCTAATGCTGAACAAAGCACAACTGATTCCGATATCCGAACAAATGTTACAGTTTTGACTACCAATAAAGGTGTTGGTAATTCTGTTCGTCAGTCTGATATGGTAGCTGTCATTGATGATTCCAAAGGTGTGGATTTTGTAGTTCAACCGTTCTCGGTTTTTACTTTAAATGATAATGCTCTTAGAATCAGAGATCAACTTCCATCTGATTATGTAGCACTTCCCACATTAAGTCAGTTCTCAAATGCAGTTTTTATTTTAACCCAATCATTTCCATTTGATACTACTGATGGTGGTGGTCCTGATACACTTCATCACGGCGTGTTCATGGATGAGCTCATCATGGATATGGCTGATTCTTTAGGTAATGTGGGATTTGGTCTTCATAAGGCATGGATTATTGGTAAAGATGGTGCTGTAATTGAAGGATACTCTGATGATGCTACTTTAGAACCTGAATTTATTACTAAATCAGCTATTGAAGCTGAAAGATTGGAAAGAACAGCAAACAAAGTAGTCATTTCTTTGGATGCTGGTGTAGTTCCTGCAGACATTCCTACTAATCATTCTTTTGCTGTTTCTTATGTAGTGAATGGAGATAGAGGAGTTAAGGATATTGAAACGTCCCAGACTGAATATATCACTCCTGGTTCTCTTACCATCACATATCGACAAGCGTAATGGCTATTATCCGAGTTAATTATAATACCTATGAAGATGGTGAAGAATATCGAAATAGACTAATTGATGAAGCTAATTTTCAATTTCAGGTCTTTTTAAGATTGCTATCATCCTATTGGCAATCTACTATAGACGGGCCTAATTATACTCGTGAAATTAAAACTATGTGTATTGAGTTGGCTCGAATTAGATTAGCTCTTGAAGATATCCAAACTGATACTTATTATAATCAGACTCGAGGCGAATTTATCTATCAAGTTTTAACTACTATTTTATTTCCAAAGAAAAATGCTCCTCGTCCTGGATTAAGTGATATTGGATTCAGAGCCTTTTTGAATGAAGTAGTGAGAATTTATTTTCAGGGGAGCATACCTGCATCAATTAAGGAGGCTGTTGAGCTCATCACAAATGGTCAGGTTATAGTAACTGAAAATTTTATAGAGACTAGAAAGCCTGGTTCTAAATTCGATATTTCGGATCAGTTTGGATTTAAGGTTGATGTGTTGATGGAGAGTCCGAGTGATTTTGACATATTTTTAGCAGATAAGAATATAAGAGTTCTCCTTAATATCATTCGGCCAGCACATACTCTTTACAGGATTTCTTATATTCTAGAAGATGAGTACACAGGTCAACAAGATTCTGATCCAACTGTTAATAAACCATATAAGGTTGTGGATACTTTTAGTTGGATTTTAGAAAATTATGGCTATGAAGATTTTCGACGGTTTTTTGGCGGGATAAAAGGAATAGACTTACTTGGAATGAAGCAATCTGTGGCTGTTGTGGGCGAGGATCATAGTGGTGACTTTTAGCCATGACTGAGCAATTTATAAATGCAGCGCAGACTACTATTGATCAAGCAAGTGGGATCACTGCATTTGATTCTTCTGTTACTGTCAAAGATGCTAGTTTATTTCCGACTGTTGCTCAATTTCGTATTCTGATTGATGATGAGTTAATGCTGGTCACTGGGGTGGCCGGTAATATCTTTAATATTACTCGTGGTATTGAGGGTACCACTCCTGCTGAACATGCCCACGGGACGCCGGTTACTCATGTTTTAACTGCCGGTGGCCTCAGTCAATGGGCGATTGACATTATTGGTCTTACCGGGCCTCAGGGGGCTACTGGAGCACCTGGTGCACCCGGTCCTCAAGGGGCAACTGGTGTTCAGGGCCCTACAGGTCCCACAGGCCCACAGGGTCTTCAGGGATATCAGGGTACTACTGGACCCCAGGGTCCACAGGGCGCTACTGGTATTCAGGGAATTCAAGGATCGCCTGGAGTCACGGGTGTTACTGGTCCTACTGGTCCTTTGGGACCAACGGGGCCCTCAGGAGGCCCGGTAGGCCCCCAAGGTAGTCCAGGTGTTACAGGTGCGACGGGACCTCAAGGAAGCCCGGGAGCTACCGGTCCTACGGGTTCACAAGGAATTCAGGGATCACCTGGCGTCCAGGGACTCATAGGTCCTCCAGGTCCTCCAGGTCCAGCTGGTTCCCAAGGTGCTACTGGTGTTCAGGGTCCTACTGGGCCTACCGGACCTGAAGGGCCTACCGGACCACAGGGTATTCAAGGTATTCAGGGTACTCCAGGTGTAACAGGAATTCAAGGTGCAATTGGTCCAACTGGGTATACCGGTCCACAGGGAGCTACTGGCCCGACTGGTCCAGAGGGCCCTACTGGTCCTTCTGGTGGTCCTATAGGTCCAACTGGACCACAGGGAGCTACCGGTCCTACTGGTCCAGAAGGCTCGACTGGTCCTACTGGTCCTGCCGGTCCACAAGGGACAGCTGGCCTTCAAGGACCGACTGGTGCTATTGGACCCACGGGTGGATTAGGCACTGGAGCTACGGGTCCACAAGGTTCGCCTGGAGTAACTGGAGCTACTGGTCCTACAGGACCACAAGGATCGCCTGGAGTAACTGGACCACAAGGTGTGCAGGGAAGTCCAGGAGTAACTGGAGCTACTGGACCTACTGGACCTGCCGGAGCTCCACAGGGCAGTCCAGGTGTAACCGGTGCTATCGGTCCGCAGGGTGTAACAGGAGCTACTGGACCTGCCGGTCCGCAAGGGCAACCTTACTTACAAATTAACCAAGATATAAAGACAGCTAGCTATGTTGCGACATATGGTGAGATGATTCTTTATAATCCTGTAGCAAGCTTTTCAATCATTCTTCCTACTCCTCTTGGATATCTGGGTCAAGAAATCGGAATGAAGAATGTTACTGATTCAGTGAATAAACTTAGAGTTGCTGCTACGGGGGGAGCTCAAATTGATGGAAGTGCATACGAAGAATTAGCTTCTGCCCGGACTTCCAGAATCTATAAGAGTATTGGTACTGGTTATATAGTTATTTTGTGATCATTTGCTTTTATTTACCCGTAACGATCGATGGCATTTACAGGCCGACTCGGAACTCCAAGTAGTAAACTTGGAAATATTGTACTTGGTATCTCCGATGAACTCGGAGCTTCGATTTTTAACTGTCAAGTGCATGTTTTAACTTCTAGTCAGATTCGTGTTAGTTATACTTTTGAAGTTACCAATACTGGTCTTGATCCTGATAACTATGTACTTACAGCACTAGCTGATCCTCCTACTGAAGCGGTTCTTCCCATAATTGAATCTATTCATTGGTATGATTCAACTCATCGGTCGGTTATTCTACAATTATCCCAGCCTTTAACTTATAACTATGGTTATTCTCTTGAATCTAATGGGGTTTATGCTAAGATTGATCATGAAGTTATTTCTGGATTCGTACGCAATTTTATAGCTAATGTTCAGGATCCTCCTCGAGCCATCGGAGCCTGGTTATCTAAACGAGGTAGAATAGATGTTAAATTTGATCGATCAGTAGGACCCACTTCTGGCTCAGCGCAATTTGAAATTGATGGAGTACCTTTAGTTCAGGATACGTGGGCGACTGAGAATCTGCCTGAGGACACGCTGAGGCTTGACTATACAGGTACGCTTCCCGTTTCATTTACAGAATTGACTCTTGATTATATTGATGTAAGGGATGAGTCTCTTAATTATGGAACTGGCTCAATTCCGATTACATTAGCTCTTCGATCTGTATCTCCTTATGCTGAAGCTGATGCATTACAATTGCAGTTTATTGATGCCTTTGTTATTGATATCAATTCTGATTTAATCGACACAACTACAGTTCGAGTTTTCTTTAATGGTCCTGTTTTGGATGCTGATGATACATCGAAGTGGACTATTACTCAAGATGGAGCTCATATTTGGCCAGATAGTGTTAATGATATTACAACAGCCGATGCAACAAATTTAGGTACTTTAACCGGACTTTGTGACGCCATAAGAGTCAGATTCAATGGTCATCTGACTGAATCACAAGTTCATGTTGAAAATGATGTAGAAAATAGTCTTTCTGGGTCACCTATTAGCTTAGGCCAGTGTATTGCTTTTTTGCTTATTGCTCAAACTAATTATTTAGCGCATGTAACTACTGATAGTTATCATAAATATCGTGATTCTGTTAATGTGTTTGATGCTTTGCCTATCTATGATTTACCTACTGCAATCACTGCGGCTAATACGATCAAGGCATATTATAATAGTCACATTTCAGCTACTTATCCAGTTAATTTTTCTACTTCTTACCCGACTCCAATTGATGCAATAACTGCATATGCTAGATATGGTATATCTGATCGAGTGTTTGATGTTTTAGATGCGTATACTTATTTTGCAGATTTACATCTAAATACTAAGTCATTTGATGCTCCACTTAATATTGAAGCTACGCTTACTAGTGAAGATAGTGCTAGTACTACTAATCCAGTTAATTATACTGGCAGTATTCAGGCTAGACCTTTATCTACTACAGCTCAACTAATTACTGATAGAGTTTTTCCTGATTCTCAGATCAGTCTAAGATTCGATAAAGGAATCGTAATTCAGCCTTTAGATATGGTTAAAGTATCTGGACCTGATGGGTCAGAAATTCCAAACAATTATGAAGTTTTTGCTACTTGGCCAACTGCATTATGGGCTTTGAATAATTTGATTTTCGCTTATAGTATTCATATTGATCCTTCAAATGGAGCAGGTCACTTGTCTCAAGATACGATAAATACTATTTCATCTTTAGATTATGCTGAATTACCTATATCAAATATTATTGACTTAGCCAATTCATTTCGAGTAAAAATGACTAATCATATTACTAGTATTGTTTTTCATTATCAACTGGATGAAGACATTGTAATTACATCTCCTGCTTCTGATCTTAAATCCTTGATCAAATTGATTGGTGATCTTCAGCGTGTTTTAATTATTCACAATTCTAAACTTGGTGTCCATTCTTTTGCAGGTCGTAGAGCAATTTCTGCTCCTTTGTACGATTTTTTGGAATGCAATCTAGATTACATGGTTGATGGAGAAACTCATCAAATTGAAGGAACTATTCAACACTATTATACAGATAATGATACTTTGATAGATCCAAATAAAATCACTTCATATTTAAATCCTATAATATTAGCACATGAATTTGATGGATTAGCTATTTTACCCTCGTTATCTTCTGCGATACCTAAAAATGGATTAGTTATTGATGAAGGAGGGGTTCAGTTTGAATCTGATGAAGTTGAAATTTATTTTTCTAAGCCTATGCGACAAATACCGTTGGATATTTCTAATTTGACTATTAGTGGAGGAAGCATACTGCAAAAGGAAGCTAGTTGGACTAATGATAGCGTGGTTTCGATACGGGTATCTAATATGGAATCTGTATCTTATACAGTTACGGCCACCGGTTTGACCGATATGGCTGGGAATCCGGTATACTGAGGAGGTCTCATGGTTACTTTCATGGGCCTGAATTCAGTTATTGATCGGACATTATTTACCAAGCACGGTCCGATTGTTAAGAAACCTTTGAGTTTGTTAATGGGTACGGATCTCCAGATTTTATCTAGAAATGAAGTTCGGATTCCCACCGGTAATTTTAATTCTTCTGCTGTCAATAAATTAATTGAAATTACTGGTAGTGCTGGTTTAAGAAACGATGGTGCATTTTATATTGCAGAAGTAATAAGTTCTACTCGTTTAAGACTGAGAGATACTGATTTTGATACAGTAGATACTATTGCGACTGAAGCAGATATAGTTGCTTTAGTAAATGATATTAGAATTAATTATGAAAATCACCGAACTCAAGTAACCGTAGTAAATAGTGTAATAGAAGGAATTCATGGTACTAATGATACTACTAACATAATTACTGCTCCTGTTGCAACAGATTTAACTTCTGCTATTACACTCATTAACGATATTAAAGTGCAATTTTCTGCCCATATCATTATGATTAGTGGTACTCCACCAGTTCATAATGATGTAGATACTGAAAATGAAATCTTCTCAACTGATGCGGTTGATTTAGGTAGTGCAATTCGACTAGCTAATGAAATTCGTAGAAAGTACGAAGATCATCGACAAAATAAATTTATTCATCAGAATTCTGATTTGATTAATACTATTTCTCAATCTAATATTATTCCAACTATTGGAACCTATCCTAGTCCTTTAACCGGTCCCTTTACTTGGTTATATAAAGATCCTTTACTCGGAAAAGTAGCAAATACTCCTTATGATGTGGACGTGCTTGTTAATGGTTCACCAGCCATTGTAGATGCAGTATTTGGTTCACTTGGAGCAATAGTTTTACAAAATAAGCCAGCTGGATCTGATACTGTTAATGTTGATTACAACTATCTTTGTAATCCTCCTTCTAGGTATTTAAGAACTAATTATCCAGGTTATGTTACTAATCAAGCTCAAAATCGAGGGTTTTCAGGCTTACCGGAACATCGGTATCGTGCTCGTTCTCATCTAATTGATCCGCGAATTGTGGATTTAGATAGAGATCCAGAGTTTATTGCAGATATCCAGCCATTTCGAATTGGGTGGAAGTATAAAGGGTATGAAAGACGATATTCTGCGGTTACAAACGATCCTACTACATTACTAACTAACGTTCCTACTAATCGAACTGCATTTCCTGTTCTATTTAAACAGGTATCAGAAGTTACAATTTCTTATGATCCAGTTACTTTGCCTCAAAATGCAGTTGATCCATGGACTTTACACGGAGAGGGAGTTTTTTCATTAGCTCCTGGTGGGAATATACTAACCATTGCAGATGAAAATGAACAAGCTGGTACTGATAGTAAGCCTCCATTCTTTTCTCATGAAGTTGATATAAAATCAGATAGTATTATAAATGCTGCTTTTAGGGCTAGGGTAATTGATGATGATAGCCTAGTTCTAGACAGGGTTTTTTCTGGTGTTGCTTTCGGTGTTTCTGATGGCCTTAAAACCATTTTAGTAGGATTCTTAATTACTGACGCTAGTAATTTATCCTCTTCAATTGCATTAGCTAATGACATTAAAGCTAAATATGAAAATCATAGGATAGATGCTCGAGCCCATAATCCAATTGACGAAATAAATGCAATCGGGGTGGTAGATGCTACCGATTTAACTTCATTGATTATTTTAATTAATGAGATTAAGAGTGAATTCAATAGTCATATTGCATTAGGAAGTGGGGTTGGCAGTGTTCATCAGTTGTTAGATTCTGTTAATGTTGTTACTTCTTCTAATGCAGTTGATTTAAATACCGCTATTACTTTAGTTAATGAACTTCGTGATAAGTTCAATTCTCATAGAGAAGAAATTAATGTTCATTTTGAAAATGACATACTAAATGAAGTAAAACAAGTTAAACAAGTAGGCATACTAACTAACGATGGTTTCCCTGAGAATATAAATTCTTGGGTTTCATATGCAGTTGATTGGACTGAATTTGTTTCTTATAGAATTTTTCGAGATGTCGACGGGAATGTAGAACTCTACTTAAGTGGATCAATTGATCCAATCATATCTGTAGATGCAGTTGATTTACAGTCACTGTCTAATATTGATGCTAGTTTTGCTAAAATTCAACAAACATTTTTTGGTTCTATCGGGCGAGAATCTACTAGCGTCAGTCAATGGCAATTTATTCGTGTAAATATTGTTCCCACGTTGGCTGTTTTAAGTGAAGATAACAAATCAGTAAATTACGACGCGACAGTATTACCTGAATTAGATACTACGGCTCCTTGGATTACGGTTGGGCAAGGAGGTAGTGATCGAATTATATCAGGGCCACAATTAAATGTAGACTCAGTTGCTTCAGCTTCAGATGGAGATGTCCAAGAATTGGGCCAAGCTTCCGGGGCTTATATTGGATATATCAGGCTTGAACCTATTCTATCTAGGGACACTACAGTTAGTATCGAATTTCAAACTGAGATAGATTATTATACATTCGGGATAAATAATAAGGCTTGTGGTGTATATCTGGAAGATGGCAATCTTTCAGTTCAATTGGCTTTTTTACAATTTGATCCTATTCCTGCTACAATAACAGGTGTTATTTCTGAACCGTTTTCAATTATAGCTGGTGATAATATCGTTCTTCAACTTGGTGATACAGCACGACAAGAAATCATTTTCACATCATTTTTGAATACTGCAGCTGGAATTGCTTCATTTATTAATACCGTTCTTGGTTTTACCTTTGCTTCTGTAGTAGGAGGAAAAATACAATTTACTTCTGCAGAGGTAGGCTCGGATTCAAGTATTAACTTAATCAGTGGTAATGCTTTACTCAAATTAGGATTTAGTGCTGGCTTGTATTCTGGTGCTGATTCTAATCCTGAACCTCGAGTATCTTGGTTTGGTGCTGATTTTCCAAACCAAGATAATCCAGTTTGGCAAGCTAGTGGATATCAGAGTGCTTCCATGTTTGGAAGGACTATGAGGATTACTGATACGTCAATCACTGATTATCTAGCTTATATTCAAAGTAACGATTTGATTACTGGTGATGTTTTAGATCCTAATTCTGATTGGAAATTAGATTTTCGTCTTAATGTTTTGTCATTTTCAGCAGGAAATGTAGTTCCGGCTTCAGGTCCATATCTTAATTTATATCCAGCCGGTGCTTTAGTCTCTATTGACGAGGGTTTGTCTGGAAAGAATATTGAAATCCATTTAGCTGTTGATGTTTCTGGTAATTCATTCCTAAATTTGTTATCTTATGATATTTCAACTACTAGTCTTGATGTTATTTCTCAATATGCATTTAATTGGAATGATGGAAATCCACATTCATTCAATGTTTATACTTCGAAGAATGCTGATCAGATATTAGTTTACGCTGATAGTGTAGCTCTATCTCCTTATGTTGGACCATCTCCTACTTATTCTAGTTTGAATCCTGGATTTGCAGGTCCTTCAATCTCATTCGGTTCTGGAAGTGAACCTGTCACTGGAGTAGACTTAAAGACTTCCCGATCAGTGGTCGATTGGGAATCTGTTGCAATTTTTAGAGATAGTAAGATTAACAATCCTGATGCTCCAAATAATAGATATGTCGGAATTTATAGGGGTGGGGATGCTAGTCTGCTGAGTTCATATTATCTATATCAGATAGATTGGTCAGTTCCACATATTTATCGATTAGTCCGAGATCCAATTACATCTGTCGATTTATTTATTGATGGAAGTTCCATTCCATCCATTTCTACTCCATATGATATTTTATCCCTACCGCCATTTGATTCTACATTTTTTAGACAAATTTCAAGTAACAATTCTATTGTTGGATTTGGTGCATTTAATCCTCAAGAAATTTCTAGGTCAAGATGGTCTTTTGTCAGATATTCGATTGGAAAATTGACTTTAACTGATAGATTAATTCCACCACATCATCTTACTAATCAAGCTAATGTAATTGCTTCTCCTGATCATGTTTATACTCAAAAATATCATAGTCATTACGGATTCAAAGTATACTCTGGTGGGACTCCTCTTGATGATTTTATGGCAGATGAGGAAGTCGCATCTTTTACTGAATTAGGTGAGAATACTCCTCCAGTTCCGATGACTCAGGATTTGGAGTCTCGAGGAGGATTAGTTAAAACAGCAACTTCAGTCGGAAGTATTCCATCGGTAGATTTTGTTAATACTGACGGTTTTATTTCTCATCTTGAAAATGATACTTACAATACTGTTACATCATTATCTTCGTTAGAAATTCTGGTAAACTTGGTAAATGATATTAAAATTCAATATGAAGCTCATCGAGCTACAGAATCTCCTTTTCATTTCGTTGCAGATGCAGTTAACATTGTCACTGCTGCTGATGCTACTGATCTAGCTACGGCTATTACACTGCTTGTTGATTTAAGAGCTGTAGTTAATGCTCATCGAATTGAAGGTGGAGTTCATATTGCAAATGACTTAGTAAATGTAATTACAGCTTCAACTCCTATTGATCTTGAAAGTGCTGTAATTTTAGCTAATGACATTAAAACTCAATATGAGGCTCATCGTGATCTCGCAACTTCCCACTATCCTAGTGTAGATGAAATTAATATTGTTACAGCTCCTTCATGTGATGCATTGACTGATGCTTTAACCTTAGCTAATGAATTGAGAGAAAAATATTTACTACATGTTGTACATAGAAGCGTTCATTTAGCCAATGACACTGTAAATGTGGTATTGCCTGCAGCTGCTACCGATCAAATCACAGCTGAGGAATTGGCTAATGCATTCAAGGGAGAATTTAATGATCATCGAATTGAGGTTATAGATACTCAAAAAGTTCATACTATGGATGATACGGTTAATATCATAACTGCCACAGATGCTGGTGATTGTAGTACACTAGCATTATTACTACATGATGCAAAATTAAACTATAATGCTCATTTAATTGAGCCTGGTGTACACGGAGCTACTGTTTTTATCAGGATTGATCCGCCTTCTCGAGTTTTGTATGAAGGGATGAAATTCTGGGAATTTTCGAATGAAGGGGAAGAAGCCATAGTTTCATCATTTACTGATGATAGTTGTCTCCTACCGGAAGGGATTGAACAATTTTATACTGAGTATCATAGTTTATTTTATGATGGAGAAGTTCTTCCCGAAGATGCGGATGAGCAAGCTGTTTGGTTGTTAGCTAATGATTTAAAGGCTCAGATTAATGCTCACTATTCACAAATTGGAGTTCATCCTATTGATGATATTTGGAATCCTATTACTTCTCCTGATGCTACTGATTTAGCATCAGCCATAATTTTGCTTAATGAAATGCAAGGGGATTACAATGCTCATTTAATTCAGATCGGGGTTCATGTAGTAAATGATACTGAAAATACCTCAATCAGTCCACCTGCTGCTGATATTGGAACAGCTTTAGCTTTAGTCAATGAGCTTAAATATAGATACGAGTTGCATCGAATTAGTACTGTCTATCATTTAATTTCAGATATTATCAATATTGTAACTGTAGAAAATGCTCCTCCAGTGGCAGATTTGGGATGGCAATTACTGGCCGATAATCCAAGTTTTGTCAGCACTAATATTGCATCTGGAGCATTAAGATATGGAACTACCGGACTAACTAAAACAGCTTATATTAAGGAAACCGGTCTTCCAAGTCATCCATCTTTGGATTTTGAAATTACAGTTCGAATGAGATTAAATTTATTTGCTTGTGGGTCGAATATTGATACTGGGATTTATTTTGGATTTGTGAGTCCAATTGGTCCTGGAATAGCAGCCGGTCTCGGGTTCGATAGTGTGAGCAGTATTCCGTACGTCAAAATTCAAGATGTTAATTCCAATACCCCGCTTTATCGAGTGCCATTTGAATGGCATGATGGTCAATTCCATACTTACAAACTAATTAAGAATACTCTGACCGATAGTTTGGAACTGATTATTTTAAATTAATATCTTTGTGGCCTCCTTATTGCTAATTTGATTTAGCATGGCTGCCACAGCTCTAATTAGATTTGTTCAAGGTGCTCCGGGTCCGAACGGTGAAGCTCTCATCGGTTCAACAGGCACTACGGTCACCGTAGAAAATTCGGATAACACCGACGTTGCTGAATGGCTGATCGAACTTCTTTATGTTGAGCCTAATAGTACTCTAGGTCCTATTGTTCCTGGTACTCCTGTTATTTTAGGACAGGCAATTAATGATACTCCATCTGCGAATTTCGATCCGGATGTTTCTGGATCTTATCGAGTCCGATTAACAGTATGGGATTCTGTAGGCACACCTGACGTAGATATTAGAGTATTTGCAGTTCCCCTTCCAAATAGGGGAATTATACTTCCTCCATACCAGAAACTTCCTGATCCATTACCACTCCCGGGAAGTGGGGGATCGGGAGAGAAACCGGAGGAAATGAATTTTGATGGCCAGCCATATGGTTGGTGCGGCGATAATCTTCATCAATTGATGAATCAGACACTCATCAGTGTTGATGGGTTAGTAACATTCACTGCTCCTACTAGTGGAGCCCCACCAGGTGGGGATGATAATAAAATTGCCTATGCTTCCAGCGGTGATCTTGCTTACAGCAGTTTTTCCACCAATGGATCTAATGAAGCATACTGGCTAAATAGTGTTTCTGCACCTACGTTATATCAAAAAGATGACACTACTACAACTGGAACTCAGGTAGACTCTCTTACCATCCATGCACAAAATGCTACTGGATCTGGAACCACTGGTGGAGATTTAATACTTCAATCTGGATCTGGCACAACAAATGATGGTGCTGTCATCATTAATGTAGGAGCTACACAAGTATTTAAAGTTAATAATTCAACAGGATCTCCTTCTGCTGGATATATATTAATTTGGAATGTTGGTGGTTATGTGCAGTGGGTAGCTGCATCCGGCATTTCACTTACTCCACCTACTAGTGGAGCCCCACCAGGTGGGGATGACAATAAAATTGCCTATGCTTCCAGTGGTGATCTTGCTTACAGTGAATTTTCAACGAATGGAACGAATGAAGCGTACTGGTTAAGTACTACTACTTCACCTACCATTTATCAAAAAGATGATGTTACCGCTAGTATTACCGGTGATTCTCTTACCATCCATGCACAGAATGCTACCGGTTCTACTACAATTGGTGGTGACTTAATTCTTCGATCCGGATCTGGTACTAGCGATGATGGTGCTGTCATTTTTCAAAGCGGAACTGGTCCGCAGGAAATAGCACGATTTGATGATAATGGGAGTCAGCGTTTATATTTCCCATGGACATATGGGGAAAGTCCTAAAATCGTAGCTGGGGATGCTGGTTCTGGTAATGCTGCGGCTCAATTCTATATTCAGTCCGGTGATGGTAGTAGTGGTACTATAGGGTATAGTGGTGGACAATTAAATATTTGGTCCGGCGCTGGTGGTGATGGTAGCTCAGGATCTGGTGGTTCTGGTGGAAATATTATCTTACGTGGTGGATCAGCTGGAACGGGTACACCTGCAGGAATTGATGGTACTGTTCAATTCAGAAGTGCTTCTATTAAGATTGCTGAATTTGATGCTCTTAATACTAAGGTTAGATTAGTATTTGACTCAGCTACTAATCGTCCAGCTGTTATTACTGTTGAAGATAGAACTACAGCTCCTTCATTAACTCTTCAGGGAGGGACTTCAACTACTTCTGCTGCCATAGGTGGCGATGTATATGTTATCGGGGGACAAGGCGGAGCTACCGCTGCATCTGGTGGTGATGTTTATCTTAAAGGTGGTTCAGCTGGATCTAGTCCGCCTAGATATGGTGATGTTGTTGTTCAATTTGACTATAATGCTATAACTTTTACTAGAGTATCTAATAGTGAAACGGGCGTTGAGTTTAATGCTCTTAAAGATGCAACTATAAAGATTATTGATGGTGCTTCTCCTCATGATTTAGTCATTCAAGGCCAGGACACTATTGCTACTGGTGGTGACTTAATACTTCGCTCTGGTTCAGGTACGACGGATGACGGTGCTGTCATTATTCAAAGTGGAACTGGATCTACTGAGATTGCTCGATTTGATGATAATGGAAGTCACAGATTACTCTTCCCCTGGAAGTACGCTGAGTCGGCTATACTAAAAATAGGAGATGCAGATCCTGGTGAGCCCTCCATGGTGTTTGCTATTGAGGGCTCAACACCTGGAACTGTTACATCGACTGGCAGACCTGGTGGTCAAATCATCATTAGATCCGGTGATGGCGGTGATAGTAGTGGAGGAAATTCTGGTGGTGCCGGTGGGCTTTTGCGTTTATTGGCAGGCGGTGGTGGGAGTGGTACTCCAGCTGGTGCTAATGGATCTATAGAATTTGGTGCTGGCGATTCAACATTTGTATATCTGAATGACGTTGGCCCGAATGGCAGCCGTCAGATGCTTTTTAAATCAGATGCTCCAGGCGCCATTGTTATGCAACAGGGTACTGGCGCTGTTGATGGCTATCCAATTTATGTTATTGCAGGGTCCGCTGCTGCTGGGACCAGTAATGCTGGTGGTGCTTTATACTTACAAAGTGGCAATAGTGGTAGCAGTGGTGGTGCTGGTGGTAATCTTAATTTAATTAGTGGAACTGGTGTAGCTAGCGATGGATTTGTTGATATATTTATTGGTGGTACTGCAGCTACTGATAAAGCAGCACGTTTCGGGAGTGCTACTGCATCTACATGGGATGGTGCTTCTGATGGTTGGTATTTAGCCTACGATTCATCTGAATATGCAGAATGGAGAACACTACCTGCTGGTGCGAGTTTAACTCCACCTACTAGTGGAGCCCCACCAGGTGGGGATGACAATAAAATCGTTTATGCCTCGAGTGGCAATTTAGCCTATGGTGAATTTTCAACTAACGGCACGAATGAAGCATACTGGCTAAATACTACTACTTCACCTACGTTATATCAAAAAGATGACACTACTACAACTGGAACTCAGGTAGACTCTCTTACCATCCATGCACAAAATGCCACGGGGTCGACCACAACTGGCGGTGACTTAATACTTCGCTCTGGCTCTGGCACTAGTGATGATGGTGCTGTCGTTATTCAAACTGGAACGGGCTCAGCTGAGCTCGTTCGATTTGATGATAATGGTAGCAAACAAATGATATTCCCCGATGGGGGTGCTGAATCTCGCATCACAGTTGAGAGTGCTGCGGGTGCTTCCATTCCTTTCTATATTTCTGGTCAACCCGGTAACACTGTCGGTGGTCTTCTTTCTCTTTATGGTGGTTCAGGTACAACTGGTGGATCGCTATCTTTGTCAGGCGGTTCAGGTACTTCTGGTAGTGGTGGTTCTGTTCTGCTAGCTGCAGGGACTAGTGCTTCAGGGACCGCTGGTGCTGATGTTACTATTAGATCCGGGAATGGCTCTGTTAGTGATGGTGCTATTATTCTTCAAACTGGCACTGGTTCAGCTGAGATTGCGCGATTTGACGACAGTGGAACTAGTCCACGTTTAGTATTCGATAATACTGCTTCTGTTGTTCAGTTCGGCCCTGATGCAAACGTGGCGACAGAAGGTCATGTGCGTTTTGGATCAGATGGTGCGTTGCTTTCCAGAGACGGCTCTACCGACTACGCAATGTTAGACGCCAGTGGCGATTTGCTCGTAGTTGGAACAGGCAACAGCTCTGGTGGTAGCACGTTTGCAACTACACAGCTTGCCGCAGACGATGAAATTACGCTTTACACAAATAATTCTGAGAGTAGTATCAACTTATACGGTGTGGCTGATGGGCTGATTTACTTGGGCATTCAAAGTGGCTCACTAATGGTGTTTAAGTCCACTGGTATCGAGCTTGGAGGCTCAGGCAATGTTACTCCATTACAGTGGGTATATAATCATGGCGATGTTACTATTGAACAATTAACATATGATACCGGATCTGGTACTCAGAATGCTTATGATTTTTATGTTAAAGCTCAAAATCTTGGTGGCAGTATAAATGGTACAGGTGGCACACTTTTCCTTTATGCTGGTGACTCTAATGATAGTGGTGCGGTTGCCAGAAATGGTGGTGATGTTGTCTTACGTGGTGGAGCTAAATCCAATGCCGGTAATGACGGTGCTATCATATTCCAAACTGAGGGAGTGTCAGCAACTGAATTAGCTCGATTTGATAATTTAGGTAGTCCACGCTTGTTGTGGAATGGTGATGCATGTTATCAAGTTCCAAGTAATGATGCTCATATTTTTGAAGATGATAGTGAAATTCTTAGAATTGATGCACAGGGTGGTAGTGGATCTGTTTTATATAATCGTATTCTATTTTCTAATGTTACAAATGAATCATGGATTGAAGTTGCAGCAGCATCGAGTGGAGTTGGAAAAGACTTTCGTATAATTGGTAGTGATGCTGGTGGTACAGGAGCTTATGCTGGTGGTCACTTTAGATTTTTAGCGGGTGATGGTGCTGACGGAACTACACAAGGAGGTGATGGAGGTAATATTTATTATTCTACTGGAGCTGGTGGAAGTGGGACTACTCCTGGCGATTATGGAGAACATATATTTCAAACTAATGGTCAAAGTTTCCTTAAAATTTTATGGGATTCAACATTAAGTTCTTCAGTTATTGAATTTTATAGCCATGCTGAAAATGCCATTAGAGTTGAAGATACTAGTACTGCTGGTACTGCATATTCTCTTGACATATATGCAGCCAATAATTCAAGTACTGGTACTGGTGGCACCCTCAAGCTCCATGGCGGCGTCGGTGGTACTCCGGGCACAAATGATGGTGTTGTTGAAATTTATAATGGATCCACCTTAATTACTACATTTGATAATGGTGGTAGTCCACGTATGCTTTTCCCATCGGGTCAAGATGGAGAAATTGCATCCAACCAAGACATAATTCTACAAGTTGGTGATGATGAAGCTGTACTAATTAAAGATCAGAATGGTACAAATGTATCCATTGATGGGATTGGTGGCACTGGATCATCAGGAAATCCAAGAATCACTATTGGTGATGGGGGTCAAAC